ATGAGGCTCTTACAAGACTTATGGTTGCTGATTCAACACAAGCTATCAGACTATGGAGAAACGACCCTACAGTACAAGACTCTGCCAGTTCTGTTTATGGCAGTTGGCTTTGGTCTTCGTCTGAGACCAGTGTTAACCTTGCGAGGGGTGTCAATGTGACCTATGGCCGTGTCAGCAACCGTGATAAGTACTACTCCGACACGACTAACCGTGTGAGGGCTTTCGCAGCTTTAAGCGTTTAAACTTTAATGCTTCCTCTTGTTACTACAGAGGAAGCATACATAAAAACCGTATAGAAATGGTTACTTTTTTGTAAAGTAGCTGATATTTATATTGGTTAAACATAATTAGGATTTTGGGTGACTCATACTTTATACATCTTGATGTGTGCGTAGTAAATCAGAGTTAAGAGGTGTACATTTGATGTATTGAAAAAGGATATTTAATTTTACATTTTCCAAATAAGATGGGTCTGAGCTAGGGTGATTACGGTCATCTTGGGAGTACATTTTAAAATTAAAGGCATACGCACTGCTTGGCAATGTGCCCAAGTAGTTAAGAAACGAATAGAGTGATAAACCCAATTCAAACAGACGTATGAACTTACTCTGACAATTCTGTTTATGGCAATTGGCTTTGGTCTTCGTCTGAGAACAGTGTTAACAATGCGAGGAATGTCAATGTGAACAATGGCAATGTCAACAACAATGATAAGAACAACTCAAACACGAATAACCGTGTGAGGGCTTTCGCAGAATTACTTTTATGTGTGTAACTCATCGTATGATTCATCCAATTAATCCTTATTATTAAGCATTATTGAAAATAAATTCTACAATCTTACTATTTTTAATTAACTGTTATGAATGCTACACAATTACCTGTGTTTAGAAAAATGTATGACCTAAATCTGATGATAATACGCTTGGTAAATAACTTTCCAAAACAATACAAATATAATGTTGGTAATGAATTGATACAGACATCTCTGAGACTCTTCAAACATTTATTTTCAGCAAATAGGGAATATGATAACAAGGAGAAAAGATTGTCACATCTTGACAATTTCTTGAATGATTATGATTTGTTGAAGGTTCTTATACGTCTAGCCAATGAAGAAAGGATGTTCTCAATAAAGGATGCATCCAATCTCGCATTATTAACTGATAATATAACGAAGCAAATCAATGGTTGGAAAAATAGTACGGAGAAAGATGAATGAAAAAAGGTATATATAAACAATGAGGTTTGATAATGAATCTTCCATACCATTGGAAGATTTTTTTATTGCATATTATCAATGTAGAAAAAGGAAGCGAAGTACAATAAACGCTTTGGAATTTGAGGTAAATTACGAAGAGAATTTGGTACAGTTATGGAAAGATGTAAATTCAAGGAAATATAACATTGGTAGGAGTATATGCTTCCTAGTATCAAGACCAAAATTAAGGGAAATATTTGCAGCCGATTTCAGAGATAGAATAGTGCATCATGTCGTTATGATGAGATTAGAGCCGCTATTTGAAGAGGTGTTTATAAATGATAATTATAATTGCAGAAAGGGTAAGGGAACATTATATGGAGTAAAGAGATTACACGAACAGATAAGGCAATGTTCAAACAATTATACTGAAGACTGTTACGTAGGAAAATTCGATATGCAAGGTTTCTTTATGAGTATTCACAAACCTACATTGTGGAAGATGCTTAATGAGTTCATAGAGGAAAAATATTTTGGTGAGGACAAGGAGATTATATTGTGGTTAGTGGAGAAAATAGTAATGCACTGTCCACAATATAATTGTATTAGGAAGACACCCATTCATATGTGGGACAGGCTTGCCAAAAATAAGTCATTGTTTACTTGTGGTGATGAATATGGCTTACCAATTGGCAATCTCACCTCGCAGTGTTTTGCCAATTTCTACTTGCATTGGTTTGATTTGTATGTTGAAGATGAATTTGGGTATTATGGAAGATATGTTGATGATTTTTATATAATATGTAAGGATAAGAGACACATAGCATCATTCGTTCCATATATGTCAAATTATTTATATTCAAACCTATTGGTAAAACTACATCCAGATAAAATATATATACAACATTATAAGAAAGGAGTTAAATTTATAGGAAGTGTTGTGAAAGGTGAAAGGATATACAACAGCAATGTTGGAATATCTAACGTATATATGGCAATACACAAGTTCAACGAATTAATTGGCATAAGCAATGCTGAACACTTGGTGCAATCATTGAATAGTTACTGGGGATTTATGAAACATTATAATTCATATAACGTGAAAAAAAGGGTATTTAACCTAATTGATTATGGCTGGTTCAAATATGTGAAATATAATTCACCAAGACATAAATTTGAAATAAGAAGATACTATAAAGATAATATAATGATAAAAATTGATTTCAAAGACAAGGAAAAATTCTGTGATAAGTATTATAGGATTTTTTGTTAAGTATAGATATTTATAGTAAGAGTAGAAAATAATTTTAATAACAAATATTTAAAAGAATTATGATAAAGAATCTTACTTCATTGGGGCTTTTACGTAATGGTAAAGTCTATGGAACAAAACAGCTTGCAATCCAAGGATTAACACAATCAGCAACAAATGATGGTGTTGCAAAATTGGCTCGTTATCTTGACCCAGTTCTTGGTGGAGGTCCAATCATTCGTACATTGGTTGGATTCTACGCAAATGCAGCAGAAATGCAAGATGCTGGCGGCGGTCAGTCATCATATACAATCCTTGATATAGATGGTAGCGCAGCAGATGTAACTGAAATCAGACAAGAAATTGCTACAATCAACAGTATCATCGGTGAAGGAATACAAGGAACAACACTTACAGCTGCAATAAATGACATTAATGATAGACTTGGAAGTGGATTTACAAGTTCTCATACAGTAGCAGACGCTCTCGTTGAACTTGCATCTTCTCTAACAGATTTGCTGACAATAACACTTGATGTAGCGAGTGACCCTGGTGAATATCTCAAGAAATATGAACTTAAACAAGGTGGAAACCTTATAGGTACTATTGATATACCAAAGGATTTGGTTGTTGTAAGCGGTAGTCTTGTACACGGTACTTGGAGTGGTGATACATTCATAGAAAGCCAAGAAGGACCTGATACAGCAATTAAGTTGGTTATCGCAAACCAGGAAGAACCAGTATATATCAACACAAAGGATTTGGTAGATTATTATACAGCTGGTGACGGTATCGAGATAGATAACACCCATAATACCATTGCAATTAAGCGTGACGAGGCTTCTGAGGCGTTTTTGATAGTAGGGGTTAATGGTATTAAGGTAGAAGGAATTCAACTCGCCATAGACACTGCAATTGAGGCTGCAAAACTTGACGGTAGTGACGGTATATCTATTGCATCAAACAAGGTTAAGGCTGTGGCTGCAAAGTTCTCAGCAAATGCTTTGAAAAACCCTATCACTGTAAGCGAGGATGGTATTAAGTTCGCAAGTCTTCTTGACTGTGGTTTCTTCGATGATATAACAGCTGTGGTGTCAGATGCTGAACAGATTAACGCTATTACAGACCCTAGCGAAACAGATGTATTCATTAATGGCGATGGTGCATTGAATGCTCTTACAACAAAGAAGACATTCAAAAACATAGAGGTATCAGACGTATCAGCAAATACACAGATATTCTTGAGTGCAGAACAATCAATAATAGTAGATGGTGTTGAAATTACTGGTACAAAGGGTAGTACAAACGGATATATTAATTATTCAGCACCAATTATCGAAGTAAGCAACTTGTCAATCGCAAACGGTTCAACAGCATATAATGTATTCGAGGGAGACCAGACAAATCAGAACCTTGAAGTACTTAATACTAGTGACATCACAGTTGATAATCCATCACTTGCACACAATGTGTTTAATGTGTATAAACCACAGAATGATGCTGTAGTAAGCATAAGTGATTCAAAGTTCAACTTGACTGTAGATAATTCAAATGTATTGAGAATGGCTAATTATGGTAACGCAACTGGTGTTACTGTAATACTTGAGAATATTGAATGGACATATGAAAACAGCCTTACAACTAATGATTGGCGTTGGGCAGGATTGGTAATATACCAACCAGCTAGCGGTGACGCAGGGTTAAATGGTGACTTGACAAAGATGAAATCATGGACATTCAAGTTCAAGAACTGTAAGTACAACGGAAAGAAAGTTACTGCAAACAACTTCGGACAGCACAATCAAGTATTCTACTTATATAACGTAGGAAATACTGGTGCTATAATCGACCCAATTGAAAATGAATTCAATGTTTCATTTGAATAATTTTGGAATTTCATAATATATAAAAACGGAAACCCAACTTAGGAAACTATCCTAGTTGGGTTTCTTTATATAAGTCTGCATAATGTAGATTATTATTATTTGTTTCAGTCTCAGTAATGATACCTTCAAGTTTGAGAACTGACAATGATTTTCTTTTACCGTCTGAATACACGAGACCAGCAAGTGTCTTCACACCACTTTTACCTTTGTATCTTGCAAGAATCATTGAACCGTCAGCGAGTCCTTCTCTCAGTTGTTTTCTGAGACTTGATATTGCTTCAGAACGTGTGTCAAATATATTTCTGTTTCTTAAGAATGCTAATGTGTTTTTTACCAATGCCATATTTATAAATCTTTATGCAAAGATATATAAAATATTTTGAAAAAACAAATTATTGAGAAGGTTTTTTATACTTTTCTTCAGTTAATATTACTGGGAACGTTTTCATCTTTTTGAAGTGTGTCAATAAAAACAAGTTGGTTATTCTTTCAGCAAGATACCCACCGATTCTATACTGATATTCTGGTGTACTGTTTGGATAGAATGACTTCAAATATTTCTCATAATTGTTATAAATTCTTTTGTTTATATTAATACCTACAACCTTAAGATATTCATTTAATATATCCATTACAAATTTTATATATTCTTTGAAATCCTCACTTTTCATTATGAACATATTATATGGTATGAATATCTTACCATTGATAAAATTGTGCCACATATTTGCATATTGCGGATACTTGTCAGATATTATGCCACCGATAAGGTATAAGTCTTCAATATTATGACACAAACTATACTGGGCTTTTACACTAATCTTCAATGTCTTTGACTTTGCCACAATGCAATCGTATTCAGAGAATATCTTATCAAGGTCTGGTATATCATCCATAAAGTTGAAATATCTTCTATTATGACAGAAGCCAGTATACTTCTTCAGCTCTCTTGTCTTGGCTATATGGTCAAGCATATATATTTCAGAATAGAACCTATCATCAAGTGGTGAGTTATGTTTACATTGGATTAACTCAAGATTGGAATCATTCTCAATCTCATGATTACCAACAACAATCTTATATACATCGTTCTTTACAATGGGCTTGAAAGTCTTCTGAGTACCGATGAATATGTCAATGTCACTTGACTTGAAATTGGTGACAGTGTACTCATTCAAAGGCAAGTGATTCATCTCAATAATGACATCAGTGAAATCAATGTTATCACACTTGTCAAAGACGCATAACTTCTTCCTATTGTCGAAATACCATATCTCCTTGAAGAAACAAGATAAAAACGATATTTCAGGTATCATCTGAGAATCACCACTGATGAATAACTTCCTTTTGCTGTTAATCGTCTTGTTAACCAACCTTGAACATTCATGCGAATATCTGTATAACTTATGGTAATCAGTTATGTCACTCTCTGTGGATGTGTTTGTAACTATATCATCAAATGACAAGTCATCAAAATGCTCACCCCTTGTGAAACCGTATATCTCATATCTGTATTCTTCCTTCGGTCTCAATATGGATAGGTCAAATTCACCACTCTTGCGCTCCATAATAGTGAAATCATCCTCATTGTATTTCAAGTTCAATAACTTGCATAATAACGGTATGGAATATGACCTATGATATTCACTTGTGAAATGGTTGATATTCTTCTCCCATTTATCATACATCATTCCCTTTTCAGGCAATGGTAATCTGTTGATTCCATCAATATCATACCTCACATACGTGTTATATGATAAAGGATACTGTATGTATATCGCTCTATTCAGTATGTCTTGTTTCATTAATGTAATTCGTCTTTTCAACCGTCTTATTGTTTATCTTGAAGAAATCATCCAACTTATACGATGAACTGAAAGTCTTATATGACCTATCAGCAACACCCCTAATCCTCTTATTATTTATCCATTCATCAATTGTTTTTGTGGTAAAATGCTTGATATATGCTTTGCTGAAGTCATATGGATTGAAAGGTGAACCGTTTATCTCAACACCTATTGAATCAACGTATTTCAAATGCATGCTAGGAGTGTGTGGCGTGCCATTCCATCTGAAGTTTGGAATATACCCCTTTACAATTGATTTCACATGATTATTCATTGGAAAATTGTATCCAATGCATTTATCGTATTGCATTGGTGTCGTAAATCTCTCTAGTAATGGTCTGTGGTCGTTTATTACAAGGTCATTGTCAGTATATACCATCCAATTTATTTTAATGCAGTCATAGGCTTCAAAATGTTCCAAGAACGAATGTACATTATCATCTTCTACAAGTGTAAGGAACTCATCAAAGTCAAAGAACGCAATCCAATCGTATTCATTACCATATTTAGAATAACAGTCGTTATATGCAGACAGTTGTGCAGCCTCCTTATTTCTGAAATTTATTACGGTTACAAAACTGTCATCAATGTATGTTTGAAGTACATCTTCGAAATGTTCTTCCCCATCGTGGTTGTTATCGTAGATGAATATCTTATCGAAACCTATCGACTTGTAGTAATCAACATACTCAACGGCATATTGATTCTCAAGCCTTCCAATACAGCATAGCGCTACTTTCATTATTTATATTTGTTTAAAAATTCTGAAATCTTATTTTCAGCATCCTCGAAGTCATTTGCCAATATTGCTTGCAAACCGTTACCATCTTTTGTTTTAATGCAAAATTCAATTGAGTCTTTTGGCTTCATATATCTGAAGAACAAATCATTATTATCTTTAACTATTTTTGTTAATTTTTCATTTAAAGCGATATTTTCATTAGAACCATTATCACGTAAATAATACGAACATTTTTTATCAAACATTTCTCCGATTGTTTTAAATGATTCACTAGAAATTGGTATTATCTTATTATTTTTTTCTGATATATCACATATTGTCCACCCTATGATATTATCATTATCATCAATAATAGCCCCTACTCTTTCATAAAAAGGTAAACCAAGCGCCTTTGTTAATTCATCAATAATTTGTTTAAGTTCTACTTTCATGTTTTAAAATATTTATCATTACAAATGATAATATTTTATATGGAAAATTCAACAGTTAATTGGGAAGAAGTGAGAATAAATGCAGCCATCAGCGTTATGAACTCCATACTTTCTAGCTCCATACTATTGTTTATATTCCAATTTGTTTTTAAGAGACAAGTTGCAGATATTGCTGTGGAATATGCAGATAAATTGATTGAGGAACTGAAGAAATAATGTCATAACTCTAGCAAAAAAAAAAAGAGATAGCTAAAATCTACCTCTTTTATAACAGTATGTTAAAACTTGAACAAAACTAAACTTGCCCATTATTAACTTCTTGCTTCAATCTATCACTGCTTTTTAGGCTGCTTTCGCAACGGTCATCCACAGTTGGGTAGTCCACAAGCGTAAATTCGGTAGTACTGCTACCTATTTGATTTTTCTTAAAAAAAGTATAAAAAAGTTTAGTTTTTTAACTAATAGTTAAGTACACCATTATCCCCACGTTTCAGCCATTGCTTTTGCAATACTTGGGAATGTTTTTGACCTTAATCTTCTTCTAGCATTATCCAAATACTCTTTTCTAAGCTTTTTCCCTTCGCTTGTAGAGGTATCTATACCGTTTTCCCTTACCCATTGTTGTGTTTCTTTCTCAGATTGTATTACTGCGTCAGAAACCCATTTTGGGAGTTTCTTTCCACTGCTATATGTATATTCAAGACCACTTGGTTCTTCATCAACTATTGGGACTAATGGTTTCAAGTTTTTCAGCCAAAGGCAAGTTGTTTTCTTTGCCAAATCACCGAATTGCCAAGGGTTGATGATTTGTGTCGGTTTCATCCAATTTGTACTTATTGCGCCAATTGGATTCTCTATGGCAATCATTTCGATGTCAACACTTGCAAGTTTCATCACAAACTCAATTGCTTCTTTTCTTTCTCTCCATCTTTCCACATTTAGAGAGCCATCCTTGTTATAAAGCCAACGTGCTCCAGATACAGCCAAGTATGTGCAAGGTGGGTGTACGATAAATAAGTTCCAACCATCCACTCTCACAAAGTTTCCATCTTGTGTTATTCCGCCATGATTATCAATTACGCTGAATATATCACAGTTGAAGTGCCATTCTGGATGTCCACCACTGCATTTTTGTAAATCACAACTATAGGCATTATGTCCTAACTTTCTAAACTCATTGCATACTGCTTGACTTTCTTCGCATCCAATTAAAACATTCATTTATATTGTTAAGTTTTAAAGTTAATATATATTTAACGATGCAAAGATATACAAAAAAATTGAGTCAAACAAATGTCAACTCAATTTTTAACGTTTTTAAGTTTTCTTAACTCACCTATTGGTTTCAGCATGTCTTGGAATCCTTCAACTTTAGGTCCTATATACTCTTTGCAGAAACTAACTCTCTCAAGTCTATTTTTATACTTATGAATGTCATGTTGGGTTGATTTCTTATCTCTACCCTTACCATCAAATGATGTACCTCTTACATATGGATTTCTACTCAATGCGTCACCGAATTTCTTATGCGCTGTCTTGATATACAATCTGTAGTCATGCTCTTCATCTGAAAGCGATTTGACTATACCACCAACGAAATTAAAAATGGTTGTACTTAATCCGAGACCTTGAAAATCCGAATGAACGACAATCCTTGATATTGAACAGCTATACGGCAATCCTTTTCTTGGACTGTTGAGAATTCCAACAAATGCCACTGGCACTCCATTCCATTCAAACAACAAACATTTGCAAGATTTATTAAGTTCTGCTGTCAAATAATGCTCTTTATAAAAAGAAAGAGTATACCAAATTCTTGGTTCGCAACGCCTTACAGTTAATTGTATTGGCGGTCGTTGTCCTTTAGGATGATTAACAGTTATATATTTCATTTAATTTTGTTTATTGTGATTATTTTTTATGATACTTAAACGTATAACCATGATGCTGTTTAAATTTACCATTTAAGCACTTTCTAACACTTTTTATATCAAGTCCTCTTTTGCTACACATTTGTGTTAATGAACTAAATGATTCTAAAAAATTACCATCCAAGCCATATAAATCAACTTTGTGCGCCCTTTTACTGTGGGTAATGTCAGATAACATATTTTCGCTTCTTGATACCCATTCTAAATTTTCGACTGTATTATCTTCTGTGTTTGAATTTTTATGATTTACTTCTAACTTATTATATTGATTTGGAATAAATGTTTCTGCAACTAATCTATGAACAAAATATCCCTTTTTATTAATAACAACTTTAAAATAACCATTACCATTTTTAGTACCTTTTGTAATTTTATATCTATCAAAAAATGTTCTTCTTATTCTTCCAAAATTACTAACTTCAACATCAAGTGTCGGGTGTTTTTTGAAAATTTCGTTTGGTAAAGGTTCTTCATTAATATACTCCCACTTGTAGCCATATGCTTTGTTGCGTATACCCTTGCATGCATCTGTAATGTAATTAGAAGCACGTTTACTTTTACTTAATTTTAAAACAATAACCGCTTCTTTTGCAGTCTCAAATAATCCAATTAAATTACCGTCTAAATCAAGACATTTTACTTTTTCAGCTTTAGATGTTGTTTTTGCTGGTACCCTTTTTCTTTTGGAATTTGGGTTATTTGTATTTTCTACAAATGGTAAATATCTCAAATTTGAGATATTATTGTTTTGAGGATTTGAATCTATGTGGTCAACTGTAAGAGATTTATTTATTCCATAGAAACACTCACAAATGAATCTATGTGAATATTTTACATACTTTTTTCCTTCTTTACTTAATGGTATTAGATATCTGTTTGATGTTTTTAGTAAAATTTGTTTTTTAATCTTTTTTGTGTTTTTTACTCTTATTCTACCAAAATTTGAGCCTTCATAGTTTGTAAACGTTGGATGTTCTTTCCATATTTCGATATCATCATTTATTTTCACTTTTCATGTTTCTTTTCTCTTTTATTTTCCTTGCAATCTCTTCCATTGCCTTTTCTTGTCTTTCTTTCATTCCATCATAGCATTCCATACACATGGGATATATCCAATGGTGTTCCACTATCTGTTTATTGATGTGTTTTCCACATACTTCACAAGTGTGATAAGATTGTGCTTCAGCATCTTCAATCATTTTCCTAAGTTCATCGGTCTTCTTGCTGACATAACAAGATAACGTACCAAATTTCTCTTTAATTTGGTAAATTTCAATCTTATTATCTTCCTCTTTATCCTTATTATATTCTTCTATATAGTCAATAATTGGCTGATATAGTTTCTTCCAACCCTCGCCACATTCTATTCCGAATAATTCATAAGGTTCTTTTGGTTCGTCATTGTTTTTCATGGTATATCTATTGCTTCAGTTAATATATCAATATCTCTTGGAGATTGGTATGCATTATAGTCTTTACCATCCTCGTAAACCATTTTTTCCATTTCCACCTCTCCATTTTCATCACGGTGTTCAAGGTTAAACATGTAATCGCATTGAAGCCATTCAATGATATCAAAATGACAACTAGCGATAATAACTTTCAATCCTTTTTGTCTCACATATCTCTGCAATGCATGACTCATTGATTTTGCTGCTGTTCTATTAACCACTGATGTGTATTCATCGAGCACAACAACACCACCATTTGCGTCATATATAGCCTTTGCGATATCTAGCCTTGCCCTTTCTCCATTAGATAGTTCTTGAGGCTTTCTGAGCCACGTAGGGACTGAACTGAGACCCATACTTGATAGTAGGTCACAAGCCTCTTCTTCACTTAGCCTTGGAAACTGACTGATTACGCATTTGTCGTAATCATATTCTATCGGTTTTACGTCACCATATATCTCTCTCAAGATTGTCGATTTTCCACTACCACTCTTTCCGCAAATAAGTAGAATATTCCAATCATCCTTATTCATTGCTTCCATGTCTTCTTTTGATGGAATTGGAACTTCAGTTACGGTTTTCTCTCTGTTTTGGATATCGTATGAATCATACAAGAATTGTGTATAATTATCATTAACGATGTTGCTCTCTAATACAATTTTTCCCATTATCTTCGTTTTGTTATTTTTTGCAAAGATATGTAAAAAATGTTAAAATTCCAAATTTAAAAGCAAAAAAATAGAGTTTAGGTCGTTCCTAAACTCTTTCTTATTGTCATTACGGTTGTACTTACTTTTGTCCTTATAGACACGATTCATTGAAACAAATTGACCGCCTCCATTGCGCTCAAATTGTTCATCACGGCTAATCATTCTCAGTATTTTGTACTGTTCCATGCTCTTTGTAGGTTTACTCTTTTTCATTTATATTTCTTCCTTAAGAAATTGTAAAATTCTTCCTCAGCATCAGAGAGTTTTCTAGTCTTTTTCAAGTCTCTCATCATATTGTATGCATATATTCCTTGCACTTCTGGTAACTCCTTTGGGTCAATTCCTAGCATTCAACAAATCCTCCATCATCGTTTATTATTACTGCTTTCTTACAATCTATACAAGCGAATTGCTTGGTTATTAGCGGATGGTCATCATCTAGCATTGTGTGCCCAAATACTTGGTATTCCCAAGGAATGTCTTGGTTGATTCTAGAATGCATGTCTCTTAAATCATTCCACACAATACTACCAAATTTATCAGTTCCACCTCTTATCCAAGAAGCTTCACATAAAGACCTTATCCCGTGTGGTACATCCAATAGTTTATTTAAATTTTCAACTGTTAGTTCACCAATTATTTTCTTATTATTATCGTACCAACCTTTCTGTAATCCAGCATGAGTGAAAAGATATCTCTTATCATTTATAAGTTCTTCGTATGCCATTTGAAATAATGAACGATGTGAGCGAAACATTTCCTCAATATGGTATGCGTTGCTAGAATCATAACGTGACCTTGAATAAAAGTTACGTTTATCGATATAAGGTAAATCATGGTTTCCCAAAAGGAGAATGACTTTATCTTTGTTTTCAGATTTGAAGTCAATCACCTCTTGGAAGTTTCTTATCGCATCTTTCCTAGTGATGCCCTCCCAAGGATACGAATCCAAAAAGTCTCCTAAAAAAACTGTTTTCGATACATCATTAAAATGTTTTTCTATAGCGTTTTTCCAGAAGATACGACCATGAATATCTGGTATAATCAATATACTCATTGTTTTATTATGCTTAAAAGTTCATTAGTACTATTCAAAATATTTTCACCATTTTCGTTTGAAAAATATACCATTTTTATGCCATTTTTTTCACATAATGCTTTTTTTACACTATCCCTAGCAACTCTTTCTTTAAATGCAGATTCGCCACCAAAAAACTCAGTTGGTTCATAATGCTGTAATCCTTGACATTCGATTGCAATATTGTGCAATGGTAGATAAAAATCTATAAATAAATTACCTCTGTATTTTAACCAAGGATATGTTTTCTGTCTGATGAATGGTATTTTGTTTTCCAATAATAAATTAGAAACCATATTTTCCAATTTACTTTCTTTACAATACGGACATCCATGACCATGCAAATGATTATCTGGTGTTTGCCAAAACTCGCCATGTTCTAGGCATACTATGCAAACTTTTGTAGAATAGTCTTTGTATTCAACCTTTGAATAATCGTATTTGTCTCCGTGTACTTTTCTAGAGAGTTGTACAAATTTATCCTTTGAAAATTTCTGAGTTTCTGCCATTGAAATTTTCCCACACTTTGGACAGCCACTGCCATGTAGATGATTGTCTGGTCTTACCTCAAAATCACCGTGTGTTGGACACGTTACCCAAACATTCGTTTTGTTATTCTTATATACTACATTGTTGTATGTGTACTTTCCATTGTGTACTTTTGTTGCCTTTTCCTCGAAAATTTGTTTTGTAGACGGATAGCTTTGATGGGCGCAATATTTACATCCTTGTTTTTGATGAATAAGACTTGCTGGTTTAATTAGAAAATCACCGTGTATTGGACATGTTACAATCATTTTTGTATTCATATTTACATACACAGATTTATCAAAAAGTAATTTTCCGTTATGTATTTCTAAAGCTTTAGAAATTACTTCTTCTTGTGTCATTTTTTTAGCCATACTAAATCTCTTTTGAAAAAAAATATTTAGACACCTATGAAAATGTTAATCTAGTTAATCAACAATTATGCAATTGTCAATATGTTTATCCTTGAAATAAGAGAAAAGAAGTTGTGTCAAGTTATATCCATCGTTTATATTCATTCCCAATGGATACCTGATAAAGTAATCCCTAACAACCCATTCAACAAGTTTGGTGTTTCTGTTATGATTCCTTAACTCAGTCTCAAAGTAGCTAATCATGCATTGTTTGTGACAAAGTACCTTTGCTTCACGATACTGTCCTTTTATATACATGTATGAACCATCATACCTTGCTACTCTGTACATATAGGTAACTAACTTATCGTAGTAACCCATAATCTTAAGAAACTTGATGTACTCTAGTACAATTTCCCTTCTAGTCTTCTTCCTAGGTTTATCTGTCCACCTCATGTTTTCATATATTGGGGGCTTTTAAAGCATTAAATTGTTAATAACTATTTTACATTATATTTACTCTTAAGAAGTTGAAGCTGTATCTTTGCATTCAGCTCTTCCCATGATATTGGTTCGTAGTTGTTGTTATCTACACCAACATCGTACTGCATCGGATATGTGTGTACTAATCGTGGCAAATCTTGTCCTTTCTTATCTGGACCACTGTGTACATGTCCATAACACTGATACACTAGTTTCTTTGGTTCACGATATACACCAGCATAACAAAGGAATGGGAAGTGGTTAAGCAAAACCTTTCTCCCTTCTACCTCAATCAGCATCTGCCAAGTCACATGCTTAAACAACTCTTGCTCTGCTGTTGTTGACATGTTCTTTTGGTCATGATTACCCTTAATCAGAATAATATCTCCATTCAATTGATTTCTGATTTTTTTCCAAAATTCATAACCACCCCATGCAAAGTCACCAAGGTGAAATACAAGTCCATCAGCAGGAACCTTTTTATTCCAAGCTTCAATTAGCTTATAATCCATTTCCTCAATGTCCTTGAATGGACGGTCACAGAACTTGATAATGTTCGAATGATTCCAGTGCGTATCACTGATAAAGAATATCTTTTCACCGTTAGTATATCTAAAATCACATTTATCCATATTTATTTTTTATTTTTGATATGTAAGAAATGCTAATCCCTAATTTTGAAGAAATTTCTTTATACTTTTTCCCTTCATGAATTAGGTTTAGTATTTCTTTTTTTAATTTTGAAGATTTTTCTTTGTTAACTCTATTTACGCAAACCCCATATCTTGATTTTATTTTTAAAACACAATCTGTAGTTATATTGAATCTTTTAGAGACCTCTTTAGTTGATGCGCCATTTTCAATCATATGCAAGATATTAGTTGTTCTATCAGAAATATTGTATCTTTTGTGTATTGTCTTGGTATTATTATGCGCAGTGGTTAAGTGTTCCCATTTTCTTTTTAAATATGGTACTGAAGACATTAATGGTAATAAAACTTCTGTTGTGTTATGCTTATTAATTCTCCAATAAGCATAGCCATCTTTTGTTGTTGTTGCTTTTTTTTCGTTATCGAATAAATTAGCAAATTCATTCAATATGTTTAGCCAAGATGAGTGGATTCTAAACCTTATTGAATTTTCATTTATAGTGCCATCACCATCAATAAACCCAATTAAAAGGTATTTTAATAATTCCTTATTATGATTTAAGATGGTTTTTGGTGGGTTATACGTCTTGTTCTTTTTAATATCAAATTTTTTACATAATTCATCAACAACTTCAGTATGTTTTGCAGCAACACCAATACCTAATTCGCCTCTATCATCAAAATTTCCAGTCCATTTGATGAAGTTGGCAAACTTTTTTACTTGGTCACTATCTTTTGATGCTAAATGGAATTTAATTCTACCATTTTCAAAGTGTCCATCGGCTAAAAGAAATCCAATCCAATAATAAGCTTCTGGAGTTTCTTCAAGTAATGAAGATAAATCACATTTTCTTTTGGCATTTTTTCTAGTGGCACAAATTCTACAAACAGCATTACATTTTTCTGCCAAGTAGTATGCTGAATATGACCCATATTCTAACTCTTTACCACATATTCTACAAATTCTCTTATACTTTTTCATAATAGATAACATTACCTATTATAAATATAATATTATTGTGGAAAATATCAATAGTCAGAAGTAAATAAAATCATATTTTAGCAAATATATAATTATTATTCTTCATTTCCAAATATATAGAGTTAAAAAAAATTAAAGCAGAATTTTTATATCCTCTATATTCAGTGGGTTGTCAATAAGTTCCATTGAACCATCCTTATATGTGATGAATACTGTCTTATCCTCATTCATTGATATTTTAGTTACATCTTCCTTCCTAATATCTTTGTGGACATATGTAAAGAATGATTTCGACAGCATCATCATATCATATATGGATAATGGTGTTATGTTAGCCTCAGAACCATCTTCCAATATTCTATCAAATTCTTTATCCCTAATGGCGCAAGACACTCCGTAATTATCCATGAAAGTTTCCCACTTAAACTGTAAAATAGGTAATGTAGAGTCATTTATAATAATTTTATTCCAGCAATCATTCCATGTTATAGATGTCTCAGATTCGTGATTTGAGACGTTATCAAGGGTTGTGCGTGTTATAAACCAACAATCGCCACCAAGTTCCTCAACCAAAGCCTTTTCATTTGGAAACCTTACATCATCAATAACATAATTTTTTTCCTTATTAATCATTTCACGTATTCGATTTACGTGCCAATCTGTATTATACTTCCTTATTAAGTCAGTGCCAATAAACTGAAGCATTTCTCTTACATTATGCATGGTTTTTCCATGACATGTTTCTTTTACTTGTTCTATCGGTATTTGTGTTTCCTCAGAGAGTATCAAACAAACATCATCATCCAATAGTAATCCTATGTCTGTATTCTTATTCTTAGCTTCATTAAGTCCGTCAATGGAAACATCCAATATGTCAGCACATAGTTGTTTTAGTGGCAATGCGAAATATATTCTTTCGTAACCATATTTTTCACATATCTTGGCTAACTCAGTTTTTCCTGAACGACAACGGCCCGAAAAGCTTATTATTTTACCCATTTTTTTATTTCGTTTAAAAAATCATTTTTATCTATCTTCTAACGCTTTATTTATCACATCTAGAAAATCTTTTAAGGGGATATTACCCATGAGTTTGTATATAGCATCACCATTCTCATCAGCAAGAACAGTAGTTGGAACTGACCTAATTTGGTATTTTTCTACCATTAGTTCTCCATCTTCATCATTCTCAATATCAATACTCTTGAATTCAATTCCCTTATATTCATCCATTTCAGATACCTTCTTAAACGTATCAGCAAACACACGGCAAGGTCCACACCAGCTAGCGCTGAATTTAAAAATTTGTGTTACTTTATTGTTATTCATTTCCTTTTATTTTTTAGTAAGCTTGAGAAAGCATTTACCTTTCTCTTATTATTTGTAGTTGTCTTAAAATCTATTGTTGAACTTGTAAATATTTTTTTGTCTATCTTCTTGGCATTGGCAACTATTGACTTTGCAGTTTCTTCATTAATTATTACCTTTGTTGTCTTACCTAATACACTATTTACTCGTTTTTCAATTCTCCTTAGAATTGCGATACTATTACTATTTGATGTATCGAATTTTTCAAAATCCTTCTCGTTTATAAAACCTAGAGTATGCTTTGCTCTAGTATAAGCTACATACATAAGATTATACTCTTGTCTGATTTCCCAATTCTTCTTTGCAGATTTGCTTGGCATTAATGATTCACAAGCTATAAATACATTATTGGCTTCTAAACCTTTTGCTTTATGAATAGTTGAAAGAGAAATTCCATCTTTTTTATCCCTTTTAGGAAAAATCTCATCAATTTTTTCAATTATTTCCTCAGACTTATTAATACCTTCAGCAAGTATTTCGAGAGCATTAATCATATCAAGTTTATTTTGTATCTGAGGGGAATTCATTGCCGTATCAGCATCAATGTCAAACTTCTCCATCAATTTATTCCTAGAGACGAATAAATCATCATAAAGTCTTACAAATACACCATCCTCCTTGCAATCAGCATTTAATACATCTTGTTTGGTGCTATTGACAATCGATTTGAGATTATTGCCAATATCTTTGCCCCTTATAAATGATTTCTTACCAAGTTTTAAGAACTCATTATAAATCTGTACCAATGGCGCATTATTCCTACATAGAATCATGTCACCATCCTTTACAGCATCCAATGAAACATTTCTTATAATTTGTCCATCTATTGCGTTTTCATTGGCTTCAATCGTTGGTACTATCTTCTTTGCGAAATCAACGATATTCTTTCCACATCTATATGATATGCTAAGTGGGAGGCATTTTGTATTTGGTAAGGACTTAAGCGTATTGAATGATTCTGGGTCCGCCCCACTAAATTCATAGAGCATTTGGCTCGAATCCCCAACACTCATCATTCTTGTACCCATCTTAAAGCACTTCAATACAAGCTCTCTCTCTGCCTTATTCATGTCTTGACACTCATCTATGAATATGAAGTCAAATAAGAGTCCTAGAGGCTTTAAAAATAGAACGTTGGGCAACCATACCATATCAACGTAATCAATCGTTTCTAGGGCATTTTTACCCCATTCCATGACTTGCAAGGCAACTTCCTTCTCATCTGCAATCGTATCAATCCCATATCTATCCTCTATAAAGTCCAAATCTTTGACAGTTTGGCATAGATAGAATCTGCCGAAGTCAACATACTTTTTGATGTTATCACTATATCTGTAGAATTCCCTTCCCCTTAATGTAAAAGTATTTATCGAGGATAATTCTCTGATATTATTCTTAATATATGAATCATATTTGAATGGTTCTGGAATTGCACTCACTTGTGGTATATTCCTCTTTATAAATAACAAACCAAGACTATGAAGAGTCCTTACCTCAACATTTTCCCTATCTTTCGTTTTCTTCTTCAGCTCGTTTACAATATCCGTATTAAATGCGCTCATCAACACCTTGCTCTTTTCATCAATAAAATCAAGGCATTTGACAAGGGTTGTGGTCTTTCCACTGCCAGCAACGGCTTCAACTACAAGATGACCTTGGTCATGCTCAACCCATGAAAAGATGGCCTCTTGGTATGGGGACCAAGGATATTCTATTTTTTCTACTTCTTTCTTTTTTCTACCCATTTAACATCTTTTTGCAAAGATATATAAAAAATGTTAAAAAAGCAAATATATAAACAAAAAAAAATGAGACAGAATCCGTTTTCTGCCTCATTTCTTTATAGGTTTTAATTCTTTATTCTTCATCAAGATTACCAAGGAAGTTCTTCACATATGAACGGAACTGAGGATTCTTCTTGTAAGTATCTTTCATCTTGTTGATGAAGTTAGCTACCTTTGGGTCATTCTCAAGCTCCCTTATCTCCCTCTCTTCGCTCTCTCTACGCTTTGCAGCTTGCATTCTCTTATCCTTTTCTTCAAGGAATCTCACAAGTGCATGGTTTGAAGCGTTCTCAATATCAATCTCGCTATCCCACAGATGTTTGGTGATAATCTTAACAAGTTCATTACGTCCCATCATTGCGAAAGGAGAACTTGGTGTCTCTTCATGCCTTGTCATCGGACGTTCATTGTGCATTATTGGACGATGTGGACGAGGCTGCGGTTCTCTTTCCTCACCAATACCTAAATCTCGCTCAATCTTCTCACGAACATGAGGTGGTATGTTTCTTGGGTCGAAGCCACGTGGAGGCATAGGCATTCCCATAGGTGGGCGCATGAACGGATTAGGTCTTGGAGCACGTACTTCCTCACGCTCTGGCTCACGCATTACATGTGGATTAACATTGTCATAACTACCAAGTGGAGTCTGCTCAATTGGCTTAATCTCAATGGCAAATCCCAATACCATAAACACCTTGATTAACGTTTCAATACTGATGTTCTCACCATTACCATCAAGGATGTCGTAAATTTCCTCAGTATCAACATCAATTACTTCTGCAAGTTCCTCTGGTGTAGAATCATTTTCATTTAAAAAGTTCTCTACCTTTTCCATAATGTCAGCACTATATTGTTCAATCCAATTTTTTGCTGCAAATTCGAAATTTTTATCCATTTTTGTTTATTTAAAATTGTTATACAATGCAAATATATAGTTATTTTTGGAAAATTCCAAATCTTTAAGACTTTTTAACAGTAATCTAGGGATTTAAACTTTTTCGCTTTCATAAACTATCCATATACCCTACATGAATTTACATATGATTCATAATCACGTCTTACTTCTGTGGCATCATCTACGCCACCTCTACCGTAATACTCATACATTTCTTTGTTTCTCTGGTAAAACCAATTAGGAACATTTTTACTATTTTTCATAAACCGTATGCCTTTTTTCTCATTTCAACTAGCATTTCATTGACGAAATCCACATCGATAGTCTCTTTGATAGTTGACTCTGCGATTGCCTTATCAAGAGCCTTCTTATCAGCATCCACCCTTGCCATAAGCTCGTCATACTCAAACTTATGGTTTCGGATATTCATCAAGAACTCTCTATCCTCAGTACGATTAAGGATGATTCCACGACCCTCTGCGATTTCCTTGCCCATGTGTATGAGACGAACACAATGCATCATGTTCTTTGAATCATAGTTCTTGTCAAGATTTGACTCATAACGCTTTGGGTTTCTGAACTTCTCCCAATCCTTATACTCCTTGTACTTTTTGCAATGGTCTTTGAAACCACTTTCGTTGTAAACCATCCAACAAAGAGGTCTCTCACCCTTTGAAACAGATGAACCACGCATATCGGTTGAAGTGTCAAGACACATACCACGATAGTGAATCACTTCATTATGTTCCTCATACCATTTTCTAAGCTGTTCCTTATTCTTGATATTGAAGAATTTTACGATGAACTGTGCAAAATTGCGTTCCATTTCAGTGGTTCTTCCATAACCAAACCATCCGAAAATGAACAAACCAAATATGTTTGCACCAAACGCAGCTTTCTCAAGCTTATCATAGTTCATACCATAATGCTGAAAATGAGCACCCCAATCGTAATATACACCATATGTATCATGCATATTTGGAATATGTACAAGTCCACAGAAGTCTTTGTTAAGACCACGATTTTCCAACCAATTCTTAATCTTGGTGCTACCTTGTTTATAAAATGTATAAGCAAAGTCAAACGGAGTAAGTCTCTCTGTAACTGGATTAACTATCTTCTTATTCAAGCCACGTGCCTTGTGAATCTGCTCAATAGCATAAGATACGAATGGCTTAAAGCATTCCTTTGTGACGAATTGGTCTCTGTTCTCGAATAGTGGCATGATGATGCCTGAAGGAGGCGTGATAACCTTATCCTCTGGAACAAACAATGCCTCCAATACCGTTGGATTAGACTTCAACAGCATATTGCAGAACTTACCAACCTCATACCATGTGGTGTCGTTTCTCTCATCAGAAACTTGGTCTGCATAATCCAATCCAAGACCCATGACTGCCTCCTTTGGAGCAATGAACACCGCACTAGTGTCAACGTCTGAAGACCCATCTTCCATTTGTAAATTGTACAGATGGCTACCTCTAATGTACTCATAAAGCAGTCTCTTATCGTTTGTAATTGTCTGAAAAGTATCTTTCATTTCACTAAATGTATTTTATGATGCAAATATATGAAAAAAAATTGGATTAGCCAAAAACTAACCCAATCTTTAACTTTATTTAAGGAATACGATGCCTATATTCCTCTTCAGCTATTTCAGCTTCTTTCTCACATTTTTCCATGAATGGACAATATGAATGCGTCCATGTGCAATCGCAGAATGACAGCATATCTCCAAAACAACTAGGCTTAGTGGTTAACTTCATGATTATCCTCCTCATCATCATACCAACAAGGCGTGCTGAATGGACAGCCACAGCATTTCCATCCCATAACATTTTCCTTGCCAAAACAGTTAGGTTTAGTTATGATTCTCATAGCGGTATTTTTTGAATAGTATTGTTAGTTAAAGGTATCTTACAATCAAGAAAACCTTTTATCCTATTATATAACCTTATGTATAATTGTCCATCTTTAATAGAAACGTTTTTCTCAGTCCAATGTCTATCAACCTCATATCTTGCAACAACGGTATCACCGTCCATTACATTGACAATTCCATCTATCTCTTTATATTTCATTTCTTATCATCAAATATAATTCTAGATTCAACGTAATTACGTCCTTCTCCAGTTAGTATTGGCATTTCATCATCAATGAACCACTCACCCTTATCATTCTTGATAACGGCAGTACCACGCTTCTCAACTGTTGATAGGTCATTCCAATTTACACCGAATTTCTCCATCAACATATCTTGAACTTGACTTGTATTCTTATTTTGAAGTTCCTTGTGGGAAAACATTGACTGGCCCAAACCGTTTATACTATTCCTTTCAGCATCTTTTTCACGCCAAAAGATGCAGTTACAAACTTCTGAAATTGGAATATTGAAACACCTTGCATCGAATAATGCACCTTGCTCAACTGCTCTAGCGTAGCTTTTCATTATCTTCTTAACAGACTCAGAAAGTTCACCGTAGGTTTCCTTATCCTTAACGACATGAGCGTGTTCGTTTACAAACTCACGCACTTTTTTAAGGAATATCTTATTAAAATATAGGGTACACATTGATGCTGATACAGAACACATCTTTTCAACATTATAGTCAAACCATGCGTCTGTATCTAATGTGTTATAATCAACTAGCACTAGTGTAATCTCATCTGACTGTGTATAACCCAATACACAACCTTGAATGTTCCTACAAAGCTCAAGAGTTGTCTCTTGCATTGTCTCAAGCATCCTTTTGTCAAATGGTTTCACAAAACCTCTTGTGAATGTGTGGAATGCTTTACCATCAAGTCTGATGATGATAGGCATTCTCCTTACGAGAAAGGTCTTAGCTCTATTCTCGTAATAGTTCTTCATTCTATCTCCTAAACTATCTTTTTTACTCATAACATTAAAAAATTAAAAAAGGTGAGTATTACGTTTATACCCACCTTTTTTTTAATTAATAATTCCAATCTAAATCATCTTCATTCCACCAATCGGTCTCACCAATTAGTTCTCCACCTGGAATCTCGTCTCTCATTGGTGGTGCTTCGTTCAGTCTTTTACGGATGGCATTACACTTTGTGATTGGTGCGTTATTACGTCTATCAAGCCCACGCTCACGACAAGATTCTCCAGCATCGACAAATTCGTCATACAACTGATGGTCGTACTCAAAGTCTTCGAAGTTGTCATAGTCTGAACGCCTTGGTTCATCTACTTCAAGACCGTAACCAAATCTTAGATTCTCATCTGCTGGTTTTCCACCAATACCCCACTGTGGGATAGGTGCTGGTGGCATAAAGCTGTGATTTTTAAATCTTGGAGGTGTCAAATCCTCCTCATCCTCTTCGAAGTCATTGTGACAGAAACAAGGTTTCTTACACTTTGGCTTCTCGAATTTCTCTTCGATTGCGTCCTTAATTCTCTCTACAACACTTTCAAAAGTTGGCAACGCAACGATAAATACATTAATTTTTTCCATAACCTTAATATTAAAATTATCTTTTTTTAGTAATCTGTCAAAATTTAAAAGTCTGACATTGCAAAGATATAGTTTTTATTTGGTAATTCCAAATTTTATTGCAACTATTTTTTATTTTATTAACATTTTCATCTTCTACCTCCAAGATGACCACCTCTAGTAGAACTTCTAGGCTGATGCATAGGTCTATATCCACCACCGTTCATGTTTGGATTATGCGGTTTATGCATGCCACCACCATGATGATTATGTCTTGGTGGTGCTACGTGACGAGGCGTGTGTGGTCTTTGATGAAAATGTCCTCTAGGTATTGGTCTATACCAATTACCAAAATGTTGTGGAGGTAATACTCTTCTATACCTATGGAAACAATATCTATCGCCAATATAATAAGGATAATAATACCATCCTCTATAATAGTAGTACATTATTAGACCATCATCATTAAGGAATGGTGTTCCATATGAAATAATAACAGTTGTGTTTACTCCGTCATCAAATGCATCATCTTGTGCGACAGCAGTAGTTACGCAAGAGCTAAGACTTATTGACATTGCTAAAGCTACTAAAAAACCAAAAATCTTTTTCATAAGCCAAATTAATTTTAATATAACTATTGCAAAGATATTGGTTTATTTTCTAATTTCCAAGCACTTATAGCACATTTAGGATATTTCTGAGGAGGTTTAGGAAATCACCTATTTTTTAATATGGATTTCCCTAATTTCTTGTTGTATATAAAATTCCCCTTTTCCTTCAGTATACAAGCTAACATGAAATATTCATCAGTAGTTATCTTCCTTGCGCTCTTGTCGCTACCCATTGGAATGGTCTCAACACTTTTATCATCGTGTACGATTCCTTTTATCGTGTCTATAATCATCTTATAGCGTGTCTTGCGAGTAGCTTCAAAGTTACTCCTATCGAGATTATCGATTATAACCCAATTATTAGTTCTTCTGAAGTAAGTCTTCTGAGGGTCAAAATCATTTTCTGTGAATAATTCCAATTGTTTTGCTTCCATAAGGCAAAGATATATAAAATATATGTGAAAGCAAAATAATAATAGTTAAAAAAACAAAAAATGGAGGCTCAATTGCCTCCATTGTAATATTTCATAACTTTTTTATAATATCCAACACTTTTATTTTTCCAATTTTTAGTATAGAATCCGCAGTTCCAACATTTAATTGCTTTTTCCACACTATGTTCTGGATTGAAATGTTCTTGCAGCAAAATGAACATTTCCTTTGATTTTTGAACGTCATATCTATCTGATACGGTATAACGTTTAGTAGATTTTTTCTCTTTGAGAATTTGGTTGCACTCCTTTACCAATATAGGCACAATCTGAAGTATTCCTGCGCAATTTCCATTCGGATTATATGCCTTTGGATTTCCCTTGCTTTCGACTTTCACGATGGCATCAATTACTTTAGTCCAATCGTATGAGTCATTTCCTTGTTGTGCGTTAACGCTAATTGGAAGCATTAACATCACGATTAAAAATAATTTTTTTAGTCTCATCATTAAAAGTTTTATGTGAGGCTCGACTGTAGTATGCTACATGTCGATTGGGTGACGATATGTGAGAGCGAGTTACGTCACACTTTCCTCTTAGTTAAAATTATACTTTGTCAGGCTCCCATATTTACTAATTCCACCATTATACCAATCATCTAACAATTGGCTTATGAAGCCTTTTCTTTCTGTATCGTCTGTTATTCTATTATAAAATTCCTTATCTAGTGCATCAAGCACATCTTGTTTCCAACATGTCATCTTTGTAGGCTGTCCATTATCCAATTTCATGAACACACCAACAATCTTACCTTTACCATTGTCATAAGGAATTGCCTTATAGTTTGCGGTAAGGAACTTAGAACCATGACTCACATGGTCTTCATAACATGCTTCCTTTATTATATTCTGTTTAAGTTTCTCTAAACCATTTTCAGATAATATGAATTTTTTCATAATAAATCTCGTTTATTATTATAAATATTCCTTAATCATCTTTTTGCTTAATGGTATAAGACAAAACACAGCTTCTGGTATCTCAAATACATCTACAAAGCCTAATCTATGCCAGTATGGCAAAGTTCGTAAACTTTTCTCGACACCCATCCAAATAAAGTCATAATTATCTCTCAAGAACTTGATGTTGAAGTACAACATCTGTTTATCGAGATTTGTCCCACGAAGTCTCTCATCAATAATGAATGAATGCCCATTGACTTGAACATATCTATCCAAATATTCTGAAAGTTCCTTCTCAACGAATGAAATTGGAGAGCCAAACTTTATTGGGCATTCACAGAACATAAGCAACCCATAAATATCACCACTTTCCTTATCAACTAGCTTAACTGAGTCTTCCAATAATGCCTTGGATTGACAAAGTTGCTGATATGCCTCTGCATCACATGACAAATCAAATGCTTTAGCCAAAGTCTTGCAGATTTGGACTAAATCTTCTGTAGAGGTCTTCCTTATTTCAACTCTTTCTAACAAGCCTTCTTTGGTTAAATTGTTATCAACCAACTTGTTACATAAATCTATACGCATGACTGCACACGATTTACAAATGCAAAGATACTAAAAATTTTTGAGAAAACCAAATTTTTTAAGATATTTTTGCTTATTTTACAAAAAAGGGAAGACTAAAACTTGTATAATCTCCCCCATTACTTTAACTATAAAATATTGAAAAATTATGAGCGTTTCTTATTTAATTACAATATCCCCATTTTCACAAGAGGCACTGAATGTATAATTTGGCTTGTATTCATGTTCAAGCATCAATTCTGTGATTTTATCTTCAATGTTGTTTTGAATAAGCCTTATAATTGGTCTTGCACCAAACTCCTTCTTCTTAATAGCCTCTACATGTATATGGTCTACTACATCATCAGTATATACTATACTATATTCTATATTATTTAATCTATTATTAAATTTATCAATTTCTAATTTAACTATATTTTTTAAATTATCATTGGATAAACTATTAAAATATACTATTTGGTCTAATCTATTAAGAAATTCTGGAGTAAACTTCTTCTTCAACTCCTTGTCAATGATTGACTTTTTGTTTGATTCCTCGCTGCTTACGAAACCAAGCCCATTACCAAGTTCAGCAGCCTTTCTAGCACCAATATTAGATGTCATAAGAACAATTACATTCTTAAAGTTAACGATTTGTCCAGAACTGTCTGTGAGCCTTCCTTCATCAAATAATTGTAAGAATATATTATAAACCTCTTGGTCTGCTTTTTCAATTTCATCAAGTAGAAGTACGCAATGTTGCTTATGCTTAATCTGTTCCGTGAGCTGTCCTCCATTCTCGTAACCAATGTAACCTGGAGCAGCACCAGTCAACTTAGCAACTGAGTTCTTCTCTGAATACTCAGACATGTCAATTCTGATAAGTGCCTTTTCATCACCAAATATTTCCTCTGCAAGTTTCTTTGCGATAAGAGTCTTTCCACTACCAGTTGGACCGACCATTAAGATATTAGCCATTGTCTTATTTCTATCACCAAGACCAACTTTATTCCTCTTTATTACCCTACAAACACTGTCAACGGCTTCGTCTTGACCGATAATGCTTTTTTTCAACACCTCGTCAATGTGAGCAATTTTTACCTTCTCATCTGAAGACAACTTACTTACTGGAATCTTTGTTACTTCAGACACAACATCTGCAATATCGCTTTCTGTAATATCAATCTTAGCTAAGTTAAGTTTCTTGATATCTCTCTTATAATCTGCAAGGTCTGAAGCAAGAACGTTTTCCTCTATTGTTAAAGAATCAATTTTTTCGAAATCTCCATTGTTAAGCGCTTCACTCTTTTCATCCTCAATCTGTCTCATTCTCTTCTTGGTATTCTGAATCTCAATTGGTTCTCTGTCAACAAGAGCTGTCTTTGCACCAGCCAAATCAATGAGGTCAAACGCAGAATCTGGCAAACTTCTATCTGTTATGTATCTTTCAGCAAGTTTAACAGCCTTTTCAATGGTCTTTTCACTATAACTTACATTATGATACTCCTCATAATATCTTTTATTTTCATTCAATACCTTTATTGTTTCTTCTATTGTTGTAGGTTCAATTACAATCTTTTGTAGTTTTCTAGAAATTTGAACATTTGATTCAATTGCATTTCTATATTCCTTGAAAGTTGTTGTTGCAATAACTTTAACAGTACCTTCAGATAATAGATTACCTATCATACCACTGATATCCCCATCTCTTTCCTTACTAGTACTTCTTAAAACAGTATGAATATCATCAATGAATAAAATGTATTTATCTGTTGATTGCAAAGCATCTATCAAGTTTTTCATACGCTCTTCAAACATACCTCTAAAGTGTGTACCACTTACAAGAGCCATAGGATTAAGCATAACTATTTCCTTACCTTCAAGAACTGATGGGACTTTGTTTTCCTCAATCATCTTCGCAATGCCATATACAATGGCTGATTTACCACAGCCACCTTTACCTACCAATATAGCGTTATTCTTCTTTCGTCTTGAAAGAACTTGTACAATCTCTTCTATTTCACTCTTTCTACCAATAATATCATCAATCTTACCATTTCTAGCTAGTTTATTAAGACTAGTGGTAAACTGTTCAATGGCAGAATCAGATGAATTATCTGTTGTGACTGTTTTCATGTTAACTTGACTCTTCAATGGTATATCTTTCTTAGCTTTATTTATCTTCTTAGGCTTTAATCTAGCTGGTTTAACGTTATTTTCTTGTTGCGGTGTATTCACATCGCATTTATTGTATATGAATTCATATTGAAGCATGAACCTTCCAAATATGGCTTCTTCTTTAAAATTGTTTTCTTTATTTAACACAGCTAACAATACATGTTCAGTACCAATTTGAGAATTGTTAAGTTTCTCAGATTCATTCTTAGCACACTCCAATATTCTCATTAATTCATCATTAAATCTAACATTACCATCCTTCATCTGAGGATTTGTATGCTCATCTATAACCTCCACATAAACCTTTCTTAATTCATCTAGATTATTAGACATTAAACAATTATCCAAAATAAGGTTTGCATGACAATCTCTCGTATCTAGAATAGCAAGAATAAGATATTCTGGTGTTAGTACGTCTGTTGGAAACTCATTCAACAAAACCGTTGACATGTAATCCAACACTCCATTTAACTCAATTGTGTAATTAGTCTCGTTCTTTTTACTCATAATTTTCAATTTTATATTTAAAAAATAACAATTTATCTAGGAAATTCAAGAGCAAAAATTTGGAATTTTAACATTTTTTTAATATCTTTGCAAAAATATCTTAAAACAATGAGCAAGATTTTTAATTTTTACGCAAATGATGTCGATAGGACTTGGTATCAAAGTTCAAACATTAAGTACAGTGAATGTATCGACAAAGACAATGATTTGAAAACACTCAAGGTAGTGTTTAATAATGGTACGCAGTATGAGTATAAGAAAGTAGATGTTAGAGACTATTTGCTTTTTAGAAATGCTGCTTCACAAGGTAAGGCTCTAAATGAGTATATCAAACCAAAGGGTTATGAATATGAGAAGCTTGAGAATGCCGACCTTGCGACTCTAGATGGTGAACTTACATTCAGAATGGAAGATGGTATCTTTGTATTCTATGAGGACGGTAAGCTAACTATTAAGGATAATAAGGATAATGTCATATGTGATAGGGAAGTTAAATTAACCCCAGAAGCATTTGATGCTGTTTGTGCTGCTCTTGAAGCAGTAGGAAAACAGTTATACACTGAAGGAAAGGATTTTTGTGATGAGAAGTGATTATGGAATGAGGGATAGTAACGAATTTAGAACTGTAATGGAATCAGTACTAGCCGTGTTTGTGGTTTTCAAACTAACCAACGTCATTAATTGGTCTTGGTTTTATGTTCTTATGCCATTTTGGATTCCTTTAGTGTTGGCTCTTATATCAATAATGTTGGGATTTATAGTAAATTATGGAAAAAAATGAACGATTAAGACTTTATGATGCTGCCATAACAAGATGGGGTGTTGGCGCACAAAAGAACATGGCTTATGAGGAAATTGGAGAGCTTCTTACAGCCCTTGCAAGAGACGATAGGGGTAGAGCAACAACGGAAGACCTTCTAACCGAATTGGCTGATGTCACAATTATGTGTGAACAAATGGCATATATTCTTGGTTTCGATGATTATGAGAAAGAGCTAGATAGGAAACTAATAAGGTTAAGGGATGAAAAGTTGAAGAGATGAAGGTAAAAGAACTTATAGAGATTTTAAAAGAGTTCAATCAAGAAGCTATTGTTTTTATAGGAGATAACATAGACAATGAACTCGACATATCGTGGGGAGGACCTGAAGGCTGCATTAAGGAAAACTGCGAAGATGTAGGCTTTAATATAAAAGATAAAAATAATATAGAAAAATTAGGTAAATGATTATGGTTACGTTCAATATTATAGCTATTATACTGATTTTTAGCGGTATAGCAATGACGTTCCAATTTGTTGAAAGAGACGAGATAAAGGCAATCGGATGGGGTTTGAACAGTTTGGGCTGGCTGATTGCGCTCATCATATCCTTTATAAAGGGGGGTATACTGATTGCTGTGATTGATTTCATATTACTTATTGGCGGTTTGTACTTCTTAATAACTACTGTTAAAGAAATAAGAAAATAAATGGGGATAATAATAAGTAGTTTTGTGGGCTGTGGACGAGAATATCTTAAAAACACACATGGTAAGAAGGCTAAAATATTTGATGCAATAGATGAAATACCATTGACGGATATTGATGGCGCAACAAATCAAGACTTTTTGGATGAGTGCTATAATAAGGTAATGTCTGTTGTTGATGATTATGACATTGTTTTCATACCATCTATTAAGGGTGTTAGGGAAATATTCAATGAACATAATGTCGATTACGACATATTCTATCCATCCACTGAAAGGAGAAATGAATTCATTGAAAATCAAGTTAGGAAGAGAACGAAGCCTGATGTGATTAGAAAACTTGACAAACATTTTGAAGAATGGGTCAATGAAATTGATGATGATGAATCACCTAACTGTTATAAGCATAAACTTAGCAAGAAAGGCGAATTCATTGGCAATGAGCCAACAATAATGAGTTATATCAATAGTTTAAACAATGCGTAATATTGCTAGAGAATGGAGAAATCTTCATGAGGCTAGAGCCATTATGAAGAGAATGAAAAGGGAAATGAAAGAGTTAGATAAACTAATGGTACTTGCACAACAAGAGATTTGCCAACCTAAATACTCAGAATAAATGAATAAAACAGACGAACAATATCTATCTTTATTACGAGATATATTGGAGAATGGTGTTGAAAAGGACACTAGAGCTGGACGTGTGAAGTCCATATTTGGAAGACAACTGAGATTTGACCTTAAAGAAGGATTCCCACTTTTAACCACTAAGAAAGTGTTTACCAAAGGGGTTATTCATGAATTGCTTTGGTTCTTACAAAGACCATATAATTCTCATGGCAGCATGAATATTGAATATCTTGTTAGAAATGGTGTTCATATTTGGGATGATGATGCTTATCGCTGGTTCAAGACTGAAATTGCTGAAGGATTTAGCAAACGTCCATTAAGAAATGAGTTTTTTGTATGTACCAATGATGATGAAGGAAAAAATGCACATAAAAAGCCAACATATGAATATTGGATTGAAAATGAGCTAAGACACTGTGATATTGAATGGCTCAAGAATATTACCAAGGAAGAATTCATAGACCTTACATTACAAAGAGTTGAAATACATGGCTCATTCATGTCAAATTACAGATTTGGAGATTTAGGACCAGTGTATGGAAAACAATGGAGGGCTTTTGGAAATAGCGAAACTGACCAGATTCAAAGCATCATCAATACATTAAAAACCAATCCAAATGATAGAAGAATGTTGTGTTTGGCGTTCAACCCAGACCAAATTGAAGATATGGCATTGCCTCCTTGTCATGTTATGATGCAATTCTATACAAGGGAATTGACAAGAAAGGAGAGAATGAAAATCTTCAATGATAGATACATGAAGGGTCAAATTCCTAAGAAATGGTATGATTGGTTTGACAAATATTCAGAAGAAACTGTTGAAGGCGAGGATGTATTAATGCCACAAGACGGAAGTGATTATGACCTTGCAGAGATTCCTAAGTACGGTCTTTCTTGCATGTGGACTCAAAGAAGTTGCGATGTACCATTGGGAATCCCGTTCAATATTGCTTCATACGCCTTATTAACGCATATGATTGCCAAAGTGGTTAATATGGAGCCAGATGAGTTGGTTGCGTCTCTTGGCGACTGTCATATCTATATGAATCAAATGGATGGCGTTGAGGAACAACTCAAGAGGGAAGGTAATAACTTACCTAAATTAGAAATAAACCGAAAGGTGGATAGAATTGAGGATTTTAAATTTGAGGACTTTGTGATAAAGGATTATAATCCAGACCCACCGATTAAGTATCCGCTAAGTGTTGGATGATGGAGAATAATAGAAAGAAGGATATGGCTGTTGAACGTGAGATAGCAGCATTCCTAGATGAACATTTATATTCAAATAAAGAAATTTTCACTGAATTTGCTAGAACTGATGGGTATGATGAACAAATAAGAGGTTCTGACCTTATTTTAAGCTTACATGACAAAAAGATAGATAGAGTCATTGTAGATGAGAAGGTGGCTGCTAGATATGCCAATACAAACCTTAATACGTTTTCACTAGAGCTGTCATTTATAGGAAAAAATGGAAAAAAGTTATGTGGTTGGTTTCTAGATAGTTCAAAGTCAACCCAATATTATCTCTTTGGGTGGATATTAAAGGCAGATATAGAATATGACAAGGAGAAAAAGCAATATAATACCGATACGATAACAAGGGACAATATTAAAGAACTTGAATGGTGTCTTGTTTCTAGACAAAAGATTGCCAAGTTCCTTGAGAAAAAGGGATGGACTCTTGATAAGCTTGCAAAACAAGATGAAATTATTAGAGAAAGGGGACGTGTGAAAACGTTAGACTTTGTAGATGATATATCATTTAGGTACAGTGAAAGATATATTGAAAGACCAATTAATATTTTATTGAAGAAGCAAACATATATTGAGCTATCCGAATGTCATGGAATAGTTACGGCAAATGAAGGTAAAATCTCAACAAATATCAAAGTCCAAAAAGAGAAGTGCCTTAAAGATGGAAAATCTGATGAGGAACTTGTAATGGAATTGCTATCAAGCCAGATGGGTGGCAGTGTTAAAAGGGCTTCTAGGGATGAAGATTATAAAGACCATATTGACTTTTGGTGGAATACCCCTGATGGAAATAAATTCGGCATTGATGTTAAGGGACTAAACAAAGTATGGAGATTTGATGATGGATATGATGATACAATCCATTGGGTTCGTTTGGTAGATAAGCAAGGGCGTGAAGATAAGTTTTACGTTAAGGCTGATTATATTGCGTTTAGAGCCATGAATAAGGTGATTTTCGTTAAGTGGAAAAAACTAATAGAGTTTGTCTTGGAAATGGTAAAAGGAAAAGAGGTTGTTACTAAAAATCCAAGAAAATGTTATATACCATATAATCGTGATAGAGATATTGCAGTGATGGTGTTAAATGATGATTTGGAGAAATTGTCTGATTTTGTGCTTCATTATGAAGGTGCTGATTGATTTCAGTACCTTTTTTTGTTATTACCAAATATTTATAGAGAAATAATTTATAAAAATAAAAGAAAAATATGAACAGTAATATTTTGGATTATATGTATGAAGGATATGGTTATGATACAGATAACCCACTTCTTTACGTTGATGTTGAGAACTATAACGAAACACTCAGTGAAAATGGAAAAATGACCACTCGTGGCATGGAGACACTTGCTTATAACGATGGACCTATTGGACACGATGCTCCAATCCCAACTGAGAAGGATAACAAGTATATAGAGACAGCTTCATTTATTTCAGAGAGTGGTGCTAAGTATACAGACCTTAGAGAAGGTATTTGCGATTGCAGTCGTGAGACTGGCGCTGGCGAAGTTGTAGATAACGGCTAATATCACATTTAATGTTTCGATGGGAAAAACTATTACATTCGGAGAGAATAGACTCTTAACTTTAAAGGATAGAATAAATGAAATTATGGTTGGCACAACTGGTGTCAGCCATAATCTTGTTTCCCATGACATTAACGAGGCTTCAGCAGAGGTTGATGAGTTTGAACTTGGACAAGAGAGTGATAATCCACCAGTGGGAGGAAACTATTGCCATGTTGAAGAGAGTATAGAAGAAGGTGGATATGGCTGTACCATTTCCAATTATGATATGTCTGAGGTTGGCGAGGTTCAATGTGAAGATTGGACATATGACGAGGAAGAATATCAAGAGTGGCTTGTTGACAATGAGCTTCAAGATACACTAGAAAACAAGATAGCCTATATTGAGGATTTCAATGTTGAATTTGATATATCGTTTTTTGACAACCAGACTTATCACTTAATGGGTGGCGATTGGGCTTATTATGATGACCTTGTTGAAGTATTTGGTGAAAGAATGGCAAAACAGATTGAAACTGAAATGCTTCAGTATGGTAAGAGTAAGTTTGATACTAGCGATTTATATTCAGATGCAACATATGACATAAACAATCCTCAAGAGCTTAATGATATTGCAATGAAGCTTTTACCTCATGGCGAATATTATCAGAATTGTAGAGGATTTATATTGACAAATGGTATTATTGTCTATACTGAAGGAGAACACAATGATGTTCAAAGAATACCTGGTATTAACAGTAAATTCCAATTCATAGAACTTGGTAATATAAGGATATTAGACCATGCAGTAGATATTGGAAAAGAGCCAACTTGGGAACAAGAGAAAGTACTAAGACAAGTAATTGCCTCTTATGAAGGCGAGGAATTTTATCTTGACATATTTAGTGATGGTGGTGAAATTGGTGCTCAGTATCCAAACGCTAATTACCAATATATCATGGGAGAAATTAACAGGTTCTATTCTGAAGGTATAAGACCTCAAGGTGGATATGCTTATGAGAATAAGAAAGGTGAGAAAACAATTGATGAAAATATCGATTTTGAGGTAAATTCATCTGATATTGACCTTTCTTCATTTAAGAAGAGAAGTGAGTTAGCCCCAATATGGCTAGATGACGATACATTGGATTCTAGGGTTAGACTGAGACTATTGGACATTGCAGATGATTTCTGGGAGTTTGTTAATCTAACTTGGGTTAAACCAAGTGGAATTATCTTAACTGGTTCAATCTGTAACTTCAATTGGTCTAAGTATTCTGACATTGACCTTCACTTGATTGTAGATTTCGATGAAATTGACGAGAAAACAGATTTTGTACGTGATTATCTCGATGCCAAGAAGAATGAATGGAACAATGAGCATAATGAATTGACGATATTGGGATTCCCAGTTGAGTTATATGTTCAGAATTTAGAAGAAATGCCTAGAAGCGGTGGAATATATGACCTTGAAGAGAATGAATGGATTAAGAAACCAAACATGAGCGATATAAGTCCTATTGGTCTTGATAAGTTCTCAATCAAGGATAAGGCAGCAGAAATCATGACAATCATTGATGACATGTATAATGCCATAAATTCAACAGATGATTCACATAAGATTGAGACAATCGGTGATGATGCTCAGTATCTTTGGAAGAAGGTTAAGACAATGCGAAAGTCAAGCCTTGAGAGAAATGGGGAGAGTGGAGCTGGAAATATCGTCTATAAGATTCTACGTAGAACAAAATATCTTGATAAATTATTTAAACTATTCTCAACCGCATATGACAGAAATAATTCAATAACTGAATCAGTAGAGAATAATAACAATGTTGATGTGTTTGCGTTGGCTAAAGAGAGATTCGGTGTCACCAATGATATAAGGGAATGTGGTTATATACTTCCAGATGGTAGTATGCTTGACTTCAGTGGAAGACATATGGTAACTGGAAATACTGATACCTCTCACCTTAACGGAAGAAGGGGTGTTGACCACAGAGACATTGGAGACCTTAACTGGGATACAGATATGACTACTAAAAGCGGTCTAAACATCAATATGGCAGACTTCATTAGAATGGGCGCAATAAGAATCCATTGCTCAAACACTTGGAGTTCTATAAATCTATTTAAGAAGCCTACTAGGGAGCAAGTTAACCCAATGTTAAGATTAATTCAATATAGCAAAGGTAACGTGACTGTAGAAATTGGTGATGGTGATAACTCATACGAGTATGCTGAATGGGATGAAGCTAATCCAAGAAGGGTAGTGAATGACGTTATAAGATATTTTGACGGTGTAACTATTAATCTAGTAGGAAACGTCACAGAGTCAATTAAAAAGTTTTCTAATGCTATTACCTTATTAAAAGAGGAATGGGTTGGTGATGGAAACAGCGAACATAATCCTTATAAGAAGCGTTGGGATGCTGAAAGAAAGGCACTGAAGGACTTTGTTTCTAATTATGGTAAGTTAATGCAATCAAAGGAAAATGGTAAGTTATATAAATGTTATTATGATAAAGTGTTATCACAGTTGATTGGATATAACTACTGCATTTGCATACAATGGGATAGCATTGAAATGAAACCTAAGAGTGTTCTCTATATAAGAGCATTGGATAAGTTCACACCAAATATTAAACAAGTCAATTTCGATACAAGAGGAAAAGATAATCAAATGGGTACGGTAGATGATAATTTTAGTACAGTGCCACAACAAACTCAGTATCAATACCAATAATTGATATTTTTTGATAATATGAAATATTTATATTAAAAATAAGTTTGAAAAAAATTAATGCATATTAATATGGATAATAAAATGAATACAAATGAGCAGATTTCAAGAATGAAGGCTTTGATGGGATACGGTCTTCAAACTGAGAGTAAGAAAGCTCCATACAGTTCAGTAGAGAACCAGAAGCTTGGTGCTGATGGTAATGTATATGGTATTGTACGTGAGGGTACTAAATATTACATTAAGTCTGCTTCTAACAAACAGAATCTTGTAAAAGAAGATTTCAACTACATTGGTGGTTTCAGAAACAGAAAGGATTATCAATATGATTCTTTTGCTGATGCTCAGAAGAACTTCGATATGAAGATGATGTCTCTTAAAGAGGCTGCAAACAAGCAAGACTATAACATTAGTTCTTGGGATTTGGACAAGAAAGAAAATGTTGTAGTTGAGGCAACTGATAAGATGAGAAGTGAAATTAATCGTTCACGTCAAATCATGATGAATGCAATGAGAATTGCAGAGGGTAAGAAAGAATGCCAAAATGGTATCTGCGACAAGGATATCAAAAATTCACAGAAGGATAATATCTCTAGTGAGGTAGACGAGTGTGGTGACGCAGCTTCTGCAAACGCTGGTTACACCAACGCAGAGGTTCCTGCTAGTATGACAGAAGGTGTTGTTAGCGAGGAAGAGGTACTTGGTTGGAATCGTGGTAATGATGATTACATGGACAAGTCTCATGGAACTGAGATTGGTGATAGCGCACCATTTGACGGTCCAGAGGCACGTAACATTGACGATGGTGACAAGAAGGTAACTAACACTGGTGAAATGAAGAACGGTACTGTTGAGGAAGGTGCTTCAATGCATGATTCAGATAATCAGAATACTCCAACTCCAGGTGTTGGTGAAGGTCCATCTGATGATAACAACAAACCTTTCGATGGCGAGAAGGGTAAACAAATTGATGAGGCTTTTGATGACTTCGGTGGTGAGGATGTTGATGACGCTCCAGCTCCAGAAGAGGGAGAAGGCGAACCAATGGGTGATGAACTCGGTGACGATTTAGGCGCTGAAGAGCCAATTGATGACGAGCCAATGGGTGATGAACTCGGTGACGAAGAACCAATTGATGATGAACTTGCTGATGATGAAGAAGTATATGAAGATGATGTTGAATCACGTCTTGATGCTATGGAAGAGCTTCTTTCACAGATTGCTGACAAGTTGGGTATTGGTGCTCCAAGCGTAGATGCTGATGAGTATGCAGATGATGACATCTTCGGTGACGAGGGTGATGATTTTGGTGATGAAGAACCAATTGAAGACGAACCAATCGATGATGAAATGCCAATGGAAAGCAGACATAGAAACAATGGCGTTCAAATTTATGAGACCAAAGCGTTCAAGGCTGCTATGCGTAAGCAGAGAATGAATGAAGATGGTATGAAGCCATTTAAGGATGCGGGCCGTGTTCCAAGTGGTAACATGAACAAGTTAGATGACTTTGGTAAGCATCCAGCATATCAGAAGGTAGTTATGGACTTACCTCCAAAGGATATGAAGGAATTCCCAGGTTACTATGATATGAATGACGATTCAGTTAAGAATGATACTCCTTATGGTGAGAAGATTGGTGATGGTGCTCCATTCGAAATCGACCCACAAGCAATTGACAACGCAATTGCAGAAGCATTCAATCGTTTAAAAAAAAACATAAAGTAAACGAAATAGCTTTTGAGGAGAGACCAACTAAATTGGAAATACCTAACAGCAACCCTCTAGGTGGTAGTATGGATGGCATGGGTGATTTAGATAATGCTCCAATGCCACCAATGGGTGCTGACGATATGGGGATGAATGACCCAATGAATGACCCTATGGGTGGAGGCGAACCTCCAATGGATGACCAACAACCTCCAATGGATAATGAAATGGGAGGTGGCAATCTAGAAGATGATGAGTTGAACAGCATTGTTGATGGTATGTCAGCAGAGGACAAGGCAGCAGTTGTAAAGTATGCGAAGAGCATCGCTGATGATTCAGATGCTATGCCTCAAGACGGTGGAATGTCAATGGAATCAACCTTCAACTACAAGGGTATAATTGATGAGGTTATAAATGATGTTTTGGATGGTCATGAGGGTACAAAGAGACCTGAAGACACGATGCCAAAAGAATATAGGAATCAACCAATGACACCATTCCAATCTCCATACTTTAAATAATATAAAAAGGGATACTTTCGAGTGTCCCTTTTTTGTTTTGTACAGATATTTATATAAAAATTTGCAATATGAAAATATTCGTTAAGAAAGATAATAATTTAAAGCCACTTGGTGAGGGTAAAATCTATTCAAAGAGCCAATTAAGACTAAATGAAGATGGTTTCGATGCTAATTTGGGGATGGCTAATGGTATTCAGCAAGCTCAAATGAAAGCAAAACAGATGATGAGCAAGAATCCAACAATCAACTCAGCTTCTGCTGACGCTGGTAAGCTTGATGGACAGAATGATACAACTGGAGGTGAAGGATTGAATCTTCAAGTGCCAGTTAATGCAACTGGAAGTCAACTTGCACAAGCACAGCGCATGGTTAAAGACCAATCTGCTGATGATGCACAGATTACGTTTACAAAACCACAATCACAAACTTCAATGAATGATGGTAATGGTTTGGGTGAATCAAGAATAATTGAAATGAGAAAGAACTCAATTCCATTTACAAAGAAAGAGTTAAGCAATTTCCTAAGTACCTTATAATGAAGAAAATATATCTAAAAGAAGATACAATCGCTAATGTTTTGAATAAGAGACTTTTACCTCAATTCCTATTCAAAAGTGTTAAGGCGCATGAAACATCATTGGGGGACAATAGTATGTTCCCTAGTGGTGGTGACTACCCTTTTGACTATACTTTACTAAAGGTTAGATTCGGTGAGGTGTGTGATGCGATAGAGGAATTGGGATTGGAGAGTCTTGACGAAGATTATCTTATGAGTGAGTTAAGTAATTCCCTCAAGATGTGTAAGGACATGGAAACACCTATTAGAGATACACTTGAGAAGATTTGCGAGAATGCCGTTAATAGATTGTTTGCAATCCCAGAGGAAATGCTTAACTTGAAATGTAAACTTGTAGATAAAATAAAGTTCAAGAATGCAATAAGATTGAAACCAGAATCGGATGATAAAATTACATATACATTCGATGATGTATCAGACATTGAACTTTTTGATAAATCAGTAGAGAAAAGACGTTTTATTGATTCATTAATTCAAGGTGCTGCATATACCTATTCAAAGATATTAGGGTTGTATGTAGAGGACATCGATAAGATTAACAGAGACCTCATACCATTATACATGAAGATTACTGCAATCAACGATTATCTCCTTTTTACAAAGAAAGAAGAAATGAGTGATGCGAAACCAATGCAAGGTTCGTATGTTGAAGTACATCTTGGTGGTGTCGGTGAGAAAACCACGATAAAGGCACAAGGTATTATATTTCCATTATTGCTTCAAGAGACCATTAGAGGGTTATTTGAACTGTTCTCAGCGCATGGATTACCAAGTAATAAGGAGAAAGCAATGTTCGTTGTTAAAAAGGCTGATTTTGTCCTTGCAGAGCCTTGGGACTTGAGATTTGGTGTTACACTATGGAATAAGATATTTGGCGGTGTTGAAGATACCAATATGATACCATATATGTTTACAAGTCTTATTAAACAGTCAAATGAAGAATTCAGCGCAAGCGTGAAGGAAATCCTTTCAAATACGAAAAAAGGAAATGAGATAATCGACCAATTAATGAGTGATGCTGAATATGATAATGGTTATCAGCAATTTACCAATAGAATAAATGCAAAGAATATTGATAAATCATTGATTAAAGATTCTTATTTCACTGGAGCTGAGACAAATGGATATGAGATTGATTCAGATGAATCAGAGGGTGATGTAATCGAGGAAAACGAAGATGCAGATACAATGGGACAATATGAGGCAGCACCTCAGAAGCCTATCGAATATTATCAGCAATTGGTACAGTCAGCAACCGTAGAGAACATTGATTTCCTTGAGGGTAATGTTAATGGTGTCACTGAGGACTTGATTGTAACTATCAATGGTGAGATAATGCCAAGACAGATGATTCTCCTTATGGCACAGAGCGTTAAGATTAGAATCAGCCCAGATGAGAGAGTTCCAATGCTTCAGATACACATTATATTGAATGAAGGAATCCAACGTTTGGGATTAGCGCCAAAGATATATACAAAGCTTATCTATGAGTTCGGTGCAATCTATAGCGGAGAGGGAAGAAGAATAAATAAGGAACATATAGCAAAGGTTTATGCGAAATTAGCTCAAGACCCAAATATTTATGTATATCATGATGATATGTGCTATATGGCAATGCTAAGACAAAATAATTGAATATCTTGTGATGTTTATTAGAAAAATAACGAATTAATACGTATTAATATGAATAAGAAAATAATAAGACTTACAGAATCAGACCTTCATAATATTGTGAAGGAATCTGTTAATAAAATCCTTTCTGAAATGGATTGGAAAACCTATGCAAATGCTGAAAAGAAAATGCGTGGTGAACGTGGAGATGCAGACTATTGGAGGAATAAAGGAGTAAAAGGCTTTGATGCTATAAGAAAAGCAGCAAATGCAAGAGAACGTGCTAAAAACTTTGGTGATGCTGCAAAAGATGCTTTCAATAGAGATTTTGGTTATCAGCAAGGAGAACATTATTATGATGACGATTATCAACGTGTTGGTATGGGTGGAGATTTTGGATATACAGATGAGTTTGCTCCACACGCTGCTGGTTGGAGACACGATGGTGTTGCAAGCTTAAAGCGATTCCCTCACGGTGTATATACAACAGAAAGAACACCAGAGGAATTCTTTGGAAATAATACCGATGCGGTTCAAGCCTATAATAAAGCAAAAGATGAAGTAGGAAATTATAAGAAAGGTAACTATGATTACCAAAGTGGAAAAGGTTGGGTTAAGAAATAATACATAAGAGCAATCACACTGTTGGTTGCTCTTTTTTTATTTACAAATATTTATAATTGAAATAACTTTTCGGAATATTGTTATATTTATTTAAATTTATACTGTTACAATTATGATTTACGATAGGCAAGAAATGAGTCGTGACTATGCCATGTGCTATGCCGACAAATCAAGAATTACATTTATAGAAAAGTATTTTTCAACCTTTAATGCAACTAAGGGTAAGAAAACACAATTCCACTGTTTTCCACGTCAGAGGGCATTCCTCAAGGCTCTTGCGGAGAACAGAAACGTTGTTGCGATTAAACCAAGACAGTGTGGTATTACAACATTATCAAGCGCTTGGGCTGCTGCCCAGTGTGCATTTGCATCAGCAGAGGCACCTGAGACTGTGTTGTGTATTGCCAATAAGCTTGAGCAAGCGCAAGAAATTATCATCAAGGTAAGAGATTTCCTTGAGCAAGTTCCTAGATGGTATTGGGGTAACGAGTATTTCTCAGTTGACCCTAATTCAGAAAAAAACATTAAATCTATTTTTTTAAAGGATGCAAAAGGAGAATTAAAATTGTTCAATGGTTGTAGAATCATTGCACGTGCATCTGGTCCTAATGCTTCTCGTGGTATCTCTGCTGTATCCGTCTTGATTCTTGACGAGGCAGCGTTTATTGAGGAAGGTGTGGCTGCGTTTACCACTGCTGCTGCAACTATGGCATCTAACCCTAATTCTAAGACTGTTATGGTGTCTACCCCTAACGGTAGAGACGAGCTTTACTATAACACATATAGGCAAGCATTAAGCCATGAGAATAACTTTGTGGCTGTACAGTTCCGTTGGTATCAAGACCCAAGATTCAATAAGTATCTTGTGTGGAAGAAGAAAAATGAAGATACTGGTGAATGGGAGTTTGACCAAGACCCAATAATCGACAGTGAGGGAGGAGTGAAGTATGATGAGGAAAGGTGGGCTAGACTTGAACACAATGGTTGGAAGCCTACAGCACCTTGGTATGATGAAATGTGCAAGCAGTTCAACAATGACTCAATGAAGATTGCCCAAGAGCTTGATGTATCGTTCATGGGTTCTGCTGACAACGTTGTTGCTCCAGAGTTCATTGAAATGCAAGAGAAGCTTAATACGAGAGAACCACTTGATGATTTCCATGACCCATTGGTTGAAGAGACTTGGTTCTGGAAGCGTCCAATGGAAGGACATCGTTATATTCTTGCATGTGACCCATCTAGAGGTGTGTCTGCCGATAGAACAGCTATTGAGATAATTGATATGGATGGTAGGGATGAGAATGGGCTACCGATTATCGAGCAAGTTGGAGAGTATGTTGGAAAGAAGTTGGGTGATGATATTGGAGCATTATGTTATCAATATGCAACAATGTATAATGATGCATTCATTGTCGTTGACTGTACTGGTGGTCAAGGAGATGCTGCCATATTAACACTTATAAACATGGGTTATAAAAACATGTATTATGAGGATTCAAATCAAAAGACATATACAGTTCAGAGGTCAACAAAGAACTATGATGGATATACGGATAAGCTTCCAGGTTTCCACTTCCAAGGAAACCGTTATCCAGTACTTGCAAACTTCGCAGGTCTTGTTCGTAACAATGAGTTCAAAATTCGTTCAGCTAGGGTAATCAACGAGCTTGAGACTTGGATATTCAAGGGTGAGGCAGCTAGAATTGACCACCAAGACGGTGCTCATGACGATACGCTTACGGCATTGGCTATGGGATTGTTCGTTATGCAGTACACTGTTAATAGGATACAAAATACCGCAAATAAGGATAAGGCTATTCTTAATGCGTATATGATGAATCGTGCAATCAGCATGAATAAACCAAAGATGAAGAGTGGAGAGACTATTGCGCCTAAGACTGGTTTACCTTTCTACAGTTCAAAGAAACGTATTGAGAAATATAGCAATATAGGTGGAAGTTGTATGTGGTTATTTGGAGGAGTTAAGTAAAGTAACAAATATTTATATTTATAAATAAATTTATTATTTTTTATAAAAATGGCAAAAAAGAATACAGTTTTTCAAGCCCTAGATAAAGCTATAACTGGACGTTGGACTTCTCCATCTACATCAATAGCAGAGCCACATATTAATTCATATGATTTGACTCCTAGTGATGGTAAGAGTGTAATATATAGGACAACAGATAGGGATGACTATTTACAGAAGAAACTAGAGCTTCAGCAAGATAAGTACTTGAAGGATAGATGGGTTAAGACTAATGTTAACTTGGCTGTAACCGCATATAGTGGTTTGAACAATGTCAAGTTAATGTATCGTGATGGTGACTTAATGGATGCATTTCCAGAGATTAGTGCAGCACTTGATATTGTTTCTGAGGAAAGTACGATTGTTAATGACAAGGGAATGGTTGTTAATGTTTACTCAAAGTCAGATAGAATCAAGAGTATTCTTGAAGACTTGTTTGTAAATAGGCTTAACATTCAATTAACTGGTCAGATGATTATCCGTGCTATGTGTAAGTATGGTAATCAATTTATGCTATTGGATATTGACCATAAGAATGGTGTTAAGGGTTGGAAACAGCTTCCAGTATTCAATATGGAGAGAATTGAGAATGGGGTTCAAAATCCTTATGGTGCTGGTTCATCAATCGCTGTTAACGGTGTAACAAAGGATGATGCAGACCTATCAACTCAATTTATTTGGTTGGATGATAATAATTCACAAGTACCATTCAGAGATTGGCAGATTGCTCATTTTAGATTGCTCACAAACTCATTGTATTTACCTTATGGCGTGAGTTACCTTAATGGCGCACGTAGGCATTGGAGGATGCTTTCATTAATGGAAGATATGATGCTTATCTATCGTCTTGAACGTTCAGTTGAAAGACGTGTGTATAAGATTTTCGTTGGAGCTATTGATGATGCTGATGTTGAAGCATATGTAGAGAGAATTGCCAATGAGTTTAAGAGAACACCGATTATTGACCCAGTAACTGGTCAAGTTGACCTTCGTAAGAATATTCTTGGAATTGATAATGATATATTTATTCCAGTACGTGATGAGAATGCACCAACTCCAATTGATACGCTTTCAGCAGGTCAGAACATGACAGCTCTTGATGATATCAAGTTTGTGCAGAATAAGGTGTTGACCTCACTTAGAATACCTAAGTCATTCTTGAACTTCGAGGATGGCGTTGGTGATGGTAAGAACCTTGCACTTATGGATATTCGTTTCACTAGAACAGTAAACAGAATACAGCAAGCATTCTTGATGGAACTTACAAAGGTGGCTTCAATACACTTGTTCTTGTTAGGTTTCAATGATGAGTTGACCAATTTCTCATTGACGATGAATAATCCATCAACACAAGCTGAAGGATTGGAGATTGAGAATATGCAGAAGAAGATTGATGCTGTTAGAGATGCAGTATCAGACCCAGGTAATGGTCTTCCAGTTATGTCACAAACTCGTGCTCTTAAGCAGATTATGAAATGGTCTGAAAAGGAGATTAAGGAGAACCTTGAAGAGATACGTCTTGAGAAGGGTATTGCTGCTGAACTTGAGAAAACCACACAGATTATCAAGAAGACTGGTATCTTCGATACCGTTGATAGAATCTATGGTGAACCAGGAGCAGAATACATGGATGATATGCAAGGCGGTCAAGGTGGCATGGACGCTGGTGGAGGCGCAAGCGGTGGAATGGGAGCGCCACCACCTCCAATGGGAGACGCACCTGACATGGGTGGAGATATGGGAGCGCCAATGGATGATGGTAGTGGAATGGCACCAGCCCAAGAGGGTTCAATGCCAACAGCCGATATGGGAAGTGACCCAAATGCGCCAATGGAGTCTAGATATTCAAACAAGCCACTGATAAATGAGCAGAAGAACAATAAGCTTGATGAAATGTTTAATAAATATCTTTCAACTTTGAAAGAGCGCAATGAGAAACATAGGGAAACTGAATACAAGCGTGCAGATGTTTATGATGAGGATTCATTGCTAATTAATGAAGAATTTGATAAGATGATTGATGAACTTGGTAAGTTTGTTGATAACGAATAAGATAAAGGCGTGGCAATAACTGTCACGCTTTTTCTGTTAAACATGATATTTATAAGAAATAATGTTTGAATGAAAAATAAAAGAATACTAGAGTATTTTGAGGGCAATCCAGATACTGTATACGATACAACTAATCAAGTTACTTGGAAGTGGGATAATGAAATGTCAATATCTTTCGGATATTTCCCTATTTCATTGGACAACGAGTATCTCTTTATGACTGGTTCAACAACCCATCTTATGATTGGAGCGCAAGCAGCAAAGAAATTGATGGGAAAGGCAATCAGTCATATAAAGGATACCTATATTCCTTGGATTGAGAGACAGTGTTATGGAAAGTCATATTGTCGTGGAAGGATATGGACATTTGATACTGATAAGTATCCTAGCATCATGGCATTTTGGTATTTGCCAAGTTCTAGAATGCTTAGAAAGATTGTAAATGAACTTAATATAGACCCATACAACTATATATTGGTAGTGGAAGACTCCCAGAATGCATTTGAGGAAAATCCAACAGTAGCCGAATACATAGAGTCAAATAGTAATGGTGATGATGGATTTGATGAAATCAACGAGCCATTTGCCATTGACAAGAGGGTTATTGAGATTATAAGAAGCTATAACGATACCCAAAAAAATTGGCAGACTCAGAAGGAAAAGGAAGGTTGGAAGTCACTTGCTCAGAGAAATGCGACATTGTATCAAGAGAACAGACAAAGGGTAGATGAGTATTATGAAGGAGACCCAGATACGATTGATGAGTTTGATGATAATGATGGTGGGCTTATAAAAAGTATAAACTATAGAGATAAGAATGTAATATCATTTGGATTTTTTCAAACATCATTAGATGGTGGAAAGGAATTCATATATAAGTTAGATATTTGCCATCATGATATTTGTAAAGATATTGCAAACAAAATCATAGGAAAGGCAATGGCTTCAGAAGACATTGAGGACTATGAGGTGAAAGAGGTTGCTTCATCAATATATTCCGCAGCAGCATATAAGGGACGTATTTTCTTGGATGCAAATATAATTACAACATGGTCTAGAGTATCTTCAGCAACACTTCAAGAATTGCTTAATTTAATGGGTGGTGTTGAAAAGTGGAAACATCTAAGTTATATAGTTCCAAGATGGTATGATAGTATCACTTGGGAAACAGATGAAATATCACAGAAAAACATCAATGTACTTGAATATATATCCAAAGGTATAGATGCGGATGAAAGTAGGGATAAAAAGCAAATGGAAAGAGACTTTAAGCCATTGGTTGATGAATGGATTATTGACACTATAAGGGAATATAATAGACCAAATTCAACATTGGCAGCAAAGACTGCAAAGTTGGGTAACATGACGATTGCGCAATACAATTCATTAATACATCAGGAAGAGAAAGAACCTAAACAAACTATAAAAGAAAATAATATAAATATGAAAGATAATAAGTATCAAGACTATATTAACATAATGTCTGAGGCATTACAGAAGGATGACTTCAAGGCATACGAATATGTTAAAGAAATTCTAGATGAAGCTATTGAAGAGAGCAAGCATGATAAAGAGCTTATGAACGAAATGAATACAACCAATTTCGGTGTGTTGAACCATATCTTCGAGAATGAGCTTCCAACTCTCATCAAGACAAACAAAAAAGCTGTAAGGAATGTCATTAAGACCATTAAGGAGGATAAGAACCTTATCAACCAGTTCAACTTCTACAATGTCATCAAGGAGCAGTACAATGGAAGTCATGCTGACATGATTTCATCTAAGGAAGCTCTTGAGAACCTTGCAAAGATTGTTGGTGAGAACATTGACCTCAAGACCGTAAAGGCTTCAAACAAGAAGTTAAGAAACGTGATGATTGAGAGTGGTGTTAAACCAAGTAACTTTGTTGATGAGGAATCAAGAAAGCTTTATGAAAATGGTGATGTAATCCTCACATCAAAGAGAAATACAAATAACATGATTTCTCTTGTTGAGAGTTATGATGCTGTTTGCAAATGGATGGATGCACACAAATCAGATAAGGTTAAGGATGGAAAAAATCCAGATGAAATGATTAGAGAATTTGAGGAGAAACTAAAAGATAACCTTAATGAATCTGAAATATCATTCGTACAACAGATAACTGATTTCAGAACACCAATTGCAGAGCAGAGAAAAGAAAAACTATTTAATAAGTTCAAGAATGAATGCATCAGTAAGATTAATGAAATGTTGAAGGAGGATGCAGAAAATGTTGAACTTAAGGGATTGAGTGACCAGATTAATGAAATGTCTTTTAATAAGGAAACCATTGTTAAGGACATCGCAAAGTTACTTGAGATAAGAGATATTTTGATGGATGATTAAAGATTACAAATGCAGTCAGAAATGGCTGCATTTTTTTGTGTTTCCCTCTTGATTTTTACGAAAATTTTTGTTATATTTTAAAAAGAAAAATATAGCATAAATGAAAAGATTAAATAAAGAATATAAGTTAGATGTGTGCAATCATATTTCATTAAAATATGGTACGGTAAATAGAAATAACCCACAAGTTGTATATGTAAGTGGAAAGTGTTGGGTATCCCCACAAAGAGATATGGATTACGGTAATGTTATTGATAATATAGAAAAAACGATGAGGAAGAATATAAAGTCTTTTTTAATTGATGAAATAAATTTTGATAATCGTTTTATATTGGACTTTGATATTAATATAGATGGTCTTGTACCAAGAGAGAAGAAATTCCTTTCCTTTGATTTCTATTTGCGTCAAAATGAAAATAATAAGAAGAAGTTGTCAGAGTTAAATGATTTATTTAAGAGAAAGGTTAGTACAATTGCCAATAATCTAGTATATTCTTTTAAGGAAAATGATTTTACAATAAATAAGAAGAAATAAACTCTCAAGAATATTTATTATAAAAATTAGGTATCATGAAGAAGGTAATAAGACTAACAGAATCAGAATTAAAAGCAATTGTTGAAAATTCTGTAAAAAGAATATTAAGAGAAGACGTGTTGGGAAATGATTGGCGTGAGAACGACAACGTATTGAATAACTATGAACCATTCGAGGGTGAGGAACATTCTACACCATTTGACGGTATGACGAATGACCATGACTTTGGTATAACTGGTGAACCACTTGACCAAACTCATGATGATATTAATCAAGATGATATTGTGAATGGTGATGAAGATGAATGGGCACAAGATAGAATTGACCTTATGGCAAACTATGATGATTTTCCACCAATGGGATAAAAAAATAAGCGAGACTAGGTTTAGCCTCGCTTTTTTTTATTTTTAGATGTTCTTAATTCTTACTGTAAAGCTCTTGATGTATGTGTTTCTTACACAAACGAATTCTATATTATCTTTCACTGGTGCATAAGCTTTAATTCTCTCCATGAAGGTTTCTCTATCTTTTGATGTATAATCACTCATAGGATAGCAGATATACTCTGTATAACGCCCCATATCCTTTGAATTCATATGTCTCCATCCGCATTCCCTTTCAGCCCTTAATAGAGCTTCAATAGCTCTACCATTTGCAGATGAACGATATTCATCAACTTGGTCTTGGTTAAAAAATAGGTCAGTTTGTCCGTTTGGATAAACACCAATCTCGTTTATAATTCTAGTAACTGATTCATTTATCAAACCATGCAAATCGCTTTCGGTTAATCTAATAACTTTCTTCATTTATCTTATTTTTTATGTTATAAAGTTCTTTATCTAAAATTATATTTTCATTAGTATATATACCATTGAATCGCTTTGATGTTATTTTTTCCTTCCATCTTTTTGATATAACATACAACATCTTTATGTTGTTTTCATCGCATAATTCTTTTTTTGTTATATCTAGTCTAATACGTTTATCAAGATTTGATTTTAGTTTTAAATTTCCACTAAACTCTTTAAAATGTTGTTCTCCTTGACATTCAATAGCTAATTTAAATTCTGGAATATAAAAGTCTAATGTTTGTTTACCTAACCAATTAAAATTTTTTTGTCTTTCGAATTTAATGTTATTCTCAATTAGAAAATTTCTAACAATTCTTTCCAATTTACTAGATTTACATATTGGACACCCTTCTCCTTGCAGATGCTTATCTGGAGTTTGCCAAAACTCACCGTGAATTGGACATATAATACAAACTTTTGTAGAATTGTTTATATAATCAACTTTATCATAAATGTAGTCATCTTTATGAATATTTTTAAATTCTTTAATAACCTCTTCATTAGTTTTGTTTCTACCAACACATTTTGGGCAACCTTGTTTTCTTAACGTATGTTTTTCTGGTGATTGCCAAAACTCTCCATGTATGGGACACATAATACAAACTTTTTCTTTTCTGTTTTTGTAAACAACTTTTGAATAGTCATATTTGTCACCATGAATTGATTTTGCTTCTTCTATAAATTGTTCTGTTGTTTTTCTAGTTGTGTTACCTCTTCTTTCATCATAACACTTTTGGCAACTAGAACCATTATGCAAAGAATTAGGTTTAGTCCTAAAGGTGTGATTATGTTTTTTACATCTTACTATTACATAGTTCTTATCACCATTATATTCAGATAAAAGTTCTAATTCTGGATGTTCAATCAATAAACGTTCTTTAAATTCTTCTGTTGTTAATTTCTTTGGCATAATATTTAAAATATTTAGTACTATATAAAATATAATAATAAATATTCAAAAGACAAGGTTTTTTCTCCTAATTTTTCAAAATATTTTTAATTTTTTCTATTTTTTCTGAAATTATGGGTTTATTATTTAATCTATCAGCATTCTCAAGCCAAGGTTGTAAACCTTCTTCCCCATTTAACGTTATGAAAGCATTATTGGTGCTAGGGTCACTGACTACATCCCAACATATAAGTTCAAAATCTTCACCCACGATATATTGTCCAAGTTTTTGTTCGACTGAGCCAACACCTCTTGATGAAACGCCAATCTTAATACCATTCATAAGTAGATTAGCCATTTCGTCACCACGTGTGCTTACGATACCATATTTTCTAAATCCATATGAAGTATTGATTTCAAGTTTTCCGACTAATGTTCTACCTTCCCAATGAAGTTCAATAATATTTATTGCGATTCTTCCCAAATCGATTGTTGATTCTGCTGGATGATTCAATTCACCAATTGCTCTTCTATCATTAATCTTTTCTTGATATATTTCTACTTGTTTCTTCAATACACCTTCTGGGTATATTCTACCATTTGCGTTTTTAACGCCAAATTTCTGAAATACAGCATCCACAATAAATGGATATGGGACACTCCATCCTTCATCTTCAAGGCTTTCTTTAATCTGCTTTGGATTTTTGATATACATGTATCCATCATTTTCAATAAGGATTCCATGTCCAGTCTTACCTTCCTTTATTATCTCTAATTCAGCTTTTTTCATCACTAATATTTTTTATTAATAAATATTTGTCCTTTTCTAAATATTTATATATTAGTCAATAAAACCAAATAGTAAAATATCTATATTTCCATTATTTTTAGGGGTATATAGAATTTTTTTGGTATTTTTGGTATATTTATAATTAAAATAATGTATTAAATCTATTTTCTAAATGAGCAAAAATATTAGAAGCAAAGTAGTTAGAGAATCTTTATTGGATTACAACACACTCGCAAATTCTTTGAAGGAAAATACTGAGAGTGCAGTTAAAGCTCTTTTGGGCGAGGCTGTACGTGATACATATGCCAAGTTATTGTCTGAAGACGATGACAAGGACTACGAAGAGGGTGAAGTGGAAGATACTAGTTCTGATATTGCAAACGATGCAGAATCTAGCGATGTTGTTGACGATGGTCAAGCAGACGCAGACGCTGGTATGGACGCTGAAGGTGGCGATGTAGAAGGTGGAGAACTTGAGGGTGGTGAAGAGCCAATCGAGGGTGACCCAGTGGATGACGGAGCTGTTGAAGGCGAAGGAGGCGATGAATGGGCAGAGTTTGATAAATATAAGGTATCAGACGATGAGTATGACTTTACAAATGCGGAAGACGAGGAAATCGTAAAGGTTTACAAATTAATGAAGAATGATGACCAAATCCTTGTACATAAAGATGACAATGGAAATGTGAACATTCAAGACAATGAAACTGGAGCTGAGTACCTAATCAATCTTGGTGATAATGATGATTCATTTGATTCAAGTGACGATGAAGTAATTACTGATGACAGTGCAGAAGATGATTTTGAAAATAACATGGATGATATGAATGAATCAACAGAGAGAATGTTTGAACTTGTACTAGAGTATGATTCAAACGTAGGCTACACTGACAATTATCAGAAGAAGGATGTAATGACAAATCCAGGTATGTCAGAGCCAGGTAAAAATGTAAACGATTGGGATGCAGGTGTACCAAAGGGCGATTCAAAGCCTTGGTCTGGATACCCAGGTAAGAAAAATAAGGCAGATAAACCATTCAACGCTGGTAAAGGTAAAGAACTCGAAGAGGAAGAGAACCTTGAGGAATCAGCAGCAGAGTGCGGTGGAAGAATGGGTGCTCATGGTAGAATGATGGGAACGAAATCTCATAACCCTATTAAGGCAAAGAAGAATTCTCCAATGAACCAACATCACGTTTCAACTGCTGGTGAGTACGATGGCAATCCAACCAATGAGAGCTTCATTAAGAGAGCGAATGCAGTTCTTGAGGAAAACAAGGAGCTTAAATCTACCTTGACTGACCTTATGGAGCAGTTGAAGAAGGTATCTGTAACAAACCACAATCTTGCACAGATTATTAAGTTGGTTTCTGAGAACACAACCTCTAAAGATGAGAAGAAGGAGATTATCAACAGATTCAAGAATGAGGGTAAGACCATCGAAGCTTCTCAAGCACTTTATGAGTCAATCAGTCGTGAGTTGCAGAAGACCAACAAAATGAACATCACTGAAGAGAAGAGTCTTACAGTTGAGGGTTCACAGAAAATCAATGAGACACCTATTTATAAGTCACAAGATTTGTTAGATTCTCTTGATTTAATGCATAGAATGATGAAATAATTAAATTTTTCAAATTTCGTGTATATTTATTAGAAAAAAAATAACTAAGTAAAATAAACTTCATTTATCTATATGAAAGAATTTTTATCAGCTGGTGTAGTTGGAAATATTGAGTACAACGCACAAAAACAGATACGTGAGAGCATTCAGAACCGTTGGGACAATCTTGGTTTCACCGAGGGTCTTCCAGAGGGTATCAAGGAGAATGTTGCTACATTGTATGAGAATGAGGCAAAGCACTTGATTTATGAGGCTACTGCTTCTGATAACAGTGGTTCTTTTGAAACCGTTGTTTTCCCAATTATTAGACGTGTATTCAGCAAGCTTCTTGCTAATGACATCGTATCAGTACAGGCTATGAACCTTCCAGTAGGTAAGTTGTTCTTCATTCTTCCTGTAACTTCAGAGAGAGAGTGGGAACTCCCAGCAGATGCAACTGGTGCAACTCCTGGTGATATTATCGATGGAACAACTGGTCGTCATAAGGGTCTTATGGGTTATGACCGTGTAAACCGTAATAAGGAAGGTCGTGTAGAGCCAAGATATTATCTCCCAGATGAGACAATTAATGAACTTCAGAATGCATGGTATATTCCAGTTCTTAGTGACGAGGATACCTATGACACATTCGAGGCAGCAAAAGAAGCAGCAGAGGCAGCTGGTCTTAATCCAACAGCTATCCGTAAGGTAGGTCCTGAGGTAACTCAGTACTTCCAGAAGTCACTTTACGATTTGTTCTACAATGACTTCTTGTATGACAACTCTAAGGGTAAGGTTACTATCAAGGTTGGTGAGGCAATCCCAGTATTCTTGACCCCTGGTGGTGTTCGCCCATTCGGTGCTGACAATCTTAATCAGTACTTCAAGAGTGGTTTCGATGGTACTATCCGTAACGTCATCCTTGAGATTGATGGTTTCTCTTCATTCAACGCTTCTAAGTTGACTGGTCCTGACGGAAACGAAATGGACACTGAAGGATTCCTTGCTTCTCTTAAGGTTATCACTCAGAAGGAATTTGCAGCAGCTAATGTTCCTGGTTCAGAGAGCGTAATGACTGCATCTTTCAGAAAGTTTGAGTCTGTTCCATTCAGAGTTGTTACTCAGAAGTATGGTAAGGGTATTGTAGAGTACGGTGCAGCTTGCGATGCAGAGGGTAAGATGTATATTGAACTTGACTTGGCTAAACCAGTAGTTCAGCAAGCAGGTACAATCGATGGTTATGTTGGTGTTGACGCAGCAGCTCTTGATGCAGCTATCGTTAAGAGTGGTAGCACTATCGATTATGAGGCAACTAAGGAGAACATGAAGGCTTTGTTCAAGATTGCTTGGGCACAGTATGATTCTCTTGAGCTTGAGACCGAAATCGGTGAGGTTAGCTTCAAGCTTGATTCAGTAACCGTATCAGTTGAGGAGAGAAAGCTTCGTGCAACATGGTCTCCAGAGTTGGCACAAGACGTTTCTGCATTCCACAACATTGACGCAGAGGCTGAGTTGACAGCTATCCTTTCAGAGCAGATTGCAGCAGAAATTGACCGTGAGATTCTTCGTGACTTGCGTAAGGGTGCTCCTTGGCAAGCTCGTTGGGATGTTAATGGTTGGAGACGTATGGCTGCATTCTCAACCAACTATACTCAGAAGGATTGGAATCAGGAGTTGATGACTAAGATTAACCAGATTTCTGCACAGATTCACAAGTCTACACTTCGTGGTGGTGCTAACTTCATTGTAGTATCTTCAGAGATTAGTGCGTTGTTCGATAACCTTGAGTACTTCCACGTTTCTGACGCTAGCGCAGAGAGCGACCAGTACAACATGGGTATCGAGAAGATTGGTGCTCTTGGTGGACGTTACACCGTTTACCGTGACCCATATTCTCCACACTGGTCAATGATTATTGGTCATAAGGGTAAGTCACTTCTTGACACAGGTTACATCTATGCACCATATGTGCCAATGCAGTTGACCCCGACAATGTATAATCCATTCAACTTTGCACCTGTTAAGGGTATTATGACGAGATATGCAAAGAAGATGGTAAATAATCGTTACTACGGACATGTTCGTGTAGATGGTCTTGTACATTGGAGCATTAATGAATTCAGATAATAACTGATTGAAAATCAATACTTTATAAAAGTTGCCAAGTAAGTTACTTGGCAACTTTTTTATTTTATATGCTAAAATTGTATTGGGAAAGTTATCTTTTTTTATTACATCAAAATATTTATTGTATGGAAAAAGTTATTATATTTTATAATGAAAGTATAATAAAAAATACTAGTAATTTTATTAAAAATACCACTTGCATAGAAAAAGTTATCAAAAAAATTGCTTTTTAGAAATAATTTATATATCTTTGCATAAATTAATAATGTGTATGAAACCAATGAATTATTGGAATAACAAGGAGAATTGTCTAAATGAAGCTAAGAAATACAGAACAGCCTATGAACTACAACGTGCTAATTGTGGCTGTTATGCTGGTCTTAGACGTAATGGGTGGGTATATGAAGCATATCCTACCAAGGATGGAATTAAACAAATGAACTACTGGAAGAATAAGGACAAGGTAATAGAAGCAGCTAGACAGTGTTCTACCAAGATGGAGTTCAAGAGAAGGTTCGGTGGTGCATTCAATGCTGCAATCAGATATGGCTGGGAAGATGAGGCTTTCAGTGGGTTTACGAAAACAATAAAATATGCTGACCTAGATGCAAAAATACATTGTGTTTATGTATATGAGATTATTGAGTTGAAAACTTGTTATGTTGGTAGAACATCAGACTTACATAAAAGAGATTTGTCTCATAAACGTGGTAGAAGGCACAAGGACGGGTCTATAACATATGATTCGTTGTATATGTTCTGTGCTAGCAACAACATACAGATACCAGAGCCTTCTGTGAAAGACAAAGAGCTATCTGGTGAGGAGAGTCTGATTAGAGAAGATTATTGGGTTAATTCATATAGAGAGAATGGGTGGAATGTGATTAATAAGGCAAAGACTGGGAGGCTAAGTGGTTCTCTTGGTGCTATTAAAAAGTGGAATTATGAGACTTGTAAAGAGTTCTGCAAGAGTTACACATATAAAAGTGAAGTAAAAAGTGCGAATTACAGTTGTTATTATACTTGTTTAAAGAATGGTTGGTTTGAAGAATTTGGAATAAAAAATAAATATAACTATGGGAAGAATAGGTAAGGTTATTGATGCCGAAGAGCTGCGTAAGGCATATGAGGAGATTGGCAACATAAAGGAGCTTGCAAAGAAGTTCCACACATCAAACAACAGGATGATAAAGCTTCTTGCAGATAATGGAATTGAGACTAAGAAGGTTGGTAACAAGATAGAAGTATCAAAAAATGAAATTAAATCAATTGTCAATGATTACGAGAAATATAATTTGACGATGAAGGAGATATGTGAAAAGTATAATCTCAAGGTTGATAAGGTTAGAGAAATTCTATCTGGTAATGGGGTTGTTGCACATAGGTGGCACGGACACACAAAGAGTTCCAATGCTAGTAAAATAGGCATAATAAAGAAAATAACAAGCATCCTTGAAGATAATGAAATTGGTTTTGAAATGAATTCTAAAATATCAAAGAACTTAACTGTAGGCTTGGTCGCAAATGGTGTATGTGTTGATGTTTACAAAAACAAATACCTTGTTGAATCAATAAATGAAAATAACAAGACCCTTCTATTGAAACGTAATGAGATGTGTCTTAAATATGGCTACAAGTACATACAGATATTAGAAGATGAATACAAGGATAATCCAAGTATTGTCATATCTAAGGTAACACATATTCTTGGATTAGATGACCCAATAAGAAAAATACCAGCAAGGAAATGTACAGTTCAAGAGATTTTTAAGGAAGATGCAGAACGTTTCCTTAATGAAAATCACATACAAGGGTTTGTTAGTTCAACTGTGTACCTTGGGGCTGTTTTTGAGGGCGAAATAATAGGCGTAATGGCATTTTTGAATGAGAACAAGGGTAACTGGAATCTTACAAGATTTGCTTCATTGAATGGATATATATGCCAAGGTCTTGCAAGCAAGATGTTAAAACATTTCACTAGGAATTATAACCCAGAGTATATACGTTCATTTGCAGATAGGAGGTGGACTCTTGATAAGGACAACAATGTATACACAAAAATTGGATTTGCATTAGATGAAATTCTAAAGCCAGAATATAGATATTATAATCCACAAGTTGATAAATACAAGAGATTTCATAAGTTCGGGTTTAGAAAAGCAACTCTACATAAAAAATATGGGTTTCCAATGACAATGACAGAGCTAGAAATGACAAAGGAACTTGGGTATGATAGAATTTGGGATTGTGGATTATTTAAATATGTATGGAGAAAGTCTTTAAAATAAAAGTGAAGTTTTTAATATTTATATATAAGTTTTATATGATTTTTTACTAATAACTATTTTTAATTTTATATTTTATGAAGTACAATTTTATTAATAATTCAGAATTTAAGGACAACATTTTATTAATTCCATTCACAGAGAATGTTTTAAAAAGAAGTAATATCAAGACTGAAACAATAACAATAGATGATTGGGATTTGGATAGAATCTATCTGACGATAGATGGGAAAGAATATACTATTAGGATGTGGAATATATGGGAAACGGAAAAAATGGTAAACTTTGAGTGGAGTCTCATTACTTGGTTAAATGGTGAATCTAGTGGAACTACATTAACAAGAGGTTACTCAAGATTTAGAAAATCTGATTATAAAGATAAACAATAACTACAAGCAATAAACAATTAAATATCAAGCAGTCAAGTTTTTTGACTGCTTTTTTTATGCCATAATGAATTAATGAAAGTGAGTAAATATTTATATAAAAGAAAATAACTAATAAAATTAAAATATTTCAAGAATTATGGCAGATAATGCAAGAGGAATACATGTTTCACCTGGTATCTATACTCGTGAGATAGACATCAACTACGCTGTACGTAGCCTTGGAATCACAACACTTGGTGTTGTTGGTGAGACCTTGAAAGGTCCAGCTTTTCAAGCAATGGACATTGCTAACTGGCGTGAGTTCCAAGAGGTGTTTGGTGGAACAAGTACAGAAAAGTTCAAAGGAAGTCAATATCCTAAATACGAGTTGCCTTATATAGCTAAGTCTTACTTGAGCGAGTCAGAGCAACTTAAGGTTGTTCGTGTTCTTGGTCTTAGTGGCTATAACGCAGGTCCTGCTTGGCTTGTTACAGCAACAGATGGCAATAGTGGTAGCACACCAATAGCTGTTGCTGTAATCCGTTCAAGAGGTACTTATAATCCATACGAAACTGGTTCTACTACTGCATGTACATGTGAGGAGACAAAATATGACGTTCTTAAGTACTTTGTTGGAGAAAAAGCAACTAGTGGATTAGCTGGAAATATTTGTGCCAAAAATGGTTATAATATGAAAGCTCTTCAAATTAGACCTTATGTACCAATGGATAGCAATGGAGATGAATGTTCTGGCTATGGTATGGGTGCTGACAGTGGAGCAACAAATTTTTTGATTTCTCAAACTAATCATGGAAGATTCAAACTTGTTGGCGTTGTTGGTGTATATAATGCTAGCGGAGACACTGGTACAGATGAAATTATAAAAGCTGGAGAAGGAAAGTCTAGTAATACAGCCCACACACGTTCTTGGGCAGAATCGATGGGTTACTTTGAGTATCCTGTAACTCTTAATCCATATGATAAGGAGTATATTCTCAACGTTCTTGGTTCAAAACCTTACGATGGTGATGCTCCAATCTTTGTTGAATCTCTTTATGACGTTGCTCTTGACCAAGCAATCATTGAGGGTAGTGTGAACAAAATTAGTAGCGCACTAACCGAGTATGATGCTTTTTATACAGCAGATTATTGTCATCATGAACCAGTATCTAGCTTGATGGTGAAGGCTCCAGAAACTCTTAGAAGAAAGGATGTTGGTGTAAGAGTTTTGGCAGATGGTGAAGCAATTAAACTTGGAATGTATGCAACACCTTATGACTATAATACAAATAAGCCTTATACAGTAAAGACAATTCCAAGTGGTTATACAATTGTTAATGTAATGCCAGAAGCTATTGCTGCTGGAACCGATGAACAGAAAGCTACTTGGTCAGCAAACACATTAGCACAAGTTGCAGTACTTGCAGGACAAATTTACACTGTAAGACAATATACAAATGCTGATGGTAAGAGAGATTACCATTATGGATATTATGACAAAGCAAGTGTATCAGCATTTACTACTTCATATGCCACTGCTACCCCTATCAAAAAGGTTGACCCAACAAATCTTTATGGAAACCTTAAGGGTGGAGGTACAAAGGGTATGGAAAGCGATAGTAATCTTGCTACTATGGATTGCGACAGCAGATTCGCTACTCTAGTGCTTAACACTTATGATGGTCTTTACTATAAGATGGTAGGTGATGAGGTTAAGTATGTACAACTTGATATGAATGATTATAAGTCAGCATACAGATATGCTTCAACTCCTTGGATTGTATCTAACTTGAAGGGTGACTATAATCACGTTGAACTTAACAAGTTGTTCAGATTCCATACAATCACAGATGGAAACAACGCTAACTACGAGGTTAAGATTTCTATCGAGAATATCAGACCAGATGATGGTGTATTCGATGTAGTAGTACGTAGAATTGACGATGCTGATGAGTCAATCGTTCCACTTGAGAGATTCAGTAAATGTTCTATGATTCCAGGTGATAGCAACTATATCGCTTACAAGATTGGTTCATTCGATGGAGTATATGAGTCTAAGTCTAAGTACATTACTGTTGAGGTAAATGAGACAACTGCTGCTAAGATGTCTGTTCCAGCAGGTTTCTTGGGATATCCAATCCCTCAGTACAGTGGTATCACAATTACTGGAAGCGGTTCATCTGTTAACTTCCCAATATTGAAGTATAATAGATTCTTTGACCCAGATATCAAGAATAGAAAACAGTACTTTGGTCTTTCTTCTTGGGTAGGTGTTGATATTGACAACTTCACATTCAAGGGTAATAAGGCATATATTGATAATCCAGCATTCTTAACTAGAGGTTTCCATCTTGATTCAAGACTTGATGCTGATAATGGAGGTATTTCAGCATACACAGTTGATGGAGAAAGTGGGTATAAGTTCGATTGCGTTTCTACAAACTCTAGAACATCTACATTGTCTGAGCCACCAATTATCGGTACTGAAGATGATATGTATGGTTCAATCTACGAGTATGTAAATCTTCGTAAGTTCACTGTATTCTTCTACGGAGGATTCGATGGATGGGATGATTACAGAGACCAGAGAACCAATACTGACGGTTACAAGATGTCTCAGTACAGAGGATTCATCAATCAAGGTAGCGGTGAGGGTTACGCATTCAATAGAATCAAGAATCCAGACCTTCTACAATTGAATCAGAACGGTATTACCTCTGACTGGTATGCTTACTTAAGTGGTATCAGACAGTTCTCTAATCCAGAGGCTACAGATATTAATGTATTCGCTACTCCAGGTATCGACTATGTAAACAATAGACTTCTTGTTGAGGAAGCAATTGAAATGGTTGAGGAGGAGAGAGCAGATTCAATTTATGTTGTAACAACTCCAGATAAACCAAGTGGCGCAGGTGACTACGTTGATGAAATGTTTACACCAGAAGAGGCTGTAGATAATCTTGAGGATGCTGAAATTGATTCTAACTATACTTGTACATATTATCCTTGGGTTAAGTATCTTGACCAAGATAACAATCAGTATATTTATCTTCCAGCAACAAAGGATGCAGTTAGAAACTTTGCACAGACTGATAACACAGCTTATCCTTGGTTTGCACCAGCAGGCGTTGGACGTGGTAACGTTGACTGTGTAAGAGCACACTTCATCACTAAGCTTGGAGACGAGGATGTTCTTTACGAGGGCAGAATCAACCCAATTAAGACATTTGCTCAAGACGGTCCAAAGATTTGGGGTCAGAAGAACTTGCAGATTAATGAGTCTCAACTCAATAGAATCGCAGTTCGTAGATTGCTTCTTAGAATGAGAAAGTTGATTGCAATCTCTTGTATCGGTCTTATCTTCGAGCCAAACGATGCTACTGTTAAACAGTCATTCTTGTCAACAGTTACTCCAATCATGGATAGCATCAGAAGCAACAGAGGTATCTCTGACTACAGAATCGAGATTAATGATACAATCGAGTCAAGGGAGAGAAGAGAGCTTCCAGTGAAGATTTACTTCAAGCCTTACAATGCATTAGAGTACATTACAATCGACTTCATCATCACACCAGAAGGAGTGAATTTTGAGGACATTTAAATAACACTATAACGAAAAAAGTGGAGGAATTTAAGTTCCCCCACTTTTTTTATAATCCGTATTCAGAAAGGTCTATATCGACTTCCTTTGCAGCTTCCCTATCAATGTCCCTCACAACCAAATCTCTCATCTTGGAGAGCATTCTAATAGCTTCTATATTCTCACAGCGAATTGCTTGTGTTAAAGCTGAACAATCAATATCGTTAATTGCATTGATGTCAACATCTTTTTTAAGGAGTAGTTCTTTAGCAACCCAATTTAAGCGTTTCCAAGTGCAACAAACAATAAGAGCAGTATCTTCAGTGAGGTCTTTGGCATTGAAGTCAAATTTTGCAGATTCTAAAGTCATTTTAATCATCTTTTCAAATACCTCTTTCTCTTGCGGTAATTTACAGATTTCTTCAGAACCATACATATATAATAATGACCCAAGAAGAGTTTCACCAAAGCCATCTTCAACAGCAGAATCGAATGTTGGATGATTCACAATCACCTCAAACAAATCGTACATATTGGAATTGATTGCCGAGAAAATAGGAACTCTCTGATTATACTCATAAGACACATCAATACCTCTCTCAGAATTAATAAGATTGATTGCGCCTTGTTCATCACCACTATCAATCAGTTTGTGTAATTGAATGCAAGCATCGACATTTTTCTCAACCTTGCCAATACCTTTTAAACTAAATCCTTTTTTCATATATAAAAAATGTTTTTGCAAAGGTACGAAAAAAAATTGGATTAACCAAGTAAGTTAACCCAATTTAACATATATTTACCATATTTGGCATAACAACACCCATGTTACAATCACTTGTAGAAGGTGTATTGTTTGGTCAGCCATGAGATTTATATGGAGTTTGTTGCATTTTTCATTATCAATCCAATAGTGTATAATGGTGTTGATGATAAATGCACCTAGCAATAGATACGATGAGACTGTAGGCAATAATATCATGCTTGGGATAAGTATCATTATAGACCAAGACATCGAATGAATTAGCAATGCCATTTTATAGTCATATTTATACAGTGACTTATATTCAAATAATTTTTCCCACCATACCTTTTGTTTCATCTTTGCCAAGTTACCTTGGAGATAGAAATCATCTACAATATGGGCTAGAATCATAAATAGTAGTAGTTTTATCGTCATATGTTATATGCTTTATAGTGGCAAATATATAGAAAATAATTAAGAATTCCAAAAAAATATGTGAAAAAAACTATGTATTTTATATTTATTAATAAAAATAGGGTAAGAATAATAAAATAATCTAGATTAAATATTTGTAAAAATGAGTGATTTACTTTTGAAAATGCCTCTTAACTATGAGCCGTTAAGAAAAAATAGATGGTTGTTAAGATTCCCAGCTGATTTGGGTATTCAAGAGTGGTGGTGCAAGAGTGCAAGCAGACCACATATCCAGCAAGAAGGAAAGGCAATTGAATTTTTAAACACAGAGACATACGTTGTTGGAAGATACAAGTGGGCTACAATTCAAGTAACTTTGAGAGACCCAATTGGACCTTCTGCTTCGCAAGCAGTTATGGAGTGGATTCGTCTTCACTCTGAGTCTGTAACTGGTCGTCAAGGCTATGCAGCTGGTTACAAGCGTGATGTTGAGCTTGAAATGCTCGACCCAACTGGTGTTGTTGTATCTAAGTGGATTCTTAAGAATGTAATGGTTACTGACGCAGATTTCGGAAACCTTGACTATTCTTCAGATGACTTGGCAGAGATTACATTAACATTGCAGATGGACTATGCAATCTTAGCATACTAAAAAAGAGGTTTTAAAACAATCAATAATAAGTGTGAGAAACTATTTGTTTCTTGCACTTATTTTTTTATTATTTAAGAAATAATAACAATTTAAAATAGTAAGAAATATGCCAACAGGTAGAAGTTATTCATTAAATGATTTAAAATCTGCACTAAAAACTAGAATGGCAGAGTTTGAAATGCTTAATAAGACACTCATAGAAGCAATCGAGAAAGGCTCTAGTGAGGTAACTATTGATGCAATTAAGGAAGCAATTAAGGATGCTGAAGAGAATATTAAGACTCTGAGGGATTGGATTGAAACAAAGACAAATGATAAGGATGAAGCTAGTAAGACCACTTATTCATTCTATAATGAAATAAAGAAACCTACACTCCCAAGGTCAGTTAAAGTTGAAAGAAGTAAAAAGCTATCTGAAATTAAGAATAATCTTGATAAACTAGAAAACGAGCTTAAGGATTTGAAGGAAACAAAGAACAATTTCTTTGATGGTATTAAAAAGGGTACAAGTTCAAAGAAATTGGATGATGTGATTAAGAAAGACCTATCAAGTGACTATAAGCCTTACGATAGTCCTTACAACAATCTTAACTATGATGAGATATATAAGAAGCCAAATACAATCAATTTCTTGAATAGTATAACTGACTGTAACGATGAAAAGTGTAAGGACTCAGAGTACTGTAAGTATATTTGCAATACAAATAGATTTCTTGTAAAATTCAACGGATTCCCTATCATAATCAATGAATGGCTAGTTAAGAGACTTGACTATCTTTGTACAAGTCAAATCAGTGTTACAATACAAGACCATCTTGTAAATAATAGACCAGTTATTGCAGATATAAGGGAATGGTTCAGAAGAGACTATGGAAATAAGTTTGGTATAACAATTGAGCATCTTGATAGAACTGGACATACATTATATTCTGAATGTTTACATGAATGCGAGATAAGTGATATTGTTAGAAGCAGTTTGGACTACACTGTAAACGATTTTTCAACAATTACAATGCTTATTACCTTTAAAGAGGTTACTTATGAAACAGCCCATTAAAAAGCGTGGAACTTCCATAATTAAAAATAAATCGAAGAAGCGTACAGTTCCAAAAACAAAATCAGTTATAGGAACTGTGCGTCCTCATCACCAGAAATATGGGACATCAAAACTTGAGGAAGACTTTGCAAGAGAATTTTTAGATAAGTTAGAAGTAAAATATGTGTACCAATTTGAGGCAAAAGATATCGGTAGGTTTTTTGATTTTTACCTCCCAAGTCACAATCTTATCATTGAAGTTGATGGAGGATATTACCATAGTGACCCAAGAGTTGTTGATGAAAATCAACTTAACCCAATGCAGAAACACAATAAACGAGTGGACGAGCATAAGAATAAATGGGCGTTAGTACATGGGATACCAATTATGAGAATTTGGGAGAAAGATATTCGTGAGAATCCAAAGATGGTAATGGAAGAATTAAAGAAAAGGTTATATATTGAGGATAAGAAAATTACAATCGCTGAAAAGAAAAATAAAAGACATATTAATAAAATAAAGTAAGATATATTTATTTTTTACAAAGTTAAAAGTTATGGAAGTTACATTATATTTACCTTACTATGATTATAATGATGGAAACTTTGACGTGAGCAATGATTATTACAATGAGAACGAATATTCAGATGCCATGTCTAAGGATTTCAATAAAAGTAAGGACATTGTTTATAATTCTGTCCTAGCTGCAAAAGAGGGTACAGGAAGCCTTATTCAAGGTACAGATGGACACACATACAAGTTTGGACAGAAAACCTCTCAGAGCGAAGATAAAGTGGCTTATTCGAGCTGTATTGGCGAATTATCTGACATTAATGGCAGCAGTGAGACAGTTGATGGGTTTATAAGCAAGTTTGCACAACAGAAACAGTTCTTGGAACTTGTTGAATTTAATTTGGATACCTCTGAGGAAGAATTTGAAACTGAATTATCTTTGTGGTCTAGGGAGCATGCTAGCATTAACAAATATAAGGATAAGTTAGGAGAGGATTGGGTATTGGCAAAAGAGCCAAAGAGAAATTTAAAGGTACAATTTAAGAACAATGCGAATCAAGATACTTATGCAGTATTGGAAGATTGCAGAATAATGGATATTATTGATGGTAATACATTTGTGTTGTTTATTGAGAGAATAACATTGGTAGATAAAATATAATAGAATGGCAAAGAAGAAATTAACACAAGAGCAAGAGAATGAAATTAAGACTCTTCTTGCAAACAATGAAATGCTTGAAAAGACCAAGAAGGAAGCTGAAAAGAGAGGCAATAAGAATTCCGTTCAGCAGATTGAGAGGGCGCAGCAAGAGGTTATAGACCATATTAGCATGATTGACCCAAGCGCAATATCAAATGCTCCACGTAAGACATCTTTGAGTTCAAATAAGAAAGTAATAAAACAAGACAACTTATTTGATACTGACATGTCAATTTTTGACATTTTAGAGGAAAACGAGAAGAACAAGCAAGACTTGGTTGAAAGTCAAATCAAAGAAGAGATAGAACAAGAGGTTTCTTGGAGTGCTGATGATTTAGTTCCAAGTGAGACAACAATTGCCACAGAGACAACCTTCAATGATATTGACCCATCAATTCAATATGATGTAATTCAATTGCCAAGTAACGGTCAATGTTATAGAAACAAAATGGATAGATTGCCAGTGGCTTATTTGACAGCATATGATGAGAATATCATTATGTCACCAAACTTGTATAAGGATGGACTTGTTATTGATTTCTTGCTTAAGAATAAGATTATGAATAAGGAAATCAATGTTGATGACCTTGTTAGTGGCGATATTGACGCAATTGTTTTGTTCTTGAGAGCAACTAGCTACGGTCCAGATTTTCCAATTGTTGTGGCTGACCCAGAAACAGGAGAACAGATTGAGACAACTGTTGACCTTACAACATTGAAACCAAAGGAGTTTAAGCTTGTTGGTGATGAGAATGGTTGGTTTGAATATATTACACCAATTAAAAAGGATACAATTAAATTCCGTTATCTCACTAGAAAACAAGAGAAACAGCTTAAGAAGGTCACTGAGCTTGAAAGCATAGGAACAAAGGCATTTATGCTTAATGAGGAAAAGGAAACCCTTTTAGCTGCATTAGTTGGTGATGAATATATTGCCGAGAATGATAAGAAGGTAATTAAGGCTGCAACATCTGTCATTGAAAGATGGACTGAAAAACTTAAGAAAGTTAATGAATCCAAGTTTACAAAGATTATGACAAATGCAATGCAGTTGCAGATTGTGGCTGTTAATGGAAACACTGATAGGGAATTCATCAGAAAGTATATTAATATGATGCCAGCTAGAGATTCATTGATGTTGAGAAAATATATAAATGACAATAGACCTGGAATTGACTTTAATATCGAGGTTCAGAGACCAGAGAGTCTTGGAGGTGGCTCGTTTAAGACCTTTCTTAACTGGGACGATTCTGTTTTCCTCAATATCTCCGATGGCAGAGAGGAATCTTAAAGATGAGTTATTCGCTTGTCACATGTATGTTAAGATTCCATATGAGGCGTTGATGAAGATGCCAGTGATGGATAGGAAATACTACATACATAAGTACAATGAATACATGGAGGCTAGAAATGAGGCAATGAGTGGAAATGAAGGTGGGTCATCCTCACATGATATTTCCAAATTCACAAGCATGAGTCAAGGACTCGATGGCGATGATATTGCAGAAGAAATGGGGTTATAAAAATAAAATCATAAATATTTTACAATATAATGAAACAAGCAATAAACCAAGATAATACTAGTAGAATAACTGAGGTAATACAAATTGGAAAAGAGGTTATTTTCCATATGAGAGAGGGAATTGACGGAAGACATTTGGGAACATTCTTATGCGGAACGCAAGAAATGGCTGATTTTGATTTTGAAGAACTTGTTAAGGAAAATAATCTAAAAATAATAAACAATGGTGAATGGAAAAGCGAGAATCTTTGTTGACTCTCGCTTTTTTTTTTCTTTATTAAGAATTCGCAAATGCATAATCATGAGCTTTCTTAAGTTTCTCAGCAATTTCAATTCCATATTCGGAAAGGTCAATGCCATATTCATCAGCCATTTTCAAATCATCAATACTGACATTTAAATCTTTTCGTTTGGCGATAATCTTAAGTGCTTCAAAACTCTCATTTTCAATGCAATTTTCAATCAAGCTACCAAATATGTCATCACAAATATTAACATCAACATCTTTTCTTTCAGAAAGTATTGTAGTAAGCCACACTGAATTGTATTGACAAGCAATACAGATTGGTGTCATATTAGAGATATCTTTTTTATTTAAGTCAGTCTTTGAATTGTTTAAAATAGCAATAATTATTTCTTTATAATGATTACATAACGATTCATTTGCTTGAACTTCATCATTGGCGAAGAATAAAATCATATGATGTAGAAGTGATTCTCCAAATCCATTATCACTATTTGGATTAAAATTTGGATGATTTATAATAGAAATAGCTAATTTTGTCATATTGTGGTTTACTGCTTGTATAAGCAAAGGAGAATAATAATAAAAATTGACATCCATATCTTTATTATTTTCAATAATATCAAGAGCTAAGTTTTCTTCTCCATTCCAAATGTGCATTAGACAAACTGTTTCTGATGTTTGTTCCTCGTGTTCCAATTGTTTCATCCTTACATTTGAAGAAATATTAGTTATGTCAATTTCAATTGTATCGTCACAACACATTTTTATTTTACCCTCAAAATACAATAATGCGGTCATATCAATGTTTTTGACCACTTCGTCATAATTTTCAATCTTACCTTTACGAATATAACAAGGAATGCAGTAGTTATCTTCTCGTACAATAACTCTTTTTACTGTACCATTCTTTTTACCTTCACATTCAGACCAATCAATGAGTGATTCTACTTCACCGATAAAATGTACTTCATTACCATTTTTAACTTCTCGACTTGTAATAATGTCCTTAATTGTTTTAATTTTCATATGCATTGCTTTTAATTAATATATTTGTGGTGTAAAGATACGAAAAAAAATTGGAATAACAAAGAAAATTAATACTAATTAACAAAGAAAAAAACGCTCAAGGGTTTCCTTGGGCGTTTGCTTTTATCTGATTATATTCTCTATTTAAGTTGCTTATATAATTCCCTAATGCATCATATATTATATTGCTGTATTGGGATATTTCATTTGGATATTTATTTGTTAGGTCTTGATATCTTAGCGATATCTGTGACAAGTTTCTAAGTGAATCTGCCAATTTAACACTTGGCACATTATTGGGGTTATTAGTATTGGTATTGCCGTTTGTGTTACCATTTGATTTACCGTTTACACCATTGCCAACATATCCCCTCTTGTATAGATTTCTTCTAGCCCAATTTGCACCCTTATAAAGACCATTCTCAAAGTCATTCCATAGATTACCTCCCAATTCCGCTGGATATTGCACACCATAATCAGATAGTCTGAAATCCTCATTCAGACTATTTGCTTTAACACATTTGTCAATTCCAAATACAACTTGAAGAATATATGTGCATATGTCATTCAAAAACGCATCCACTTCCTTATTGTTACAATATCCAATATTCCTTAAGTCAGAAACACATTTCTGCAATGGTTGAATGTATTTTGACAATGGAGAAACATCTATTGCTTCAGATAATATCAATCTGTTTATTTCTTCTCTTATAATTCTTTTGTAATTAATACCCATAAACTGTTTTTTATTTATGTATAAATATCAAGATAAAAGAAAAAGAGCAAACACGTGTTTGCTCTTGTATTAGTTCTTATTACGAATTGTAACCATAGTTTAATATTTTTTAAAATTATAATGAGAATTCCTTTTTATTATCGCCTCTTATAAATTTGTACATTGGATTGCAATCTTTTACACAATCTGAAAGATAACCATTCATAAGATGCGACCATGTTATTTTATTGTTTTCAACTGTGAATGCCACGACACAAGCATTGTTTGTTGAGAATTCTTTGGTGAAATCAAACGCAATATACTGTTGGTTTTTACCATTTTTTGTATATCTTTTGTAAGATATTTCAGCGAATTCTCCCCAATTACGATTAGTTTTTGGTACACAATAGCACCAATGGCAAGCAGAGTTGTTATTTTCGCCTTTCTTTAGAGACTTGATAGAAACAAACAGTTCTCTGAATGGTTCAACTGAAAATGTCTGTACTATAAGTAAACTTGGTTCGTCCTTGACTATCTTACACGTCTTCTGTGGCAATTGAGCAATTAATTCTTTAATCTTATTATAACTCCAATTCTCTTTACAAATTTTATTCATTGTATTCATATTTTTTAAAATAAAGTTGATATTGTAAACATTAATTTTGATTTTCCCTTTTTAATATTATATGGTGTGAGGTCAATCGTTGGTGTGATATTCATACCATATTTTCTATTGAAATCATTAGTCATTCTCTTGAATTCAGTTCCATGACTACATTGTGGGTCGATTCCCATATAAGCGAGATAATAATGAATCATTTCGTGTACAAGAATGTCCCTTAGCTGAGATTCAGTGTAATCATAACTATCACTTAACTCAATGGTTTGATTAAACATATATCCATCTTCATCATACTCACAAGAGAAAAATCCCAATGTTCTGTATGAATGTCTAACCTTGAAATTCGGTGCTGGCAACTCATTGCCAAAGTATTCAAAGTTATAAAGATGAAAAGATATATAAATCGTATCTCTAGTAATCTCCATGATAATCAACAGTATTTACCAATTAGATATAATCCTACAATTACAATTACAAGTCCAATGATAGTCCCAAGGACTCTTCCAATTAATGCTTGAATGTACTCCCAAAAGGAGTTGTATTCCCAAATAAATCCCCCCCATTCTTCGTAAAATCTCATAACCTTTATTTTTTTAATTCTGATGCAAAGATACGAAATAATTTTGAAATGACAAAGAAATAAATGTTAAAAAATGATAAATATCATATTTATAGATAATTTAAATAGGTAATCGATTAGATGAATACATTATTAGCTAATACTTTAATAGCCACAGCTGGTATCATACGTGGCACTCTTGCAAGTGCCTTAAACTACCTTAATACCCTCATAAAGAGTGGTACTGATAGTGCTATGCAGTTCCATAAAGAAGGTATTGCATTTGCACGTGAAATGGGTATGAATGCCAAGGAAGCCCAAGCTTATACGGAGGTATTGACTGACCGCACTGAGAGGCTTGCGATGAAATATGGTGTTGCTGCCGAACAAGTCAAGGAACTACAAAGGAATATCTCTGTTGCGACTAGCAGACAGTTGATGCTCAATGAGTCTCAAGCTGAGGGTTTCTTACAGTTAAACAAGCTTGTTGGGTCTAGTACAGTAACCAAGTTCACTGAACAGATGATGAATGGTATGGGTGGACAACTCGATACTGTTCAAGGTGCTGTGTCTAAGGCTTATGCTACTGCTGCAAAGAGTGGTCTTAATGCTCAGAAGGTTAGTGAAAAGATTGCCAATAACCTAAATATGGCAAACAAGCTTTCATTCCGTACTGGTATTGAAGGACTTACTCGCATGGCAATGCAAGCTGAGAAGGTTGGATTAAGTCTTAACTCTGTTGAATCAGCAGCCAATGCATTCATGGAAATTGACGATGCAATACAAGCATCAGCAAAATTGAATATGCTTGGTGGACAATTCGCAATGCTTGGTGGAAATCCACTTGATATGGCATACGAAGCAAATGCTGACCCAGAAGCATTCCAGAAGAGACTTATAGGAATGGCTCAAGGTGCTGCCAAGTTCGATGCTCAAAAGGGAATTGCAACAGTTGACCCAATGATGATGGATATGTTGAGGAATGCTGCAAAGGCAATGAACTTGAATCCAGATGAATTGGTCGGTAGCGCAAAGAAACAAGCATCAAATGCATATAAGGAAAGTAATATAAGTTCAAGCATAATGAATGGACTTACCAAAGAACAACAAGACTTCTTAATTAATAAGTCAAATGTTGCAAATGGTAAGGTTATGTTTACAACAATTGGAGGTAAGGAAGTTGACTTAAGTAGTGGTGGAACTATTGATAAAGCTGTTCTTGAGGAAATGATGAAATACCAAGGCATGTCTGACCGTGACATCATGGAAGAAAATGCTAGAAGTCTTTCATCAATTAATGAGATATTGACTGGAATTAAGGAGTCTATTAAGGCAATGTTCGCTAAATTTGTTGAAGGGCTTTTCCCTAAAATGCAGGGGGACTTAAAACAATTTGGGGCTTGGGCTAAAAACAAGTTAGAACCTTTGGCAAAGAATGTTGGTGAATCTGTTCGTAGTGCTTATGATTGGCTTAAAGAACACAAAGAACCAATTAAGTCGCTTATAAGTCATGTGATAGGTTTTCTTAAATTTGCAACAGAACATTGGAAAATACTACTTAGTGTTTTAGCTGCAAAGAAACTATTCGGGATGGCTAATAACCTAGGAATAGGTAAGGGACTTGGAGGAAAGGCTGCTAGAGGGGCTGCTAAAGGTATCGGTAATTTATTTACAAAAGGTAAAAACTTAGTGACATCTCGTGGTTTTTGGGATGTTCTTTTAGGGAGACAGCATAAAAATACTGCTGGTAGATGGGTAAACTCTAAGGGTAGATTTATTTCAAATAAACTAGCTAATATTGGCAAATTTGCAAAAGTTGGTGGGGCTATGGCTGGAGTTGGCTTAGCCGCATTCCAAGGTATTGGTGCTTGGAATGCTCGTGCAGAAGAGGCTGAAAGAATTAGAAATTCAAATATGTCTGACGTTGATAAAGCCAAAGCGCTAGAACAGAATAGAATTGATAGAAATAGTGAAGTTGGTGGTGCTGTTGGGCAAGGAGTAGGTTCTATTTTAGGCACAATCTTCTTTGGACCTCTTGGTGGTATGATTGGTGGAGCAGTTGGAAAATTTGCTGGTGAGTTTATTGGCAAATATTGGGACCCAATATTTGATGGCTTGAAGAGCTTTGGAAAAACAGTTCTAAATGGCGTTAAATGGCTTGTTGATAATAATCCAATATCTTGGATGGTTAGAGGCATAGGCGAATTATTTGGTAAAGATTGGTCTCCAACAAAACTCATTGGTGATATGTTTAGCGGTAGCGAAAAACATGCTGAAGGTGGTGTTATTGGAGGAAACTCATACAGTGGTGATAAAGTGCCAATATTGGCAAATAGTGGTGAGGCTGTAATCACTCCACAACAATTCAATGCTGTATTTGGTGAAACAAATAATAAAAACTTCTATAATAGCACTTGGAACAATAGAAACGTATCATCTACTATAATGCCACAGAATACAAGTACAACTACTAATTTAACTAATAATAGTAATGTTTGGAATAACAGTAGTGCCTTATCTACTGTGATGCCGCAGAGTACTACTAATTCGGCTAATAGTAATGTTTGGAATAACAGTAGTGCCTTATCTACTGTGATGCCGCAGAGTACTACTAATTCGGCTAATAGTAATGTTTGGAATAACAGTAGTGCCTTATCTACTGTGATGCCGCAGAATACAAGTACAACTACTAACTTAACTAAAAATAGTACTTTGAATAACAGTAGTGTCTTATCTACTGTGATGCCGCAGAGTACTACTAATTCGGCTAATAGTAATGTTTGGAATAACAGTAGTGTCTTATCTACTGTGATGCCGCAGAGTACAGATATAATTAAGCCAAAGAATTCTCTTGGGGAGGCTGAATATATTTATAAACCAAATAGGACTGAGATATCAAATATAAATGGTAACACAGTAACAGTTAAAGACTTCAATATCAATATAAATGGAACATTAAAACTTGATGCTGGAACTTATTCTAAGTCTATTAATGGTCGTGACTTACTTAACGACTATGCATTTATGACTCAGATTAAGAACATGATTAGAGAGTCTATTAACAGAGATATTAATGGCGGTATGTTATCTAATGACCTTGCAACAGTCAATGGTTATCCAGCACAGACAAGTATGTATGGTAAGATAAAGCATTAAGCGTTTAAATAAAACAAAATATAGATTATATTTTATAGTATGAATATAGGTGATTCTATAAAGAATGCAGCTACAGATTTATTGACAAACAGTGATTTCATATCTAGAACGATTGGAATGACTGCTTCTTATGATGATATCATGTTTATTGTGCAAGCACTTGGACGTGAGCCTATCAGTTTGTTGGGAAAAGACTATCCATTCATATTTGACCATGTTAGAAGGAATTTCCAACAAGGTGTCAGTGTGCCTAGTACAATAAACGAAGGTTGCCCTAAGTTTACATTCTATAAGGAAGTACCAACTGTTAGATTTGCAGACCCATATCATGACCCTCTTAGGTTATTGGATAGATGGATTCCTAATATGGAATTTGGAGACACTGGAGGTCATGAAGGAAATGCAGCACATGGCTTAACAAAGCATTATTCTGAGTCAAATGATGGTGTAACCAATAATAAGGTAATTGGTTTGACAAGTGAGTTGGATAGTGGTAATCCTGGAACATACTTTGGAGCAATCCAGAGTTACGGTCCAGAATTATCTACTTGTGATTTGATTAAGAAGACAAATGATAACTTTAATCATGGAAAATATAAAACCCTTATAGCTAGATTCCATACCAATTCAGATGATTCAAGAAGTGGTGATAACCCAACACAGACAGCCATATCTAATCAATATGGAATGTCTCATGGTAGGAACTTGTTAAAGATTACACCTACAACAGAGAATGGGTATGATAACCCATATTGTAGGGTATGGACTTATCACCATCAATATAATCAAATTCAAAGGTTAATAAGACCTTTCAGTAATGTTGATAGTGCTGAAAATCTTGAGAAGAATGAGACAAGTCTTGGTTCAAGCGTTGGTTTCAGAACAATTGGTGATGAGGATTTCGATGGTGGAAGCAGACGTTTGGATAAATATGGAGTTCTTAATTATAAAAATGGGTTCGTAAATATTGCCCCAACAGCAAAAATTAAGGACTATTTCGATAATAAACAAGATACTGAGGATTCCATTTCTATAAAGAAATGTATGTTCTCAATCGAAAACCTTGCTTGGAGAGATGATAAGGCAAAGGTTAAGGAATATGAACAGCAAGGTCTTTCAGCGGAACAGAGAGGTCCACTTGGCGGTAGAATAATGTGGTTTCCACCATATGATTTAACATTTAATGAGGATGTATCTGTTAATTGGAATAATAATCAATTTATAGGTAGAGGTGAGGGGTTATATACCTATACAAATACAGAGAGAAGAGGCAATCTATCATTTACACTTATAATTGACCACCCTTCAGTACTTGACTATTGGACTGGGCATAAACGTAGTGGAATGAAGAATAACGGTAGGGAACTAGCCGAAGGAAACATTGGAGGTGTTGATAACAAGTACAATCAAGAGAATACATTGCTTCGTTTCTTCGCTGGTTGTGATATCCTTACAGCAAAACCTCAAGATTACTATATGAGAGTTGAAGAACCAAAGGTAGAGGTGAAGGAAACAGAACTAGAACCAGAGGTAGTTGAACCAGATGAAACTCCAACAAAGACGAAAAAACAGATACAAGTTCTATTATTCTACCCAAACAACTATAGTGGTAAGGATGATGGAAGTAATTCTGTAAATCCTATATGGTATTTGATGGCTGGTGTCGGTACACAAAAATATGTTGATATTGATGATGAAGGTAAAGGTACTAAAAATGCAATTGATATTCCAACAACAATTAATTTTTTGTCAGCATCAACAAATACAGGATATGAAATGAATGGTTCTAAGGGTATTTCAATAGTAGATGAACAAATAGCTTGGAATGTTCCTGATGCTTCGAAGCATAGCACAATAGTTATGTCATATGCTGATAAAACATCAAAAGAAAGAAAAGCACAATATTTAACTGACGAAAATGGTAATACAATTACAGTTACATACACATATCCTACTACTGTTTTAAATGATGAAAAAAGAGAGGTTAGTGGTTCTACGACCAAGAATTATAAATTAGCTAAGATTATAGGTTCTCAAGCAATGGGTCTTGGTAGTGCATATGGTAATAACTTAACTGGTGAAGACCATCTTTGGTATCGTAAGCGTTACTACTACAGAGTTGATAAAGCATATGAAAATCAAGACTTTTCAAATAGCGATAGCTACTTGGATACACAGTCTTTTAAACTTAATTCAACTGGTTATGCTTCTGCAACAGCCGTTACAGAATTCCAATTAGAGAAGGAATCACTATACAGCTTTAGTGACTTATTCGCAGCATTGGAAACTTCAAATAAAGTAGTGCCAAACACTGACAAATCAAAGGAACTTAAAAAGATTTTAACTGATAAAGATAGATATGAAATAACTAGTCTTAAGTACTTCGGTCATGCTTCTTATCAAGGTAGAAAAAATTCTAACAATGACCTAGCTAAGAATAGAGCAAACACTCTTAAGAAGTGGCTTGAAGGATTTGACCAATTTAAGGGTGTTCAATCAGAAGAGCCTATTATTAAAAATCAGAGTGAGAAACCAGTAATTAATGTTGGTAGTAATAGTGAACTTAACACTAAGTTATGGAGAAGTGCTTCTGTAATCATTGAATATAATGAGTTATCAGTATCAAAGGCGGTTGAAACTCCTGCAAAGCAGAATATTGATAAGGTGGAGATTCCAAATGGTATAACTTCCAATAAGTTAAACAATCTTTCTGTTAGTGGTCTTAGAATAAGTCCATATAGTGTACTTTCAGACCCAAAGAATGATATGATGAATTATAGGTTTGACCCTAAGAGTGGAAAGTTCATCTATGTAGAGCCTAAAGAACCACAACCATCAGATACTGCTGAAACTAGTGTTGTACAAAGATACGATAATGAGGGCGAATTCTTTGAGTTACTTGATAAGGAAGCTCCATTCTTGCATCATTTAATTAGTGAGAAGATAAGATACTTTGACCCAGCATTCCATTCTATATCACCAGAGGGCTTTAATTCTAGATTAACCTTCTTACAACAATGCACAAGACAAGGTTCAACCATTGAGAATGGTAATCCAAATCAGATTACAGCCTATAACTTGGCATTTGGTAGACCTCCAATTTGTGTGTTGAGAGTTGGTGATTTCTATAATACAAAGATTATCATCAATAGTTTGAATATTCAGTATGATAACACACAATGGGATTTAAACCCAGAGGGTATTGGTGTAATGCCGATGTTTGCAAAGGTATCAATAACATTCACATTCCTTGGTGGTAGTGACCTTGCTGGACCGATTGCACGTCTTCAGAATGCTGTTTCATTCAATTATTATGCGAATGCTGGAGTATATGATAATCGTGCTGAAATGGTTGAATATGACCCTAATGGTAGTGGAAGACCAGTTAAATTCAAAGGGTATGTATATCCTAATTTAACTAAGAAAGGCACAGTAGATGTATCTGAGGCGTATGGAGACAATGGACAAAAGATAACTAAAAATGGTAATACTAAATAATTTTTATGAATTACAGCAGATATAAATCATTTGTTTCAAATGGAAGTTATAAGAATGTACCTTTTATTGGGATTCCAGTAAGAGGTACTGACTGTTATACATACTATGAAGTTGGTAAGACTAGATTGGATTTATTATCTTATCAGTACTACAATGACCCTAATTATGGTTGGTTGATATTACAAGCTAACCCAAGTTTGGGTTCTTTGGAATATAGGATAGAGAATAATTCAAAGATACGTATTCCTTATCCATTGGATATTGCGATACAAGGTTACGAGGATGACATAAACAATTATGTAAAATTATACGGTTTAAATTAAAAATAGATGGCTGCACATTCAAGTGTACAATACGTAGAACCAAATAGTGATTTAGAGAATATCAGCAATTATAGCGAATATTTGACAACAGATGGAAGGGTTTATGATAAGGTCATAGACCCTGAAGACTATTGTATTGGTCTTTCCATTTCAACTGTGCTTTGTAATAGAGGACAATCATTGGCTGATGGAAATCAGCTTCTAACACTTTCATGGGAGAATACAAAGGAGAATACAAAGGTGAATTTCATGAGTGGTACACTAGTTTCTTCAACCAAAAATGACAGTATCAAAGATAACCTTAACATACCATATTTGACAACCAACTATGCTGATATGTATGTTACTGATATAAAACATTACGGTACAACTGAAATGATTGGTATTAAGTCAGTTAACATCGATTTTGAGAATGCCGTATTACCAGTAATTACAGTTCAGTTCACTGACGTTAGGGGTATGTCTTTATTCACACCAAGAGAGTTTAGTGGATTAGATAAATTGACTGCAAATGGGGTTGTTGATGCAAGTGATGTTGCACAGTGTTTCTTCCAATGTTTCTTCAAATTCCCTTATCCAAAGTTCAATATAACGGTTAAGGGTTTCTATGGAAAACCAGTATCTTATGAGGTTACATGTGATAAATTCGAGACAGATTTCAATGCTGAGAACGGTAATTTCGATGTGACTGTAAGGTTTATTGGATATAAATATTCATTTCTATCTGATATAACCACTGAGATGCTTTTGCTTGCGCCATATACTGATTATCTAGGAGAACAGTATTGGGAGGAACAGAAGCATAATCATCACTTTGTGGTCACTGATGCATATGGTCAAGAAAAAGAGATGCCAAGATTACTTGAGATATGGAGTAGCATTAGTGATATCATAACAAACGGGGGGGACGGTTCTAACGGCACAACGATGACTCGTGAGGATGACACCCATGACGAGGAAAGAAGACAGCTAGAAGCCATTAAAAACACTTATACGGCATGGTATGAGCAACTATGGAAGGAAGTGGTTAAGAAGTATGGTAAGGACAACTGCTTCATAAGGGTTTTGAATAGTGGGGAATATGATAGAATTATTGTATTGATAGATAGTAATAACACATCTGAAAATCTATCTGACGATGCAAAACAGTTCTCAAATGAGATGCAGAAAATAAACACTGATTTATATGCATTGATTGAGGAATATAATAGTACTTTTGCTGATATCAGTCCATTGGAGAAATTATCACAAGATTTTTCCAAGTACCTTAATGTACCTTTATTTAATTCTGTAACCATAAATGACAAGAATAGGTTCATATTCAATGGTTATGATGAAAGCACACCAATTTCAAAGGACATTGCCGATGAAATGGTAATGAACCGTATTGGAATTGATGGAGAACAAAACCTTGGAAGTTCAGCAAGGCATCAAAAGACATTGAAGACTGTATACAATGATGGAAGTGTACAGAAGACAAATTGTTTCCATATAGATGTTGATTATACAAGTATTCAGATTAGGATAAACAAGCTCACTGCCGATGCCAACAAATCTTATAATGAGAAGAAGAGAAACAAGGATATACACAACAGAAATATAGAGCTTGTAAGACAATTGGGTTTTAAACCAACCATTGAAAATTTCACCAAGATTATAATGGCTCATGTTGAAACATTGATGCATATGATTTATACAGTTACGGATGAAATCAAGGCTGATTCAACTAGAACACCTAATGGTCTTGGAATGACAACTGGTAAGGAAGGAAACTTATCTGACGTAAAAGATGATTTTCAAGATGGTTTAATACCACCATTCCCTAGGGTTACAAAATCAATAACAGAGGATGATGGCACGCAGAAGCAACAAGACGTATGGATTGGCGAATTCGATAAAGACCAATTTAAGGAGGTTGACCTTGTTGAGACGTTTTTCAATGCTGCTGAGAAGTTCATGCAGTTGAGACAGCAAATGGCTGAGAAAATAGAACAAAAGAAGAAAGATAGAATGGATGCTGAGAAGGGTATTGAGCATGGTGTCGTGAGATATCCGTTGACATCTTATGACTTCTTCCTAAAGTCAAATATATATGGCGATGATGTTATAGAAACTATGGATAAATTCGCAGGTGCTGTGGCTGTTAGAATGTTTGATATTCTATCCATTAACTTCTTTGCAAATGAGTTTAACAAAGATTGGCATAAATATGCTAAAAATTTGGGTAGAGTAGAAGCACATAACTTCTATAAGAGTGTTGATACAACCTCCAATAGTGAAATTAGAGAATGGATTACACTTGATAATGGCGTATTTGACTCCAACTATATAACAAGTGTAATGAAATCTACAGAAGGTAAATATCCTTGGTCATTCGATAGTGGAAGCAAAGAAGCAAAGGCTCTATTTTCAAATGATAAATGGTTGAGAAGATATAAGTTTACAAATCAAGCTGGTTATGGCGGTGAATCTTATATGTATCAAGTTCAGAACATATCATTTGATACAATGAGGGAAAACTATAACTTGTTTAATGGTCCTAATGAGAATTTCTCAAATAGTGATGTCATTCTAGCCATGAAGACAAAACAAATAGATTCCCTTGATTTCAAGTCACTTACTGATGATTATAATGGACATTATAACTTGATAATTGTTGATGACTATACAAAGGTCAAGAATATGATGGATGTAGCAATATCCGAGACATTTAACTCTTATAGTGGTATTTCAGAGAATATTTCAAACTCTTGCAGTCTAGATAATGCATTGGAGGGGTATTATAAGAATTTATTCAAGGATGAAGGTGTTTCATCATTCTGCAAAAAGGACAAGGACTTTAACATAAGTGAAAAAATAAGTACAAAGATTTTCAATACAGATGCATTCTATGTCTTCGGAAAAGATAGGAATATATTGAAAGACAAAGATGGAAACAAGAAAAAATACACTAGTTCAAAACAAGACCTTGAGGATTATTTCAAGACTGAAATCAATGGAAAATATATCAATAGTTGCTTCTTAAGTGAAGTTTTCAATTATGGTAATGATGGTAAGATAAACCATAAGTCATCTGTTCTAAACAATGATTTTTCACCTTATGAGTTCTTGATGGGTATTGATTGTATCAATTATAATACTTTGTCTGATTTATTAAAAAGAAAAACAAAGGGGGATAAGACGTTTATTTATCTTCCTAGATTCCTTGTTCTCCAACTTGGAGCAATACTCCAATATTCTGTTGATAAATCTGGTGGTATAAACACTTCGTTGACAATTGGGGATGACCTTAAAATGCAAAAAGAATTAAGAGACCTTGCAAGTACCTATTTAAATCAGATTAGTATATACTCTAGGATGATTTTAATGCAATATTATCAAGATTGGGCTTCAAAGGAATTCAATGACATAAAAAATAAATTAAGTGGTGAAAATTCAAATAGAAATGTTGCAGTAGCTGATGTTGAAAAAGGTAGGGTATTACTTAATCAAAATAGTGAAGATATTAAAAATTTAACAAATAAGATGATGTTGCCTATACTGCTTGTAAATGGTAATGTTAACCATTTTGTTGATGATAATAGATATTGTCTCGAAACAAAATTATATAAGGTTGAAAATGACACTGTTTATCAAGACTATTTGGATGGTTTCATTGATGAATTGAATCAGTTGTTGGGAGTTGATTATAAGGCTGATGAGAACGGTAACATGGTAAGAAGGTCTAAGGATGCCAATAACACCTCAGACGAGATGAGAATGGAATTATACAGATATCTAAAGCAGATATATGACAAATGGATTCCTTCTTCAACCGAAAAGGATTGGAACTATCAGAACTTCTTTGACAAGAGTGGGGCTGACTATCAATTCTATTTCATCGATTCTTATTACAACAAAATTGGCGATAAGTTGTTATTAAATCCACAAAAACTGTTTGAGAGAATAGACACCTTAACAAGCTATAGTGATATCAAGTCAAACGTACTTTCATTCTTAAGCTGCGTTTATACTGATAACAGATGTATGTTTAAATGTATACAGAACTTCATTGACTTGTCAAAGAGGGAATCAATGGAGAATATGTTCAAACCATTACCATATTCAAATGCGTTTGACCCTAAGAATATAAGGAATGGTCAAGACTTTGTTGTGTGTTATACATATGAACCATCAAAGCACTTGGACATACAAGGTGCTGAATATGAGGATGATAGTTTCATGCTTAATAATGAGTCAAAGACTCCTATGTCAATTAGGACAAGAGGTGCAAAAGGTGATTTCTATACAATACCTGCATTTGGTGTAACATATGGAAAACAATATCAGAGTTTCTTCAAGAAAGTATCTGTGAATACAAGGGGAGCAATACAAACTGAACAGAGTATCATGGCTAAGTTCTCAATTTTGAATGAGAAGAGTGATAAAAACAAGAATGCAACACAAGGTCAAGATATGTTTGATATCTATGCTGGGCAATCCTTCACTTGTACAGTTGAGATGATGGGATGTGCATGGGTACAACCAATGATGTATTTCGTACTTCTTAATGTACCAATGTTTAGGGGTTCTTATCAGATTTATAAGGTTAGCCATAGTATAACACCTGGAAATATGTCAACCAAGTTCATAGGTAGTCGTATGCCTAATGTTGGTAATAAATTGGTTAAGGATGTATTCATTAGTCCAGAAGGTGATGATACAGAATATATACCAAATGATGCAGTTACATTCAATAATGCAATGGCAAATAATGACAATGATTGTCCATATGCAGTGTTCCCAATATTTAGCACAAGCACAAATGGTGCATCAGCTAGTCCAAATGCACAAACTGCAATGAGTATTTTACTCCCTTATCTTAATAACAATGCTAAAGCTGCTGCTGGTATCTGTGGCAATATAATGCAAGAAAGTGGATTTAATGAGTTTGCAGTTAATAAGTCTAGTTTTGCAGCTGGTCTATGCCAATGGATGCCAGCATATCACTTATTTTCTGACATGTATAATAACAGAACTTCAGAATATGGACATTGGCCAGGTGGCAATGAAACTGGTTTAAGTAAAAAATCTGATGTTTATGAACTTATTAAAAATAAAAGTTTTGAAGCCCAAATAAGATTTGCAATAGAATCTGTTAAGAATAATAATCATAATGATTTTAAGAATGTATATAATAAGTTAGCTGCTGCTACTACTGTTGGAGAGGCTGTTGGAATTTGGTTATGGGGTTATGAAAGGCCTGGAACAGCAGAAACTCATCAAGCTCAAAGAGAGAAGTTTGCAATGGATATTTATAACGTATTTACTGGCGGTTCACAACAAAATGATAGTACTAAAGAATTAACAGAAATGAATGAGGATATTTATGAATTATTCTTCAGTGCGATTAACAAGACAGCACAAAATACAGAGTCAATGAAATTCGAGTTGAAGAACAGTTATTATCCAAATAAGAACGATAGCAATAAGGTTATGATGGTTAGTGCTGCTAATTCTCAAAATAATGCGAAATTGGCAAAATTATTTGATTGTATATTAAATACTAAAGAATATTTTAGATATGTGAAGGATTTATATTGGGTATATGACAATAATGTTGTATCTAATATTGTTAGAATCGATTTGAAACTGTCTTCAAAGGATGTACCAACTAATGAACAACACGTACATTTCTTCTTGAGTGGCACTAAGTCTAGTGATGCACAAGCATCAAAAGATAAGTGGAATGTTGAAGATTTCAGTGATGATTTGAAACATTCTCTTGGAAAGACATATGGTGATATAGGTAAAGGAAACATTAATAAACTTTTAAATGGATGCTTAAACGATATTGATAGTTTATCAGCTTATTCTCCAAGCGATTGTGCAAGTGTTGGCAATGATATCATTGCGTTGGGCAGCGAAATAAGTAAGGGAGACGCTGGTTTCATTGATGGTTGGAATGTTGGCAAAGCATGTGCTACACTTATTAAAAGAGCTAAACCAAAATACATAAAAGGACAATGCGGAAATTGTGCAGCTTATGTTGAATATGCAATAAAAGAAGGTGGAGGTCCGAGAATGAATTGTGGTGATGGAAAATATGCAACTAATTTAAGATATAGAGGAATTCTTAAAGAAAATGGATTCGTAATGATTGATAGCGGTATAGTTAAACCTTATGGAGACGCAAAGATACCATTACAATCTGGCGATGTTGCTATTATTGGTAAGGATGCACTTACAGAGGGTGGAAAATATCATGCTTGTATGTTCTCATCACAAGGTTGGATTTCAGACTTTAAACAAAAACACATGAGTCCATACGATTCAAGCTTGCCTTATGCTATTTATAGATTCCATAATAAACAAAAAGCTTAAAGTTTGGAATTTTAACATTTTTTATATATCTTTGCATAAATTGGTAAAAAGTGTTATGATTTTAGGCTATATTGTTACGGAAAGGAAACTTACAAACATTGATGGCTTTGTGGAGCAAGTTAATGACATTTCATTGGCAGACTCCACGAAGCCAATACTTATTGTAGGTTGGAAGAAAGCAAAGGAAGACCCAAGGTACACATCCATTTTGGAGAAACAGCTTGATGAAAACATATATTGGACTTTTAGTAGAACTGAAAGCCGTTCTGATTTTGAAGATGATTTAAAAATCTTCTATAATATAATATATAATAATATATTAAATAATATAAAATATTATTATATTAATATATTTAAGTTAAAGTATAGTAATATAAAGAAATTATATAATATAATATTAAATTCTGAAGAAATTAAAAATATTTATTTAAATAAGAACGTATTATATATTCCGCATGAAGGTAAAATCTTTGGATTATCACTTACAGTATTGGAATATTGTGGTATACCAATGATAAAGGTTCTTGATAAGATTAAATCTAAGGGAATTAATATCATTGAGGATAACAAGAAGTTTATCTTCAAGTTATCAAAACAGCTTGGAAATAAGAAGTATGCACTTCCATACTTTATATCTAGTTAAATACATTTAGTAATGGCAGAACATGGAATAATAATTGGAACATTTGTAAAGAAAAACAGAATTTTATCATTTATAGAAACTCTAAAAAATAGTTTTGGTATCAAGCTTGATAAATTATTTATTTATTCAATCGATACCAATAAGCGTGAATATTTGGTTACATTCAAGACTTTTGATAAAGAGAGGTTTATTAAGAATCTTGAGAATGCAACTGTTATGCACGTTAAGAATGGATGTTTATTTTCCATCAATGCCCTTAACAAGTTAATTGAAAGAGACAATGAAGGTTATGATTTACCAAACAATGAATTTGTTGTTGATTGGGATAAATATAAAAACAAACTTATAATTATAACAAATGGTGAACTCTCCATATCTAATCTATCCAAAATAGAGGATAAGTCGTTGTTTTTCAACTAATGAGATATTTATAGTAAATAAATTCATAGAGTATGGGAAAGTTTATTATAAAACACATAAACAGTATGAAACCTCAAAAGAGGTTTGTAAATAATATTGAAGAAAATAAGCAAGTTATGACTACAAGTGAAAAGATAGCTATGGCTCAAAGTGTACTTAGTGGTACAGAGGCAGCAGCACCAGTTAAGAGAGTAAAGAAGGACAAGGGTCTTATTGAGAGAACTGAGAGTTCTAAGACCATCCTAACTGAAGACAATAAGGAACTTTTGAACGATTAATATAACAATGGCAAAGACTAACGTTAAGTATCTTAAGGAAAATAATTTGTATGAGGCACATAAACATTTTATGCGTCTCAGTGAAGCATATATACCAACATCATTCCCAGAGGAAGACTTGGAGGAAGCTGGTGAAGACCAAAACCAAGACCCTAACGCAATGGGTGCTGACCCAATGGCTGGGGGCGACCCTAATGCAATGGGAGGTGGACAAAACCCTATGATGGGTGGTGGTGCAGACCCTATGGCTAATGGTGGTATGCCTCAAGACCCTAGCGCAATGGGTGGAGACCCTAACGCTATGGGCAGTGGTGAAGCAGACCCTAACGCAATGGGTGCTGACCCAATGGCAGACCCAATGGGAGGTGCAGACATGGGTGGAGAAGACCCTTTGGCTGACGCTAGTGGTGATATGAGTGAAGATGATGGTGAGACAATTGACATCGATGGTTTGACAAAAGCACAAGATAAACTTAATGTTAAGCAAAACCATATCGGAAGAGATTTGTCGAAAGTTGATACAAGAATCACATCGTTGATTGATACCATCAATAACCTTTTGTCTAAGGTTGACAGTAACAATAGTGAGATTGAGTCTTTAAAGGCTGAGTTTGAAAAGAGAAATCCAACACAAACTGAAAAACTTAATCTTCGTTCACTAGATTCGTATCCATTTAATATCAAGCCAAATGAGTATTGGGATGAAAAGGCAAAGCAAGGTGGATATGAGGCATACTCAGACAATGCAGAACCTACAACCAAGGAATATACAATCACCAACGATGATGTAGATAACCCATCTGATGACATCGCAAAGACATTCTTCAAGATTGACGATGATGATGTCCAGACACTTGATAAATTGTTCAATTTCTAATGAAGACGATTAATTTAAAAGAGGAAGCATATAAAAAGCTAATCAAAGAAATTGGATATGGTAATGATGATTTATCAAACTTATTCAATGAGATTGGATATAGTATTGATGATGCAATTCAAGTTGTTAGAGACCATATGATAATGTGCAATAGATTGGGACAAGAACCAAACAGCATTGTTATACAGATAAATGAGCACCTTAATGCCATTAAAAACCTAGTTGAATCTTCTAACGCAATTTAAATATATTTTTCCACCAATTATCTGGAAAATAGTTGGTGGGAAATTTGTTTTTTTCAAAATTTTTTTATATCTTTGCAATATATTTTAAGCATGTGTTTAGGCATGCATTTTAAATAATTTTTTTAATAACAATTTAATTTATGAGTAACAAAAATTTTAGCGTTAACATTGATGATGACGCAGTAAAGAATCAGTATGAACAAGAACAGAAACAACCTGTTAAGAAAACTCAGTTTGACACTAAGAATTATTTGCAAGCTAGACTTGCGTCAAACGAAGACACAAAGACACTTACAATCAGACTGTTGCCATTCTCCCCAGAAGGTGGTAGTCCATTCAAGAAAGTTTTTATGCATACCGTCAAGGTAAATAAGGAGGTTTCACCTAGTGGGTGGAAGACTTTCGTGTGCCCTACACACAACAAGAAAGATGGCTCTGTAATGGGTGATAAATGCCCATTCTGTGAGACATCTGCAAAGGCACGTGAGCTTAAGTCCAAGTCACTTGATGAACCTACAAAGAAGAAGTACGGTGATGTTGAATTCCTTAATCGTGTTAAGGAAATGTGGATTGTGCGCTGTATCGAGCGTGACCACGAGGAAGATGGAGTTAAGTTTTGGCTCTTCAACAGCTCAAAGAAGAAGGATGGAGTCTATGACAAGATTATGAACTTGGCAAAGATTCGTTCTGAGGCAGCAGCAAAGAAGGGAAATACCTACAGCATCTTCGACCTTAACAATGGACTTGATTTGGTTGTAACCCTATCAAGAACCTCAGACAATAAGACAGCAGTTCAGATTATTGATGCTGGTCTTCCTTCACCACTTTCAGAGGATTTCGACCTTGGCGAGAAGTGGATTCACGACAGCAAGAGGTGGGATGAGGTATATACCGTTAAGCCTTATGAATACATGGCAATCATCGCAATGGGTGGTGTTCCAGTATTTAGCAAGGAAGAGAATAAATATGTTGACAAAGAAGAGCTTGACAAACTTAAGGAGGAAGCTGAGAAACAGAGAATTGATGAAGCTCTAACAGAACCAACAAAGGATTTCTCTGATATAGCAGAATCTAGCGGTGTAAATATAATTGACGGTAATGATGTCAAAGATGACGATGATGATTTACCATTTTAGTAGGCAATGTTACAATTAATATGAATAAACTCTTTTATTATTATGGCTCAATGGCTTCAGCTAAGACGCTGAGGCTATTGAGTACAGCTTACAATTTTGAGGAAAAAGGTGTGCAGATAATGGTACTTAAACCATCATTAGATACTAGGGATGGAGAAGGTCTTATTCGTTCTCGTGCTGGTCTTGAACGCAAATGTATAATGATTGATAAGGATATCAACTTATATAAAGCTATCAAAGCATATAAAAACGTATTGAATGCACAATTTGAAACGCTTAAATGGGTCTTAATAGATGAATGTCAATTCCTTACTGAAGAACAAGTAGAACAACTTTCAGATGTTGTAGATTTTTTAGGTATCAATGTGATGTGTTTTGGTCTTAGAACAGATTTTCAATCTAGACTATTTCCAGGTTCCAAACGGCTTTTTGAACTTGCAGACGATATAGAGGAAATAAAGTCAACTTGTGAATGTGGCGATAGGAAGACCTCAATTAATGCTAGATTCGATGAAAATGGTGAGATTATTACTGAGGGTAGCCAAGTTATGATTGGTGGAAATGAGAAATATAGAGCCATTTGTAGAAAGTGTTGGAAGGATAAGGTTAGAGATAAATTATTGAAAGAAAATGAGATTGAAACGTGATTATAAAATCGGAACACCAATTTGTTTCAAATGGTATTATGATTGGAAAGATGAATATGAAAATCCAAATAGATTTGAGATTATAGAAGGTGTTGTAGATTCGAATACATTTTTAAATGACGTTATAGTTTTTAATAGAAAGGAAAATAAGTATTATTCAGTCCCAACTGAAAATATTGTTAAAGAATTTTAAGTTATGAAGCAACCAATTAAGAAAAAAGAATTTAAGAAGCCAAGTATTGCTAGTTTTAAGGAAAAATATGGTTTAACAATGAAATCAGATAAGGATTTGGTAAAGTCTGTTGCTGATAAACCAACAGATTTCATTCCACTTCCAGAGGCATTTGCTGATGCAATTAAACTTCCAGGTATACCAAAGGGTTATCTTACAATTGTAACTGGATGGTCAAACACTGGTAAGTCAACCATTAAAAATTGTCTTATTGCAAGTTGTATTAACAATGGGATTATTCCAGTTATATATGAAACAGAGAATAACTTCGACTTCCAATATGCAATTGATTGTGGTATGAAAGCAACACCTATATATGGTGATGTTGAGGTCGAAGATATTGATACAGAAACTGGAGAAATTACTTATCATACTGAAAATAGAATCATTAATTACGATGGTGAATTTATGTATTTCGACAATAAGATTCTAGCTGAAATGTATGGAAACCGTGATTATTCAACTGGTAAGGAGTGTAAGACAAAGCGTAAGGAAGCAGTTCTTGAAGATATTGCTTATTCAATTAACGACTTGCTAGATGCCCAAGAAAGAGGTGAGATTAATCAGCCACTATGTTTTATTTGGGACTCAATTGGTTCTATACAGTCATTTAAATCTCTTGAGAGTAAGAGTGGCAATAACATGTTCGATGCTGGTGCTATTTCTCAATCATTCAGTAATATTATTAACAATAGAATACCATCTTCAAAGAAGGTTAGTGAAGAGTTTACAAATACATTCTTCTGTGTTAATAAGATTTGGAATGATTCAATGAATTCAATGGGTGGTGTTCCATCGATTGAGCTTAAGGGCGGTAAGACATTCTTCTATGGTGCTAGATTGATAATTCACTTGGGCGGTATTGGTAAGGCATCTACAAAGAAGCTTGATGCGACTGCAAAGGGTAGTAAATATCAATATGGTATTACAACAAAAATTAGAACAACAAAGAATCAGTTGCCGACCCCTTGGAATGTAACATATGAAGGTGAAATGTCATGCGTGCATAATGGTTTATTAAATCCAAAGACTTTAGAGGAATACAAGAAAACTTATATGAAGGACATTCTCGCAAAGATTGAAGAAACAAGTGGTAAGAAACTTGACATCACAGAAGATGATGTGCAATTTACTGAAGAAGATTCTGATGAGTAATGAGTTTTGATTACAATTTTAGATTTGATTTTCCAATTAAGGATAATCTTATCATGGATACATCATTTGATGGAGCTTTCCTATTGATTAGATATAATAATGGGGAAGTAATAAGGCTTAATGTAACAGATTTGGTAGGGTATGAAGCTTGAACATGTGATAAAGAAAGTCTATGAGCCTATACATAGAGGTGGATGGGAATTTACATTTACACCACCACAATGGGTTATAGATTGGTTGGTAGATAGAGAGAATGGAAAACATAAGGCATTTATTGAAACCGTAGAATACATATAAAGAATGGGAGGACTGAAAAAGTCTTCCTATTTTTTTGGAATTTTAACAAATTTTCTATATATTTGCAAAAAGGTGTTAAAGTATGTTACGTGAATACAAAGGAGAAATGTATAGAAAGTTTGCCTTAAAGCTTAAAAAAGAAGGGCTTTGGCAAAAGTTCACTATCCTCGAATATTATTTTAGATTCTATACTAATCCAAGTAATAGTTTATTGGAGCTATACAAATATATTAAGAATGAGAATAATATCGAAATACTCCCATTGAGGTGGTTTAGAGGGTGTGAAAAGGGTAGATATGGTACATATTTGGATAATATGTTAATTTCAGATAATGATGAAACAGTATTATTAAGTGATTTTTTTAAACATTATAAAGTATAAAATATGACAGACGAGCAAAGAGAAAAAAACCTAGAGCTTTATGTAAAGAAACTAGGACAAGTTGGTGTCGATACAAGTATTTTGGTTGACAAGTATGGGGAACTTTTAAAGAATGGTTCTTTCACACAAACAAATGAGTTTGGAAACGCTTATAATGGTTCACTGCTTGAGATTATTTTAAAGGTTGTTACACCTTATGCAGTGAAATTGAATGAGTTACTTCCAGAGGAAAAAAGGGTTGATAAACCTACTCTCGTAAAGGTATGCCTTTTGCATCAGATTGCAAAGGCAGTCAGATTAATTCCAAATGATAATCAGTGGGAGGTTGAGAAACGTGGATTTATCTACAAATATGATAATGATTTACCTTCCATTCGTACTGGATTACATTCCATTTCAATGTGCTTTGAGTGTGGAATACCTTTAACAACTGAAGAGATTGAAGCAATGACAGTTAATGATAGGGATTTATCAGATGACCAAGCACGTTGGCATTCAAGTATCATGGCTACAATCGTAAGACAAGCTAGCGAACTAACATACCTACAAATTAATGATAAGAAATGACAGATGTACAAGTTTTTAAATGGTTTTGTAAAGAACAAGGAATAATGGCTAATATAAGGGGAATGTATTATGTATGTTCCCCTAAGAGATATAGTTCAAGGATTAGGGATAATGGCATGATTAAACTAACATTTGAACAATGGATTCATGAAATAATTGCAACTCGTGGTTTTAAAGGGATATTGGCTAGACTCGTTGAATCTTACAACTGTAATTCAGCTTATAATAGATATGATAAAAATGCAGTTATAATAGATGGTTTGGTTACGGACAATTTTAAAAAAGCAATGAAACACTGGAATTATTTTGTTTCAAATAATCTAATGTTGGATGAAAGGTGTTTAAAGGTAGGTGACATTGTATCTTATAAAAATCCATTTCTTTGGAATGAAGAAACAACTGAAAAAATTATAATTGATGATATCAATATCAAAGATGGATATGTAAGTGGTCATCTTCTAGGCACAGTAGGAGAAGATTGGAAAGATAAGAGAGATTTTATGACTCTTAATTCTTTGAGGAAAACGGATAATCTTAAGGAAGAACTTGAAATGAGTTATAGTGTTAAAAGAAACAGGAGGATTTATAATGGGGCTAATAAATGAGAAAGTATGTTATACGTATGAAGACCTAACAATTAAACCATGTGTTGTTAGTAATATAAACCATCGTATAGAATGTAATCCTTATGATGAGAAAGATATGCTACCATTATTTACAGCACCAATGGACACTGTTGTGGATGAGGATAATGTTAACTTATTTGAAATGAATAAGATTAATGCAATATTGCCTAGAATAGAACAATATCCGATTGACGTAAGAGTTAAGTATGCTACTGGAGGAAAATGGGCGGCATTTTCTCTTGATGAGTTTATACATTATTTCTGTACACCTGTAATTCCAATGTTTAAGGGTTATCCAATGAGGGCTTTAATTGATGTTGCAAATGGACACATGCAAAGACTGTTTGATGCTGCTAAGAAAGCAAAATCAATATGGGGTAATAACTTAATACTTATGGGTGGAAATATTGCCAATGAAGAAACATATGAGCTTTATGCAGAGAGTGGCTTCGATTATGTCAGAATAGGAATTGGTGGAGGCTGTTTTGTTGGCAATACTAATATAACTTTGAGTGATAACACCAAAAAATATATAAAAGATGTTCAAGTTGGTGATAAAGTAAAAACTATTAATGGTAATTATGATGTTGTTGGGAAAAAAGAAGAAAAAACAAATACACTAGTTAAAATAAATGATTCAGTTACTTGTACTCCAAATCATAAGTTTTTAGTTATAAATAAAGATGATATAGAAAAAGTAAATGAAAATAATATTGGAGAATATTCTTATTATGTTGAAGCTAAAAAATTAGATAAGAATAAACAGTTATTGGTCAAAATGTTATAGTAATGTTAAACATTTTTATCCTATCCTAATATTTATATTAAAAGGAATATTATGGAAAAATTAGTTTGTAAAATTTGCGGAAAAGAATTTGAGTATGAGAAACTCAGATACTGTAGAGCACAGTTAAATAGACATTTGAAAATAGAACATAAAATTAGTGTTGAAGATTATTTGGTTAAGTATGAATTAAATGGTGTTCATCCTAAGTGTTTATGTGGTTGTGGTGAAAATGTGTCTTTGGATAAAAATTGGAAATGGCATAAATATGCAAAAGATTCACACGTTGGAAGAGTTTTTAATGAAGATGCAAGAAGGGTTAAAGAAGAAATGATAAAAGCTAGGAAAGTTGTATTCGATATACAAGAATATTACAAATCTAAATATGATATGGAATTAGCTAGAAATTCTGCGAGAGATTTTTTAACTAAAACATATTCATTATCTGAACTTTCTGAGAAATATAACTTAGATAAAAGGACTCTAAAACGAATGTGGATTGAACTTAATTTAATTAGTGGTGAGGAATATGCAAAAATTACATCATATTTGAAATATACATTATCATCAAAAAAAAGAAACGAAGATAATTTAGAAGAAGATAATTGTTATCGTTACATTTATACCCTTTTGAAAGAAAATCCACAAAAATACAATATTAGAACTGCTATTAAAGAATACAATAATAAAGATGAATATAAAATTAACACAGACCCTTGGGTGTTTTATTGCCAAATGAAAAAAATGTATGGTGATGAAATAGATTTATATTCTAATAAAGGTTATCATAGCAAAGAAGAATATGAATTTTTAACTGTTCTACAGTTTTTCTTTAATAGCCATAAAATTAATTTAGGATATAAAATAGGGGGTAAAAGATATGAATATATTTATGATTTCTGTATAGATGATAAATTATTAATTGAATACGATTCTAATGGTAAATTTCATTTGGATGAAAATTTAGATAGGGATAAAGACAAAGAAAAATATGCATTAGAAAATGGTTTTAAGTTTATCAGATTAGATTTTGAAAGTAGTAGAGATATTAATGTTTTAAAGGAAATAGAAAAATGTTTGAATTGATTGAAATTGAAAAAATAGAAATATATGAATGCGAAGAAACAAAAGTATATGATTTAGAGGTTGAAGATGAACATTCATATATTGCAAATGATTTTGTTGTTCATAATTGTGGCTGTTTGAGCAGTTCCAATACTGGTATTCACAAGCCTATGGCATCATTGGTGAATGATACTTATTTCATAAAGAAAAAACTAGAAGATGAAAAGAAATATGAAAAACTCCCATATATCATTGCAGATGGTGGTATAAGAGGCTATCGTGATATAATAAAGGCGATTGCTCTTGGCGCTGATTACGTCATGATAGGAAGTGTATTTGCTAAAATGGCAGAATCAGCAGCTCCAAAACAAGAAATAGATGGCGAAACATATGCTACATTTTATGGGATGGCATCAAGAGAAGGACAGATTGCAATGAATGGGCAAAAAACAAAAACTAGTGAAGGTGTAAAGAAACTCCTTAAGGTTGAATATACGATGGAAGGATGGACGAAAAACTTTACTGATTATTTACGTTCAGCAATGTCATACCTTGGTACTAATACATTGGATGAAGTGAGAGAAAAAGCAATTTTGTTAGTAAATTCTCAAAATGCTGTAAATGTTGTAAATAAATGATTAAAATTAAAGTGAATAAGAGTTGATTTCTTATTCACTTTTTTTATCTTTTAAATAAAACCTATGGATAAAAGCATTGCAATTGTTGTTTGTTCTAAGAAAACAACAGAAGAGAATAAAGATTTTATTGAACACATCAAGAATACTTGTGATTGTGATACACATGTATATATGATACATAATCCTGGAGGAGTTTCAATTTCAAAGATTTATGCCGATATGGTTGTTAACAATGAAATTGATAGTGATGTATTAGTTTTCATACATGATGATGTTGAGTTTCTAAGAGAAGGATGGGGTAGAGAAATATTGAGACTTTTCAACGAACACGAGGATTATGGAATCATTGGCGTTGCTGGCTCTGCTCAATTTGATGATAAGGGTGCTTGGTGGAATTATGATAAAAAATTCGGACAAGTGCTCCACAGACATGATGGAAAGTCTTGGTTAACCGCATTTTCACCATTGCTTGATAAGGATTTACAAGAAGTGGTGGTTATTGATGGATTGTTTATGGCGGTACATAGAAAAAGAATAGCAGAGAATTTCAGTAGAGAACTTTTGGGTTTTGATTTCTATGACATTTATTTCTGTTTGGCTAACTATTTTGAGAAAAAATGTAAGATTGGTGTAACAACTAATATCAGAATGGCTCACAATTCTGTTGGTGCTTTAAAGGATAGTTGGTATAAGAATAGGGAGATAATAAATGAGAAATTTGGTAATAAGTTCCCAATTGATATTTTAAAGAAATAATTTGGCATAGTTTTTGCGGTTGATATGGAGCTAGATAAATTAATTACATTATATGGTGCGATAAGTAGTATTTGTCAAGATTATTCTAGGATGACTGATGGGTATTCACTCGCAACTGGAGATAATCAGTTTGAACATATTCCAGAGGATATAAGGAATATGATTTCAGAAAGACAAGAATTCTTTTCATACAGAGAAAAAGTCAGAGGTTTATTAAAATCTAAGATAAGAGAGGAAGTTAAAAAAATATGAACAAGTTAAAGAAAATATTATTGAATATTTGGTATGGATTACCATTTGGTCTTAAGGCTGCTGGGGATGAAATTATGGGCAGTGGTGAAGCAGACCAAGCTGGAACAGAAGTAAATCAACAAGTTACTGATAAGCGTGTTGCGAAACACTTATTAAAGGGCGAAGTTACCCAAGAAGTTGAGGAACTTAGATATAGAACATACAGAGTGGCAAATGAATCTGAGAAATATAAATATGTTGGTAACGGTGTTGCTATAAAGGAAGAAAAAGAAAAACCAAAGGATAAGACACGATTTAAGTTTTCTCAAGAGAATGAAAATATCTGTCAATCTGTATTAGATACCATGAATCAAATTGGAAATTATGGAATTGAGAGATATCGTCTTGAAATAGATTATAATTCGTTTGTTAGATTTAAAGTTGAGAAGTTTGCAAAGAAGATTGATGTTGATATTGACGAAAAGATTGGTAAGGTTGAAACAACATTACACTTTAATACGGAACCAGACCCATATGATGCAGCTTCAATGCCATTTATAAATGAGTTAAAGAAATTATTGAATGCAAATGAATATGAAATTTCAAGAAATGAAATAGCAACTTCAATATATAATTTATCGTTTACAACATATAAGGCATATAATGAAGATGACTTAGTGAATTATTCATTTATAAAGGGTGGTAAGTTTAAGGAGTTTAAACAAGATGGATATGAATATCTTTTAACTCTTGAATGGAATGAATATTTCAGATTACCAACTGACCTTGAATCAAAATATTATTCAAAGTCTATGGCTGAGAAATATGCCAAGAAGGAGAGAAAGGATGTAGCACCAGAAATGATTAACTCTGAGAGAAAGAGATATTGTTCCGTATGTGGCAATGAAATGTCAGTTTATGATGCTGATATACAAGAGGCAGATGGGCATAAGCCAATTTGTAAAGATTGTCTTAATAAAGCCTTGAAAAAAGAAGAAAAATGATTATTTTTTATATAAAGAAATATTATGTTAACAATTGGAATTGAATTAAATCATGTTGTAAGAAATATCAACAGACAAATTCTAAAGAATTATGCAAAAGAATTTGACCCATCAATGGAATGGGAAGACCTAGATGATAAGGTGGATATATTCAAGAAATATCTTAAGTTTGAAAGCAAGTATATTAAGAACAATTTCTTATATATTGATTATCCATTTGAAATATTTGGAGCTTGTCCAGCAATGGATAAGAATCTTCCAAGAGATATTAACAATTGGTTGGCAGAAATCGAGAATATGGAGGATGAGGACATTAGAATCATTTTCTATAGTTTGGATGAGGTAGCATTAACAATTCAATCTAGTTATTTCTTCTTGAGCAAGATTGGTTCTAGAGTTAGAAAGGTGATTTTCCCTACTAATCTTGATGAGGTTTGGGAGGAATGCGATGCAGTTATTACAGCAAGGAATGAGTTCTTTGAGAAAGAGAAACCAGAAGGAAAGAAGATTGTTCTAATTAATCGTGAATTCAATGAACAACATAAGGATGAGGCAGATTTGAACTATGATAGTTTATCTGACATTATTACGGATAATAATTTTTTCAATAAGGTTAAGGAATGACAAATACACCATACATTTTTGACTTAAACAACATTACAAGTTTTATATTTGGAAATCCGAATGAGAAAACCAATGAAGTGGAAATTACAGACAACTTCATCTATGATAAGGATTCGAAATCAATGATTCCAAATACTAGGGAAGTTAAGGAAGTTAAGGTTAATGATTACACTGGACAAAATACCATTCGTTATGATATGATTAGAATGTTTATTGACATTCTTGATTCAATTGAAGACCCAAAGGTATTGACAATGGGACAGAATATCACACTTAATACACTAAAGGCATATGAGCTAATAAAAGATATAAACGAGGAAAACAATGAGTGATAAAGATTTAAAGGTTATCGAGAATATCGAAAAAGAGATTTCAAAGATAGATAAGAAAGAGAATAGAATATACTTCTTCGTAATTGATACTAAAGGAGTAGCAAGTGGCTCTCTTGAATACATCTATAATTTAGCACTTATCCTAAAGGATGAGGGATATGATGTTAATATGCTTCATACTGAGGAAGAGTTTGTAGGTGTTGGCGCATGGTTAGGAGAGGAATATACTAGTCTTCCACACTTTAATGTTAATAAGGGAGAGGTTGGTACATCACCTAGTGATGTGTTGTTTATTCCAGAGATTTATTCACAAGTTATGAATCAAACAAAAAATCTTCCATGTAAGAGAGTAATTATTTTGCAGAACTATGATTATGTGGTTGAACAAATGCCTTATGTGGCTCAGTTTGGTGATTTTGGTATTTTAGAGGGTATAACCAATTCAGATTATCAAGCAGCAGAACTTAACGAATCATTCCCTTATATGAAACTTAAGAAGGTTAGACCATTCATTTCAAAGATATTCGGTTCTACAATTGCACCTAAGAAGATGGTTATTAATGTTATCTCAAAAGACCAAAGCGATATTAAAAGAATTGTTAAACCATTCTATTGGAAGTATCCATTCTTTAAGTGGGTTTCATTTAAAGAACTCAGAAATTTGTCAAAAGAAGAATTTGCAAAGGAACTTAGAGAGGGTGCAATCACAATTGTTGTTGATGAATCAGCAAGTTTCATGTACTCAGCTATTGAGGCTATGAAGAGTGGTAGTATTACAATGGTTAAAGTTCCTACCACAACTGTAGATTGGGCTAATGGTGAGGAACTTCCAAATTGTTGTGTATGGTTCAATGATTATGACACATTGCATAAGCAGATTGCAGGCGTTGTACGTTCTTGGATTACTGATAAAGTACCAACTGTTCTTGCTGAAGAAGCTAAGAAGGTATATGAGGAATTTACAGAGGATAATACCAAGGCTGATATATTGGCATATGTAACAGATATCCTTGATAAGAGAAAGAAGGAAATGGAAGAGTTAATCACTCAAATTAAAGCCAAGGAGGAAGAATAATATGAAAGAGTTTTTAGAAAGTAATTTGGTCGGACATATCGATATTGATAAATCGATATGTGTACACAACTATAAAGATTTCAAAAAAACTGAAAAGGGACAAAAAATGATTGAGAAATACCTCGATAGGTGGGGTAAGTTAGGCTTTATTGAGGGACTTAAAGGTGAGATTAGAGAAAGATGCGCTGTTGGTATGGAGCAGTTAGCTGTCTATCTAATATTTGAGGCTGTTGAAAAAGAATTAACTGGACCTTTTGAGACTATCGGTTTCCCAATGATACGTAGAATATGTTGTGGTTATGAAGCAAAATTGGATAATCTTGATTTATTTAATTTTGAAAAATTCATTAAGTATTGTAAGGAATTGGACATAGCTGAGTTAACTAATGAAGTTAATAATATTGTTAGTTGGACTCCAATTGATGCGGAAGCAGAAGCTTGTGATTTAGGCTGTGAAATGATAATAAATAGATTCAATGGCGATAACAGAAGTTTCGATGAAATTAAAGAAGAATATATTAATAAACTAAAGGAAAAAATTAAGGAAAGATATGAAAGAGATAGGAATAATCATACCGATGCATGAGTTCGGTAAAGAGAATATAGAGCTTGTTAACAAGGCAATTGAATCAGTGCCAGAGGGTATGTCAATCTGTCTTTCAGTACCAAAGGGTACTACACCAGCAAAGGTAAAGGGTCTTTCAGATAGAGCAGCATTAGTACCATCAGTTGAAGAAGGTAGTACATTTGCTGAGTTGGTTGAAAATGGCGTTAAGGCTTTTGCAAATAACCCAGATGTTAAGTGGTTTTCAATCCTTGAGTTTGATGATACTTATACACCAATTTGGCTTACAAATGCTAAGAAATATATGGACTTTATGCCAGATACAAGTGTGTTTATGTTCCTTGAGGATATTACAGATTTCAATAATGGAAAATATATTGGTTTCGGTAATGCAGAAGCTTGGGCTTCAAGTTTTTCTAATCAAATAGGTTACATTGACAATGACTGTCTTCAGAATTATTTTGATTTTTATTTAACTGGCTCTATTTTTAATATTAAGGATTGGCAAGAAGTTGGTGGTCTTAAACCACAAATTAAACTAACTTTTTGGTATGAATGGCTACTTAGATTAACAAATAAAGGAAAAACTGTTTTTGTTATACCAAAGGTAGGATATAATCATAATCTTAATAGGAGTGGTTCGCTTGTTAATCTTTATCGAGATTCAATGTCTAAAGAAGAAATCGAATGGAATTTTGATTTAGCCAAACGTGAATATTTTTATCATCCAAACATTAACAGAGACCAATCTAAATTTGAATATAAATCTGATGAAGAGGATAACAACTGAAGAATTTAAAGAAAGAGCGTTTTTAGTTCATAAAGGCAGATATGTTTATAATAAAACAGATTTGGAACATCGAGATAGTAAGGGAAAAGTAGTTATTACTTGTCCCTTACACGGTGATTTCCATCAAACACCTAAAAATCATCTTCATGGTCAAGGTTGTCCATTATGTAATCATAGGTCTATTAAATACACTGTAGACGAAATTAAAGATAAAATATTTAATAAGTATGGAAATAAATATGATGTTTCTTTAATTAAAGAGTATAAAGGTAACACTCAGAAATTGCCGTTAATATGTAAAGAACATGGCTATTTCGAAGCAACATGGAACGATTTAGACCACAATCATGGATGTCAAATTTGTGGAAAGATAAGAAATCATGAATTACTTAGAAAAACTAAAGAAAAATTTGTTAATCAATCCATAGTAATTCACGGAAACAAATACGATTATTTTTTATCAAATTATATTAATGCTCATACAGATATTTTAATCAAATGTAAAAAATGTGGCTTAATCTTTCCAATGCCTCCACATGAGCATCTTAAAGGTAAAGGATGTCCTAGATGTAATGAAAGTCATTTAGAAAATGAGGTTAGATTATATCTAGATAGCCATAAAATTAAACACATAGATAGGTGTGATAGAAAATATTTTAATTGGTTAAATAGACAACATCTAGATTTTTATCTTCCAGATTATAATATTGCAATTGAATACCAAGGAGAACAACATTTTAAAATTGTAGACTTTTTTGGTGGAGAAAATGGCTATAAATACAGATTTATGCTAGATAAAAGAAAGAAAAAACTTTGTGAAGAACATGATATAAAAATAATTTATTTTACACACGAAAATTATGATTCATTTTTGAATGAAAAAACAATAAAAGAAGCAGAAAAACTATTAAAAGAAATAAATCATAATGGCATTAATTGTGATGGTTAATGCCATTTTTTTTTACATGTCATCAAAACGGCAACACGAAGATTTCCTCAATTGAGAAAATGTGAAAGAAAGTGTGTTGAAATTGCACAGATTTGCCTTTGACTTGATATTTAGTATTAAAATAATATACTAACAAGGGATATTCCCCATATATAAATATCTAAAGAAATGTCAGAAATTTGTGTAACTGAAGAAAAAGTTAAGAAAAAGAGAGGTAGAAAGCCATCCAAAGAAAGAAAAGGATATTTCTACGAAGAACAAGAGCAAGCTGTTGTAGATTACATTTCAACTGATGATGAAAGGGAAAAGAATAAAATCTTCAACACAACGTTAAAGCCAGCATTCACAAAAATGATAGAATCAATTATAAGAAGATATAGTCTGTACCCACCAGATGAAGAATTCCAACAAACTTTTGATGATACAATGTCTTTTCTTATGACTAAACTATCATGTTTTGACCCTTCAACAAATTATAAAGCATATTCATATTGCGGTACAATTTGTAAAAACTATTTAATATATAAAATTAATCAATTTGCAAAGAATCAGAAACGTAATGAGTCATATGATAGTCCAAATGATTCAAATCAAGGTGATATTAATGACAATATAAGATTCTCTTATGACGAAACAGACCCTAGAAGGACTTTTCTATCTGAATTGACTGGTAACACAGTTGAGAATATTAAACGTATTCTAGAGGACAAGGATAAGCTTAGATTGAATGAAAATGAGATTAAGGTGGGAATGACTCTTATTAATCTTATGACAAATTGGGATGAGATTTTTGCACAGATGGGTAGTAATAAATTCAATAAAAGTTCCATATTATTGTTTTTGAAGGAAACCACAATGTTGAATACAAAGGAGATAAGAGATGCACTTAAGGTATATAAGAAAAGATATTATGAAGTTAAGTGGAAACTTATCAATGAATAATATAAAACTTAATATTTATTACAAAAACAATGGCTAAGTTTAAGATTGAATTAAATGACATACAGAATATTCGTGACCTTTTGCAAGAGACGTATAGGTTAGCTGATGAGCAGATAGTTCAAGCTCAGAACGAGATAAACAAATTGTCAGTATCCACGCAACTTGAACAAGAACCTATGGATGCTAAAAGTAAATATGCAAAGGCAATTAATGACTATCTAGGTATGAAAGATAAAGCGATATCAAAGAAGTTGGATATTGCAAAGATTTTGACTGATGTATATCATCATAATGGTGATGTCAAGGGTGCTATCGAAAATGGAGAAAATATCAAGAATATGGACTTCAATTTTGATGATATTAAGAAGATGATTGACAATAACATGCAAGAAGAAAAAACTAAGACAATTGAACTTAACAAGAAATAATGGCTAACATCAAGGATAAACAGCAAGAAGCAATGGCAACCATTGATACTGCGAAAGCAATGGTTGATAAGGTGATTGCAATAATGAACATTATGCTTGCATCACCTAGTATTTCTTTGACATTTGCAACAAATCCAATAGGGTATATCTTGCAATTGTTAAAGCACCTAGGTGTTACTTATGAAGAACTTAGGGAGTATCTTGCTAATTTCTTGATATATATATTACCAGTATTGGAGGTATCGGTTAAAACTATATTACTTACCAATCTTAAGAATATGGTTTCTTGTTCTGTTGACCCTAGAATACCAGAGAAATATAGGGAAAACCTTAATGTTGGATGTGGCAGTGGACAAATTGAAGGTTATGGTATTAATGTTAGTATTGAATCTATTGATTTCCTAAATAAATTGTCTGAGAATCCATTGAGCGATTTTGGAAAGGAAATGTATTTTGGTCTTGATGGCATTGATGATGTGTATAAGTTTGCAAGGGCAGAGGACTTTGATGCATTTTTGTGGTTTGTAATGCATAAGGGTAAATTCCCAAGTTCATCAAACTTTAGTTCTATATCTGGTACAATACATGGAATTGGTGGAGAAACAATACCAAACCCATCAATATTAGATGCAGTTCAAGTTGACTTTAATTCCGATAGTCCTTCTTCAATAATGTTGGGTAATACTTTTATGTATCCAGATTATCAACATTCTATAGTCTCAATGTGTATTGATAGAAAATACGATAGTGAGAATAAAATAATTTCAAATATATTAGTTCCAACATCATCAAACATATGTAGTGTAAACTGGTATGTAAGACGTGCAGATTATTTAAAAAAGAATCTTGGTTTTGGGGAAAAGAGATTTGAGTCTAGGGATTTTTCTAAAGAAATCGCATTATGTAATTTACAATATTTTGATACGGCATCTAGTAATATTTACCCTTCAAACGGATTGGTTAATAATATCGTTAGATTGACTATAAAGCCAAAACCTTTTATTCATATTCCGAAAGTTGATGAAGGCGAAAAACCTTGGGGGTTTGTACCTTTATTGTTTGATAGTCAAGGAAATTATGACATAAATGGAAAGTATACTGTTGTATTTGACACGCAATCAAGACCATCATATAGTGGTGATTATGCAACATATACTACTGGTACTACTGACATTAAAATCAACATAAGAAGTGGAAATGTTAGTATTACTGATAAAAACGAACTCAAGAAACATTTAGTAGAGTGTTATAAGGGATTGACTGTTTATGAATTTAATTATGATTTTGTAATGGGTATGAAATTGTTCGATGCCAAAGTCATGGCTACAACATTATTGGATACCCTTGTAAATACTAGATTAGGATTAAACGCATCTCTTGGTAAAAAGCATCAAGATGCCACAGATAAGATTAAGGAAATCATAAAGAACATTATAAACTCTGATGATTCTTCGGTTGAGGATTGTTATTTCTCATTCGATAATGAAAAATATAATCAATTGTTAAGGTCTAGCGAAGAAAAGAGAGCCAAAGACTATGCATTTGGCTCAAATGCAAGTTCTGATGGACTTGATAAAGTTTATGAGATTCTAGATGAATATGACTCTGCATCATCTTTAGAGGAACGAATAGACATTATTAACCGTGCAATCACGCAAGCATCTATAGCAGTTGCAAGTGGTGCTGAAGAAGAAGACAAATATAGTATAGAATTTGGATTTGTATTTGATTTAATTGAGAACCTTGTATTTGCAATTATTAATGCGATTTTATCACCAAAGGTATTATTACTGTTAGAGGTTAATAGACAAATCATGGGTGGTAATTGGAAAGTATTTACAATCGAGGATTTGTTAAAGGCAATGCAAGGAATAATAATATCTATTATAAAAGAAGTTCGTGACCTTGTTATACAAGAACTTTTAAAACTTGTTCTAAAGTATTTACAACCACTTAAGGAAATGATAGAGTCAATATTACTCAGAGAACAAATTGAAGAATACACTTCTGCAATCAATAGTATTATCAAAAATTGTCCTATGGTTTGGTTTAATTTTGGCTATCAGCCAAAAGAAGTTAAACTTGATACTGTTGATTATGCTGATATTGATATTAATGAAATAATAAATGCTGAAAAGCCTAATGAAAATTGTTAAATATTATGGGTATAGAACAAATTTGTAACACTATTACTAATTTCTTTAATGATGTTAGACCACCATTCCCACAGATTAATAGAATCTTATTGGTGTGTTCAATGATACGTAGACCTGGACTTTCTACCATCTATTCAGTATCAAATATCGTTAAGGATTTAAATAGACTTGGTATACCTACTGGACCGATGCCAGATGGTAGCTCAAATCTAACTGTTGGAGCATTTTTTGCTTCAACAAAGGAAATATATAGGGGTCTTAAAAATGATGTGTCAATACAAGTTGGAACAACTCCTGGAACGATGCAAGCAACACCAGCTGGTAATGCTACTCCAGGAATGGCATTTGGAGCACTATTTTAATTTATGAAGAAAAAAGTAGATTTCACGAAATTAAGTAACGCAGAAATTAACATTAAGATTATGGGTTACGAGAACGAATACAATGTAAAAAAAGATAAAATCATTGCATTGGTTCAAGAATTAACAGAGCTTGATGAATTGTACATCAAGGCAAATGAAGAGTTACAAAAAAGAGGCGCATTAAAGGATGGCTAATATAATTGTAAAAGTCGGAAAGGTTAGAGAGGTCGAGAATGTCTATTCAAAGAATGGCAGTGATGGCATGCGTGTTAGAGCAGAATTGACAGAAGATAAACCAAGGAAATTAGAAGATATTCCTTGGGCATTCCCTTTATTGCCTAAAGTTTTCCATGTATTACCAAAAGTAGGTGAAGCGGTTTTGGTTGTTTGTGAGGATAGTAACAACAATAAATCCCAAAGATACTATATTGGACCAGTTATTGCTCAACCTCAATACATGACTTATGACAAGAAGGAGGATGCTACTTCCACTTTTAAGAATTTCGAATTTAACCCTATCGAGAAAATATCTAACTTTGACATGGCTAGAGGTGCTTTCCCAAACAATGAAGATGTATCTGTTGTTGGTAGAGGTTCTGAAGATGTTACGCTAAAATATAATGAATCCACAAAGAAGAGTGAGGTTGATATTCGTGCAGGAATTCGTACAGAGCCATCAATGGCTAGAGAAAATGATTTGATAGGAAATATCATGTTTAATAATATAGACCCAGCTTATATACAGTTGAAATATAAGAGTGGACTTGCAAAGAACCAAAACCATCAAGTATCTAGCATGATTAATATGGTAGCTGACAATATTAACCTTATCAGCAATAGGGATAATAACGTTTGTGATAATGTACACGATAAGGATGCTTTGATTAAGGATGAAGATTCTGATATTGTAATGGATAGATTACATCAAGTACCAAAGGGCGATAAACTTGTCGAACTCCTTACAATTATGAAAGGCGCAATTATGAATCATGTACACCCTTGGGCTGGTATGGAACAATGTGGTGATTGGCCAGGTTACATTAAACAACTTGAAGGTTATGACATTAATTCAATCCTCTCAGAATACGTTAGAATATCTTAAATTATGTTTAAAGCAAGTTCGAATTACGGAAGTCCAAATTTAGGCAAAAATGTTGAAATAATAGGAGGGGCTAATTTCGGTTCAGAACCTTATCTGATTAAAATTGGTGACAATACAACCATTTCATTTGATTGCGCATTTGTGACACATGATGCAGCAACTAGAGTGATTAGAAATCTTCCAGATGGGGATAAGGAAACTGTTATATATGCCCCAATAGTTGTTGGCAAGAATTGTTTTATAGGGTGTAGAACGGTTATACTTCCAGGTGTAACGATAGGCGACAATTGTATAATCGGTGCTGGAAGCATTGTTAACCGTGACATACCTTCTAATACAGTTGCAGCTGGCACACCATGCAAGCCAATTTGTACTTTAGAGGCATATAGAAATAAACATAAAGATGATTTTATGTATATTGTATCAAAGCCTTTTAATGAAAAGAAACAGATTTTATTAGATAAATTTAAAGCGAGACTCAATTAAGAATCTCGCTTTTATTGTTTTTATTCAATTTCTAATGGTGATTGTAATCCCAAATTCATATCTGGGTTTATTTCCACTGAATCATTACCCATTTCATCGTTAATGAATTCTTCAATGACTTCTTTAATAATTGATTTTGTATTCATTTTATTTTCTGTAATAGTTTTAAAGTTAGCTTTATTGTCCATTAATTTAGTTATAGTTTCATAACTCATGTTAGGGAATCTTTGTTTAAGTTTATTTCTCAGTTCAACATATGATGAACACTCTGTCTCAAACATTCCATTACTTGTTTTAATTGAAAATATTAATTTTGGCTGTGTTGGAGTTTGCTGAGGTGGAATTTGTTGTACTGCTGGTCTTCTAATACCCAATGTTTCCCCACTAACCTCTGGTAACATACTCTTCAACTCACCAAGCCAAGGTTTATCTTCAAGACTCCAATATCTCCATGTTCTCATATTTTTTCTGTATCCCTTGGAGAATAAATACTCTATAATTTCAGCATCGTTTGTTGTAACAACATTATCACCTCTTTCTTTCTCACTAGTTGAAATCATGTTTACTAGCGATTGATTGGAGGTTATGGTAAGTTTTACTTTTCCTTCTTTTGTAAATACGAAAATAGCCGTTACCGATGACTTCTTATTTGCTAACCTTTTGGCTCTCTTGGCTTTCATTGCGTCATTTAACTCCATTTCAGTCATCTGTTCAGCACTTGCAAGTCTCTGTATGGTGAACATTCCATTTGAACGCTGTGAAACAATATATCCAATTTCTTTAAATTCTCTTCCGTGTCCTTGTTTTGGGGCGTAGCCATACATGTAGGTATAATAGTGGCACATTTCATGTACCAATGTAGCCAAGAAAGAGTGTTCAGTACCGCTATAGTTGCCGTTCAGTTCTATTCTAGGCTGACATAAACCAACAAAGTTTTTTCTATCAATATCTATTTTTTCCCAACCATTGTTCTTATACATTTTGCGGCTGTATCTGTTTATATAGATACCACGCCCAGTTATCTTAAACCAACCAAGAGTACCACCTTCAGAACCACGACCTGTGGTGAATATAGCAAAACTACACTCACCCAACTCACCACCAAATAATTCATCATTCATTTCAGCATATCTAGCTGTCATCCATTCTACGGTTGGTTTAAATGTTTTATCCATTTTATCGTTTAATCTTTGCGAAAATTCGTTCCAATCCATTGTAAAACAATATTTCCTATAAATATCAAAAGGGTAGGAAAACTCCTACCCTTTATCTATTATTAATCCCAATTGTCTAGTATTTTTGTAATTAATGGATTTCTTACTATGTCTTCTCTTGTAAACTCTGTGATTCCAACCTCATCTAATTTGCCTATATGTTCTATTGCATATAATAGTCCACTTTCTGATTTTTTTGTAACAATATCTCTACGGTTTGTTTGTAGAGAATCACCAGTTAAAATCATTTTACTATTTTCACCCAATCTTGTAAGTATCAGTCTTAGATTTTCCTTGGTATATTGTTCACATTCATTGACACATATTAAGGCATTATCGAATGTTTTACCTAATGCAAAATTAATAAATTCGTATTTTATATAATTATTGCTTATTAAGGATTGTGCTGTCATATATGGGTCAGCATTTCCACTATTCCTTAAAATCTTCGTGATTGTCTGTTCATCACACTCAAGATATGGCTGTATCTTGGTTTCTAAATCACCTTTAAGGTAGCCTAGGTTTAAGTCTAATCCTCCCGCTGGAGCTGTAGGTATCATCATAATGATATTTGAATAATTACCATCCTTTAACTCCTTAAGCGCATATGCTAGTGAGAGATAGGATTTTCCAGTACCTGGCGAACCAACTCCAAAGCATATTTGGTAATTTTTATTTTTAAGTAATTTCAAAAACTCTTTTTGTTTTTCGTTTTTACACTTTATGTCAATTTTGTAACTAAGTGTTTTTAATTTAGAACATAACCCTTCCGATGTAAGATAATTGAGAGCACAGTCTCCTTTCATCTTTTGTTCAATGAATTCCATTTCTAATTCACTGACGCTTTCTTTTAAGTTTTTCTTTTTTCCCATAAAAATTAGTTTAGAAAAAAAGCGCATTAGTCCATTAAAGAACTAGTGCGCTTTTGATTATGTAATAATAAATGTTTCCATGTATCGTTGCTTTAATATAAATATCGCTTTAAGCATATTTGTTATTCAAATCATCTACGATATTGAATGATAGAACGTCATGGTGAATAATACTATTCATTCCATAAGTAATTTTAACATCAACGTAGTATCTCTGTGGTATAAGAATGTTTGTATCTATGACGTAGAAGTTCTCAGAGAATGTCTTATTAATTTTATCCCACTCGATTACGTCTATCTCTCTAGTACCATCTTTCACATAAACTCTTATGTTCAAATTATCTACTAGTTGAACAGTATTTGTTGTATAATTTGGCTTTGCTGATATAATTAGTTTCCTAATATCACCACGTTTAATATCTTCTTTTTCTTTAATGCCACTTATTGAAGGAGTAAATGTTGTGTTGGTTACACTCAATGAGTTTCCAATGTTGAAGAAATTAGGAGTATCTTTAAGCGTAAAATCAAGCTCCACATCGTCCAATTTTGTTCCTTGGTAATAGATATTACTCCAGACATCATAAAGCATTGTATCAGCCTCGAAATCGCCTTTAGAGAGCTTCAAATCAACATAATAGATACCTCTAGTATGCTTTTGTGATTCAAGTTCCATAATAATTTCATCGTCACTGTTCTTAATTGTAACAGTTGGGTTATTATCTAAATCTTGTAACGTATCTCCGATGGTACAATATAGGTATAATTTATTATTCTTGTTAAGGACGAAGTTTGCTCTATCATCCAATACCACATTGTCATATCTAGTTTCTACGAATGGTTGGAAGAATGTATTAGTTTTATTGGTTAGTAAACCTAAATAATTTTCATATTCTGTTTCAGTAACCTCTAAAAATGGCGAGAATGCGATACCTATACCGTAGTTTTTTAGTTCATCAGTTATAAATTTGTTAAACGTGTCGGTAATATCTACATTTATATTCTCATTACCAACATCAAAGTGTTGCCTTGCTATAACTAGTGAAGGTTCATTTGCTGAGAATTTGTCATATTCATTTGATAATGTACTATTTGTATAAACCCCTTCTTCATCCCATAGGATACCGTTTTTCCTTTGAAACCAATTACACCCATCAGTTGATACTAATCTCTTTGGGTCAATTGGTGTTGGAGAATAATATCCTGCGTTTAGTGCATTCATTGAATAGTCAAATCCTTTTCCGCTATCCCATTCTTTAGGAATTAAGAAGAAAATTAAGTCAAAACTTGTTGCACGTATTTTTTTATTGTCATTAATTGAACTTGTTTCACATTCGTGTAATTGCGTAAAGTCCAAAAACCCAGCATTAGTAATATGGAGAGTGTGTTTCATTTTCTCCATATTCGGCATGATTCCATCATTCATTAGTTTTTTAACTTTTGAATGGTCAAAATATATCAACGTTCTAGATACAATGGTATCTTTTCCATATACAAGTTCTGCAATGGGATTAAGACCAGTATTAAGTTTACTATTTGAAATAATCGTATCTGTTTTTTCTATATAACTTTTATATATCATCTTCGTTAGGGTAATTAATCATTATGTCTTCTTCATCACTTGGTTCATCTAGTGATGACTCTGTGATATTTTCTTTATCTATTGCCACATTTGGGTCGTATCCAACTAAGTATAGTTCAGAGCTTTCCTCAACATTATCTCTAGTGATTCTAACTGTTATTTCATCACCTTCATAAAATCTAATGTCATTATCTAAATTCATTAGTTCACCATTGACGATAATCTTAAAATCATAAACATTATTTGTCTCAATAGTTGTTAATACCATTTCTTTATCAATTATGAACGATAATTCAGTTGTACACTCATCAAAATTCATCATTACCTTCATAACTTTATTGTAATATCTATTTGGAGTTGGTTCACAACAATTATCATTATCATCTGAAGGCTCATATATGATGTTTGGTTTATCTTTCTCATCGATTGGTATAACTTCACAATGGTCATCTTTAGTCATTACATCTATCTTGTTGGTAAAACCTTCCATAAATATAACTTTTTCATCTTCTCTTCTGTTCTTGCCTCTTCTGTTAACAATACCACTAGCATCTGAATCATGCGAAGATAAAATTAATCTTGATGGCACTCTTTCTACACTATAGTCTTCTTTGCGTATGATATAGCCTCTTACCTTTATCTTATATGACTGAGAGTAATATTTACGGTCATCTATTGTGTATTCAGATTCGTCAGATACATCATCTAATGTCATTGACATGGGATGGTCATTTGGAGAAATATAACAGTTAATGGCATTAAATTCATAATGCATAAGTTCATTAACTTTGTTTATAATCTCCATTTTATTTGATATTATAGAGACGGTATATATAAAATTAATCTGGGTTGGTTGCTTCATTGTATACTTATCATAAGCTTCAGTGCCATTTTCTTGTAATACTGGAACATAGAACATGGCGAAATCCTTATGTCCTGGAATGTTAAAATAATTTCCTTGGCTTTCACCCTTTTGTGGATTAAGTTCACGAGTTACAGTTAGGAAGTTTATGATTGGATTTCCAGTTTCATCTTGTTTATCCCATTCTTGTATGTACTCACTTAATCTCTGAGTACTATATAACTTATAAATAGGTAATTTCTTACCATCATATACAACATCTATGTGTTTTACAACCCAGTCATACATTGTTTGGTCTATGTCACTGAATTCGATTGGTTTTGGAAATGGCGTACCATACTCCAATATTACCTTTGACATATTCCTACGTCTCTCAGTGCCATGTGCATGGTGACGTAGTTTGAGTTTATCCATATATGGTTTTGGTTGTATTAACATAATCTTGATTTTTTACAATAAATATTTGTTAAATGGTAATATTTATAAGAAATAAGAAATATACAATGGCACAGTTCTTCTTTTTGAAACAGAATAGTACGCTCCCTACTTTACGCATGGAGTTAATTGAGGATGGTAGACATGATTTTCACAAGTTCCATGAATGTATTCAGAACGCTGAAATAACCTTTACAATGGTAAATATTGATACCAATGTAACAAAGGTTGCAAAGGCAAAGGCTTATATTAAGTTACGTGAGAATGATGACTGTACAGAACAATACGTCATATGCTATGATTGGAAAGCACGTGACACAAAGGAGGCTGGCTCATATAAGGGAACTTTTGAAATTACTTTTAATGGAAATATTAAGAATGATTCATATACATATCCAAGTGGTATACTCAATATGCCGATTAGAGAAGACCTTATTGTGGTAATAAAATAAAAAGGAGAGAACCTATTTCTCTCCTTTTTCTTTTAATATTTCATCAAATTTTTTCTTTTCCTCTTCTGTACATAATTCATAGAATTTCTGATAGTTAATTTGCAAATCATAGTTTTTATCCTTAACGTCTTTTAACTCGTTAAACATTGCACCATAATATGCCTCGAATTGGTAATATCCTTTTTTTGTAACACCTTTTATGATGCCCATATTACCGCTATTTCTACTGATTATGTAATCTCCCTTTTGAAATTTTGGTTCAATCATATCAATTAAGCATTAAAACATTCTTTATTGCAAGTTTACGCTCAACTTCTTCAAGGGTTTCACCGAATCTAAAGAATATCCTTCCATCCTCTGGATAATCCTCATAGGCATCCATATTCTCCCAAGCTAGAGCGATAATACCATCGGTACAATCTTGAAATCCAAAACAGCATGAATCTTGTATTAAATCAAGTTTTATTTTCATTTTTACGATATGAATTTCTGTCATGTACTCATCATTTGGAATGAGATTATTTACCAAACAACAAGGTTTATATTCGAAACCTTCCCCCCAGAATTCATCAATATTATCAGTGAATATAAATTCATATCTGTAATATCCGTCAGTTTCCTCTCCAATTAATTTGATAAATCCTAGTTTTACTTCCTCTTCCATAATTTATTTATTTTTATTCATTTTTGTAATCATATCCTTGAGATATGCTATTCTTTCAGCCCTACTTTTAATTTTCAATGCCTCATCCAAAGAACCATTTTTATCCAACTCGATAATGGTTTCAGCATCACCCTTTCTGAAACCTTTTAATGGTTGTTCCTCTGCTTTAGGTTCTGGGTCTGATATCTGTATCTTCTCTGCTATTTCATCTCTCTTTAGTTTAGCCACTTCATCCAATTCATCATCAAGTTTGATAATTTCTTGAATCTTTTTTACATCTTCATTAGTAGCCTTAAGTTCGTCAATCTTATCACTCACTACCTTTTCCTCATCAATTACAGTGGCATCAATGATTATGCCATCCTTAACCATATATTCAATACGTTTACCATCTTTCTCAGTTACGATTTTAACAATATTCTTTAAATCAATTTTAAATTCCATAATTCAATTATTTTATAGTATTATTATTTTCTCTTCTTTTGGTTGCATCACGAAACATAGATTTATATCCCTCATATTCTCTAGGCAGTGATTCAATCTCCCATAAACTCAAGAGTCCTTTGACACCATTATTATAAACACCTTTATCAATACTCATATTATTTATCATTTTCGCTGACAATGATATTGTCGATTATTTCTTGTTTTCCTCTAACTTTATCAAACATTTCTTTATAAAATGTATCAGAAAATACTTGATAATAAATAGTTACATCATTTTTTTGATTTAATCTATGTATTCTATCTTCAGCTTGTAGATTATCTCCACTCACCCAACTGAAACTATTGAATATTGCAACACGGCTTGCAACTAGTGTAAGACCAACGCCAGCACTCTGTATATTTCCAATAAAGACCTTTATATTAGGGTTATTTTGAAATTCCTCAACTGACTTATCTTTCCTCTTGATTGTCATCTTTCCATTGTGGACAACACATATATCCTTAAAAGCCTCTTTAATGGTATTAAGCTCCTCATCAAATGAACAAAATATGACAACCTTATGTCCTAAATTAATACATTTTTTTGCAAGACTGATGGTTTTGTTTGCCATAGAGTTAGCTAGCCATTGGCGCATCATAATACCCTCAGTAATCTTCTTATATTTCTCAATGTCCTCTTTATTCTTACCATCTTTAGCTTGAATATATTCATCCCATACCCTTTCATAACTTTCTCTTTCTTTTTCGGTTAACTTATAATTCAAAACCTTAACAGTTTTCTTGACAATTTTACCAAAGTCACTCTTCAATCTTCTAATATAATAAGGCTTTATGATTTCTTGTAATTCATCTAGATTTGAAGAGCCATCCGTTACCCAGATTTTCTTTAGTGTTTTTTCAAGAACCTTATCTAGTTCTTCTTTTTCCTCAGATGTCAGCTCATACCAACTGTTTTTTCCTTTCTCTTGACAAAATAGGAATGTAACAGCATCACGTTCCTTTTTATTATAAAAACTCTTTCCATCACAATATCTTTCAACGTAGTATTTCCAATCATCAGCAAGAGGACAACCGATAATTTTAAGAATATTGAAAAAGTTGATTGGACGATTGGTGATTGGAGTACCAGTTATGGCATATATACCCTTTGGATTGCTTCTCTTAACCAAGTCAGACACAATCTTGAATATACCACTAGTAGTATTAGATAGTCTGTGTGCCTCATCAATTATCACCAAATCGAAGTTGGATTGGAACAATTGACTATTATCCATTGCTTCTCGTATGATATTTTTCTTTCTAGATACCTTTTCCTTTTCTTTAGTAACCTTTCTAAGTTTTCCATCTTCATATTCAAGTGTGGTAGATTTAACTGTCTCAGTTGGTATTTCATAGAAGTTTTTTAAAATATCATAATTGATAATGGTAAATTTATTCTCCTTCCACTTGCTACCCTCTACAATGGTAATCTCATCCTCAGATACGAGATTCTTCAATTCCTTGAACCATGTCAACTTAACTGAAGCTGGTGAAATAATCAACACCTTCTCGTATTTATCCTCAAGAGCTGCCACAATTGCTGCAAGAGTCTTACCACTACCCATTTCACTTGCGAGAATGCCCTTTTTACGGCTTGTGAGGAACTTTACAGCCTCTTCTTGGTAAGGATAAAGGTTAAATCCCATTCGCTCGTTGTAGGCATTAAAATCTATTAATTTATTCTCCCAAGGCTCACTCAAGAAATCTGTTAATATCGCTTTCTTTGGTGCAAATATTTCAATTGCCTTTTCTTGTGACCTTCTATAGATTGCATAGAAGTGATATAAGTTATCCATTTCTCCTAAGAACCAAGTGATTTTCAACACCTTTGGCACAAAATCAAGTAATAAATCACTATGTAGTTTCTCACCGTACCAATCAGCAATCTTTACAATCTTATTTATTTCCTTTGGCTCTCTCTCGTAATTTGACAAAACATATTCAGACTCAAAATCATTCAATGCTCTCGTTTGATAAGCAATTACAATGTTTTTGAGCTTAATTATATAAGAATTATTGCCTTTATAATTCTTAAGTAATTCATATGTCTTTTCAATTTTTGATAAAGATAATCCCATATTTTTATATTTTATCCTTGATAAAATATAAAAATATTTTTGAAAAAATCAAGTGTTTTAAATGAAAAAATGCAGATATTTATAAGAAATATTTATGTTTTATAATGAAAATAGTTAAAATAAACGAATCTCAAAAGAAAAGATTATTTGAAGCATATAGGGAAGGTTTCTCATTTGACGAGTTATCGGTGCTTGGAAATGATGCTTTTTCTGATGAGGAATATAGTGGAAAGTTACAATTCGAATATTGTAGGAAATGGTTGGGTGAACCAGTTGCAAGAGGTACTTCTAGATGCATATTCATGTTAAGTGATAATCTAGTTCTTAAGTTGGCATGCGGTAGATATGAGGCAGGAAAGGCTCAGAATCGTCTTGAATGTCAGTTATATGAGGATAATCCTTCACCTTTAATGGTGAGAATATTTGGAAATGATGATAATTTTTCATATGTAATTTGCGAGAATGTTGTACCTGCACAAGACATTGATTTTGAAAAGATTATAGATATTCCATTTTATTACAGATATTATAAACAAATGGGTTCTGAATATGTTAATTATTTTGAAAATCCAAAAGGAAGCTATAATGAAGTTCCTTTTAATGTACATGATGTAGTATGCTATTTAGAGGCAAACTATTGTGTTGGCGAAGGCTATTATCATAAGGAAATAGAAGAATACATAAGGAAAAACCCTTGGCTGAAAGAACTTAAGACATTCATCATGAATACACAGATTGGTGATTTAACTAAACCTGATAACTATGGCATTGTGAATAGAGATGGTAAACCAATGATTGTAATTCTCGATGCTGGAATGAACTTAGAAAATTGGGAGACATATTATCGTGGCTAATTTAAAATTTAATACAAAAAACATAAGACGTGTTCCGATTAATAGAAACAGTCTTTTTTATGATGCAGATATGTTTGCATTGGAGAGAGAAATTGGAAAGGACTATATCGAACAAGATATGGGGCAAACTGTTGTGCTTTATCAAGTTGATGCCTCACAAACACAAACTGATGCTGTGTATGGTGAAACAGACACTGATAATGTGGCATTCAAGACGCCAGTTGAAATTCCATGTACATATAAGATTGAACAACCAGAGTTAAAGTCATATGACAAATCAAAGCAACTTGGTACTTATATGAAAACAGGTAAACTCACCATAGGTGTATATCAAGAAACTCTTGTTGAACTTAATGTTGAGATTAAGAAGGGTGACTATATTGGTGTACAAATATCTCCAGAACATATGGAATTCTTCGTAGTCAATAATGACGGTAAGAATAATTATGATAATGCTCATTCACTATGGGGCACAGTTCCATTGTATAGAACAATACAATGTTCACCAGTTGATACTAGTGAATTTAAGGCTTAAACTAATATTTATATTAAAATACATATTTAATTATGACACAGATTATAAGATTAACAGAATCAGATTTACATAAAATCGTAGAAGAAACTGTAAGACGTACAGTTGATGAAGGTTGGGGCAAGGATGCTCTTAAGACAGCAGGACTTGGTGCAGCACTTGGTTTAGGTGCAGCTGGAACACTTGCAACAGATAATCCAATCTCAAGAGGTCTTGATAGGCAATTCGCAGACCAAGAGGAAGTGGGAAGAGCATTCCCAGAGGATAGAGCAGAATTTGGTAAGGCTTTAAGTCCTAGAGGAAACGCTGAAGATAATACTATTTCTTGGGAAAAGGCTAATCAATTTGAAGGGAAGATTAGTAAAGCAATTACTGAATCAATTAACAAATACCTTAAGGAAAATGTGTAATAAAGAAAGAGTGAGGAACAATCCCCACTCTTTTTTTTGTTTTTTATTTTCTAGCTATTTGCTTATATAATTCAACTCTATCCTTACATATTGCCTCAAGTGAATACTTGTCTTTAACAAAGTTATACAAATTGTCTTGTAGTTTCTTAAGCATATCCCTATCATTAGCAAGCTTATTGATGTACTTAGCCCATTGCTTATGATTCTTAGAAGAATCTACTAGAAGTGCAGTACCTTCCTCATTAATCTTACCACCTTTCTCAATCATAGGTACTAAATTAATGGTATATGCTCCAAAGTTCTGTGCTATAAATGCAGTATGAGTAAATCCACACTCAATTTCCTTAAGCTCAGATTTAACGCTATTAAACTCATTCTCTTTCAATGGTGCGATAAGTACATCAACATTAGCATAGTGTGTGGCATATTTATTGATATCCCTAGTCCACATTCTACGGTATGATTCATTTGTGAATGGGTCATCAGTATATGCAATATATTTCATAAGGAAGTCCTTATGTTCTAGCGATACATTCTTATAGTTATCAGTGAAAATCTTCTCATAATCACACCACACACTTTCCTCTGGCAGTATTGGACGTGTTGTCTTCTCACCAGTTTGTTGGTTATAGATTGTTCTATTACCTCTAGTATCGAAACCACATAATACAAATTGTACCTTATCTTTATCGATTTGTTTTGCAATACCATCAAGTAATTGTAAATCCTTTAGGTGTGAAGAACCACAAATGATACCAACTCTAAGTTTATCAGTAGGTGGTGTCTTTGGAACTGTATATTGTTCCTCATTTGGATTAATACCATTAGGGAATACCGCAACATTCTTATTATACTTCCTAAGCATATTAGCAAAGATTGGTGTTGTGGTTGTTACATAATCAGCCCTCTTTAAGTGATTAATAATTGGCTCATGCCATCTTTCCTTCTTTGCGGTTAGCGACATTGGATGGTCTTCTCCAAGTTTAAAGTGGTCATCAACATCAATGATTACTGGTATGCCCAAGAACTTAATCATATCCATGATTTTACACTCTTTGTCAAGTTGCTTGTGTATGTGAATAAGGTCATATTGTTTTAAGAAAGTCTCAAGGTCTCCGTTTGGCATACTGTAAACAATATCTACATCAAATTCATCGCCATAGTGCTCTTGAATGTAAGTGTGTGGGTCTACTGAACGGAACTTACCCACACCAGTCCTATCACTAGGTATCACCAACATTTTAATTTTTTTATCCATATTTTAATATATTAAAACAATTATTGTCTTGTATTATTTTACAAATAATAACAAATTATTATGGATAAATCAATAATTAAAACAAAAAAGAGTGTTAACCGTTAACACTCTTTCTTTTATCATTCACATTACCTACTTTTTTCATTGTGCATTCATATAAATCTCCATTTTTTGCTAAGAATCTGAAAGATTTACCGATTGATATTGTATTTACCTCATTACCATCTTGCCTTCCTTCAGACACAATCTTCTTATTAAGGGAAACAGCATACTTTCTTACAATTTCCTCAACAATTGTCCTAATCATTGGATAATCAACTTGAGGTGCTGCTGCATATTGCATCTGTGGTTGAGGTGCATACTGCTGTTGCACACCTTCATTAACGATTTGTCTTACGTTCTGTGGAGGTGTATATGTTGGTTGCTGTGGTACAGCATCCATCATTCCTTCGGTAAGGAATGAAAGGTCACGATTATCACCGCCACCAAATGCAGCATATAGGTCTGATTCATCAATTGGATTAGACATAAACGCTTCTCTGATTGCGGCTGGTACGTTTGCAGCATTTTCACCCATTTGTCCACCGAATGAAGGTGGTGCTTGGGTCTTCCTATTCCTAGCTGTTGTCATCAAATCACTAGTTAGGGTATCTCCATTAAGTGACTCATTAATTCCGTCCTTGTGTCCTGCTGCAATTTTATCAAGAGTGCCATTTGCTTCTAATTTCATGAGCTTTGCTGCTCTAGACATCGATTCATTTAATCTAGCCCTCTTTTGTTCTTCAGTCATATTTGCCATTATCTTCTGTTGTTATTTAAAAAATCATTTTCATCGAAATCTACTTCGTCAGAATCATAACCCTTATCCATTACTGGTCCTTTTTGTGGCTTTGTTAAAGTCCTTTCAGCATCATCAAGGTCAAATAAACGCCAAAAGTCTTCACCTTTTTTTGGAGTATTTTCTATATTCTGCCTAATCATATCATATTTTCTACTATTAGGCTGAGATGTATAGACATTTTTCTTCCATTGTTGTGTTACTCTTGGTTGTCCTACTGGACCTTTTGTTGCATTTTGTTGCTGACCAACTTTTACGTCATTTTGGAATTGCATTCTTTGTCTATCCAATGGGCTGATAAAGTTATCTAATTTTGCATTATCATAGAATGTACCCATTGTTTTATCACCAGTAAGATTGTATTCACCGAATGAACTTGGTGGTGCTTCAAAAAATTTCTTGTTTTTCATTGGAATCCAAGAAACGATTCTATCAAGTCTAAAGAATTTCCATTTTGGAGCACCTCTACGGCTTCCACCACCTTCTTGAAACGCTCTAACAACAGGATAACCTTTCTTCGTTGTACCTATTGCAAAAGGTTTAATGACACGACTACCCTTTGGATTTCCAGCATCATCACCTTGTCCGTCATCGTATCTGATGCGGACTTGATATTTGTTTTGGATTGCATCAAGAACAGCATTAAACGCTACTTCTTCATTTAAAAGGCAGTTTGCCATGTCTTAATATTAGTCTTTTTCGTTATATGGGTTATAGTTAACCTTCATATTCATTTCATCCAAACGACTCTGAGGTGTGACATTCATACTTTGTCCTGCATATAGTTCATTAAGTTGGTTCTGATATGTGTTATCAACAATCAATGATTTTAATGCTTCCAACTTTCTCTGCATCTTTCTGTCAGCGAAGAAAGCGTTGGTCTCAGCAATTGCTTGTCTTGTCTCTTCCTCGTTCAATTCCTTCTTTACATTAGCCTTTTTGATTGAATCAACCCTCTTGTCAACAAGTTCCATTCCAATGAGAATGTTCTTTGCTAGCCTATGTAATCTATCATTATCATAACTTCTCATAATTTATTTATTTAAAACTGAATGTATTAAGTGGTCGTTTTCTGACCAATTTGCTGACCTACGAAATATTGTCCATCATCTACATTCTTAGTTGTATCAACAAGGTTTGTACCATAAGGATTTTCCTTGTTATATATTGAGATTGCCATTGCCCTCTCACGTCCACTGATTCCATTTCTACCCTTTATATCGTAGTAGCCACCACCATTTTCGGTATCGAAATTGCTATAGTTAATCTGTGATGTTGGTTTTGTACAATCTGGTAAGAAGTGTGTATGACCGCCATGTAGAGTTCCTTTACCTTGTGCGTCACCGTCACTTACTGCATCTTGGTGAGTTGCACTGTATTGATTCTCGATGTTGTAGTCACTACGAGTAATCTCTTGGTGTCTCTCTTCCATGCCTCTCTTTTCAAGACAAGTCTGCCCGTTCTGAACTGTATTTGCCATATTCTTTATAAAATTTAAGTAATTTATTTTCTATTATAAATAGTTAATTGTAAATATTATAGTTCTTCAACCTTAGATTTACCCTCTAAAGTTTCGATTTTTGTATTTAATTTATCTCTTTTCTCTCTTAGTTTGTCCAATTTAGTCTTGTTGGCTTTCTCTTCTTTCTTTTTAGCAGCTTCCATTTGGTCTTGAACACTCTGGTTAGTGCTTCCAACTGGAAACTCATTCTGAATCATGTATTCGGCATCAACCAATGTCTTTGTATATTGTAAGTCTATCTTCCATTCATTTCTGTATAGATGCTCATTCCTAGCCTCAATACCGAATCTTTCAAGACAAGTTTGTTTACCACCTATGCTAGCATTAGAAGATGGCTGCTGTGACTTCGTACCACCCATTATATTCTCAATGGTATTGCCAATCTTTTTAAGTGTATTATCTATTGTGTTTGCCATTGTTCAACTTTATTAATTGTTCTTCAGTTATATATATTTTCTTACTGTTTTTCTTGATTTCTTCAGCAATACGGTCTAATGACTTACTTCCACCGACAACAAATATTGATGATAAATCACCTCTCATATGATAAACATCCAATGCTCTGTTAACCAAAACCAATACTTTTTCTGGTGGTAAGTCTTCATTATATTCTGATAATACCTTCTCTAGAGGTTCCATTCCAAAGTCTGTAAACGCATCAGTTCCATCTGGCATTATCATCCAGTCATCAAATCCTATATAATATAACACATCGAACTCATTTGCAACCCAGAATATTTTACCACTATTATTATCTATTTCGATTCTTTGATTCTTTTTTGTTGTGTTAAATTGCTCAATATAACTTATAATATCTCCATACATTTCATTAAATTTAGCCTTGTTTCTATTCAAATCTTGCTGTGCTACCATTCTATCAGCTTCATTTTGAGAAATCCAAGGGAAATATGTTTGACCATATTTATCCACCGCTTCATCAATGAATATGTGTTCACCACCACATAATCTTACAACTTCTTCTGGAGTTATTTCAATTTTTGTCTTTTCTGAATCAACATGTGTTTCTCTATTACTGAAATAAGACTCAATAAAATCTGCATATTCATCATATGGAAAATAAGAACTATGCCCAGCTATATTGGTATTAGCCCTAAGAATTGCTGTATTTTTCATAATTATTCCCATCCATTGATAGATATATCTAACAGGAAACGTTGTCAATTTTCCATATTTTGTGAATTCCCTTAAAGCCTTTGCATACATGTCTGGATTAATCAACACACCCCAACTCTGTTTTCCATTTGGATTTGACATGAACTCATTGAAAACATAGTTTTCATCATATTCATAAATGTAATCATAATAAGGGTGTTCCTCATCAAAAGATTCGTTTATCTTCCTACTCTCAGTTTTAATCTTAGCTGTTGGTGTACTTTGCTTATTGATTTTTACATCACTAGGCTTAACACTTGCGGTAGGCTTTGGAGGTTCTATTGGAGATACCTCTGCTTGACTCCTAGCCCTTTCTACAGTTTTCTTGTAGAAATTGTAAGCTTTTTGACCACCTTGCGTTATATCGTTAGGATTCATTCTCTGCATTCTTTTCTTTGCATCCTCGACACTAACATAGCTAGTATTCTGTTCCTTTCCATTCAAATTATCATTACCTTTCTTGTTATATGCCTTGGTAGACGCAAGACTCTTAAGGTTCTTGAGGTTATTTTTGGGCATGACTTTTTCTAGCGCATTATACCATGCACTATAGTATTGTCTATCCTTCAATGGAACTGGAGCCTTTCTTCTAGTTACCTTTTGTGAATCCTCTAAAAATAATGCCATTGTTAAATTGTATTTGATGATTTTCTACCACCTACAGCACCCCACTGTTGTGGAGATTGTGCGTCTGCGAATTTCTCAGTATCCATTGGATTAGCCTTCTTAGGGCTTCCGTCCTTATCAGTTATTGTAGGTTGAAGCTCAACTTTGTCCAAACCATCATATTCTGGAATTGTACTCGTTCCAAAGTCTTGGTCTGTTACGCTTTCAAATAATCTTGTATACTGAGATTCATTCAAATTAATTATTTTCATAATACATTCTTTTATTTGCTATAAATATTTATATTAAGCAAATAATGTATAAATAATGGCAAATTTAAAGGTAAACAATTACAATAATCTATATTTGAGAATTAACGGAGATGAATATTGGGACTTTTTCGTTAATAAGGATACTTATGGCTCATTTAAGATTAATGATGGTTTGTATGATGAATGTCTTATCTCATACATAGATTTGTCAGATGAAGAATGTTTTGACTCTGATAATTGGATATATGGTAAAAGTGGCTATACATGGGATAAATCTTTAGCACTTGGATACACCTTATATAATATAACATATACTGGAGTCGATAACGGTCTTTTTACCTATCGTAAAGATAGAATTACTAATAAAGATTTTCTAGAATTATTCCAAAATAATAAACTCATAATTGAAGAAAATGACTATAGATTAAAACTTCATGCGGTGAGTGGAAACACGTTACAGTATGATTATCCACTTCATAAGGAAAACGGATATACAAAACTTAATGGTGGTTTCTATCAAGGATTTTTCAAAACAGAATGTGATAAATATCAAATTTTGCCATTAGCATTTGAACATGGAGATACACTTAATTTAGAGTTTACATTGAAAAAATGTGATTTGGAGAAGGAATCTGACAAAACATTAAATGACAAATATCCAGAGAATAAAGGTATATTCTTCTATGTTGGTACTAGAGCAGAAAATAAGTGGATTTATCTCTATGATAAAGATGATGTAGATGGTCTTGAAGAATGTTATGAGTTAGGTGTAGATGACTTTGTTGAAGATGGAGAAATTGATAAAAAAGACCACATAATTGGAAACTTTTATAGTCCAAATCCCGATTTTGATGGGTATGACCCATTTGAACTTGGTGACTACACAAACTACAATTACTATGATGATGAGTTATATGCTGACGATTATTGTGATTGGAATGACATGTACGATTATCTAGAGATAGAATCTGAGAAAAAGCCTAAGACTATAGATGAGAATGCAAAACATTCAACACTTACTTGGTGTTGTGGTGAAATAAATGAAGACGAATATATACTAAAACCTTGGTTTCGTGGTTGTGGATGTCCAATATCATATAAAAAAATAAAGAAAAAAGATGAAGACCCATTTGACCCAAATCCATTGAAGATGGGTACTGAATTTGGTGATGATTACATATTCGATACAAGTGAGGTTATTGGACTTGATGAAGCAATAGATTATATTGAGGCAGAACTTGATATCACTGATTTTGAATATGAAACAGATAATGGATTCAGAGTTTCTGAAGGAAATCAATACTATTTCTATACTGACAATAAGTTCTTATTCTTTGATAGAACAAAAACAGGTAAAACCGTTTCAAATTGGGTTGAAGGAACACAATTTATGTATAGTGGACGTAGAAGCAAATTCAAAGGTAATTTATTCATTTTAATGAATCGCACAAAGACTGGTTATACAGTTAATACTATTGATGAACTTCGTGACCAATCAGCAAACGAATATAATCCTTATAATGACTTATATAACAATGCCTTAGCCTTTAGAATCACTGATAAGGGCGAAATAGGCTATAGAATGCTTGTAATGGATTGTAAAAAGGAAGGAAGGGATAAAACAAGTATTATTGAGGGTTATTCATTTGAAAATGTAATACCTAATTGTGAATGGACAACTGTTAATGTTAAGATTATGTTTACATTTGGAAAAATGAAACTAATGTTCTATGTGAATGGTAAATTGGTTTACATTACCAAAGACCTTCCAATGCTCAATCTCAAGGCTCTTAACGAGATATACGATAAACAAGAGGGCGTGCCATATAATATATCTCTTGGTGGTGGAACACAAGGACTTGCAGAAACAATTTTACAAAATTATATGTTGAATCCTACTAGAGTTTATCCACTTGAGAAGAACTTTGCAGGAACCTTCATCGGTTATATCTCTTCGTTCAAGATTTATAACTGCTTCATGGAACAGATGATTATCGAGCATAATTTCAAATATGAAAATAATAAATTAAAATTAATAAGCTAATATGCCAAGCAAGAGTAAAGCGCAGCAGAGATTCTTCGGAATGGTAGATGCCTATAAGAAGGGTGAAATGAAGAATGCTAGCAGCAAGATAAAGAAAGCAGCAGATGGAATGCCAATGAGTGATGTCAAGGATTTTGCTGAGACAAAGCATAAGGGACTCCCAGAGAAGGTTGATGAAAATATCATAAGATTGACCGAGAACGACCTTCACAGAATGGTGATGGAAGTGGTAAATCGAATGATAACTGAAAGGAGAGAGGGAGACCATGAATTTGTAAAGGGTAAGGATGGATATTCACAATATTACATAAATCACGGCAATAAAACAGTATCTGCTATACATGGTTATCCAAGAGCTGGAAAGAACTATGCAAAGAAACATGGTTATGAATATCATGATTGTGTGGATGAATCTGTAGAAATGGAAGATGTACCACAAGACCATATCTTCTCTGAGAAAGAAATGCAGTGGCTTTATGATAACCAAGACAAGTTGAGTCCAATACAGCAGAAGGTTCTAAATGCTGGAATGTGGGTTCGTGCTCGTCAAGCAAATTATCATGGTTACGCAAAGAGGTGGTCAAACATCATCCTTAAGAATGGTGAAACCTATTATTATGAAAGTAACGGAGAAATAAGAAAAACTGGAACATAAAAGGGAGTGACTCGTTATCACTCCTTTTTTTATTGTATATAATCATTCATCATGAAGAAATCATCAATCACTCCAAGTTTGAGTGCAACCCTATATGCTGTTTGATTTCCCTTGAAGAATTCTGTCTTGGTATCATACTTTAAAGCCTCTTCCTCAATGTGTTTATAAGTCCAATATCCCTTTTTATGTTGTTTTTGTTTAACCATCCAATCCATATCATCGATGTATCCATATCTGTGAGCTGCCAAAAACGCACTTAGGTTGCCTTTTTGGAATTCTTCTTTGGTGTGATATTTCTTGGCTTCAGCCATCATATTTTCCTTATTTTTCCAGTAATTTTTAGGGTGTTTTATTTTTTTTTCCATTTTTTGTCGGGTTTATATACATAAATACTAATATTTGGAAAACAAGTTAAAAAAGTTTTATATTTATTATTAAAAATAACATAATAAAATAATAGGTAAAATAATGGCAAACGGACTTTATTACTATAAACTAGTAAGCCCTTATCCAGAAGATGTAACAAAAGACTGTAAGTTGACTATCAATGAGATTGACAGTAACTTTGTAACTCTTAAGGATAACGACATCAAGAAGGCTGAGTTTATCAGGGACGAAAAGACTTTAGTCCTTACAAGAAATAACGGTGAGAAGCTTATCGTTAATCTTGATGATGTTACATACAACTTAGATGTTAATGCTGAGTGTGGTGAGAGTGGAACAACCTTAACCATTTCTTATGATGGAAAGGATGGTAAGAACACCGTTACAATCGCTAACATTCTAACTGCTGACAACCTTATGGATATTATTGGCAGTGACATTCTTACAAAGGTTATTACCGATGGTACTATTAAGGGTCATGGAACTATGGATTCTCCACTTGGTATTTCTGGTGTTGAGAAGACAGGTATGTTGGCTCCAGCTTTAGAAGTGTTTGACCTTACAACTGGAGGTACACTTCCATATGTCGCTAAACTTGGTACAAGATATATTACCAAGGAATATGTTAACGACTACGGTTATCTTTATAACGGTGCTGGACTCGCAAAAATTTCTCAACGTCTAAAGGATGATTACATCGGTAGAAACACTAGAGAAGATGCAAGATATGCATGGAGAGTTCCTTCCAAGGCTGATTGGGATGCATTGCTTAATTCAATTGAACCATGTAAATATCGTAATCATGGTTCTGCAAAATGCCACGTAGAGCTTGGTAAAGTCGCTGGTAAATATCTTAAGTCAGAGTGTGGTTGGCAAGGTCAACCAGATTGTGAATGCACAATTACAAAACCTAATACTGGTTGCACATATGATGAAGAAAACTATGTTGATGATGGTATAATAGGCGAAAGCGATGTTCCAGTAGAGAGACCAGAATCTCCATTTGGTGTTGACAAGTATGGTATGACAATTCTTCCAGCAGGTGTAGTTACTCTTGATACTTATGGAAGACCACAAGCTGCTTCATTCCAAGAACAAGCAATATTCTGGACAACTTCACATATATATGGCGATGATGACCAAGATGTATATACAAAGATATTTGATTGGAATAAAGCTGGTGTAAGTCAAGTTGGAGAATGCCCAAAACCATATTATTCAGTAAGATTGGTTAAGGATTATAATGGCTCTAACTATTATGACAGTGAATATATCGATGGCATCTTATACAAGACAATATTATTCCCAGAAAGTGGACAAATTTGGCTTGCATCTAACTATGCTGATAAGAGTGGTTTCGTTGAGTACGAACCAGGTGGTGCAACACCAGAAATTGTTGAAGTAAACAACGGTGAAGTTCTTGAGAAGAGAGTTGAGATGTTCATCAATGAGTGGAATGGTCATTATTGGGAGAAGAAAATTATGCATGAGGGTGATACGATTGTTGTTGAAAACCCATGCTTCGACCAAGGTACTGGTGCAACCACTAATGTTTGTTGGACTGATAAAGAACATGTACCTCATTGCATAGAGGTTGAAATTCCAAAGGAATCTCAGAGCAATATCGAATATAGAGTATTTACTGAGGACGAAGGTTGTAACAAGGTTCTTGTTAATACCGATGACCTTGTAGTAGAGAGAATTGTTCAAATTATCGTTCCAATGCTTCAAAGAGAACGTGAAGAGCGCATCGAAGGTGATAGAATACTTGACGAGAAGATTGATGCTGAAACAGAGAGAGCAGAAGAAGTTGAAGCTCAACTTTGGGATGCAATAGCACAAGAGGCATCTGCTAGAACTGATGTTGACAACCAATTATGGGATGCAATTGCGCAAGAGGCATCTGCAAGAACTGACGTTGATAATCAGTTGTGGGATGCAATAGCACAAGAAGCATCTGCTAGAACTGACGTTGACAATCAGATTTGGACTGCACTCAATAATGAAATTAATGGCAGACTTGATGTTGATGCCCAGATGTGGGCTGCTATCAATGCTGAAGCAGAAGCAAGAGAGACCACTGATAATTTGTTGTGGCAAGCAATTGAGGATGAAACCGCTAGAGCACAAGAGGTTGAGGCACAACTTTGGGATGGCATTAACGGAGAAACCGCTAGAGCACAAGAGGTTGAAAGACAACTTTGGGAATCTCTCAATAATGAGATTGAACGTGCAATCGCAAGAGAGGATGAAATTGATGGACAATTGGTTGATTGGACAAAGAACCCATTCACAATGTCAGTTGCGGTTGAAAAAGGCAAAGATAATCTTGTACTTGAGTCAAAAGATGAGAATCCAGAGCATTTTATCAAGATTAAATTTGATGGAAGTTTTGGCGAAATTTAATAATATAGGAAAATAAATAAAGACGATGAATAATAGGCTACAATTTAGACACCATAATGAGGTGTTCAACACTAGAGAGGACGCTATTGATTATATCAAAAGTCAAATAAGATTTGCGGAAAGTGGTCTCGCATTTGACGATAAAACATTCGGCTATTCTTTGTTCGCAGAACCAACTGTTTTGTTGTATAAGAAGGATGAAGGTGAACTACAACCAGGCGTACTCCCAGACCCACACCTTATGTTGGTTATTGGTTCTCAGACTAATTTGGAAGAACCTGTCCAGTATTCTAATAACAGATTCTGTATTATCGATATTGATAAGACAGAACAAGAAATCGCTGATTTACAAGAGGAATTTGAGAAGGCTATAAGGTCTCTTACTCTTATACCTTTAAGTAGTGATACATTAAACTTCTATTCTAACAAGACAGAGGAAGGCACTTATGTAAGCGGTGATGTTAAGGTTGCTGAGACTCACATCTTTGATGATGTAAGGTACAAAAATAACTTGTTGGTTACACCAGAAGGTTTGTTTATTTATGTAAACCTTGAGTACGATAAGGAGAATGAGGAGTTCACCTTCACCGTAAGCAATGCAGATGATACTCTTTCATCAGTAACAGTTGATATTTCTGACAATTACCTCGTTAATGGTAGATACAGTGTTCAAGACGAGTCACTTCACCTTTTCATGAAGAAGGGTGAGGAGATTGTGATTGACTGTAAGTACCTTATCGCTGAGTGGGGCGTTATTGGTGATGCTGCTAAGTCTCCAGTAATTCTTACAAAGGAAGAAGTTAAGTACGGTACTGAGGAATATTCAAGACTTGAGCCTTGGCAAGACGTACTTAAGGCTAACGTTAGAATCAAGGATGAGGAGTTTGACCCACAGACTGGTAAACCTCTCCCATTGGACAAGGATAAATCTACAAACATCTTACAGAGAACACAAGATGGTAGATACTTGTTCGTTGATGGCGTTGCTTCTAATATCATATATTGGCAGAATGGTGAACGTACAAACGTTAAGGAGGTACTTGATGAGCTTTCAAACATTAAACTTTCAACCGATAATGACAATATCTTGACAGAGAAGACAGACGGTTTCTTCGCTTCATCTAAGTTGGAGTATGTATCTAAGGATAACAAACTTATATTCAAGACTTCTGGACAGAATGGAGAGAAGAAGACAGAAATCCAACTTAATAGTGTTGAACTTTTTGAACATATTTACTATGACCCAACTAAGGAGGCTCTTATTGTAACTTATAAAGACAATAAGGGAGAAACTCAGTTCGTTGAAATTCCAATTGGTGAAATGATTCGTGATTGGGAATGGGAACCTCAGAATGAAGGACATAACGTTAAGATTGTTAAGATAAGAAAAGTTAGTGGAAATGATAAGGTTTCTGCTGATGCAAAAATTTATCAAGACCCAGATAACATCTTGGTTGACAAGAACCATGAGTTGTTTGTAAAGGGTACTTCTGATAATATCAGACATGGAGAAGATTCAAACGTTAAGAAAGAAATAGATACCCTTCACGAGATAGATGCAGCTCTTGATAACAAGATTAATAATGAGACAGCTAGAGCAAAGCAAGCAGAACAGACTCTTGATAACAAGATTGACCAAGAGATTGCTGATAGAACATCTGAAATTCAGAGACTTGATGATACTCTTGGAAGTGGTTTCACAACTGATATCCACGAGACTGTTACCTATAAGCTCAATGAAGAAATTGAAGACAGAATCGCTGATGTTAATGCAGAAGAGGCTCGTGCAAAGGAAGAGGAACTAAGAATAGACACAACAATCGGTAGTGGCTTCTCAACAGATGCACACGAGACTGTTACCTATAAATTCAACCAGTTGCAAGACCAAGTTAACTCAGAGGCACAGAAGCTTCAGAATGAGATTAACCGTTCAATAGCAAAGGATATTGAACATGATGGAAGACTCGATGCAATCGATGCTGAAATTGGCGAAGGGTTCGGTCCACGTAACACCGTAAGAGATGAAATTGAAAATTTACAGAGTGAAATCGACTTTGTAAGTGCAGATACATCAATGAGGTTGACAGACGTTATCAATGAGGACGAATCAATTGACGTTGAAACTAGAAACGATGCTAATGGTAAACCAACCGTGAAGGTTGTTAAAGTTAATCTTAGTACCGAGGTAGAGGATGAAAGAAAGAATATCATTAAGCTTAACAGCGATGGATTATTTGCAAATGTCGATTTGTCATATGAAAAGACTGCAAATAAACTTATCTTCCACACATCAAACGGTGAGCCAGACAAGGAAATCCAGCTTGAGAGTATGTCTTCAATTATAAGCATTGAATACAATCCGTCTAAGGAAGCTATCGTTATTACTTATATGACTAATGGTCATGAAATTAAGACGGTTGAAATTCCAGTTGGTGACTTGATTAACGAGTGGAGAGTTGAGGATGGACACCCACACGCAGTTCAACTTGAAAAGGTAAGAATTTCAAGTGGTACAAGTGAGCAAGATATTCTTAAGGCTTCTGTAATCATAACAGATGACCATGATGATAATATCTTGGTAATGGATGACGGTGCTCTTTATGTATCTGGACAAGGTATTACTAATAACAAGGCTGAGATAGATGCTTTGAAGGAAAGAATGACCACAGCAGAGGATGATATTGATGCACTTGAGAATGGTCTTAGAGAAGAGGCTAGCGCTAGAACAATTGCAGACGAAGCTCTTGGTAGAAGAATTGACCAAGAAATCGAGAATAGAATTGCTGATGTCAATGAAGAGGAAGAGAGAGCTAAGGATGCAGAACTTGCACTTTCCAACAAGATTGATACCGATGTTCTTGCAGAAAAGAATCGTGCAATCAGTGCAGAGACAAGTCTTGACACTAAGATTGACCAAGAGATTGCTGATAGAGAGGCAGATGTTCTTTCAGAAGAGAATAGAGCACAAGCAGCAGAGCTTGTACTTTCCCACAAGATTGATGCTGATGTTCTTGCAGAGAAGAATCGTGCAATCAGTGCAGAGACAGCTCTTGACACTAAGATTGACCAAGAGATTGCTAACAGAATTGCCGACATTAACGAGGAAGAAAATCGTGCAAAGGGTGTTGAAAACATTATTTCTGGTAATGTTATTTCTGAAGAGACTCGTGCAACTAGTGAGGAAGCAAGAATTGAACACTTGCTTAATGATGAAGTTTCTCGTTCTATTGCCAAGGACACTGAACATGACACGAAGATTCAACAGAACGCTGATAACATCTTAGATGAAACTGTACGTGCTAAGGAAATTGAAAACATTATCTCTGGTAATGTTGTTTCTGAAGAGACTCGTGCAATGTCAGAAGAGGCTTCTATAAAGTCTACTCTTAGCGCTGAAGCAGCAAATAGAATCAGTGGCGACACAATGTTGTCACATTTGATTGAGGATGAAGCAGAAAGAAGAATTAGTGGTGACACAGTACTTCAGAGCAACCTTAATACTGAAATCTCTCGTGCTAGAGAAACTGAGGATAGACTTGATACAAGGCTTGAGGCAGAAATTGCAAGGGCAAATACAGCAGAAGGATTGCTTAATGCTGCAATTACAGAGGAAACTCTTAGAGCACAAAGTGCTGATAATGAGTTATATCAGAGAATTGCTGATGAGTCATCAGATAGAGCAGCATCAGACGCTAGTCTTTCAAATGCAATAATTCAAGAGACTTCAAGAGCAACAATTGCTGAGAATTCACTTAGAGATGCACTTTCTGCTGAAACCAACAATAGGTTGAATGCTGAAGGAAACCTTGGTAACGCAATCACTGCTGAAACGCAAGCAAGACAAAGTGCTGATGATGTCTTACAAGATGCTATTAATGCAGCAACTCATTCATATTCAGCAACAACTACAGCAAGAATGAATAAGTCTGCAAATAATGTGGTCACAACAGATGTAATTATACCAACAGACAATAATATTATCATTGTGGATGAAGGTGTTAAGGCATTTGTAAGATTGGATTATGATGCAGCTACTAATCAGTTGATTCTTGAGAAAACAAGTCCTAGTGGCAGAACAAGTGATGTCGTAACATTGAATGCTGGTTCTATCATAAACAGCATAACTTATGACACAGCAACTAAGGAGCTTGTAATTAGGTATCAGTCAACGTCTGACCCATCGCATGCTGAAAGGGAGACTAGAGTTAATATTAGTGACTTATTCAATCCTATGATTGTAAAGAATCCATCGTCTGGTAGTGCTGTGGAACTTAGTATTTCTAAGGGTACTGGAAGACTTGGTGAGGATGAGGTAAGTGGAAAAGTTCTTCTTACAAACCTCGCTGACAATGCAGTTAGAATTGTTAACAACGGTCTTTATGTTTCAAACTCTGCAATGACTGAGGCTGAAGAAATTGCTAAATGTGCTAAAAATGAGCTTAAGGCACTTGAGAAAGCTGTAATAGGTCATCATATTAATGAAGAATGCGGTAGCGGATATACTTATGAGGCTAACCCACAAGCAAGGTATATTAACAGCGCACAGTCATTTAGCAATGCTGACTATATCCTTGACCAGTCAATAAAGAATGTAGAAGCTAAGGTTGACACACTCTCTAGTGATACAGATTGTATTGATGCAAAAGCTAGCAAAATTTATGAACTTCTTTATGGCGAAGGACAGACAATGCCAGAATGTGGTGAAGGTGCTCACTATCAGCCATACATAGGTTCTTGTATTATCAGCGCTGCGACATCATTCAATGAGGCTGACCAGATGCTTAACGACCAAATTTGTGAGATTCTCACAATGTGGGTAAGTGGTATAACATGTACCAATGAGTCAGAGTGGGTTGAGGATGGAATGAACAAGAAGATACAAGTTCATAGTAGACTTTCACACGGTAAATTCGCACAAGAAACAGACGATGAATTGTTCATCAAGGACTTGTATGGTGAGTACATTGACCCAACAAATAGTGGATTCACTGACACCAATGTTCTTAGAATAGTATGTCTTGAGTCAGAGCCTAGTGGTACTACCCCATCTGTAGAATCAAAACAGAATGGTATATACTTGAGCAATGAGTGGGATTGTGGATTGTACTACGGTCCTAGTGACACACAAGCTAAGAATAAGGCAGCAGCTTCTGGATATAAGACAGACCCATATTCAACTGATGAAACTTCAACTGCGCACGATTACAACTACATGAATAATGTAAGACAATAAATAATAGAAAAAGTGGTTAGAGAAATCTAGCCACTTTTTTATTGTTATGTGATATTTATATAGAAAATAAACGTTTATTATGAATAAGGGAAAGAATATTAAGAATATTGTAGAAGAGTTAAAGGTTTTGAAAACACAACTCTCAGAAGATTATCTATTTAATGATGAAGAGGGTGTAATGGAAGACCCTCAAGGAATGGGTGGACAAATGCCTCCACAAGACCCATCAATGATGCAGCAACAACCACAACAGATGATGGGAAATGGGGATTCTGAGGAAGAGATTGCAATGCATGCTCAAGAGGTTATTCAACATGAACCAATTATCGGTAAGATTAGAGAAACAGCTATTGAGGGCTTGAAGAAATATGCAGACCATCCAACTAGCTCATTATATGAATTCTTCAAGAAAGTATTCTTGGAGAGTGATAAGGTATTGACAGATACTGGAAATAAAAAATAATAGTTATGGCAATTTATACGAAATTAACGCCAATTGTTCTTAAATGGGAAGGTGGTTATGCTGGAAATATTGATGGTATGACTTGTACCATGAAAGGAGTTACGTTGGCTACATATAGAAAATTCTTTGGAAAGAATAAGAACTGCAAGGACTTAAAAGAAATAACACAAGCCGAGTGGGATTTAATCTTTAAAGAAGGCTATTGGGATAAGTGGAAAGCTGATGAGATTGAAAATCAATCAATCGCTAACTTGCTTGTCGATTGGTGTTGGACTAGTGGTGTTTATGGTATTAAGCTACCACAAAGGGTTCTTGGAGTTAAGGATGATGGTGTTGTTGGGAATAAAACCATCGCAGCAATAAATGATTATCCAGACAAGAAAGAGCTTTTCCAAAAGCTATGGAATAGAAGGAAAAAGCATTTCCAAGACATTGCCAAGAACGGCAAGGAAAAGTTTTTAAATGGATGGTTGAATAGACTAAATGATTTTAAATACTTTGAATAATATGGGTAAATATAGTGAAGTGGACGTAACATGGGCATCTATTGAAAAAAAGTATGATTATGATAAAGTTACTTGGAATACGCTTAATAATGGCATACCTACATACTCGCTTTTCGATGCTGATGGAAATAAGATTAAAATTGAAATCTAAATCTTAATAATAGTTAATAATTGGGGTGATATTTTGTCATCCCAATTTTTTTTCGTATCTTTACAGCAAATAATAAAAGAAATAAGAAGTATCTATGATTTACGATGATTTTGTAAAATGGTTAGACAATTTGGACTTATCCACAGTTGATGCAAACCCAATTACCTTCAATCTAACAGACTTTGAGAGTGATATGGACTTTGCCAACTCAATGGTGTTAGCTGGAAGGCATCTAGTTGACGAGGAAGATATTGTTGTACGTTATTCAAAGCCATATACTGAGGATAAGAGCGACATTATCGTGCGCTTTCAGATTCTTAGAAGCAAGGCTAAAATGTTCTTCAATTACCTCAAGGGCAACGATACCAAGATTTGTTGCGTACTCTGCTCAAACAAGGAGATTAAGGAGGCAATCAAGTTCTTTAATTCCCTTGGTGTCAAGGGTGAGGACATGGTAAGCCTTTCATCAAAGGAAATGGACTATACCGCAATGCTTAAGGAGGCTCTTGATGACTATAACAAGGATAAGGGAGAGAATAGCGCATGTTCACTTATCGTTTCAATCTCGATTGAGCATGACGATAACACTGAGAATGATTACCCAATGCTGTCTTATGATTTCATTGAGGGTAATGACTTCAGCAACTTTGATGTCACAAAGGCATGGGTTAAGAGTGAAATCTTAAAAATTAAGGAATAATGAAAAGTATGTTGTCGGATATTTGTTTGGCATGGTTGATAATGGTAGTGATAAACTATGTGTATCTCTATGTAGCAACTAAGTTTGGAATTTTCAAAGAGTTCACAAAGTGGCTAATGACTGATGATAGTTATTGGTTTACTCGACCAAGGCAAGTTCCGTTTTGGTGGTTCTTCGTTCCACCATATTGCATGATGTTTTCAATTGCTATAGTGGCATTTTTACTATATAGGTTGATTCTTAAACCATTATATAGTATCACTATCTACCCCATATCCAAATTAGTGGTTTGGATTGGTGATTTCATCTTTAAACCAATTAAAAGAAACATCTTCTACTCTGAACTAGAAAATTCTCATTGAAGATAAACCTCATCAATTTGCTGGGCATTACTTAAGTGCCTAGCAATTTCTTTATATCCACCTTTCTGATACAAAGAAGATGGGTCTTCATCCCCTTCAACTGGTATGTATCTCACCTTACCATATAATCTTCCATGATTAAGGAATTTATAGATTTCCTTTACAGTGCTAAAGGCATCGGCATCAAGGAACACGTTTACATTACCATTCGCCTTTGTGATTAAGTCCCAATATAGCTTATATTCTTTATTGAGTGATTTACCCAATAATGGTACTGAATTAGGTACTACGATGTGGTCAAAAGTTCCCTCTACCAATGTAATATCTGCATCCCATTGTATTTTATTCTCGTTAAATATGATTTCCTTTTTCTTTGCAAGTGGGTTATCATATTTAACCCTTTCAAATCCTTCTTTCTTTGGTAAATAATCTCTACCAACCCAGTAGTTAAGTTCATCGTATTCGTTATACGATGGTATAATTATCCTATATGAAGATTTCTTCCATTTCTTTTCTTCTTCTTTCTCAGTGAATCCTATTCCATATTGATTAATTATATTCCATCCAATACCTCTTTCATTGAGATACCTCATAGCACCTTTATTATAATATTTACCTTCCTTAAATGGTTTGAAACTAGGTGGAAATTTAAGGTCTTCCTTTTCAATAATGGAAGTATCGATATTGAAGTCGTTTGATGAGAAATTAAGTTTATATAATTCACTATCTCTGATTGTACGAATAATATCCTTATACTCTTGTAGTAAGTTATCATTGCCATACATTCTAATAAGTTTTACAATAGTACCACTCATGTGCTCATCCATTGATGAGCAAGACCAACAATTAAATAATTGAGATTTGATATTGAGTTCTAAATTAAATTTTCTAGCTTCTGTTATTCCATTTCTTTCAATACATTTTGGACAAGGAAATTGATATTGAAAATTGTCATTATCAAATCCACTTTTTGATTCCCCTAGAATCAATACTAATATGTCGTAAATTTTTTTAATTTCGTCAATCATTTTTTTTAATTTCTTTTAATAATCTCTCTTTTGTTTTGATTAAATTTTTGTTTTTAATATCTAAATGTGTATATTCTAATAACTTGATATTATGTTCTTCACAATATTTCTTTTTAATTTTGTCTCTTATTTGATTTAATTCATATTGTTTTTGCAGCGTTTTGGTATCTTTTCCACCAAAGTTAATTGGTTTAAAATGTTGTTCTCCTTGACATTCTATTATTATATTTTCTTTTGGTAAATAAAAATCAGGTCTAAGTGCGCTTTTATATTTTAATCCATCAAATGTTTTCTTTTCTTCAAAATCTATATTATTTTTGGTTAGTAACAATCTAACTTCATTTTCTAAACGATAGTTTTGTTTACACTTCGGACAGCCACTTCCTTGTATGTGAGAATGAGGAGTAGTGAAAAAAGAGCCGTGTTCTATTCCGTTTGAATCTTTCTTATGACATATTATTTCTATCTTAGTTCTATTATTTTTATACTCAGATTTAGAATAGTCATATAATTCACCGTGTTTTTCTTTTGACCTTTTAATAAATTCTTCTGTGTTTATTGGTTGATTATTTGCACATTTTGGGCATCCACTACCATCTAAATGACTTGATGGCGTTTGCCAAAATTCACCGTGTTTTGGACAAATTATACAAACTTTATCTAAGCTATGTTTATATTTAACTTTTGAATAATCGTATTTATCACCATGAATATTTTTACTTTCTTCTATAAATTGTTCTGTAGTTTTGGTTAATATTTTTTTTATTTCTTCTAAACCACATTTGGGACATCCATTACCTTGCAGATGACTTGATGGTAACTGCCAGAAGTCGCCATGAATAGGACAAGTTATACAAACTTTTCCGTCTTCTCTTCTTTCTTCAAGATTGGTTTTTTCATATGAAAATCTATTATCGCCAAATATTTCTTTTGAGCGTTTTATAAAATCATTTGTGGAGATACTTCTTAATTTGCTTATTTTTTCACAAGCACATTTAGGGCATCCCATACCTTTTAAATGATTATCTGCTTGCTGAATAAAAGAACCATGAATTGGGCATATTATCTCTACGTTGTATCTGTTTCCTATGTATTTGGTTTTAGAATAATTATATTTGTTATTATGTATTTTGTTGGACTTATTTATAAACCACTCTGTTGTTTGTGTTTTATCTTGTCCAATTTTTTCAAAAGTACATTTTGGACATCCGTGACCAAGTAATACATTATTAGGAGTTTTCCAGAATTCACCATGAATTGGACAAATTATACACACTCTACCCTTTTCGTCTCTATTATTCACATCAGCTTTTGACAAATCATATTTTGCGTTATATAATTCATTTACTCTTTTGATAAATTCTTCGTTTGTTAATTTTTTACCTTTCATATTAATTGTTTTCTTATAAATATTTGCAGCAATTAAAAAGTTATTTATTTATTAAAACTTCTAAGTAATTTTTATTTTATATTGCAAAGATATGTTAAAATATCGAGAAAAACAAATAATTGGAGATATTTATAAGAAATAAATTTTAGAAAATATGGCAAAGAAAATCAAGGATAGTGACATTTTAAAGGCTATGGCGATGCATCTTGATGAAGATTCAGTTGTATTCGGAGCGAATGGTCATTATGCTGTTGGAGCATATTACGATATCACCAAAGTAAGTAGTGTATTTGGTGATAAGGACTATAATAGCCAAGACACAATAGATGCTGCTGATTCAACTGAGGCAGCAACAAAATATCGTACAGACGATGATAAAATGATTGAAGGCTTCCAAAAAGCTGAATGGTTAAAGGAGTTTTAATACTATGAGAAGAGTTGCATCATCAAGTGAATTTTTTGATATATTGGATAAGATTGGTAATGGAAAGTTCGTTACCATCGGTTATGTGACTGGAGCAAACTTAGATGTTCCAACTGTCAGTAGAAGAAATCCAGCTACTAATAGAATGAAGAAGTATCCAGATTATACTGTATTTGGCGGTGAAGAAGAAATTGGAGCTTTAGTTAAGATTACTAGTTATAACATGAGGTATCTTAACAGAACCACCGTTGGTCAAAAATATGGTAAATTCAAAGCCTCAGCTAATGATATCAGAATCAATTTTGGTATTGACCCAATAGCTGATAAGGTTGGTTACAAACAAGGTACGAATTGGAGTCCAAATGGTCCAGAAATCTATAATGGTCAAAATGCGGATTTGCAATCTCATTCTTATAATCCTCAAAACATATTTGGAGTTAAGCCAAAAGGTGTTGTTTATGCAATTAACAAGGAGGGTCATATTATTAAGGAGCTTTCTCCTGAACAAGTTAGACCTTATCTTAAAGCAAAACGTGAAATTGATGGAGTTGCCGCATTGAGAAAAATGGGTGCAGAAGAGGATAGAATTCAAGACTATATTAATCAGATTAACAATTTGAAGTTTAAGTATATCAATTTTGAGTCGAATTCAATTCTTTGGATTGCTGCAACAATTAATGGCGAAAAGATAGTTTACATTAACGATAACTTATATAGAGCAGTTGATGGTATTGATATAAATCCACAAGATTTCAGAGCAATTGCAAGAGAAAGATATCAAATAGATTTGAATGATTTACAAGAAATGACTAAGAAAACTATGGGTAAAAACATATTAAGACTAACTGAGACTGATTTGCATAGAATGGTTATAGAGTCAGCAAAAAGAGTACTAAAGGAAATGGGTAGATATGATTCTGACCTTGATGCTGATGAAATCTATGGTGATAGGGCTGATAGAGAATATAGACAATCTATGGCAGACAAACTACATCAAGAAGAATGGGAAATGAGAAATCTCAGACTAAGGCAGAAATATCCTGGGAAATCCCCTGAATGGTATGAGGCAATGATTGACACATTTTATGAGAGTAAAAAATCAAAGAAAACCATTAAGGAGGATTGGAAACAAGCACCTTGGGAACAAGCAGACCCAATAGAAGACCAAGGTGAATATGGTGTAGAATCTTTCAAGAACAATCAAAACTATTCTCACTTTGCAGTAAACAAGGCAACAAATAAGATAGTTAATGGTTGGGATTATAGTGAGTATGACCCAAGCGAATTGAGACAGTTTAAGAAAGACTATTTTGATGCCGATATGATTGATTATGGCTTTAATCCTAAAGATTATAAAATTGTTACTAGTAAGTTCCTTATTCGCCAAGGGATTAACCCAGATGATAATAACAATTGGGCAAACAGTTAAATATGAAAAAAAACATTGTTATAATACATTATAATACTCCTTTCCTTACTGAATGTTTGGTTAGGAGTATTAATTTATTTGTCAAAGATGCAATTATCTATATTCTAGATAACAGTGATGACCAACCATTTACTGCTGATTTTGACAATGTTTTGCTTATTGATAATACAAAGGGAGAAATAATTGATTTTGATGCATTATTGAAAAAGTATCCAAATAAGAATAAATCTCATGGTAAGGTTAATGGTTGGGGAAGTGCCAAACATTGTTATAGTGTAGAAAAATGTATGGAAATTATTAAGGATAACTTTATTTTATTGGATTCTGATGTATTATTAAAAAAAGACATATCTGATTTATTCGATGAGAACAACATTTATGCTGGAGAAATAATCACACAGCCTTCTAGTTCTATAAAAAGGGTTTTACCATTTATAACCTATATAAATACAAAGATGTGTTTAGAAAACAATGTACATTACTTCGATGATAATTACATGCACGGATTATATAAGAGTAGTGAAGCTGATAAATATGACACTGGTGCTGCACTATTTATAAATGCTTCAAAACATAAACACAAAGATATAAAGTATAGTGATTATGTTCTGCATTATGGTCATGGCTCATGGAATAAAAAAGGTTTTAAACCAGTATGTACTCCAAATGAATGGTTGAATATACATAAAAAGCTTTGGTCAAGTGATAGAAATAAAAGAGTAATATATACGTGTATAACTGGAGGGTATGATACAATAATAAATCCTACAGTGATTACTAAAGGTTTTGATTATGTTTGCTTTACTGACAACATAAAGATGGAAAGCAGTGTTTGGGACATAAGACCATTACCAAAAGAAACTGATGGTTTATCACAAGTTAAAAAACAGAGGTATGTTAAGATTAACCCACATTTGCTATTAAATGATTATGATATTTCAATATGGGTCGATGGAAATGTTACAATTAAGAACGATTTAAATGAATTTGTTGATAAATATCTAATGGACAAATATTCGATATATGTACCGAAGCACCCATCTAGAACTTGCATATATTCTGAATCAAATGTTGTGGTTGCAATGAAAAAAGACACTAAAGAAAACGTAACACCTCAAATTGAAAGATATAAGAAAGAAGGTTTTCCAAAAGATTATGGGTTGTTACAAAGTAATATAATGCTCAGAAAACATAATGAAAAAGATTGTATAAGATTTATGGAACAATGGTTTGAAGAACTTAAGAATGGTTCTCACAGAGACCAATTATCTTTCAATTATGTAGCATGGAAAAATAATGATATTAAGGTTTTCTATCTCGATAAGACAATATATAAGTCAAAATGGTTCAATTGGGGAGGTGGACACAAGAAATTTACTAAGACATCTTTAAAAACACCTTTAAATGCAGTGAAACCATTAAAGAATAAAAAATCAAACGATGAGCTTAAAAAGAATTTTAAAGCCATCATTGAAAATAGAAATAGAATACCAACTTATAAAGTTAATATGTATTAATGTTATGATTACAGTTAAGAATTTAATGACAATAGAGAGAATTCTATTGGAAATTTACACAAAACATAAGTTTGAACTAGAATTTAATTCAGCTTTTAAGTTATACAACCATCTTAGAATTATTGGTAGAATAACAAATTATTCTTTCCAAATACAAGATGAATTCATTCAATCAACCTCAGACAAGGAAAAAATGAAAGATTTCCACGAAAAGGTGTTGAATGGAGAGGTTGAATATGATTGGGTTAATGCTGCGTCATTTATTGGTGAACTTATGGAGGAACTTAAGAATGAAGATGTTAATGAAATGGTTAACAAACTGAAGTTTTGGTAAATAAATGTTAAAATTGGATTGATTATTTGGTCAGTTCAATTTTTTTTCGTACCTTTACAGCAAAATTTCAAAAGTTAATCAATATGAGTGCAACATTAATTACATTTATCATTATTGCATGTATTGCAGCAGTAGTGATTATCAATCGTATCTTCATCAAGGAAGAGGAACTGATTAAAAAGGCAGAGAAGAATTGGTTCTATCACACTCTCGCAAAAATGACTTGTCCCAAGTATAATGGGTACTACATGAACATTTCGGAGATACTTAGCGAGGAGAGGTTTTTAGAACCATCTGAGTATGAAACACATTCGGTTGGCAGTTATCTCAAGATGCGCAAGGAACTGAAGGGTATTCTTGCTACCGCTGGGAATTTTCATGGCTACAAGCTGAATTTCAACTTTGGTGAGATTAGCACTGGACTTGCTGTAATGGTTTTGTTTGGTATTGTCGTAACATTAGGTGTGATTTATGGATAGAGAGGAAGAAATTCTTAGCCTTATTGAGAAGAAAAAGGAATTACTCAAGAAGACGGAAAATGAACTCCGTTCACTTGATTTTGAACTCCATGAAATAGAGAAGGAGAAAGTCTTAAAGAAATTTAGCATTGGTGATATTATCATGCATCGTGAAAAGTATCTTTTCAGACTTGATGAAGTTCAAGTGTGCGGTGGTTTTGCTGCAAGTAAACAGTTGATACTAGTTAACTTTGAAGGTGGTAGTAAATATGACATACCGCAACCTATTTGTAGACTCTGGACTTTATTAGAGTTTGGTAGACTTGCTAATAGTGAGGAAATTGAACGTTTTAAAAAAGAGTTTGAATAAGTAACGATAAAAAAGCGAGATTCTTTCGAGTCTCGCTTTCTTTTTTTGTTAAACATCAATATAAGTCGTTCTTTTATCTTCTTTATCCCAATATCTGATTATATAGTTGATGATTTTTGTTGTATCGTTTATGTTTTCTGCCTCGCATACAATTTCACTTGAGAATGATAATTCCCCAAATCGTTTCTTATTCATAAATCCCAACACAGCAACGTAGGCATCACAAGCATCAAAGTTTTCCTTCTTAAGTTCACCGTTCCTATTGTAAAGCCACTCAATATCAGGGAAAACATCTGCCACCTTGCCTTGGATAACAGTTTTCTTATCGATAGTCCAAGGATAACCACCAAACAATACTAGTTTACAATCCTTAATTTCCTTATGAATCTTTGAGAATTCATATTGTTTTTCATCCTTACCATATTTTCTTATTGACATAAGTTCTGGAAATGAATACTCTCTAGCATCGTATGATGATATGTAGTTTGGAACAATGCCTAGAATGTTATAAACGCAGTCTGAGACCATTCCATTGAAGCGTAGAAGGGTTGATACAGTTAAAACATTGTTACTTCTCATTAATGGCTCTTCAATTATAACTTCATCGACACCAAAGTCTTTATATTTTAGAACAAATTCTTCAAATATCTTTTTTTTCAAAAATAGTTGTTCTATTCCCTTTATTTTACTTGAAACTTTAGGACTGATGTGGGTAAGTTCAATTACTTTACCATATTCAGAGCCATCATCTTCAAGTAGACATATACCAATACACTGGGTGGATATATCAAGACCCATTAAAATTGGATGATTGTTTCTCATTTATAATTTCTTTTAATAACTCTTCTTTATTTTCGTAAACTTTGTAAGGATATTTAATTTCTAAATTACTATAGTAAAGTAGTTTAATATTGTTATTCTCACAAAGATTTAATTTTCTATTATCTCGTTTAACAGTTTCAATGTATTTCTTAGTACCACCAAAAAACTTAATTTCTTTAAAATGTTCTATCCCTTGGCATTCAATTGCTATGTTATATTCAGGCAGATAAAAGTCTAAACTTAATCTTTTTAGCCAAGGAAAGTCTTTTTTATTTGCTTGATGAATATATTCTATTTTATTATCATCTAACAACTTAATTATTTCTAATTCTAATTTACTACAAGAACATTTAGGACATCCGTGATTTAAAAGATGTACGTTTGGTTTTTGCCAAAATTCACCATGTTTAGGACAAATTATGCAAACTTCTGTGTGATTATTAATGTAATCTACTTTAGAATAATCATATTTATTACCATGAATTTTTTCTGCTATTGATATGAAATATTCATTATTTTTCCTTTTTACAATACTATTATTTTCATTTGCGCACTTTGGACATCCTTGTCCAGTTGAGTGATTTATGCAAGCTTGCATAAATGTTCCGTGTATTGGACATACTATATTTAGTTTTGTATTTGAAGTAAGTTTTTTAGTGCTATCTATACTGTAGATATACTTTTCTCCGTGTGTTCTTTTAAATTTATCAAGCCACTCCTCATTACTGTGTAAAACTCCACCATTACATTTTGTACACCCTCTACCTTTTGTGTGGTCTTGAGGTGCTTGCCAAAATTCGCCATGAATGGGGCATACAATACACACCTTAGTTTTGTTATTTATATAATCTACTTTTGAGTAGTCGTATTTACCATTATGAACTTTAGTAGATTCTTCTATAAACTCTTCTTTTGTTTTCTTCTTCATAGTGAAAAATAATAAATAATATATTAAAATAATAATATAATATATTACATTATTAAAGATTTTTTAATAAAAATTTGTTTTTTTAACTTTTTTTATATATCTTTGCATTAAAGACTAATTTAATGAGCAGATTATATATAAATCCTACACTAGAGAAACAAATTCGTCAATATTGTCAACTCAATGATATTGAGGATATTAACGCTTTTGCTAACAGGTGTGTAAATCAAGGATTCAATATTATCAAGTTTGGTACTTCACCAAAGGATAATTTTGAGAGAGAAACTAAAGGAATAAAAGACATCAAGAAGACTAATGGAAAAAAAGAAGTTGACATTAAAAAAGTGGAAGAACAACCCACAATTGAAAGAGAAGAATCAACCGCAGTTAAAAAAGAAGAAAGCAAACCAACTGAAGAAAGAAAAGAAGGGATAATAGTTCGAAAAATTCAAATTATTAAAAAGAAATGATAGATGTAAAAAGTAAGGGTAGAATCAATGTACATTGGAATGTATCACCTTATGACTATAATAAGGAAAAGGAGAAATCAATAATTGCAAAGTTCAGTAAAAAATACAGTTTACCAAAGGAAAGAATTAAGGTAATACCAGAATTTTTAATGGTTGATGATGAAGGTAAAGAGATTTCTCTCAATGCTGATGTGATACAGAATGTTCAAGACCCACAATTTCAAATTAAGCTATTCGAATCGTATCTTAAGACAAAGAATATTGCAAATTATGACTTTGACCTAATAAAGAAGATAGATGCAGATATTAATGGAAAAATCGATTATCAAGTATACGACAAGTACAGAAGGTATTCTATCAAATGGATACGCTGGAGTAACTTCCTAAGTTATGGCTCTGATAATTATTTTGATTTTACAAACATTCATGGATTAACATCATTAAGTGGTGAAAATCAGAGTGGTAAAACAACATTATCAATTGACTTGATTCATTTCTTGCTGTTTGGTAAGACTGAAAAGGTTGCAACTCAAGATAAAATATTTAACAAACACTTACCAAAAGAAACAAATGTTATTGTTGAAGGATGTATAACTATTGATGGTGTGGATTATGTTATTAAGAGGACATTATCAAGACCATCATTGGATAGAAGAAGTGATAAGAGTAAGACAACTCAGAAGGTTGAATATTATAAGATTATAGGTGATTCCAAGGAGGAACTTGAAGATTATGATGTAGAGAATCAACAAGAGGAAAATGGTGTTCAAACCAACAAAGCCATTAAGGATGCAATTGGTATTGAAAGTGACTTTGATTTGATTATGTCGGTTACAGAGTCAACTCTAGATGACCTTGTGAATAAGAAAGAGGCTGATAGAGGAAGACTTTTATCAAGATGGATAGGATTGTTACCACTTGAAGAAAAAGACAAGCTAGCAAGGGAAAAATTCAATTCTGAAATCAAACCAATGTTGTTATCCAATAGGTATAACGAGGAAACAATGCTTCAAGAGATTGAGGCATTTGAGTTACAGAAAAAGACTTTGACTGAGGAAATAGAGAAATTAAATAAAGAAAATAAAGCCTTAGATAAAGAAATAACAACTTTAGAAAAGAATAAGGAAACATTATTAGCTTCAAAGTCTATAATTGACAATAGCATTCTTAAGATTGATGTTACTACATTAAATAAAAAGATAGAAGATAGTATATTTAATGGTAAGAAAAAGAAAGAAGAAATTGAAGATATTAGTAAGGAACTCAGTAGAATTGGAGATATTGAATTCTCTGTTGAGGAATATGACACTACTCAAGCAGAACTGACAAAACTTACTGGTGAAATTGCTGTTATGAGGGAAAGGTATAAGAATACCGAGCATAATATACAGCATCTTAAATCAAGCGAGATTTGTCCTACTTGTGGAAGAAAATTAGAAAATGTAGACAATTCAGCAAAGATAAACGAATTTACAAAGGAACTTGAGAAACTTGCTATTGACGGTAAGAAAAAAAGTGAATTAAAGGTGAAGTTAACAACTAAGATTGAACAACTCAAGGCTGATAGGGAAAAATACAATAGAAAATCGAATCTGACTGTTAAGAAAGCAGCATTGGAAGTTAATGTTGAAAAGTTACGTGCAGAGTATCAAGAATACAAGGCAACGAAAACAGAATATGATAAAAATAGCGAAGCAATTGATAAAAATAACGCAATAGATATTCAGATTCGTAATAATGATGTATTTATACGAGATAAGAGAAATACCAAAGATACCAATACAAATATAGTTACGAGGAATGAGACTGAGATAAAAAACTATAATAGACAAGTAGAGGATAGAAGAGAGGTAATTAAGAAGTTACAAGAAGAGGAAAAACTTGTTAGAAACTGGAAGATTTATCTCGAACTTGTTGGTAAGGATGGTATTTCAAAGATGGTTCTAAGAAAGACATTACCAATAATCAACGCAAAGTTATCTAAGTTATTGAATGATGTATGTGACTTTGATGTTGAGGTAGCAATAAACCAGAAGAATGATGTGATGTTCTATCTAATTAAGGATGGTGTCTATTCAGACTTGAGTAGTGGTAGTGGATTTGAGCTTACAGCTAGTGGCATTGCATTAAGAACTGTTCTTTCAGAACTTTCAACAATACCAGTTTCAAATATACTAACATATGATGAGGTATGGGGACGTGTAGCGAAAGCTAATTATGAGAATATGAAGAATCTTATTGAGAAGGTTGCAAAACAATATGAGGCAGTTTTCTTGATAAGTCACTCAGACGAGGTACGTGATTGGTGTGATTGTCATGTATCTGTTGTAAAGGAAAATAACATTTCAAAGGTTGTTTTGAAATGAGTGTTTAACCAATCGATATGAATCAATATGTAAATGACTTTAATAGAACAACACAAGTCTATTATAATGATTTAAAGAAATATAAACCATTAACAAAGGCTAAAGAAAAAAGATTGCTTAAATTATCAAGAAAGGGTAATTTGAAAGCGAAGAATGAATTATTGGAAGCGAATTTAAAGTTTGTATTCGACATTGCTAAACATTATACTGGTCGTGGTCTTTCAATTTCAGAGTTAATTTCTGAGGGAAATATGGGATTATTGAAAGCAGTTGAAAAGTTTGATGAAGAAAAGGACGTTAAGTTTATTTCTTATGCCGTATGGTGGATAAAACAAGGTATGTTGGAAGCCATAAAGAAAAAGCGATTAATTACATTAGTCGAAATTGACCCAACAGAGTCTAATGATAACATTTTTGAATGTAAGATAGCTGATTCCGAAGATGAAACAATGGGGGGTGTGAGTGATATTGGTTTCTCGAATGAATCTGAAGAACACAAGAAAGAGTTGAGTGCTAACCAAAGGGAAGTCATTGGAAAACTATTAAATTCCTTAAATTCAAGAGAAAAGGAGATTATTGAACATTATTATGGGCTTAGTAATAAGAGAGAATTAACATTAAATGAGATTGGTAAAAAATATAATCTCAGTTCTGAAAGAGTGAGACAAGTTAAATTAACAGCCATAAGAAAACTTCGTTCATCAATGATGATGTATGATGATATGGAAGAATTGTTAGGTTAATAATATTTATATATAATAAAACAACTATGGGAAAGAAAGAAACGTCAAAAAAAACAACTAAGAAAAAGACAACCAAGAAGAGTGTTATAAAAGAAGTTGCGGATAAGATAATTGAATCACAAGAGGTTAAGATGGATTTGATTGAAGAAGACCCACCAATTGACCAAGAACTTTTAGAAGAAGTATTAAGTGTTGGTGGTGAAATCATTGAGAAGAAGGAACTTGAATATGAACCAACACAAGAAAAAATTGAAAAGACTATAGAGTTTATGAATGGAGACCCAAGTGTTATTATTCCTTCAAATGATATTCAACTTAAAAAGGCTGAAACAATTGAAGAGGCGGCATTCAAGGATACATTTAAGAATGTTAAAATAGAAAATAAGAGGAATAGCAGAATTGACAGAACATTTGGCTATTCTTGGAACGGAACAGAAATAGATTATTAATCAAAATGAGCGAGAACAGTATGACAAGAAAAATGCTCGATACTTTGAGAAGAGGAAGAATTGAGCAAGCAAAATGGGCAGCAGAGCAGTTTGTTAATGAAGCAAAGGAAGAGGACAATTTCATTACAAGAGCTAAAATTTTAATGGAAGAGGCTATTGACGATAGTAAAAAAAAAATCTTAACTGAGGAAGAAGAGGTTGATGATAACCATAAGGATTCTTTCGAGATTAATAAGGGAACTCCACAATTCGGTGATGTAAGAGTATCACAAGAGGAAGCTATCAGAAAAGCCATTAACAATAATGTACAATTCTCAGATAATGCTTTGAAGTACTATCCAAAAGCTGATGATATGACATTGGATGGCAAGATACCTTCATTAAATCTCGATTTTCAGTTTAGATATAATGACCCAAGTGGTGATGGTTGTTATGTTTGGACTGATGCAATGCAGCTTACAGATACCAATGCAAGAACATTGGGAAAAATTAGGGATGCATTCTCAAATTGGAAGGATTCAATCACACAAGATGGAGACCTTATGGAGAAGTTAAAGAAAGCAGCAGAAAATAAAGATTAATAATTGTTAAAAATTGGATTGATGTTTGGTCAGTTCAATTTTTTTTTGTATATTTACACCATGAATAAAATAATAGAATTATGAGCGAGAAAGATAAAGAAGAGAGGGTAAAAAAGGTATTAACTCTTTCAAATGAAGAAGTAGATGCTTGGTGGGAAGACAAGTTTAAGGAGTCTCTTAGAAAGAAACATGATGAGGTAAAGGAGCACCCATTTTGGCGTACCCTTTCAAATGATTTCCATGTTGATTGCATGGATAAAATGCGAGACATGCTTAATGAGTTCATTGAGTTTTTTAACAAGGATACTATTGAAAGATGTCCTCAAGCCTTAATTATGCTTGAACTGATGCATAACATTTTTGATTCAATGTTAAAGGCAAAGATTATGCCAAAGTATCACCATAAGACAATTATGGAAACAAAGGCATTTGGCAATTATATTCTTTGTCTTCAGACAGCGTTGCAGTTGGTACACTATTACCTCGATAACATTTACAGTGAGAGGGATGTCGTAGGTTATGACCCACATCTTAACTGGAATGATGAGGAGGAAACTTATGACTCTTGCCCATATACCAAATATACAGCTTTGGAAAATGGTGATGGGACATACAGATTAGTCCAAATTATCGATAAGGATGAAGTGGATAAATTTGCTGAATGGGAAAAGGAAGCTGCCACTGAATATGCTAAGATAGCAAAAGATTTCGCTGAACGTGGATTTAAGGACTATGCCGAATATAACATTAAGAAAGCTGAATATTATAAGGAGAAATATGAAGATTTGATTGACAACAAGGAGAAACATTTTATCATCAAAAAATAATGAACAAATTATCAGTTAAACATTTTAATTTCAAAACTACATACCGTTTGGAGAATGAGGATGGGACTTTGTTAACTAGATTGGAAATCGATAGACTATACATGGAGAAATCTCGAAAAGAACGTTTAGGTTTCCCAATCGATGAAAGCGTTTATTATCTCTGTGACTTTGTTACCCCACGAGAACACAAGCGCAAGGGTTATGGTAGAGAGCTACTTAACCGAATAAAGGAAGAAACAAAGGGACAGTTCATCTACTTAATTGTTCATTCATCAAATGAGGAAGCTTTTCCAGATGATAAGTTGGTTGAATTTTACAAGTCAGTCGGATTTAAGGTTCATAAGCAGAAGGATGAATACAAGTATTACACTTGGATGGTATTAGATAACAGATAAAGGGTGCTAGAAATAGCATCCTTTTTTTGTTATTATGATATTTATATAAAAAATAATGTTATATGATTTCAGAGAGCAGAATAAGAGAGATTATCAATGAGGAAATAAGCAAGACTGAGGTTGAATCGATTGTATCCAACCGTCTATCTTCTGCCTATAATTCAAGGGACTTTAAGAAAGCGGTTAAGGATATAACGGCAGATGTAATTGAAGACTTATTCCGCACCTTGTGGAATCGTAGCAGCACATGGAAGGGAGGAGTTACTAGATGAAGTTAATACACATCAATGAGGCAGTATTCAACAGACTCCTAGAGGATAATAGAAGACCACCTTTTCAAGACTTTTACGACAGCGTTGTTGCGTTCATAGAGGGAATGCGCAAAGACCCTATAAGAACAGTCCCAAACGAGCTTTTAAAAGGTTGTGGACTTCATAATGGAGAGCTTAGAAAGAAACTTTATGACTATGGGATAATCACCAAGGATGAGAGAATTGATGAACCATATGACGAAACAACTGGTAGCCAACAATCTCGTTATTACGTAACATACGATTGGTCTGAGAGAATTAAGAAGGAAATGAAGGATAAGGAGAGGATTGGGAATCCAATGAAAAAAGCATTTATAAGGAAACTATATAATGATTTCTTTAATATAAAATAAAACTTAGTAAAAAAAGAAAAAAAATATGAAAGACAAAGTAAGAACTCTTGATTTTTATGGCTTTGATGATGATAATACAATGTATGATGTAAACTCATACTCTATTTCAAGCGTTAAGGAGGTTAAGAATAAGAAATACATCAGGCCTGATGAAGAAGAACCAATCACTAGTGGTGATACCGAAACTAATAATTAATTATTAAAATAGAAAGAGATAAAATCATGAATAAACCTATTCAATTAACAGAGCAAGACCTTCATATGTTGGTGGAGGACGCAGTAAGAGCATACCTTACAGAGAATGGTATGGACGAAGGATGGTTTGGTGACAAGTGGAATCAAACTAAGACAGCAGCTAATACCATGTTCCAAGGAAACAAAGGAACTGGTTTGAAACAGAAATTCAATAATGCTAGACAGAATTGGAACACCCAAGGCCAGTTGAATGGATTGAACAATTTAAGACAGCAACTTGAGCAGTTCATCGATACTGGACAGCTAAATCCACAGATGACAATTGCGCAACTTATTGGTGGTAAGTACAATGGTAACAAGTTTGGTAGAATGAGTGGTATGATTGGAAATAGACAATCTCAGATTTCTAAAAGAGGTGGTCAATACAACTAACGTAATAAAATCCAAGAAAGAGGCTAGTCTTTCTTGGATTTTTTCTTAAGTGGACAACTGCTTATTGTAATTCCTAAATTAAATTCCGTATTTAGTTGATGCATCTTTTTTCTAAACTGAAACCCATGTTTAAAGAAAAGATATTCATTTTTCTTTTTAATTGACTTCACGTAATGATGAATCATTTCGTGGACAATTACCTCACGCAATACTTCCTCAGTCCAATCAACGTCATTGGTAATCCATATTTTGCCGTGAACAGTACCATCATCATCTTGTTTGTTTGTATAACGACCATATGTACATTTATCTAATTTAATATAATGACAGTCGCACATAGATAATTCCCCATTAAAGTACATCTTATTGTACTTTTTGTATAATTCTTTTATTAATTCCTTTGTAACTTTCATAATGTAAATATACGAAATCTTTTATAAATAGCCAAATATTAAGTGTTAAATTATGTTTAATAAAAATTTTGGTATAAGTGTGATATTTATATTTAAATAAATGTCTTTAGATATGAACAAGATAATTAGACTTACAGAGAGTGACCTACATAATATTGTAAAGGAAGCTGTATATAGAATATTGAAAGAAGATGGTGAAATTGGTGGTGGCGGTGCTACAAACTGTGTTGGTATCAACGTAGGTGGTGCTGCTGGACAAGCTAAGAACCATATTGATGCACCTGCTTTTGGTGGGAAAAATAAAAAAAAAGTAGGAGGAAACGCATTTAGTGAGCCAATTATGAGACAAGCTCATAATCTTGGTGATGTAACTAAAGCCCCAGCAAATCAAGTTGATATGAAGCCAGCATTGGATAGAACTCCTGGTTTCTCAATGGGCACACGCAAGAAGTAGTTTATTATGATAGATTACGAGGCAAATGAGGAAACCATCAAGAAGGTTAGGGAAATCGATGAGCAGATAAAAGAAGAGGACTCTAAGGAAGTTGCTGATGGTGGAAAATTGACAAGGCTCATGTTTGAGCAGTTATTAAGAGGAATTTATATAAATCAATTTAAATAATAATATTATGATAGCAAAAATTAACGTAGGCGATTTGAGAAGAGTTATCAAGGAAAGTCAAAACGAGTTTAAGCCAACAGTTTTTGGAATGGATAAGTCGAAAGAAATCAATGACAAGGCTTACAGTGATATCAAGAAGGAAACTGAGAAGTATGATGGTGGTCTCACCAAAGAGAAAAAACAAATTGGTGGTGGCATCTCAGCTACTGACAACAAAGGTATGCACGATTTGACTTATGATAACATTAATAAGCCTTTCCAAGACAGAGTTAAGTCTCAGATGAAAGGTTATCCATCAAAGGATGCCGAAACCAAACACAAGGATGATGAGTTTGGGAATGCAACATTTGACAATGATGGAAATATTTATAATGCAGCTAAAGACCATGCTAAAGCTGTTAAGGACGGTAAGGACGCAGCAGTTGAAATTGGTCTAACTGGTAGTAAACTTAATAAAACTGACGTAGAAAAACAAAGAAAAACAATGGGAGAATCAAAGAAAATCAAAATGCTTACCTTTAAGAATACACAATTTATTTCTGAGAATCATATGCTGACAAGAATTCCAGATGAATATAAGACAGAGGGTAATAGATTTGTGATGAAAGACAGTGCCGATAATCAATATCTTGTTGAATGGCATGCTAAAGAGCCAATGGTTACTAAGAAACCAAATATGACCTTGGTAAATGAACAGAAGGAAAGAATGAAACAGCTTTGGGGTTACAAATGCGCAGAGGCTAAGACTTCAACTTCTAGTTTTAGAGTACAAGAGGACAAGGGTTTCGCAGACATGGTAAACAAGGCTAGAAAGTTAATGAAGGATTAATAATGATTTAATTAATAGTGAAGAAATGAAAAACAATGACATAAACATTAATTTAAATCAGTCTAGTGGTGATGATAAGATTTCATCAGTTACAAAAGCTATCAAGGGTGCTGCTGATACAATAGCAGATGCTTCATGGAAAAGAATTGTTAAAGTTTATTTGGTTGTGTTTTTCTTTCTAGCCACAGCATTGGGCGGTCTATTTATATATAATATAGAGACAGACAAAGAGGTAATGCACCAGACTGCTATGAAAATGGTGCAAGAGAAGAAAGAAGAGAGTATTAGAGATTTCGTTGTAACTCCAAAGGTACAGAAGGATATTGAAATACTTCTTTATACTCTCAATGCAGATAGAGTGTTTATATTTGAACTACACAATGGTAAAAAGAACATAAGCGGTTTACCTTTTAAGTATGCTGATATGACATATGAAGTTGCAAATAGGGAAAGAGGCGTTGATAGGTGTTATACCAAATATCAAGACGTACCTTTGACTATGTACAAATATCCGGACTATATGCATAAGAAAAAGTTCATGATTGGCACTGTTGATGATATAGAGAAAATTGATTACGAATTCGCAAAGTGTACTAGAGAAGATGGAGGTGAATACCTTGCAATGGTATATATTAATGGAAGTGATGGAACACCTTTAGCATTCCTTGGTGTTTCATTCCATAGCAAAAAAGAAGCTCCATCTGATGAAATCATTGAAGATAAATTAAAATCATATGGTAAAGCCATAGGTGAACTCATTGATTTGAAAGTACAAATGAATAAATCTAATTAAGTTATGATTAAAGATTTCTTAAAAAAGTTTTATAACAAATATTCTTCATGGATAATCACATTTTTGATTATCTTGATAGTGGGGTTGGTGGCATATTTCAACTACAGACTTCAACAGAAACAGAAGGAGATAGATGAAATAGAGTTCACCGACACCACTGGAACGTATCACAAGGTGTATTATGAGAAGAAGTTTAAGGAACTCAAGAAAGAAAATAGAGAGTTGTATGATTCTCTGAAGCAATATAAGGATAAAATAGACTATATTGTACAATTCTATCACGAGAAGGAATATAATACTGGTCAAAACAGTAATAAACCAATTATTAAAGATAGCGTTGTTAACGATACTAGTTTCATTAAGATTCCTAATGTATGTAGAACATATGAATATACTAGTGAACCAAACGACACGTTCCAATATAAACTCAGTGTGAACTCGCTGACGCAGCCTAATTGGTATCTCATACAAGCTAAGGTGAAAAACAAATTCACCATTGTAAATAAAGAAGAAGGTGGAGCTAACCATATAACGATTAAACCAGATAATGGTGGAATAATAACAAACCCAACTGTTTGGAAAAAGAAAGAGAATAGAAACTTTTTGGATAGATTCTCATTCGGTCCAGGTATTACAGCTGGTTATGACCCAATTAATAAACAATGGGGTGTTGTGGTTGGTGCTTCAGTAACATTTGATTTAAAATGAGATAAAATGCTCAACAATTATTGAATTGTTGAGCATTTTTTTTATATTTTATATGGAGTAAAAATATTTAATATAACTATGGAAATTAAAAATGGAAGTATAATAAAGACAAAAGATGGTGAATATGTTGTTAAGGAGATAATGAAAATGGTTAATCCTTTCACATTAAAGCCAATTATAATGTGTCTAGTTAACGTTGGTGGTCTTCAAAGAACAATATCTGAAAATGATATCATCAGTGTTAGGAATAATCATTTAAAAAATATTGAAGAACCATGATTGCAAGTTTATTATTACAATTAAAGGTGTTTTTATTTATAATGGCTATATTGACATTGATTGTCGATATATTCCATGTTATAAGTGTATTCCATCTTAAGAGTGGAAAACTAGCTACACAGAACGAGCTTATCGTTTTCGGTGTTGCATTATCATATATACTAACAATGTTGATTTGTGGATTTTAAATGAAAAGCTTACAAGAAAGAATGAATGACATGAAGCCTTATTTTCGTGGTATAGAAATGTATAATGAGGCTTTAATGGTTAAGGTTGTATATCCAAGAAACTGGAAAGCATATCCTTCCAACGATGGTAGGATAAAGGTCACTCCATCAGATGATGGGACTTTAACCTATTACTATGCAGATTCAAAGGATACTAGTTATGAAGATATGTTTGACTTGGTTGAGGAAACAATCAAGGCAAACAACGATATCGTGCTTAAACTTAAGCTTCTTAAGGATAAAGTTACTGAATTGAAGGAATTGTTCTCAGAACTTTCATATGATGAACTTACAACGCTTAAATTTGTCACTGAGAAGGTTAAAAATGAGAAACCTAAGAGGAAGTACACCAAGAAGAAAAAAGAGGATGAGAAGCCACGAGAAGAGCCTCAAATCGAAGAAAATAATGTGGTAGAAGAAACAACGGAGGAGCAATAATGGAGTGGATTGTTATTTTTGTTTTTTCAATAGTTGCATACGCTATTTCAAACCATTTTGTTTATGCCCACGGTCCAGTTCATATATATGACAAGATTAGGGATTTAGCTAATAAACTTAGTCCTAATCTTGGAGAGCTGTTCTCATGTATGATATGTTTTCCTACTTGGGTTGGATTTATTCTTAGTGTAGCGAATTCATTTTTCTTACCAGAACTTGCAGTTACTCCAATGATGCTATTACTTGCTGGTTATGCCCCTTGGTGGGTAATAATGATTCTAGATGGCTTTTTTGCAAGCGGCATTGTATGGTTGATACATACTTTTCAAGAGGCTTTAGAAAGGAGTAATGCAAATGAATGAATACGAGAGGGAAGTTATCACTTACAATAGTGAAAAGAAAATGGATGAACTTGCCTTAAAGGGACATCAATGGAATATTGCAGAACAATTGAATGGTACAATGGGTAAGGATATGGGAGATGTATTAAGCGGTAAGAAGAAGGTTGAATTTACTTTTTGGACTAAAGTAAAATTTAAGATTAATAATTTCTTAAAGATTTTCAATTAAAATGGAATTTAAATTTGGCACTTTTAGCATATTTGAACTTGGTCAAATGATTTCAGAGAAACTAAAGGAAGATGGGGTTACAAATCAATCTGTACTTTATGTATATCTCAATGAGGAAGAGTTCAAGAAGGTCGATGAGGATTTGTTTTTAAGAAATAGAAAGAATGAAGATGAAGAGTTTATACCGTCTGAGGGAGAAATAGATATAAACATTGATTTGACTAAAATTATTATTAAGCAGAAAACAGTATGAATGTAATTAAAACTGATATAGAAGGTGTTGTAATTATAGAACCAAAAATATTTGAGGATTCTAGAGGATATTTCTTTGAATCGTTCTCACAAAGGGAATTTGATGAAAAGGTTGCACCAATTGTATTCCTACAAGACAATGAAAGCAAATCATCCTATGGTGTTATGAGAGGATTACATTTTCAAAAGCCACCTTTTACACAAAGTAAGTTGGTAAGATGTGTAAAGGGGTCGGTATTAGACGTTGCCGTAGATATAAGGAAAGGTAGCCCTACATATGGAAAGCATGTTGCTGTTGAACTAACAGAAGATAACCATAGACAATTATTCATTCCAAAGGGGTTTGCACATGGTTTTGCAGTTCTAAGTGATACAGCAATATTCCAATATAAATGTGATGACTTCTATCATCCAGAGGCTGATGGTGGAATAAGTATTCTAGATGAGTCTCTTGAAATAGATTGGAAGATTCCAACTGATAAGGCAATATTATCAGATAAGGATACAAAACATCCAATGTTGAAGAACTTTGATACACCATTTACAAAATAATAAGTAAAGAGTGGGGAATAGTCCTCACTCTTTTTCTTTTGTCCATTTCTTATCTATTTCTCCATTGTCATAACTTTTAAACGATGTGGAACAACCACCATATCTAACTCTCATACCTCCTTTGTTTCCAACAGAATATAGTTCACAGTTGTTGAATACTATATTTTCTCCATTAGCGTTCACTATGACATATTGTATTGTATTATCGTCAAATATTATTAATTGGTCTTTTGTACCATTTATGATACCATCTTGTGTATATTTTTCCATAATTCAAGGGCGTGTACTACCTCTTTTAACTTTCTCATCACTCCAGTGGGTTAATTCCTTTATTTTTTTAATCCAATCGCTTCTATATTTGCTTTTGCTGACATCACCCATAAAAATGATATATTTGAACTTATTTCTTTTTGATTCCTCTTCAACTTTATTATATAGTCTTATTCCATCTTGTTTATTTTTACAGATTACCATTTCAAGTTTTCCATTACAATCCACTAATAGTTTATTCTTGTATATTTGTACTGTTTTAAACATGTATTTATTTTTGGCATCTGCTGAGATAAAATTATCAAATATCCATTTAAAATCTTTTCTTTGTATTCTTGGATGATAACCATATACCCAAAATGTCTCTTCGATGTTATATGGGGCACGGTCAATAACAATCCAATCATCGTCAGTTGTAGTATAGTCAATGAATTCTCCAGAGTCAGTTCTAACTTTATTAATCAAACTCTCATTTTCATCCCTACATTTAATAATGACAAGTTCGTATTCAGATTCAATCATTACATGTTCATGGTTATTAAATCTTATTGGAAACATTACTTTCTTATTTTCCTTTAATAACTTTTCAAACTGTTTATATATCTTTTCTTCTGTTGTATCTGAATATATCGTATGTAATTGTTTACCATGATTAATTAATATAATACTATATATTTTCTTTTTGTTTCTACGTGCCATAACTAAAACCAAATTTGTACTTCTTTTTTCCCATTTTCGTCTTCAGAAACACATAGGTCAGAACAATAACCATTGTTTGCTCCATAAGCCATACCATCATCTTCAAGTACAAGTAATTTAACATCATCATTTAATGCGCCATTATCTCTAACAAATTTTCTTAATTCTTTCATTGTTAATTGTTTAACTGGCCATCCTTGGAAATCGTATTGTTGTTCACCTCTGTGTTCTACCCTAGATAAAAAGAATAGAGTCTCATTGATGGCAGCTCTTTCACGTATATCTAGTTTATCATTTATTGTTAAGTTGTTTAATATTGTCACTACTTCCTTTGTATCCATGTTTTTTTTCTTTAAAAGTTAATTATTTTTTAAATTTAATTAAATAAATATTTGGAATTTTAACTTTTTTTTAATATCTTTGCATAAATGAAGATAGGTGATATTGTAGAATATAAGGGCAAAGAATATTATCTCTATAGCATATATAAAGGAGATTTGTGCAGAATAGTTAGATTTAGAGATGGTAAATATACTCACACCAAGCAAGGCATTGAGTATTTAAATGCTAATATTGTGAACTTAAACATAAATGAACTAAAACTAATAATTTGAATTATGGCAAAATTTTTTGAAACGTCTGCTGATATAGCTGAATTGGCTCAAGCAAAGTTTGAAGAGACTGGTCTTCCACAGATGGGCATCGACTTAAAGGTTATATCAGTTACAAAATCTAAGAACGTATTGAAAGCAACTAAGGCTGGTGCAACAATACAATACCTAACAAAGAAAGATGCAATCCTTGTAATTTATGAAGAGGCTTTTGATAGACTTAGTGACGAATATAAGGAAAAACTTATGGAAGGTGCTATCAGCAACATTTCCTATGATACAGAAAAGGATAAGTTGAATGTTGATGGCGATATTGCAAAGGAACTTTTCAGAATGCGTAGGAAGTATGAGAATTATGTTGACGTTATGGAGGCATCCTATATTGTAATTGAGGAAATTGAGGATGAAGAACGCAGACGCAAGGAAGAAGAGAAACTAAAGAAAGCAGAAGAAAGGGCTGCTAAGAAGAAACAGTAAATTGATATGACTAAAAGTTCTTATGGTAGGGTAATGAAGAAAAAAAGTGAAAAACTTAGAGAAAAGGCTAAGAGAATGGTACTTAAGGAATACCCTAAACTCATGGAAGATGAGGAAATGAGAAAGAAAACATTTGCTGCAATTGATAATGCTAATGTAGCTGTTGATGCAAATGGAGAATTACAAATTATATATGAACCTAATAATGATTTAAAAAATTTAAAATAAAATGAGCAATCTTAACAAAAATTGGATTAACCTTGTGTTTGTCATTGACAAATCTGGAAGTATGTATTCTTCAAAGGAAGATGTTGTTGGTGGCTTTGACAAGACCATCACAGAGCAAAAGAAGGATAAGGATGGTAAGGTGACTGTATCACTTTTCACATTTAATGAAAAAGTAAATCAAGAATATCTTGGCGTAGATATTAATGATATTGCAAAGTTCCATTATTCACCGGATGGTATGACGGCCATGAACGATGGTATTGGTACTGCAATTGACAAGGTTGGGGAATGGCTTTATGAGAAAGATAAGAGAGGTGCAGAACTTCCAGGTAAGACACTCGTTGTTGTTATGACTGACGGTATGGAGAATGCATCAAAGGAATACACACTTAAGCAAGTTCAAGAGAAGATTAAGGAACAAACTGAGAAGTATTCTTGGGAATTCATCTACATGGGTACTGATATTACCACTTCAAAGGCAGCAGATGACCTTGGATTCAAGTTCAAGACTTATGGTTCTAGGAAGAAGTTTGCTAATAATTACGATATTATTAACTGTGCAACTACAGCGTATAGGTCAATGGCTAAGACTAGTGCTTCATTAGCAGATACTAGTGCATTGTTCTGTGCAACCCTTGATGAAGCAGCTACTAAGAATACAGCAGATTATGAGGCTGAGATTGGTAAGAAGATTACCAATACATAAAAAATAACAAGGGGATTAGTGCAATCCCCTTTAATATTTCTTAACAACATGGAAGATAAAGAAAAAGACTTACAAGACATTGTAAATGAAATTAAGCCAATAGTTAAATCAGTATATAGTGAGAATAGTAAAATCACGATATTGGAGAATGAGGTTGATGAATATGGAACTAAAACAATTACACTATGTGGAGGCTTAAATGGATGTGGCGAATGGAAAAATTATTTTACTGACTTATCAAAGACATTTGAAGAACTAGAGAAAAATGGTTTCGATGTGTGGGTAATTAAGTTAGATAACGATTGTGCAGACGATATATTTTATTGCAAAATTGGTATAAATAAAAAGAAAAATGAGTGACATTAAGCTACTTGAAAAAATAAAGAATTACGATAAACCTTGGTGTTATCAATATCAGAAAAGGTTGGATACATTACAAGAGGATATGGAGAAATACGGATGGTCTCAAGAATATATCGACAATATTTCTTTGGATGATTTTGTATTTTCTTATATTGATTCAGTGGAAGATAAAAGGGAGGCTACCGAATTCATTAAACGATATGAATGGTTAGGTACAATTGGTTCTTTTCCAACGCATTGGTTTGCAGCAAGATATAAGGGAATATTAGGCGGTGTTATCATTATGGGTATGCCAAATGCCTTTAGTAAATTATTGGGTGAAGAAACAAAAAACCTTGAGAGGTTGATTGCTAGAGGTGCATCTGCTTCATGGTGTCCATTCAATCTTGGTAGTAAATTTCTTATGTGGACTATAAAATGGATGGTGGAAAACACTAGATACCGTTTGTTCACTTGTTATAGTGACCCACAAGCAAAAGAAGTTGGAAGCATTTATCAAGGGCTTAATTTCTTCTATCTTGGGCAAGGTAGTGGTACTACTGTTAGATGTGTTAATCCATACAACCAAGATAAAATTATCACAGATAGAGCATTTAGGGCAAGGAGTTTCTACAAGAGATACGCAAATGACCTTGGTATCGAATGGCAGAAGAATTGGAATACAGACCAATGTATGCTATGGGAGAATGTTCCAGATGACATAGAGGAGAAACTTAGAAATTATTCCAAGGAAATGTATGCGAAAGCTGAAAAAATACATTTTCCATCCAAGCATAAATACGCATTTATACTTGGAAGAGATAAACGAGAAACAAAAGCTCTTAGGAAGAGATTCTTAGAATTGAATAAAGTATACGAATATCCAAAGGAAAGAGGGAAATAAATGGCAAGTTTGGAATTACCGAAAAATCAGATTGTGTTAGGTGACTATATACCAATGTATGAACCAGAAACATTGGAGGAAGCTTTAAGTCAGTTTGTGGGTGAAGTTAACAATGCAATCACTAGGCAAAGGATTATCTTCGCCTTGGATGAATGGAACATGCGTAATGGAACTAACATAACAATTGACGATTTAGAATTAAATTAAGTTATGATAGGATATAAAATAGAATATGGTACAGTTGGTCACGATTGCTGGGGTGCTCTTGAATTTTCTTGGGATGGTGACTACAATGGTATAGTTTACACAGACTATAACGAATGCGAAAAGGAAATGAATAAATTAAAGAAAGAACACCCATACGACATGGAGTTCAGAATCTATAATGTTGAAATAAGATAATATATGGCAATAGTAATTAATTTATTCGCAGGACCAGGTGTTGGTAAAAGCACCACAGCAGCACGTATATTTGCTGAACTTAAACTAATGGGAGTCAACTGTGAAATGGCTCTTGAATTTGCAAAGGATAAAGTATGGGAAGAGTCATTTAAGACGATGGATGACCAAATTTATATCTTCGGTAAGCAATTTCATAAGATATGGAGATTAAAGGATAAGGTTGATGTAATCATAACAGATTCCCCTCTTCCAATATCAATTGTTTATGATAAGGAGAATTCACAAGCATTCCACACATTAATAATGGAACAGTTCAATAAGTTCACCAACTTTAATTTCCTACTTGAGAGAGGTGGTGAGTATCAAACTGAGGGTAGAGTACAAACCGAAGAGGAAGCAAAGGAGGTTGACAATACTGTTAAGAGAGTTCTAGATGAGAATGGAATCAAGTATACGACATTGCCTATTGATGGCGCATATAGTGTGATAACTGATTTTATAATGAGAGAATTTAAGTATCATACTAAACAAAATCTAACAATTATAAACGAATAAATAATGGAAAATATTACAAAAGATTTTAGACATTTTGCAATTGATAAGGTGGGTATGTCACCTTCAGTAATTGACGATAAGATTGGTAAGGTCAATAATCACTTAACACCTTATATTCTTGAGGAAAGACAGTTGAATGTGGCAACATTTGATGTATTCTCTAGATTGATGTATGATAGAATCATCTATTTCACTGGAGTTGTTAACAGTGACACTTGTGATACAGCAATTGCACAGTTGCTTTACTTATCATCAGTGGATGAAAGAGACATTAACATGTATATCAATAGTCCTGGTGGCTCTGTTGTAGATGGTCTTGGGCTTGTAGACACAATGAATTATATTAATTGTGATATTTCAACCACATGTATAGGTATGGCAGCATCTATGGGTTCTGTACTCTTAAGTAATGGCGCAAAGGGTAAGAGATTCGTATTGCCTCACAGTAGGGTTATGATACATCAAGTAAGCAGTTCTCAGAGTGGTACACTTGCTGACCTTGAGATTGAACTTGAGCAGACTAGAAGGTGTAAGAACGATGTTTATAAGATTCTTGCAGACAACACTGGACGTTCATTTGATGAAATGGAGAAACTTTGTGACCGTAACAATTGGTTTATCGGACAAGAGGCTGTTGACTTGGGTATTGTTGATAAAGTGTTAACTACTACTAAAAAAGAAGGATAAATTTGGTTATTCAAAAAATATTTCATATCTTTGCAATATATGGATAAAATTAAAGTTTTTACACCCATTTATGATAACTGCAATGGCAAAGATGCAACATATGATATTATGCCATTGAGAGTATTTTTAGGAGGCACTATAGACAATGGGAAAAGTATAAATTGGCAAGATGAATTGATAGGTGAACTGAGTTCTTGTGACACAGTTCATCCTATCGTAGTTTTTAATCCAAGACGTTCTGAGTGGCCCTCATCTGATGACCATAGTGAGATTGATAAACAGATTAAATGGGAACTATCTCATTTAGAAGATGCTAGTTTGATTATAATGAATATATTGGGTAACTCAAAATCACCAATATCATTGATGGAGATTGGATTATTTGCAAAAGACCATAAGTTAATAGTATTTTGTGAACCAAATTTCTATAGATTTGATAATGTTAGAGTTGTATGCGAAAGATACTATGTTCCATTATATCAGACTAATGAGATTTCAGCAATTAAAAATAAGATTTTGCAATTTGCTAATATGCATAAGAATGTACGTTATATAACTCCTAATCGTTATGTTTAAAGATATAAAAAAAATTAAATACGGAAATCTTAAGATATGGCTAAAAGACCAACTTAAGAGAAAGGTTTGGTTTAAAAATTTCTTTATTACAAGAAATGCATGGGGAGCATTTTCAGTTAATTCCCATATGAACCAGCATACTGGTAAAGAGAAAGTAATGTACAACACGATTGAGGGTGCAAAGAAAGCAGCAGAGGCAATGTCAAAGAAACGTGGTGTACATTTTTCTTATTATAAGTGCCTTTTCTGTGATGGCTATCATGTTGGAAAGAATAGAGATAATAAAATAGAAGGATATGACAATTGATTTTTCCGAAAATACATGGTATGAAATATACTGTAAGAAGCGAGAAAGTCTTCCACTTTATTATTATCATGGAATGCCAGTGATATTCGAAAAAGGTATGTATAGATGTGAAGAGGAAGATGAATATAACGTAAGAGTGTACAACACACCTAAAGGTACTGTTATTTCAAAATTTCTTTTCAATTCATATTTTAAGAAACCAAGTAAAATACAATTGTTTATATATAATCATTTATATTTTTTATGGCTATAAAATTTAAAAAGTTTACTGTTGAACAAAAGAGTACATTTAGTTATTGGTTCTACCATTGGCTAGCTTTTAATTATACGGCATGGAAGTTAGGCGTATGGAAACCAAAGTGGCTATTACACGATATTGAGAAGCCTTGGCTTAAGTTAATATGGGGTGATTATCTCCGTGTAAGAAAATGGCATAAGCATCATAACAGCCATCATATCTTCTACGGAAGAAGATATGGAATGAATAAGATTGACTGGCTTGGTGCTGTAATTGATTGGGAATGTTCACATCTAACGAAGTGCGTGGCTGAGAGAAATGGTAGAGAAGAGGTTGATTATCTAATCAGTAAAAAATCCAAATACACCGCAGATGAAAAGGAGGAAATAAGAAAGAATTGTTATCCAATTTTGAATTATCTTGGTTTATAAGTAAATTTAACGTTATTTGTTTAATAATTTTCATTAACTCATTATATTTATATTAGAAATACACAGAATATAATGAAGAAAATAATTAGATTAACTGAGTCAGATTTGCATAATCTTGTCCAACGTAGTGTGCTGAGAATACTGCATGAACAAGATAACAACTTGCTTTTGCAAAATATCGCCCAATCCATTGCAAGCCAAGGACAACTAGATGTCGTGGCTGGAGAGAATGAGGGTGAGTTTAGTTTGCAAGGTGGGAACTATGCATATATAACATATAATGTGGAATGTGACCCATACATGCGACAAGGTATGAGAAGTAATTCTTACGATGTTCCAGATGACGAGGATGAAATAATTGACAAACCAACTGTGGAAGTTGGAAGCATTGAATTCTGTGATGGTGGAGGAGAAGGGTGTATTCAAATTCACGACAATGGAATTGTAAAGAAAGCTTTGGAAAGTGTTATCAATGTCGATTATACAGATTTTGATGTTCCAAGCGAAGACGATTATTATTCCGAATATTAATAACGTTATTTAAAATATATAAAAGCTATGGCATGTGGATGTAAGAATAAACAAAATGCTGCCCAAAATAAATCAGCAGCAGTACAAAAACCAAGTAATCCATTGAACAACGGAAGTGTTGGTGGAAGAAGAATTGAAAAGAGAATTATTCGTTAAATCTTCTTAATAAATTTGGTTATTTCAAAAATTTTTCATATCTTTGCATTATGAGTTGATATCCTCGATTCATAATGCAATTTTTTTATATGGCTCTGTGGCGAAATTGGTAGTACGCACTAGACTCAAAATCTAGGGAGGCTGATAACCTCGTAAGGGTTCGAGTCCCTTTAGAGCTACTGTAAAAATGCCCTTGTGCTGGAATTGGCAGACAGACTACACTAAGGATGTAGTGTCGAAAGGCGTGTGGGTTCGAGTCCCACCGAGGGTACAAAACTTAATTTAGAAATATTATGGGAAACATTGTTTTGGGGGATGAGCGTAATCTCCATAACTTAATTGAGGATATAATCAAGAATAATCCTAATGTTCGTGATTCATTTCCAGATTCATATACATCTTATGTGGCAGAGGCTATCATAGGGAAAGCTGGTGATGACATTCTTGGTAATTTGGTTTCTACTATAATGAAGTTCAGTGATATGAAGAGATTCGCAGTTATTCCTAACAACTATGTAGATGGAAACAGATATTCAACAAAGGATAATGCAGAACTCACTGAATATTACGACACTATAGAAGAGGCTATACCTAGAGCGATGGAGTTGTATGCTAGGGAAGATGTTGATGGTGTTAAGGTTAAGGATATATTCAACTGTGGTACGAAATTAGATATTAAGAAATAGGCGAGTTTTTTAAATCACGTTTTAGATTACTGCTTCAATAGGAAAAACGGATACTTAGTGGGTATTATGGTTTTGCCCAAATGCCCACATCATTGGTGAGTAGCGCAACTGGCTAGAGCATCAGAATTTGGGTCTGAGGGTTAAGGGTTCGAATCCCTTCTCGCCAACAAATATTGGGGGTTGGTCGAGTGGTTTAAGACGCAGGACTTTGACTCCTGTTGGGGAATATCCCCTCGCAAGTTCGAATCTTGCACTCCTAACTATTTATATAAAAAGATTTATGTCAAAAGGTAAGAAATTCAAAACCCCAAAAAGATTTTGGAATAAAATGCCACATAAGAAATCTTGGAGAGCACATGTGATGGGAAGTAAACATAAAAAATTCAAGTGGTTCTTCCGCAAGAAAAAATGGTTTACTGATGAAGATTTGCAAAAGATGTCAATGAGAAAACCTTTTTCTCATGAGATTTGGGGATGGGATTAGTTTTTTGTTTCATAAATAAATTTAGAGTAGTGACTTTTGTTACAAAGGTGCTGATTGTCTGTGAAGATAGTCAGCATTCTTCTTTTTGAAATTACAGTTATATTTATACTAAAATTTAAATGATATGAATATAATTAGTAATGATAAAATTGAATTGAAGTACGATAAGTACGAGAGAAGTTACACATTCACTGTGTATGATAAGTATGGTCATTACATTGATGATGTTGTGCTAACGAAGGAAGAAGTTAAAGAACTTTATGAAGCCTTAGAATCAATAAAAAATATACTCTAAAATTTGTTATTTAAGATTTTTTTTCATATCTTTGCAGAAAGTAGATATAAGAAATTCTAATGACTGCAACAGAAGTATTTTTATTGTTTCTCAAGAAAGACCTCTCCATGAATGAATATTTGTTTTTTATGCATCATTTATCAAGGAGACGAAGAGGTGGTAAAGTGAAACCAGTATTAGGTAAAGGATTTGTAGAGGATTATCTATCTAGGACAAATAGAACTCTTGGGGGTTTTATGACGAGGTTATTTGTTCTTTGTCCTAATTTGTTGAGATATGGGGCAGACAACTCAACCTATAAGAAAATTTATGATAGTATAAGACCTCATTATTTTGGTAGGTTTTACGTACCTAAAGAGGATGACGTTTATTACTTCAAAACTCATGTTAATTCAAAGTATGTGTCAGCTTACCGTGAAAGATGGCATCATTTTTTGTATAAACACATAAGGGGTGAAAAGAAGCTTAACAGTCCATTTAAAGAAGGTGAAACATACAGTTACGAATATATTGAATAATGACAGCAACACAAGTATTATTTCTTTTCTTTAAAGAATGTTGCACCATTGATGAAATGAGATTCTTCAAATACATTATATTGAAGAATCATGGCAATAAATATTTTAAGAAAAGACCACTATATACTCCAACTTTTGTAGAAGATTATCTAGCTAGGAATGAAAGGGCATTGAATAATTACATGACAAGGTTATTTATTCTTGCCCCTAATTTAAGGCATAATAGACATAAAAATCCTAGATGGCATTGTATTTGGAGAGAATTTGATGCCAAGAATAAAGGAAAGACTAGAACATTTAGAGTAAAGGATTTTTTTGGAAATTATACTGGAGAAGTAAAACCATATACCGTTACGTTTCGACCATATAATTGTGGTATGTATATTAACTATTACAAGAGAAAATGGAATAAGTTTTTAAGAGATAATATAGAGAGTGATAAGAAATTTAATAGCCCATTCAAAAAGGGTGAATGTTACGATTTTAAATTAAAAACAAATGACACCGACTGAGATATTCAAGTTGTTTTTAAAACATGGGGTTACTCCAAACGAGAGATTAGCATTGATGACTGAGATACGTACCAATATACGTAATAAGAAGAATCTTTATATATGGAGAAAAAAATTTTATTCTGAAAAAGAAAAAGAAATATTTGAAATAGAGAATTCTTTTGCAGAGAGAATTATGTATAATACCTTATATATATCGAATCATCTTGGGAGATATGGTGAGTCATCTACTTGTACGTCTCTATCATCTTTTATGAAGTATCTTTTGTATTACATGCCATCAATAATTGGTACACCAAAAAATAAAAACAGATTTCTTGAAAGAGAGTTGATTGACATTCCAGAGAAAGTTGGCTATAGAAGGTATTGGGAAACTAGATTGATAAAGAAGTGGCACAATTTTCTCAAGGAAAATATTGCAAGATATGATAGGTATGTCACTCCTTGGGGGTATTCATACAATAAATGGATGTTAAGGAATGGAGTTGAACTATAATATACGTTTACATGGGTAAAATTATTGTTTATAATTCTCACATTGAAGACCATACAAATGGAAGCTGTTGTAATTTCTATATCGGTAGAGGTAGCCCATTAGGAAACCCATTTACTCATAATGGTGTTAGGAGCATATTTAAAACTATGACGTTTAAGACTAGGGAACAAGCTATTGAAGCCTATGAAAAGTATTTCGATGAAGTCTATGGAAAGGATGAATGGTTTACTAGGGCTTTCGATGAAATATATGAACACTACAAGAATGGCGAGGATATATACCTCCAATGTTTCTGCAAGCCAAAGGCATGTCATGGTGATGTGATTGCCGAGAAATTACAGAGGAAGCTTATCAAGGAAAAAATGGAGGAAAGGAAGAATGAAAAGATTTCCAATGAAAAGAAAGACTAAATATGCGTTTAGGTCTTATTCATTTCCAGGTGAAAGGGATTATAAGTCTGATAGACAGCATATGTGGAGCAAATGGAGAAAAAAGTATATGAGGCTTTTCATCAAGCGAGAAGCTGAAGAAGAAATAAGCGAAGAAACGTAAAGCAACAATAGAAATATTGCTGCTTTTTTTGTAACCATAATATTTATAGTAAATAAATAAATTAATATGGTTTTATCTGAAGATATACAATCTCTATTCAGAACTGTAAGAACGATGCTTGGTGCTCCATTGAGAAAGGTTCAGCTTGAGGATGAGCAGCTTTGTGACCTTCTAGATGTAGCAATCGGTGATTATTCTGAGAAGGTTCAGAATTGGGTATTAGAGACACAATGGCTTAATATACAGAATAAGAATGCTATACAGTTTCAAAATGCTAACGAATTGGCATACGCTATGACTGTTAGAACTATGGACTGGTCACGTGATTACTCATATTGGTTCTCTCGTGAGGTTGGTTTGCAGCAGAGAGGTAACTACGAGCTTAAGAAGGATTTCTTTAGAATCGAAAAGGGAAAGCAAGTGTATGTCATTCCAGCAGGACGTGAGATTAATAAGGTAATGTATATAACCCCATCCACTACCAAGGCAGCATTGTATGGAAACTTAGGTACACTTGATACAGGTATCGGTGGAGGTTTCGGACAGTATGGTAATATGGGTAATGGTATGGGTATCACTGGATTCTATGTCGGTTCTGCATATGATACAGCGTTGATGTCAGTTGATTTGAAATATAAGAACTCTCTATTGAGAGGTGACTTGGCTTATAAGGTAACTGCTGGTCCAGATGGTACACACCTTGTACACTTGATGTCAGTTCCTGGTTCTCCAAATATGGTTGGCGGTATTGCTGCTGATGATACTTGGGGATGGAATCGTTATGCTAACTGCATCTGTTGGTACACCTATTATGATGTTAATGGTGCAGAAGATGCAGACCTTTGTATGTTGGAGAATAAGGATGATGTGATTATAACACCAGACCAAGTGCCATTGGATAAGATGAAGTACGAACTCATGAACAATCCAACACAGCAGATTATAAGACGTTTGCTTGTGGCAGAAGCAAAAATATTGCTTGGTATCATAAGAGGTACATTCAGTGGAGCAGTAAAGATTCCAGAGGCTGAAATGCAGATGGACTATAACATGTTGCTTCAGCAAGGCGAAAAGGAGAAGGAAACTGTGCTTAACGAGATAAAGGAACGTTTGGATAGAATGACCCCTTGGAACTTGATGGAAAAGCAGAGTACCATGAATGACCAACTTATTAAGGTATTAAAGAATAAGCCACTAGGCTTTTATGTAAGATAAATAATGTTAAAATTTGGGCTGATATTTTGTCAGCTCAATTTTTTTTCATATCTTTACAACAAAAAAAGACATGGCATTATATAGAGAACAGTTAGAGCCTTACATGTACTCTGAGAAGAGACGTAAGCGCAAGTCCTATAAGTGGGCTAAGAAACAGATGAACAAGTGGCTTCGCATCAAGAACAAGAAGATTGGCGAAGACGATTCTAGTGGACACGGTAAAAAACAGTGGTATGGGCATGAGTGGTAACAAATTCAAACCAACCAATATGAAATGTACTACTTTTAAGTATATTGGTGAGAATGGCGAGAAGGTTGAGAAACCAAAGAAGCAGTTTAATAGCGAGGAAGAAGCGTTTAAGCAAGCTTGCTATTACAATGCCTATGGCAACACCATACATAAGTTATCGACTTACAAGTGTTGGTCTTGTGGAAAATGGCACATTGGGAGGACACCACATGTTCTAACTCAAGAGGATAGAGAGAAATATAAGCAAAGACTTGCAGAGTTAAGTAAGAATAGATAAAATTATGAAAGAGAAGAAGTATGGGGATGGATGGTACTTGAGGAAATAAAAAAAGGCTAAGAAACTAAATCTTAGCCTTTTTTCTTTTTCCTAATGGTTTTTGGGTTTTTGCCCTCATATTGTCAATTTTATCTGACATAGTATTCAAACGTTTTTGATTCTTCTGAGAATTATATGATTTGATTTCACTTGGGCTAGCCCATCCGTTTTGAATAGCTAACTGAATGGTCTTATCAATCTCATCTTTTTTGAATAGATGTTTTAAACCATTGGCTGCTGTTAAACCATGATACTTAACAAAGATAGTATATGGTTTTCCAGTTTTATTACGGTTAAAGCATACTCTACACAAGTCACAGTGTGGCTCTCCCTCGCCACAAGGACATTTATAGAAAAATTTACCATTATATTCACCAAGTATAGGTTGGAAATTATTATCTACTTGGTCTCCACCTTGTAATGAGTCATAGAGATTATCATTTACAGCATGGAATCTTCTTTTTGGTTCTTCACCTATATTAATCCCTTCATGTGATGGAAGAACTGAGAAATTCTCTGGTCTATTTGAGAAATCTAGATTTCTTGCAGTATAAGCATGTACTTTTATTCCGTATTTAGCACCAACTTTTTTAGCGAATTTACTCCAAAGGTCAACTGATAATTGGCAAGGGAAATCTCCAGCTTCATTAAGTCTTATATCAGTTATTTTTGGTTCTTCTGAAATGTCTTTTACTGTTTGTTCTACCTCTGGAGTTATTACCTTTCCTCTTCTTCTCAAAGAATCTATTGTCTGAGTATATATGTTCTTTGCTGCTGCATTACCAATTTGGATATACATTTCAACGAGGCTGAAATAATCTCTCATTGGCTTCTTGTTACCTTTTTGGTATTTTCTTAATAGTTCAGTATTCATCAAGTCATTTTGAAGATTTCTGTTTCTTGAATTTGGATACTGGTTTTCACCTCTTTGTGCATAACAAGCTCCATTCTTAATTGTACAGATACCAAGGTAGTATGAAGGGCAAGCCAAAGCAGATGTAATATTAATCATAAGAACATTCTGAGGTACTTTCGCATTACCAGCTAAAGCAATTACTCTTGGAACATCGAGTTTTTCTTCTCCGTATATTTCAGCTTTGCTTTTAGTCAATTCATCTAAATCATTGAAGGTTTCTTGGAATAGTTCTTGCTGTTTCTTTTTAATCGCAGCCCATAGAACATTAAGATTCTCCCCATTTATTTTTTGGTCATTATAATATGGGTTCTCATCCTCCATCAATTTTAGTTTATTATATTGATTTTCTGTAATATTTACTCTCATTTTTGCGTAGTTTATAACAATAAATACATTTTTATTTTGAAATTTAACTTTTTTTATATATCTTTGCATTAAATAACATTCAAATGATACAACCAATTAGGAAAAGAGTAGCAGAAGCCAATGGAATAAAGTCTAAGAATGGCGGTTACACAGTAGTTTTCGATATGAACAACATTATGAAGATGGCTTCAGTTGACCATAAAATGAATAATGATGGTAAAGAATATGGAATAATACTCACATCTATCAAGATGATAGGTGATGTTCTTAGGAAGAAGGACTTTAATTACTGCATTGCTGCATACGATGGCGAGGGTAGTGGAGTCCTTAGATGGGAGTTATATAAGGATTATAAAGCCAATAGGGATAAGAACTATGAATTACACAGTCCAAAACGTACAGATTATGATAAATTCATAGATGGTTATGTGAAATCGGTATTATCACATTCAAGAGAGAAAGCCGACAAAGAGACTGAGGATGAGAGTTTTGCTAGGCAGAAATCTATTATTCAGCATATATTGGATGAACTTTGCATAAGGCAATATGAGTTTGAAAATGTTGAAGGTGATGATATCATAAGTTACTACGTGGCATCAAAGAAACCAAATGAAAAGGTAGTTATTGTTTCTTCAGATAAAGACCTTACACAGTTAATATCCGATACCGTTATAATTTATAATCCAAGAAAAAAGGAATACATAACAAAGGACAATGCAGTAAAGGAAATTGGAGTGTTGTCAGAGAATGTAGTTATTGAAAAAATGATATGCGGTGATGTGTCTGATAATATAAAAGGTGTTAAGGGTGTTGGTAATGAAACGTTATGGAAATTGTTTCCAGAGATAAAGGAGAAGAAAATCGATTTGGGTTTCATTCTGAGGCGTTCTAGGGAGTTGCTTGATGAGAGGAAGGCTGAGAAGAAAAAGCCTCTCAAATCGCTTGAAAATATCCTTAATGGGGTTACAGATGGTTGCCAAGGGGATAGGTTGTATGAAATCAATGAGAAAATTATAGATTTATCAAAACCATTATTAACTGATGAGGCAAGAGAGACGATGGATGATGAGTTTTATGCACCTATAGATACATCAGATAGGAATATTAAGAATATATACGAGATAGTTAAAGAGAACAAGGTAAACGAGATTCTAGACGAACAAAAGTTCGGCAACATACTTGAGCCATTCGCTAGAATACAAATGATGGAAAACAAAAGATATTATGAGTTTAAAAGAGAGAATGCAAACAAATAATTGCGACTGGTTAGAAGAGTATCTTAAGAACCTACTCAAATCAAAGGATTTTAAGAAGTATAATAGGGCTAAGAATCTTATATATTATTTTCCCCAGATAGTTAACGGATTATCTCAGAGCGACTTTGAAATAGCTATTTCAAAGTCAGCAGATACCTATATCTGTCTTGGCAGTGAAGATAATAGATATAAGGTATTCGATGATATGTACAAAGAAAAAAACAGCAAAGAGTTTGAGCCTAATACTTATGGGGATTCTAGATATGTAACGGTTGAAGACGTGTCTAATTACTTTGGTTTATAAGTTTTTTAAAACTTTTTAAGTTAAAAATTTGGAGTTTTAACATTTTTTTAATATCTTTGCAACACAATTTAACAAATATGTTTAACTTTTAACAATTTAAATTATGGAAAATAAGGAAATTAAGGATTACAAAGAGGAGAGATTTGAATTTACTGTGTATGTTAATGACAACATTATCTGTAAAAGGAATTTCAGAATCTACAATTTCATTGAGAACAGTATGAACACTTTGGAGTTTAAGGAAAAACTTGATGAAATCGTTAAATTAATTGACGATGATTTAAAGTCCAAGAGTCGTGTTTATACTTGGTATTATTACAATCCACAGTTCCCAGAGGATAATGAGGAATTTAACACAAAACTTATTGAACCTTGGGCTTGTACATTTAAGATTGTAATATCTGATAACAAGAAAGACGTAATCACTAGAATTTGGGATGGTTATGCTTATCCTAAGTACATCCGTGACAAGGTTGACCTAAGTAATAAGAATGTAAAGGTGACAACCAAGGACGGACAAACATTTTCATACGAGAAGGAGGCTTTCTTTAAGGCAAATGATGGAAGACTTTCATTCGAGCATGAGGTTTTGAAGAAAATGATAATTGACAAGCCAGATGTATTGCTTCAGATTACAAAGAAAATTTGTGAGGCTTGTTCCCCTTCGAAGGAGGAGATTAAGGAAAAGGGGTATTTTGACCCTAGAGAGAATGGTAAATATCTCAGCAAGTACACCGTAATTGATGAATACGGTAAGGATGCAGATGGTAAGTCCAAGAAATATGCTTACAGTTTGTATCTAGCAAACAAGAAAATTGAAAAGGATTGGGAACGTGCAGTTATGAGTAAAACCAATCGCTATTTCAAGAATCTTTACTAAGAAAATAACAGATTACAAAGAGTGGTTTTTTAATGGCTCAAAATAATAAAAAAGATTTAGGATTCTTAGGTGAGAAATTTCAATATAAACTCACCCATGAGTTCATGGAAAACCACACTTTCTTTGAGGATTTGAGTTGTATCATAGACCAAAATATGTTTACTGACCCAAACCTCAAGACATTTGTTGGTGTAATGAAGAACTTTTTTGAAAGAGAAGGTAATGTACCATCTTACGATATGATGGAAATTGAATTGCGAGATATTTCACACTCTGACAAGGAGATTGAAACATATCTCGCAATTATTGAAAAAGTTAAGAATACCCCAAGTGACGGTGTGGACAGAATAAAGGACTTGGCTGAAAAGTTCTTTAGACAACAAAATATTGTCAGAACAGCCAACGAGATACTTAGAATCGCAGGAAATGGCGATGTGGAAAAGTATGATACTTGTGTTGGATTATTAAATGATGCCATGACACAAGGAATACATAACGATTTCGGAGAAAAACCTTTTGACCATATAGGCGAAACTTTATCAGATGATTATAGAATACCAATTCCAACTGGTATAGGAAAAATTGACGAGGCGCTAGAAGGTGGACTTGGTAAGGGAGAGTTAGGAGTAATCATTGGACCGACTAGTTTTGGTAAGACTTCACTTACCACAGCAATGGCTTCACATGCAGCTTGCTGTGGTTATAAGGTATTACAAATCGTATTTGAGGATAGAATTAAGCAGATTCAGAGAAAACACCTTGGACGTATCACTGGAATTGAAGCCAAAGATTTATCAAAGCCAGAGAATATTGATAGGGTAAGAGAAACAATTGAGAATTTTCCAGATAAGGACAAACTTAATGAGAATCTTAGAATTGTTAAATTCCCAAGTGGTGAGAAGACAGCAAGACAACTTGAGAGGTTTATCAAGAAACTGATTAATAGTGGCTTTAAGCCAGATTTGACGATTATTGATTATTTCGAGTGTCTTGAACATGAAACTGATAGGACAACGAGTAATGAGTTCTCACAAGAGGGTAAAACTATGCGTAGGTTTGAAGCGATGGCTGGTGAACTTGATATGGCTATCTGGATTCCATCACAAGGCACTAAGGATTCAATCAACCTAGAACTAGTTACAATGGATAAGATTGGTGGTTCGGTTAAGAAAGCTCAGATTGCACATGTTATTATGTCTATTGCAAGAACAGTGGATGATATAGCCAATAATAAAGCAACAATAGCTATCCTCAAAAATCGTGCAGGAAAGAGTGGAAAGGTCTTTAATAATGTAGAATTCAATAACGGAACATGTCGTATAAGTACTGATAATGTTGATGAATTGGATAGTTTATTCGAGCTTAAAAAGAAGCAAGAAGATATAAGACTAAATACACAAAAAGAGATTTTTATGAGCGTTAGAAATGAGAAAAAATAAAAAAAAATTTTTTCATTTTAGTATAAGTTGGTTATCAGATAGTTGCAATTTTGATGACCAATTTTTTTAATTTTTGATGTTTTTTTTGTGATTTAATTCCATATTTATTTTAACATCAGATGTAAAATTAATGGTTAACCGAATCAAAAATAATAAAATAATAAAGAAATAAAGTTTTGCTTAATGGAAGTAAGAAAATGTGATGGCTCATTTGAAGAGTTTAACCCCAACAAGGTTAAAAGGGGTATTCAAGAAGCCTATCTAATGGCTGATGAAAAGAAAAATAGTGGAGAAATAAGTGAAGTCCTCGATGAAGTGTGTAATAGTGTCTACGATGGTATCTCTACCCAAGAGATAAGGAGAATTATAGAAGATAGACTTGTAAAGAGAAACTTTAAAGCAGGTCGTCAATATATACTTTATTGGGCAAAGAAAGAAGCTGTGAATCAGTTTGTTATTGATAAGGAAAGATTTATTTCCAAATATAAGAAATCCAATAACAATGCAGATGCCACAGTTGATGACAACTCAAATGTGAATGGAAAAAACATAAGCCTAATAAACGCTGAAATTCACAAATCTGATAATATACTTGTTAGCAGGGGTATGATTACTAGAAAACTACAAGAACTATACCCTAATTTTAACAGCAGAAATTATGTTAAGGATTTGGAGAGTCACATTATATATAAGCACGATGAATCTTCATTTGCTGGTGCAATTGCCCCATACTGTTGTTCAATATCGATGTATCCATTCCTAATAAATGGTATTGAAAACGTAGGTGGTTTGTCTGCCGCACCTAAAAACATTGATTCGTATTGTGGTATGTTCTGCAATCTTTTGTTTGTGGTTGCGTCACAATTTGCTGGGGCTGTTGCAACCCCAGAGTTCCTTATGTACTTTGACTATTTTGCTAGAAAAGAATGGGGTGATGATTATTATCAACACTATAACGAGGAAATCTCTTGTGGGGTATCAAAGAGGAAGAAAACAATAAAAAGTCAGATACACCAGTATTTTCAGCAGATAATTTATACAGCAAATCAGCCAGCATCTAGTAGAAATGGTCAGTCTTGTTTCTTGAATTTCTCTTATTTTGACAAACCTTTCTTTGATGCAATGTTTGAGAATTTCTATTTTCCAGATGGAACACAGCCATTGTGGGATAGTTTGAATTGGCTTCAGAAAGACTTTATGATGTGGTTCAATGAGGAAAGACTTAGATGTTTGCTGACATTCCCAGTAGAATCATTTGCATTGATTTATAAGGATGGTAAGTTTGTTGATGAGGAAAATGCAAAGTTCGTTGCTGATGAATTGGAGAGAGGACACTCATTTTTTATTTATATTTCTGATACAGCAGATAGTCTTAGTTCTTGCTGTCGCTTGAAAAACAAGATTCAAACAAAGGAATTTAGTTTTACTAATGGTAATATTGGCGTAGAAACTGGAAGTAAATCAGTTATCACACTAAATTTAAACAGAATCACGCAAGACTTTTGTAAAAAAGAATTTGGAGCAAGACCATCGTTCAAAGACTTTACAAAAGACAACTTGGAAAATTATAGAAAGCATATTGTAAGAATACTAGAGAGAGTGTATAAATATCACAACGCCTATAATGAACTTTTATGGGATATGTATAACGCTAATCTACTTCCAATTTATAAAGCAGGATTTATAGAGCTTAACAAACAATATCTTACAATTGGTATTAATGGTTTAAATCAAGCAGCAGAATTCCTAAAACTAGAATGTCATAAAAATGATGATTATAGTACATTCTGTAGATTTATCTTTGGTACTATTAAGGATGAGAATGAGAAGCATAAGACCAAGAAAACAACTTTTAACACAGAACAAGTTCCAGCCGAATCTTTAGCGGTTAAGAACTATAATTGGGATAAAGAAGATGGATATTGGGTTCCAGAAGATACAAACTTATATGCAAGCTACATCTTTAAACCAAACGATGATGACAGTGTACTTGATAAACTGTATATGATGGGTAAGAGTTTTGCCACCGACCAATTGGATGGTGGTGCTGCCGCACACATAAACCTTAGTGAACACTTGTCTAGTAAACAGTATTATTTACTCCTTGAATATGCAGCAAAGGTTGGTTGTTCATATTGGACAGTGAACGTTCCTAATGCAAAGTGTGAATGTGGCTTTATAACGAAGCATCCAATTACCGAATGCCCTAGATGCGGAAGTAAGAACATTGAGTATTATGATAGGGTAATTGGTTATCTTACAAAGATTAGCAACTGGTCTGAAGGTAGAAGAATTGAACAGAAGAATAGAAAATATTTGAAAGATGAAAAAATTGGTTTATGAATAAAATAGAGTAAAAAAGAGCGTATCACTTACGCTCTTTTTCATCTTTTGAAATATTTATATTAAAAGGTTACTTATGGATGATAGAATTAAGACGATAGTAGATTTATATACAAAAGAAAATAAAACATTTAGGGAAATATCAGAAATTATTGGTGATGTTAGTCCTTCTACTGTTAGAAGAATTCTAATTACAAACGACATTAAAATAAAACCAAAAGGTAATTATTCTTCAAAGGACTATCATTTTACTTCCCCATTCAAGCAAGAAGTAGAAGATATTGAAACCCTCAAGGAGTTGTTCAAAAGGTGTGTACCAGTAAAGAACATCGCAGAGCAATTGGGGGTTGGTAGAAAGGCTGTAGATAGAAAAATAAAAGAACTAGGGTTAGTTAGACCACGTTCCATGATGTCTAGAGAACAATATGACGATAGTAAAGACAAACGAATAGTCGAATTATATAATTGTGGCAATAGTCCTAATGAAATAGCAGAAATTGTTGGTTTATCTAGGTGTAGTGTTAAAAATCATCTAAAACATTGCGAGATTGTTCTTAGGGATATTTCCAATGGTTTGTTTTTACATAATGGAAAGAAATTTCCAGAGGAGCTTAAGAATTATGAAACATTGTATGATATGTATGTTGTACAAAGGCTATCAAAGAAAGACATAGCAGAAACGTTTAACGTTGCGCCAAGTGTTATTAATCGATGCCTTAAATTATATAATATACATGTAAGAGGTGATTCTGAGGCAAAATTTGGGCTAATGAAGGGTGAAACCCATCCGAATTGGAAGGGCGGTAGAACTAGCTTATACGCAAGGTTACGTGAATTTTTTGGTGTTCACCAAACTCAAGAAGTTTTGAAACGAGACCATTATAAGTGTCAGATGTGTGGAAGTGAGCATAAGTTACAAGTGCATCATATAAGACATTTTAAAAATATTTTTGAGGAAATTTTATCAGAACATAAGGATTTGAGTTTGAAAGATAACGAGAATGAACTTTATGATATTATTACAAAAGACGATAGATTTAACGATTTAGAGAATCTTATTACATATTGTAAGGAATGTCATTTATATAAGGTTCATAATTATAAAAAACATAAAGATAAATGATTAGAATATATAGGAAGCCTAATTGGATTCTAAACCCAAATGATAAGGTTGTGAATGCAATTTTGAAGAGGTGTGAGAAGTGTGATGGTTTATGTCCATGTACGCATAATTCTGAGGACTATGAGGGCAAAGATTTACATTGCCCTTGCACTGACTACATAATGAAAGATAAATGCGAATGTGGACTTTATATTAAGGATGAAACAAAACTTGAAAAAGGTATTAATAAGATAAAATGTAATGCTTGTGGAACAATTGTAGAATATACTGATAAGGATATAACATATGGTTTTTTATATCCAGAATCTATAAGATGTCCTAAATGTGATGCATTAATAGTGATTAAAGATTTGCCAAATGATTAAATATTATAATGCAATGGTAGTATTCGAAGAAATACCAAACGAAATAACGTTAGCAATTAACATAACGAATTGTCCATGTCATTGTAAGGGCTGTCATTCAAAGTTCCTTTGGGAAGATGTTGGTACAGAACTTACAATAGATGAGTTAAATAGACTGATTGACAAGAACGATGGAATCACAACAGTATGTTTTATGGGTGGTGATGCAACTCCAGAGGCAATAAATACTTTGGCAGAATATGTTCACGAGATAAGAGAACTTAAGGTTGGCTGGTATAGTGGAATGGATAATTTTTACAAGAATATAAATTTTAAATGGTTTGATTATGTCAAGTTAGGACATTATGACGAAAGTTTAGGCGGTTTGAATAAAGAAACTACGAATCAGAAACTGTTTAAGTTGGCGCATAATAAATTAGAGGATGGTGTTTTAAAAATTGATTTTGAAGATATAACGAAGTTATTCTGTAAGAAAAAGGTGGCTAAATAGTCACCTTTTTTATATATTGGAATATGATGATTTCAATTGCTTTACAGAAATATGGACTATTATAGAATAAAAGTGCAAGACTGACTTGCACTTTTTTATTTATTTTTGTCTAAAAAAAACTTATCTTTTAAATACTTATAGAAAATATTTTTTCAAATGAATAAAAAGCAATACTTTGGCATAACCTATCCATTTCGCAGTGATGGTTTTCAACATTTTTTTATCAATGCCAATGGCGACACTAAAGATAAGGCTAGAAGCGAGTTGATGCATATAGTCTTTACACCAAAGGGGCAAAGAATAAGAAATCCAGAGTTTGGAACAGACCTCATTAAGTTCATATTTGACCCAAACGAAAGTATTACTTGGGAGGCTGTTAAGAATGAGGTCAGCGAATCTGTAAGAAGATGGTCTAGGGATATAACTCTTAACAACATACAAGTGGTTAAGAATGAAGAGGATGAAGCTGAGATATATGTAAGATTAGATTACAGTGTTTCAGAAGGAAATAAAACAACTAATGATAGTATAATAGTACGAGTATAATGGCTAAAGAGGAATTCATTGTTAAAGCCAAATTAGTTCAAGACAAAGAATATGATTATTCGAAAGTTGAATATAAAGACAATAAAACTAAAGTATGTATTATATGTCCAAAACACGGAGAGTTTTGGATAAGGCCAAACGATTTTCTAAGTGGGCATATGTGCGGAAAATGTGGAATAGAGACTAGGAGCAAAAAGAAACTTATTTCTCAAGAACATTTTATTGAAAAAACCAAAACAATTTTTCCACAATATGATTACTCTTTAGTGAAATATATTGGTATGCATACAAAGATTAAATTGATTTGTCCTATTCATGGAAAATTTGAGATTAAGCCATATCATTTACTAAATGGTCATGGATGTAAAAAATGCGGACAGATTTCAAGCCACAATAAACAAAGAAAAACAAAAGAAAATTTCATTGCAGAGGCTATAAAAATCCATGACAATAAGTATGATTATTCAAAAGTAAAATACATTAATAGAGATACAAATGTTTGTATTATTTGTTCTAAACATGGAGAGTTTTTACAAACACCACATCACCATTTGAGAGGATGTGGTTGCCCAATTTGTTCAGAGAGTAGTTTGGAAAAAGAAATTAGAGTATTTTTGAATAAACTTGGCATTAATTATATTCACAAAAAACAATTTGATTGGCTAGGACAACAGCATTTGGATTTTTATCTGCCAGAATATAACGCAGCAATAGAGTGCCAAGGTATACAACATTTTGAGGTTGTCGATTTTTTTGGTGGGGAGAAAGGACTTAAAAAAAGAATTGAAAGAGATAAAAAGAAAAAATCCTATGTGAGAAAAATAACATATTCTTACTATATTATTCAACATTTGAATATGAGGGCGTATATACAAATAAAGATTTATTAATAAATGAAATTAAAAGACATTAATATATGAATCGTAAGATTAATTATTTAGCTCGTGATTTTGAATCAATTAAAGAAGAGCTGATAAAGTTTAGCAATAAATATTATCCTGAGTTATTTGATGACTTCAATGATTCAAGCATTGGTTCTTGGATGATTGACCTTGTTTCTGACGTAGGCGATTCACTTTCTTATCATATTGACAGACAGTATCAAGAGACCAATATTGATAGTGCGAATCTTAGAAGTACTGTGTTGAATATGGCGAGAACCAATGGATTAAAGATTCCAGGACGAAAAGCATCTTCTTGTGAAGTGGAAATTAGTTGTGAATTGCCAGTTAGTCCTAATAATATATCACTTCCAGATTGGAGTTACGCCCCAATATTACAGAGAACTAGTATCGTTTCTGCTGGTGCTTATAATTTTGAACTTACTGAGAACATAGATTTTAAGCAGCAGTTTAATAGTAACGGCTATTCAAATAGAAAAATTGTCCCATCTAGAGACAATAATGGTAATATAACTGGATATACTGTCACAAAGTCCACTATGGTAGTAAATGGTAATACTAAGGTATATAAAAAAGTTATATATTCAAGTGATTTACAACCATTTATGGAGTTCGTTTTGCCAGAGTCTAATGTTATGAATATTGAATCAATTATATTCAAGGAGAGTTCTGATTTTAATGAAAATCCTGAAATATATGAATATTATATTGATTCTGAGGAATATAGAATAACTAAGGAAGCTGTTATGACTTATCGCTTCTTTGAATGTGATTCATTGGCAGACCAATGGAGATTCGGAAGTGAGTTTAACAAGACTGACAATAACATCATAAAAGATATATATAATCCAGAGGTATACGATGATGTTACTGAAACTATATATAAGTTTTATAAAAAAAGTGATGGGTCTTTTGGTGGTATTTGTTATAAAAGGGGTAACGATTATATAATTGATGGTACTGATAATGTTGTTGATTTAAACACTTATTATGTTGAACTTTCAACTCAGAAAACTACAAGGTATTATATTGGCAAGTGGAAACCATTAACTCAAAAATTCATTACAGAATTCACTGATAATGGGTATATGAAGATAATATTTGGTGCTGGGAACATTTATGACAGTGTACCAACTGCAACCACCAAGTATGGAGAGTATATTGCTTCAAAGATAATAAACAACGATATGTTGGGCATTCTTCCAAAAGAAGGGTGGACTATGTTCGTCCTATATAGAGTTGGTGGAGGTGTATCCACTAATCTAGGTCCTGGTTCCATTAATAAGCTTACAATAGCGAATATAGATTGGGGTAACACTGAAGGAACTAACGGTAGCATACGAGGTGATGTTATCAATTCCATGAAGGTTACTAACATCTCAACAGCATTGGCTGGTAAGAATGAACCATCTACTGAAGAAATAAAAGCACTTATGAAGTATAACACTTCTTCGCAAAATCGTGCCGTGACGGTAAAAGATTATAAGATTAAGTTAATGCAGATGCCACCTAAATACGGTGCTCCATTCAGAAGCAGCGTTATTGAAACTAATAATAAGATAGAGATTGATATGCTTGGCTTGGATGGTGATGGTAAATTAACATCATTATTGCCTCAGTCACTAGTTGATAATACAATAGAGTATATGTCTCATTATAAGCAAATAAACGATTATATTGAGATTAGAAGTGGAAGGATTTATAATATTGGTGTTTCAGTTGATTTGTTCATTGATAAAAACTATAATGCAGCAAATGTAATATCAAATGTAATAACAAAAATTTCTGAATATTTCAATGTTGATAAACATGATATGGGAGAAGACATATTTGTTGGTGATTTGGAAAAGGAAATCAATATGCAAGATGGTGTTATAAGTATTATTAGTCTTAGAATCTATACGTTAACTGGTAGTGGATACAGTTCAGATGTATGCCCACTTCCAACAATAGTAGAGGGAAGTAGTTGTGATACAGCACCAGAGTCATTATTTAGTGGACAAAAACAATTAGATTTGGATGCAACTCAAAAAGTCCTTTATAGTGATTTCAATTCAATGTGGGAAATTAAGAACCCAGATGGCGATGATATAAGAATACGTTGTAAAAGTGTTTAATGTTAATATATAAGTGTTATGGCTTGTGCTTGTAAGAATAAAATAGAAATGGAAAAGAAATATGGTACTCCAGCAGAAGAGACCATTCTTGACAAATGTTTTCGATATACATACAGATGTATGATATTTGCCATTGCAATATTAATTGCATTGGTGGTAACTCCAACAATAATTTTTGTGGCTTTATATAAAATGATTTTTAAAAATGGTGAACCACTTGTTTTGCCAAACTTTTTATCGAAATATATGAGATAATTTATGGAAAAATCATATAGAATACATACAAATATATCTAGTGACACAGTTCTCAATGTCAATATGAAACAAGATTTTAATTTCCTTGAAGTCTTGTCATTGAAACTTGCACAGAAGGATGCTTATAAAATACATTCTTCCAACTATGGTGTTATAGTTGGAAGAATTCTTGCTAATGATGCGTTTGGTATTCCAAATGCAAAAGTATCTGTGTTTATTGAGAGGGATAACACAGATACTACCGAACTTGAGAATATATATCCATACACAAACGTATCATCAAAGGATAGAAACAACATTAGATATAATTTGTTACCAGATTATAGTGATGATGAGTGTTATAGAATTGTTGGAACATTTCCTAGTAAAAGACTTTTATTGGATGATGATACATATCTTGAGGTTTATGAAAAATATTGGAAATACACAACAGTCACAAATAAAGCTGGTGACTACATGATATTTGGTGTACCTACTGGTTCACAGCAAGTTCATACTGATATAGACCTTTCAGATATTGGAATATTGTCACAGAAACCACGTGACTTTATCTATAAAGGTTATAATATTACTGAGTTTGATAATGCAAACCAATTCAAGGAAAGTACCAATCTTGATAATTTAAGACAAATTATCTCACAAGATAAAAGTGTATTTGTTTATCCATTTTGGGGTGATATAAATAACGGTATTGCAGCAATTACAAGATGCGATATACAAGTTGATTATAAATTTGAGCCAACTTGTATATTTATGGGTTCAATTGTTTCTGATAATGATGCTAATGCAATTGGTCATAAATGTGCTCCAGATGAGGAAAATGGAATGAATAGACAATTAGTCGCTGGTGAAGGTACTATTGAAATGATTCGTAAAACAGTTGATGGACTAGTTGAAGAATATCAAATACAAGGAAATAGACTTATAGATAGTGATGGAGTTTGGTGTTACCAGATACCTATGAACCTTGACTATATAGGAACTGACGAATATGGTAATATTGTACCAACAGATAACCCAAATAAGGGTATACCAACAAGAACACAAGTTAGATTCAGATTCAGTAAGACAGAAACAGGAGAGGAAGGTACGTCTAGACATACTGCAAAATATCTAGTACCAATGAACCCATTATTGAAGGAAGATAAAGTGGGCAGTACAATACCTCAATCCCAAGTAAGCGGTCTTGACTTTGAGAAACTTTATAATTTTGGTTCAAACACACCACAGAGCTGTTTCCGTGACCTTTATTGGAACAATGTATATAGTGTTAAAAACTATATACCAAAGGTACAAGTTGCACACAGAGCTTATTCGGAAAACTATGGTGCGTTAAAGGGTGGCAATATTGTAGATGACCAAAACTCAGTACCATTCAATAGTATACATATTGATATACCTTTTATGTATATGATTGTATGCATACTATTTACAATCGTAATGGCTATTATAATTGTAATTAACACCATTATTTGTATTGTTGATAGTATTATTAATATATTTTATCAAATAAAGCATGTATCAATTCTTGGTATTGAACCATTTAGTTGGTTACCTGTACCTCCATTTATTCCGTGTCTTGCCCTATCTCCAGGTTTAGCTGAAGGAAACACACTCTATCTTCCAGGATGCGACTGCTCTAGGGGTAGAGATGCACATGATTGTCCTGATGATATGCCAAATTGTAGAAAGAGTGATAATTCAGGAGAATTGTTAAATAAGGTACAACAGAATCTTGCATTGAAATATGATGTTATTAAATTAGACTTACATCAAGATTGGATTAATGGTTGCCTTTATATGCCTTTATGGTATTGGAGAAAAACTAAGAAGAGGACTTTCTTATTTGGTTTATTCTCTAGCAGCGCTAAAAATGAATTCTGTGACTGTGATAAAAGATATAGTAGACTAAAGACATATGTCACTTGCGATATACCATATAACGATGAAAGTATGGAAATTGATGCTAGAACATATAAGGATGGTTCTAAAGACAAATGGCATAAGAAGGAATCAAAACAAGTAAGATATCAAAATGGTCTTATAAAAGGTGTTAAAAACAAAGATGGTCTTACTGCGTATTATTACGTTGCTATGCAACCTATTGATGAAGGCGAATATGAATTAATTACCAATCGTAAAGAAGGATTTAGAGCAATAAGACTATATGCCACAGATATTATATTGTTAGGAAATATAAACGAGAATAATTTATATGGTATTCCGCAACTATTCAAGGTGTTACCATCAACTACAGCCAACATTCCTCCTATTGCATCAATAGAAGAGTCGCAAAATGAAGATGAAGAAGGAAAGGTGCCAGAATATGATGTAACTGAACGTGCTGATGCTGGTACTACAGTTATCACTGGTATGGATTGGGAAGACGATGCGGATGAAGAATCGCCTAACTATAGAAGCGGTTTGTTCCTAGAGCTTGCATGCACCTATGCAGAAACAAGACTAAAGTCTTGCATTAATGCTGAGAGACTAGCCGAACTTGGTGTTAACCTAGATATGACATATAACATGTCATACTCAAATGCAGGAAACGGAATACAAAATGGTCTTATAGATTCTGATGGTTTTATTACAAAGTATGAACTTGATGATATGAATAATCGTTCAATGTTTGCAACATTGAACCATGTAGGCTTTGTACCACAACCATATCTTGATGAAATAGGTGCTGAATATACTACACAAGTTGAGGATGAGAATACTACGTATCTTGTACCAAAGTTCAAATACATATTCCCAACTGATTTCGATGGTAGAATGCAAGGTCCAATGAGCGAATATAAGGCTGATTTTGAACAAGCGATGTATGATGAACAAGATGAGGCTTACCTAACATTCAGATTCGGTGCTGAAAACCCAAATAAGCTTGGAGAATATCATGGTAGAGTAAGACATTTCTATCATGCTAAACCTAGTGAATATCATATGCCATTATATAATAACTCATTCTATTTCTACTTTGGCATAAATAAGGGTAATACCGCAATCGATAAGTTCAATAACATGTTCTTGGCTGAATGTGTGCAGAATAACAAAGACCCATTTTCTCTTGATATTGAACCAAAGGGAAAATCATATTGTGCTTGCCCATATACACAAAACTTTAAAAAAGATGCTAATGCTTATATTAGGGTTATTCTAGATGATATACAAACACCATTCTCATATTCTTTATATGACTCAGTTGGTAACGTGGTTGTGACTGAAGTTAAAATGACAGCTACGACATTTACCATTGGAGATATTAATGATGGAGGTAAGGTTAAATACCAATTGCCAAAGGATGATGATGGAAATCCAGAAACGCCAAAAGTTTATGAAGCTGTTGAGAATGATTATGGACTCAATGGTTTAACAAACCAAATATATACTTTGACAGTTATTGATGATAATGGTAAGAAGATTTCTAGAAAAGTTGAATTAGATATGCCAAAGATGTCATTCACTTATGCGTCATATAAACTTGGCACTAAATTTTATAATACTAAGGCTTCTAGAATGAGTCACATCTGTGATGAGGAAAGTGACTTATATGGTAGAATCGTATTGAATGATTTCTCTGTGGACGGAATGACTTGCGATTTAGATTTTGACATTCCAGATGAAGTAAGTGGTGTAACTTCTTTCATTCCTTATCCTTACCCACCTGTTTATAATGAAAGTGAGGACGAATTTGTAATGGTTGTTCCATTAAAGGTTGATATAACAGTGGAAGGACAAGAAGAAAAGGTTACTAAGTTTAAAACAGATGATAATATAAGTTCTGGAGGATGTTATGTATATCTAACCATAAAGTCCATGCAATCTGAACATGTTGGAAATGTAAAAAATTGTTTCTGTGATGGTGTACCACCTAGAATAAAAGCGTTTAAAAAAAGTGACATAAAGTATATACAAATTGACGTATATCAGCCGAAGAGGTATGTTATATCAATGTATCAAGTGTGTGATGGAAAAGTTATATCAGACAACTCTCATTCTGAAATAATTAGAGTATTCAATGGTGAAAACTTTAATACATTCTTGAATGAAATGCCAACAAAGTTTATGCTTGGTACAAATAATGATGATAAGGATGCAACTATATCAAATAGAAGTTATTTTTACAGTAGTGAATTGATTGAAAATGCTACTGATAGGCACATATGCGGTTGGTTTGGTGTTCACCAAGAGGATTCATATCAGTTCTCTAGGTCAGAATTACAGACTCGTGCTGAAAACAAGATTATATGGGATGATTTTATTAACTTCAAAGGTGGGGATATAACAACACCTTACTCAAAATCATTAATACTTGCATTTAAGTTTAGAAGAATGTTCAGTTTATCAGATGCTGTGTATTCGTCTTATGAGTTTGTATTCCGTGCTGTTGGTGGCGTACAACCAACATTGTACAGAAGCGTTATACCAACATATGATGATTTGCAGAAGGCAAGTTATCTATGCAGATTGGATGACGTTAATACAGCTAGTGTTCCAAAGGAATACCCGCAGATTATTGGATATAACTACTATCGTGATAGTAGATGCCATACTGCTCCAGAACTTAACCACCCATTGCTTAATCTACATGACGATGACCATGAATGTTATGGACAGTATGGTTTTTATGCAGACACAGCAGTTGGGAATTATTTTGCAGCGTTTAGTAACAATGGCGGCTATAAGAATAGGAAGGAACTTGACCTTGGAATGCTAGCATTAAGAAGTCCTAGTTTTGCATCCGTCAGCCCTATTGGTAGTAATGGTGGGGGAAATTCTAGACCAAAAGAAATGGGTAAAAAAGTTGAAAACACTATTGGTGAGTTTAGTTTGGTTTTTATGAAGGGTTGGCAAGGTTTGAATGGAGATAAACAAAGAACCACTCAACCATATCTTAGGGCAATGACAGTAGATAGAAGATTGGATTATGACTTAGTATTCTTAGGACCAGTTGTTGGTTCTAGCTTCAGTTTATATGAAAATCCTACTATAAGTGGTACTACTTATGATAAGGATAGAACTTGGAAGGGAGCACGCATATGTGGTACTATATATGGTGGTATTGAGATGTCCTACGATTCCAATTATAATATTATAAGTGCTGATACAGTTTATAATGAAGAATCTGGTGATGTTATAAGTGCATCTGCTAATACATTGTTAGAGTATAGTTATGTAATGCCAGAAGGAAACCAAGACGTTTATACTATATATAACTATGCCAATGTTTCCGATGTAATTTGGGAAAGAGATATAGATAGTGCATCTACCTCTAATATTGGCACAATAAATAAACGACTATATGAGGCAGAATTGTGCGGTGTTGACATAAGAGATTATTTCTGGTCAAGCTTTAATCGTAATAGACTTTGTAGATATATCGATAATGAACAAAATATTGGATTAGAGGCACTGAGAACATCTCCAAATCCATATATATTTAGATATCCATATGAGCAAGTAAATTCTTATAATGGAGACTTCAATAGGGAAAATGCAATAAGGGCAAATAATTATCCAACAAAGAGATTTATTGATGTATGTAATATACTACCAATGAATTATTATGATTTTATATTAACATCGTGTTCTTATGGAAATTCTCAAGTAACAATAAATGAGGATGGAACAATCACCAATGAGATTAGAGGTGATGAATCCATAAATCTTGATTTGGGCTTTGATAGGGTTGCCGAGTTCCAATCACCATCAAGTGAGAACAAGAATCTAGGAAATGTTGAGTATGTAATTAATGGTAGCTCTGATGGATATCATGTATTCATAGCAAACACAGCAAATATTGCGTTTACCCTAAGCACGAAAAGTGCAGATGGTTTTAATATATACACAGCAACACCTAAATTAATTAGAGTGTTACCTTATACGCAAACTAGCAAAGGAGATTTGGATGGTATTACATACATTAAGTCAACAAGTCCAAATGGTGAAATTTCCACTAATAAAACATTTGTGGATGCGATATCAAATGTTACATTTTATTCTTTTGGCGGTAATGCTAGTTTTCTAATATTCTCTAACCATTCTGGAGATGTTATAGTACCAGAAGGATATCAATTTAGAATTATCAATGTTGATAATCCAATAGAACTATTTTCGCAAGATGCTAGAGCTTACTTATATGACACAACTGAAAACCGTTTAGTGACATCTGATGAACCAGTGTTTGGAAATGTAGTTTATACGAAGTCGCTTAATTCTGATGAATTTAGGAGTATTAAGGCGTTTTCAGTAATGACTGAAAGCCATTACAAAAACGCTTCTAACGAGAACCTAATTCATAAGATTAAAACTTATGAATTCAGTGAAATTATTGATACTAGAAATGTTTTACTTAAGTTTACGAACATAGGACTTAGCGGTGAAGTTGTGAGTTATGTAGAATTAAGAAATTTGGATACTGAAGTTGAAATTGAAGAAGAAATTGAGGAACTTGTACCTGAAGAAATTGTGACTGAGGAAACTGAAGAAGGAAGTGGAACATCTAAGATGTATATACAAGGCCTTGCATTTGAAATGTGTATAAAAACAACTGGAGACCCAAGTTTTGATGTGTCTAACCAAGTATTTGCTAGTTTCAGCATGATGTCGTTCTCATTCATGTTCAGAAGAGATGGACAAGAAGATGAAAACTTTGTGTCATGTAATGACGTTAGTGTTTTAAGCGAACTTGATGAACAAGGTTATCCATTAGACGGTAAACTTAAGCTTTTGTTTAAGATGCGCTGGCCACAAGACATGGGCACTATGTGTGATGATTCTAATCCTAGTGGAAGATGGAAGTGTTATATGTTAGCAAGAACAAGTTCTGGTTTCTCTTATAAATTTGGAGAATTTACATTACAAGCACAGCCACAGTCAATGCCTACTACACCAGGTGTCGAAGGACGTATAATAACAAATGTACAGATGATGAATTGATGGATATAAACATTTTTCTTAATGAGTTTGGTAGTAAAAACTCAGTTAGTGATACAAGTGGATTGAACGTATCTTTGGGTGGTAAAAGAAAACTTATACCATCCACAGATACCTCATACGTCATAAGTGCATATGAGCAATATGAGAAAGAAAGGGGGGCATGTAATGTTGTAAGACTTACGTGTCAAGTCAATCCTATTTGTTCTAACGTACTTTTTAACCGTATAACTGAAATAGTTAAGAATGAGGGTAGTAGTGCTGTTACAATGATTAACTATGGTTTTAGTGGTAGTGAATTCAGTGCTTGTACAAAGGATGGCGATGATGAGAGATATGTCCCATGCATATTTGACGGTGTTAAATATAAAGAACAAAGTATTGAATTTTGGAGTGGGAACACAGCATTATATCAGAGTGTTGATAGTAATGTGTCAACATTGTCCCATGCAACCACACTTACAACAGCAATTTCAATGTCAAGTGAATTCTATGATAATTGTCAATGTTTTGATGAGGTTGAAAGCAAACACCCAACGAATGCAATAAGAGATATGCAATTATCAAAAGCAGACTCTAGTGGCGATTCATTTGTATATCACTGCGGATTGGACATATTTAATAATCACTTAATAAGAAGTAAAACGTTTAAACCAGTTAATAAATTTCCTTATGTTGTGTTCAATAGTAAATGTGAAGCATCACAAACTGTCTCTAATACTCCATACGGAGCATTTAATACTATTGCTGATGTAATGAGGGATGTGAACGGAAATAAGGTGGTTGAAAAGATGTATTTTCCAATCTCTGCTCAAATTGATGGTAATACTAAAATAATAGCAAGGCATCTATATGAATATGATGATGTATATACTTTTGAAGATGCTGTTAAGGAGAGGCTTCGTGATAAGTATAATGGTTGGCTTGGTTTTGTAAACACCTCAAAGATTAAATCATATGACGATTTCAACTCAAATGAAACATTGGGTCTTGAAAGACCACTAATGTATATGAATGGTGGTGACTTTGTTGATATGTATCCTTCTAGGGATTTATATTCTTTTGTTCCTAAATGGAATGAGGCAAGACAAAGAATTGAGAAAAATTGGAACTATTGTATAACATATCCTAGTTCTTCGACTACTGATGGTTTTGAAGATATTATAGAAACAAATAATGGTTTGAACGCATTAAAGGCAATGTATTTCGATGAGAATACAATTGCTGATAATGGTGCTAGTCAAGTCGTAATATATGGTATTTCAAAACACGGTCTTTCAGTGGGTGATTATGTTAATATATATAGAACCTATACTGATGAAAGTGGCAATACAATAAACGAAAGAATAATTGAAGAGGCTGAAGTTAACAATGTTGCAGATGATTATATCTTTACTGTATTTGGGTCAACAACAAAAATTAGTAATTCATGGGTACAAGTTACTCAAGAGGATTTAGTGTCAAACCATATTACACTAGATGGAGAAACATACACATTAGGACAAGATAAACATAATTATTTTTATAAACTAGGAACAGATGGAGAAATTCATAAATACTATATTGTAAATGCGCATAGAGATAGTAATGGTTATATAAATTTTGATGAAAAATCTCAACATATTTCATATAAGAAAGTTTCATATGGAATAGAATGTGATTATTATGTAAGGATATTTTCAAGATTACCAAACTTTAGGTTTGCTAGTGGGACAACAACTGAATATGACCTTTACAATAAGAATAGTAATATGATTGAAATATATCAAAACCCAAAATATGATTTTGAGAGTCAAGTGTCTAGATTGGCATTTGCAAAGAATATATATTCTGATGAAGCTGGTGAAATAGTCTTTATGGATAATATTGACATATCTAGTATAAAGGATAACTTAGGAAGACCTTTAACGTCATTATATTTGACAATAATCAAAAATAACAGAGGTTATAAGGAGTGGTATGGATTTGCAAACGAACCATCAAGATGGACTCCTAGTGAAGTAGCTAATGAAAGGGTCGAATTTTCTCATTGTTTCGGAAAAATAACTTGTGGCTTTGATTTATCTGATGAATCTGTTGATGAAACTAGTATAAGAAATATAAAATCTATAAATAATCACGGTGTAAATGGTGGTTATAACTGTAGTTCTATAAATGAAGAAAGAAGTTATGATATGCCATTAGGGGGGATGTATGGAATAGACGAAGATGAAATATGGTTCTATAGCGACACCCACTTCTATGGCGATTTATCATACTATGATAGTTTTAATGCCATAGAGAGACATATACAACCAATATTGCATAGATTCAATACCGCCCAAAGAGAATCTGATAGAGCAGTTTCAAATGAATATTTCAAATCCTATGTCTATGATGAAATCTATAATGATGACTATGATAAAAACGATAGGTATGTAATTAAAAGTACGGTTGTAGATAATGCCAATAGTAAAAATGAAGGCTATTATTATTCACCACATTACGAAATACCTATAAAAACGTTTAGTACATTGAATTCAATAATGCCAACATTCTTAACTATGAGGTCGTTAATTAATGCCTCTAACGGTACTAGAATTACTTGTTTGCAAAACCACTTCTTAGGTATTGGTGATAAAGCTATGATATATAATACAGAAACAGATGAATATTTTTATTGTATAACAACAAGTGTAATTAATGAAAAGGTATTTGTGTGTGATATATATAATGAGAAAATGAATAAATGTGATATAATTCCAGATTTATTCTCATCTGACATAGAAAATATGAGAAAATATAAACTATTTAAGTTAGATAATTTGGATATACCATCTTATGCACATGTAATTAAGGATGGAACTTGTAGGCTTATATGGAGAGACGTTATTAATAATGGAATGAATTCTTCTGATAAATCAATTGAGATATATCCATTTACAAACGGGGCTTTTTATATCAATAAACAAATTAATCTTTATGTAAGAAGGCAAGACCCATTTGGCATTTATGGTTTATATTCTAAAGATGATATTATTGGAAACGAGATGGAGATTGAGAAGGAAAATAATTATGTTAAAGACAAAGAAATAAAATGTTAAAATACAGTGTTAGACTTACTGAAAACGATTTCAAAGGCAATAACATAGTTTGGAGAGAAAAATATGTAGCACCAGATTTATCGTTTATTTCTGGTGTTACAAACTCATCATACCATCTTGAAAAATATAATACCATTTCAGTTAAAAGCCCATTGACTAATAATAATTCAGTTCTAAGACTTGAAACTGAGGTCGTTACTAGGACTGGTTATGTAATTGCAATTGGTAAAAAATATCCAATAGAAACGTTTAATGGAATCAGTTATGTTTGTATAAACGATAGATTTTTTTATAAGAATAATGATAAGTTTACCATTAAAGATTGGCAATGCGAGAAATACATCGAGAAAAGTGGGAAATATATACCAACTATCGTTGAACGAGATATTGAAGTTACCCCTATTAATGGTTATATTAAGTTGGATACTGTTTATTGGATTGAAGATGGTTTTGTTACCATAGATGGTACTAAATATATTTTTGACAAAAACGAACAAAACCCAAATGGAAGTATCGGATGTATTAAATTCACAGATAATGGTAGGTCAATTGATAAACCAACAAATTGTGACAGCATGTATTTCATGCCTTATGATGATTATTCTTTAGTGCATGATGTGTGCAAATTCAAAGGATATTCTTTTACATCAATACAACATAAGGTAAATGACCTTAAGTTTTGTGAATATTTCTTTTATATCAAATATCTTAACAATTTTTGTCCTATAATACAAAGTGGAAATACATTTGTCTGTCAAGTTCCTTATAATGGTAATGTTAGCAATGTTAGAAATTATACAGTATCAGCAAATACTGACGATGATACTAGCGCATTTGTTGTAACGATAGGTAATGATGTTAAAGATATTAATGATTTACGTAAGTTTAGATGTTTTATTGCAATAGATGGAACAGAATATACAGCTAATTATGACTATAGAGAAACTAGTTCATCAAGATTTATAATGGCAATGCTTGAAAATCAAGGTGCTACAATTGGCATTGGTAATGAAGTGACATTTGTCAATGCTTCAAATGATGATGCTTGTTATATAAATGTTGAAAGTGGAACTGTATTCTATAATGGCGTAAAATATTATGTAGAGGATAAACTATTTGATAAAGCATTAATAGATGGCAATGAATATGATGTAACATATGATAAATTAGATAGTTCAATTGCATATGTAGATATTGAAGGTGAACAAGTTCCAATGAGTAAAAGTGGAAACAGACTAACAAGATATGGATTGGTAATAAAAAGTGATGGAGTTGTAGCGAATGAATCATATGATATTGTATCTTATTCTGGTGTATTCATTGAAGGGAAAAAATATATTGTAAAAGATGGACTAGCAAGACTTACATTGCCAAATAAGGTTAAATTCGTTGTTGATGATATAAAAGGAAGTTCTTTATTTGTGTTAAAACCTTTAATTAGCCCTAACGATTATCCATCTGACTTTATTAAGAATAAAGAGATAGAACTATCCAATATGGTGGTTAACAATAAATCACAATATTCATTGGAAGCTAATAATGTTGTATTTGGTGCAAAATCTATATCTAAGGAATCTGTATTTTCAGATGTAAGTAACCCAATTACAAGTGACGATGCCTATAGAATATTTGATAACCTTGTAATTGAAGATAAAAGTGGATATGTGAATATCCCATTAAATCTTAATAACGACACGTCTCTTAATCTTTTGCAAAGTGAAGTGGTTAAGAAAGATTTCTGTGAGAAGGAGAGAGATAAGAGAATCAATAGAATCGTTGATTTGGAAAAGGATGTCTATACCCCTAAGATAATGGTGAATAATAACTATAGTGGTTCAAGCACAATTTTTAAACCAATCCATACGATAAACATAAATTTACACTTCAGAACTAGAGACCTAATTAGTTGGAAAGTTAATGAAGATTATAATAATGTATCATACAGTGGTCTTTGTAACTGGTTTGTCACCGATTATGAACCATATAAGTCAATAATTAAGGCAATAAGTGAAATCAGTGATGACAAAAGTGATTTAAGGGAAAAGAAATACACAGAATTAATGGAGTATTCGGATTTATTAGGTTTTATGTATTTCGATAATAATGATGTGTTCTATCAGAAATCAAAGATATCAAAGTCTTTCTTAAGGTTAAACTTCTATGATTCAACTGACCCACAAAAACAATCATTGTTGGCAACATCAACAGTGTTTATGAACGAGAATTCACTTTATAAGAAATATATTGACAATTCAAGAAAGGGCGTAAATAAATTTATAAACTTCTCTGATGATATTAATGAATGCCTAATAACCAATAAGATAAGAGTTAATAGTGAGAGGTTGGCAAATAGTAAAGAAGTTAATAAAAAATCAAATTGCAATGATGACGAAGGTTTGGTGGAAGTAGATTACATCGATGCTGAAGGAAACCCACAAACTTATTGTATATCAATTAAAGACGATGGAAAGAGATTAGACTCTAGATTTATAATCAACAACAAATATTCAACAGATACATCTTCCGAAGGATTTTATATCTATATGTTTAGGGAATATTCTGAAAATTTACACCCAAAACCTATTTATATGAAAGTTGAATTCAACCATGCTGGAATCGGTAAAACCATACCATTCATAGTTCCAATGAAATGGAGTGGCGAAACAGATAGTACGGAGGTGTATCCAGAAAGGAAACTTACGTTATCTGCCAACACAGTGGTGGAAACTAATGAATCAGACCTAGATAAGCTAAAGGAAGGTATCCCATTGTCATGGGTATATGCACAGTCATATATACCATTATATGCTGTCTATGACTTTAAAAATAAGGAATACGTCTATGCTTTTGACGATAGATATGTAAGTATAGATGATAAGGGGAATGTTACCTTGAATCTATTTGAAATTAAAATTATGAATGACACGGAACCAGATAGTAATTACGGAACAGCAGTAATAAATGTAAATCCAAAGTACAAATGAGAAAAATATATAAGACAATATCATTAGAACCAATGACTAGCAGATTGCCTAGTGTCATACCAGCTTATGTACAAGGCAGTAATACCCCTATCACCTTCGATGATGACCAATTGAAGGCTAGGGGATATTCTTATACAAGCAACTATGGGTTAATACCATGTTCTGTTATGTTAAATGGTAGAATGATTTCTTTTGAACGTTTAAGTATTTGGTATCATAAATTCAAAGAATATTATAACCTTCTTAACAATTATGGTCATTGTGGTGTAAAATATGGTTCAGCAGTTGAATATTATTACAATGAAATTGGCTTAATTAATCCTAAGAGTGTTAAAAGTGCGGTAATAAATGGAATAAATATAACATTAAAAGGAGATGGGTATGATATTTTTACTTTTGATAGTAGAACTTATATACCAAATGGTAAAACTCCAACAAGTGTTACTATTAACCAAGACAATGAAACTTTAATAATTTATTATGATGGAGGCAGTAAAACAATTTCATTAGAGGATATTCTCCCAAAAAGGAAAGACCGTTCTTGGGATTTATACTATGGAAACAGTAGAGAAACATATGTAAATTTGGATTTAGAGATTTCCGCTATGGGTGGCTTGTCCACATATGCTTATATACGTGAATACTTTGTTCCAGAATATATTATACCAACGGAATATCAAGATTATTGGGGTAGAACGATGTTATATTATCCAGATGTTATTAAATGGATTGGGTGGTTTAAGGAAAGGCTTCATTATGGCGCTAATCCAAATTGTAAGAATGCTAGTGATTGTTGTGATTGTACAGAATATGTAAATCGTGGTGGAAAGAGTGTTCATGATTCAATGGAAGCATGGTATAATAGCATACAAAGTAAAATACCTACTTCAGCAATCCCACCAAATATTATTTCTCCAATTGAAATACAGAATTCTATTGAGGATTTGGGAGAATTTACTATATTTTGTGAAGAGTATAAGGTTGGTGTTGACTATAGAGTTGCAAATGGATATGGAGCTACTGCAAATACCAAAAGTGGAACGGTAGTAACTAATAACGATAACGTCATGCAGCTTAAAGATGAAAAAAGGGGCTATAAGTTTAATAGCACCTATATGGAGAATGAATTTGATGAAAGCTCTTGGAATTCTTTGATATCAGGTAACACCTCTTACCTTTATGACATCAATGAGAATATTCCAAAAAGTGGTTACACATCCTCAAAACTTAAATTTATTCATTTGGATAATTACTTAACTGATGATGTTGGTAATATTATAGAAGGTATATATGATGTTAGTGGTCATACGAATCATCAACCAGCGGAGGGTACGGTATTAGAACCTTTATATCAGATTGGCGTTATATCAAATGTAACAAATGTTGATGGACATGATGATATGTTTAAGGGTGACGTTATTAATTCAATGACATTCTATTACAAGACTGTTGATGGAGAAATTGATGGTAACACATCTGGAACCGTTAATACTAGTGGAGTAAGTATTAAAGACACAATTAGTGCTTTAACAACTCATAAAGACGATTATAAAATATATGATGATGACATTTATTGTGATGTTAATTATAATGTTGGCAACATATACACATTAAATAGTAATAATGAATTATCATTAACTTATAGTGGCGTTTCATACACAGAGACAGTTCAATTTGAAAAGGCTAGGGTGGAATATTATTTGAAACAAAGATTAAAGGGTTCATCGCCTAGTGATGTAAGAAAAGTTGACACCCATTCAATCAGTTACCCAATATATGTGTATAGATTGAAACAAAAGGAAGAACTTATAGATGATAATCCATATGGGGCTACATATGCCGATAATTTATCAAGAATAGATTATACCTTAAGAAACGAAAATGGAAAATACATAAGGAAATTTGCTTATAAATTTGTTTGTAAAGATTGTGGCTTTAAATCAGTAAAAGATATTGAAGAAATAAATCCAGGTTTAACAACATGCCCTAATTGTGGCAGTAAAAATTGGGTTGGTGGAGATATATTATTACCTATAGTCAAGGAAGAATATAGGGTTGGTGTTTCAGCCCCAGAAAATATTAAGGGGAATATTTATATAGACAGAGGAATAAACTCTGCATTTGAAAAACATCTGAAGCTTGGTGAGGTAGCATCTTTGGAGGCTTTGGAAAACTACGGAAATAATTTTTTTAAAATAATGGATGTTTAAATATGGGAGCTTTGGGGTCTTATGGGCTATCGATACCAGTAAATATTAAGGATAGCGAAATAAACGATTTGGTTGATATTTCTTTTTGTTATCACGAAACAAGGAGTTATGATTCGATAACAAATGCTGCATTTAAGACACTTCCATCTGGAGTACTAACACGTGCGAAAAGGGAAGATGCTAGTGATGTGGTTGAGGGTATGTATAACCTTCAGCTACCACTTAGTGAATTCAATAAGAAAGGATTCTATACAGTTTATATAAAGCCAAGAGAAATTAGGGCAAGCATAACTGATATTGGGACATTGACTGCATTCCCAGATGTTAGAGGCATTGTATTGGATACAACCGAAATCAATAGCGACTACCTTAAAGAAAAGGCTAGAAAGAACAATGAACTTACTGGCTATCGTATCGTTTTCCTTGATGATAGTGATGGTAGACAAGATTATTATAGAATAATCACATCGAATAATAAGTGTGAGCCAGTGGTAACGATGCCAGCTACATCAAGCGATAAGACATATACATATCGTTATGAGGATAGTTCAACATTAACATTCATTACAGTCTCACCATCAGCAGCAGCAATGTTTAAGGACAACCAAAGCCCATATATAGGCAAGGTTGGACAAAATATTTTGTTGGTTAATACACTGTTCGAACCAATACAACTAGATATTGAGATGGTAACACATGATGCTGATACAATTAGCAATATGTTAGAAGGTAGTCAACTTAGAGACCTTGATAATGGTCTTATCACGACATTCAATGAAAATGACGAAATTTACCATCAGAAGGAAGTTTATACCCTTAAAGACCAATACACTGGAAAACCAGTCTTTGAGGTTGCAAAGGAGAAGACAAATGGTGTTGATTTCAGTCAGAGCTTAGATGATAAATAATAGATATTGTAAAGAGTTATAATAAGATGCCAAAATACATTAAGTCTCATAGTAATTATGTACTAAAGTCATTTCATCAATCTATAAATGATGGTACAATATATGAGAGAGATATTACAACAATAGGCGGTGTTGGTAATTTTCCTTCATCACAAACCCCAATTTATCGTTCTAATAACTTTATTATTACGGTAAGAAATGATAGTGGTATCTCAAACCAATATAATACTAAAGAATGGGATAAAAACAGTACTAGTGGCGATATTTGGACAGTATCATCACTAGAAGGTCTTGTATCCACTGATGACAATGATAATGATACCAAGATAGTATTAAAGCAAGATTATTATGATTTCTGTGATTTTTGCTATTATGGTTCGTTATCTGAAATGTTTCGTGCCTCTATAACAGACATTATAAGCAGATTTCCAGGGGAATTATATGGAACAAGTAATAATGTTTATTATACTGAGACAAAAACAGTTGATGGTAGTATTATTGAGACTAGAAATAAATTAGGTGGTGAAAGAAACAACTACAAATATATAGTAAACCCTTTTGGCATTAACATACATTCTAAGACAATGCCAAGTGATGCTACTAATCCACTTAAATATTTCACCAATGGAGGATATAGTGCATATACAATAGACGGTACTCAGATAACTTCTTGGAAATCTGAATACTACTATTCGGAGAAGGTTGGCAAGAACAAATACATAAGATATACGGCATCAACAGATTCTACAACAGTGACAAGTGCATCTTCAACTACATATTACCCTTGTAAGGGTGATAAAGTGGCTGAAATAACTTTGAATGGCAGTAGTAGTAAAAAAATTTATGCTTATTTGGGTGACGATGATGTAATATATTATTTATCAAATAGTTTTGTAGGAAAACATATTACACCAAGTAAAACATATTTTGATTCATTTTACAACGAATGTGACAATTTCCAAAGACTTCTATTAAATCCAAAGACAACTCCTAAATATAAAGCTATATTTTCTGTTATCAAGGAGAATGAGAATGGCTATTATAGAGAATTTGAGGAATTCGTATTCCCAACTTCAGAAGGTGGTTACAACATAGATGCCACTTCATACGGGTTTAACACATACACATCAAGATTATCTGATATTGGTTCGTTCTATGACGAGTATTTTACTGATAACCTATATAGGTCTATGACCCATGAGGCAATCAAGAATTTTGATTGGACTTATACACGTGAATATGTTGAAGGTGATGAAGAAGAATACGTAATTGGTGGTGAGAAGATGCAAAAGGCTCTTAGAATCTTTGCTAGGGAGTTTGACGAGACATTGGCATATATCAATAACATTAGAAGCACCAATAGAGTTACATATGACGAGAGAAGCAATTTACCAGATTATTTCTTGACAGATGTTTTGGAAAATGAAGGGTGGAATGTAAGATTAGTAATTCCATATGATATTAGTGGCGATATCACTAAACCATCTAGTAATAAATGTGACACTTTGCCTAGAAAGTTCATACAATGTAGCGGTACTGTAGTACCATATAGCAAAGATAAATTACAATATCCAAATGGGTATTATATATCTTGTTGTTCAAGTGGGACTGTTCCTTGTGGATATAATAATGGGTCATATAAGTTGAGTGTTGCTAGCGCAGATGAATACACAAGAATTGATTCTTGTGGTTATAATTCAATTGTTAGAAATAGGATAAAGGCATTCTCAGATGAAAGGGAATACAGTTATAACGAGGTTAATAGTGAATTCTTGAGAAGACTAAAACTTAATTCTCGCTATATCTGGCGTCATAAAGGTACTCTCGATGGTATTGATATGATTCTTGGAATGTTTGGATTTAAAAATAAAAAATTTGTTGATGGGCTTTCAGAAACATGTAAACAAAGTGATTATGATTATGAAATAACTGAATATGTTGCTAGTAGTAACACTATTACTGATAGATGGGATGATGCACACCAAATGAATGAGATAGATTGGGTTAATTCAACAAAGACTATTACATATGATTATAGGTCTGTCTCAAATTATAATAGGGATGGAATAGATGTTAACTACTTATCATATCAAGGATTGCCTGTTAAGTATGTACAAAATAATGACAAAACTAGAACATTATATCCAAACTTCGAGAAATACGAACAATATGATGGGAATCCATATTTCCAAATGAATGGTGGTTGGCAAGATAAGGCATTCAAATACAATGGCAACTATTATAGTTTCCAATTCGATGTGGATAATAATATTGTATATAGTACAAATGGTGAATTATTCAAGGAAACAGTAAGAAATATCAGAAGATTTGATACCTTACAAGATATGTTATCAGTTCCTTCATATGAAATAACAAACGGACAAATTGTATATGTTTCATATATTCAAAATAACATAGCTGTATTGGCAGGAATGATTTATAACATCAAGAAGGATAGTTTTTGCAAAAATTCCATTAATGGATATATTGAACTTATAAAGTCAAACGGTGTTGTTAGAGCTGGTGATGATTATTTCTTTGATGAAATCATAAGAGTATTTGATAGAAATGGGAATGTTTCAACAGTTAATATAAACGAGATACCAAATGGTCAACCTATAAATTGTTATATTGTGAATAACACTATTCAATGTTATGATGATTATAAAAATTGTAGTAATTTGTTTGAGATAATTGACCCTAACTTGACTAACTATACAAATTATTTTACAATTGCTGATTTCTCTCAATCTAATAGAATATATAGACAAGATGTGACTGAGGGTTGGAGAAGACTTTCTATAGGAGAAGCTAAATGTAAGATGATTAACACCATTGTTAATGACAACAATGGCAATAATCCTCACAATGGCATGATGGTATATGATAATGGTAGGGAATATTTCAAGTATTATGAACAGTTATTTAAATATTCAATAGAAAATGATATGTTCGATGAAAGGTGCTATGACAACTTTGAGAACGCATTGAGTACAAAGATTAGTGGTTATGGATTCACTGTTAGTGATTATTATCAAGCTCCTACAACAGAAGAAAAACCTTATATTCAGAAAGTATATCATATTGAAGACAAAAACACCATTACTAATCAGATTTTCAATACAAAAGTAATAAGGATTACATTTAAACTCCATAATAATTTATTTACCAATAGCGGTGCTAAAAAAGGTCAAGGTGATTGTGAAATGAAATACATTGACGATATTGTTATGAATTATCTCACACAGATGATTCCATCAACAGCAATATTACAAATAAGATACGAAAAGTAATAACAAATGAAACATTATCTTAAAGTAGGTGGTAATTCACGTGCAACTGAGCAATACATAATACTAAATGTTGATTGTGACAGCACATATGTTAATGTTTGCTGGCTTGGTGTTATTACTAATGAGGAAGCATGTTTTGGCGATGATGTTCAAACCTATTGTGAATCGATATACATAGGTGTCAATACATCATGTTATGAGGAAAAAGAAGTAAATGGTACAATACCTTGGTATGACTGCATAATAACATATAAAATAATACAGAGTAAAAGGACTGACTGTGAAGATTGCGGTTCTAATACTTCAACATGCGAATTGATTGATGCATATGTAAGCCCATATTATGTTTCTACTGATACTACTGCCACAACAGTTTACTATCAATATTGGAAAACAACTAAAAACGAATGCGAAGTAATCTCTAGAGTAATTGAAAATGATTCACAAAAAGTTAATATAGTGACAAGTGGTGTGGCTTGTAATTCTGACGATAGAACAATAAGAATACCTCCAATAAACTATTGTGGTAACAAAACAATAGAAGGTTTGACGTGTTATGTTCAGAAACCAGATAATTGTTGTGATTACGACGATGGGGATACGTGTTATGAAATTAATGATATATTTTATGTTCCTCAAAAGGTTGATGCTAGCGGAGGTACTGTAGAATTCTTCTGCGACTATAAGAAAACAACTTATAAAAATTGCAAGAAGACATATTCATATGGAAGATTTCAAGATACAGTTAATGTTAGTGGGTGTACTGATAAAGAATGCTGTAAGGAAAGAATCAAGAATATTACATATACATGGAGTGGTCATACCTTATGTAGCGGAGGAAGCGATATTAGTTTGACAATACCACAGAAGAGAGATTTAACCTATACTGGTGATTGTACGTGTAACGTTACCCCAGATAAGGGATATTGTGTTGATGTACACTCTATTAAGAGATATCATAAACTTGGTGATGGAACATGGGAAGAGATTAGACCATTAGACCCAAATTCATATAAATTTCCTTATTATGGTGGTACTATGAAAGTGTCATGGGAATATTCCGCAATAACAGTGGGGGATGATTGTCATATTGATATATCAAGTGGAAATACTTGGGAAGATTATATAGAGATTCTTCCTTATGATGGTGATATTTGTGGGGGTATAAATTATTCTGCAATCCAATATGTTTTCAAAAAATCACCATGCGCTTTTGAAGAAGATACAAAGTCCATTTTACCACCAAATATATGTAATGAAAACTGCATTAATGAATTCAACATAGAATATGAACAGTATAGAAACCCTTGTTCAGATATCTGTGAGTCTTGTCTTAGTAAATTTTATGTAGAACTTGATAGCGGTGGAACTGTAACTAGTTCTGATACTGCTACTTGTGATATAACATTGATTAATGATACCAAGCCTTCATGGTTAACAGTGACTGTAAATGGAAGAAATGTATCATATTCAGCCCCATTAAATAGTGGCTCAACTCGTGAAGGGGGTGTTACATTTAAATTAAAGAATCAAGAATGTTATGACACTGTTATAATTACTCAATCAGGTTCTAGTGAAGATATAGACCCATCTCCAGTTGACCCAGAAATTATATGCAACTGTGAGAATGCTTTCTTTGAAGCATATAGCGCACAGACAGCATTAAGTAAGAATGGCGGTGAACACACCTTTATTGGTAGTTACATATTTAATGATTGTATTAAAGATGTTAGTACATCAGATTATAGCATTAGTTATGATGAAGAGCTTACATGTAGTGGTGGTGATGTAACATTCACAGCCACTAAGGGTGAAAGTAGCTTTGTTTCAAATGTATCGTTTGAAAATGGTGCTATATATGCTGACATTGAAAAGAATGAGACTAGTGAGGAAAGAACATATGAATTACCAATATCTTATACTGTTGAAAATTGCGGAGATAAAGAGACATCAATAATAGTAAAACAGAAGAAGGGTAGTGACCCAGGTCCAGGTCCTGGACCTGAACCAGACCCTTGTGAGGGTTGGACGATAGTTCTTAACGGAGGGCCTAGTCAATATTATTATCAAGATTACGAAGGAAGTGGTGGTACACCAGTTAATTTTTTTGTTAAAGATGGTAGTTCTGCCACCGTTGGTGATTTAACAACAGATGATTTTGAGGTTATTATTGATAATGATTATCAAATACTATTTGATGGATTTGAAATTCAGAAAGCAGACCCAGCGCCACAAGCACCTTATCTATTATATCTTAATAAAACAGGAATAGATACAGTATGCTCGTATGTTGGTGAATCAATTAGTTTAGAATTAAAACTCAAAGATTGTCAAGATGTTAAGACAAATATTAATGTTATAATTGGAGAGGTTGATAGTTGGAATGTAAAGATAGACGGTGTTAAATCAGACCAAAATAGTTTATACTTTGGTTTCAAGGCGCATGTAAAAGTTGGAAATTGTGATAAGTTTGTACATATGGGAGAAATTCAAGCAACAAGAAGAAATCCTGATGACGGTAATTTATATGCAACTTTAAAGGTATTTAGAAGTATTGATTGGGATGATGAAATACATATTGTACTTGCAAATTCAGGAGGATATTGTGAAAATCCAGCTTGTGCAAAGATAACTTCTCATAACTTTAATGATTTGCTTGTACACTATTGTCCAGATGGACCTTGTTCATAAAAGTATTAAAGATTATATATGATAGAAATTGAGAATTTTAAATCAGATTATAAATTAGATTTAAATAAATCTAACGAAAAAGAATATTTTTTAACAATAAACTCAAGGGGTGATAATGAAAATGTCATCCCTTGGGCAGTTTCTTTTGTATCAAATAATACAATTAGTTACCATGAAGAAGGAATTGATAAATTACATTTGATTTTCGATTTATCGCAAATTAAGAAAAGTGAATATATTATTTTGGAAAACTATAAAAAAGAAAAGGCTAGAATAATAGTAAGTCCAAACCTAAAAGAATCAGAAGAAAAAAAATATGAATTCAGAATTTATCAATATAATATCTTAGATAATAGAACTATAAAATTTATGGTAAAATCAAAAGTTAATTCTGATTTTATGAATTGGAAATGCTCATATGACGGAAAACCATTATCATATAAAATCGACACTGAAAAAGATTACGTCATAATAGAACTTAAGTCAACAATATTCAGTGATGTTGTAGGTCATATCGAATTAGCGCAAGATAAAAGTAATAAAAACATCAATATACAATTGTTACACCATAAGGATGAAAAATTAAAAGTGTTAAGGATATATTAAAAGTGAGAAAGCTGACTAACTATTAAAAGTTAATCAGCTTTTCTTTATCTTCCTCTATATCATCAATATTATCTATTTCTATGTCATATAATCCATACTCGTTATCAATATCTATAAACCTATAGGACATATCTTCAAGATTCCATACTGCAAATCCGTGCTGAGATATTGTTTCACCATATGATTGTTGAATCAGTGAACCTGGATATACAACCTCTGTATCGCCACATTTCATGACTTGGCGTTTATGAAGATGTCCAGCCATTACACAATCGCATCCCTCAAATACAGCTCCATCAAGACCACTATCTGATACATAACCGTTATTAAGTGTAGAACCAATTATTTGTCCATGAAATAGTCCAATAAATCTTGCATTTGGATTTGCTTCTTTCGTTTCTTCAATTGTGGTTGGTCTCATGAAGTTATCATATATCGAATATAAAGTCCATACTACATTATCATCAATTGCACACCCACTCTTATATTCCAATACGGCATCTAAAAACTTGCAATTCTGAAAATCTGCCGTATCGAATAACGCTGTCATTGTGTCAGTACGTGTTTGGTTCTCAACAATTAGGTCGTGGTTGCCAGCTATAACAATCACTGTGGCTATTTCCTCAAGTTGTCTTAGGAAATAACTTGTAAATACCATTAATTCGTTTGATATGGTATTCTTGGAATGAACCAAGTCCCCACTTATTACTATTCTAATTTCTTCTTTGTCAAACCCTTCACAGAGTTCTTTGCATTTCTCAATGACTTTTTCCAATTGGTCTGAATATTCCTCTAAACGCTGAAAATTCCTAATATGTATGTCTGCTAGATGTATAATTTGTTTAATCATTAATTGTTAATATATTTTTGCAAATATATACAAAAAATGTTAAAAAAACAAATTTTTATATACTATTTTTTTGCTATGTCGAAAAAAAATCGTATCTTTACAAAAAAAATGGTATGAATAAAATGAATATTGAACAAAAAATTGGTGAGTTTTTTACTCACATGATAGATGATGATGTCAGAGACATATTTATTCTATCAGAACTTGAAGCAGTTAAAAACGAAAACGTTGATAGCAGTATAGCATGGACTAATACGTGTGTTAGAATGGGCAGAAATGGGTTTTCGTGTGTAACTAGAGGAAAACAAGAGGTATGTTGGATTAACTATATGAGAGAAGCGACTAAAGAAGAAAAAGAGTTTTATAATAAGTGTATTTCTTCAAAAAGTTTTTTTGTTGAATAATATATGATTACCAAAAGAATTGGTTATATGAGGAAAATAATGCTTTTGTTATGCGCATTCGTAACATTGACAGCCAATGCACAAAGGGTATCAGAGATTGAAGCCTTTAAGAAGGCTCAGAAGTTCTTGAATGATAAGAAACTGAAAGCACCACGTGCAACAACTCGTGGTGAAGAGGTCTATAACCCCTATTATATCTTCAATGCGGAGGATGGTAAGGGTTGTGTCATCATCAGTGGTGATGAGAGACTACCAGAGGTTCTTGCGTATTCAAAGGAAGAGTCTATTGATGAGAATAACCTTCCAGAAGGTTTGGAAGAAATATTGCCAATATTAAAAACAAGAGGTAGCACTAGGGGAGAGACATATGGAGAAATACCATCAGAGTATGTTCCAAGGAATACGACACCAATACCTTGTCTGATGGACTACGTATGGAAACAAGGCTCACCATTGAATCAATATTGCCCAATACTTTATGAGGAAGGCTCTAGGTCAGATATTCATGCACTTGTTGGGTGTGTACCTCTTGCAATATCAGAAGTGATGGCGTTTTTTAAATATCCAGATAGTGTGGATGAATTTGTTACATCATACACAGTTCAAAAAGAAGGTGAAGTTTTCTCTGAGTCTTCTTATATAAGGGATGTAACAGTTCCATATACAGAATTTAAATGGAATCTGATAAGAAATGAGAAATATAATGGTTATACTTGGTCTGATGAAGAGGAAAAGGCTGTTGCAGAATTGTGCTATCATGTTGGACGTGCATTTGGGGCAAATTATGCACCTAGCAATACTTGTGCAAATTCCATGCAATATTATTTTGATTGGGAGATTATTATGAAGGACATCTACAAGTATGATGAAGTAAAATTCCTTGGCGGTGAATGGATACAACATACAGATTATTGGGAATATATTCCTATTCCAGATGAAGATTATTGGAACTTTCTTGATTCGTACTTAGAGAGGGGCGTTCCAGTTGTGGTTGGTGGCGGTGGTCATGAATTCGTTATTGACGGACGTGATGATAAAGGCATGTATTGTTGGATTGATAAACACCTATATGTTATTTTGCAGCCAAGTTTATGGGAGAAAATAGGTGATAGTGGTGCATTGGTTAAATATAATAAAAAATTACACATGTTAGCTTTTATTCCTCCAAAGGAGCATACATACAGATATACACCAAAGCAAACGACAACAGCAATCAATTCCGTTGAGGTTAAGAAGGATTATGATGGGTTTGTGTATAATCTCCAAGGACAAAAGGTCAGCAATACGCTTGAAGGATTGCCCAAGGGGGTATATATCAAGGATGGAAAGAAATATCTTGTTAAATGAAAATATTAAAAGAGTAACTAGCGTAGTTACTCTTTTTTTATGTTATGATTAATTTCTCCAATAACATCACTAAACTCTTTTAATCTAAAATTGTAGTCCTCAATAAGTTTTTTCATCATATCTTGGTCATATATTCTACCATTACTATTTTTCGCATCAAAACTTGCTTTCATTGGCACAATTCTAGCATTGAAATAAAACGGATTATCTTTCAAAGACTCTATCACTTTTGTTTTATCCTCGCAGATGCTCTTAAAAGCCTCTGTATCGTCTTCAGATAGTTCAAACCATTCACCTATAAGGTTCTTCTCTTTGAAGTGATTGTGGAGCATTTTTTCAAGTTTGAAAGGATGTTCAGTTTCAAATGACTCCTTGATATAGAGTTCTGATGAACTTCCAGTCTGAAGCTGTTTTAGCCTCTTATTTACGTTTTTTGCCCTCGTAGAGCCAATCTTATAGTTGGTGTTATTTCCAACTTCTCCAATTAAATAAACATATCCCATAGTATATAAAATATAATACTCTTTATTATTTAATAAAGATATTTATATAAAAATTATATTATATATTATGAGACATGCAAAATTATTTAATAATCACTCTGAATACGAGGCATATATGGCAGGGAATAACGTAGCTTTGCCAGTTGTGTCATGGTGTATATTAGAGGAAGAACCACATTTTAACCCTTATATTTTAGAGACTAAAATGGTAGCTAAGTTTAATGTTACTAGTACAAGTGAACCAACAAGAATTATAGGTATTTTTAAAGGTTCTATCTATCATGCATCGTCTATAGAGATTGATGGCGTTGAGCAACCAAGTGTGGTAACTGGTTATACTTTTAGTACAACTGGTATACATACCGTTAAATATACGTTGGCAGATGATAGTACATTTTCAACTATGCTTGCGTTTTGTACCGATATGACTGAGGTAACTATACCAAATACAGTCACAAGTATACATAGTAGCGCTTTACAAGGTTGTAGTGGTCTTACAAGTTGTACAATAGGCAGTGGCGTAATAACTATTGGTGATTCTATTTTTAGTAATTGTACCAATCTTGCAAGTATAGTTATAAATGATAGTAACGTGGTATATGATTCACGTGATAATTGCAACGCTATTATAAAAACTAGCACTAATGAGTTAGTTGCTGGTTGTAAAAACACTATTATACCAAGTAGTGTCACAAGTATTGGTAATAGTGCTTTCATAGGTTGTAGTAGTCTTACGAGTATAAATATACCAAGTAGTGTTACAAGTATTGGTGATTATGCTTTTGTTACGTGCAATGGTCTTACAAGTATGAACATTCCAAGTAGTGTTACAAGCATAGGTGATTGTATTTTTGGTAGTTGTAGTAGTATTTCAAGTATAACTGTTAACAGTAATAACAGTATATATGATTCACGTGATAATTGCAATGCTATTATAAAGACTAGTACCAATGAGTTAGTTGCTGGTTGTAAGAACACTATTATACCAAGTAGTGTCACAAGTATTGGTGATTATGCTTTTTATAGTTGTACTAGTCTTACAAGCATAGACATTCCAAGTGGAGTTACAAGTATTGGTGAGCAAGCTTTCTATAATTGTAGTGTTCTTAGTAGTATAACCATACCTAATAATGTTACAAGTATTAATCATCAAGCTTTTAGAAGCTGTAATGCTTTGGAAAGTGTTGAGATTTCAGATGGTGTAGAAACAATAGGTGTTGGAGTATTTGACTATTGTGATTCTTTGACTGATGTTATAATAGGTACTGGCATCACTAGTATAGGAAGTTCATCATTCTATGGAAGTAATAATCTAGAAAGCATAACTATTCTTGCAACAACTCCTCCAACATTAGGAAGTGAAATGTTTACAAGCAATAAATTCACAATTTATGTTCCAGCAGAAAGTGTTAGTACATATAAAGCAGCAGATAGGTGGAGTAATTATAGCGATAGAATACAACCATTGGGCTGTACACCAGGGCATGTATATACTCTTATTGGAAACCCTACATACCCATCAACAGTTGCAGCAACTGCAACGTCATTTCAAATGTCATTTGATTATGATGATGTTTACACATCCCCTGCTTGTGAAAGTTCAACCACAAGTGGTAGCAGTACCGTATTAGTTACAATAACAGCAAATCCTACAACATCTGCAAGAACCATAAGTGGGTCTTATGACTTCGATGGACTGAGTGTACCATATAGTCTTACACAAGAAGGACAGTCAGATTCACCTTACTCGCAGCAATATCTTACGTTTGAAGTAATTGAAGGTGGCGAAATAAGATGGACTGCAAAAAGTGGTTTAACTAAAACTATTTCATATAGTAAAGATAATGGCTCTACATGGACAGAGATAACATCAGTAGCATCTGGTACTCCTATTAGTGTAAGTGCAGGAGACAAGGTTCTATTTAAGGGAAATAATGCTCAATACGCATCTGCTAAAGACACGGGTTCTTGTTTTAGTGGTGGTACAGCTCAATATAATGCATATGGTAATGTAATGAGTCTTATTGGTGGTGATAATTTTACTGGATTGACAGCTTTTACTCAAGATTGGGCACTTCACAATTTGTTTAGTAAATCTAAAGTTGTCTCAGCAAAGAATCTAATTCTTCCAGTAGTGACACTTACAAATTGTTGTTATCGTGGTATGTTTGCAAATGCCACTGGACTTACAGAAGCACCAGAAATCCCAGCAACAACATTGGCAACAAGTGCTTGTTGTTATATGTTTGAAAACTGTGCAATAACTAAAGCGCCAGAACTCCTAGCACTAACAGTTCCATCATTTTGCTATAGAGGTATGTTTACTGGTTGTACTAGTCTTAACTACATTAAATGTCTAGCAACAAATATTTCTGCTAGCAATTGTATACAAGATTGGGTGGTAAATGTTTCGCCAAGTGGTACATTTGTTAAAAATCCAAATATGAATGGATGGCCAAGGGGTAATAGTGGCATACCTACAAACTGGATATTAATTGATGATGGTACACCTGATACACCTATAATTAATTTTAACGGGCTAGAAATTGAATTATTATGCAACACTCAAGAGGCTAGTATATATTACCAATTAAATCATAGCGGTAGTTATTCATTATATAGTACACCAATATTAATAAATTCTGATACATTTATTGAATGTTATGCAGAAAAGGATAGTTTATCAAGTATTACAACAAGCATGACTTGCGAGTATGATAGTAGAACTATATATGAATATTCAAATGAAGTCATTAGTTCATGGACATATAATAATAGTGCAATAACAACACCTTATTCTGTTAATGCAATAGATGGACATTCTAGTAATTATGCTAAGGGTACGTTTAATTTTGAAACGAGTGTTAATCTTCGTCAAGCAGAACCAACATATTTGTGGTTTCAACACGCTGACCAATCAGCATCAATATATGTTGACAACACATTAGTAGAAAAACACTGGGGAGGTTATGCTGCATTTACAGTTGATTTGACAAATCATGTTCATAAGGGAACAAATAATATCAAGGTAGCCTTGAAAAATAATGAGGGCAACTATCTTGCTCCAGCAGCGGGTGACTTTAACTTCAATGCAACTCTTGGTAACGTGAAATTATTCACAAGTCCATATGTACCTGCAATGAGTTATGGATATGATGGCTTCCATATCACGTCAACAGTGTCTTCAGCAGAGGCTACAATCTATGTCAAGACTGCAATACCTACTGGTGCTACAGTAACATGCACAATCAGTGGAACAAACTGTAATTATACAGCAACAAGTGCTAGTACTGGGGCTGAAATGATATTTACAACAACTATTACAAACCCTCGTCTTTGGAACGGTACGATTGACCCATATTTGTATACTGTAAAACTTGATATATCTCACAACAATGAGTTGTATCATAGTTATACTAGACCTTATGGTTTGAGATTCTTCGAATACGTAATCAATGATACTGAGAAATATGGAACGGCTGGAAATCCTTATACTGGATTCTTGCTTAATGGTCAACCATATCTATTAAGAGGTGTATGTGCGCACGATGACTTAGCAAATAAAGCAAACGCACTTAATGATACCGATTATACACAAGAATTCAATATCATAACTGAGTTGGGATGTAATTTCTTACGTCTTGCTCACTATCCTCACCCAAAAGAGGTATATGATAAGTGTGACCAACTTGGTATAGTGGTACAGACTGAAGCACCTTGGGTAAACTCATCAACCACAGGTATGCCAGAATCTTATTGGACTCACCTTGAAACCCAGATGAGTGATATGGTTAATCAACATTATAATCACCCTTGTATTCTGTTCTGGGGTGTAGGTAATGAGATTAACACATCAGTAAGTTCTGGTGATGAAGGAAAGAATTTTGTTAAAAATAAAATTGAAGGTTATAGAAGTACAATAAGAACATTGATACCAGACGCATTGGTTGGATATACAGTAAGTCACAGTACACAAAATGCTTTAGGAGCATTTAATTATCCTACAGTAGATTGGGTTGGTAATAACATATATGTCGGTTGGTATATTAATCAAGATTCAAATAACCCAACTAGTAGACTTAATACTGCAATAAATAATGCTACTGGTCATAGTATACCTTGTGCGTTCACTGAGTATGGTTGTGGTGGTACACAACGTTGTCATTCAGATGACTTTATGACAACAACCACGAGGGGTAATAACCCAAGACACGACATTGAATATATGATGTGGCTACATGAAGGTCATATTGCGGCAATTAAGAACAAACCAGAGTTGCTATTCACATCACAGTGGCAGTTATTTGATATTGCAGTTTGGAATAGACAAGAAGGATATAAAGTGTGCTTGGATGACGTAAACGTGACTGATGATAACAATCTAAAGTTCCTCAATAACAAAGGTCTTGTTGAAAGAGACCACGTTACAAAGAAGGATACATTCTATTTGTATAAGGCATGGTGGAATCCTACTCCATTCGTACATATCTGTGGAAAAAATTACACAAAAACAACTAGCAGAGTCATCAAGTGTTATACTAATGAAAGTGGTACATTTAATTTATATGTAAATGGAAATCAAACCCCAGTTGCAACAGCAACAGCATCTAACAATATAGTAGAATTTGCTGAAACTAACTTCAGTAGCGGGGATGTTATAAGGGTAGATGGTACAACTACTAGTGATACATTTACGTTTGATTAGTACATTTTTATATAAACCTTACAAAAGGGCATCCAAATGGGTGCTCTTTTTTTGTTTATAATAATATTTATTATAAAATGTTTAAGCAAGTCCTTACTTGCTTTTCTTAATAACTTATTTAAGTAGAAATTACAATATGGCAAGAGACAGAAGAAAGTTGCAACATATCCATAGCAGTATTGCGGATAGGCAACCAACACCAGCAACACTTGCTGTTGGTGAAATTGCGGTTAACAACGCAGACAAAAAAGAATTCCTTTCAATTAAAAGTTCAAATGACAAGGTAGTAAGATTTTCTTCAGACGAGCAGATGATTACTTGGATGGAGAAAAAGGAAGTTATGCCTTATGTTGGATATGTAAGAGGTGGGGCTGGTCCTTCAGCCACTAGTGCTGACACACCAACAAAAGATGCATATGGTTCTTATGGTATTCAGACCTCTGACCTTACTGGAAATACATCTGAGATTATCATCAAGCTCAACCAAGTTGCTGCAAAGAACACTGGTAAATACAATAGGGTTAATGCTTCAAAGGACAGATATAATAAGGATGTAAACCCAACAACAGATGCTGGCGTAACAGATGGTGCTGGTTTCTTTATTGACATGTCACGTTATGCAATGCAAGGGGCTAACCCAACATTCAGTGGAATCACAAATACTTGTTATTCGAATCTTAATGGTACAACCAAGATTAAAGGTGTTGATGGTGATTGTGGAAGTTTACTTGAAATAACCATTAATAGCGCAAAAACTGATATTGAGACCGCTAAAACTGAGATTACAAGTGCTACTACTGTAATAGGAACTAATTCTACTACAATTAGTGGAAATACTGTACTGAAAGTTAGTGGAACAACAAATGATACATATAAGGATAATGTAACAATTACAAATCAGAAAAATAAACAAGAAACAACAAATTCAGGACTTACAGAACTTGTAAAAGGTGATAATTATCGTGATGTAAATGGTAACTATACTGGCACTACTGGTGGAACAACAACTGAGGTTAAAGTTAAAGATGTTTCAGAAACTAATCAGAGTGGCTACACTCTTGTTACAAGCGGTAACACAACTGAAACCAAAAAAGGCGCTGTTTCAGAAACTAATCTTAATACAACAAGTATCGTAAGATATAGTGGTGTAACTGAGGATAATAAGAGTTCAGTTACAAGGACAACAAGTGGTGCAACAACTGAGACATTCAAAGGTCAAGTGACTGAGAATAATCAGAGTGGTTATACTATCAATACCACAGGTAATGTTATTGAAAATACAACAGGAACAACTACTATTGATAGACATAATAATGTAAGCGAAAATAATCGTAGTAATGTAACCGTAGTTACAAGTGGAAATAGCACTGTAACTATAAGTGGTAATACAGTAATTAACCATAGTGGTACTACTAACTACAATTATATTAGTGCAACAACTTTAAGTGGTTCTTCACTTGCAAGCACAACTACTGGAGGAACATCATTAAATGTAAGTGGTAACACAACAATTAAAACTTCTGGTGCTACTAAACTTGATTCAACTGGTACTACAACCATTCAATCAACTGGTAATGGTTCAGACGTATTAATCTATGCTAAGGATAATCTTACTGCTACAGCAACTACAATTACAGCCACTTCAAGCAGTGCTACTAGTTTTAATGTTGGAGGTAATTTAACTGGAAAGGTTACTGGTAACACGGATGTTACAGTAAGCGGAACTACTACTATTAAGACTGAAGATGGGACTACAATTCAGACAACAAGTGGTGATACTAATATAAACACAAGTGGAAATACTAATGTAACATCAACAGGTGCAACAACAGTTACTTCAACAGGAAATACCACAATCACTACTAATGGTGCTAACAATAAGGTTACAATACAATCTACTAGCAATGGCGGTGATGTTGAGGTGTTTGCTAAAGATACTCTTTGCGAGAGTGGTGGCACTACTGCTGCATTTGTTGGCTCTACAAAGACTAATATCGGTATTAACTGTGCAGATGGTGGTCAGACACAAACATTGAACATTAAGGCTAATACAGCTAATACAGTTTCAACAAGTGCATATACAAGTGCAACAACTGCTACTACTGTTATTGGTACAGCTAACACATCTGCGACTACTGCAACTTTTAGTGGTAACACCCTTGATATAACAGAGGCAACAAGCACTACATTAAAGTCACCTGCAACAACTTTCAGTGGAACGTCACTAACACTAAATGAGGGCACTAGCATATCAGCTAAAACCCCTGCAACAACTGTGAGTGGCAGTACTTTAGTATTAAACGAGCTTACTAGTGTTTCAGCAAAGACTCCTGCAACATATGTTAGTGGTACAACTTTAGAGGCAAAAGAAGCAAGTATTAATCTTAGTGCTTCAACTGGTACTGATATAAGCGGTGGTACATTCTTAAGTACTACTACAGGAGGAACATCATTTGTTGTTGGAGGAAATACTACTATTACTACAACAGGAGATACTACAATTGAGACCAATGGTGCTAACAATAAAGTAACAGTTAAATCTACTGGTAATGGTGGTGATATTGATGTATTAGCAAAAGATGCTCTTACTATAACAGGAAATTCAATATCTCTAAAGTCACCTGCAACAACTATCAGTGGAACGTCACTAACACTAAATGAGGGCACTAGCATATCAGCTAAGACACCTACAACATATGTAAGTGGTACAAGTCTCAATGTTACTGAGACTAATACAACCATTAGCACATGTGGAAAGTTTGAGGTGACATCAGATGTTTTCTCACTTAAGCAGTGTAGTACTAGCGGTGGTAGTGTTGCATTCGAATTCTGTAACGGATTTGGTGTTAAGAGTAATGCTGTTACCTTTGAACAGTGTGGAACTGAAGGAATATTTACCATAAAAGAGAAAACAACAAGTATTAGTGGAACAACTTTAGAAGCAAAAGAAACTAATATTAATCTTAGTGCATCTACTAGCACTAATATCAGTGGAGGCTCGTTCACAAATACCGCTACTGGCGCTATAGCAATGAATGCAGGCACAACCACTACAATTAAGTCAACGGGCGCAACTACTATTCAGTCAACAGCGAGTGGTTCAAGCGTAAATATTTATGCTGGTTCTGCCGCTACTGTGAATGTAACAGGTAAAACTATTAACGAAACTGGTACTACCATTAACATAAAAGGAACAAATGTCAATATTAGCGGTACAACGACCATTAGTGGAGCAACAACTATTGGTGGAGTAACGACAATAAATAATAATTTAAATGTAACAGGAAATACTAATATTACTGGTACTACTAACATTACTGGTGCGACTAACATCAGCGGTGCAACAAAAATAGATGATAATTTTAACGTTACAGGTAATGCTAATATTACTGGTACGACTAAGATTAGTGGCAAAACCACTATAGACGATGACCTTGATGTTACAGGAAAACTTAATGTTACTGGAAACACTAACATTACTGGCACAACAAATATTAGTGGTAAAACTACGATAGATGATGGTCTTGATGTTACGGGGGCTGCAAATATTACAGGCGCAACTAAGATTAGTGGTGCTACTACCATAAAAAATGACCTTACAGTTACTGGCACAACTAATATTAGCGGTGCAACTTATATCGGAAATAATGTTTGCGTAACTGGTACAATAACATCAAATGGGGCTATTTATTCTTCAGATAGAGATTTGAAGGAGAATATTGCAGATATTAATTCAGAGGAATTAAGTAAAGTAAGCTGGATTAACGCCAAAACGTATAACTTCAAGGGTGAAACCAATAAGATGTATGGTGTGATTGCACAAGAGGTACAAGAAGCTGGCCTTGAAGAGCTAGTGTACACGAAGGATGATGGTCATCTTGCTGTTGATTACACGTCACTTATGATATTGAAGATTGCTTTACTTGAAGACTTATATGGCAAGTTATTAAATAGAACTTTGGAGCTTGAGAAAGAAATTAAATTTTTAAGAGAAGACAACAGATAATAGTCAACTTACTAAATAAATGGGAGAGTGTGTCTCGCATATGCTCTCCCATATTTAAAACTAAAATAGAATAATATGGCATGTTCAGATTATAAAACAGAGTGTCTTAGGGTTGTTAATATTGCTTATTTGAAGGAATTCATTGGAAATAATGTCCAAAATAGCAGTGATGGTTCTACAAAATATGTTGACAGCTCTGAGGACAGATATTGTCCTACATATGGTGAGTTGACTGGAGGAACTTATATCCAAACATGGTCACAAGGTACTAATCCAAGAGGTGATAGGGATGGTATTGTTGTTAGTCAAACTTGGGCTGGAGATGGTAGTAGATATGCTGATAATCAACTCGTTGACCAGAGAGATTTATCATTGAGATATACAAGACTCAACGAATTATCAATTGAAAGAACTAGTCCTAACGATATTATGAGCGCATGTAGTGGAACTACTGGCTTGAGATATACGTACAATTATAAAAGATATATAAAATCAATGAATAACAGTTGTGTTATATCTACTAGTAGTTCTAATGTAAATGATGCTTGTAGTGCATTAACATATACAACAACGTTCCAAGGGCTATCAAATAGTGGAAGCTCAGTTACTAATTGTACTACTTATAAAGTTTATAAAAATGGTGACTTTAGTTCAGAAAATAGAGATGACACTGTTTATGCAACAGCTAGATTTAGGGGAACTACTTACACAAGTAATAGCGTAATAATAAAGCAAGCAGGACTTAGTGGTAGTTATTCAAAAGAAATCAGTACTAGGGAAGTTACAACAAAAGTCACAGCATCTGCCGCTAGCCAAACATCATTTGACTGTTATGGAGGAGAATATATTGCTAGAGGAACTAGACATTATAAGATTGTTGCAAAAAGAGCATATGTAGATATTTGTGGCAAGGAATATAGTCAGACAAAAGAATTTGACAAAGTAACTGGTTTAACACAAAACTTAGAAAGCGGAGGAACATTTGGCTACTATGACTGTTGTAAGAGTGGTCATAGTGAAACCAAAAGTATTACATTCGTTAGGGATGGACTATCTTCTCAAACTATAACTTTCACGCAGAGTTGTCCAGATTGTTCGTCAGACCCTAGCTGTAACCCTACACCAGCTTGTGAAGGAGTTGAATACACAATTTATCCAGACAAACAGATTAGTTGCAGTGGAGGAAATGTCACATTCTCATTTGATGGTGGATGCTCTTGTAGTTTATTGGATATATCAACAACCTCAATGTCTTTCGCAGAAACTGGTGAAACGAAAACTGCTAGTTTCACTCTAGCTGCTGCTTGTGGGCTTGATTGGACTAAGCCAAGTTGGATTACTGTAAGCGAAAGTCGTGATGATGATGGGACTGGTACTCTTTCTTGCACAGCATCAGAAAATGATAGCGGTAGTGGAAGAACTGGTACAGTAACGCTCAAGGTTAACGATAGTAGCTGTCATTCAATAAGTGTTTCTCAAGATGGTGAAGCACCACCAGAGTATAAGGACATTTCAACAGCCGTTAATAAGGGAAGTGTAACTCCTTCTGGTACTACTGCTGAAGATATAACGTTTACTGTTGGTGGAACTAGTTATACGATAGAAGATGCAAATCTTAACTTTGACGTGGCTGCGGAAGCAATAACTTATCCAACGGCAATGTTTGGAAGCGAAATAACTGCTGTAAGTGTTAAAACTGAGGTAGAAGGTGAAACCATTGCTGCGACAGTTAGTCCAACTACGATAACTGATTCAACAAGTACAGTTACAATAACTCTAAAGCCTACAGGTTGTTTCTTAGCTGGACCTGAAAGCATAGATATAAGTGGAGATACATCTGGTGGTTTTGGATTTGTTTCAATATGTGGAAGAGATTATGGTACAGTTGAGGTGTTAGACCAAGGCGCACTTGATAGTGTAACAATAACGCAAGGAACTGCTAGCACACAAGGTAGAATTGACTTCACGTATAGTGGCTCTGCTGATACTTACATTAAAATAGGCCAAACAGAAGGTGATGCGCCAGATTTAACTATCATGATATATAGATATAAAAACTAATTTATTAAAAAAATTAATATAATATGGCAGAATGGAAAATAAGTCCTAGTGATGCATCAATTAATAGTAGTGGTGTCGCTAGTTTCCCAAGTAACAATACAAGCGTATCTAAACTATATACAGTTACGTATACAGATGATAGTGGGTGTACTGGCAAGACAACGTACACAGTACCAGCTTGCCCACCCCCAACACCACCTCCAACACCAGACTGTAATTCTTATAGTTTCGTTAATAAATCAGCAACTCAACCATCAAGTGGCAATGAACCTGTAGTCGTAGCGACATCTTCTAAGTCTAAAGGTCAGTTGACGTTTTCATCTGCTGGTTCTGATAATTGGATTAGCTATGTAAGGGTAGAAAGTGATTCGTCTAAATATTCTTATTATTGTAAGGCATCAGACAATTCTAGCGGTAGTTACAGGCAAGGAACGGCTGTGTTTACATCAAGTGACGGTTGTGAATTTATGGCTACTATGTCTCAAGACGGTAGAGAGTGCTATTGTAGTGATATAGAATCTGGTATAGTTTATGAGAATACATTTGTACCAACCACTAAAACATCAAATGTATTGCTTTTCTCAGCAGACACACAAAACTGCGGTTCTATAAGTGCATTCTGTAGTAGTACTTCAGATAACATGTTCGAAGAACAAAGTGGAAATCTTGTAAAAGTTGTAGAAACTGAGGCTAACAGAAAGTATGAGGTACGTGCCAATGTTTTAAAAATGAAGACATCTGGTGGCAGAAGAGCATGTGATGTTAATATTTACATATATAAATCAGATGGGACTTTATGTAAAAATATAACAAAGTCTTTTTATCAAGATAGTACTATTAATTGTGCCAACTTATTAAAAAGGTACAGTGGTAATTATTTAAAAGGAATATCGTATCCTGGCGATGCAACTGGGTTGTTGAAGATAGCCGAAGGATATTATGGGGAAAGTTTAATGAATAACGGTGTATTTATCATTGAAAAACCTCAAGGAGCTAACTATACTTGGATGGATGACCCTTCTAATTTCAGTTATAAACTAGTTACTGATTATAGTGGCAAACCTAAATGGGAAGTTTATGGAGCTATTAAAAATCCACATAGCGGAATTCCTGATAGAGATGCTGTATATGACCAGTATGGCTATATATTTGACAGACCAATAGAGCCAGACTCAGGCCGCACATATACTCCAGCACAACTTAAGAGTATGTCTGGTACTAAATGTGGAATGCACGAATATAAGGTACATGTAATACAAGAAGGATGTAACTGTAGTCATGCTTGGACTGGATGGACTGTTAACTATGTAAGATACTCAGCACAAACAGTTACTGATGATTTGTCACAACGTATGACTAACTGTGCAACTGCAACTTCTCAGGTAAGAAAAGAGGAATGTAACTGGGTTAGTGGTTTATCACTGATAGATAATAGGTATTTAACTTATACATTAACAGAAAACGGATATACGGATAGGGAGTGCCCAATTGAAATAACTATAAAAGATAGAAGTGGTACTACTTGTACAGTAGACTATCGTATATATCAGTCTTCTAAACCATTGGATTGTTATGATTGTATTAGTATTAAAGGAAGTATATATCATTGGTCGTTCTATACAATAGGTGCTGATGGTAGCGAAGCAAGATGTGTCGATTACAACGATAAATTAACAGCATCAACTGGTTGTAATGGAAGTATATCGTTTAGCTTTAGCGATGATGGTATAACAAACCCAATACAAGGTATTAGAAACAATAGAAAAGAAGATAGTGCGGGTACAACATATGTTTATTTCACAGCAGATGCTAACCCTGATTCAACTATGAGACAAAAGAAAGTTACTGTAACCTATACTAGTCCTTCTTTAGTTGGTACGTGTGAGGAATCGTTCATAATAGAGCAAGAAGGAGTTGGTCCAGCACCAGGTACATGTTCGTCAAGTTCATATGATTTCGATTTCAGATACTTACCAAGCGGAAAGGGTGCTAATGTGAACAATCCTATAGTGCTTAAGACTGGGACTACTAAAACTGTGATTGGAACGTTAGCTAATGTCATACCTAGTGAATATTCTCAGTGTGCCCATATTAGTGTAACAACAACACAAAACATTGCTCTTCCAGAAGTAGGATTTGAGAGGAACGCTTCAGGTGGATATAATATATATGTAATTCCAGCACAATCTGCATTACAAGCAGACGAAACAGCGCCAGTTGTTGTTCAGTGGTATTACACTAACGAAAGTGGTAGGGATATTTATCCAAGCGGTGATAACAATACTATCCATGTAAAAGTAGTAAATAATTAATATTATAGAAAAGAGGGTAATCAGAGATGATTACTCTTTTTTTTATTTTTATTATCAATTTATTTGTTTTTTAAATATTTTTTTTATATATTTGCAATAAATTATGGAATAATGACTAAAAAAGAGGCAGATAGTATAATCAAATTCATCACAGATAGAACATGGCATGGCTACTCTTGTCTAGGAAGTTTGGGACGTTTCAATTCTTCTGATGTTGTTGATGTCAAACCCTTAATTGCCAAAATAAAAAGAATGAGAGAGTAATGAAAAAAATAGTAGTAAAGGGAGAACCTAGAGAGGTAACAGATATTCGAAATAAGATACTTAAGGAGTTTAAAGACCTAACATTTATAGAGGAAGGACATAAGTATTTCTTAAATGGTGAGCAATTACCATCAGTGTCAGAAGTAACACATAACTTTTGTCAATATCCGTTTGATTCTGAGGCACAAGCAATGAGGTATGCGGAAACTCATGGGGAAACAGCGCAATATTGGTTGGATAAGTGGAAGTTTACAAATCTTAAGGCTACAACAAGCGGAACATTAACCCATGAATTTGGTGAATCATTAGGGTGGTTAAGGAATGGTCATGCTGAATTCATTACAGAGTCTTGTAAACAGAAATATATAAAGGAGAAAGGTTGGCTAATCCCAACACGCCCAAAGGAAGAAGCTGTATTAAAGTTTTATGATGAATTAAATAAAAACCTTCATTTCGTATTGGCTGAGACAAAGGTGTATACTGGAAAGAATATCAATCTTACCAATTTGAAACAGAATTATTGTGGAACGTTTGATATTCTATTCTACTATAAAGACCCTACTAATGATGAAAACAGTGGACTTTGTATATTTGATTTTAAGACTAATAAAGAACTAAGAAAAGATTTCAGTAGGGAAAATGGTAAATTTTTATTACCACCATTTGGTGATTTATATGAAGAACCATTATCATATTATACGCTTCAATTGAGTTGTTATCAATTACCTCTCGAAGATATTGGTTTAAAGGTGATAGCAAGAAGGATAGTGTGGCTAAAGGATGATGGTAGTTATGAATTAATACCATTACCAAGTGTTACAGATAGATTAAGAGAAACATTATAATAGAAAATGGAGACAAAAGAGAAAATATTTTTAGGTAGTTTTATAAGTACGTTGTTTTTGACATTGATATCATCAAGTTATTTTTACGTGGTGTTCAAGAAATCAATTAAGAAACTCAGAAAAGGTTTTGAGAAGTGGGATGACATAAAAAAATTCTAACAATTATGGGAGCTGTTAAAAAATATGATTTAAATGAGATTACCATACGCCTTGAGAATTTGAAAAATAAATTCGGTAGTTTCGTTGTCGAAAATGAAATTAAATATTACAAGAAATATACCGATAACGAATGTGATATGTTAAATTTAGCATACAGAGCTTTAAAAAACAAATTCACGAAGATACAAAGATTTAGATTTGGTATTGTAAGGGTAATCGATTATGAGATAAGGAAAAGGAAGTCTAATATATATTACTCAGACGCATATTATTACAATACGAATACAACTAGTACTTGGACAATTTCAACATCAAATAGTTATGTTTGGTAAAATTTTGGATAGTTTGGTTAGGTTAACCAATGTTAAGATTGAGAAAAAGGTACTTCAAAGACCATGTAAAATAACTGATTGGGATTTTAGTGAAAATAGTGATATGGTACACCAAATTTATATCACAAATTTCAAAAAGTTCAATGATAGTCATGCGTCATTTGGTTTTTGGGTACATGGTGATACGTATGAAGAGGCTGCTAAAGAAGCAGTTATAAGGCTTTTAAAGAGTCTCAAGTGGTCATATAAAATAAAGATAATGAAATGGCTAAAATTAGGATAACAGTTCTTTCTCATTATTTGTTTGATGAGAAGATGAAGAAAATGGGGTTGAATGATAATAACATAGAGAACGAAAATAAGGCGTTTATTTCAATTATAGGAACTCCAGAGTGTCTTGAATATTATTTGGATGAGGGTGATACAAAGCATTTTTTCAAAGACCATCCAAATGTTCTTAATCTTGATTTTGACGATATTTCAGATGATATAATATATGATGGTCATCACTTCAAAACCATGAGAATTGGTCAAGCTGAAAAAGCGCTTCAATTCATTGAGGACAACATAAATAAAGGTGTTGAAAGTTTTGATATACATTGTAGAGCTGGGATGTCTCGTTCAAGAGCATTTGGTGAATTTATTTATAGATATTGTCAAGACCATGATATAGATGTTGATTATGGAGATAGAAATGATTATACAACTATATTAAATTATGGTGTATTGGGAAAACTTAATCACGCTTATTGGAAAAAGTATAATCTAAAACAATATGAGGATGGAAATACGGAATATCCACATGATATCGTAGAGCCACCTATAAGAGAGATAAAATTGAGACATGGATAAAAGATATAATGGAATAGTTGACGAAATTTTGTTCTATAGTGAGAGGACAGAGGATGGTAGATGGATAATTCCAATTGAAGTTGATTGGGATTATACACTTACTAAATGTTCTTCTTGGGAAGAAGGAACAATGAATATAAACTACGAAGCATTTGAGGTTATGAAACGTTGGACTAAGGATTATAACGTTGGTTGGATTCTTAATTCAATGAGAAATGATAAATTATTAAAAGAACCTTTAATAACTCTTGAAAAAGAAGGTGTAAAACTCTATAGTTTAAGAAAGAACCCAAGACAGATTGGGGATGAAAATCATAAAGAGGTCACAAAGAGCTTTGCAGTGTTCTGCATTGATGACCGTAATGTCAACACACCAGTCAAATGGCTAGAAGGTTGTAATAGACCTCATGTTGATTGGGCTGAAGTTGATAAAATAATGACACCTATATTGGAATATATAAGTGCCACTTTAAACAAAATTAAATTATGAATGAGAAGTACATTTTAATCAAACCCTTTAAAGCAAACGAAGGCACACTTCCAGAGGGAAGTGAAATCATTTATTTCAGAGGACAATTTTGGGTAAATGGAGGACCAGCACCAACATATTATAATAGTATGCTTAAGGACTTGATTACGAATCCAGAGTATGTTAGGAAAGCAAAGATAACTAAAAACCAATTCTAATTATGACGTTAGATAATGATGAAATGTTTCTAAACGACCTAGTTGATAGGTATGGGTTTGAAAAAGACGAAAATAATAAGATTAAGCTTAATTTTGATGTTCTTACAATTGGTGAACTCATATCAATTTATAATAGGTTTTGTGGTACAGAGGAAATTATAGATTGTGGGAATGGTGAGATAGAAATAAACAGTGAGCAAGAAAATTTTCATGCCCATATAACATATGATAGGTTTAGACAATATTTCAAAGATGAAGTTGTAGAAGATGAATGAAACTAGATTTTTAAAGGATAGCGATAATACTGGACGTTTCATCGTAAAGTCCAAGGTAACTGGAAAGCGATACTTCGTTGAACCAATTGGCAATGCACATTCTGTTGGTTGGGGAGACTTAGACCCAAGTACTAAGAAGATGAGTGGTTCATATGGTGAACGATACGAAGGATGTGTTGCTGAAAAGGAATCACTTATAACAGAGGAAAACGGATTTGAAAAGATAACTACCCTACCTCAAGGTGTATCTCCATTCGATGAGATTGAGAGAAGGGATAGGGAGTATGAAGCAGCAATGAAGAAATAATAAAACTAAAAACTATATAGTTATGGCGAACAATGTAAGAGTAAAGTACTTCCATGTTTATGGGATTGCGAAGACAGGACGGAAGAAGCATGTAGTTACTGTCGTAGGAAAGTTTGAGCAGTCACGAGAGAATACTGAGGTGACTGAGATTGTTGACGTTGAGACAAAGCCAACAAACTTTGTCAAGGGTGAACTTAAGTATAAGGTTAAGCAGATGAAGAGAAAACTGACACTAGGTATGTCAATTTGTCACCCATCTGACACATTTGACGAAGAGGTTGGTGTAGAAATTGCAAAAGCTAGAATAGAAAAGGGTTATGACCTTGGTTCTATTGAGACCACAAATGTCACAATGCTTACAGAAGATGCAATTATGGGAGAACTCCTTTGCAAATTAAACCATGTGATAGGTCATATAACTGAATATATCTCAGAAAATTAATTAAAAAAACTTAAAAATTGGGGTAACATCTTGGTTATTCCAATTTTTTTTTGTATCTTTGCACAAGATTGAAATTTATTATGAATATGGCACATAATTTGCAAGGGGATGTGAGGGAAATATATGTCTCAGATAGTAGTATCAAAGGTTCAAAGAACGTTTTGATTGTCTATGAAAGTGGGGACTTGGATTTGAAGTGGTGTTGTGAGAATGTAGTTGAACGCCAAGTATGCCCTATGTTTGTAAAGGTTGGTAGAGGTATGAAATTGGAATACGGTGAACCAAACCTATTTCAAATAAGACAAATGTTGCCATTTCAGAATGAACAAGGGGAACTTGAGCCTTGTTGGGAAAAGATTATGTGATAGGTTATGCTATACAAGAATACATTAAAATTAGCACTAATAGGAATATTCTATTCAGTGTATTTTGTGAAGGATAAAATAATTAAGAGAAAAATATAAGATAGTTTATGGGAAAAATTATTGGAATTGACCTTGGTACGTCAACATCTTGCGTATCAGTATTTGAAGGTGGTCAGCCTACTGTTATTGTTAATAGTGAAGGTAATCGTACAACTCCATCAGTTGTAGGATTTAAGGATGGTGAGCGTAAGGTTGGTGATGCTGCACGAAGACAAGCAATTACTAACCCTAAGAATACTGTGTACGCTATCAAGCGTTTCATGGGTATGCCATTTGCTAACATTGCAGATGAAGCAAAACGTGTAACTTACGATGTTGTTAATGAAGGTGGTTTTCCACGTGTAAGCATTGATAATCGCAAGTACACCCCTCAAGAGATTTCAGCAACCATATTGCAGAAAATGAAGAAGACAGCCGAGGACTATCTTGGTACTGAGGTGAGTGAAGCTGTGATTACGGTTCCAGCATACTTTAACGATGACCAACGTAAAGCTACTATGGAGGCTGGACAAATTGCTGGACTTAACGTAAAGCGTATCATAAATGAGCCAACTGCTGCTGCACTTGCTTATGGCATTGACAAGTCAGATAAGGACATGAATATCGTTGTGTATGATATCGGTGGTGGTACTTCAGATGTATCAATCCTTAACTTCGGTGGTGGTGTGTTCGAGGTTATTTCAACCAATGGTGATTCACACCTTGGAGGTGAGGACTTTGACCAAGCAATCGTAAATTGGGTGGTTGAAGAGTTCAAGAAGCAAGAGGGTGCTGATGTAAGCACTGACTCTATGGCTATGCAACGTATTAAGGAGGCTGCTGAAAAGGCTAAGATTGAGCTTTCTACTGCAATGTCAACTGAGATTAACTTGCCGTATTTGGCTCCAGTGAATGGAACTCCAAAGCACTTTGTTGCATCATTGTCACGTGCTAAGTTTGAGCAGTTGATTGAGCCTCTGTATAAGAAGCTTGTTGACCTTTGTAATGAGGCATTGAAGCTTTCTAAACTTGAGGTAAAGGATATTGACGAGGTTATCCTTGTTGGTGGTTCTACACGTATTCCAAAGGTTGTAGAGGCTGCAAAGAGCGTATTCCAAAAAGAGCCATCAAAGGCAGTTAATCCTGACGAGGCTGTATCTCTTGGTGCATGTATCCAAGGTGCTGTGCTTGGAGGTGAGGAAGGTGTTGGAGAAATCGTATTGCTTGATGTTACCCCTCTTAATCTTGGTATTGAGACTCTTGGTGGCGTTATGACAACACTTATCGATGCAAACTCTACCATTCCTTGCGATAAGGAACAAGTATTCTCAACCGCAGCAGATAATCAGACTGAGGTAACAATCAACCTCTTGCAAGGTAATCGCCCAATGGCTTCGCAAAATAAGTCAATTGGTAGGTTTAACTTGACTGGTATTCTTCCAGCAAAGCGTGGTATTCCTCAGATTGCAGTTAAGATTAGTATCAATGCTAATGGTATTATCGAAGTAAGTGCTACTGATAAGGGTACTGGAAAGGCACAATCAATCCGTGTAGAGGGTTCTAGTAGTCTTTCTAAGGAAGAGATTGAACGCATGAAAGCAGAGGCAGAGGCTAACGCTGAATCTGATAAGAAGGAGCGTGAAACTGCTGAAGCTGTCAACAAGGGTGATACAATTGTCTTCACACAAGAGAAGATGCTTGAGGAACAGAAGGATAATATCACTGAGGAAGAGAAAAATAAGATTGAGGAACTTATTGCTCAGATGAAGAGCGCTGTTAGCGCAAAGGACGTGAATAAGATTACTGAAATTGAAGCATCTATTAATGAGGTATGGCAAAACGTTTCTCAGCGTGTTTATGGTCAGAATCAGCAGCAGAATACTGCACAACAGCCAAATGATTTTGACTCTGCTACAGCTTCCACAGAGGATGTACAAGATGCAGAATTCGAGGAAGTATAAGACTTGGCGAGGTTGTTAAAATATTTTTCAAATCTGAGGGACTTTACCCAACAAGTCTCTCAGATTTTATCGATTTTATTTGGAAATTAAAAATAAAAACTATATCTTTGCAAAAAGGTTTATAACTTAAGATAAGAATAATGGTTGATACAAAGGATTATTATAAGATTCTTGGTGTTGATAAAAGTGCTTCTCAAGATGAAATTAAGAAAGCTTTTCGTAAGCTTAGTGTAAAGTGGCATCCAGACCGTAACAATGGTTCTAAGGAAGCTGAAGCTAAGTTTAAGGAAATAGCAGAAGCTTATGAGGTCTTGGGTGATGAGGCAAAGCGCAAAGAATATGACAATCCTAAGAGTAAGTTTGAATTCCACACAAATGGAGGACCAGATTTTGCTCATATGAATATGGATGACATATTTAAGCATTTCCATATGCGTGGTAATCCATTTGCAGATTTTGATTTTGGATTCAATCAACAGCAAGATAAACCAATCAAGGGTGGGAATATTAGAATCAACATGAAACTCACACTTGAAGAGGTTATGAATGGGTGTACAAAGAAGATTAGGATTAAGAGATTTGAACCATGTACACATTGTAATGGTACTGGTATGACTGCCGAGTCTCGCAGAAAGACTTGTAAGACTTGTGGCGGTACTGGAACAGCCTTTGACCCAAATGGTTTTATGATACAGCGCAAGTGTCCTACTTGTGGTGGTAGTGGATATATAATTGAAAATCCATGTAAATACTGTAATGGTCATGGCGTTGTTCAGAATTCAACATCAGAAATATCATTTACCATTCCAAGAGGTGTAGAAGATGGAATGCAGATTGAATATGCAGGTCTTGGTAATGCTTCGCCACATGGAAAGGGTACAAATGGTAGTTTAATTGTTACAATTGAAATTAAGGAACACGATGTATTTGAGAAACAAGGAAGAGACCTTGTGTTTGACCTTAATGTTAATGTTGTAGAAGCCATGCTTGGTTGTACAAAGGAAATCAACACCTTGGATGGTAAGACTATCAAAGTTAAGATTCCTCAAGGAACTAGCAGTGGCAGTGAGTTAAGATTTAAGGGATATGGATTACCTAGGTATGGTAATACGATTGGTTCACCAGGAAATATGATAGGTATTGTAAGCGTAACAGTACCGAAAACGCTTAATGACAATGAAAGAAAGCTCATAGAAGAGTTGAAAAAACAAGAACATTTCAAATAAACTTATTATATTTTTATGGCAAAACAAGAGAAAGAAGAGCTTAAGGAAAGGAACTACACACGTTACGAGAAAAATGGTAACATGTATGAGCCTATAGGTGTCACAGAGGAAAGTCTACCAAGTGGTTTCTATAAACCAGTTTGGGATAGATACAATGGCAGATATTTCTTCAGTAGTAAGGAAATTGTGATGCCTAAGTTGTATGTGCTACCTAATGAGATTCAGTTGAGTATCCTAGATGACATACAGAGATTTTGGAAGTCAGAGGAACGATACAGACAATTTGGACAAGTGTATAAGAGAAACATATTGCTGTATTCACTTCCAGGAAATGGTAAGACCTCTCTTATCAACATCATCTGTAAAACTCTTATCGAGGATTATAACGGAATAGTTATCTGCATTGACAATACAGACGAACTAAACAGCTATAGTGCTTGCATGGAGAGACTTAGGAGTATTGAGCCTAATCGTAGGGTGATTACTCTAATTGAGGACTTTGAGCGATTGGCAAGGGATGATTATTATTCAGCCATGTTGCTACAGCTATTGGATGGTAACGGACAATTCGATAATGTCGTGACGATTGCAACGACAAACTATCCAGAGATTCTTGAGAAGAGATTCACATGCAGACCAAGTAGATTCAATCTCGTTATCGAGTATAAGAAGCCTAATGCTGATGCTAGAAGGGCATATATCGAGAATAAGCTTTCTGACAGTGGAATCGACATAACCGATGAAGGTGTTAAGAATGATATTGAGAGATATGTAAGGAAAACTGAGGGATATACCTTCGACTTCTTGAAAGAGGTTATCCAAGGTATTTATGTTGACGGATTTACTGAGGTTCAGTTATTCGAGAGACTTGAGGACTTAATCAAGAAAGATGGTAAGGTGAAAGTAACCGAGGATGCTGCTAGGAAGATTGGTTTCAGCAACACTGGAGCAACAGAATCCAATGACTGCAAGGAAGCAGAAGAGGATTGTCCAGCAACTCCAGGAACCATAATCCAAGAGTCACCTTGTGTTCCACAAGCACCTTCTAGAAATAAGGTAAAGATTAGTGGTTTTGGAGGATGATTAACATAATAAAAGATGTTGATTTATTTGAGCATGTAGACGAATATGAAGCTGTATTAATTGGGACTAATACTTATTGTACTATGTCCCAAGGAATACAGCTTAAAGTCATGTTAGAATATCCCTATGTATATAATAAAAATCTAGAAACGAAATATGGCGACCCTGAGAAACTTGGGACAATTCTTGAATGTGAGCATGAAAAAGAGCCAAAATTTTGCCTTTGTTTCATTTATGAAGGAAATTTCAGACCAGACATCAAGAAAGATTATTTGTCCTATGAAAGTCTTGAAAAATGTCTATCATTAGTTAATATTTTATATAAAGGTAAGAATATTGCCACCACATTGCTAGGAGCAAGTCGTTTTGATGGAAACGGAGATAGGGATAAGATAATGGAGATATTCGAGAGGACATTAACTAACGTGAATGTTACTGTATATGACTATTTTCAGAAGTCTAGAGCTGAGGAAATGAAAGAGGTGAGGGATAATGAGCTTGCTGTTAAAAAAGTCGATAGGGAAGCTTATTATCAAATGGTATCAGAACGAAAAAAGAAAGCAGATGAACGATTTAGGAAGAATGGGCACAGAAGGTACTAAGCTATTTTGGAAGTTATTTACAACTAGCATCCATTGTAGGGGTGTATCTGACAAAGAGATTCAAAGCCACATTATGAATTTCAAACTCTTTATGTATTGGGCTAGAAAGCACAATAGGAAATTACAGATAAAGAGAATGTTCTTCCAACCACCTATGACCCCATACAAATTTATAGAGGAAATGCTAAAGATTGGTAAAGGATGGGTTAGGTATGGAAGAGAAGCATGCTATGAGCCTAATGAAGTTGATTATGTTTGGAAAGAGATATTCCGTACAAAGTTTTGCTATGTTAGTGGAATACTTAATCCAAACGATAAAAACGATAAATTCAATAGCCCATCTGAGGTAACAAAAAGACTATTGGACATTGAATACGATTGGAAATTATTTTTTGAAAAAGCAAAAATTGATTTAATATGATATTACACTTGAACTTAACAGAAGACCATTTAAAGTTGGTCAGATTCTTAAACATCGAGGACAAAGACGATGATGTGCTTACCATTAATAAGAAGGTAATGCTAACAATGCAGACTCATATCTTGGATGATGTGGCAATGATTCTAGGATTGAGGGATAAGGCAATTAAAAATACAAGTGAGGATGCAGATGGAAGTGCATATCCAGATGATGTGGAGAAATACATGCTTGATACCTATCATTATGTATCTGATAATCTGTATTTGATTGAATCTCTTTTGCATCAAAGAGTTTTGGAAGGTGTTCAGAGTGGGCATTATAAAGCGAAGGATTCAGATTTAATTTGGGAAATTTGCCCATAAAAAGTATACTTTTCCGTTTACGATAATATTTATATTAAAATAGTATTATTATGAACGGAAAAAGAGATAATATTTACATTTATTTGTGGGAAGGGTTTAACACTATATATATAGGTAGGACAGTAAATCCAAAATCAAGACATCAAGCACATAGAACAAGGGAAACTGAATCTACATATAAATTCAGTAGTGAGCATGGAGTTAAACACCCTAAGATGATTATTATTGAGAGTGATTTATCTGTTGAAGAAGGTGTTGAACGAGAAAAATATTGGATAAATGAGTATAGAGAACATAGTACTTATAATGTCTTAAATAAAACAAAAGGTGGAGAAGTAGGCGGCTCTAGTGGCGCTATAAAATGGACAAAAGATAATGTATTTGAAGAAGCCAAAAAATATAATTCTTTAAGTCAATTTAAATATAACAATAATAGTGCATATTCAACGGCACGACTTAATGGATGGTTAAAAGAAATGACTTGGTTTAAAAGACCAATATATATCAAATGGACAAAAGAAGCAACATTTGAAGAGGCTAAAAAATATCAAACTAGAAGAAACTTTGAAGTTGGTAGTAATAGTGCATATAATGTTGCGCTGAAGAATAGATGGCTAGACGAAATGCCTTGGTTAAAGATAGTTGGTCATTATAAAAAATGGACAAAAGAATTGGTATTTGAAGAGTCTAAAAAATACTCTCATAGAAAACCATTTAAAGTTGGTAGTCCTGGTGCATATCGTGTTGCATTAGATAATGGATGGCTTGATGAAATGTCTTGGCTTGCCCCTAAGTTAAAATGGAATAAAAACGCAGTGATTGAGGAATCGAAGAAATATAACAGTAGAGGAAGTTTTAAAAACGGTAATAAAAGCGCATATAATGCTGCTCTTAAAAATAGATGGATTGATGAAATGTTTTGGCTCAATAGAAATAATACACCGATTAACAAAATTTAAGATTAAAAGTTTTGCCAAATCAAAGAAAAAACGTATATTTACATCAGATAATGAACCTACGGCATTGGCATTTACTGATTTTACGAAACCAATACCTACTTTGAGAGGTGAGGATGCTGAGAGGTTTATCAGAATAATGGAGGAAAACAATCGTAAGGCAGAAGAACGTGCGAAGATTCCCCCAACATTAGATGAACTTGAAAGAAGGTATGGTGTTAGCAAGATGGTTTTCGACATGCATAAGAGAGAACTCGAAGACGAAGAAAACAGATTAAAGAAATTAGAACAAGAAATTAAAAAAATAAAAGAAGAGAATGGCAAAACAGAAGAAGAATGATTTTTCTTCAAAGTTCCGTGTGAACGATGAAATACGATTCAAGGGCAATGTTAGAATCGTAGGTGAGGGCATCGAGAGCAAAGTTGTAACGATGGCTGAAGCAAGTAAGATTGCCGATGAAATGGAATTAGATTTAGTTGAAATCCAAGGCAACCTCGAAGTTCCAATCATTAGAATCTGTAACTATGAGAAGATGTTGTATGAGCTTAAGAAATCTGCAAAGAAGAATAAACAAAGTGCAAAACCTCTAAAGGAGATTCAGCTTAGTGTAAACATTGCAAAACACGATTTGGAAACTAAGGCTAATAATGCTCGTAAGTTTCTTGAAGATGGTAGCCGTGTTAGAGTAACACTTTCAATGAAGGGACGTGAATTATCTAGAAGAGAGGAAAATAAGAAATCGATTCTTGAATTCATTGTTTTGTTGGAGGATGTGGCAGTACCAGAGGCTGCACTGCGTGATGAAGGAAATAAAACAGTAGTGACATTAAAAAGAAAAAACAATTTTAAATAATAAAAAAATTAGATGGGTTACGTAATTAATCTTAAAGCTGACACTGGTCTTGTAGACCGTACTGAGAATACCATTAGATTTCTCAAGGATGTTAAGGATTATCCAACGTTAAGCAAGGAAGAGGCTATAGAGTGGTTTAAGAAATACAAATATGGCGATAAGAAGGAAAGTGACATGGCAAGAGATTATCTTATGTTATGCAATCAAAGATTAGTATTGGCAGCAGCTAAGAAATGGGCAAAGACCGATTCTTATATGGATTATGTCAATGAAGCTAATTTTGGTCTTCTTGAAGCAATTGAAAGGTTTGATATTAGTAAGGATGTAAAGTTCTCAACTTATGCAATGTGGTTTATTAAACGTGCGATTAACAAGTATATCTGTGGTGATTTGCAAGTTGTTAAACGACCAAACTTTTCTAAGACATTCCATGTAATTTCTAAAGCAACGAATGATTTTTTGCAGAACAATGAAAGAACACCAAGTCCAGAAGAGTTATTTGATATCGTCACATCAAAGTATGGAAAAGATATTAGAGACAAGAATGATATCTTGGATTTGAAAGTTAGTTATGTGGATGAGTCATCCAACGATGATGATGAAAGTCCTAATTATGGGGACATGGCAGCTTATAATCGAGTGAGTGCATCATATAACGATTGTGAAGAGGATGAAACAAACGAATTCAACAAGAAGTTAGTTTCTTCATTACTTGGAAAGCTTTCACCACGTAAGCAGCAGATAATCAAGATGCGATTTGGTATGTATGAAGAGGATAACGGTCTCAGACGTGAATATGAACGTGAGGAAATTGGACAGATTCTTGGTTTGACCTCAGAACGTGTAAGACAGCTTGAACTCTCTGCAATGGAAGAGATTAAAACTGAATATATTAAAACGATGGGAAAACTTAAGTAATGTAAAAAAATGGGTGCTACACTAGTGTAGCACCCATTTATATTTTATTTCACTGCAATTTGTCCTGCTGAAATCATCTTCTCTACTTTTGATGCGATATTTTTTGTCATTGGTCTTTCACCGTTAATAATCTTTCTGAACTGAGATTGAGCACCCTCTTCAGTGTGGTCTGGGAATAACTCTCTTGCCACTGCTGCTATGTTTGTCTTTTCAGTGTCAATAGTTGAGCGAATAGAGTTTGCGTCTCCCTTTGAGATTTTTCTATTCTTTTTCTCATAATCATCATAGTTATAATATTCCTTACCACCGCCAGCTTTTCTACGTAGCTTCTTTTTAGGTGTATTATCTTTATCGTTATCCTTATGATGTTTTGTATGACCGAAGTATTTCTGAATAAGGTCTTGAACATCACTTTGGTTATGGTGATGCGGCTTGTTTGTAGCAAACTCACCCATGAAGTCCTCATTGATTACCTTATTAATTGCTTCCGTTATAATTGCATTTACTCTCTTGCTATCCATAATTTCTGTTAATTTCTTACTATAAATACATTTTTATTGTAAAAAAGTGCTAATTTCTTTGGTTATTCCAAATATTTTCCATATATTTGCACAGATAACAAATAGGAGATAGAAACAATGAATACAAAAACAGCAACAAAGACAAACGCATTCGTTAATGCAGTTAACTTTAAGTCAACCACTTTCACTGAGAATGGCGCAGTTACTAACGTATCAACTGGTTCAGCTCTTGTTGACCAATTCGGTAAGGCTGGTAACTTCAGAGGTCGCACACTTGCAGAAGTATTTGCTGACCAAGCTACAATTTGGGCTGAGAATCCAAGTGCAGCTCTTCGTTTCCCATTCTACCTTCGTATGGTTACACGTAAGGTTAAGGTGAATGCCGATAACGAAACTGATAAGGTTCAGAACGGTCAAGGCGCTCGTGATGAGTCGTTCAAGCGTTTGCTTTGGATTGCTCAAGAGCAGAAGGATGCGTTCTACAAGAATATCTGGGCATTGCCTCTTGTTGGTTCTTGGAAGGACTTGTGGACTTTGATGTACTACGACATCAAGGATAACATCAAGTGCTTGAATCAAAAGGCACTATTTGAGGTTATCGCACAAGGTTTGCTTTGCGATACTCATGTTGACTTGATTAAGAAGTATATGCCTCGTATCAAGTCACAGAGCAAGTGCAAAACTGAGTGGACTACCATCACTAATGATTTGGCAAAGGCATTTGCTAATCAGATGGGTATTACCTATAAGGAGTACAATAAGATGAAGTCAAGCGGTAGAGCACACGACTTCCAAAAGTTGATTTGTTCTCGTAACTATAAGGACTTGAATTGGAATCACATTCCAGGTCGTGCTCTTAATCTTCTCGTTACAAGTAAGTTCCTTTCAAACCACAATTTGAAGGATAACTACACACAGTGGATTATGGCACAGCCAGTGGCTAAGTTCACAGGTTACGTCTTTGAACTTGCTAAGAAACTCCGTGATGCACGTGGCTCACGTGGCTATTACAGAGGTTCAGCTACAATTGCTCCAGAGGTTAAGCACACCCTTGACGCTCAGTTTAAGGGTCTTGTTGACAAGGCACGTGATGGTGGTAGAATCACCGAGAACGTATGGTGCTGCCTTGATACTAGTGGCTCAATGAATCAGCCAGTTACAGGTCTTAAGGACATTTATTGTTCAGACGTTGCAAGCTCTCTTGCATTGTTCTTCGCTGACCTTAACTCTGGTCCATTCCACAACAAGGTTATCATGTTCGATGACACCTCTTATCCATACGATATGAAGGGTGACTCGTTCTGTGATAGAATCATGAATCTCCCAAGCGTAGGTTGTGGTGGTACTAACTTCCAATCTGCTATTGACGAGATTATCAAGATTAGACAGCAGCACCCAGAGATTCCACTTGACCAATATCCTACAACTATCTTGGTTGTAAGTGATATGGAGTTCAACCCAGCTGGTGGCTGGCGTTCAAGACGTACTGAGCCTACCAACTATGAGTACTCAGTAAGGTCATTGAAGACTGTGTTCCCAGAGGAGTTCGTGGACAACATGAAGTTCATTTGGTGGGATTGCGCTTCAAGGCACGGTGTAACTCATTTCGAGGCTTCTGCTTTCGAGAGTGGTGTAACCTTCCTTAGTGGTTTCGATGGTTCAATCATGTCAACTCTTATGGGTATGGACAAGATACTCGATGAGAAGACTGGAACCTACCGCAACCCAACAGCCGAGGAGCTTGTTGCGACAGCTTTGTCACAAGAGATTTTGAACTACATTAATATTTAATGAGTTCCTACTTTATATATAAATGACCATTGACGAGAGTTGATGGTCATTTTTATTAAATAAAGTTAAACGATTTTGAATATTGATTTTTTTTTCATATCTTTGCAAAAGTAAAATAGTGTATATATGTTCTTTAATTACTTTAAAAAGAAGAAAAAGAAAAACAAGGGTAGTAAGTCCAAGTTTACTGTAAATTCATATAAGAAAAACTCCATTAGTAAAATTCAAATGATGGAGATAACTAATGCTGTGCTTAATAAAAAAAGGCTGTTTGTATATAGCGAATCAATTTAAAATTATAAAATAAAGATGAATCCATTACTTTCAGAACTTAAAGAGAGAGGACTTATAGCAAGTCTCTCTGGAAACTTAGAGGAATTGTTAAAAACACCAACAACATTCTATGTGGGAACTGACCCTACTGCCGATAGTCTTCACCTAGGGCATTTGCTTGCCTTTACAACTGCTAAGTTGCTTCAGTCATATGGACACAAGCCAATTGTGCTTTTAGGAGGTGCAACAGCCTTTATTGGAGACCCATCGTTTAAGTCAGAGGAAAGAAAACTTCTTAGTGCTGAGACTGTAGAACACAACATCAAGGGAATTCATGCACAAGTTAGCAAACTCCTTGATTTCAATTCAAAGGATGAGAATGGCGCAATTATGGTTAATAATTGTGATTGGATGAAAAACTTCTCATTCATTGATTTTGCACGTGAGGTTGGTAAGTGTATTACTGTGAACTACATGATGGCAAAAGATTCAGTTAAAAAACGTCTTGAACGTGAGGGTAACGGAATGTCATTCACTGAGTTTACATATCAGCTTATCCAAGGTTACGATTTTGTGGAGTTGTATAAGAAATATAATTGTAAACTTCAGATTGGTGGTAGTGACCAATTCGGAAACGGTACAACTGGTATCGAGCTTATCCGTAAGATGGTTGGCGGTAATGATGCATGTATGATTACTTGGCCACTCGTAACCAAGGCAGATGGTACAAAGTTCGGTAAGTCAGAGAAGGGCAACATTTGGCTTGATGCTGAGAAGACAAGCCCATATGAGTTCTATCAATTTTGGCTAAACCAGTCCGATGTAGACTCTGAGCGTTTCATTAAGCTCTTCACATTGATTCCATTGGAAGAAATTAACGCCCTCATTGAGAAACATCGTGAGCAGCCTTCAGCTCGTGTATTACAAAAAGAGCTTGCAAAGTACATGACTTGTATGGTACATTCTGAGGAGGCTTATAACAAAGCAGTAGAAACTTCTGAGATATTGTTTGGTAAAGGTACTACAGAGCAACTAGCTTCTATTGATGAAAAGTCCCTTCTTGCTGCAATGAATGGTGTTTCAATGGTCGAAGTGTCCAAGGAGCAGTTTACAAGTGGACTTACAGTATTAGACCTTGCAACAATGCATGATAAAGTACCATCAAAGTCTGAGGCTAGAAAACTGATTAAGGCTAATGGTTTCTCTATCAATAAGGAGAAAGCAACCAATGAAAAGGCTGTTATTGACTCTAGTAGCTTAATTAATGGTAAGTATTTGCTATTAACCAAAGGACGCAAAGATTATACACTGATTCTTGCAAATGGTTAAATAATATTAAAACTGAGGTTATCATTTGGTAGTCTCAGTTTTTTTTCGTATATTTGCAAAAAAATAATGTAATTATGGGCGTTTTATATTTTCTATTAATAAGTTTAGGCATTATTCTTTTATACATTGCGCAAACTGTACTATCTGACCGCAACGAAAAAAAAGAAGCTGAAGAAAGAAGGATTGCCGACCTTCAAAATGATGTAAAAGAAGAATTAGATGGTATAACCGAATATGCTGATAGATTCGGTGATAAATTCTATGATTCTCTTATTGATTTTGCTAGTAAGATGGAAAAATTATCTTTGGATGATGTTAAGGTTGATTTAAAACCTTATGACACTTATAATATCAAACGTCTTCAAGAATCATTTAGTCCACTTGGAAAATTTTTGGGTAGAATTGTGATTAATAAGAATCTTGAACCAAGGTTTATGGTTTCAGCACCATCTACGATTCCATCTAGGGCAGATATACAGTTGGAGGCAGCATTGACTATTGATGAAGTTAAGGAACTTGCTGATAAGTGTCGCAAAATAAAGATGGATGTTGACATTGAAGCATTTAGAAAGGATAAAGTAAGGAAAGCAATAAACAATAAATAAATATGGTAGAAACGTATCGTCCAATTCCATTAGATATGGAAGTTGTATTTAAGATTCTTGTAGAGGGAATTAAGAGTTATGTAAATCAGAATCACATTAAGGTTGTAGTTCTTGGATTAAGTGGTGGTATTGATTCCACAGTAGTAGCTGCACTATGTAAGGCTGGAAACATTCCCCTTATTGGCATATCTCTTCCATGTTCAACCAATGCAGATGTTGAAAATGATGCAGCCAAAGCTGCTGGGTCAGAGTTCTGTGACACATTTAAGGTGGTCAATCTTCAAGAACCTTATGAGGTAATGGAGAAGTTCTGTACTGAGGCTAGTGGTAAGGAGAAGACACCAATCTCTCAAGGTAATATCAAGGCACGTCTGCGCATGATTACACTGTATGACATTGCTTCAAAGGTTGGAGGCATCGTAATGGGCACATCAAATAAAACTGAGTGGCTAACAGGTTTTTGGACACTACATGGTGATGTTGGTGATATAAACCCAATTGGTGAACTTTGGAAAACAGAAGTTTACGCTCTTGCAAAGTGGATGAAGGAAAATGTTTTCAAAGATTCTAAGGCACTTGAGCAGTCGATTGCACTCATACCTACAGATGGTAATGGGGTTAAAGCTGGAGGTGATGCTGAACAGATAATGCCAGGATATACTTATAATGAGATTGACCACGTATTAAGCAAATGGGACGGTCTTTCAGAGAAGATTAAACCAATGTATGCTACTGATGGCTTAACAGAATCCATTAAAAATACTGTATTTGATGTTGAAAATGAAGATGTTAAGCAGCGTAGAATGGAGGCTTGTAAGAAGAGTGACAAAGAGTTTGTACCAAATCTTGGAGATTTATATGGAGTGGACTCTGTACGTAAGGTTTGTATGCGCTCTTGGAATAGCGAATTTAAACGTAGAAATCTTGAGGTTTGTATAAATCTTAAAGATGGAAATATTTTATTACATTAAGGATAATTTATCAGTCTTTTTTATTATGTAATTGATATTTATATGTATAAATGGTTATGTTATATGATAAATAGGACTGATATTTTTATAGAAAAATCTAGAGATATTCATGGAGAGAAATATGATTATTCTAAGGTAGATTTAGAGCATCGTGACGAGAAAGGTAGAGTGTGCATAATATGCCCTAAACATGGTGAGTTCTGGCAAAGACCTAACTCTCACACACATGGTTGTGGGTGTCCGAAGTGCTGGGAAGAAAGAAAGGACAAATGTTTATTTAGTAACACCAATGAATTTATTGAAAAAGCTAAAAAAGTTCATGGTGATAAGTATGACTATTCAAAAGTAGAATATAAACGTTCAAATCAAGATGTATGTATTATTTGTCCTATTCATGGCGAATTTTGGCAAACGCCAAATAAACATTTAGGTGGTGAAGGCTGTAAAGAATGCGGAAAAATTACTACTGCTAACAAACGTTGTTTAAAAACAGAAGATTTCATCGCCAAAGCCACTAAAGTTCACAACATGAAATACATCTATAATAAAACTGATTTAAATTCTCGTGATGAAAAAGGTAGGATAATAATCACTTGTCCAATTCACGGAGATTTTTGGCAAACTCCGCACAACCACTTGTGTGGCAAGGGCTGTAAGGAATGTGGCATAAAAGAAAGGTCAAATAAAAAGAAATTATCACAAGAAACGATTATGAGTCGTTTTATTGAAAAATATGGTGATAAGTATGATTATTCAAAAGTGGTATATAAGAAAATGCATTCTGATGTAATAATTACTTGCCCAAAACACGGAGATTTTACTTGTACGCCAGCGAATCACTTAGGTAGTAAAGGATGTCCAAAATGTAAAATGAGCCATGCTGAATGCAATGTTGAAAAAGCATTAATAGACAATAATATTGAATATAGATATGATGCTAGAAGAAAAACTTTACCTTGGTTAGAAGAACTAACATTAGATTTTTATTTGCCACAATACAAAATTGCCATAGAATGTCAAGGTGGGCAACATTTTTATTCTGTGGATTATTTCGGTGGAGAAGATAAACTCAAATATCGCATTGGTTTGGACGAAAAGAAAAGAAAACTTTGTGAAGACAATGGAGTTAAAATATTGTATTATAGCGAAGAAAAAATAGATTTTCCATATGAGAACACTACAAATGTTGATGAGTTAATAAGTAAAATTAAGTTATATGATAGATAAAAAATACGTAGATGCATGTATTGGGAATTTCAATATGCGCCTTGAACAGACTAAAGAAGAAGTACGAAGGGATGGTGAGGATAAAGGCAGCTTTGATTATGCCATTGCCAATCTTCGCAACTCTAGGGAGTGTATTGATGCTTTGCAAGGGATTGTAAACCAAATGAAACAAGAGGAACATGACCTTACCCAAGACGTATATAACAAGTTTAAGGAGAAAGGTTATAAAAGCACAATTAGATTTACTTGAGGTATGGTAAAATACGTATTACAAGTCTATGTTGATACAGATAGGTTGCTTAATGAGACTTGGAAGGAAGGAGAAAATAGATGGGCAAAGGTTGGCTCAAAAAAGTTCAAGCAGATAAAAGGTTGGGACGGTAAATCTCCGTTATACGCATGTGGTGAACGTTTTAGCACAAGATTAACTAATAACATAGCTAGTGCTAAAACATACAATAGACTTTGTGATTGTGAACATTATTCTTATAGTTGTTATTACCATCTTATAAAGTATAGAGGGTTTAAAGATTATCCAATTGTAGATGTTAAAATTTTGAAAGTTGAAATGCGTCCAGTTGTAGTTGCAACAATAGAAACCAAACAAGATTGGGGTAATAAATAAGTTAAGCTAACTATATACAAATAGACCAAAATAAATATGGGCAAGTCGAAATTTTTTGTTGAATTAGTTGATAGAGAGGGCACAACCTTATATTATAAGAGAGGGTTGGATAAGCAAGAAATAATTAATGGTGCTCTCATGACATACACAGAATATGAGCTTACTGAAAATATCAAGGAAGCTCGTGAATTCTATGATGAATATGATGCTAAGAATTGCCTTACCTTGATGAAGACGAATCGCCCAGCATGGATGGAGCAATTCAATGCTAGGGTGTATCGTATGATGGGTAATAAGGAATTCATTTCTGTCAATACGAGACCATTCGCTCATATTCTGAGAACAATCAAGGGCTATAAGCTAGCCAATGAAGCTGGCAAGAAAGCCATCATGGAAAAGCTTTTCTATAATGATGAATTATACAAGGCTTGTGAGTTTGCTTTGAACGAATTAAATAAACTGAAGTGATGAAGATACAGTCATTATCAATTGTAGTCCCCACACATGGTTGCATGAATCAGTGCAAGTTCTGTGTGAGTCGCATGCATAAAGAAGAATATAAAGACCTTATTTCTAGTGGCGATTATTTCCACAAGGAAAGTTATAAGAATCGCATGGCTTTTGCTAGGGATAATGGATGCAATACTGTTATGCTTACTGGACAAGGTGAACCACAACAGAATATGGCGTTCATTAGTGATTTTGCTAAGATGAATTCTGAATTGGCAATGCCATTTAGAAACATTGAGATTCAAACCACTGGTGCCAAAATTGATGAGTACACACTTAACTGTCTCCGTAATAATGGCATTACAACGATTAGTGTTTCAGTGTCTTGTTTGAATAATGATGAAATTAATACTGACATTATCAATGGTGGGCATACACGCATTAACTTGAAATGGCTTTGTTCAACTATTAAAGAATATGGGATGAATCTTCGTTTATCTCTTAATGTGACAAAGTGGATTTATCTTTACGAAGAACCAAAGGGAGAATATGAACCGATATTTGAATATTGCAGTAATGTATTGGGTGCTGACCAAATAACATTTCGTAAGATGTATACTGATGGTAGTGCTACACCTCAGACAAAGTGGATTGATGAAAATAACGTCAAGACAACATCATATTTTGGTGGACTTAATGACTATATTCTCAAAAATGGTCGTTATCTAGATACATTGGAATATGGTAGCAAACGTTATTCAGTAATGGGTATGTCAACTGTTATTGATGAGGATTGTATGGCTAAGAGCGAAGAAAAACAGAGTTGGAAATATCTCATTCTTCGACCAAATTGCAAGCTGTATACACAGTGGGATGATAAAGGTAGTTTATTGTTCTGAGTATGGAAAAGATATATGTACTAATTGAACGTGCCATTGGTGAACATCAAGGTTTCAAAGGTCAAGAATGTGTTCTATTGGTAATAAGAAAGGAATCTTTAAATGCCAAGGAAACTAGGGAAGCTATTAGGGATGCCATTGAAAGAAACTTGGGTTATTTTGGTGGCGATGCCTCAATCAAACTTGAAGAGGGTATCTCTCAGTTGATTGGAGAAGAGAAGAAGTTCAAGACATTTGATGATGACTATTTATTTTATTTAAGGGAAACAGATTTATGTTAGATATTAAAGGACAGTATTGTAAGGACGTAAAGGTCTTTACTGACAATGTGGAGGAGACTGCATTGTCAACAATATATAGGATTGCTGATTGTAGGGCATTTAAGGATAGAAAGATTCGTATCATGCCTGATTGTCACGATGGTAAGGGCATTGTGATTGGATTCTCATGTCCAGTTAACATTGAGACAGACCACGTTAATCCTGAGCACGTAGGTTGTGACATCGGTTGTACAATCTCTGCCACTTTCTTCGACAAGCCTATTGTTGAGGATAAGATGAAGGAGTTTGAACACAAGATTCGCAAGGATATTCCATTTGGATTCACTATCAATGACAAGTCCAAGATTGATTGGAAGCGAATTGCAAAGGCTATTAACTCAGCTATGGATAGATTGGTTTCACTTTATCCTAAGTTTGTGGACTATACAATCTATTTCAACTCAGAAATGGATTTAGAGAATTGGTGTAAGCATGTACACATTCCTTATGGTGATTTCATGAAGTCTATTGGCTCTGTGGGTGGTGGTAATCACTTTGTGGAGTACGATGTTAATGATGACCTTGGTAAGTACTGCATGTGCGTACACTGTGGCTCACGTAAGTTGGGCTTGGCTGTATTCAACTATTGGAATAAGATTGCCAAGAGCATGACTATTTCCAAGGAGGAAATGAAAGCGCTTGAGAATAGTGTTAAGACTAAGAACACAGACAGAACCAAGATGAAAGCAGAACTCGATGCTGCAAAGGAGGAGTATTTGTCAAAGAAAATTCCTGGATATTTGAGTGGTGAGCACCTTATGGGCTATCTTGTTGATGTGTTGATTGCACAAATGTATGCAAAGATTAACCACGAGGTTATCAATGAGCAGTTGATTGAGATATATCGTAAGATGTCAAATGGTGGTAAGCCAATTGATTTCATTTCGACTACTCACAACTACATCGACTATGACTTTAAGGCATTGATGGGTAAACCTCATATGATGATTCGTAAGGGTTCTATCCGTGCCTATGAGGGTGAGCGTGTAATCATCCCATTCAATATGAAGGATGGTATCTCAATCTGTGAGGGTAAGTCAAATGAGGATTGGAACTTCACAGCACCACACGGAGCTGGACGTTGTATGTCTCGTGACAAGGCTAACAAAACCTTGGATGTTGAGGAGTTCAAGAAGCAGATGGCAGATGCTGGTATCTATACCACCACTGCTGACGAGAAGACATTGGATGAGGCACCAGCTGCATATAAACCAATGGCTGAAATCGTGAAGTTGATTGAACCTACAGTTGACATCAAGTTCTTCATGAAGCCAAAGATGAATATCAAGGCAGCAGAGGATAAAAGAAGGTAAATAGAAAATGAGAGCTAATGGTACTAGCTCTCATTTATCATTGGATATATAACCTCTCTAACAAATCGTTTAAATCCAACATCTTTATAGTTCTTTTTATAATCCTTTGCAAGTTTGTATTTCTTACCGATAGATAATTTCTTTTTGAATTCTTTCCATTGATATACAGCACCTTTTATTGGGTACTCCCAGTTGGTTTCATTGTTCATAGCTTCAAGTTCAAATGGAATAAAGTTGTATGGCATATATAAGCCAACTATAAACAAAGGAAAATTAAGAATCCAATACCATAAATATAATGTATAAAAGCAGAACCATGAGTCATGTGTACTTTCAGCTTGTTTTACATGAGTCATTTCATGTGATTCGAAATTACTAGATATTTTATCCTCGAAATTAATTAGTTGAATATCACTTTTCTCTTTGCAATATGCAATTCCCTTCCATGTTAAAGCCCTAAATCCAGGTAGTAGGAATAATGCTTTTTTGGCTTTTAAAATTTGGATTTTACTTGGTTTCATAATTTTTTTTAATAAATATTTGGATTTTACAAAATTTAACTATATCTTTGCAATGTCAAATTGATTTTAACATGACGAAGGAAGGGTTAATAGAGTTATTAAAGAAGAACAAATTATCAGATTCTAAGAAAATTTCAGCAGCAGCCTTGGCAAATATAATTAAGTTTGCAGCCGTTAATTTGAGGATGGATGATAAAACATTAGATTACTATTATGATATTAGCATTGATGAGCTATTAGGTTCTGAAATGCCTGATGAGGAATATAATGTTATGAAAGAGCAAGGTTGGACAATAAATGAGAATTACTTAAAAATATTAATTTAACAAATTCATATTATGTTATACGTAGAATTAATAGGAAGACTTGGAGCAGACGCTGAACTAAAGACTTCCGCAAAGGGAAACCAATTTGTTTCCATGAGAGTCGCATCTAACGACTTCTTCAATGGCGAGAATGTTACGACATGGGTTAATGTTATGTGGTCTGGAGAACGTGCTGTTAAGATGCAAGAGCACATGAAGAAGGGTAGTGCCGTTTCTATACATGGTACATTAAGAACTTCCCTCTTCACAAACAAGAATGGAGAACAATCAATTTCTACTGATTTATTTGCTGATAGAGTTGATTTTGTGAACTTGGGCAAGAGTGGTGACACTCAGACAAATGAGGCTGTCACAGATACTGGAACCCTTAAACCGAAAGCACAAGAAACATCTAGTGCAGCAGCATCTAAAGATGTAGACGATTTACCGTTCTAACTAATTAAAGCCACTCACGATAAATGGGTGGCTTTCTTTTTATAAAAATATGTGTAATAAAAAAAGATATGACAAAATAGGTGCAATGTTGGCACTAATCAAATGTATGCGTAGTCGCAATCGTTTTCATAATTGGAAACGACAAGAAAAACGTATATACTATTGTAAAGAATGTCATGCTTGGCATTTAACGCATTTGAATTAACATTAATTATAACTTAAAATTTTGGAAATAAAAAAATTATCTATATATTTGCACAAATTGATAAACATATTAATAACTTAAAATAGAATAATAATGGCAAAGAAAACAACAACAGCAACTATTGTTGATGCTGAAGTAACTGAGGTAAAGAGTCCAAAGACTAAGAGAGCTTCTCGCAAATCTCCAATACGTACAAGACGTGCGCTTGATGAAATTTCAGCAGAAGCAGAAGAAGAACTTATTAAGGGTACTGCGCTTAAACGTGTTGATGATAGCGGTGAGATTAACACATCGAATCTTACCCCAGCTCGTAAAGCCTATTATAAGGAGATTGCATCAGTTCTTAATGAGAAAGAAATGTCAACCATCACTAGTTATGGCTCAGACCTTCAGAGAGCAATGAGTTCATATTCAAGTGATTTCCTTAAGCAGTCATTCGACTCCAAGGCTGGCATTGAATCTGCTCAGTTGATTTCAAATCTTTTGGGTGAGTTACATGAGGTTGACATTAATGACCTTGAAGCACCTAGTGCAGTAAAGAGATTCTTGAGACGAATTCCTGGACTTAGGAAACTTGTTGTATCTGTAGAGCAGATTAAGGCGAAGTACAATACTATTGAAAAGAATATTGATGGTATTGTTAAGAAGCTTGAGGCGACACGTCAGATTGCCATTAGAGACAATAATCTTTTGCAGAAGCAGTTTGAGAATAACTGTGATTATGTAGACCAATTGGAAGACCTTATCGTTGCTGGTAAGATGAAGTCTGAGGAACTTGGTGAACTTATCGAGAACATGAAATCACATTCAAGTGACTATGAGGAATATCAGATTAGTGATATTGACGAATATAAGAATGCTCTTGATAAGCGACTCACTGACCTTATCGCCCTTCGTTATGCGTTTAAGCAGTCATTGACTCAGATTCGTATTATTCAGCGTACAAACATCATGCATGCTAACAACACTGAGTCTCAGATTGCTATGACAATTCCTCTTTGGAAGAATCAGTTGTCATTAGCTGTGGCATTGTATGACCAGAAGCAAGCCATTGAGATTGGTACAAAGGTAACTGATACCACCAATGAGTTGTTCCGCAAGAACGCTGAAATGATGAAGGTTCAAGCTATCGAGGTTGCAAAGCAGAGTCAGCGTATGGTTCTTGATGTGGAGACTCTTCGTAAGTCAACACAAGAGCTTGTTGCTACCGTAGAGGGTGTACAAAAGGCTCAGAAGGAAGGCGCTGAAAGACGTGCAGCAGCCGAGGCTGAAATTGCAAAACTTGAAAAAGAAATGCACATGAAAGCTATTGGCGTTGCTGAATCAACACAGAAAGTTATCTCAAGTGAGCTTCGTGGGAAGAGAGACCAGAAGATGCTTGAGGAATAATGGACAAACTTTGGATTGTAACAACATGCGAAAATCATGAATATAAACAAGTTCCAATCGTCCTAGGTGACGATTGGCTTGTTTCTGAGACATATGTTATGGATGGTTATGTACATCTTAAGAATGTTTCAGATGGAACAGAGATAAAAGTAAGATTATCTGATTTAGTTGATAACCCTATGGGAAAAATGATGAAGCCTATAACGTATACGAAATTATCGAATACACTAATTAACGGTATCTCCGAAATGGTAGATGCCGACTTTATTCATACAACAAAAAAAGTGAACGATTATTCAAATGCATCAAGGAATAATGGATATGTTGAAAACCTATTCTATCAGCCAAAGGATATGTTTGAAGCAGTTGATTTTACTAACATGGGTATTGTCAATGAACCAGAGAACAATGTTCCAAAGTTCGTAAAGGGAGAAAAATATGCCTTAAGTGGCGTATCTTGTGAAGGATTTGAAATGCCTGAGAAAATATATGAACTTGTGGGCGTACATGATGAATATGATGGTATTAATATCAATTCTGTAATCGTTAAACAAGTTGGTGGATACCAAGATAAAATATTCACTCTTTCTAAGCATGATTGCGAATGCATGGGAATTGAATATGAGAATGGTTTACAACTGTTTCCAAAACATCTTAACTGGAAAAGAGTCAAAGAAATCATACCATTCGACAAGAATAATTTAGGTACGACCCCAACAAGTGAAATTGATAATACAATCAGATATGTGGTGTTGAAGCTGAATGGTTTCAAAGATTATTCTGACGGATATGTGGTAACGCCAAGTGGTAAGCTGATTAAGGAGGAAAGATTTATTAAATCCTTGAGGGTTATAAGCGATGAACCTATAGTATATGAGCAGCCAAGTGGTGAAAGTAAGAATGGAGTTATATTCCCTTCTAATACTAGATTGGATGTTCAGATTGCTTACCCAAGTGGATTAAACTATAATCATGGCAATTTCATTTCAGAAGAAGATACTGTTTATGTTCTCATCAAACTCGTGAAAGAGGTTAATGACCCAACAGCAATTGATGGGAAAAGTGGTGTTGAAAAACCTTATCTAGATGGTTTTAACCCTAATGACCATTTTAAGATTGCTTGGGATGAATTAGGGGCTTATACTATCGAAGAGTATGAGGCAGAGAAAGCTAGAAAAGAAAAGGCTAGAAAAGAGAGAATTGAGAGGGAAGAAAAAGAGAGGCAAAGAAGAATAGCTGAGGAAGAAAAGAGAGTTAGGGAAAAGAGAAAGTTAGTGGAGCAAGCTGTGGATAGAATGAAAGACTACAACATTAAAACTCCAAGTTTCCCAAAAATGCCAAATATTAAAATGGAAGGATTAAGCTCTCTTAATCTCTATATGGATAGTCTTGATGTATATTTTGATACACTAGATTCTTCTCTGAAGACACTTTCTAAGGACTTGAGTGGTATTTCTAAAATTATAGGTGTTGACCTTAACGATGGTATTAAAACAAATAGTTCAATATTTGATATGCTTAAACTTTAAAATAAAATAAATAAAATGGCAATTGTAAATTTTCCAAAAGAAATTAATGGTGTAAGAGTTGTACAGAGTACTGAAGAGGTTGTAGAAGCCTTGGCAAAAGGAGAAACTGTATGCCGCTATGAATGGGGAGATTCTATGACACCAGTGTTGAAGAATGGTGAGTATGCAAATCTTACGCCTATTAAGGATATTAATGAGGTACAGAGGGGTGACGCAGTGTTCTGTAAGATGCCAGAGGGTTATTACATGACCCATATGGTATGGGAAATCTCTCGCTGTGGTCACAATGGAAGACCTTGGTTTAAGATTGGTAGTACTGGAACTTCAATCTATGGTTGGACACAAGATATTCTTGCTATTGCAACTGGAACTGACCATTATCAGAAATTCACAAGAGAATATCGCAAAATGCTTAAAGGAAGTATTTGGAATCATTAAAAAACGTTAATTTATAGCGAAAAATTTGGTTTTCTCAAATATTTTTCATATATTTGCAATATAAAACTTGAATTTTTTTAATTAAATACTATATTTATAATAAACAACAAAAATAGAGAATAATATTATGATTACATTTAGTCTACATATAGAAGAGCAGCCTCGTGGTCTTGGATATGGTTATCCAAGATATGAAGGTGTGTCCATATTCTAATGTAGATTTACGTCATTTTATTATTATCATAAACCGAAGTTTCATAGTGTTTATTAAAGATATAATAGGTGGGTAGTCTACGGATTATCCACCTTAAATTGTTTAAAGTTGTTAAAAGTTTGATAAAAATTTGGTTATCTCGATTTTTTTTCATATCTTTGCATCGCTGAAGGGTTAAAACACTGATGGTTCAACAACAAGGCGAACAGTGTTTGAGATAAATAGCATAAAAAATTCAGTGATTACATGGTCGTTCAAATGTTAGGACAAAGCACTTAATACGTGTGGAAGAATGTAGGTACAAACTACCCACCTTCAATTTTTAAATACGGCCCTATCCTCTAACTGGCTAGGAGGTCTGCCTCTCACGCAGAGAATGGGAGTTCGAGTCTCCCTAGGGCTACAAAAAGATGTTAGAAAAGGTGTAGTTCGAAATGCACCGAAGTATATTAAATGTGGAAAGTCGTACCCTTCCAAGCAGACGTGTTTTCCACGCCTCGTTTGGGCTAAAGTGGGCGAGAGATTCACGCCTCCAACACAGCATCTTTCTTTAATGGCGCATTCGTCTAGTGGCAGGACACCACACTTTCGATGTGAGAACAGGGGTTCGATTCCCCTATGCGCTACTAGTGGGAACACACAGCAAGTATTTCTATTAACAAGTAATTAATTTTGGGTTTTAAGAGTACGGTTAAAAAATGTTCCCTTATAACATAGTTGAAACTGCATTGATTGACTAAATTGCCCCACGTCATGATGAGGTGGTGAGAATAGGTAAGGATGCTGCCATGATATGTTACTAGCTAGAGTTTCAACTTACATTGGGGTTTAGTATAACGGTAGTACGCAAGATTCTGGTCCTTGGTCTGTGGGGGTTCGATTCCCTCAATCCCAACAATTACACGTTACCAAAGGAATGGTTACGAAATGGGAATATTTTTCTAGAGTATATTCTCTCATAACTGGGACAAATGGGAACGCAGGTCAGTGAAATAAGGGGAATAGAAAGAGAAGACACTGACAACCTCTACCATAAACGTAATGGTTCTTAAACGAGTAGAATCGCCCTTATTAGATACGGTTCGGAAGGTATTGATGTAGTTGCAAATGCATTGGTACAATTACTTCCTTCGATGGGTTCGAATCCCTCACGTGTAACATGGAGCTTACTAGTCCCTTAGAGTCGCCAAGCGTCACTAAAACTATGTAAGCCTTGTCGGAGAGCAAGTCTTTTTGAGACGTACAATTTTGATACCTAGGGCTGAATGGTAAGTGAGAGATTGTATTATGGCAATAACAGCATATTGGCTTACTTGATTAGATACTGCTCTCCTTTTTTAGACAATATATAGGATATGAGTATAGAGAAAAGTTTCGATGGTGCTTTCAAACGAATGAGAGACCGCAATTGGGAGAAGATATATGTGTTGGTAGATATACACGACACCATATTAAAAGCTTGCTACAATGACGAGGAAACGCATCAGTGGTTTCCATATGCTAAAGAGGCTTTGGACATCATGAGTCATGCGCAGCAAATATCGCTCATTCTCTGGACATCAACCTATGATGACATCATCGCTGACTATCTCAAGCACTTTAAGGAGAATGGCATCACATTCGACATGGTGAACATAAACCATGAGACAAAGAACACAGATTTGTCTTGTTTCGATGAAAAGACCTATTTCAATGTGGGTATCGATGCAGAAACAGATTGGGAAATATTGTATAACTACCTTGTTGAAGGAATTAGACTTGGTAAATTTAAGTAATATGACTAGTAGTGACTTTGAAATAGCAAATACAAGAATTCATAGTATACTGACAGAGATTGATTTACATGAGAATAAAATTGTAGAGCTTAAACATGAATTAGAAGATATTAATAATTTCTTAAAAAAATAAAGCATACACAGCTCACCACTGTGGTCAATTCGAAAGGATTGTGGTTGAGAAACCTATGCTTTTAAATTGTGGAGTTGGGGAGTAGACAAACCCAAGGGTCTGTAAAACCCTCGCCATTTGGCTTCGTAAGTGCAAATCTTACCTCCACAACAAAATAAATCTAGGTGTAACTGGTAATAGGTTTCCAACTGCATTTGGAATGCAGGCGTAATGCATGGGGGTTCGAGTCCCTTCGCCTAGACAAAGGAATCTTGCAGCAATAGGTATAAGCATCAGGCATGTAGCTCAATGGTTAGAGCCTTGGATTTTACCAAGAGATTAGGGTTCGACTCCCTACGTATCTTTGTTTAAAGGATTCCGATTTTTAACATGGTGGTTGTAGCTCAGTTGGTAGAGTACCAGATTGTGGCTCTGAGGGTCATGGGTTCGAATCCCATCTTCCACCCAAAAAAAAGTTATCAAAAAATTTGGAATTTAATTTTTTTTTGTATATCTTTGCAAAGTATTTCATAGGCAACAAATACTAAAGGAAACATACAGCAAGTATTAATAGGTTATAGCATTAAACTGATAATTTAAGGGTCGTTGGTTCGAGTCCAACCCTCCCCACAAAAAATTAAACTTGGGGAGGTAGCTAAGATGGATAAATGTTTCCGAAAATAGGGGAGTAACTGGTAATCGGTTTCCAACTGCATTTGGGGTGCAGGCCTTAGTCGGCATGCGGGTTCGAGTCCCGTTTCCCCTACAAGTTGATGTAAATCAATAAATTACATAAATAGTATAGAGTGTTTTGAATTTTGGTTGATTTTTATGAAAGTTCGGCTATATATTATATAGAAATGTATAATTATATGGATGAATTAATAAGTAAAATCAGGAAAATGAAATTTGAACAAGGGTGTTCAAATTCTGATATTTCACTTGCGCTAGGTGTAACAATGGAGAAAATAAAAAGGGTTACTTGCAAGAGTTATGATGAAATACTCAAAAGAAAAGAAACAAAGGAAAAAGCAGAGGAAGAGTTTGTCGAATTAGTCAAAAAATATCTTCCACTTTCAAACTCGTTAAATCATTTGTGTAATAACTTAGGTTTAAGAGGTGTGGATGGCTATTATAAGAAGTTAAAAAGAATAATAAAAGAATATAACTTGTCAACAGAGCATTTTGGTAGTATTAAGCTATCTAATAATGGCGGTAGTAGAAATATGTACACTGCAATGTCTGATGACGAATTCTTTGTAGAAAATTCTAATCGTTATGGAGCATCGATTATCAAAAGACTAGTAGATGGTGGCTATAAGGAATATAAATGCGAGGGAGAAAATTGTGGAATTAACGAATGGAATGGAAAGCCATTAAGATTGCAAGTTCATCATATAAATGGAGACCATCACGATAATAGAATAGAAAATTTACAACTATTATGTCCTAATTGCCATACACAAACAGATACTTATGCAAGAAACAATATTGCTAAAACAAATAGTTTTAAAATTACAGATAGGGTTAACGAAATATTAACTGGTTCTGAAAGTTCTTTTAAACCAAAAGATATTGAAGAAATAAAAAAGGAAATATTACCGCCAAAAGAAAAAAAATATTGTCAAAACTGTGGTAAAGAAATAAAAGGTGATGGTGAAAAATATTGTTCTCCAGAATGTGCTGAAAAAGCTAGGAGAAAATTTGAAGTCACATCAGAGCAACTTATAAAGGATTTTAAAGAAATTAAGTCGTTTACTGGTGTTGGAAAAAAATACAATGTTAGTGATAATGCGATAAAAAGAAGAACCAAAAAACTTGGAATATATGATGAAATAAGGCAATTCATCACTCCAAGGTAAAGACATTTGATGTTATGGGTGAATATAGGAAAATCACAAAGGAAGACATTAATTTTCCAAAATATTGTCTCTTTTTCATAAAAAAAATACAAGAGGCTATCGATAAGTCAAAAAATGACTTGAGTTATGTGGAATTCTTAAAGGTAGAAGTTGAGACAACTTATCCATATTGTTCTGATGCCTTTGATTTGATAGCAAAGACATTTACTAGGAAGGGTCTTGAATTGAGAACTCCAACGTTTAAGATGGATAAGGTAGATGGAATACCACATTATCTATACAAGTGGGGCGTAAGGAAGGAGGTTGATTACGATGACCTCCCTTTTGACTATGATGATTGGTAAAGAAATAATATACTTGGGAACTCACAGCAAGTTTAAAATGGATAATTTTTTATTTGACCAAAATGAAAATAGATAGTTCGAGCCTATCAAAGTTATAGTTCCCTTTTAATTGAATAACATTTATAATAATAAAATAGTGATTTTTTAAGAAAAAAAGTTATGAAGAAAATTCTTTTAATGTTGGCACTGCTTAGTGCCGTAGTGAGTGCGAATGCACAGATTGCAACTGAGAATAGCAATGCTTTGGATAACATTAGCTTTGGAGTGACAGCAGGTGTTTCTACACCGCTTGATTTCAACTCAATGTTTCCACTTAACACAAACGTTGGTTTGAAACTTCAGAAGGATTTCACACCTTATTTTGGTTTGCAAGTTGAGGGCGTTGCTTTCCTTAACGACAACCATTTCAGTGACCTCAAAACCGCAGTAAAGGCTACTAATGTAGGCGTGAATGGTGTTTTCAACCTTTCTAATATCTTTGGTGGATATAGAGGTACTCCACGTGTATTCGAGGTTAGTACTGTGACTGGTATTGGTTGGCTACATACATGGGACACACCAAACAACTTCTTGACAGCGAAGACTGGTCTTGACTTGGCTTTCAACCTTGGCAAGAAAAAGGCAAGTTCGATTGTAATTACTCCAGCAGTATATTGGAATCTGAACAAGTTCGGTAATATCTACTTTGATAAGCGTGGTTCACAGCTTGCTATCAATGTATCGTACATTTACCACTTCAAGACAAGCAATGGAACACATCACTTTAAGACTTATGACATTGGTGCAATGATTGGTGAGATTGACCGTTTGAATGGTGCATTGTCAGAGTGTGAGAGTAGAGAGTCAAAGGTGATTGAGAAGATTGTTGAGGTTCCAGTTACAAATGCTGAGACAGCAACAGTCGTAACTGATAACGGTGAAAAATGGGTTGTATCATTTGCAAACGCAAGTGCAAGTCTTACTGACGAAGCTAAGTTCGTTCTCAATGGTGTTGGTGAGGATGCTATCGTGGATATCGTAGCAACTGCATCACCAAGTGGTACAAAGGCTTTCAATCAGAAGCTTTCTGAGAAGCGTGCCGAGGCTGTTGCAAACTACTTAACCAATCGTGGTGTTAAAGTAAATAGCGCAATCGGTAAGGGCGTAGATGCTACAGCTGGTAAAACTGCTGTTGTCACAACAGCACAGTAATTTAGCCAAGTGGCGTTAGGAGAATAAGACTATGCTTTGACGGTGGACATGCAAAAAAACCGTAAGTTTATCAGTTATCAATTTGTCTACATTCTCCTTTTCTTCAGATAACTAGATAAACGGTTGCTGCGAAAGGTAAACAGCTCACGAACTAATACCAAACTAGATATTGAGTTAATATCACTAAGTTAGTTCACCATTGTGGGATTAGTGTAGCTGGAGGGGCACGGCAGACTTCCACTCTGCAAGCATCCGAGGGTTCGATTCCCTTATCCCACTCAAAATAAAAAAAAAATGTTAGTTCGACTTGATATTTTCGCACATTTCATTATATTTATATATAGGTAATGTATATAAATTATGAAAAAAGAAGATTTAAGGAAAACTATAAATAAAAGCATTGGAGAACAAAAAAAAATAATTGAAAGTACTAATTCTATTAGTTATGCTGCAAGAGAAATTTTAGGCACAGATAGCACACTTGCTAGAACTATAATTAAAGAAATATGTGAAGAACAAGGTTGGGATATACCAACTTGGTATAATAGGGTTAGATATTGTTTACATTGTGGAAAACCAATCATAGGTGGGGATAGTAAAAAGAAATTTTGTAATAGTTCTTGTGCAGCATCATATAATAATAAGTTAAGAAGTACAAAAAAACACTATTGTATTAATTGTGGTAAAGAAATAAAACGAGGTAAATTTTGTAACAATACTTGTTGTGCAGAATATAATGCAAAACAATATATTGAACGTTGGAAAAATGGGGAGGAAAATGGGTTGAGTGGCAAATATGGAATTTCGCAATATGTTAGACATTATATTTTTGAGAAAAATGATAATAAATGCGAGGTTTGTGGGAAAAGCTATATAAACCCATATACTGGATTATCTGTACTTCAGATTCATCACAAAGATGGAGATTGTACAAATAATAAGGAAGAGAATCTTCAACTATTATGCCCAACGCATCATGCAATGACAGAAAACTTTGGAAGTAGAAATCCAAATGCAACTAGAAAGGATAATAGAATGAGATATTAAATGACGGTGTAGCACAGTGGCTAGTGCGTCTGCTTGCCATGCAGAGGACGCCAGTTCGATTCTGGTCATCGTCTCACAAACAGTTGTTAAACTGAGGAGTTGCACCATGCCGTGTTAAAAGGTAATATTGGTTCGAATCCAATACACGGCTCAAATAAGAATTACATGAAAAGTTGGCGTAGTAAGCCATCTTCTAAAGAGTGGGCAGAAGCAATAGATAACTATTGTGAGTTGACATTGTAAACTCAATGGTCTGCCACCTATAATGGGGTAAAAGTCCACCCTAAGATAATAGGTGTTGGCAGTATGGCGAGGTTATGAACTCAGATTTCGGTAGGACACACGAGACTCCTTTGCCTTGAAAGGGACATCAAAGTAATTCTTTCATTAATTAAACTAAAATCTAACAATATGGAAAAATGTATGCGTTGTGGTCATGAACTTATCATTGGAGGTAATTTCATGCTCAGTGAAATCAACGGAGAAATTTTGGCAGAGGAGGATGATGCAATGGTAACAAATGCATCTTGTCCTTATTGCGGAGCAAGGTATGAACTATACGACACACCACAATCTGAAAAAAAGAATTATCCATATTGGAGAGACAACAATTTGGAGGCTTAGTTCAGTAGGTTAGAGCACCAAGCTTATACCTTGGGAGTCGGTGGTTCAAGTCCATCAGCCTCTACTGCAAGGAAACATCCAGCAAATAAAGAGTTATTATTGTAAATTGCTACCGTAACGGTTTGTGGGTTCGACTCCCACACGTCTATCTTAACGAGGGCGTTGGTGAAATTGGTAAACACGGCTATTGGAGAATAAAATGTTTCCGTCTTTTTATATTATAGTATAGCTAGAAGCAAATAAAAAATAAAATAACTGTTAAACGGAAAGTTGAAAAGGTTTCCCTACACAATAGGTAAAGAAGTTATTCACCTTTACTGAGGGATTATACGCAAAGAGAAAACACCTCGACACACTCTCCTACAATAAAATTGGAAGACACGAACCGTAACCGTATACCCAGATGTATACGCATCCGACTTTCCTTGTGAAAGTGGCAAAAGCTTGAATCGAAAATGCAACCGTTGTGTGCTTTGGAGCTTGATACCGAATCAAAAATAAGCAGTGTATGATTCTATGACTTAATTTCGCTTAACAGTAACTTGCGCCTATGGGGGAATAAGTAGACCCGTATGTCTTAGGAACATATGTTGAAATACACGTATCAGTGCAAGTCTGATTAGGCGCACAAAAAAAGGTGCTACGACAGACTGTGGAAGCCAATTTGATAGTGGCGAGTTCGTAGAACGCTGTAGTTAAATGGAATTTGATAAACAGCCTTTTTATTAATAATTCTTAAAAAATTTGGTTATTCCAAATATTTTTCGTATATTTGCACAGTAATTGAAAATGTTATGGGTAGAATACTTTTTATATTGTTCGTAGCTTTTATCATGACACTTGTTGTTGTAGTTATCAATAACTACCTCAATAAGAGAAATGGTAATACGATGTCAAGGGAAGAGAAAAGAAAGTCTTTCAATGATGACATTGAGGCTGTAGCCAAGGAAATTAAAATGAGAAGAGAAGTATGATTTTATGTTATATAATTGGTGGTCTCATTCTTGGTGGTTTTATAGTATCACTACTATTCTCCTACGAGATTAGACACGCAATAACAATTCTAGACACAGAGCCTTTCCTTAAAGGTGATTATGCGGAAGAAGAACCATATGTTAAGTATCATAATGTTTATTGCAAGAACTGTAAATTCTTCGATGGGACAGCAACATGCCTACATGAACATAGTTTCGGTATCTTGAGCAATCATAATACAATTATATGCAAAACAGATGGGTTCTTTGAACCAAAATAAAACTTAATGGTGGGGTAGCTCAGTTGGATAGAGCAAAAAAAAATGTACGAAAAGTCGTAACTTTCAAAAACTCATAATATTTATATACAAATGTACGAATATTATGAAATGGATAAATAAAAAAAATGAGTTAGAGCGTTTAATTAATATAGAGCATATTTCTTACGAAGAAATAGGTAGACGTTATGGTGTAAGTGGTCAAGCAGTAAAAAAAGCTGCTCAAAGGTTAGGAGTTGTAATTCCGCAAAGAAGAGAAATTAATCCAAATGAACATTTTAATAAAGGAACAGCAGAAACTACAAAATGTGTTGAATGTGGTCGTGAATTTATAAAATATAAAAGTCATTATGGCAATTTTTGTTCAACAGAATGTGCAAGTAAATATAAACATAAAAAAGCCTATAAAGATTTCTTGGAAAATAATGAGAAATATTGTAGGGCTAATTACACACCAAAAGCATTTAAAAAAGAAATATTAGAAGAACAAGGTGGCATTTGTCCATTGTGTAAAGGTAAACCATTTCATAATGGAAAACCATTGGTCTTTATATTAGACCATATTGATGGTAATGCTGCTAATAACAAAAGAGAAAATCTTAGAATGATTTGTCCAAATTGTGATAGCCAATTGCCAACTTACAAATCAAAAAATAAAAATGGAGCGAGAAGTTATTATCGCTATCACAAATATGATGAAAACACTAAGATAGGCAAATAAGATGCTCCCATAGCTCAGTAGATAGTAGCAACTGCCTTCTAAGCAGTAGGTCGTAGGTGCAATTCCTACTGGGAGTACGAATGCGGTTCGAGTCCGCTTCAGTGACCGAGATTAGGTAAATTCAACAAAGCAGTGTTCGATTCTTGCTTATCTCCACACTATGAGTTTCCAATGTTAACTCGTGGGGATTATGGTTAAGTTGAGGTCAAAAAACGGTGTATCTAGGATGCCCAGTTGCGCCTAGCTGCATCAGTAGGAACGTACAGCAATCATTTACTTATTTTAAAACATTGTATTAGATTCGTAAATGAAGATAAGCGAAGCACTAAATCATAATTGCGAGGCACTTATCTATGCTCTTAGGGGCGAATGTCTAGTCATGACAGTAAATTGACCGTTCCTTTTTATTTGAAGCAATTGACACTAAATATAATGGAAGCGTACAGCATGTACTTAATCATCTTATTACTAACTTAAAAGGTTTCCAATTAAACACTTGCAAGGGCAACCAGTAAGCGTACCTTTTATAAAAATTAGGCAAAGGGCTAAGTACCACATGGTTAGCTGTGAAGACAGTAGCAGTGTACATGATTAAAGGGAAAAATAGTCATAATAAACCTACGCTTCCTTTAAAACCATTCACGGCAAGCAGGAGTGCAGAATAGGTGGGAGGCTACGAAAGATATGACAAATGCGCAAGCTTTATCTTGAGCCATCAGTGAGATACCACTCTCCTCATACCGTGAAATGCACCCATAGCTCAATGGATTAGAGCACTTGTCTACGAAGCAGGGGGTTGTAGGTTCGAGTCCTACTGGGTGTACATACTTTTTTTAAGGAGAATGTTATGATAATAGAGATAAATAAGAAACTTATTCTAAATGTATTTGAACAATGTTTAGTTGTAAAAGATGGTAAGTTGTTCAATACAAATACTAACGAGTACGAAGCCATTGAGGGTGATAAAGTTAAGTTTTGTTTCACCAATTATTTCGGAGTAGATTGTTGGGTTAGTGGAACAGTCGATGGATATACTTGTAATAGAAGAATCAAGTTAAGGGGTATCCATGATTTATATGCAATTAAATATGGTACTAAGAAAACCATCAAGCATTTATCTGTAATAACAGACAGCGATTGCGAAGATGATGAAGCAGATGCTTATGAGGAAATGATGAAAGCTGAATGGGAAGCTGCTTTAAGTGAATGAAAAAAAGTTCTCAAAAAATTTGGAATTCTCAAAAATTATCTATATCTTTGCAATGTTATAAGGTAATAATGAAGTAAGAAATTAAGAAAAATACAAAAAAAATTCGTCAAAAACGAAACTTTTTAAAATTAAGTATATAATTATAGAAAAAAATCAATACATTTTATATTATGATTACAGTAGTTAAAAATATCGTCAAAGCCAATGCTAGTTCATTTACATCAAGTAAGTGGAATGATGCCATTGTATCTAATTTTGATACTATGGGGAGGCAACAGCTATGCGGTTATACTGAGATATAAGATGTAAGATATTAGGCACTTACTTCACTATATATTTCCCAAGCTGTTGAAGAACTCCAAGAAAGTCTTTAGCAGCTTTTTTTGTGCTCTTTACTTTTTTTAACTTAAAAAATTTGGATAATAAAAAAAATTTTAGTATCTTTGCAAAAAATTGTGTTCGGAATGAAAGTAGTAGTATGTATAGAGAAGTTTGAAGGGCACGGTCTCACATTTAGAGAGGGGGAAACATACCTTGCTAACATGGTGAATCCAAACTATTGGGTTGTTGATTCAGTAGGTGTTAAGTCAGAGGACTTCATGCTTCATTTCGAGGTCGTAGAGGAGCTTGTAGAGGACAAGACTAGTGGAAGCACAGTTGAGGTAAATAAGAAGTTTGTAGAGGAAGAGAAGGACTTCAAGGAGTTTCTTAGGAACTTCGGTTTTAAGGATGAAGACACAGAAGAGAAAGAAGAAAAAGAGTCAATACTCGATAAAATAAGGGATTACATATTTGCGTAATCCATATGGGTAGGTAGCAAAGATGGTCAATGCACCAGACTGAAAATCTGGCAATGGTGGTTCGAGTCCACCCCTACCCACAAAGCCAACTTCATACAGATAATCAATCCCACTACGTAGTGCTCTAGAGAATATGGGAGATAAAACTGTTTGGACAAACACTACTAAGGTTGGCTTTATAATAGTGGCGTAGCTCAGTTGGTTAGAGTATTGGCCTGTCACGCCAAGGGTCGTGGGTTCGAACCCCATCGTCACTGCAAAAAAATAAAACTTGAATAGCCTCTGGGGATGCTAGGTGTGTCCGTCACTCTGTCACAGTGTTCAACCAGGTGGGTTCGAATCCCATAGGGGCTGCAAAGTTGGAACTATACAAAGATAATAGGAAGTTAATTAGATAGGTCTCGCAAACCTATTATTCGTGGGAAGTCGTTGTATTTGACGTTAACTTATTAATCCCCTGAACGGTCCAAACAGGAGGGGTTTATCTGAGTATTACTTGCAAGAGTTTCAACTTTATATGTGGGAGTAGCTGAGAGGTTTAGCGGTAGGTTGAAGCCCTACAGACGGTGGTTCGATTCCATCTTCTCACACAAAGATTAGATTCAGAGTGGGGCATTAGATACACTACATTGGGTAATCTATATAAGTCCGCATCTGTGAGTTGCAACATCTAGTCTTTACCAAATGGATGGGTATGCAAGTGGTTGAAGCAACTAGTATTACAAACTAGCATTCCACACGTAGGTTCGAATCCTACCCCATCTACTAAAAAAAAATTGGTTCGAATACTTGATTTTTTCGAACTTTTCCTTATATTTATAATAAAGAAAGTTTGAATTATGAAAGTAGATTGGATTAATGAAAAAGAGACTCTTGAGAAACTTATAAAAGAAGGAGTACCATATGAGCGTATTGGAAGACATTATGATGTGTCTGGAACTGCTGTTAAAAAAGCAGCAAAAAAATTGGGTATTGAACTTGAGCAGAAGCGAAAGATAAATCCTAATGAACATTTTAACAAGGGTACAAGTAAAGTTTGTTACTGTCTGAATTGCGGTAAAGAATTAAGTGGTTCACAAGTTAAATATTGTTCGAATGAATGCCAAATGGAATATCAAAAAACAAAAAAAATAAACGAATGGAAAGAGCATCCAGAAAGATTTTCATCAGAAAATGGGTATTCATTTATTAGAAATTATCTGTTAGAGAAGTATAACTATAAATGTGAAAAATGCGGTTGGAATGAAGAAAATCCATACACTCATTCAATACCATTAGAGGTTCATCACATAGATGGCGATTGCACAAATAATAGAGAAGAAAATCTCCAGTTATTATGCCCTAACCATCATTCTTTGACAGAAAATTTTGGTAGTAGAAATAAAAATAATAGCAAAAGATATAAATTAATGGAATATAAAAGAAAATTACGTGAATAAATAATAATTGGGAGTTAGCTACAATGGTTAGAGCAGGGGCCTGTTAAGCCTCAGGTTGTGGGTTCGAGTCCCACACTCCCAGCATACGTTTGGATAGTCAAGAGGTCGAAGACAACAGACTGTTAATCTGTCGTGGCGTTGTCCCCATCGTAGGTTCGAATCCTACTCCAAACGCAATTAGGAGGCTGAGAGCACTGGAAAATAGTGTGCTATGCCATTGTTGAGGTGAGCATAGAAGATGGGTTCGATTCCCATAGCCCCCACTCCTAGACGTAGGGGATAAAAAGCCTAAAGATGTACATATAGGCTGTTGAGATTTTAAGTATTTTGCAGATACTATTTTAATCAACCGCTTGGGAGCTGATAGTCCTGCGATAGTGCGACTAAATATGGGCCATGTAGTGTAACGGCTAGCACTTCACATTTGCAATGTGACAGAGGGGTTCAAATCCCACATGTGTCCACTTAGAATTTTGGTGGGATACCCAAGTGGTTATAAGGGGGGAGACTTGAAATCTCTTAGTTCGGTTGAGATATATCGGAGCGTGGGTTCGAATCCTACTCCCACCGCAAGTTTAACTCATAAATTGAGAATAATGATAACATTTAGAGAAAGTTGTAAAACAATTTTTGCATATGAAAATGATGTTTATTTAGGGGCAATTGTTTTATCTGATGATATCGAATACGAGAGATATAAAGACAGATGCAATGGTGATAAACTATTAAAAATTGTTCGACTTGAAACATCTAATGAGTACACCAACAAAGGTATTGGAAGTGCTCTTATTCGTAAAGCAATAGAATTGTATCCAGAGCACAATATGTATTTGTTGTGCCATCCAATGCCAAGAGGAAATTGTGATGCAAAACATAAAACAGTTAGTGATTTGAAAAGATTCTATAGTAAATTTGGTTTTGTTTCTTGTGGGGAACTATTACCAACAATGATTAGAAAAGCTACAATATAATCGTTCTAGAAGGACACGCTAGGAATTAAACCACCTAGAGAAGTTATCGTAGGCAACGAGAGAGCTAGTATCATTCATCAAGGCTAGCTAGCTACAGTTGTACGAGATAGTGGAATGTAAGGAATCGATTTTATGGAGAGTTACCCAAGTTGGTGAAGGGGGCACATTGCTAACGTGCTAGGTCTGTAACAAGGCGCAGGGGTTCGAGTCCCTTACTCTCCGCTTTTATAGTATATTAATGTTATGAATGAAGCAATACCGTTTATATCAATATTCATCGTGATGTTTGGTTTAGCAATCACCATGAGAAAAAACAAGGGGGTAGCGTCAATAGGATGGGTAATCGTGGCTATCGGTGTAGCAATAAACATGATACATTGTTTTATCCTTGGAAAAATCATACTTGGTATTTTTAATATGATTTTCTCAATACTTGATGGTTTAGCGGCAGTTGCAACATATAAGGCATATAAAGAGAGTCTTCTCGAAAATAGGGAAAAGTTTTTAAACGAAATAATGAACTACAAGAAACAAACAATATGATAGTACATGATATAAAGTCAATCGTGAAAGGTATTGCACAGCTTCAGTATATCATGTCTGGAGGAATTGCAGTCTATCATATCACATCAGTTGATGATAAGAAATATCAACTTGAGATTGACCTTAGTGATAAGAAAGATGTTGGGGAAACAGCAGCCTTTAAGCCAACTGAAAAAGCAATCCTTCTTATGAGGTGGATTAGAAAGGCAAACGAGAATGATACATTAATTGAAATAAAATAAAAGAAATTTAAATAAGCATATGAGAATGGTTAAAGTCATAAAACGTAAAAAGCGAAAGTGACGCTCTATAAGTTTTCAACCACGTTGAGCTTAGAGCGTTATGGAAAGATACAAACAAATGCGCTTGTAGCTTAGTGGTAGAGCACGTGTCTCTTAAACATGGGGTCAAGGGTTCGAATCCCTTCAGGCGCACACTAATATCCGTATGTATCTTACATACAATTTGCGCCCATAGCTCAGTTGGTAGATGCACGAAACTTTTAATTTCGGGGTCGAGGGTTCGAGTCCCTCTGGGCGCACTGATTTTCTAACCTCCGTTAGTTCATCGGTGAGTGCTCGAAAGAGACGAGAACACTAGTCTTTTAAACTAGGTGTGGTTGGTTCGACTCCAACACGGAGGACAATTTTCATATGCTCCTATGGCAGAAGGGTTCATGCACTAGACTCTTAATCTGGCTATCAAGGTTCGAGTCCTTGTGGGAGTACGGAATTTATAAATGTTACGATAATGGGTAGATGTAAATGTAAAGTTTGTGGCAAAGAATTAGAATATTGTGGGGATAACTCGCCTATGCTTAAAGAAGATGTTTGGTACAAGATAGTTGGTTTCTATAACTTGGAAGAATACGAAAAAGAAGCTTCTAAACTATTTATGAAAGCTTACAAAAAATGGAGACGAGGAAGAAGCGAGTTCAATGATAAAGATGAGTATCATTTATATATTTGCACAGATTGTATGGAAAAAGCGTTGGGAAGAAAAATATTGAAATCTGAGTTAATAGGAGAAAATACCCCATTTAATGAAGGATTTGAAAAAAATTATTTTTAACTGTTATGATAATGGCTAATTGTGATAAAAACAATTGTAAATTAGAAGAAGGCTCTAACTCAAGGTGGTCAAAGGAAGAGATAGAGAAAACTTTGAAAGAGTATTGGTCACATGTTGACTATAAGGTCGGTGATTGGGTAGAGACTTGTAACTTCCTTCCAGGAATTGTACAGAAGATAAACATTCGTTTCAACGATGACCCAAAGTACAATTGTTTTGAAGATGATGTGTTGATATTCTATCCACATTATGCTTTCACTGAAAAGGAAGGATGGAAAGGTAAGTATTGTGGTGGTAGCTGTTGTTCAGTAACGCATTGTGGGGTACATAAAATAACTCCAGAATATGCTTGCAAGCTTATGTCACTTGGATATGACCGTCTTGAGAAACTTTGGGATAAGGCTATTAAGAGCGATAACACTGATAAGAAGTGGTCGGAATACGTAGAAGAATTATATGCGAAAGAGTTCCCAAAGGGATTTGAGTAGCATACTCATGCCTCGTTAGTTCAGTTGATAGAACGACTGATTTGTACTCAGTAGGTCGGGGGTTTGAATCCCTCACGAGGCTCGATGCTAGGAGAAGTCACATGGTAGATGTACAGACATAGTGCTATGTGGTGAAGAATCTAGAACAGAACATACTAGTCTGTAATAGTATGCCAAAGGTTCAATATCAGGGAAGGTTACTTTGGATTTTAATAGTGGGTACACACAGCAAGTATGAATTTACACTTCAAGCAGACTGTCAATTTGTGTAACGTGGGTTCGATTCCTAACGGTGTATAAAAAATGCACTTGTTTGTACAACATTTCAAAAGTTCGTGATATTTATATATAAATGTCGAACAAATGAAACAATATAAATATAATTATTTCTACAGGATAGAAAATTTAATTGATGGTAAATTTTATTACGGAATCCACAGTACTGACAATATTGAAGATGGATATATGGGTTCTGGGCATCGTTTAGTAGAAGCGATGAAAATTTTTGGGAAAAATAATTTCAAAAAAGAGATATTAAAAAATTTTGAAACACGTGAGAAGGCTTCGGAATATGAGGCATTAATGGTGACAGAAAATTTAGTTCACGATAGAAATTGTTATAACGTTAAATGTGGTGGCGATTATGGCACTACTAGTGGAACAATATTAGTAAAGGACAAAAACGGAAAATGGTCTAGAGTGTCGGTTGAAGATGAACGTTATAAAAGTGGCGAACTAAAGAATATAATGGCTAGTTTAATATCAGTGTATGATAAAAAAGATAACGGTTATAAGACAATAACACCAGACGAATTCCATAGCAATGGCGATAGATATATTGGGGTAACAAAAGGGAAAGTGGTTGTCAAGAATGACAAAGGTGAAATATTACTTGTTGATGTTGAAGATGAACGTTATAAACGTGGTGAATTAACTGTGGTGTGGAAAGGAAAAAAACATTCAGAAGAAACAAAGATGAAAATTTCTGAGACGCACAAAAGAAACCATCACCAACAAGGCGTAAGTAATTCACAATATGGAACGTGTTGGATAACAAAAAATGGAGAAAATAAAAAGGTAAAGAAAGAAGATTTGAATATGTTTTTGTCTGATGGGTGGAAAAATGGTAGAAGTAATTTAAATGTTACAACACCTTCAGATTTAATAGATAAAAATAAAGTTATTAGTTTATACAAGAAATATAATAATTGGGGTAAAGTCGCTGAAGAATTAGGAATTAGTAGAATGACAATAATGAGGTACAAGAAACGCAACCTATAATTAAACTGGAGGGGTTGAAATGTTGGTTTTATGTACCCTTTTATGCTGGGGTGGCTGAGAGGTTGAAAGCACTGGCTTTGTAACCCAGAGGCGAAAGCCCACGCAGGTTCGAATCCTGTCCCCAGCTCTAAAAAATGGTGACGTAGCTCAGTCGGTAGAGCACTAAAAAATCAACGTGTTGCCTCGTGTGCGCAACCCACAGCAAATATTATGATGAAAGGCTGTTAACCTAGGGGTCTGTGGTTCGAGTCCACACGTCACCGCAACTTGCCTCGTTAGCTCAGTTGGTAGAGCGTCACTTTAGTAATGTGAATGTCGGGGGTTCGAGTCCCTCACGAGGCTCAATGGAAGAAAGGAAATGTTATTACGTCTGTTGCTTTATTGAGGGCATAGAGAAGACGATAGAAATGCCTCCTAGGACTGGTCCTTTGACTTTACAAGAGGCAGAAGATGTTAGAAAGAGGAAAAGTAGTGGTAGGTATCGTAGAAAACTAAGATATAGGATTCTAGATGCAGAGAAAAATGAAATAGTAATATTATGAATTTTTGGGTATTTTATATATTAGGTTGCTTAATTGCATTTATATGGGGTACAAGTGACTATTATGAATTTAAAGTTAGAAATAAAACTTATAATGGTCGTATATTTGAGGATGCTAAGGATTTACTTAATATGATAGTATTCTCATTAGGCTCATGGTTTGCCGTTATTATGCTTATTTTTAGCAACGATGATATTAATTTTTCTTAAAAAATTTGGATATTCCAATTATTTTCAGTATATTTGCATCATAATGGTGAAAATATGTTAGAAGTAACGGAAAAAATATTGGCTAGCATACATGCTGTACCAATGTCATATAATGAAATAAGTGCATTACCATATCTCAAAACAATATCTGATTATGGTATTAGTTTCTCAATTGAAGTTTTATTGAAGGATGATTTAATTGTAGAAAAGGTTATTGATAGGCATCCATTTCGCACAAAAGAGTATAGGGAGAAATATGGCGAAGTAGTGAAAATAAAATATCGTGCAACAAAAAAAGGCGAAAGATACCTTATTGAGCATGGTTATTTGGACTAATAATGTACTAAAAATATTTTATTATATGGAACATGTTAAATGTGTAAAATGTGGTAAGGAAACTGAGATTAATCTTCACAATGCATTAGATGAAGAGGGTGAGGTTTTCAAGTGTCAACATTGTGGGTATATGTTTAGATACACAAAAGAATAACTTATGAAAGATTTGGAAAAGTTTTCGAAAGACGTTGCTATATCGTATAGTAATGCAGTAAAGGAGAGGATGAATACAAATGTAGATAATGTTGCCAATAAAATTATTGACTACATTTCTTCTAGGTATGAAGGTGTAATCAAGTCAGCGATTGACAATAATTTTAACTGCAAGTCAGTTAAAATATCTTTACCAAGGTCATGTTCTCCTAAGAAACTTAGCTCTAATGAGGGTACTAGGAAAGATATTTTGAAAGAATTGAATGAGACAGTGAACGCACATTTTAAGAACTTCGGTTTTGCTGTTTTTCTTACTGATGGCGGTTCTTGTAGATGCTTGTTTGATTGTCTGTGTAACCGAAAGGAATTTGTTGCAGAAATAATATGGGAGTGAATGTGGGTTCAAGTCCCACTCTTCCAACACATAAGGCGTTTAATGAGACACTATGAATTGATATATCAGTTCTAGTTATAGAGATATATTGATTCGTCTCTTGTGCGGATAGTACAATGGTGAGTACAACTTCTTATACAAGTTAATTGGGGTTCGAGTCCCCACCGCATGCTGAATTTAAGAAAAAAAGAAGAAAAAATGATAGTTGCTTTTGATACATACTACTATAACGGTTACTCATACACAGTGGCTGGAGTTTTTAAGTCATGGAATGACAAAGAGGTAGCATATTACGCCACTAGTAAGAGGATGTGTATTGATGCAGACTATAAACCAGGTGAACTCTATAAGCGTGAGCTTCCATGCATTATGCAGTGTTTGGCACTATTACCACTTAAGGACATTACCCTTATCATGGTAGATGGCTTTGTATGGCTTTCTGAGGATGGAAAGACATTAACAAAGGGACTAGGTGCTCATCTTCAAGAGGCAATACTTGAGAAATATGGTGAGAAAATAACAGTTGTAGGCGTTGCCAAGAACAGATATCATGTGGAGATACCAGATTGCTATGATATTGAGCGTGGTTTGGAATCAGCAAAGCCATTATTTGTGACATGCAGTGAACCTTGTCTTGCAGAACATTATTCAAATATGGTGAAAATCATGCATGGTGATTATAGAATACCATCAATATTGAAAGCTGTTGATACTAAAACAAGGGAACTTGGACATGAGGATAGTGATGAAATTGAAAAAGAACTTGAAGAAGAATATAATTCAAAGCCAATAGATATCTCAATGGGAGACATTGATGAATTCATGGCTACTTGTACTAAAAACGGATTTAAATATAGATAAGAGAAATGAATAATTATGATTGTAGGAAGGATAGCTGTGGATGTTGTAAATCAATTTTCATATTTTGCTTAATATTTGCCTTTTCTGTCTTCATGGCAGTATATGGTAGATAAAAGAAGATATAGAGGTGTCGGCAATTGGTTAGTCAGTCGGTCTCCAAAACCGAATTAGTGGGGGTTCAAGTCCCTCCACCTCTGCAATAAAAGAAATTTTTGATATTAACTATGGGAATAGAAGCTTTACTAGTTGTCTCATATTGTGTTATTGGATTCGCATTATCGTTTTATTGGTTCAAGCGTGATTACGAAGAGGAATATGAGAAAGTAGACGAGGGCGATGAACCAATTGAAAAAGGAATGGCTGGATTATTACTTTTAGCATTTATTATATTCTGGCCTTTTGTATTAATAAAAAACCTAATAAAACATAAAACGTTATGAATTTTCCAAAGTCATATATCAAAAATAGATTATTTGAGATTGGTAAAACAGTATTTGTAAGAAAAAGGAAAAAATTAATTGAATTTTATCATAAAAAGTTGACTTGGTGGATTGATATTTATGGTGTCAGATTTAAACATATAGGATACTATATAATGTTCAAAAAGAATTGTTTTTAATGGAGAATATCATATTTAATAAGAACCACATTAAGATAACCTATGCGGATATGGGCAAATCTTCTGAGAAATTCAGAGTTGCTTGGACAACATCTTATGAAACCATATATCCAAAAGGTATGACAATCACCGCCATTAATAAAAAATGGGAAAAGGTTATTAAGGAATCTCCATTGGGATTTTATTATAATTCAATGGAAGAGGTTGAACATGAGGTAGAAACTCCAGTTAGTTCTAAGATACAATACCATGTAGTATATGTTTATCTTTATGACCATTATTATACAATCACATATCCAGTATCATGTAATGATGTTAAGATAGGGTTTGACGCAAGACCTTGGGATATATGCATTGGTGATATGTCCATGAGGGAAAACTTTATAAAGGCATTAAATAAAATTCTTAATGATATCTTTGTATCTGGTGCCCCAATCAAGGGGATTGCTAGAACCAAGGACAAAGTTTACAAGGAGATATTTGGTAACACCAAAGGTTATAGCACAGTTGATAATGAGGTAAAGATTATATCTCATGGATTTGACCCAAAGGAATCCTTCAGAAAAGTTAAAAAGAAGAAGAAATGAAGCATACAAAGAGATACATGGTGATATTCGAGAAATGGGGCAGAATAGAATTTCACGAGGATAAGACAGAATTCGATACGCTTACTGAAGCGATAGAAGAAGCTCAACTCCTAGAGGAATTCTATGCTGATACGCCAAGTCCGAAGAAACTATCTAGATACGATTGGCGTACTGGAAGACAGACTCCTTACCATGAGTGGGGTGAGCCATATCTAGATGAATATCTCTGGGGTTATGTCATTCTAGACTTTGAGGAAGAAAAGGTGATAAAGTGGGGACATGACCAATTGAAGTATGTTAGCAAGAATGAGGATATAAGGAAAGTCAAAGACAGATTCTTCAGAAAAGACGGTGAAGTACCAGAGGGCTACAAATGGGACGTGGGAGAATATGAAGGTTGGCTTCAGTTCCGTTGGGGCAATGGTAGAAACTCAGTTGAATTTGGAGAGGATGCTGTCATAGATAGCAATGATAACACTCAAAAATGTGTAAGACGTTGTAGTATTAAAAAGAAGAAGTACCGCAATTTCACATATGATGAAAGTGAAGAACTAGAACTTGATAAGCTCAACGAGGAAATATTGGCAGAATCTAAAGTTAGTGTAGATGGAAATTGATAAGACGCAACTCAATGACTTATATAAGATTAAGGGAAATATCTTAAATGATATTCTTAATCTTAATGAGCAACTTAGCAAAAAGAAAATGGCTCTTTCAATTGTCAATAAAAAAATAGAGGAGTTAGAAGACAAAAAATGTTAAAAGACTTGGAAATCTCATTTTTTATATATATCTTTGCATTGTCAAACAAATTAAATAAGTAAATACTATGTTAGAGTTTATCATTGGTTTAGTTGGTGGTTGGTTTGCTTACAAGTATAAAGGTAAGGTAGGACTTTAACCAAAAGGAACAGTGGAACAAGAGAACTGTAATAGTGGAATCTTCGGAAACCTCAGGTCTTGTTGAAAGGTAGACTCACACTCAAAACAAACTATCTTCGATTTTCAAAGTAAAGTGGTTTGAACCACTCGTACCATGCATAGGTTAGTTATGGCGTATATTGGTCTTAGCAACGTTAGTGCAAGACAAGTGCTCGATGGGCTGTAAGTGATTATGGTTACAGAGTGCGAAACATGCTTGAGAAGTTTAATAGGTATAAACGCAGACAGAGGCTGACAACAGCCAAACTGAGATAGAAGGTTCAAATCCTATCCACAAGCACCAAGGAAACAGACAGCAATGGTTATTTTTTAATAAGCCTTGTAAGCAGTAGGTCATGGGTTCAAATCCCATCGAGGGGTGTAAGCTCCTTGTAGCTCAGTCTGGTTTAGAGCAACTTAAAATGTTAAAAACGTTTCCGATTTTTAATTAAAACGAAATAGCAATGGCAGTAGGCGTAATTATCGCAAGACTTCAGCCAATTCATAAGGGACACCTTGAGTTGGTTAGACAAGCTCTTAATGAGAATGACGAGGTTCTTATCCTTGTTGGTTCAGCAGATAAACTGAATAAGCGTAATCCAATTCCTATCGCAATGCGTTTGGATTTGGCAAACAAGGCTATTACTGAGGAGTTTGGTGAGGACGCTGGCAAAGTTAAAGTAATGCCACTTAATGACCTTACAGATGAATCAGATAATTCTCATGATTGGGGTTTTTATCTTTACAGTCATATAGTTGGAATCACTAAGTCACCTGAATTCACTATTTATTATTCAGATGGATTTGAGATTATCATGCAGTGGTTTCCTCCATTCATTACGAGAGACTTCGTTTCTTTCAAGTTGAATGCTAGAGGCGCAATCCACAACAACTTGTCTGCCACAAAGGTAAGACAGATGATTCTCAAAGGTGATGAAGAGGCTCTTGCAGAAGCCGTACCAACTTGTGTCGCTGAGAATGCGATGATATTGAAACATTTCATTGAAGCATTTCAAGATGTATGAACTATGAATATGCAGAGCCATACTTGGAAATAGATTTCAGAGATGGCAATAAGACACGAATCAAAAGGAGTACAATTACTGATATTTACTCATACAAAGAAAATGGTGAGAATAAGGTAAAAGTAAACTTTAATAGAGGAAACAGTTCAACTTGGTATAAATTCGCTGGAACACTAGAAGAATTTGAAGAAAACAGTAAGATTGTATATTTATAATAGCTAGTTCCGTAGTACGATATATAAATTGGCAAGCGTATATGCGTTGCTCCTACAACGAACTCATAGAATATTAGGAGGTTCAGAGAAACTTGTGTGGTGAAGAATCGGAAATCCACAGACTAGCTTTTTTTAATGTTGGTGTAGCTCAGTTGGTTTAGAGCACTACGCTGATACCGTAGGGGTCAGGGGTTCAAGTCCCTTCACCAACACAAACATAATGGGCTTGAAACGGTATAGATTGGCTGTAGTTTGGTAAGAGACAAGCAGTGGGCATACACTTTCAAATAGCAAAAAAATTAAACGCAGAGAACGTAGATTCTCCTGCTTACGAGTTCGCTATTGCAGCGTAAACGTGAGCCGAGAGGCTAGGCTCTTAGGAACAGAACATCCTAGCAAATTTTTTTTTGATTAGAAGAAAGGTTCCTGGTTCGAGACCTTGGGAGCATTGCTTTAGTTCAAAACGCTTAGGTGTGTTGTAGCTGTTGACAGCTTGGTAGAACATTCTGATAATCAAATGGTGGAATCGGTGACTCTAGTCATCCCCTAGTGTAATGGCGATACACTTTAATAAAACGTTCTGAGGAAGAAAACCTCTTACCAAAAATTGAAAAGTTTGTATAATCTCTTATGGGACGCAGAACAAGACGTGGGTTCAACTCCCACCAGGTCCACTAACAATTAGTTACGTTATGCATGGAGAACTATTTAGGGAATGGGTATTATTTTTAAAGGAAAGAAAACTATATTCCAAATTCATTATTCATTATAGAGCTGCAAGTGCAAGTTGCAGAACTTGGGGCAGAGAAAAGCTCAGTTTCAAGTTACTTAATGGAGGTGATTATATAATGCCTAATAAGAATGACTCTCTTAGTTTTTCTGGACTTACGTCTTCTATGCAAGTAATGGATTGGTACTTACCATCCAATGTCACATCAAATTGGGTTTCTTTGGCAACTGAGTTTGGAGAACTTAACGGCTATATTGAGAAAAGAGATACTAGCAATTTATATAGTATCTATTTTGATGACGATGACGATGATGTTAAGCAATCAAGAAGTGCAACATATCGAGTGAAGAAAGCCGATAAGCAAGAAAGAGAGGCTTTTGGTAAATGGTATGATAGATTTTACGGTGTTAACGTAAAAAATCGTTATAGAAGATAAAAAAGTTCTTTGAAAATTTGGAAATCTCAAAAATTATCTATATCTTTGCACTGTTAAACAAAACAATACATTATGAGTAAGATATTAGAGAGCGAATTTAGAAAAGAGTTATATAAGTCTCTTACTGAGGCTGGCTACGAGAAGAAAGAAGCTCAAGCCATTGTAGGTAAGAAATACTATGAGGCACTTAAAGTTGACCTTATAGATAGAATGAAGAAACAGATTGCAAATATAGAGAGTGACAATTCTGAATTACTTCTAAGTGCGGATGAGTATAACAATGCTCTTTCTGAATTAGAGAAATTGAAAGAATTTGCAAAGTAAATGAAAAAAGTTCCTAAAAAATTTGGAATTCTCAAAAAAAAGATATATCTTTGCAAAGTTGGAACGAAATAAATGAGGAAACTAACAGCAAACATTTAAACATCAAACTGCTAATTTGAACAACGTTTAAAAAGTTTCCGTTTTATATATAATATCGTGGAGTGGTGAAGTAGTATCATGCTAGGCTCATAACCTAGAGTTCGTAGGTGCAATCCCTACCTCCGCAACAAATGTAACATAAATACTCAGGTGCAATCGGTAGTAAAGGTTGGCGAGGAAAGTGAGGTTGCGACAAACATACAACCGTATGAAATAAAGCGGATGTCCTTTACCATTAAATTGGTTCTGTAAAATGAATCAGCCTTTACAATGTTACATACAATATACTTGGAAGATACCAGAGGAGAAACGGTAGTGTAACAACTAACGGTGTAGACAAATGGGCATCAAGTTCGTGCTTAGTGTGCTCTTTCGAGAGCTTCGGTGATTCAAATTCACCTCGTTCAACAACTCTCACATTGTAGGCTTCGGCTGAAAATGAGGAGTTTGGCTAGCTTTCGTAGCCAAATGAAGGATAATCCAGTGATGGGATTAAATGTGATGTGAAGTTGACCATAGTAGCATTACAGATATGTAGGGGCAACCCTATGTATTTCACTGAAAAGCATATGGCACGGTCTACATTGGGGGTAACACCTTGGATGTAGGCTCTCAAGGGCTGAATGTCTTTGAGTGAGTGGTAACACAATAGATTGTCATATGGAACTTGATGCAATAATCACCAGTTGGCGTGTTGGGTTCAGTTATGTGCTAGTCTTAAGTAGAAATGCTTGAGAACCGTAAGGCTGATAGTATGTAATAGCAATTGGACTTGTGGTGAGTCTTTGTAGGGAGGCGATTTCGTGGGTCGTGCTCAAAAGGCACGAATGCGATGGGTCGCACCTCGTCTTCCAATGGTCGCAGAAAAGGTTTGAAATTAATAGGGTTCAAAAGTTTACAAAGCAAAAGTGTGCGACACTAGGCAGCTAAAATGCACTTATCCTTCTGCAATATGAAGGGGTTGGGGACTCGCAAGGAATCCAACAAGAGAGTAAAAGTACTCGTCTGAGTTAGTAGGAGGCATCCTATGAATCCGCAAGAGCTTGGCGAAGAACTGAAATCTATGATGCTGTACCGAAAGGTTTAAACTAGTAAGTGTTTGGTTGTTTTCGCAAAACCTCCGTGCATGGTGTCTACGGCTATCGTAAGGTAGCGTGTGAACAACAACGTCCAACCGTTGTGAAATGGCATCAACAATAAGACAATGTTCTCAGTCTTTTTGTGTTTATATAGGGATATAGCTCAGTGGTAGAGTAATTTTGTTGCGATTTAAGCTATACACAATACTAACTTCGGAACGTATTGATGCTTTAACTGATAATGAAACGGTCATTGGTTCGAATCCAGTTGTCCCTGCGTACCGTGATTATGATGCTTCCACGTATGATAAGCATCTTACTTATTATAGTAGGTTAACATGCTATAGTAGATTGGAGAAGTTTTGGCTACTAATTGTGGCTAGTAAAATGAAAGTTTTCATCCAATCGTTTTTTATACGGCTTAATATTTAATTATATATGAGAGATTTTACTTATAGTGGTTTCGAAAACCAAGAAACATGTAACCATTTAAGAAACGGAGAAACATGTAAGGTTACTGGAATTGGAAACTCTATGACTCCCATATTAAAATCAAGGCAAGCAGTAATATGCGAACCAGTGAAAAATGATACTGAACTTAATAAAAAAGACATTGTGCTTTGTAAAGTTAGAGGTCATCACTATTTGCATTTAATACATGCAATCAAGAATGATAATGAATACCTTATTGGTAATAATCATGGTCATATGAATGGTTGGGTATCTAAAAAGCAAATCTATGGTAAAGTCGTAGAAGTTCTCTAAGGTCACAAAAGGCAAATGAGGGTTCGATTCCCTAGTGACTGACAATCATATTACGAGACAACAATCACATGTTTGGTAGATACCGCCAACTGAGTAGCAAATTGTACGATTCATTCTAGATAGAGTACAAGATGTGAATGTGGTTCTAGGTAATATCTAGTTTAAATCGGTATCTTATGGGGTCATAGCTCAGTTGGCTAGAGCACTTGCTTTGCAAGCAAGGGGTCGTGGGTTCGACTCCCACTGGCTCCACATAAAACCTACGATGTAGGCGTAGATATGAAAGCGTGGGCACATTTGTCGCAAGGGTTCACACTAAGAAGAATGTAGGGAGAGATATGTAACAATGTCTATGCAGTACCACTAGCGTATAGAATACTATTTCTTTCGATGCTGCCTAATGGTGTGAGAAGCACTCTGTGAAGTTCCTATGAGTGGATAGGTAAAAATAAGTCTTCAGCAGAGGTTAAGCTAGATTCCTGATAAATCATATCCGTAGGTTTTTTAAAGATTGTGGAGTAGAGAAGTAGTTAAACTCGCTAGGCTCATAACCTAGTCCCATGTGGTTCGTGGGTGCAAATCCCACCTCCGCTACAAATAGGAAGCTCACAGCAATATTATATAGATTGCAACTCTAGGTTTAACATAGCTTCCGCTTTTTAATAACAATTTAAAAAATTAATTAATTATGAAGAAAATTAGTTTTTGGTAGATTTTTGATTCTTTTTGGTAGCTAAAAAAGATTCGTGGTCCTGATGTATTCTTAATTTGGATGGGAAAGGTAGTGAATAAATTAAAATCATTAGTTAATAACAAACAAATTAAAGAATATATTAATATGGAAAAGAAAATTTTTACAGATAAGGAGACCACTAGAGAACAGTATCTTAAGTTTAAGGAATTCATTAAGTCAGACGCATACAAAGACCATTCTGACTATGTAGCTTACTACATTTTTAAGCATCGTATTGAGGGTGCAGACCGTGACGCATATCTTGAGGATGAGGTTAGAAACCGTTGTTACAAGATGTTGTACAGTGGTCGTTGGGGTGTAAGCGGTGGTGACATGACCGAGAGTTATGTTATCCCAGCATTCAAGAACGCAGTAATCAAGGTGTATAACAAGTATGCAGACCCAACAGAAGAGTAATGGAGAAGAGAAAATTATACATTTTGATTGACAAGTCGCTCAAACCAGTGTACGGATGCGTACAAGGTGGTCATGCAGTTGCGCAATGGATGCTAGAACATCCTCACAGTAGAGAGTGGCAAAATGATTATTTGATTTACTTAAGTGCTGATGTGCCTAAGTGGAGGAAAAGACTAAAGGGTTTTGGTGTTGAGTATACAGAGTTCAAAGAACCTGACCTCGACTTTAAAACAACTGCTTTAGCGGTTTTCGGACACGAAGAGCTATTCAAAAGGTTGAAGGTTGTTACCGAAGACTAAAAACAATATAAAAACGTCATAGGCTCTTCGCTTATGACGTTTTTTTATTTAATTTACTTAAAAAATTTGGTTATTTCAATTTTTTTCCATATATTTGCAGCATGAATGTGTTGGGGCTAAGATTGTATTAATTAAATAAAGTATATGGGCATATGGCAGAGTGGTCGATTGCAACGGCTTCTAGGACCGTAAAAGGCGTGGGTTCGAATCCTACTATGCTCACTACGGCTTGGCGTACCCATATTGGGTGCTGAAATAGGTTAGACAAGCACAAGCCACGTAAGAAATGGCAGACATGCAGTAATGCGGTGCGAGGATTAGTCCCTTGCCCTAGTTCCTTGATGGTTAAGAGGATACCTTTATGGTTGGTATAGGCAAACCTATTTTATGTTATGGCAAGCGAAAATAAAAAGAAAAAAGCAAAGAATTCTTATTTAGCCAATGCTAATAAGACTACTGATAAATTGAAGAGAATTAACTTTTACAATAAGATAAATAGAGCAGAAAATAAGTGTAAAGTTAAGGATTGTTAAAGTTGAATTAATCATTTGGTTGGTTCAACTTTTTTTCGTATCTTTACATCAGAAATTTAAAAACAAGGAAATATGAAGAAAGTAATTTTATTTACAGTGGCTTTGGTAACGATGTGTCTCACATCTTGTAACCATGATGTTATTATGGCTGATTTTATGTATGCTTTTGCTGATTATGAATATCGTGAGAGCCAAATCAATTGTGAGTGTATCCAAAAGGTATATGATACAAAGGGTGAGTATAGACCAAATGCAAAGGAACTGAGTGATTCACTTACCTCTGTTTTCGAGAATGTTGTAACTGAATGCTTTGACTCACTGTATATCAAGTATGGCGATAAGATAGTCGCAAAGATGGTATATAGGCAAAACGGTATTGTTCTTGAGAATAAGGAAATGTTGCATAAGTTCTACGTCAATAAATCCGTATCAAAGATAATGAACAACGTAGCTTTGCAGATTAAGACTCAAAGTATCCTTAACCCTTCTGAAGAGGACAAACTAGAGGCAATCAGAGAGGCTTTCGGAGAAGGTTGGTATAATTATTACAAAGACTAGATTGTTAATGTCCTATAATTAATGTTAATATTGAGTAAGGTATTTGCCTTTCTCAATTTTTTTTTATATATTTGCCAAAAATATTGTGTTGTTATGAAGGAAATAGAATACAAACTTGCCAAGAATTTTAATGAGATATTAAATACCAAGAGTAAAACTGATTTTTTTGAGGTGTTCGTTCTTACTCCTAGCGGTGCAACAGCAAAGAGAAGACTTGCTAGATGTAGGATAGAATATGGCTTTTATTGTAAACGTTTGACACTCGTGTATTTCGATACATATGGCAGAATGACTACTAGTTTTACTTATCAAATAAATTCTAATAATAAGATAGATTCGAATGTCTTATATGATTATGAGATTGTAACAACATCACGAGATTTCGCTTATAAGCATTGCATGGAAGAGATAAAGAAACAAATAAAGAGATTAAGAGGAAAAGAATGTCAATTGCATAAAACAATATATCATGTCTAGAGAAAAGAAAAAATAGATTATAAAACTACAAAACGAATTATATTCAGTAGAATAATGGAAATAGAAGAATTGGCAAAGAGAGTAGCGTTTGCTCTTATGGATAAGAACTATAAGATTGCAACTGCTGAAGAGTGTACTGCTGGACTTGTTGGCGCTGCTATTGCAAGTCAAGACTATGCTCAGAGGTGGTATAAGGGTACTATTGTTACATATGATGAAGCTAGTGCTTGTAAAGTTTTAGAAGTTCAAGACTACACCATTAAAAGGAATGACTTTGTTAGCACTCAAGTGGTGAGTCAAATGGCATTAACAACATTATATAGGTTTGATGTAAATATTGCATTGGCAATTAATGGGTATGTTGATGGATATGGAAGTACCAATGTTCCAGCTGGGGATGTACAAATCTGTGTAGCAAAATTAGTTGGAAAATCAGTGTCTTTCAAAAATAAGAAGCTGTTAGTTAGAGGAAAGGATAGAGGGAAGAATATTGAAGAAGCAATTAAGGAGGCTCTTATCCTTATAATGGAATCAATTGTAGATTAATATGGAAGGTTGCGCATTTTGTGATATAGAGAAAAGAATAGATGAATCGAGAATAATATATCAAGATTCAACTTGGATTGCGATATTAGATGGGTATCCAGTTTCAGAGGGGCATACATTATTAATACCAAAGAGACATTGTGAAACATATTTTGATTTAAATTATCTTGAACTTGAATCTCTTGGCGTAACAATTGGTATTGTTAAAAGACTATTGGATACCAAATACCATCCAAATGGATATAATGTGGGAGTTAACTGTGGTGAGGCTGCTGGTCAAACCATCATGCATTGTCATGTACATATCATACCACGTTATAATGGTGATTGCGAAAATCCTAGAGGTGGTGTCAGAGGTGTTATACCAAATAAGATGTCATATTAGGTTAAAAAGTATTAAATAATTTTGTTATATCAATCATTTTCCGTATATTTGCATGGTGAATGAATAGGACTCGTATCGGCTCTGTCTCATAAGCAGTTGAAACCGTAGTTGGTTACAGGTGGGTTCAAGCCCCTCCGAGTCCACAATATACATTTGGTGGAGATAGAGCAAGTTGGTAATCAGGCCTTTACCTTCTTGAAGTTCATTAACACTGGGGTATATTCTAGACATGTTTAGGCTTTGCTTGTTGGGCGTTATCAATAAGTACTTGCGGGGTGGCGCAGTTGGTTAGCGCACTAGGGGGCATGCCCTAGAGGTCAATGGTTCGAATCCATTCTCCGCTACATAAAAGATGAAGAAATGAATGTATTTGTTACAAAGGATGGATGTACGACATTACACAATGTAGATTTTTCCATCGGAGACGTTGTTAGGATAACTGACTATGGCTCTAGGGCAGCTAATCAAGCTAGTTGTGCAAGGGATACTTTATTTCCTACTGGTCGTACTGTTAACTTGGATGAAGTGATTGTTAATACTGAATATCACAAATGCAATGAACTATATCATTCGATGTGGTGGAAAATTGTTGATGTTGGTTGTTTTAAAAGCGATATTCCAACAAACAATAGTCGTGTTATATTGAGACTTATGAATAGGACAAAGGGGGAATTGATTTTTATATATGACCCTAGAGAAACCAAACATGATATTGCTTTAGTGAGGAAAAGTAAGAAACAAATTGATACATACGACATTAACTTTTATTAACTGAAATAATTTGGTTTTTCCAAATGTTTTTCATATATTTGCACCGAATTTAATATTAACTTTTAAATAGAGAATAAAATAGTATGAAGAAGTTTTTAACAATGTTTTCATTCGTCATTATGTTGACGATGAGTATGACAATGACATCTTGTATCGGTTGCACAACAGCAAATGCTGACGAGGAAATTGTTTTGATTGACAAGCCTTGGTTCTTAGGTCATGGTGGTGTACAAAGTGAACCAGTTGAAACTGGTCTTGAGTGGATTTGGTGGTCTACTGACACAGAGACTTTCAAGATTGTGCCTTTTAAGCATCAAGTGGATATGGATGATTTGTTCAGTGATGACAATACTCCGTTGGATTTCCATACCATTATAATTACACAGATTCAAAAGGGTAAATCACCAATTCTATTGCAGAACTACGGTACTGATTGGTTCAATACCAACCTTTATAATTACTACTGCAATCTTGTGCGAGACCATATTTCACAGCATAGTCCATTTGACCTTATGTCGAATCGAGCGATTCTGAATGAGATTGATGCAAAGGTGCTTAAGCAGATGCAGAGTTATGTGGCTGAGTTATCCAAGGAGAAGGAGTTTCCAGTAACGGTTCGCCAAGTAACTATTGGTAAGGCAATTCCTAACAAGGAGCAGCTTGCGGAAATGAATAAGACAGCGAAGGCAGTGCAAGCAAAGCAGACTCAAGAGCGACAAGTTGAGGTTGAGTTGGCTCGTGAGAAAGCTGAGAGACAGAGAGCAAAGGCTGATAAGGCTTATAGGGAAGAGCTTGGTCTTAGTACGCAAGACTTCATTAGTTTGAAGTGGATTGAGACTATCGCAGCTAAGAATGGCGCAAATATTGATGTGATGGTTGGTGGTGGTTCTACCCCAATGTGGAATATCAAACATTAATAATACAAGGATGGGCGAGTTTTCCTTTTTTAACAAGACATTAGGGTGAAGTGTCTTTAAAAAACTCGTAAGATTGGCTTGTCTTAAGGAGCTGAGTGGGTTGTCGGAATTCGACTCTGTGGGGTGAACTAAACCGTCTCGTTAGCTGAGTACAGCCGTTGCCTTTGGGGAAGTGAGCAACATACTAGTTAAAATCATTTCCCCATTTTTATATCTCCTTCGTCTATCGGTTAGGACACCTAGGGGTAACTCACGTGGTAAGAGAGGTTCGATTCCTCTAGGAGATTCTATAGCAGTCTTGTAGGTCAAGATATAAGGGAAATACCCAATTATCTTTGCGAGGTGGAAAAACATTCACAAAGGATGTCATTTTCGCAATGCCGATTCATAAATTAGAATAACAACTACTAGTGAGTGAGTCAAAGGGTAAAGTAACGAAAGACTTGGGTAACGCCAAAGCGCTGCTAGCAGCATAAAAGTCATGGTGGTGTAGCACGTGATACTTAATAAGACTTCGGTTGACCATCATAGTTCGTGAGACATGCGTATATCGTTTATAGCGAACATCATGTGCGGTTCGTCTAGTGGTTCAGGACAACGTTTAAAAAAGTTTTTTAACGTTTCCGTTAGGAAATAGACAGCAGATGTATTATTGAAAAATTATGCATTCCAAGCCGTAAACAGAGGTTCGAATCCTCTACCGCACTCTAATCATTTATTTTATTAATAATGGCAGAATTAACAGACATCTTTAGTGCAATGACAGCCAACGAGACAATCGAGGTGGCGAAAGAGCAGAAGAATCCAAAGAAGCTCTATAAGGAGTTCTGGTTTGAGAATGAGGTGTGCTGCTTATTTGCAGATGCTAATGTTGGTAAGAGTATTCTTGCCGTACAGATTAGCAATGCTATTGCTGAAAAGCTACCAAAGAATGAATATATATTATATTATGACTTTGAGTTAAGCAAGAAGCAGTTTGAGCTTCGTTACACTGACGAGAAGAATAAGAGTACTTTTAAGTTCAATGATAGATTTATTCGAGTTGAGCTTAATACAGATAAGGTAAAAGAGTATTGTGAATCTTCAAAAGCTAGCTTTGATGACATCATCATGGATGCTATTGAAGCCAATATTCAGAAATACAACTCAAAGATTCTGATTGTTGATAACCTCAGTTGGTTGGTTAATATGAAAGACACCGCTACTACTGCTGGTAAACTCATGCAGAAGCTTTGCACTATCAAAAAGAAATATGGTGCTAGCGTTCTAGTACTTTCTCATACACCGAAGAGAAACTTGGGTTCTCCATTAACTCAGAATAGCCTTAGTGGTAGCAAGAAATTGACTAACTTCTTTGATGCAATGTTCGCAGTTGGAATGAGTATTAAAGACCCTTCAGTGAGATACATCAAGCAGATTAAGGTGCGTACTGGTGAGTTCAAGTATGGCGCTAACCATGTTTACCTCTGTAAGATTGAGAAGAGTGGTAGTTTCTTAGGGTTCACACACATTGGTTTCTCAAGTGAGGATGAACAGCTTAAGAAAGATAGTGTTTCTAGAGGAACAAAAGCTGTAAAGGCTCACAAGGGTAAAAGGGGACGTAAGTCTAGAAGGATGTATAGAAGTGTATTAGCGTCAGCACAGATAGACTTAGTAAGCCAAATGGCAAATGAAGCTTTTGAAACATTTTATAAATAAGGTATGAAAAAAAATTTTACATTATACGGCTGTTTGGGAAAATTACTGTTTGCGGTAATCCTATTGATGGGATTTGTTTGGGGATTTTCCAAGTTATTTCCAAGAGCATACGATACTTTGGAAACAAAAGCACTAGGTATAAAAGAAGACAGTGTTATAGCAATAATTCAGAAAAAGGATAGTGTACCAAAGAAATGTAATCTAAACGATAGTATACAATGGGCACAAGTAGACAGTCCGAAGTTAGCGGTTAAATTGGAACATGAAGACAATTGTTACATCGTTCCAGTAAAACTCAACGGAATACCAATGAAGATGATGCTTGATACTGGTGCAGCAAACATATCAATCTCAATAATAGAATATGAATTCTTCAAAAAACAGAATCTATTGTCTGAAAAATGTGTTGGCGAAACTGAATGTTCCATTGCTGATGGCAGTATAGTGAAAGCATATACAACTAAGATTGCCGAAGTAGAGCTTGGAGGAGAGGTTGTTAATGACATTGAATGCGTTGTGATGCCTCAATCAGATGCTCCATTACTCCTTGGAATGAATGTTTTGCGCAAGTTTGGTAATATTCGCATTGATTATAACCGAAATCTTCTGATTTTAAAGGAATAATCAATAATTTTACAAAAGTTAACATTTAAAATTTGGAAGTTACGAAAATTATCTATATCTTTGCATTGTCAATGAGACAATTGTGAGAAACACATTATCTAATACTGTGGAAAACACAAAAGATAAATTCCTTAAGAGATTTTAACAAAAAAAACTTCTCAAAAATTTGGAAATAAGAAAAAAAGGATATATCTTTGCAATGTCAATGAGACAAACAACAAACATATAAAATTACAGTTCACATTATTAACTTTTAAACTTAAACAAAATGGGAAAGTTTTTACAGATGATGAGTCAGAATGACTCAAAGGCTCTTGTAGCACGTGCGTCACAGATTAACATGCAGGCTTCAATTGCACAAGCAAACATCGTTCAGAAGCTGAAGAACGATATTGCTGAGGTGGAGATTGAGATTCAGAATCTCACTGATTTCGCACCAGACACAACTCAGTCACTCCGTCCAGGTGTAAAGGGTTGGCAGCCAGCTAAGTGGGCATCTGACCTTCAGGATGCTAAGACTCGTCTTTACGAGTTGAACATCGAGTTGAAGATTGCTGAGGCTACTCAGAAGGAGTTCTTCGGTGATGATGAGGATGCAGCTCTTGCTCCTACTGAGGACTAAGAACTAGTGATAGCTCTTATTACTGAGTGAAAACAAGGTGGGTGTTCAGCCTTGAGCACCCACCTTTAGTCTAAAATTAAGTATTAACAAAAAAACACAAAGAGACTTATGTGGAATTACAGAAAACTTAGTCGCAGAGAGAGTCCTATGGCAGAGATTCTTGCCAAGTGCTCTTGCAAAGCTAACATTAATCTAGTGATTTACCACCTCTCTGAGAATCATGTGGAGTGTGCGACAGTTCCTAACGTTGACCAGTTCCGTTTAGGTGAGACTGCACGTACTATTAAGGCTGATTCACAGCACAATCACGCAATTCTTGCATACGACCTTGGTACTAACGAGGTTTACAAGATTGAGGATGTACCAGAACTGCCAGTAGCATCTGCGGTATTGCTTTGCGTAGTTACCGAGTTGATGAATGGCGCAGTTATGCCTCGTGAGAATCAGTATGGCGCTCCAGTTGCAGCTCGTAAGGTTGCAGCTCCTACAAACAACGTTGCTCGTGCAGCAAACGGACGTTTCGTAAGACAAGAGCCTCAGTACGAAGAGAGGTTTGAAGAGCCAGCACCAAGACCTACTAGAGTCGTTGACGAGGGCGCACCCCTCATCAGAGGTCATCGCTTCCGTCTTGGTAAGCACTAAAAATCTAAACAAAGGTTTATCATTTCGGAGAATGGATGATAAACCTTTTATTTTTTACGGTTGGGTGGCTGAACTGAATTAGGCACAGCTCTCCTAAAGCTGTTTATATGGGTTTGAGTCCCATCCCAATCACATGGATAGATTATTTGGAGAAGAATTTCAGAAATACTTATGGAATATGCACTGTAATGGTGACATATTTGCTGAATATTGGAGACCATTTACATATGATGAATGGATAAGGAACGGTAAGCCAATTGAAGATGGTGGCGTTAAATTAGATGATAACACAGAACATCTTAAGACATTTCGTTATTAATATTTCAGTATATTTATATGAGTAAAAAAAGAGGTAGAGCTTATAGAAGGTGGAAAACCTTCACAAAGTATGTGGCCAAACTTAAGGAACGTATGGGTTGGCTTGTAGATGACCCAAACGCACCAAGAGGGCATAGGCATCCAAACAGTTGGAAAGAACTAGATGTGGATGAAAACAATAACTATGTTAAGATGCTCAAGAAAACATCTACGAAGTGGTCTTCTAAGTGGGAAGATTCAGATGACCATATACGCATTAAGAAGATGCGTAGAGACAATAAGAACCTTATAGACAATGAATTAAAGGGTGAGGAAAAATAACACGCTTAAAATCTAATTCTAATGATTATTTGCAACGAAACTTGTCAGTTATATAACAGATGCGATTGTAGGGATTTACGTCAAAGATGTATTTTTGATACTGGTATACCATCCGAGAAGAAAGATGATGATAATGAGGCATATATAGATAGATTTACATATTAATTTAAAAATACAACTGTTATGTTAAAACTTATTTCTAAGTTATTATTACCAATTGCAATGGTATTTGCTGCTTTATTTGGGGTTTCATGGTCACAAGGTTGTCCTCAGTATTGGTATCTAGTTGGTATCGTGATTCTTTTTGTGATGAGTTGTGCTATCGACTATGTTATTGACAAATTGGGTAGTGTTGAATTCTATAAAGATTGCAGATTAACAGTATGGAAATTTGCTAATAAAATAAAAATAAGAAAAAAGAAAGATTAAAGACATGAAGAAAATTGTTTTTTGTTTAATTTCTGTGTTAGCAATGGTTGGATGTCACCCATCATTTCAAACCATCAGTTATCAAGAGCAGCAGAAGCAAGATTTTAATTACAGATTTGAGAGAAGATTTGGAACACCAGCTTCTGACCAAGATTGGGGTTTTGATGGACTTGAAATCGTAGATTTATCTCTTAAGGCTACTACACGTAGTCACGATGTCAATCGCAATCAATGGAAGGATAAGTTTGTTGTTCCATCTAATGTTACAGCTAATGAACATGATTTAGTAGTTGCTGAATTTAGTAAAGAGCGTGTTGGTGCAGTTAATGAGGAAAACATAAATTGGACTGACTATTTCATTTATGAAGTATATAAAGGTGAAGATGTTTATCCAGACGGAAATGGACAAGATGTGAAGGGTTCAGACCACATGAATCATCTTCAAGTAAAGTATGCTGAAGGTACATTAGCACCACCTAATAATGCTTGTTGGGAGCATGCTAATGATTTCAATAATGGAACATCTAGTGGTAATTGGGAAACAATTGAGGGGGCTACCTTAATGGTTAATAGTGGTACATTAGATTTTGCATATCATAATAGTACTGATAGTAAATACCATAGTGAATATATTATCATTGCTGGAGCAGACATTGACCCTTCTCTTGATGGGTACTACTATGTAGGCTTTGATTTCTATGCAACACATCCAGAGGGACAAGAAGCAAATAAGAATATGGATGTCGAGCGAAATTGGGTATTCAATGATTGGATTGTAAGAATTAGTCCAGCAACGTTTAAGAATGCCAAACGTATTATTGCTGAAGACTTGGCAAGCAGTAGTGGTAGTGATTTCGATTATAACGATGTTGTATTTGATGCTACTTTGGCTAACGAATGGATACCTAGTATGAATGACAATAAATTGGTAGCGCATATTACGTTAAGAGCAGCTGGAGGAACAATGCCTTTATATGTGGCAGATAGAGAGGTTCACGAACTATTTGGTATTGATACAAGAATAATGGTTAACACTGGACAATACTCTCTACCATGTGTTCAGTTTACTGCTATACTTGGTGATGCTGATTGGAATAACACAAAGACAATAAAGGATATTCCAGTTAAGGTAGTAACCTATAATGGAACTATTACACTTGAGAGTAATAAGGGTGAAGCTTCTGAAAAACTATGTGTTGATAAAACATATGAATGGTGTCTAGAGCGTGAACCAATTCAAGAGAAATATCCTGACTTTGTAAGATATGTCAGTGATAGAAATGTACAATGGTATCAAGTCCAATAAATAACAAGCCACAATGAATATTTTATAAACATTGTGGCTTACATTATATTTATTATATACAATTGGGTAAATAATAAGTATAAAAAGTAAGGCAAAATGGTAATAGGTTCAACTAGTTCATTAACTTACCAACAGCCAAAAAATTGGTGGAAACACTTAATTTGGAGGTTTACAAGACATCAAGAAGTTGATTATGAAATTCAATATAAATTCTATGGTGTTAGGCTGTTTGAACTAAAATTGTATGTAAACAATAAGAATAAACTAGTTATCAAAAATAAGGGTATGACATATAATGTATTCTCACTATATCAAATTTTAGATTTTTTTGATAAAATGGGTGATGTGTCAGTATTAGTTACTCTTGATGAAAGTTTTGAGGATTACGTTTATCATGGGGACATACACTCAGTGGAGAAAAAATTCATAGATAGTTGTAAAGCATTTGAAACAATCTATGAGAATATTATGTTTTATGGCGGCTATAGAGAGTTTGATAAAAAGCAACTATTTAAGTTTACTTGGGAAGAAGAACATGATGAAATTAGTGTGATAAAACCAGATGATTGGTCTATTATATATAGATTAGCTCAAAGGTTCTGCCCTTTCTTAGTAAGAAAACTGAATAAAGCATATATAAAGAAATATGATAAATTAAAAGGTTTCTTAATGCTTAGTTATGTAAATAGGCGTTGAGAAATAACTAGGGAGATAGTGTAACGGTAACACGCTGTAGTTTCCGTTACCTTTGAGGTAACATTACAGCAGTCGTTAGGAAAATAGCTTGTGGTGCCAGTATTGGAGGTTCGAATCCTTCTCTCCCTACAAAATGGCGAGGTGGCAGAGTGGTCTATCGCACTTCTCTCATAAGGAAGCGGGTTTAAACTATACCCACCGTTGGTTCAAATCCAACCCTCGCTACCAAGGGAACTTACAGCAAGTATAACTCGTGAAGGAATGGTCTACTTGAAAGTCTAGAAAACTTTTGCGCATTTGCGCTTGTGGGTTCGAATCCCACCGACTATAGTTCTCGTTTTAGAAAGGAGTATCCAGATAATGGGTGCTCCATTTTTATGTAAATTGATTTTAATCAAAACTATGATATATGTCAAGATAGAGTGTGTTTTTTATGTTTTTTCTTGAAAAATTTTGGGTAAATGATTTTTTTTCCATATCTTTGCATCGTTAAACAAAAACAATGTGTTCGCACACAGTTCAAATTGACATATGTCAAAATAGAATGGTCTTTAGATAAAAAATAGTATTTAAATACTTGATAAAGAATAAAATAATAATATATATTAAATGAAGTGCAAGACCAAATGTATGATTAACGGCTTGGGAAATTAATAGTCTAGGCTAAAATAAGTAAGTGCATTGTGGTTGGTTATCGGTTAAAATCGGAAGTAAGTGTACCGATTTCGACCACAATAAAAAAAAAGAAGTGAGTAAGTAAAATAAGTGAGTGTAAAATTAAAAAAAAAGAAAGGGAAATTATTATGAAGAAGTATTTGATTATGTTGGTGATGTTGTTCACCATGAGCGTTAATATGTTCGCAGAGGATAATAACGCAGCAGAGATTGAGCGTATCGAGAGATACAATGTTAAGGTTAATACCAATAAGTTGGCTGATTACCTTCAGTTAACTAGTGACCAGTTTGATGCAGTAGAAACTATTACTGATGAGTTTTCAAACGATTTGATGTTTGCTGCTGTACAGAACAGTGATTCAACTCGTAGCATGATTACTAAGAACTTGATTGAGAAGAATGTTAAGTATATGTCTTACATTCTTAACAAGAATCAGATGCGTAAGTATTTGGTTGTTCTTAATGCAACTATGAACAATAGAGAAATTTTGAAGTAAATAATTGTTATGGGATTGATAAAAAAATGTATCAAATGGTATTTTAAAGCGTTTGGAGACGCTTACAATACAGAAAAAGGCTATAGGTACTATAGATTATATTAAAATTTCTTTTCAATGGCCGGTGTTGTGAAACACTGACCATTTTATAGGTTAAAGTGTGTTAATTAATTTGGATATCTCATTTTTTTTATGTATCTTTGCATAAACTAATAAGTGTGTGATGAAAGAACATAGTGCAGTACAAACCCATCTATATTTCATCTTTAATAGTTTTGATGTTGTAAAGAAAGACAATGAGTTCTGGGCAGAGAGACTTAAAAAAGAGTACGATATTAGGGAAAAGCAAAAAGGTACACCATACACCAAATGGCTAAAGTACTTGAAGGAAAAGCATTTGTACTGTGAATATGTGAAGGATATTAAGATACTTATGAAAGAATGCTGTAGTAAGGGTGGTTATTTTGACCAATTCATATCTCAAGTGGTCTTTACCCCTTGTACAATGCATCAAGTAGAAGAAGTCGCAATGCATTTGGATAGTCATGTTCCTTTTAGGTATTATAATGGGGGATATTGGAAATCAAAATTCAATGACTTTGAAGCTGAAGGAAACCTTGAGGTAAGAAAGAGATTATTGGCAAATAGACTCTATCACATGAATACCCCAAGTGTTACACATCACAAGTATCTTGGTAGTGTTAAGCCAACATCACATTTTTTGGACGATTTAATAGACAAAATATTTTTTATTAAGAGAAAATAAGAATGGATAAGAAATTGGTTAACCAACCTTGTTATGACAAAGAAGGAAACCTTATTGGGTGGTTTAGCCGTTCAATGGCATCTGCAATCTTCATCTATTGTAGAGACAAAGATGGCGATTGGTGTGTTCTTGCGTCAGAACGAGGTGAAGAAGCTGCTGATTTTAGAGGCTTTTGGAATTGCACATGTGGTTATTTAGATTTTAATGAAACAACCAAAGATTGTGCAATGAGAGAACTTTATGAGGAAACTGGACTTCTTATAGATGAAGGGTTAGTTAAACTAGTAGGTTATGAGGACAGCCCAGAAGCTAACAGACAGAATGTCACATTCCGTTTTGCAGCTTTCATTGAGGATGCTATTACAGATGAATTTACATTCTCTAGGAAGAATAACGAAGGAAAAGAAGTTGGAGAGATTAAGTGGATTAAAATGTCAGATGTTGATAAATACATGTGGGCATTTAACCATGATAAGCGTATTAAGGAAATCTTTGAAACTAGAGAGGTGAAACCCACATTGGTTGATAAGTTAAAGCGTTGGATTAGAAACAAGTAATTATGAGGACGTTTGAATTTGCAATGCCATCAATTTCTATTATTGAACAAGCTAGAAAGAATTCCAAGTACAACACTAGGAAAAGTGGTCTTAATAAGAAGTGGGCTAGGTACTTAAAGAACAGAAAACTGTTTGATGAGTATATGGTTTATCTTGCAGGGCACGATGCCATTGGAGTTGAGCCAAAGACATATAAGCATATTTCCAATATCTGTTATAATATGAATGGAAAAGTATTTGCCGTTCATTCTAGTGACAGAAGTATTACTGTTGACTGGATTAAGGAATTCTGTCAGTTCTTTAAGGAAACTGTGAAGTGGTATGACATTAAAAATAAACTCTGGTTTAAATCAAATTTTTAAAAAATAAGCAAATATTTATTGAAACATTTGGAATTCTCAAATATTTTATATATCTTTGCAAACGACAAATGGAAATTAATAAAATAATAAATTAAAAAAAGAAGAAAGAAATGAAGAAGTTAGTTTATGCTTTCATTGCTACTGTGGCAATGACATTTGCAGCTTGCGGTGGTCAGACTGCATCAAATCAGACTGCAAAGGATTCTGATAGTATTGCAGTAGTTGACTCTATCGATTCAATCGCAGTTGATTCTGCTGTTGTTGATAGTGTTGTTGCAAAGTAATCTAGATTAAGACTACAAACACAACTAAAAAACGCTAGCTGATGGTATGGAACATATTATCAACTAGCGTTTAATCGTTTAATATATGACTAAAAAAAAGATAGATAAATCCCAGAGGATTGGAACTACTGAGGTTGGTGAGATTGCTTTTAACTTGGATGCATTCGACCATTTATACGAGGGCAATATTATTATTACAAAAAGGTTAAGCAATGGCTTAATTGAAAAACTTATCGAATATCAAGATAAGGTAATATTACATCTTTCTTGCACTGGTTTTGGCGGTTCTCGCATTGAACCATTTGTGCCAAAGTCCGATGAGACATATAAGAAGCTAGTAGAATTACTTGAGAAAGGGTTTCCCGTATCTCATGTTGTTCTTAGGGTTGACCCAATAGTTCCCACAGAGAAAGGAATAGAGACTGCTCTAGGCATTATAGTAGCCTTTAGTGGGCTTGGTATCAAAAGGCTTAGATTCTCCTTCCTAGATAACTATAAACACGTTAAGAAACGTTTTAAGGAAGAGGGAATAGAGGAACTATATGGTGGCGAGTTCCATGCTCCATTGGAATTAAGAAAGGAATATGCAGCTAAAATTGAAAAAGTTGCTAATGATGGAGGCTTTGAAAGTGTAGAAGCTTGTGGGGAACCAGGAATTGAAAGTGTTTCTTGCCTCTCACAGAAAGATATTGATATATTAGGACTTACAGACAAAATAACCCTTGAAGGTTCAGCAGAACAAAGGGATAGCTGTGGTTGTCCAGCGAACAAATCGGAACTAATTAGAATAAGACCACATAGGTGCGAACACAAGTGTCTATATTGTTATTGGAGGTAACTTATGAAAATTATAACACGAGGAAAAATCAAGGATTTTTATGACTATCTAATGGGTGTTTTGGGACAAGATGAATTGGTTGTATATGACCGTAGAGAGTGTTTCCCAATTGACCCAACAAAGAAATGGGATAACTGCTATGGTAGCAAACATTGTTATCCTTGTTCTAGTTCTGACTATCAGAACAGTAATGTAGAGAAATGGTTTAGTAAGAATCGTGTTTACGGTGATAAGAAAAGAGAAACTATTCACAGATGGTCTACAAAGAAAGTTCTTGAATATAAGGAACAGAACGATGCAACTGAAGGACTAAGCTGGCGAAAGAAAGACAGCGTTAGAAACTCTTGGCAAGACATTAAGGAAGGAGAGGTGCTTCATTTCGTTCTTGAAGTAGGCTACCACCATTATTATTTCGAGGTGGAAAGATACATTGACGATGAGGATGAAAACAGAATACACCTTAATTATGGGCTTGTAGAAAAGAAGGATATTAATAAGGAAGATAAGATTTCGTATGCTCCAATATGTCTTTGTCCTATAACCCATCATAAGTATTGGTATGCTGGTAGCAATGACCGTTTTGAGGTTAGTGAAAGGGATAAAGAACAAGCAATTCATAATCCTATTCTTTATTCTACATACATTCCTAAGTTCATTGATGCATACGAAATGTGGAATAACCTGTATGAGTATATTTCATCATTGAGGGATAAGGATTTTGAAGATACAAGAACAAACGAACAACACATAGAATCACATGGATTTGATAAAAAAATCAGCTTCCGTCACAGAAAATGACTATAAACGTGTAACCATATTATTTTTTAGAGAAATAAAGGTATTGAAATATTGGTATGATTATACTAATACATATGAATATGAGAAACATGTTAAATGCTATCTCAAAAATAATAAGAATAGAACAGTTAAATGGTATGATAGAGGTGGATGCATGAAAATTCTAGGAATGTGTAGCTTTGGTGATTATCTCAAAGATAGAGGAATTATTCATGTATCTGACGTTTATAATTTATATGCTGCCTTCTTAGCTATTTTTTGGGAAGATGAATATTACAAGTGGACTATAGAATTTGGTGATGACAAAACACCACTAGAGCACATTAATTGGGTTGGGCGTTTTAGTAAACAAAACGAAAAATTAATAGACAATTGGATTAAACTTAAAAATACTTTAGAATGAATATTAACATTGAACTTGATGATAGATATGTCGCATCATTGCTTGATATGTTTGATTATACAACTGAAAAGGTGCTTGTATGGTACAATAAATTAGATGATTGCTGCCGTGTTGAAGAGTTGGGTAATTATTGGAAAACTGTTGTTTATCCAAAGTATCATAGACCAGATGTTCTTGATAAGGAAAGGGTTATGTTTGATGATGTTAAGGATATGGGAATGACAGAAGTTGTTAATCGTCTCTTCAACGAATTACTGATGAATAGATTATTTAAAAATTAACATTAATTAACGTGAGATATTTGCTTATCTCACGTTTTTTTTATATATTTGCACAAACGTTTAATATAAAAAACATTTATGACCAATTTTAAAATTATTGCTTGCATTAACCAAAAGAGAGTTTTAGGTAATGAGGGTAAACTTTTGTATCACATTGGTAATGACTTAGCCAATTTTAAACGTATGACTGTTGGTAATGTCGTAATCATGGGTAGGAAAACATTTGATTCATTACCGAATGGTGAACCATTAAAGGACAGAGTTAACATTATTATTACTGCTGATGAGGAGTATAGTATTGATGCAAAGTTCGATAATGTTTACATCGTACACTCAGTGGAAGATGCTGTAGAGTTATGTGATGCTTTCTTCTCAGATAAGGAAGTATTCGTTATTGGAGGTGAAAGTATTTACCGTCAGTTTATGGAAAAAGACCTTATTAATGAAATGAGGCTGACTATTGTTAATGATAGTGCTGATGGTGATGTAGTGTTTCCAGAGTATGACGAAGAGGATTGGTATGTATATTACAAGTCAATGGCTCAAGTTAGCTCATGGGAAGGTGTTGACAAATCATTCTATTTTGAGATTTTACTTAAGAAAAGGGTATAATGGCTGAACACAATGAAAACGTAGAAACATTATTGTCACGTGAGTCCATTGTAAGTAGGGCAAAAGAAAAATGGGATGCCAAGCCAAGTGCTGAGAAAGTTCGTTCAAGTCATAAGTATAAGCATATTTTCGAAAAACTTAAACTTCCATCTGTTAATTGGGACAACGAATTTTCAAAACTCTCAAAAAGTCAAACTAATATCTTAATAAAGGGTGAGTTGATTCGTACATATGATTCAATGCCCAATAGAGAAAAGACAAAAATTAAAAACCATTTTGGATTATCGTCTTTCTCAAGCAAATGGTTTAGATTATCCCCTAGTGACAAAAAGATTTTGCTTAATTCGATATTAAAATGAAACTGAGCAAAAAAGAAAAGTTCCAAAGAGATTATAGGGATATATGTTACTTCGTTGACCATGTTCGTAATATAGATTTTAGAATTAGTCTTATAAGAAGTCTTGGATATAAGATAGGTGTTAATATTGTTACATCAAAAGACGATAAGGAAAAGTCAATTACAATTGGAAAACGAAAAGAATATAGAATACAGATTGCTCCAGTGTTGCCACGTTCACAGATAGTGCAATGTGCAATTGTGGAATGACTTGTATTAATAAATGTTAAAGTTTAAGCAATATTTTGGTTTAATTAAAAAAATACTATATCTTTGCAAAAAATAATCAAACGTATATTAGAAATGAATGACTCTAAAGATTTAAATGAGAAGAAAGAGGGTATCGTTGATACTACTCCAAAAGTGGACAATAACTCTAGTGAGGACAATAACATCAAATCTGGTGTGATTGTCGCATTGATTCTTAACCAAGAAGTCACTGTCAAATTTGATGGTGATAAGGAATGTGGTACATTGCCTTATGACAAATTCGAAAACGCTCCTCTGGTTGGTGACATTGTAAAGGTTCGCCTTGAGGAAAAAAATGGCGAAATGGTAATCACTGAGATTGTGGCGCATGAAAAGCCCCATGAAGAGGCAGAGTCTGAAATCTCTAATGAAGAGGATGATGTGGAAGAAGTTGAAGTAGAGACTGACCCCATCGATGATGAAATGGATTTGGCTTATTTGGATAAGAACTTTGTCCTTGAAACCATGTCTGTTCCTAGCGATAGCCATAACGAATTCCGTTTGGTGGTTTATGTCATTCAGTTTGCAAGACGCAATGGCATTAAGTATGAATTTGATGATTACGGAAACGTATATCTTACAAAGGGTGAACTCGCAGAGGGTGAGTATTATCCTTGTGTAACCTCTCACCTTGATAGTGTTCAACACAAACAGCAGCCTTATATCTATGCTGGTGTAAACCTCGACCTTAAGTGTGAACGCACTAAGGATAATGAGCATAAGGTATATGTTGATACCAAGGGACAAGATAAGATTGGTATTGGTGCTGATGATAAGGGTGGTGTATGTATCTGTCTTTCAATGTTTGAGCACCTTGAGAAACTTAAGGCTTGTTTCTTCCTCTGTGAAGAGATTGGTTGCTGTGGTTCTAAGGAACTCAACAAGGAATGGTTCAATGACGTTGGTTACTGCATTGGTTATGACTCTCCAGACTTGATTCGTGCCGCATGGTCATGTGCAGGTGTTAAACTCTTCTCATATGAGTTCTATGAGAAGTGGATGAAACCAGTATGTGACGAGTGGGGTCTCAAGGATTGTTTCTACTCAGAGCCAATCACTGATGTAATGGAGATTCGTAAGCAGACTGGAGTTATGTGTATGAACTTTGGTAATGGTGGTTATAACGCTCACTGCGAAAGTGAATACATTATTCTAGAGCACATGGACCACGCTTGTGGCATGGGTCTTGCCCTCATAGACCATATTGGTTGCACACGTCATTACTTAAAGCACACCTCTACTACTTGGAGTGCATCTAAGGGTACATATAGAAAGGAGAATGGTTTGCTAATCCGTACTGATGTGGATGATACCAAGCAGTTAGAGAGCCTTGGTGATTGCAAACGTAGAGGTAGTAGCACCTACTATGGTGGCAGTTACAATACATCTAAGACTACTGCAACTAAGGATGAACAGCTTGGCTTTGAGATTGTTAAGTATATCGTCAATCGTTATGATGGTCACATCTTGGCGATTAAGGACGAGGTTCTTGAAACAATCAAGGGAATCTGTGAGAAGTCTGGTGTTGATTTCTCATTATTCGAGACAGAGGTAAGTGAAAAGTTCAGTAATGATATTAAATTTTAATCTAATATTATGATAGGTACAAGCATTAGAAGCGTCAGACACTTATTCAGAGTGTCTGATGCCTCTTTGAAAACAATTCTAGTTAAATTCAAAGATAACGCATGGGATATTTGTAAGGTAGTAAAATTCCCTAAAGATAGTTCATTTGGAGAAACGATGTTTATCTTCAATAACTATTATCGTCAAAGTCATTGGAACTTTGATACAATTCTTTTGTCTAATGACTTTAGAAATAATTTCAAAACAGAAGATGTAACTAATTATGCTTGTAGAGTGATGTCTATCAATAGTAATGAACTTTCATCTTTTGGCGGTTATTTCCAAGAAATTACCTTACTTCCAGATTCTTTCAATAAGGATTATGACAAATTCTTGAAAGACAACAATAAGATGGTAAGGAACTTGGTTGATAAGTTCGGTTTATCAACAAACGACATAAGACTAAAGAGATTATATATCTATTCTGATGGTTCTAAGAATTTCTTTCAGTGGGCAGTTACATCTTGTTATCAGAATGGCACATCTATCTCCGTTCTAAAGAATATTTTCATTTGGAATGAGTCTTATAAACAGCTTGCAAAGAATCTTTCAAAGGGCACAATCACAGCATATACTTCGAGAGAATCTATTTATAAACTTCTCAGTGAGTTAAGCGAATTAAGAAAAGAAAAGAGAATTAACGACTCTATTAATTCGTTTAATACAGCCCAAAAGAAACTATTCAAAAGCAACGAATTGTCTGAAAACGACAAGCAAGCTCTCTGGCGTCTTTATCGTCTTTCAGAAGCAAAAAGATTGAATTTCGTTAAAAAGGTATCTTCAATTACCGATTTCAATGAACTATTAAGACAGCTTCGTTTCGTGACTAGTGTACATTTCTCATGGAGCAAGGAATCGTTTATGGATTTTCTTGAGAATGTAGATGGCATTAAGTACGAAAAGATTTGTGAAAATGAAAAGGTTGTTTTAGTTAAGGTTCTTGATTATGAAACCATTAAACAGCTTGGTAAAACTACCAACTGGTGTATTTCAAAGAACAAGACCTATTGGAATAATTACATTGAGGGATATCATGGTGCTACAACACAATATATGATTTTTGATTTCTCTAAATTGGAGGATGATAAATTGTCTATTGTTGGTTTCACAACAACACGTAATAAGGGTATTACTTCAGCACATAATTTTGTGAATGAAAACCTTATGGGCGGTGATGAAGGTGAACAAGTTTTCCTTAACTCATTCATATCTAGATTCAAGGATATTAAAAATATTTATTCGATACTTGCTGATGATGGTATTGATATTACCCTTGTGGTACAGTATGATATGCCACCTTATAAGTGGGATGAGAACAGTCTTATGGATTACTTATATGAGTGTGTAAATCCAGAAAATGTAGACATTATCAAGAAGAAAGATGGAAAAATCGTTCTTTCTATAATGGATGAAAACATTCGTTATTTCCTTGGTGATACCTATTATGACAATATCTCTTCTGAATATTGGAGTTATCAGCACATCCTATTTATTGATTTCAATAAGAGCCTATACGATATTAATAAGCTACAGTTTGCAATTATTGAAGAAACTGGTGGTGACGAAGACTATTGTGTCGGTTTATATAATGAAAGGTCACTTAATTCTAATCAAAACTTCGATACGAAACTTATTGAGTTTGGTTTGCCTTATAACACAATAAGGAGAACAAATGACCCATATGTGAGGTTAAGAAACGGTTTGTACTCATATAACACTCCTATGATTAAAGATAGTATCAAAGAGTGTGGTAGTACCGTATTGAGGAACATGATTAAGAGTGACATAGGAACTGATACATTCTATGATATGGTTCTGAGGACTGTAAGACAACACATGTCATTTGACTATTTACATTTGATTTACGATAATGGTCTCAAACTTACAGATATATTCTCTGCCTCATATGTGGGAGATATTATTAAGCAGTTTGCCCATGATATGAGAAACATGAGTAGAGCAACTACAACATTCACCAAACTTGAAGGTATTAATGAAGATAACATTAAAAACTTCTATGATGGTAACTATGGAAGGGATGATACCAAGTATATTGGTTTCTTCGAGGCAATTAGAATGATTGTTAAGAACGAAGAGGGACTGTCAAAGAAAGACTACCAAGCTATGTTCAGAAGACTGTTTAACTTCCTAGGAAATGATGGCAAAACTGCTCAAGTATATGACCAACTGTTTGATATGGTTAAGGATAAACTAGATTATTCATTGTCAGATGATACAAATTATTCTCTTGCTAAGTTTGCAATTTACTTTGGTAACGATGAGACTAAGAAATTTGTTGAGAATAAATCCAAGGAATATAGCGGTTTTAGAAAATGTTATGAAGCCATTTCTAAGGAATATGAAAAATACCTTACTTTTATTGGTAAACAGAACCAAAAGAATAATAATGCTGGGGTATATACAGTAAGAATTGATGACAACCATGTCAACAATGTTGATTTTGAATATGCCATTGCCCCAAATGATGAACACGTCTTTTAATTATGCTAAAGATAATATTACTTTTTATAGCAATAGGTCTTACTGTTTTCTCAGTAAACTATAAATTCAGTAAAGCAGTAAGGCTTATTGCTTATAACGAAGAAGAAACACAAGCTGGTGCCTATGCAGACATCTTTCTAATGCTTGGTATTACAATTTTATGGACATTATATTTTTCGTTATTTTAAGAATTGTTAACATGAAAAATTTGTTATTCAATTTTTTTTTGTATAACTTTGCATCGAAAAACATAATTTGAATTTAAAACATACTTAATAGAATAAAAAAATGACTTACAACAAGAAACAAATGCAGCCTTTGATTGATAAGTATGCTATCAATCCTGAAACCAACAAGCTGTTTACTGATGTGTGCGAAATGTTTGACGGTCAGCCAAACTATCAGATTTGGGCAGTGAAGATGGTTTTCTCCAAATCTTTATCTATTGAACAGCTTGAGACAATTCACGAATGGGTTGGAAAGAACCAGACATTAGTGAAATCACTTGAGAAGCAGAACATCGTATCTTATTCATCAAAGAATGCTATTTCTCAGTTATTTAAGGAAATGGAAGGTCTTGATAATCTTTCAATCATCAAGAATACCATTAATCACTTTAATACTGACCAGCGTAAGATGCTTACTAGTAGTTTGCTCCCAAAAGAGTATACTGCTTTGGAAGGGTATAATAATGGAAACGTTAAAAAGTGGGCTGACATTTTCAGAAAGTTCAACCGTCTTCCTCTTGACCGTAAGAATAAGTTCTATAGCAACTGTTCTAAGTTGAGAGACCTCAACGATTTACAGTCTGCCATTAAGAGTTGTCTTGAGACCACTTACGACTGGAATAAGGAAGATTTATTGGCATACGTGGCAAACGTTACAACTGATTGTGAGGTTATTCTTGATAACGGTAACTTCGTAATCGTACATGTACCTTCATTTAAATCAAGTAAACTTCTTTGTGGTAACGGACGTACAAAGTGGTGTATCGCACGTGAGGAAAGTTATTTCTCTCAGTATGTAACTGGTCAGAACAACCGTGACCAATACTTCTTGTTCGATTTCAGCCGTAAGGAAAGTGATGCATTCGCACACATTGGTTTCACTATGGAGAATGGACGTGGTTTCTATTGCGCTCAGACTTGTAACAACAACAGTATGATGGGTGGCTATACTCAGAATGGCGAGACTATGAACATAAATCAAGCACTTGAAAAAGCTGGATGTAAGATGTCTCTCTTCTTGCGTCTTAACGCTCTCACGAATTATAAGTGGGAACTTGAGTCTATTTTGAAGCTTGTTAAGAATAAGCCAAACGACTTTGCTATAGCATATGAGAAAGATGGACGTTTAATTATTAATGTCCTCAATTCACAAGCAATAAAGACCCTTATCTCTCATTCACTTATTAACTTGGGCAACTTCATGGTTGACAATAACAATAAGGTGTATGTGTTCATCGATACCAATGTTAAGTATAACGATGAGAGAGCACTCATTGCAATGCACTATCAGAAAGACCAATATGGTACGCTTTCATTGAAGAGAATGAATGACCCATTCAACACTGATATTACCAAGTTGGGTTATCTCTCAAAGGTAGGTATTACCACTGACAACTATCTCAACCGTGAGGCTATTGACCCACAAGTATTGCTTCATAAGCTTATCGATGAAAACGATGAGATTGGCGCAATCAAGTTGCTTGAGAAAGAGGGTAAGGACTTCAATGTTAACTATGAATTCAACCAGAGAGTTCCTATTATCTCTGCCGTAAATAACAAGATGTACACCTTGTTTGAGAAGATTGTAAGTCATCCTAAGTTTGACTCTTCAATTGAGGATGGTTTCGGTGAGACACTTCTTGAATCACTTATCTACCTCTATGGTAGTGACGAGATTTCAGCTTCTAAGGAAGAAGAGAAGTCTCTCAAGAGAATGATTATTGCAATCTTGAAGTCTGATACATATGACTTCAATGCAAAAGACCTTAACTCTGACACTGCAATCAACATTGCATGTGAGTATCCTAAGATGCTTTGGATTGTTGAGGCTCTTGCATCAAAGAAGAACGTTGACATCAATATTGTGAATGATTTCGAGTGTGCTGCACTTGGTGATTGTATTCGTAACAAGAACCTTGAGGCATTGAAGATAATCGGTAAGAGACCTGATGTAAAGGTGAGAGAAGAGGATAAGAAACTCGCTAAGACCTATGGTATCAACTTGAGTGATTACATTAAGCCAGATGAGAAAATCTTTGGCAGCTTCAAGTTTGAAGAGGTTGCGGATGAGGCTGAAACCAAATCTACATCAGAAATGGAAATGGCTATGGCTGCTGCATTCTAACCAATTCCAATGCATAAATGAAAAAAGTGATATGAACGACAAACATATCACTTTTTTTATACCCAAAAGTTTGGAAATTAACAAAAATTTATATATCTTTGCATATATGATATATTTTATGTTAAACTTTAAACCTAATAAATTATGAATGTTTATAATTTTAAGAAAATTGAGAAATGTTATGTATTCGGTAATATAGATAGAAATATGGATAGATTTATCAAGAATCTAACATCTAACATTTCTAAGTTTAAGAAAGAAGAACATCCAAAGGAAATTGAAAGACAAGAGAGATTAAAGAAGCGTGAGGAAGAAATGCATAATATTGGCATTGGTGGTATTGGGCATTTACATAATCCGTTTGATGGTGGTCCTGGTCGCCCTATGCGCAGAGCCGATAGAGTTGGAGACGATATGCGTATTGCACAAGCACCGACATTTGCTTCGACTTGGGATGATGGAAGAACCTTCTTGAAGAAAGGTAATAATAAGATAGACTCTACCTATAATGATAGCGTAATTATTGTTAGTGGTAACTGTGGTATCGGTAATAAGAGTAAGAAATATTACGATGAGACATTTGGAAAACTAGATAAAATTCTTGGCGATAATAATTGTTTCATCTTATTCGTAAGAGGTAATAATGACAATCCTTCTATCTTCAATAATAGAGAAATTGACTTTGAACATATAAAGGCAATTCCAGATTATTCAGTGGTTGCTCTTAAGACATTTAATTGCTTATGCATTGGAGGTAGTGTTTCAATGGATAAGGAATGGAAACTAGCTCAAGAGGAACTTTACGGAAAAAAGTTATATTGGGAAGATGAAGCACCTCAGTATGATGAAGATAAACTCAACGAGATTCTTGAGGCATATAACATCAATTGCGTTATTACAAGCACATGTCCAAGCTTTGCATATCCTGGAACCAACGCCTTTAAAAAAAGCAAATGGTTCTATCGTGATAAGAAGATTATTAATGAGTTTTCAAATGAAAGGAAGATAATGGACAAAATCTATGAGAAAATAATGGATTCAGATTCAAAACCGTATATGTGGGTTTATGGTAGATTTAAGATGTCCAATACCAACAAACTTAATGATATGGTATTCATTTCATTATCTGCCTACAACATGATACAAGTTAATTCTCAACTTGAAGCATTCTTTGGATTGGACACATCAAAGAAAGTAGATATCAATGCATATACATTTGATAACATTATCACAGATGGAATAAATAGGGTATCATATGATGAGCATTACGACGATGCGATGGAAATGGGAGAACCTGAAATGGATGAGGAAGAATTCGAAGATTTTGATGATGAACCAAAAGAAGAGGAACATGAGGGAATAGAAGAAGAGGCAGCTACACCAATTCAAGGTTTAAATACTAGAAGAGAAACATTAGATAGATTTGATAGAATGATACAAGAATTAACAGCAGTGGATAACGCCACGTTAAGGGGTTATGCTGATTATGCTAGATTGTATGATGCAGGTGTTTATGCAACACAAAATGAACCAATGGCTGTAAATTATGGAGAACTAAGAGCTATAACACTAGAAGACATAAATAGAGCTGCTACGCTTGTTACAAACAGAACTACCAATGGCTAATACAAATAGTAAATTCTTCTCTGTAATGGTTATAGGAGAAAACCACAGAGAATTGATGTCTAAATATTCACTTGATTTAGAGGTTGATTCCTATGTCAAATACGAATATCTTAAGGCTGATAAATACCTAAACAATTCAATCAAGGCTCTAGATAATATCTTATCCAATGCTGATAAGATAGGTCTGGAACCTTCAGTGAAGGAAAGTCTATCGAATAGGATTAAAACCCTTAATCAGATGACACCATTTGAATACTACAGAGAGTTGACAGATGGTATGTACTATGATGAGAATGGCAATGCTCTTTCAACAGAGAATAAAGAGGGACATTGGAAGACTGCTAGGATAGGTAGGAATTTCTCACTACCACTTAAGCTAAAGGATGGCAGTGAGGTATATTCAGCAAAAGTTGGTGATGTTGATTGGGAAACCATGAATGAACCACCAAGACTATACGAGGCTGCATGGGAAATGGTAATGGAAGGACGAGAACCTACTGACGAAGAGGAAGAACAAGTCTATAATTCCATGAAGGATAAGACAGTCTATTTCTCTAAGTTCAAAAGCAAGGAAGATTACGTCACATACAGTACCTCTTACTGGAATTATGCCTTTGTAGACGAAAACGGATGGGTAGATGTAGATAGTGATAAGGATGGGGAGCAACATTGGATTGCAACATTCAATGATAGGTTTATAAAGAACTTAGACCCTAACCAATTGGTCACAATCTATGAATGTAGTGTTAATAATGGTTAATTTTATTTAAGGGAATGGGATAACGTTTTGTTATCTCATTTTTTTTTCATATATTTGCATAGAGGAATATTGTAGTGAAATGGAAAAATTGTCAGAATATGGTGAACAGTATAGGAGAATCCTAACATACTTCCTTAAAAAGAATGGAATATACAAGATTTTTGTAGCTAATACCAAATATCAACACAGTGTAATTGACAAGCACAGCGTGTTTTTCAAAAGGCAATATTACAATGGTATATTCAATCAAGCTGCATGGGACAATAATGGTCTTGTAAATCTTTTCGGTAACTTCTTTGCTTTCACGAGTACTAAATATCCAGAAACAATAAGACTATTTGATGGTACTTTCGTAGATTCAAACATATTCTCTAGATATGAATTTTGGGTTATGAAACGTAGTCAATGGGAAGATTTCATATATAAAAGAGAATACGAAGAAATAACAACATTAAAATAAATGGAATTAATACTTAAACAATTAAGGGGACGATTCATAGAAGACAATCAACTGCCCATTACAACAGTTGAAGACCCCTATTTCGATGAAAGAATTAAGATGCTTGAGGGTGAATGCGGTGCTAAAACCAAATATCTATCTCTTATGGAAGTAATTAGAGATAGATTTGATGGCAACATGCAGAAATTCCTTGAGCATAGACATAGCGTTAAAGACCAAATTTTAGCCCATATTCTTAATTCTGATGGTTATAAAGCAATGTTGGCTGATAAATCCCCATTGGAGGATTATAAGCCCATTGTAGGCTCAAATGAACTATATACGGAACAGCAAGATGGCGGTTTGTTTATATCATTCGATATGATTAAGGCAAACTTCCAAGCCTTACGTTATGTTGACCCAAGCATTGTATGTGATTGTAATACTTGGGAAGAATTCGTGGCTCGTTTTAGTGATGTAGAATACCTCGCTTCTGCAAAACAAGTAAGACAAGAGGTATTGGGCAAACTCAATGGTAAGAGATTGGCAGCAATTGAAAAAAGGGCTTCAAATGATTTTGGAAAAGAGTTCAAATATAGATTAAGTATATATGGTTTCTCATTGTTCTCAATCAAAACTGATGAAATAATCTTCAAGTTTGAAGGTACTGAGAAGGAATTTGAGTCATTCCACGCTGGAGACCAAGAGTATAATGGTTTCAAGTTCCGTGTGAACAAATTCAAACTCAACATGAGAACCTTCAAGAGAGCATTCTCAGATAAGCGCATAAATATCTTTGAGAAGGAAGACTTCTTAGATGGTCATAGACGCAATTTAAAGTGCGTTCCTGCCACTTATTACCCTCAAGTGTATAAACTACTCAATGGGATAAAAATAAACGATTCTGACCTAGTTTTTACTAGTGACCATGAATTATGTTCTTATATGAAACCATTGGAGTTAGTAAAATGACGAAGGAATTAGGAATAAGTAAGGACTTTGCGTACTACCTCAAAGAGAAAGGTTTGTATTCAAACTATATCGCCAAGCTTAAAAAATATGGCTATAAAAAGGCTGCGGTCATCTATTTTGGCGCATGGAATGATAACGAACAAAAAGAGTTTTGGAAGGGAGTATATATTGGTTTTTTCGAATACTTGAAAAAGAAATATCCATGTGAAATAATAACATATAATTAGAATGGAATTATTCAAAGAAGATAAACATAAAAAGCTTTTAAAGAAGTTACAAGATTGCATTAAGGGCACTGCATTTGAAAATAACGTCTATCTTGTAGGTGGTTGTGTGAGAGACGCTTTGCTAAATGAACCCATTAAGGATTTTGATATTGTGGTATCAATAAAAAATGGTGGCATTATGCTTGCTAACCTATTGGCTGCAAAGGAAAAGTGCTATAAATTGGGTAGCAATCCAGTGGTATATCCCAAATACGGTACTGCAAAGGTTACTCTGTATAATGATGAAGACCTTAAGGACTTGGACATTGAGTTTGTTCAGACTCGTAAGGAGCAATATCATGAGGATAGTAGAAATCCAGAACAAGTATTTGGTACAGTTGAAGAGGATGCAAAACGCAGAGATTTAACCATCAATTCATTGTATTATAATATAAGTGATGAAAAGATATATGATTTTAACTTAGGTATTGATGACTTGGTTAATCAAGTTATTAAAACACCGACTGACCCAGATATCACATTCAATGATGACCCATTACGTATATTGAGGGTTATCAGATTCTCTTGTCGTTATGGATGGGGTATTGAAAAGAATACTTGGTTAGGTATGGTTAAGAATGCTCATCGTATTAAAATTATCTCACAAGAGAGAATCACTGATGAAATTTCAAAGATTATAACTAGTCCAAACCCTTCAGTTGGTATAAGGAAAATGTTGTTCTGTGGTCTTCTGAATAAGGTGATGCCAGACATATATGACTTAACCAATGCATATGAATCAAGGAATCCAATGCTAACGTCATTTGACCATACCATGATGGTTCTTGATAAGGTACAGCCTTATATTGAGACTAGATTGGCTGCGTTATTCCATGATGTTGGTAGAATCGCAAGTGAAGCCAATAGAGGAATCTCACAAGATTTGTTTAGTGCTGATGTGGCTGTTTGTGACTTGAAACTCATGAAGTTCCCAAATGCAATAGCAGATTCTGTTGAGAATTCAATTAAGTATCATAGATTCTTTAGAAACTATGCTGATGGTACTGTTCCACCAGATAAGAAGATAAGAAAGTTCATCAACTTATGTGGTGACAACATTGGGAACGTTGTTGACTTGATGAATGCCAACAACTTGTGTCAAACTTATGACAAGAAAAAGAGACAAGCATTGGACATTCTGAATAGGATTGAAGAACTTGATGAGCTTGAAGAGGCTAAGAATGTTAAACTACCCATCGATGGAAAAGATATCATGAAGGAGTTTAATCTTAAGTCTGGACCTCATATTGGTAAACTTATGGATTGTTTGAAGGAAGCTTACTTTGATAATCCTAAAATTACTAAAGAAGAGTGCTTTAAGTTGATAGAGGAAAAGATAAAGGTCTTGGCGGTATGACAACTGCCAAGTCTTTTTTCTTTAATATATTTCTTTTTTAAGTATATAATATTATTATATATTAATTAAAATATATTATAATATATTAAAAAATAATAAATATCTCAATAATATTTTTTATTTAGGAAAATTTTTCGTATATTTGCAAAAAGTATAAACAACATGGGAACATTATGTAAGAATTGTCCCGTAAGGGATATACGTAAGAAAACTGGAGAACCTTGTACCATTGCTTTTGCAACTAGGTACGGAAATAGTTGTGTTAACCTCGACATAACAGAACAATTGTTCAATAAAGAGTTAGAGGAATTCTCCAAGAAGAAAAAGACTGAAGCCAAAAAGGTTAATAAACCTAAGACAACAAAGAAAAAAGAAACTATTAAAACAGAATAAAATATGGGAAGAAAAATTTTAATTATCGTTGATGGTCAATACAGCTTTATTGAGGGTGGCTCTTTAGCAGTAGAGGGGGGCAGAAAAGCATTAGATAATCTTGTAGAGTTCATAAAGAACCATTATAAAGAATATGATGGTATATTCTTAACTGCCGATTGGCATCCAATTACCCACTGTTCTTTCAAAGATAACGGTGGTATCTGGCCTCCTCACTGTGTACAGTTCTCACAAGGTGCAGCGATATATCAACCAATTCTTGATGTATTAGATGAATTAAGGATTGATTATGATGTTCTCACCAAGGGTTGTGATGAAGACCATGAAGAGTATTCAATCTTCAAGAATGTTACTTCTGAGGCATACCTTAAGGCAATGAATAAACACAATGAGATTGGGGTTGTTGACATTGCTGGAATTGCTGGTGATTATTGTGTCCTTGATACAATAAAGGATGGACTCATGGAATTTCCAAATACTGAGTTCCATGTTATCAATGAGTGTGTTGCATCCATTGATGGTGGAGCAACTTTAAGTAAATTCGTTGATGAAAACGAGAGAGTATTATGGCACGAATAGAAGTTGATTTAGCGGAATATCAAGGCATGAGAAACAAGATTAAGAGCTTGGAATCTGCCTTGAATTCTGTATCTGTTGAGGCTGCTACCAATAAGGAGATTATCGAAAATATCAAAGCTTTGGTAGTTGACCTTGAGAAAGAAGGATTTTTAAATCGTTTATTTGCTTGGAAAAATGTCATTAAACCATTTAAAGAATTATTAACATAAAATTTTTGGTAGATTTGATATTTTTTCGTATCTTTGCATGGAGAAATTAACATTAGATGTATTTAAGCATTTTAGGTTCTTCTTGAAAAAGAACAAGATATATGACCTATTTATGCGGAATTTCAGAAGCCAACCATATGAGAAGATTCATAATGTAGATGCATTCTTACCTAATTACATAAACATAATGAGAGAGTATTCTACAACACGTATGGGTAAAGAATATCTCAGTGTATATGGAGCGATGTATCTAACGTTTAGGTCTTTTTGTTGGGCGAATAGAGCAGCATATAAGACACCAAATTCATGGAGCAAGTATTGGGCTACTATTTGTTTAAAATGGGCACTATATTGCATTAGGCATAATATTGAGATATGCACAGACGAAGACCTTGGCAGACTTATAGAATATTGGGATTCATGCAAGTGGATTGACATAAGCAAATTATCATTTCAAGATAGAATAGTTATACAACAATTAAAGTGTAAACACAATAATGGAGACATATACTAAAATAGATACAATGCTAAAAAGATATATCTTTGATGGCAAGGAGTGTCCGAATAAGGATTGGTTGAAGTTCAAGAATAAGATTATCCTTGGCGAGTTCTCATTTAATGAGGCTGAGTATTTGTTCAATTGTCTTTGGGAAGCCACAAGTAAAATAGACGGTACAAATTCCAAGATTGCTTTCTTTCCTTCAGATGGACACATCGAAGTAGGTGGCAAGACCGACAAAGCTAGTTCACAGCATGGACAGTTTGAAATGCTCCAAGAGATTGGTGAGCGTATCAAGCCACAACTCTGCGCTATGTTCCCCAAGGAGTCAGCACGTTTTGTTCCAGTTAAGGGAAATGACAATAAGGTACAGTATTATGACGTACATGCTGATTTTAACGAGTATGACGAAAAGACTATGATTGCTAAGTTGCAAGCCAAGTTCGATAAGAAGGATACTGTTATATCAGAAGGCTTATATGGTGTGGAACTTGAGGAAGTTCCTATCTACATCTACGGTGAGTATTTCGGTACTGGTATTCAGAAGTGTGGTTCTCGTTACATTCAGAATGGTAACGGCTTCCGTGTATTCGACATCAAGCAGCAAGGTTGGTGGTTGCCAAAGGAAAATCGTGATGCAATGTGCAAAGGTCTTGGTCTTGAGCAAGTACCATTCTTGGGCGTTATGACCTTGCGTGACATTGAGGATATGGTTCGTAGTGGTTTCACCACAAAGTTTGAGGGGGCTGCTGACCCAACCATGATTGAAGAGGGTATTGTAGCACGTCCTATCATTCCTCTTTGTAGTGGTAATGGTAATCGTATTATCGTTAAGGTAAAGTATTGCGATTACATTGAGTATGACACTGTTCGCAAACAGTTCTCTGATGAAGAGTTTGCTGAGTTCGATAAGTGGTATCATGAGAATATTGAAAATAAGAAATAGTATATGAGAGATTTAACAAGGGTACTATTAAGGTCACTCATGTTTATTTTCCTACTTGTTGGATGTGGTGGTAACATCTACTATATGTCTAGCATAACTAGTGATAACCAGTATGCTAGATATAATAGTAGAAGAACCCATTCAACTGTTACGTATGATGAAAATGGATATAATGAGTACCAACAGCCTCAGTCAGACACAATCAGTATTAATTCAGATGATGACGAGAGAGAATATTTAGATTCAAGACCTACTAGGCAATTTTACTACTGATGATATATGTCGTTTGTAAATTAGGCAATGGGGAAACATTACACACAAATTCCAAATATGGCATTGGAGATTATGTGGAGATAGTTGATGGTGGTCATCAATATAGTGGTTATACTGCTGCCTATCAATATTTTTGGGGCGGTGTTGAACGTTATTATATCAATTACAATTTTGATAATGGAGAACCACATAAGGAAGTTCCTAAATATTGGAAGATTATCAATATGGCACTTGACCCTTCAGGAAGAACCATCTTATACCACATAAGAAGTGTTGATGGGAAAAATAGTGTGGTCGATGAAGGCGCTATTAAGTTATCTAATTTTCATAGTAGAAACAGAATACCGATTGGTGACGTTAAGATTAATCAACTGCCTTTCAATGGTAATGTTATGCCACATAAATGGACAGATAAACTATATAAGGTTCTAACATGAAACTCATAATTGAAAATTTTGGAACAGTTGAAGTACCTATCAAGATAGGCTATATCGTCACAATTAAAAAAGGTAGATATGGTTCAGCATTCTATTGGGATTACGTTCAGACATTACCTAAACTGTTAAAGGTTTGTCCATATCAATATGGCGAAGGAATGTACTCATTCTATGTTGATGAGCATGGTAATAGAAAAGCGCATGTTCCAAAGGAATGGAAAATTAAACATATTTTTTTCAATGGTGGTAGTATTCATCATCTTTCTCTTATTGTGGTGTTGGTAAGTAGGTTTAAGGACACATTATCCGTATCCTATATGATGAATCACTCAAACGGTGTATGGGAAGAATATAATTCACCTTTCGAAGTAATTAACAGAGATAGGAAAGGATTGGAAGAAATTAAAGTGGAAAGGGTTTAAAATAATAAAAAAAAACATGCTTGCTAATGTTTTTACATTTCATTGTATAAAAGACTTTGGTATTGTCTGGAATTACCAATTTCGTGTTGGTGATATTGTAACTGTTAAAAACTGGGGAAATAGATACACATATTACCCATCAGCACACAATTATTTTAAAAGAAAACTTGGTATTCCTTATTATAATTCTGATGAATATTACAGTTGGAAACCAAATGACCTCTTCAAAATTAGAGCGATTGCTAGGCATCATAGGATGGAAAATAGGCTTCTTGCACTTATTGAAGATAGAAATAAAAGAGGAGTAATAATCAACATGGATGGTTTGAGTTTAGCCAAACAATACCCATTAAGAAAGGACGAGAAATTAAATAAAAACATTGAAATAATAAAATATTAAAAAAATGGGAAAAATTAAGCAAATTGTTACGCATTTTACTGACAATGACCTCTACACTTTTACGTGCCAGTATTACATTTTACACACGTATCCACGTGCAGAGGTGAGGTATGCATTCTTTGACCGTAATCACACTCGTTATCCGAAAGGATTTGGCGAGTTGCTTCAAGAGCAGATTAACGGCATGAAGGATGTTATTATCACAGAGGAAGAGATTGCCTTTATGAAAAGAAAAATTTACTTCCTTCCAGATTGGTATTACAATTTCCTTCGTGGATTCAGATTCAATCCCTCTGAGGTGCATATTTCACAAGACCAAAGTGGCTACTTATCAATCGTTATTGAGGGTAAATGGTATTCCACTATTATGTGGGAAATGCCAATTCTTTCTACAATATCTGAATTGATGCATGTCATCAATGGTGATATTGAGAAAGTGGATTGGGAAGCAGAATGGAACAGAGCATACGATAAGTGTTTTAAATGCCTTGAAAATGGTATTAGGGTTTCAGACATGGGCACTAGGAGAAGGTTTTGTTTCTATAATCAACAAGTGGTTCTTGAGGCTTTTAAGCAAGCAAGACATGACATTGATTTGAAATCAGTTGCAAACGTTAGGACTGGAGATTTCATAGGTACATCAAATGTTTGGTTTGCCAAGGGATTTGACCTTACACCTATTGGAACAATGTCCCATCAGTTATGTTCATTTGAAGAGTGTGTAAGTGGTGTGTTCGAGTGTAACCATCAGTTAATGAAAAAGTGGTCAGACGTGTATTCTGGAGACCTTGGTATTTTCCTTCCAGATTGTTTTGGAAGTAAGGTATTCCTTTCCAATTTCTCTAAGGACATGGCTAAGATGTTCGATGGTATCCGAATTGACAGTGGTGATGAAAGGGAGGAAACCGAAAAGATGATTGAGAAATATCGTTCTCTTGGTATTGACCCATCTACAAAGTCAATTGTTTATTCAAATGCCCTTACCATCGATAAAGCCATAGAACTTCATGAGTGGCTTGACGGACGTATGAAAGATTCATATGGTATTGGTACGCACCTCATGGCTGATGTGACTAACACAGAAACCAAAGAAAAGTTCCCATACTCAAATATTGTTATCAAGCTTGTTGGTATGAGAATAACAGAGTCTCGTGAATGGCATGATTGTATTAAGCTGTCAAACGACAAGGGTAAAACATTGGGTGATAAGACTAAGTGTGAATATCTAGTGAAACAAATAGGGGAATAACTCTCCCCTATTTTTTTTGTTGTATTTGTATTAAATAAAATTAACGTGGGATATTTGGTTATCTCATGTTTTTTTCATATCTTTGCAATATGGTATTGGAGAAAGACAAAGTTTATAAGATAAAACATGAAAGCCAAGAACATCACCATGTCTATGCTTGGAGGACTTATATAATATGTTCTCCAATGAGAAGCATTGACATTGATAATTTAGAGTGTATTAATCTCTCAAAAATAGAAAGATATACTCAGTTTGACTGCCATTTCGTAGTATGCTTTGATGGCGAGATTAGGACTAATAGAGAAGGTAAAGATAGTCAAACTGCTTTCTTCGAAAGTTGTGAGGTTATGCCCTTGGAGGAAGAAGACCTTAACGATGTGAGAAAGGCAGTAACTATGATGGGAGCAAAATATAACAGAAAATTAAATAAATTAATACTAAATGCTTAAACGAGAACATATATATAAAGCAATATATAGTAGTGTTGGAAGAAGTTGTTTGAGAAACTATATTATTTTTTCTCCAAAACGTGATATTGAGAATATACTTCTTTTTAATAAAAGTATGGTAAATTCTTTTAATATATTTCAGATAAATTTAGCTGGCGATATTTCTCGTGGCATGTGTATCGGCTTTGGTAATTTAGTTAAACTTACCAAATCATTTACTGAACAAGATTTATGCGAAATAGAAAGGGCAATGAAGAAGTATGGTTGGAAATACGATAGAAAATTAAATAAGATAATATTAGATGTTGAAACGAGGACACGTATATAAAGGTATATTCAATGTGCCTAGTCGTGGTCTTTCCATGACTGGAAGACAATTTCGAAATTATATGATTTTCTCACCAAGAGAAGATACAATGAATCTTTCCATTTTTGGAAAGACATACGAATCTTTAAGAACTCTTTTTTACATAGGTTTTCTTGGAATATCTAGTGATGGCGGTGAAATTGGAATTAAAAAACTCATAAAACTTACTACAAATTTCACAGAGAAAGATATAGACGAAATAGAAGAAGCACTAAATGAATATGGTTGGAAATATAACAAAAAACTAAATAGAATTGAAGGTATATGAGACTACTTAAAGGCAAATTATATAAGTGTGTACATGACTACCCTATTTTATATTATAAAAGAAACTATATAATATTTTCGCCTCTTGAAGATACTATAGTAAACAATACTATCTTTAATCTAGAGAAATTTCCATCAATAACTTCTCGTCATGGATACACTGTTCTTTGTTCTTTTCTTATAGGGTTTGATGGAAAAATATCATCTAGAAAACCTTTAGAAACTGGAATCTATGAAGATTGCCATTTTGTAGAAATAGGACTAAGAGAAAGAAATGAAATTAATGAGAAAATAAAAACAAAAAAAGATAAATTTAAGTATAATCCAATAAAAAACATATTAGAAGTATTATGAGAGTAACAGATAAATACATTTTCTTTTGGGGAGAATTCCCATCAAATTGGTATAAGTGTCATTTCACCGTAAAGCATGAAGGTAAGGAATTGGAGTTCTTCAATTCTGAACAGTATTTCATGTGGATGAAAGCAATTACATTTTGTGATGATGAAACAGCAGAAAAGATACTTAAGAAGGGGCATAACCCAAAGGCAGCAAAGGCTCTTGGGAGAGAGGTTAAGAACTATGACGATAAAAAATGGGATGAAATTCGTTATGAGGTTATGGTTGATGCCAATCGTTATAAGTATTCTCAGAGTGAGGAACTGAAAGAGTTATTACTGAATTCAGAGTTTGATGGTAAACACTTTGTTGAAGCCTCACCATATGACCGTATATGGGGTGTTGGCATGGGAGAGTGTGACCCATTAATTGACGATGAAAAGAATTGGAAAGGGCAGAACCTATTGGGTAAAGCATTAGATGAAGTTAGAGAAGAACTTTTAAATGAAAAGAGTTGAAATTGACATAAACACAAAAGGCATAATTGTTTTTGCAAAAGGCAAAAACTCTTATTCTGATTGGATATTATTGGTAACAAAGGTAGAAGATATAGATTCATGCGTTTTAAAAATCTATGGGCATATCTTCTACAACATTTCTGAGAAAGAATGGTATTTTTCTGAAGGTGACGAAAACTATGCTTGGGGAAACATAAACCATTGGGATTTCTTTGAGCCAACTAAGGAGCAAAAACAAAAAATTGTAGATGCCCTCAAAGAAAAGGGATATAAATATGTTCCAGTACTCAATAAAATAATATACAAAAGATAATGTACAAGAAAGGACTTTATGAGATAATAGGTTCATATAAGTATCAATTGGCAATATGTCGTTATTCATATGAGTGTTTCCAATCCATGAAGTACTACGTTGTTATACGTTATTGTGATATTTTTCATAATGATAGACTATGTGGATTTGGTGATGGATATTTCATCAAATATGAATACCATTACGATTTCTTGTCAATTGATGAGTTTACCCAATATTTCACCATAGTGGATAACTGTGAGGAAAATAAAAGGATAAGCAGTCTTCTTAAATGGCTAAGAGAGAAAAGGAGAATAAAGATAACTATAATTCCAGACATTCTAGATGATGGATATTGGTTCAATTATTATTTCTTTACTACCTATCCATTCTACACCAAGAATATTGAGGAAAGGGGATTTGAGAACTTTGAATCGGCAGCTAAGAAAGCTATCGAAATGGCAAAGAAAGCTTGCGTTCAAGTTCATGGTAAAAGTGGTGGAGAATGGCTCAAATACGTTATTGCTAGATGAAAGAGATTATTATATATGAGAATATGAAGCCATGTATTGTATATGCCAAAGCAATAGGAGGTGGCTATTCTGATTGGTTAGTTTTTATATCTAAGGTTGAAAAAGAAGATTACCGCCCTTATCTTCATATAAAAAATTTCATTTGTATGACGGTAGGTAAGGATAAAGATGAAGTCTATTTTCATGAGGATGGGGAAGTAGGATGGGGATATGCAAATTTAAATTGGAATTTCTATATTCCATCTAAAAAACAAAAACAAACACTAATTAAGGAAATGGCTAAGATGGGATATAAATATATATCTGTTTTAAATAAGTTGGTTAAAAAAACTTAATTAATTTTGTAGTCTCAGTTTTTTTTCGTATCTTTGCATCGTAAGTAAAGAGTAATATTATGCGTACATTAGAAGAAAAAAAGATATTAGTCAATACTATTTGTGAGTATATGCCGTATGGACCATGCATTGCAAATGAGGATATTGACAGTGGGTTTCCAATAAGGATTCATGTTGGAGACCTAAGATTGTCTAATTATGTTGATGGTTATACTCTAGATAGCAAGATATATGGTGAATGTAAAGCAGATAAAACTGTTATATATCTCCGTCCAATGGATTCCATAACTAAGGAAGAGGAAGATGTATTAGCAAGTTTTAACTGTTATTACAGTAAAGGAGGGTTATTTTTTAGTTGTGGGCATTCACAAAACGACATTTGTGAAGTTATAGATTTTCTCAAGTCTAATCTCCTAGATTATCGTGAACTCATTGAGAAAGGTATTGCGAAGCCAATTGGAACTGAGAAGAGGTGGGTGTCTAATGATACACTGAAAGAAGTGACAACTATTATGCAAAATACACTTGAGGAAGTGAAAAAACTTAGGAAAGATGGACAAAAAAAGAATAGAAGGGTTAAGAGGTGATATAAACACCTTGCTTGGTGATGCTGTAGGGTTGCTTAAGGATATGGAGTCAAAGGCATATGATGAGCGTGAGATTGACCTTATGAAACCAATTTCCAAGGTGAGAAACATCATTCAAGACTATAAGGTGAAAATGGTTAAGGAACTTGATAAGTTATCTAAAATGAAATCTAATTGGTAATATGAGATATAGAATTGTTCAAACTGGTGAAGGGTTTGTCATTCAGCGTAAGAGGTTTGGGTTGTTTTGGATAAATCATAAACTGCATCATTTTACCGTATGCCGCTACGATTCGAATTGTGTATATGACCATAAGATAAACGTTGTATATGATTCTCTAGAAGATGCTATGAGTGAATTAAACGTGATTAAGAAATATCCACTCAAGTTTATGGGTCATATGATATATTACGGTATCCAAATTGGCAATGAACCATTATATGTTGATGACCACTCATGCTGTGGCTTAGATAGGTTTGATAGACCTTGCTACAAAATATATTCCAATAAAGTTGATGAAGTAAAGGAAAAAATCAAACTAGAGATAGAGGAAGATAATAGGCGTAAAGAAGCTATATTAATGGAGAAGAAGAATAAGGAAATAATTAATGTGTGGTATGAAGATTAAAAAAAGACATGTCTTTGCAGCTATCATTGGTTGTTTATTCTTATGCAAGGAATTCAGACATGGTGTAGCACAAGACTTACGTACGCTCTTCGGAGAAGAAAAATAAAATAAATTGAGTTATAACCCTTAAAAATTAAATGGGATGAAAAAGATTATTTTTTTACTGTTTGCTGTTATCAGTTTTGCATCGTGTGAGTGCCCATATGCTAGTTGGGATGATTATGGATACAGTGAGAGTTCAAAAGGACTTAGTTATACCAATGATTATTTCTGTGCTGATAAACTATTAGGCACATGGCAGATGGATTATGGGTGTACCGTTGGTAATATTGAACTAAAAGAAATCAAGTTCTTTGATGGATGGCAGTGTGATATTACAATGGCGCAGACAAGGAATCCTGATTGGTACACTGAGACATGGACTTATACCTACTATGGTAATACGATTAAGTTTGCTAGGAACGATGGTAGAACTGTATTCTCATTTACACTGAAAGGATATACATTCCCAGAGCTTTATCTACAAGACTCATTCGGCAGATACACATGGAGAAAAGTGAGGGCTTATGGATGCTAAACGTTTTAGAGAAGAATACAAGTATATAACATATTTCTTGAAGGAGATTAGACTCTTCTTACATTGGAAAGAGTACTTGGAAGAAGAAACTAGAAGAGGCAAAAGCGATGTTTATAGTCCTAGCCAATATGGACGCATTGATGATGTCTTTGGAACTAGTGGTTTCACTCTATTCTTGAGAAGACGTAAAATTAAGTTGATAAGTTACTCCGTATCTTTGTGGTTCAGAGCTTTTCTAGAAGTCTATGCACCACATATAAAAAGAAGTGGAGATTCACTAGGAGATATGGCTCGTAAAATGATAGAGTTCAAGGAAAAAGGTAATCTCAAGGAAATTGTTATAAGGAACGATAAATATGAGTGAAGGATATAAGATAATTGTTAGGTTTTTCAAAGAGATTGGACTCTACAATGAGTTTAAAGACTACTGTGATGCACATAAGTATTCTAGCGAGAATTTTAACGTTAATACAGATAACCCACTTAGGAACTTTGGCGGTACATCAGTCTCTTATTGGATTGAGTGGAAAAAAGGGGTAAAGACACTTCATGGTAATCTCTTTGACCATTTCAAAGCTTGGCTATATATATTCTATCCTGATTTGTATTACTATCAAGATGCACCTTCTCCAAGAATGTTAGACCGTATAGATAAAGATAAAAAAATAATAAATATAGAATATGAGTATCGTAAGACCAATAACGCCAAATGAGGCTCAGAGAGAGCTTCCAAATGACGTAATCGAAAAAGTTAACGATTTGATTAGGATGAATTGGAATGGTTCTTCTGCAAGGGTTACAATCAAGTCAATTAAGTCTAGTTGTAACTACCGAGAAGGTGATTGGAGAGGAATCTGTAAACTGTTCAGAGAATATGGTTGGGATGTAGAAAGCGATTTTCCAGGTTACTGTGAATCGTATGATGCATTCCTATTATTCAGAAAGTCTAAGAACTATCATAGTAAAGGTTTAATGATACAGTATTGATATGTGTGGGAATAAAGCAACAAAGCCGATATCACCAAAAGAAGTTAGAGAACGGATTAAGGAGAGATATAAACTTCCAGAGCATGTTATCAAATATGTTAATGCTAAAATCATTTCATCATTTAATAGTCAAGATGGAACTGCGTTCTTGAAATGGTATGACTTCTCATGTCATTTTGCTAACGAATCTTATCCTAAGACTCTTATTTTAAATTGGTTTAATAACATTCCAAACACTTTTGGAAAGGATTGGATTATAACAGAAAAAGATAAGGATTTTGAATATTCACATTTGTATAATTTTAAAGAAAGAAAAAAGTGAAAATTGAACAAGAATATTATGTTATTGAAAACAATGGTAAATTCTTCGGCACAGCATATGAAGATGGACATTGTATGGTTGAAAACTATATTGAGCCATACAACGAATCAGAGTTTTCTGTTAACGTTCCAATGTCAAAAGTGAAAAGAATCAATGAATCATCTAAAAAATATGTTGATGAATATGGTATTGAGTCTCTTACTTATGGGGGAAATAAAAAACGTTTTCTTGAACAAGTTGGAAATGGTAAGTTAAAGAAAGTTCGTGTAACTACAACAATAGAGTTTATAGATTAAAAAAAGAAGAATATGAACAGGGGAGTAAAAACAATCGTAGTAGTTGGTTTGATTATTATTGTAGCATTAACAATAATCACCACAGTGGGTAGTTATTTCAATTATAACAACCAAGAGGTTGCTCTTCGTGAGCAAGCTGAAGCACAGCGTGGTAAGGTAGAGGGTGTCCATGATGCAATGTGGAAGATTATCTCTCAGAAAGCGCAAGTCTCTCAAGATTATCGCACATCATTCGATTCAATCTACACACACATTATCGGTGGACGTTACTCACAAGGTGATGGCACTCTCATGAAGTGGATTAAGGAAGCTAACCCTAACTTTGATACAAGTCTCTATAAGGACGTGATGGATGCTATCGAGATACAGCGTACACTCTTCAAGAAAGAGCAAGAGCGAATGCTCGACATCAAGAGACAGCATAGTACTCTGTGTAAGACATATCCAGGAAAGTGGTTCATAACCAATCAGTCTGAGATTGAATACACGATTGTATCGTCAAGTCAGAGTAAGCAAGCAATGGAAACTGGAGTAGACGATAATGTCAAACTTTACTGATAAGAAGAAAGATGCATTTCGTATAGTCTCACGTTTCATCAAGGAACTAGGGCTATACGATATTTGGCTTAAATATTTGTACGACCCCAAGACTAGCAAAACTTGGATGGATAAGGATGATGAACATTTTTATACTGATGATATATTAGGGTGTACAACATTTACTGATTATGTTAATGACCATAAGCCAACGTTTAAAACTCATGGGTATCTCATGTATGAGCTTTTGCAATTCTATCTTGCGGCATTGAGAGACCCAAAAGGAATTTGTTATCCAGTAAAAATTGATAACGAAAAGAAAAAGATTACATTGTTCGATTATTAATAACCATCACATATGGAGATAATTATTTATTCATTACCGTTTATCATATCAGTATTTCTTCTTATTTTCTTTAAGAAGTATATTGTATGGTGGGAATATATTTGTTTGATAGGTGTATCAATCCTATTTACATTCTTGCTTAAGTTAGCATTCATTGCTTCACTTGAGTATGATACCGAGTATCTTGGTGGATATATGACAAAGATTACCCATTATGACGAATGGGATGAATGGATACATAGGACGTGTACAAGACGAGTACCTTGTGGGCGAGATAGTAAAGGAAATACTATATATCGAACAGAAACATATGATTGTTCATATAGGGAATATCATCCAGAGTGTTGGAAATATACAGATAATCTTGGTAGGGAAGAATATTTCTATAATAAGTCATATTTTGACCGTGCAATGGCAGAACTTGGATACCCAAAGATGGTATTCAGAGATATGCATCGAAAATACTACAGAATCGATGGTGATGCTCAAGATTACTACTACGATAACACTCCACAGCATGTAAGAGCATTGGTATGGAAGCATACCTATCAGAATAAGATTCTTGCGTCTCACTCAATCTTCAAGTTTGAGGATATTGGCAATGAGGAAGCAGATTCCTTGGGTTTATACAGATATCCAAACGTTGAAGACCATGACCAAGCCGTAATACTTGGGTTCAGAGCTGGAAAAGAGGTACATAAGCAGTTTAAGTATATCAATTCAATATATGGTGCTAAGAAGCAGTTTAGAATATATGTGCTTGTGTTTAGAAATAAACCAGTAGAGATATCTGAGAAACAGAAATCTTATTGGCAAGGTGGAAATAAAAATGAATTTGTTCTTTGTCTTGGTTACAATACCAAGAAAGGTACTATAGATTGGTGTAATCCATTCTCATGGTGTGATAAGCCTGAGTTGGAGGTTGCTACCAAGAGATTCTTCAGAGACAACCCAAGGATGGATTTGAGTAAATATCCAGTGTGGTTGGAGAAACACATTAATCTCTGGCAGCGCAAGCAGTTTAGCGATTTCGACTACATCAAGAATGAAATGACAAAGGGGCAGAGCATTGCACTCTTAATTATCATACTCATACTTGACATTTTCGCATCTATATTCCTTATTGGTAACGAGGTAACAAATGAAGATGTATATGACAACTCGTTCATATATGACTTCAAACATTATCAATTCAAAGTAGTAAACAACACACACTCATTCTTTAGTGAGTTATGGGAGTTGATATGTGATAGCGTAACTGTTTGGTGGAAATACAGTCTGATACCTACTCTAACCAAGATAGAGGATAGCTATAAAAACATTCATACTTGGAAATGAAATATTACAGATACCTTAAAGAGATAGAAGAAGTTCAAGATAATAATAGTACAAATTATTTTATCACATATACATTTGGCGGTAGAACGAATAGATTAAATAATCTTGATACATATAGAAGCAATGATATGTGGTATAATACTAATGACGGAATCTATTCTTTTGAACCACAATACAAGAAATATAATTTCCATGTTAGCTGGATTTATCAATCTGCTGATGATGGAAAGACCATCATGGATGACGCCAATAATCTCCATGATTTAGAGCCAATTAGGGACTATTTCTTTGAGGTCAACACTGACCTTGATGCTGCAACTGAGGAATTAATCAAGCTAAAGAGGGAGAAAGGTGCTAAGATTATTATAAAGCCACTTATGATGGATATGAGAAGTTATAAGATTATCTATCGTATTGAGTGTAGTGTTATGACTAAAAACAGTAGGTGTTTCTTAAGTACTTGGGATGAAGATACTGATGTCTACAACTCAGTTGTTCATTGCTTTAAGAAACTCCGAACAGGTACTCTTAGTGGCTATCACCATAAAATAAAAGAGGTTTTAGAAAAACAGAAAGATGAAAGAATACGGAAGCATACCTAGGTTTTTCGATGATGGTACACTTCGTGGTGAGCAAGTCGTTGCTTTCAATAAGTTAGATGGGCAGAACTTTAGAGTTAAATATACCCCGAAGGGAGCTACAAAAAATCAATTCACCATGTTCGGTTCACGTCATCAATATGTGGATGAAAATACTGAGGGTTTTGGCAATGCAATTAAATACTTTAAAGAACATTATGAGGATGTCTTGAGGGAGATAATTGTAAACAATAGTTGTAAGAAAGGTATTTTCAATGGTGTTGAGGAAATCACGCTATTCTTTGAATGGTATGGTGATAACTCCTTTGCTGGATTTCATCAAGAAGGTGATACACTTCGTCTTGCATTGATTGATGTATTTCTCAAGAAAAAGGGATATATTGAACCAAATACATTTATTGACCTTTTCTGTAAAAATGAAAGAGTGTTAACTCCAGAGGTGATATATATTGGTAAACTTGATATGGACTTTGTTAATTCAATCACAAACAATGATTGGACTAAGGAAGGATGCCAATATCCAAACATCAAAGAAGGAGTGGTTATAAAGCGTTCTACACTCATGAAAGGGCAGAGACTACCAATGTGTAAGGTGAAGACAAAATGGTGGCTAGAACAGCTTCATAGTAGGTTTCCAAAGGAAATGTGGAATAAACTTGAGTAATATGGAAATAATAGAAAAAAATGCTGGTTTTAAAGCCACTAAACTTGCTTTAATGGAAGGTAAGATGGAACTTGGTTTTTTAGTTTACTCTAAGAAACAACCATTATATGTAGAGATTCTTTATCTTCGTGTTAATCCAAATTATCGTAGAAATGGATATGGAAAAATTCTAGTAGATGAATTTTTCGAGAAAATTTCTGAATATATTGGAGAGATTAGGTTATATGCTGCTGCAAATTATGATGTTAATTCTCTTGCTGGTTGGGATAAATCTAAATTCATCCCACAAGACAAATTAGAGAAATTCTATGAAGGATATGGCTTTAAGAGAATTAACCCTTGGAAAAATGAAGCATTTCCAGAAATGAATATGTTTAAAAGTTAATTTCTGTTAAAAATTTGTTTTTCTCATTTTTTATATATATCTTTGCATTGTTAGAAACAATTTTAATTAAATATTTATTAAGACATGGCAAATTTAAAGGAAAAACTGTTGGGACTTATGGACACTGGTGTATCACAAGCAATGAAGCTTGTTGATTCAATCAATGAAACCATCGATGGTATCGATTGGGATGAGCAGTTTGAGTCCCTTAATAGTGTGAAGGATTCTCTCATTGAGAAGGGTAATTCATTACTTTCTGATTTCAATGAGTTGGTAAAGCAAGTTAAGAACAATATCTCTGATTTTGAGGTAAGTGTTCCTTTTGATGAGTCTATTGGCGAGAAGTTCGAGTCAAAGATTGAGGATGGTAAGCTCATTGTTGAGGTTACATTCAAGGATGACAACACAGAGCGTTCTAATAAGACATGTGTTTCAATTCCTCAGAACTGTGACATCGAGAAGAAGAGCGAAAAGTATAATTCTCTTGCCAAGACTATGACAGTTATCATTCCAAAGGTTATTAGTGAGCCAAAGGAAGAGGCAAAGACTGAGAAGAAAAAGAGTACTCGTTACAAGGTTTCTCATGCTGCAACTCCTAAGAAGAGTGTAAAGAAAGAGGAAGTTAACCATGCACAAGAGGCTGCTAGCAAGTTGCTCCGCAAGTTTCGTGAGAATGCTAGCAAAACGGTATTGAATCGTGCCCCTAATGGTCGTTTCGTAAAGAGAACTCCAAGTGAGTAATTAAACATTGTTATTTTGTTCATATTGATTGGTAAACATTGCCTACTACCGTTTGTGAAAATAGTGGTGGGCTTACTTTATATATGACACGATGCTGGAGTGGTCTAACAGGTAGGTCTGCAAAACCTTTCTTCGTGGGTTCAAATCCCACTCGTGTCTCTATGGTTTTTTAATGTAGACAAAATGTTTGATATATTAGACAAAAACGAATTGACAAGAAAAGAGGTTGTATATCTTGTTATAAAGTTCTTAAAAAGGAAACGTCTTCTTGAAGAATTTTGTGAAGAATATAAGGTATACCATAATAACAAAACTTATGACCTTAAACACACAATAGAGAAAGCTGTGTATATGTGTAATTATTTGGAAGAGTTTTTCAAGGATATTGATTCTGCTTTTCTGTGGATGGAAACTAGAAAAGGTCATGCCTTTTGGTATAAAATCTCAGAAGAATGGATGAATTATGTGAAAGGCAAACATTTTTTGTAACTAATTTAAATAAAAAGCTATGGATGCTCCAACATCAGTGAATAAGAAACAATTCTTTTTCTTGTTATACCAATTCATGCTTGAAAATAGAATACAAGAAGATTGGTTTAATGAGTCAAAAAGGCATAAGGGTAATTCGGAGATATATGGTATTCGATTTTATGTTGGTGATGACTTCAAAACGCATTTAATGAAGAGTATTGAAGTCTATAGTCCTTACAATTATGATGGCACTATTTATGGTTTTTTCAGATTTATCCCTTCATGTTTCGATTATTGCTATCGTGATAGCTATGGAAATAAAACTAAATGGGGGCTTATATCTGACAAATGGGAAAATAAATACAAACATACAATGTTGTTTTGAATCATGAAAAATATAAGAGAGAAAGCAGATGAATATTGTAAATCTACATTGGTTGGCAGTAATTACGTAAAACGCAATGCTTATATCCAAGGTGCAAAGGATGTGTTAAAAGAGCTTTCCATGACGCTTTCAGTATCAAATGAAGAACATCTTGAGGAAAATATTATGCTATTATATAATGAATTAATGGGGGATATAAGATTGGAGAATGGAACAATTGATGATAATTTAGAATTTTGAGTTAAAAAATGTTAGAACGGAGTTAACAAGTTGTTAATTCCGTTTTTTTTATATATCTTTGCATATGTAATATATTGTTAGCTTTTATCATGATACAAATAGAGCGTTATGTTGATACAACATGGGATAAACCAAATATAATAACATCTAAGAAAGGAAAATACCTACTAGGTAAATTCCTAATGGAACAAGGTCTTTTGCAAGAATTCACAAGATGTTTTAAATATTTTGAGAAATATACTAATAGGGGTGAATCTAATATTGTAGATAAACTAACTTATAATGAGATATTGAATACTTGTATAAAGCGTTTAAAAGAGAGCAATTTACCCTTCTGTGAAATATTCAATTATGATTATGTGTCTATAAGTTGGTGGGTTCCAGCAAGCAAAATTGATTGGTTTGATGTACATATGAAATGGAATGACATTATTGATAAAGATATATACATAGACGAGTATAATGAAAGCAAAGAATTATAGAGATTTATTGATAGAAAAACACAACCTTAAGGAGTTTATATGTTACGACATCCCTCAGAAGGAATTAGAACTACTTGTATATAGGTTCTTATGCGAGAATGGTCTTTGGATTATAATGGTTGGCGAAGTTAGGCATTATACTAAAAAAGAAATTAGCTCTAAAGAAATATTACGCAGAATGTGTTCAAATTCGTATTGCGTAAGTGATATATTACTCAAAACTGAGAGTATATTTAGTTGGGGTACTGCCATGTATCCTAAGACTAATAAAAATCACTTTTGGAGTGAATTATATGAAAAATGGTGTAAGTTTCTAACCACTAAATTGCGTTTTTGTAAAATAGTACGTGAAAGATTATAACCAATAAATTTGGTTTTTTATTTTATTTTTAATATCTTTGCAAAAATATGAAAGAAAAACCGTGTAATTATCCTTTTGAAATATTAGATGAAAAGACAATAATTACAAAGAAAGAAGCAAAAGCGTTAATCATCAAGTTCTTAAAACGAGAAAGGTGTTTCAAAGAAATGATGAGTGAATGTATGTTATACCATCATTTTAAAACTGTAGACCAAGTTTTAAACAATATGGTAAACACTGCTTACCTTTGTGATTGTTTATTCTATTCGGATAGGATATTTCCTTGGGAACTTGCCAAAATATATCATAGAGCGAATACAGATAGATACTGGGCTAAACTTAGGGATAAATGGTGGAAGAAATTGAACTATCCAACTAGGATGACATCTATAATATGAGCATGATAGATATAACAGACGCATACAGATTATTATATAAGTTCTTAAAAGAGGAAGGACTATTACAGACATATTGCGCACGTGTACAAGAGAATAGACTACACAATTTTAATTTCAATATGAAAGGATGGAATGCGAAAAAAATATTGCAAGATGTAATATTTCAGTATTTACGCCATGAAAATAGTTTAGCTGGCTGTTGTGCTAGACACAACAGTGCCTTTACTTGGGCAGCAACAAAAGAAGGGCATGATTATTGGAATAAGGTGTATGAAAAGTGGGAACACTTTTTGAGAAGTAAAAACTTAGAAAAAGAATTTATTAAAAGAGAAATATGAGAATATGTGCATTTTCAGATATGCATGGGCAATTAGATTTCAAGATTGAACCATGCGATATCGTAATTATATGTGGTGACATAATGCCACTAAGAATACAGAGTTTTACAGGACCAAGTGAGGATTGGCTCAGAACTGTTTTCATACCTTGGTGTACTAATCTACCTTGTGAAAAAGTATTATTCATTGCAGGAAATCACGATTTTATGCTCATGCGCCACCCAGACAGAGTACGCTTAATGTTGAAAGGTCAAGACAAGATTACTTACTTGGACTGTGAAACTTTTGAATATAAAGGTAAAACCATATTTGGCACTCCTTGGTGCAAACCATTTGGAAGATGGGCATTCATGGAGTCATACGAAGAACAAGATAAAAGATATGCAAGATACCTTGATATAATAGATAATGTTGACATACTAATGTCTCATGATGCCCCATATGGAGTCAGTGATGTATTGCTGCAAGAGGACTGCTTATGGGCTGATGGTAGCCATATAGGGAATGAATCACTAAGGAAACTATTGGATGCAGCCAATCCAACTCTCCACCTATTCGGGCATTTACATTCTTGTAACCATGAAAAGACAATGCATAATGATACTGCTGTTTATTGCGTATCTTTACTGAATGAAAATTATGAAATGGTTTATAAACCGTTATATATTGAGATAGAAGATGAATAGTTTTGATAAGAAATTCTTATTAAAATGTAAGAGTTGTGGACATGAGTTTTATCCTTGGAAAGCTCTTGCTGTAACTTCAGACAGAACGAATTGGAAGGAATATTTGTTTTGTCCGAATTGTCATAAATTTGAAGATAAAGACAATTTTAGAATTGATTAACTTTAATTAACTCTAAAAACTTGTTTCTAAACTAAAAAACCTATATATTTGCAAATGAGGAAATTTAAGAAGAATTATGAACTAGAGTTAATGATACTCAGAACGTTCTTGAAACATGTTAAGGAATACCATCTATACCATAGATTTAGATGTAGTGTTGGCTTAAAAAATAGGCGAAAAGACTTGTTCCACATAATAGCTTCTAGGACATTGACAAACTATAATGCTATATGCAAACTTGGTGAAATGGGTTCATACTATATGAATGCCGAATCATTGGAAGATATACTTGAAACCATGCGTAGTACACATGGTGGTAAACTTAACATAGAAAACAACAGTAATTGTCAAATGTCACTGATGAATATTGTGAATGGATTGGTTCATTCTTGTATTGAATACTCAATTACAAACGACTTCCATATCCTTGAGAAAATTGGAGAGGCTACATTTAATGAGGTTTGTAAAAACTTATTTGGCGATAAGTTTGAGGATAAGACAAAAGAAATGATGAATCCACAACAATTGGAAATGATGGAGAAATTTGGTAGATTGATGCCACCTCCAGACATGGCTAGAAAAAGACACAGAGGTGATTATAGAATGCCAAGTGTTGAAGAACGAGAAGCATTTAACAAGTGGCTTGAGGAATATTTAGCTAGGATGCCAAGAGAAATGGATATGACAGAGCCAACTAGGGTTGCTCAGTATAATCCACCTATCTTCGATTATGATGAAGATTTATATTGGGAATAATTTAGAAACACAAATAATATTATGACTGAATTTGGACAAGAGGGACATCCATGTCGAGGAAAGGACTGTAAGGATTGTGAAACTTGTATATTCGATGAGGATTTGTTCTTGGATAAAGTGAAACCAAATAAAAGAGAAAATATAATGAGTAGTAAATTATGCAATTTTTGTGCGAATTTAGAGAAATCATTTGAACACCGTGAACCTGGTCGTTTTGATGCAGCTTGTCGTGCTGTAATGTACGATACATGGAACAGTTCACGACCTAGAAGAATTGATTATAATCTCTCACAAACCCAAGACATTGTAAGACCAACTTGGTGTCCATTGAACAACAATAAGAAAAATCCAAGTTATGTCTTTGGGGAAATGACCGCAAAAAAATTCGAGAAAGAACAATCGAAAGATGTGAAGAGTTTACCAGCAGTTCCAACAACACCACCAAAGCCAATTCCAACAGAGGCAGAGGTGTTGGAAGAGTTGAGGAAGAAGCCAGTTGAATCTCTTACGTACAGCGAGAGAAGAACGCTTATGAAAGACCTTCCAAAACATCTTAAATGGGATGAAATTGAAGAGGGTAAGACATATGTTATTCCCAAGATAATGACTCAAGGAAGAAAGATTGTAAAGGTTTCAAATAAGACAAACGGAGTCTGTGTATGCCATGAAATCAATGAAACCACTGGCAATGAATATTCCTATACTTGTAACATATATCCATCAGACCTTGATGCAGTATTTATCACAGAACTTAGAGAATTTTAAATAATATGGCAGAAAAACGTACTATAGAGAGTTGTAAAGAGGAACTTAAAAAGATAAAGGCGCATATTCATCCATCTAATCTTAAGGTGAATAAGATTTATCATATTCCTCCAGTAATCACTTTGGAAAGAATGGATATTATGATTCTTGGAATAGAAGGTGATTTCATTCGTTTCAAAAGAGTTGATAGCAGTACCGATACTGCTGAGAAAAAGATGCATAAAACTTGTATCCTTTCTAGGTTTATTGTGAATAAAAGAAAATATTAACTTTTTTTAAGGTGCAAAATTTAGTTTTCTCAAAAAAAAATCATATATTTGCACAAAAAAAGAAAATATGCTATATAATAACTTTGTAGTTTGTATGATGTCTCTTGCTTTCTTTGCTATGATTAATATGATAGTAAATGAGCATTGGACATACATCATTCTTCCAATCGGCATTCTCATTTGGGGAATATTCAAGTTCTTCGATGATAATGACAGAGAATACCTTACTAAGATGGGGATAGACCCTGATGAGTTTAATGCATTCTTTCCAGATTATTATGGAAATTATAATAGACACCGTGAAACATATAAGGGTAATACCAATAACGGAACTGTCAACGGTAATGTTGTAACTTGGGAAATACCTCCAAAGCCAAATGAAACAAATGCCACCGATGATATATATGGTGGCTACAATAGAGGTGGCTTTTTCCATCAAGTATATCCTAGGAAGAACCCAGCATATAAGGGAATGGTAAAGAAATGCAAAAGAAATTTTAAAATAACTGTAGAAGAAAAAAAAGTAGAAAATGAATCAAAAAAAGAACGAGTTTATCACGGCATCAACAGTTTTTTCAAGTGATTCAGTAGATGAAAAACCTATGGCTGAAAAGATATCAACGGAGATTATGCATCCAGAGGTATATTATGGTTGAACATAAAATTACATATAATAATGAGTACTAAAGAGACAAAAGTGGAAACTCCTACTGAAGAGAAGTGGGAAGGTAACGTCAAAGAATTAGAGAAGTATGGTGATAAAATGGAACACATTATATCTACCATCCCAACTCCTTTGTTTATCATCTTTGCTGAGTATCTTGGATATGTCAGTCAGTTCAATAAGAAAGCTGAAGATTGGTGTGATGGAAAGGTTCCAGAGGTACACGTGCAGAAAGTAATGATTGTTGAAGCTAAGTGTATATACCGTCAGATGTGTAAGGACTATGACTTGGATGATATCCAGTATTACTACGATAGCTATTACCCGCTTATTCTGAAAGAGTTTGATGATAAACTCGCTAAGATTTGTGAAGACTAAGTAAGATGTTGGGCTAGCTCTGATGCTAGCCCATAATCATTTATATATTATGCAAGAAGATAGAATTGCCGAATTTGTGAGGAAAAGAAGACCGTCCTCAATTACAAAAGCCGTAGAGCCTAAGAATATAAAAGAAGTCGAATTACCTTGGTATAAGAAGCCAATTTTAAAAGAAGACTTTCATACTAAAAGAGGTATGGATGGATTGTACTATGCGCAGCATAACGCATGGTCTAAAAGAACATGGATTGGACCTTATAGTTCAAATGCAGAAGCAGATAAAATAATCGAATCCTACATTATGGAATCACTAAAGGGAAGCCTTGAACATAAATCTATGGATTCGGTACATTCAGTGATAATAGAAAATGAAAATTTCTTTACACGCTAGTCTGTTGTATAAATTTCTAAAACAACAAGGAGTGTTTCAAGACTACATAATCAATGTTTGTAAACGTCATAAATGCGATGTCACAAAAAAAAATATAGAAACCATATTGCGAACATGTAATGGTATTGGCGATGCATTTATCTGGGAAGATACAAAAGAAGGACGTGATTTTTGGAGTAATCTAAATGAAAAATGGCATGACTATGAATGGGTAGAAACTCGTAGAAATAAGACAGAATTATAATTTATGACTGATTTATTACAAGTTAAACATTTCTATAAGTTCTTGAAAAAAAATAGATGTTTAATACAATTCATAGAAAATATTGTTAGTGAACATCCTGAGATAAAGGGTAAACCAATTCTAACCATATTAGAAAGATATCCTAGCGTTGGAATTGGATTTATATGGTTGCATACTAGAGAGGGTGCAACCTTTTGGAATGAAATTGATAAGAAATGGATTAAATATTATCACGAGATAAATTGTTAAAAATAGATAATTTTTTTGGTTAATCCAAATTTTTTTCATATATTTGCACAAGAATAAATAAGAATATCAATAATGAAAATAGGTTTATTACTTGGTTCTTTTAACCCCATTACAATCGCCCACGTAGCAATGGCATCAAACGTTATTGCTAGTGGACTATGTGATAAGGTTCTATTCGTGGTTGCAAAACATAACCCTTGGAAGAAAGAAGCTCCAGCTCCATTTGAACTAAGATGCCAAATGATTGAGGGAGCTATTAAACCATTGGGCGATACTTGTGAGGTGTGTAGGTTTGAAGAGAAACATGAAGCTCCAGTTTATTCATATATTCCCATAAATGAGGCTATTGAAGCATATCCAAATGACGAGATAATCCTCATTGCTGGAACTGACACCATTGACCGTATTCCTCGTTGGAAGAACTTTGAAACCCATATCAAGGACAAGATTGGGTTTATAGAGGTTTCAAGGGGAGACTACAATAGTATGACTAATGTATCCATGCCATTTGGTTTGTATGTTGGAGTACTAGGAGATAACACCTTGATAAGAAGACTTTCAATACAAAGAATGGATGTTTCATCAACTATGGTTAGAAATATGGTATCGAAGGGTATGAATCCATATCCTTATGTTACAGAAGGAGTTGCTAAAATAATCTCAGATAATAAGTTGTATATATAAAAATGGAAGAAAAGAAAGAATTTAATAGAGGCGACTTTCTCAAAAGAGATAACAGAAGAGGAAGTTTCATGATATATGAGGGTAATAACATATCAGATACTTGCGTTAAGAAAATGACATTGGTATGTGCATATGACCCTGAAAAGTATATGCAAACAGAAATGGGTTATGACCATGTTCCATATCTTGATGTCTCTACAAAAAAACATAGATGTGCTGACACAATTGATACTGAAAAGGAAGATTTTTGGATTAAGTTATGCACACCATCCGAGAAAGAAGAAGCAATAAAAATCCTCAAAGAATATGGATATATTTGGGATGAGGAAAATCTTGCAATGGTTGATATCCTAACTGGGGAAATCGTCAAGAAAATCATTATTCCAGATAATAAGTATTATGGAGAGGTTATTAAACCAATAACAGAAACTTCAAAAAATATGTTGAAACAGTTCTGTCTCAGCAAAAGTAAACCCATTTATACCCCAAACTATGGAGAGGATTGGGATTGTTGTTATTAATTAATAAGAATGACCTATGGAGAAATACCTTAGATGGCGTTTTATGTGTGACCCATACGTTAGAAACAAATATGGGCGATACTGTGAAGAGTGGCTTAAAGGTGTCACTGAGGAACAACTTGCATATTTCAAAGAGGAAAGAGAACGCCTAGTTAAAATGGGAATATATAAAGAATAAATAACAATGATTAGTGCAAAAGATTTAAGAAGATGTATTGATAACCTAGCAGAACTTAACGCTAGTGCTGATACTTCCTCCAAACGTCTTATCCTAGAAATTGGATATATTCTTAAAACTGAATTGAATACAGTGGAAACATGGGATAATCAATTTAAGGGAGATAGAAATCGTGGATATGGAGATATCGATGTTAAGAAACTGCTTGAGGATAACACACAACTCTTCAATGAAAATAAACAATTACAAGACCTCAATATGAAGCTTAAAGAGGTCATTGATAAACGAATACCAAATGTAGAAAAAGGTATCAGTGAAGTCAATAGAAAGTTTAATTTAATGTCTGAAACTATTAATAAATTGTAAAAAACTCGTAATTTATCAAGAAAAAATTTGGTATTTACGAGTTTTTTTCATATATTTGCATTATGGCAAAAGAAAGTGTTTTAAAAGAAGCCATCGCTAAACTAAAATATAATAGCGGTGTCCTAAAGGAGAAAAGAACTAAGTGTTCATCTACCAAAGAAGTGGCTGAGATTGATAAACAACTCGCTCAGAATGATAGTATGATACTTGATTATGAATATAGAATTAAACATAACTTGGGATAAATATGAATAAAGAAATTATGAGCAACCCATCAGAGGGTATCTTTAAGAAAATTGGTAAAGCAATATCTAATTTTTTAAAATCAGAACTATTCAAGTTTATAGTGTTCATCTTCATTTTATGCGGAATTGTAGCATTGGCACTTTCATATTTGGTGTGGCAAGATAGAAAGGACTATCCCTATGGAGAGTATGAAATGACTTATCGTGTGTATTATAATGAAAACAATGTGAAGGAATATACCATCACGCATAATAGACCAATCATTGTTCGTTCAAATAGAGGTAGTAATGAGGTCTATAAATACAATAGTGGTATTATTGTTCAAACAAGTGCCCCAATTGAAGTTGTAAAATACGTAAACCATAAGAAATAACAAATATGAAAAAACTCTTATCACTCTTAGTCTTCTGCGCATTGCTGATTGCATGTGCAGAGAAGAATCCAGATGGCTCTATCAAGTTAGATGTAGGTGCTGATAACCCACATACTACCGTCATTGATTCATGCGAGTATATCGTTTGGGGTCATGGTTTGACTCATAAGGGAAACTGTAAGTATTGTGCAGAAAGGAGAAAACAAGAGATTAAGAAAATAATTGAGAAATCATATTGACATGACTAGAGAAGAAAACATCGCAGTTTATAGCAACACAATGTCTGTTGTTAAGAAGGGAGGATACATATCGCCAAATGATAAGGTGATTCAATTCCCAAATCCAAAAGCAATGATTGATGGAACTAAGTTCTATGGCAAGAAAGTTGTTAATGACTATGATTCCATCCCAAGATATGATACTGAAGTTAAGGTCATTAACCAAGATTGTATCTATGCTGCAAAAGACCTTATCGATAAGGGTTTTAACCCATGTGTGTTGAACATGGCATCATTCTCAACTCCAGGTGGTGGGGTCATTAAAGGTTCATCAGCACAAGAGGAAAATATCTTCAGACGTACAAATATCTTCCAATCACTCTATCAGTTCCACTCAATTGGTGAGAACTATGGAATTGAACAAAAGGAAGAACGTTATCCACTTGATTATAACTTTGGTGGAATTTATACACCTCATGTAGTTGTGTTCAAAGGTGGCTCAGATACACGTTATACGCCTCTAGAAGAGCCTTTTGAGATTGCTGTGGTATCAGTGTCAGCAGTTAAGAATCCAACGCTTAAAAACGGAAAATTAGAGCCTTGGGTGATTGATACTACCAAGTCAAAGATAAGACAGATTCTTGATATTGCACTTGAGAATGGACATGATTCGCTTGTGCTCAGTGCATTCGGTTGTGGCGCATATAAGACACCTCCTACTGAAATGGCAAAACTGTTCAAGGAAGTTATCGAAAGCAAAAACTATAAGGGCGCATTCAAGGTGATACACTTTGCAATCATCAATGTTGCATCTACAAATGGTAGCCATAATCCAGAGGGGAACTTCCAACCATTTAAGGATATATTAGGTTAATGAATAAATTATATGTGCCATACATTTCTACTGAAAGCGTATTGGGACGTGGCAAAGAATATACCGAGGAAGAGATAGAACGTGGGTTTAAGACAAAGAAACTCTTCATGAAATTCATTGGGGAGCATAACCTTAAGAAACGTTTATATGACTCGCTCATACAGAAAGTATGGTGTAAGGGTCAAATCAACTTTAGCACGTTTATCTATTTACCAGGTGATGCATTCCAGATGAATGTGCAGCCATTGTTCCCATACATCAAGAATGGAGAACCTAATGGATACTGGTTTGACAGTGAATATGGTATCTTATCTCAGAAGTGGAGATTCTATCTGTTGGAACACTTGAAGGAAGTTGCGTCATTCAAGGAGGTTTCTCATTACAAGAAACAACTTAGGAATGACATTTCCTTTAACGGTACGAAGGAAAGCAAGGAGCTTGAGGCATTATTCGCCAAGCATAGCATTCCATTCCAACGAAAAGAAATTGATTAATAATGAATAACTCTGTAAAATATAGTAAATGGAAAGAGGAAAACCCTAATTACTCTAAAGATTGGTATCAAGCCAATAAAGAGAAGATTAGGGAATCAGCCAAGAAGAAATACCAAGAAAAGGTTACAACAAAAATGGAACAAGCTTCTGCACTTCTAAACGATGAAGAGTGGAAGCCCATTCCTAATTTCGAAAACTATAGAATAAATAACAAAGGAGTGGTTCTTAATAAATTTGGTAAAGAACTAAAACCTGGAAAAATCCCTTCAACTGGTTATCTTCACGTCTCTCTTTCCAATAAAGAAGTAAAAGGAAAACATTTCTATATTCATCAATTGGTATGGATAGCATTCAATGGTGAAATACCAAATGGATTGTTAGTATGTCATAGGGATGCAAATACTGAGAACAATTCATTGGATAACCTCTGTCTAATGACACATAAGGAGAATTTGAATAAGCCAGAAACGATTGAGAGATTTAAGAAGAGTCAAAAGCTCTATCCTAGAACTCGAAACGGAAAGAAGAAAAAGACCGTCTATCAGTTTGACCTCGATGGCAACTTTATCAAAGAATGGGAAGGTGTTAAGACAACCGAGGAAGCTGGTTTTTCATCCTCTTGTGTTTCCTTATGTTGCACTGGCAAATATAAGAAACATAAAGGATTCATTTGGTCTTATAGTAATAAATTAGAAAATTAAACTAAAAACTAACATTATGGAGAACGTAAGAGAAGGAAGTCTAATGCAAGAGATTGAGCTTGCATTGGAGAAAGCAAAAGGAGAGAAAGCTAAAATTATAGCTGCTAACAAGGAGGCTGAAGTACCAGCTAACCTTAATGAAAGAATTAAGAGCCTTGTGCTTATTAAGTCAGAGCTTATCCGTGAGAACAGAAAACATTTCATGAACTATGAACTCACAAGAGAGGCTGAGATTGAGGAACTTAATAAGATGGCTAATGCACGTGAGCAGAATGTTAAGGACTATACAGATAATGGTAGACTTGAGTTGGCAGAGGCTGATGCAAAGGAATTGGCACTCATTAAGGAGTTCTTACCATATGTTCCAGAAGGAGAGGAATTGGAGGAATTTATTAATAACATGATAGACACATACCTTTCTGAACAAGCAGAAGGTTATGCACCTTCAATGAAGGATATGGGTAAAATAAAGGCTTTGGTTAATGCTACTTATCCTACTGTGAATGGTAATGTCATCAAAGATGTATTAATGGGTAGAATAAATGGGAACTAGAGAATACAATATAATTACATCGAATAAGGGAGTCGCAGATAGTGATTCCCCTTCTTCAGTTAATAAAGAAACACTTGAGAAACTTGCTAAAAATGTACTAACAAATATGTCAACTAAAGAACTAAAGGAAGATGAGGGCGATGTCCTTTGTAAAATGGTTATAAAGGGTAAAGCATCTAGACTAAAAATTATAGTGGATAGAGTATTAGATACATATTATGAATCAGCCTATACCTCTGGAGGAATACACCATCCAGAGATAAACAAAAACCTTAAAATGACATTCATGATTCAAGAAGCTCAAGAAGAAAAATAGAGAAATAAATTTGGTTATCTCAGATTTTTTCCGTATATTTGCATCATGAACTTTAAAGATATTAGCAATATACTCAAACAAAAAGGTTTCTACGGTTTTACAGTTAAAAGAGGAAACCATAAACTCACATATACATTCAGAAGCATATCACGCTTCTGTGTGATGATTGTCGTAGAGGTGATTAGAGTCAATCCTGAGACGTTTGGGTGTAAAACTATGGTTGGTAGAATAACTATCAATGGGCAAGAAATTAATGACCTTAGAGAGCTTAAAAAAGCCTTTAAAAATGACATTCATGTGTTCCATAAAAAGGAATTCGTTAAAACCTTTAAACAAGCTTAAAACCTATGATTTCACTAAAACAAGTTAATACTGTATTAACAGCTATCGGAACTGCCATTACCACATTTGAAATAATGATGAAAACATTCAAGTGGTATGAAAATAAACATAAAAAGAAAGAAGACAATGAGTGAGAATTTTAAAGTGAGGATGATTAGAACACCATCCTATGAAGATGAATCCATATTCATTATAATGGATAGGTTACAATCATTTTCCATTGAAAATCATACCTATTTTCTTGGCTGCAAACTCTATGTCACCAATCCAGGAGCTGACCGAAGTCGTAGAAATGGTGAAAAGATAGATAGTGACTTGATACTGAGAGGAAATGGTTATGACCCTATTCATAGAACCCAAGAGGATGTTTTTGAATTACCTACAATTAGGGAATATACTAGATTTACAAACTTGTTAAAGAAAAACGGGTATTTCTACAATAGAAAGAAAGGTACATTAACAAAAAATGGGAGACTTGTTGGTTAGTCTCCCATTTTTATTAGGGAACGATATACCTGTTGACTCCAAATATCAATAATGTATAACTATTTGGTTGGTTTGGGAAGAGAACGATTAATTCTCTGCCAAAACCCCACGAACAAGGCAGCCGAAGTAGCGGAAGCTGCCGTTACCCCAGTAAGCCCTGCCACTGAAAGAGCGCAAGTTGTAGGCGACATGCCTACTATCAGTGCTAAGAGAACTAGACCAATAGTCACCGTTACCGCCTACGCCGTTGACACTGCCATCGAAACACTTGCCAGCAGCAGGGAAGAATAATGTCTTGGAACTATCTGCTTTATCTGTGCATAATATACCATATACATTGTTAACTTGAGTCCATGCAGTGTTTACGGCAGCACCAAGAGCTTGGAATTCAGCAGTTGTTGGCATACGCCAAGAGCCACCCCAATTAGCAACAGCGGCATCATCAGAAGCCTCAAGTACAGTCTTACCGTCAGTTGCATTGTACTTGGTCATTCCTGTAGCACCTGGTGAGCTTGTACCATTACCGTACTTATAGTCTGCCCAACCAAAGTATTTCTGTCCTTCACCACTACCTACTTGTTCAGCAGTATAACCTTGTGTGTCACCCCAAGCAAAGTATAAGCCATAATCACTTGGCTGCGAAGCACCAATGTTCATTGTTGCCCACTTGATGCCACCAATCTCAACGAAATCGTGACTTGGTGTTGGAGGTGTTGGTGAACTTGGATTGTAATGCACTGTATTGTTATCCACAGTAAGTGATACATTTGGTAGAATAAAATTAGCAGTATCTGCTGTATAAGCATTATACTGACTCATTGTTTCAAATTTCTTTAAATATTTACTCATAATTTTCTAATATTTTATTTTTTTATTGTTTTTATATAAATATCAATCGCCTCTCTTATTATCTTTCCAATTCTATTATTCGATTCACCATACGGATAACGCATTGCATGATAAGCTGCCAAGTTGCCAGCTGCACGTTCTTGTGGTGCATAGACAGCCCTATCCCTTGTGTTTCTAAAGTCTCTATAATAATTGAATTTGTCTTGCTGATTTGCCAAGTGAGGGACAAAGATAGTCTTTTGACCATTGTTATATTGGATTGGTGTATCATCCTCATCGTCCAAATCCTCATATGATTCTGGTCCGTAGTTACCATCAATGTAATCTTGCACCGTACAAGCTGTTATAGTTCCATCATTTCTCCAATCCTCAAATACCATGTGGTACTGCAACATGTCTTGTACATTTAACCCACTCTTCTCTTGAAGATTACGCAAGATATACTCAAGTGTAGTAGGGTCAGGTTGTTCACTCTCATAGAATCCAATCATTTCCTTCTCTGGCCATACTCTACCTTCACTGTTACCCAATTCAAAGTAATCGTAAAAGTCTGTGCCAATTTGTCGCATTGCTTCATCGATTCCGTCTCTATCACTGAAATCATAACCATCTGCAAGATTATCGCTTAAATATTCATATATTTCACTGCTACTTGGGACGTTTGTGTTACCTTGGGTAACATTCTCTACGAACTCCCTAACATATTCATAGATGTCAACTGGTCCACTAACTTGGTCTCTTATTTCCTCTATGAAATCATCCAAGTCTCTTGAGTCATATTCCGATACCCACACATCATCTTCTTCATTGTATTGATATCCGTATTCTTGGAAGTTAGATACGAAACCTTCCATAGCATCTGAAAGCTGATAAGCCTCATCATCTATCTGCTCACTCATTGAATCATTAAAATACTGCTCTGCACATTGCCCACAAGCGTTAGCATGAGTTGTCCAAGGCTCTCCTATAGCGAACTCCATAGTACCATTATAGTCTATAGGCCAGAAGCCAAATGGGAAACCATAGTCACCATTCCAATCAGCAGAATATACTTCTCCAGTTTCCTCATTCTCAAAATAAGGATGGTCAGTTCCAGCACAGAATTCTTTCTCGCTGTATATCTCGTTCAGCTTACTTTCCCTTATATGTATTTTCTTCATCTTTATTCATTTAAGAATTATTAACGATAAATATTTGGTTATTTCAAAAATATTTCATATCTTTGCATCAGAAATAAAATAAAATATGGCTAATACAGTTAAAATACGTGGATGGATTTGTAGAAGCGAAGGATATAATCATATTGAGTTCTACGATACAAAACCAATTAGAGTGTGGGGCGAACACATTAATCATTGGACATATTCTGAAGTTTGCATGATACATATATTGCCATTGGAGATAATGCCAACGCTTGAATGGGAAAACGAACCAATTGAAGTGACATTAACATTGTCAGTAGAACCCATAATATAAAATATCTTATTGAAAGCCAACATACCTATATAATATATAAAGGTCACTGTAACAGTAAGGCATACTCTTCACATGAAAATGTGAGGGGTGTGCCTATTTTTTTTATTGTTTAATTTAAAGTTTTAATTATTATGACAGACGAAGAAATTAGAAGACACGAAGAGTGGTATCGTCATTATTTTGGTTATTCACATTTAACACCTGAAAGAAGATGTAAACGTGGAGCATTGACAGACCAATCAAAATATTGATGAAAATGACCTTGGATGAAGGAATAAAACATTGTAGGGAAAAAGCCTCTACTTGTTCTATTAAAGAATGCGCTGAAGACCATCTTCAATTAGCTAAATGGCTTGAAGAACTTAAATTGTTAAGGTTAAACTCTGTTAAAAAATTGGATTGATTCTTGGTCAACCCAATTTTTTTTCGTATCTTTACACCAAAAATAGATTATATGGATAAATCAACTTTAATTGCAGCAGAAAAAGCAGCAGACTATGAATATCGTAAGTTCTTCGATATGGGAGCAACAATAGAAGATTGCATAAACGCAGCTAAAGAAACTTATGAACATATAGCTGGAAAACCAATGGAAGACCCACTTGGATTCTTTGGTTATGACGAAGAAACATATGAGGAAATGAAATACCAATAAAAATAGAATGGAGAAGAATAAGGATAAAAATAGAATCCATATATTAGTCGTTGATGTTAGTTTTAGCTATGGTGCTGACTTTCATACTGAAAAGGTAAACGGCAAACTGAATGAGATTCAAAACGCTGGTGGTGTTGTCATTGCTATGGAAACGCACCCAATGGTGTTTGCTGGCGATTCTAAGTTTAGAACAATAATAACATATAAGATATGAATAACATTTACGACCCATTTAAAGCGACTGTAGAGTCAATCTTGGAAATGTGCGAGAAATACGGCTCTTTCGAGTCAATCTCTGAAGATGAACGTGTAAGAGCTAACGATTTCCTCAACAATATCCGTGTGAAATGCAAGGATGCCATTGAGTATGACAAGCTCTTTCTAGCCAATATGGATAAGGACTTGAAGAACGCAGTTGATTCCTACTACCATATGCATGCGGATAAGAATCTTGACTACATGTTCTTAGCCAAGACAGCCTCTCACTTTATAAACTGGGAGAGACGCAAACTAGAGAAAGAGTTAGACGATGACTTGGAGAAGGAAATCTTGAAGGAGTGGCGAAAACACGCTTTCTATCATTCGGATTACCACACAGACATTGTGCAAGTTCTTTTTACTGGCTATCAAGACATTGCTCGTCATTTCGCTAATTGGCAAAAATCTACAGCCCAACTTGAGAAGTTGGTTAACACTAGCTATGAAAATGGCTATAAGCAGTGCAAGGAGGATATGATGAAGAATGCTATTAATGCTGAAATCATTGAAGTTGAGGACGTTAGCTATTCAATGAATGCACATACCCATCTTGAAATCTCCACTGATGAAGACTTGGAGAAAAACTATAAGGATGGTGATAAACTTAATCTTATAATTCTAAAGAAAGAGTAAATGTTTAAGGATTTTGAAGACTTTTGGAAGAATTCTGGTATCTTAGACACTGATTCATACAGATGCATAGCTGAAACGTATGAATTCACGAAAGATAACATACCACAAGCATTTGAAAGCTTCGGAAGGAATTGCTATACGTGGGGGCAGTCAGAGTCATTCGACCTTGGCAAAAGGTATGGACGTGCTGACATGATTGAGACAATGCTCACATTCTTCGAAATGATTAAAACTGCTGATGATATTAGTGTCATGAAAAAAATGATTGATACCATATCTGCTAGATATGCAGCCAAGATAGAAGAAGATGAGAATGGATTTCCAGTGGAGAAAACATAAATAAATGTTAAAAGTTGGGGTAATATTTTGTTATCTCAACTTTTTTTCGTATCTTTACAAAAAAAAAAAAGAAATAAATTATGTGTTGGGTAGGTGAAGCAAATAATAGAAAAATAGCAAAAGAGGACATCAAGACAAAGAAAATTGTTGAGTCGATTGGTGGATGTTATCTCGCTTATTATCAAAAGTGGTTTGGTTATGAACTAGGCAAGACATATACTGCCAAAATATCTCCACGTGAATGGGTAAATGCTGATACTAAACGTGTAATTGATGTTGGTCTTCATTCCTATGCTTGGGATATGGAAGTGAAAAGAATGTGCGGTGGTGATATAAAGGTTAAAAGTCTTGGATATCTAGGTGGAACAACCACATTCATTAATCGTCATAGCCCCTTAAGCCCAAACTACAAGATTGTTGTAGTGGAATGTACAATACCAAAGGGTACTGTCTATTGGGAAAATGCCGTTGGCGAGATTGTAAGTGAGAATCTTATTATTGAGGGAGAAATAGAAATTGAAGATGACTGTAATTTTTGCTAATAATCACGATGTCGATTGTGAGACCTTACCAAAAATATGGGAGGGACAGCCAAATGTCAACCTTATTGAGATTACCAAGGATTCAGAAGATTGGGAGGATAAGGTTGATGAAGCCATTGCAAGCGAGGAAGATACACTTATATTCGCTGGTCATGGCACAGAGAATGGTTTGCTCTTTCCAAACTTTGATAAGGGAATGTATATTCTCCATGAGAACAATGTACATCTTATCAGAGCAAAGAACGTAATCTGTGTATGGTGCTATGCTGCAAACTTCTGTGAAGACCATCACCTCAAGGCATTTGCAACATCAATGTTTATTTCAAATGTAGCAGAGGCTTGGGATAATTGTATCTATGGGTATAGTGATGAAGACATTGCTATGAATAGCAGAAGATTTGATTGTGAGCTTGGAAGACTATTGGAAGAGAATGTTCCACTCAGAGAATGGTGTGGAAAGCTTATCAAACACATGGATGCTGAGAATGCAATCGATATGTTTAACAGACAAGGCGTAATGTATATCGAAGGATGAAACAAGATGATTATTATGCTTGGTGGATTGCACCAGTGGTGCTCTTATTATTTACATTCCCTTGGATTCTCATGTTCATTGGAATACCAATGCCAATAGCAATGGGAATATACGCTGCTTGTGTATTTGTGGGTTCTGTATGGTATTCTTGCAAAGATTAAGAGATATGAAAAATAAAGATGTAAAAATGATAGATAGAATCATTAGTGTATTAGACCTTACCAAATGTCTTGGGCAGTCTGAGTATGATGAACTCGTAGAATGGCTCAATGCTCTTAAGGTTAAATGCATTGATGGTTGGAATAAGCAGAGCGAGAAAGACCTTTTCAATGAATATGTTGACTGGTCTTCAACCTATTATGCTGTCATTATGAAGGATTTCTCAGAAAGGGTTGTGGTATCATATGCTGATGAAAGTTCTGATGGTAGTCGTAACAGCTATTTTGATTTCGTAGGCTCTAATGATGTAGTGGAATTCGATGATATTCTGTTTTGGAAGGAAATTGGAAAACCAAATACAAAATAAACATATGAATAAAATTAAATTAGAAACAGAACATATCTTTGATTTCAAGGGTGATTACAAATTAGCAAAATATCCACCTAAAAAGGATGGATATTATATAACTGTTAAATGCGGTCTTGGAGGTATCTATACTAATTTGAATGAATGGACACAAGGCAAATGGATGGTATTATCAACTGATGACTCTGATGTTATTGCATATTCTAAAGAACAAGTATCTAAAGAAGATGTTAAAGAATGGCTGAATAATAAACTTGAAAAATATAGAAATAAATAACTATGGCAACAATTAAAGAAGATTACGTTAGTTCTGAAATCGCAGAACTATTGAGAGAAAAAGGATTTGATGGCAAAATACACACAACCTTTGATGAAGAAGGTTATACACAACCATCTATCACGCTACAGATGGCAATGAAGTGGCTGAGAATTGAACATAATATTCATATAGAACCTCATATTGTAAAGACTAAGTGTAGTTATGGATATATGCCAAATTATATTGATTTGAAAGAATTAAAACAGCATTTTCCATTTGATGAATTTGATTTTGCAAATGCAGATAAATATGTTTGTTTAACTCCAGATAAGGCTTGTGAAGTAACAATAAAATATTGTCTTGAAAGAATAATTTAAATATGAATTATACTGGTAATGTATTTGACTATCATAGTTTAGATGGGTCTTATGAAAGGGCTATGGATAATTGGACAAGGATTGCATATGCGTTAGACCCAATAGAAATAACCGAATATCATAGGGAAAAATATAAGCAAAGACTATCCGAGTCCACTAAGACTACTGTAGTTTTATTATTGATTAGCATCATGGTGATAAGTACTATTTTATTAAGTTTTTATTTAATTTAAAAATAACTATGGATTATTATGAGTTTATGTATAGAATTGAGCACAATGATGATTCTGTGCTAAATCTCCCAGAAAGTGGTATTGGAGACGTTCTAGACCCTTGGGATGAAGAATCTTGTGACGATTTCTTTTTAAGTTCAGACCCTTATATTCCATTATATTAAAAATTAAAATGAATACTATGGCAAGATGGTGTTTACGATTAGACAGGTCATTAAATGATGACAATAGGTGGAATTTCGGTTGTACTGATGAATGGGGTACGCATCATTCATGTGAAGGATGCTCGCATAACAAATATATGGGTGATGGAAAACCAATATCAATTTAATTTGAATAACTATGGCAACAATTAAATATACTTCATGTGATTATAATTGTTTTAGATGTATTTTACCTTGTACAGAACGTGATAAATCAGTAAATTATGTTGACTTACAAAGATATTCATCCCAAAGATAAGGTTCTTATTGAGTCATTCTCAAATGTATGCCGTACTATAGAAGAAGTTAAAATAGTAGCTGAAAACTATTTTGTGACTACAGAAGGAAACAAATATAATTATATCGTTATTAAAAAGATAGTAAAAGATGGCAACAATTAAAAGTTATACAGACATAGAACAAAGTCATAAGTTGGCAGGGATACTGCCAAATGAAAGTGCAGATATGCATAGTGAAGCTGTAGATGATGAAGGAGATATGGTATTTATTATTGTAGATGGTTTAGGAGATAAAACTAAACCAAACTATGGTTCACCTGTATGGAGTCTTGCAGCATTGCTTGATGTTTTGCCAAATGGAACTAACATAAGTACCCCTGACCCCCTCAATAAAGTTAGGTATAGTTGCTGGAACGATTATGATATAACTTATGCAAGCAATCCAATTGATGCTTGTGTTGCTATGATAGAACGTTTACACGAACTTAAAATGTTGTGATTATGATACAGTATAGGAAATCAGATGGAACTTTGGGTGAATTTCGTTCTGACAAACTTTATTCTATTGAAGCCAAAGAACATACTTTTACAGTAACTCTTAGGCATTACGGATGGGATGAGTATGACTGGGCGAATGAAGAAATAACTGATATAATTGAACTTAGAATTGGGTGATTATGAAAGAACTTAGTATAGAAGAAAAGGCAAAAGCCTATGACGAGGCTTTAAAAGTTTTGCATAAATACGATGGCGCAAACATAATGTTTTCACAATCTTTGAAAGAGGAAATGTTCCCAGAACTTGCAGAGTCAGATGATGAGAAGATAAGGAAATTTATAATTGAGATTTTTAAAGATTCTCAACGAAACGGAGTTTCGCAAGTAATAATGCTAGAACAATTCGATAAGATATTTGCTTGGCTTGAAAAGCAAGGTAATCTCATCGTGGAATTGCAAAAAACTTATGTTGAAATAGGTAGATTAGTAAAAGAAAATTGTTATCTAAAAGAAAAACAAGGTGAACAGAAGTCTGCCGAGTGGGGTGAAGAGGATGAACACTTATTTCAAATCGTAATTGACATTTTAGACAGAGAAAATCATTTGGGAAACATATCACATACAGATTTAATTGCTTGTGTAAGAAAACTCAAATCCCTCAAGCCTCAGTCACAGTGGAAACCTAGTAAAGAACAGATGTCGTTTCTAAAAGGATATGCTGAAGAAGATATGGTTCTTCAATCTCTTTATAATGATTTGAAAAAACTAACAGAATAAAGATATGAAATATAGAATAAGGTATATAGATTCGTCTTTATTGTTTTTTACTCCGTTTTCATTTTTGAATATGGGTGGATGTGACCATTGGGTGATAGAAGCCAAAAAACATTGGTGGAACAAATGGAAAACCATACACAGTTATGATAACAAGAAAGAAGCAGAGAAAAAATTAAAGAAACTAGTAAATCATAAATGAATTAGTTAACATGAACTAAATAATGTTAAAAGTTGGGATAATATTTGTTTATCTCAACTTTATTTTATATATTTGCGCCAAAGTAAAATATTAATTAAAAATGGAAGATGGGTAGAATAGCATTTAGACATTGGAAAGCTGTTAGATGTAAAAAAACAGATGGTAGAGAGTTCATAGCACTTTACCAAGGTCCTATAGGCTGCAAAGAAAGTGGAGGACATGTGGTATGGGATGGCAAAGACCAATACTTCATTGGTGAAAAAAGAGGTGATGTAATAATGGATGCCACAGAAGAAGAGGCTGAAGCCATCTATAAGAAGATAGAAGATGACTTCGAATACATGTTTACACACCCAAAACCAGCCAATGTTAAGAACGATAAAAAAGCAGAAATACCAAAATTGAAAACTAAACTGAAACCAGAATTCTTGGTTACAGAAGTTGAAGTTCCTAAACCAAAGGTACTATCCGATTTTGAATTACTTATAGCAGATGTTGGAATGATATGAAATTAGTTTATTTTTTAATCGATTGGTGGAAGGAAAGAAAATATCTAGAGGATGTTAAGAAACTCCTACGTCATAAACGTGAGAGACTCCGTTTCCATAAGAAGAAAATCAAGACCATCATAAAGCATAATGGGAGAAAACATAGTATCAAAACCCATCGTTACATGGTTAATAAGTTAACAAGGGAGATTAAAGGTATTAAAGAACATTTTAAAAAATAATATATGGCAAAAAGTAATTTTACAAAAGGAGATTATGTAAGCTGTAAGAAATGGAGTGGAGCACCCTTCTTGGGCATCTATGAACACACCTATAATGATAGCTCACATAGCGTTGTAGATGTATCTAGCGGCAAACGATTTAATATCCACAAGGATGATATCAAGATGGCTTCAGAGGAAGAAGTTAAGGAAATTAAGAAATTGTCCAAACAGAATAACGTTAAACCAATGGACAATGTTCCTGATACATATACGGTAGGAAAACCACCAAAGAATACTTCAGCACCAACAGCAGCAACAATAAAGGTGAATGAGGAATTGGAAACAGCAATGGAAGCAACTGAATAAAGGGTGAACAAAACAATGTTCATCCTTTTTTGTTTTTTTAACTTTTCATTCTTGCATTCCAATTATTTTTTCCATATCTTTGCCCTATATTGGATATAATATACAAATATGAGTAAACAAATCTTAGAAGATACACAAGACGTATTGACAAATTGTATAATGGCAATTAATGACTTTACAAAGGAGAACCTTAATGAACACATTGCATTCATGAAGAAAGCAATAACACATCTGCATGATAACGTAATAACACAAGAGGCTCTACATAAAAGCAATAATGCCGTTATAAATGAATTGCTAGGGAAAATTAATAAAAATATCATAGCATTCTCAAGAGCAGCATTGGATAACCTCACAGTGGAAAACTTTGAGGATAAAAAACCTATGCTAGTAGCTTGGCTGTCATATTACGAAAAACAAGTAATCAACTTCTTGAGTAATGAAAAGTGATTTCAAACTTGTAGCCTTTGCCTCGAATCATAATGGTAATAAAATCTTCTGTAGATTGATGTATAACAAAAAAACAATGGCAAAAGGCTTCTATGACTTCGATAAAGAAAAATTCTTCGTAACAAAATACGTTAAATCTAACTTTGTACAAGGAATGGGAAAAAATACAGTTAAGAAAAACCTTGTAGAACTATTAAATATTGACTATGACTGGAACATGTAATTTAATGCTAATATATAGCCGTGATGATAAAAACAACAGATGGTTGACACGAAGAGACAATATATATGAGGGACAAAAAGAATATAGAAACCTTGTAAGAATTGACCATTTCGATGAACCATATTGTTCCCCTTCGGAAATAAGAAGTTTATTCACTGATGGAGAGAATAAGCGTCTTAGCGTACTAGATACAGACGTTCCCACAAAATTAGACATAGAAGGATATATCACAGTGTCAAATATGCTGCGTAAAAGTAAATATAAGTTTAACAAGAAAACTCAAAAATTAGTTGATAAATAATATGGATATCGATATTACACATCAAATATTGGGATTCTTTAATAATGTCGCTGACCTTACATGCGATTACGTTGATAGAATCGAACTTAACCCAATAAGATTGTATGGCAACTTCTATGTTACTGGATTTAAACGCAACTTCTATTATGCAACATCTATAGAAGTTCACATAAAAGAATTGAGAAAACTGAAAATAAACACAGATTCAGCAATAGCAGATGATGAAGAAGGATACTACTTCATGGAACCAGACAATGACTTATGGCTACCAATTACTATGCTGTCTGAAAAGCTAATGCAAAATGCACTCAATACATTCATGGATAACTTCGATAAAGTAAAAGACTTCCATGTGCTAGATGTTACCTATAAAGAAAAAGGTGATGATAATAAACATATGGAAACAATACTCTACCAAAATAAAAGAACTGCATACAAAGACGCTATTAAATTTAGAAAAGAAAATGAACAATGTTCTACCAAATTCCATACCTTTACAAACGAAAACTGTAAGGAACATAAATTGACAGATTTCGAAATTCTAACAGCAGCAACAGAATGATAATTACAAACAATACAACTTGTCTATTACTCTCAATTAAGGAGATTCCATACTTAGGAATTAAAATAGGTGTGGTACCAGTAATATTGAAGGAGAAGGAAATTACATTCTATCCAATCTTCAACAAGACATTGTATGAGTATGCCGCATATTATCATTATAGGTCTATTCTAATTGATGACCCAACTAGTGAGGTTGGAAGAATAACAAATTTCTACTTTGATGACATTGAGACAAAAAGCGATGAGAGAATAAAACACTACTACGATAACTTTAGTGGCACACACTATTTCCTCTCAAGAGACAAACAACTCATTAAGGAAATGGTGCATAATAAACTGTTTCGCTGGAAACAGAAAAAATTGCTCAAAACCCCAGACTTTGATTTCACTCAAATAAACTTTACATACAAACAAATCATATGTGATTTAAAACACGCTAGAATATGAGCAAGATAACACTCAATAAGGGACAATTCTATAAGCTGAAACAGTATAAATATGATAGAGAATACGTAGTCATATGCCCTTCAAAAGACTTTACATTGAAGGAAGATTGCTATTATGATACAATCCCTTCACTCTTCAAGGTCACTGGTTATGGCAAACGTAAGAAACTCCATCCATATTCAACATATAGAATAGAGAAAGGCAAACTTATAAAGTGTGGCTGGGTAGTCGATGTCACAATATACACAGGAAACTATAAAATCATTAAGCCATTGTCTATAAAGGATTGCACACAGCTTAATATGCTCCTTAGAGAAAATGGCTTTGTCTTCAATAAAAAGGTGAATAAATTAATCCGATTAAGATAAATTAACGTGAGATATTTGTCTATCTCACGTTTTTTTTATATATTTGCAAGTATAATAGGGATAATAAAAAATGGAATTAAACGAAAAGACAATAAAAGTAGGAGATAGTTTATATTACTTGAATATACTGCAAGATAAGGATTATGGTCATTGGTGTTTTTTAATCACTGTGGCTAATATAACCTATCTTGAGAAAGATACAAGCGGTCATTACTATTTTGTAAAGTTTAAGACACCTTGGGCAAACCAATTCATCTTGACACAAAATAATTGGCGACATAGACAAGGACAACTGTGGAATAATGAGTTGATTGGAAATAATAAACCAATCGTTAAATTAAAAGAATATAGGGGAACTTTCCAAAATGAATGGTCATTCTTCTGTCATTCCTTCAAAGACTTAACCAAAATCCTCAAAGAAACTGTCTTTAACGGAAAAGGCAACGAGGTAACGAAGAGAAAAAGAGAAAAAATGTATAGAGAATTAGTCAAACAATGGACTAAAACAAATTATAGAGAAAATTTTGAGATAAGATTAAAATAATGAAATGAATAAAGATATACATATACTCTTTGACCAAATAACCTTTATGCCACACTGGAATAAAGCACTAGAGCAAAATAGATGCCCAATACAAATAATACAAGAAGGTAATACAAAATGGATTTCATTGTTAGATAACATTGACTTTAAATGCGCAGCGTATAGAAACATAACCCTATTCCAAATTGGTAATAGATTGGTAATAAATATTCACAAGTTAATGGAGGGAAAACAATATGCTAATTTTGATGATGGAGATATTATTAGAAACCCAACAATGGAAGAGTATCTAATCATTGCAAGAAAATTTAAAGAACACGGAATTATATTCAATAAAAAAAAAGAAATCATTAATTTAAATTTTTTATAACTATGTCAAATAAAAGTAGAAAAATGAAGCGTGATATGCGCTCAGACAAGAGATTCATCTTTAATTGTATCCTTAACTTCGGTATCGATTCATCTAAAGCCGATATAATGGGCGATAATCCATTGGAGGATAAAGTCTATACTAAACGCATTAACCTCGATTCAGACTATGAGGGAGGACTACATATTAAAGCAGTATCACTCACTAGCGATAACCCTAACTTTACCGATTCAAATAACACAGATATATCCATCCGTAAAGTGAGAATCAATACACAAAATAGAAACGGTAAATGGGTAAACATCTTCCTCAACGAAGCTCCTACCAAACTAGTAAACGCTATCGCTGAGAAACTCTTCATTAAATATGCTGAAGATTGAAAAAGGTAAAAAATATGTGATGGTGAGAATCGATAAAATGTATATCGGAATACACGCAATAAGGGTGGTAAACCGACCAGATTTCTCATCACCTAGCATATTATTGAACTATAGAGTGATTGGAGATAATGGGCTGTGCTTTGGGGACAGCCCAATCCATTCTACTTGTTTGTTCGCAAACCTATGCACACATTACGAACATTGGGTCACTCTAGCACACGGATGGGCTTTAGTCGATTCGAGAGAAAATGCTCTCAAGTATTGCAGAAAAGCAATCCTATGGGAATTCTATAGGGACGATATACTGCCATTTAGACAGAATATGCAAGCATATGGATGGCTGTGTTGTTCAACATACCAAAAGGCATTAATACAATTGAAAACATTAAAATTATGACAATTGGATGTTTAAACTTCTTGTAATATGGAACTCCTTAACATAAAAAATAAATTCAAAGGAAATAGATTCTATTACTGTAACTTCTTGGTAACTAACTACTATGAAGTGCAACCAATTCTGAGAAAAATCTATATCAGAATGGCAACATATGTGGGAGATAATATCATACTAGTAGGACAAGACTTTAGAATAGAACTGCCAATAAAACAATTGGTAACTAATAAATCATTCGCTATACAACCTAATAAATATACCATTATTAGCACACAAAAACAAGAAATTGAAAGATTTATCAAACACTATTATTCTAAAGGCACTAACGTAAGAGAAAGATGGGATAATAAATCATACTATTCATCAAATAGTAAAAGAAAATATAATACACTCCTACAACAACTTAAAAGGTTATAAAAACATGGAAGAAAAAATCCTTAATTTCGATAATATATCAAAAGGAAATATAGATGTCTATGTCTATATCAATGGCATGTATCCACAAAAAGGAACATTAACTGGCTTCTTTAATTTCAATAAAAACAATACATACACAGATGATGTATCACTTATGGTACATTCACATGGTACATTCCATCTACTAACATTCGATGTCCTTAAAGTGTCCGATAATAATACAGACCACCTAGAAATTAAATACAATAATAGAAGACCAACTTTCATAACAACATCAAAAATGACTATGAAAGACTATATGAGAAAAGATTTGCTCACTAGCCCACTATCATGGATTGGTAAACTAAATATACAATCTAACTTCGATAGAAAAAGAAAAGCAAAAGATATATATCAAGAATTTATAAAATATATCAAAAACCTATGACACAAGAAGATAAAAATAGAATCATTACACTACTCAAAAACTATAATAACGTCTCAATATTAATAGCAGACCTACTTAACCCCATTAACGATGTAATGAAAAAATATCAATGCTCAACAGAAGAAGCATGCAATATAAAGTTTAAAGCAGAAGACTACCTCAAAAACTATGGATGCCTCACAATAGACTCCACTACTAAAGCTGTGAAGAATATTGTCGAAAACATAAAAGTGGAAGAAGAAATTGAAACTCCAGTACCAACGGATGCAAGATGATAACATACGATTCATTAAACAGCAATAAAGATTATTACGCTGTATATGTACCAATACATGACGATGTGCCACATCTATTAGTGCCACTCAAGGTAGAATTCAGAGGCTTCTACTCAGACACTTTCCGTAATTGTAAATACCTAAGAGTCATAAGCTCAATGCGCACTACAGAATATAAATGTGCACTAGAAGATAATACCTTTATAAAAGGGAGTATGAAACCAACCAATATGCTACAACTCACAGCATACCAATGTACATGGCTTCCAAAAGGAAAACTCTATGTCACAGAAGATAAATCACTCTTGACAAAATATATCAGAGGCTTCTATAGAATAGAATTCCATCGTGGAAGAATAACAGCTAGAGGAACATACCAAAAAGTAATGAACACACTTAAACAATTATAAAATAACTATGTATTATTACCAAAGCTCGGTTGACGGTAGACAAACCTACCAAGAGAACCCAGAAGGAACACTAGAGGAGAGAACAAAAAAACTATATAAACTCCTTAAAGAACATAAACTATTCGGAATATATATCACAACCATTTCTGTAAGACCAAAATATATCTATGACATATTACAAGAATGGCTGTGGATTGCTACAACACCAATCGGAATAATGATTTCTGAACATTACGAAGAATTCATACAAGATGGAACATTTAATATCAATAGAAAAGAACTATTAGAAAAATATAATGATACACTTTCAAGACTCGATGAAGAATATCTAGTGAACCTCATAGAATATATGAGAAGATACTTCAACTCAGAAAGAGGACGAAACGTAAAATTAATCTAGAACAATGATTATTAATGAGAAATCAAAGAGAATCATAAAACTCACAAAAGAAAAAAAACTATATCCGCAGTTTAGAATATTATTGCAATGGCTACACTTTGACGTGGATAAAGCTAGAACACATCATAGAGGATATATGCTCCCAAAAACACATATCCTCTTTAAATTCCTTACAGCTGTGAAGAATGAAAATAATACAGAACTTATCAAAATATTACAAAAATTTAAAAAGGTTCAACCAACATCAGAAAAACAAATCCATAACTTTAAAGCTTTTTTCCTATATAAACCAAGAAGATAATGAGAAAAAGAAACTATAAAAACTTCATACAAACTCTAAAATCATATAACCTATATGTGACCTTTAGAGTTCTAATACATGGAAGAATAAAATGCCAAGGACTAGACCCAAGAAACAAACTGCTCATACAACTTAAACAAGCAGAACTAATACAAGACTTCGAAACACATTCTTGGAGCACTACACGTATCATATCATTCCTTGGGGCAGTCAAAAAAGGATTAATAAAAGGAAAACACTTTACCATAAATAACGCACTATGACACAACTAGAAATAATAAAACTACAAGAACAAAAGAGAAAAATAATACTTCTCTTTAAAGAATATAAAATATACCCACAATTCAGAGCCGTAGTAAACCTTATGGCTGCTATAGCTGACTATACATGGAGATTGGATGATGTCCCAGAATTCTTTAAAACAAATTCTAATCCATATAATAATAAACAAGAAAAAACACACATCGGACAACTAACTAAAGAAGAAATAGAATCACTCCTAGAATGGATTACAAAGACATTTAAAAATGTAAGAAACCTAGTGATTGATAGAGAACAAAATAATCTAACACAACAAGAAATAATTGACAAATACTATAATATGGTCGATAAATATGGTAATATAATAGTATCACCATTACTCAGAACTATAGCTGAAATACCCTCTAGATTATACCTCATGCAAACATATAAACAATTAGAAAATACAACATATAACACATAAACGCACCGTAAATATGAACTACTACCAAAAATTTTCGTAGAAAATGATTGTAACTAACTGTAAATCAGTAAGATAAAAATAAGCATTTTTGAATAATTTTTTTGGTATGTTCTATACGTTTATATAAAGGACTTATACCAAAAATTTTCGTAGAAAAATGATGGGATATATTGAGTGAATATAGATAAGTAAGATAGAGGGTAATAATATATGAAAATAACTATGAAAATTTGCATAAATTTGTGTGAATTTGTGTAAAATCTGTACGAATAAACTGTTGTGTTTATATTCCAGAAAAAAATTCCAGAATGAGTGAAGATGGTTTGTTAATAATATATAAAAGTTATTAAGAATATTTGGAGAAATGATTTTTTTTCCATATATTTGCAATGATATATAAAAATGTAATTATAGATGTCGAAAAAGATAAAGATACCTTTGGATAATATGAGGCATGCTCTTCATGATTTATTTCATGAGCATCTTGATGAGATATATGAACTTAGCAAGATAAATAGGAGCAGACGTAGCAGATATGATTGGGCTGAAGATGATGAAGTCCAGTGGTTGATGCAGCAAGGTGTTATATTTCCTAGGACGGAAGATGAGTTAGCCAATTTCTATGGTGATGAAGATGACGATGATTTCGATAACGTCTGGCCTCCAACATCCACTTCTCATGAGAAGCGTAAGGGAAAAGTTCTTGACCCTTATGGAAATTATTGGGATACATTGGAATCCATGAAGGAGAAGAAGAGTAAGAAGAAACATAAGAGGGGTAGCAGAGGTAAGAGTAGAGCTAGGGTAATTGATATTACCACTCCTTATAGTGGTGAAGAGACAGACCCAACCGAATTGGATTATGATGCGATTGATACTAGCGGTATTGAAGATGGTAAGGTGATATGGTATTATCCAGATTACAGAAACAAGAGTGATAGATTAGAGTTCAATACTTTAAGCGCATTCAGTGATTTTTGTTCTGAGGAAGGTTATCATGTTCCTGGTGATGTTGGTATGGAGATTGCTTATAGGCGTATGAGTCATACATGTTTAGACCCTCAGTTACGTGAAGAGGGGATATTTCAGATTGTTGCAGATGAGTCATATGCTGATATGATGTACAGTGTATGTCCAGTTCAAGAATTAAGTCAATAAGAATATAATATGGCGAATTTAAATAAGGAATTAAAGAAGTTGTTTTTTGCTCATTTAAAGAGGGTAGCTGAAGAGAAGAGCAAGCCAAATACTAGTAGTAATGTTGGATATTGTGGTGGTATGACACCTCCAGTAACGCATAGACCTCCTTATCAGCCCAATTTATTTAATAATGATTATTATATGGGCTGCATATACTTTTATGAATGGTCTGATACTAGTAGGAATCCTAAGACCTACTATACATTAAAGGCATTTGAGAAGTTCTTGAATGATTGTCAGATATATTTAGTTAGTTGGCAGCGTGAGGTGATAAGTCACATGAAGCATCCCTATATTGCTTGCAAGAAGGGCGAGAGGGATATTATAATTAGGAATAGTTTCACAGAGTTATCCAAGGCTATTGAGGAGGGTAGTAAGAGTACTGTCCCTTTTACTCAAAATAAGGGTAGTGAGGATAGAGAACCATATAATGTGGCTATTACTAGACCACCACATATGAGACATATGGAAACGGTATTTGAACCAGAGGGAAGATGGGGTGAAGAAGGATGTTGGTTTGGGTAAATAGACTTAAAAAAGTACAAGGGCATGGATAAGATAAGGCTTGAATTTACATTTAAGGGTAGAAAGAATACCTATTTCAGACGAATAGATGTATTCGGTAAGCCTCTTACCACTACCAATATTAATAGTGCCAAGTTAATAAAGGAATCTGAAGTACCTTCAATCCTTAAATTGATGATTAAGGAATATGGTAAGGAAAGTATTACAGATGTTAAACCAATAAAAAAAGGATGAGTATATTTGTTTATACCCATCCTTTTTTATTGGACTTAAAAAAGTACAAAAGTGTTGTTTATTAGCAAGGTACTACAGTATATTCCATAGTTTCTAATTCTTGATGTTCTTTTTTAAGATGATGTACAAGGAATTCCAATTCAGTTTTTGCATTCCATTCACCTAGAGAGCCATAATTATATGCTTCTTTTACATCAGTGGTAAATGTTACCTCTCCATTATCGATGTCGAATGATTTAATCATTAGTCCATCATTGTTTTTTGCTACGCCTTTTGCCATAATTATATAATATGTTTAATATAGATTAGACTTAAAAAAGTACATATTAATCCCAAGCTACAGCAGTATCTTCTTCTTCAGCTACTAGGTCTCCATCCTCATCCCATTCGCTATCTATAGATACATACTCTAGTTCTGGATACTTCTCCTTGAAATGGAATTTAATATAATCCATTTCTGATTCAGCGAAGAATCCTTCATCTTCAAAATGTGCTCCGTCTCTTGATTTTTGGAATGTCAATGTCCCATTGGCACTATCAACGTCTTTAATCCACTTGATAGGTTTGTTAGGTTCACTAATTTTAAAATACGCCATAATATATCTGTTTTTTGTTAAGTTAATATTATTATCTTATTCCATATTCAAACAGAATATAGAATATGCTAATGCAAAGATATAGAAAATATTTTAGATAACCAAATAAATTAACTATTATTTGGATATATTATGTACTTAAAGAAGTACAAAGTGTAAGTAGATACATATTTTTTGCTAACACTTTGAAAATTTTCCGTATGTACGTCTGTGACACTTTGATAAGTAAATGGCGTGTTTACCTCCAAAATGTCATAATTAAGACTTAAATAAGTACAATGGCAACGTTGTTACCATTGAACATCAGTGAAATGATGCACAAACACCCTCTTTATTGGGGGTGTTTGTTTGAAAATGCTTGAACTTTTTTGAGATACCTCCATACATCTTTTATTTCCTCTTCCGTGAGCATATATATGGAGCAATATGGGTCAGATTGTGTGGATACCTTATAATTAGGATACCAATGAATGAGAATACATCCCAATGTTTGTGGGTCTATTTCAATCATCTGCACGTATAGGTCATTAATCTTCAGTTGATTGGAATCAATACGAATACCATTTACTTCAACTTTCGGAAATAAATGAGTAAGCGTTTCCCTTACTTTGTTCACAAGCAAGAGGGTATCATCGGATACCCTATATAACTTCTTTCTCGTTTCGTTTAATTCAATTGTTGATGTCATACCAAATCTGTTAAGAAATAATTGTTATTTGCGATGCAAATGTACGAAAAAAAATTGGAATAGCCAAATAATAATGGATTTATTTTAAATTTAATTTTCCCCTATATAATATATTATAAAAGGTATATATGGTTTTTGTAAAGAAAGTGGAAATATTTTCAATTGAACGTAATTTTTTTGGTTTTTTTCTTGGTTATGTGCTGGGAATTTCGTATCTTTGCATCGCAAACAAAAATTTAAGGAGTTATGAAGTTTACATTGAATGGAAGAGAGTATGAGGATTATCAGTTGAGCAATGAGCAGATTGTTGAATTGATTGAGGGCGACCATGATGTTACTGATATGGGTCATGAGTTTCTCATGAAGAAAGTATATGAGCGTTTCAAGTATGAACTTTGCCCTAAGAGTGGTGAGGACAATGATGATGTGTTTGCACGTTTCTTTGGCAACTTTGTTAATGGCAAATGCCATGATAAGAAAAAGGTTGCAGATTTAATGTGCTGTGAACATAGATATTTGCAAAATGAAATGTTCAAGGTGTGCATGGAATACATCAAGAAGTTGGCTGAAAATGCCTCTAAGGGTTATTATGACCCTCGCAATCAGTATGCAGCACAGACCTCAAAGAAGATTATTGATTATTTTAAGGAAATAGATTATCCTTATTAAAAATCATTAATGAATTGAAGATTTCTGAGAAAAAATTTGGTAGATTCAAAAAGTTTTCGTATATTTACATCATAAAGCAATTAAAAGGATTTTAGAGATATGATACAGATTACAGCAATTACGTTAAATGATGATAAGTACGCATCAAGGGATATTGATGTGATGGTATGTTCATCAATAGATAGTGCCAAAGAGATTATTCTTGATGGTATCAACAAGCATTTTGATGGTGAATGGACATCATTGGAAGAGGCTGCAAGTGATTTGAATGACGAGTTAGATGGTTGTGGTTGGATTGAGAAAGAGAACAAGTTCTATTGGAATGACAATGGCAAAGGTGAGGAATACTTTATTAGTAGAATCAATGAAAGAGTAGTAAACATTAATTATCAGCATATTGGTTCTATATATTAGAGTTAATTTGTCAAGAAAGTGGAAAAAATACTATAAATCTAAAAAAAAATTGGTTTTTTGTTTGGTCAATTCGAAATTATTTCGTATATTTGCATCGTGAAACAATTAAATCAGTTATTAACAATTAAAAGAAAAGGAGAAAAGTTATGAGCGCAATGATTGAGATTACAGAGAGAGGTGCAAGTTTTGCTGAGAATGGTAAGCGTGAGCGTGCTTGGCATGGACTTGGACAAGTGGTAGATGAACCAATGTTCGTTAAGGATGCACTTAGGCTCTGTCATGCTGATTACAATGTAGGCTTGCAGCCAGTAGTTGCTCTGAGTGAGGAGTTACGTGCAGCTATGGAGAATGGCACTTTCATCAACGCTGCAATGCTGAAAGAGTTACTTGTGGACAATACTATGGCTACAATGCGTCTTGATACCAACAAGAGCCTTGGCATCGTATCTGACAAATATGGAATTGTTCAAAACGAATCTGCCTTCCAGTTTGTGGATATGTTTTGCAGTGGTAAGTTCGCTGATAGAGACAATACCCCAGTGATTGAGACTTGTGGCGTGCTTGGTAAGGGTGAGCGTGTATTTGTCACTGCAAAGTTCCCACAGAGCATTGTGTTGGACGCAAAGCGTGATGACCTTGTGGATATGTACGTAGTATTTACTACCTCACATGATGGCACTGGTTCAGTTCGCTGCATGGTTACTCCAGTACGTGTTGTATGTAACAATACGCTGAATTGGGCAATGAAGAACAACATCGGACGTATTGCATTCCGTCACTCTTCGAAAGTTATGTCACGTCTCGATTTGCTCAACGCTGAGAACGCAGAGTTTGCTTATAAGGCTCTGAATGTGGCTGAGACCTATGCTAACTCACTCTCACAGAGTTTTGAGCACTTGCGCAACATCAAGTTGGCTGAGAGAGACCTTGATAACATCATCGCCCAAGTGGTTTTGGCTCCAGATGCTGCAAAGGATTTCTTGGAGAATCACGACATCTTCAGCGACAACATCAAGACTCGTGGACGCAACATCTTCTTAGGTGTTAAGGAGTGCTTGGAGAGTGGTGTAGGTCAAGAGGGTCAAGAGCGTGGCACTGCTATGTGGCTGATGAACGGAATGACCTCTTACTTTCAGAATGAGGCCACAGAGCGCAGCGAGGAAATCAAGTTCGATAGCATCATGGATGGCAACATCTACAAAAAGGTGCAGAAGACCTTTGACCTCTGCCTCGCAGCAGCCTAAAAAAATTAAGGGGAGAACGAAATTTCTCCCCTTTTTTCTTCTTTGTAAATATTTATAATAAAATATCATTATTATGAATAAAAGAAGAGATAATATTTACATTTATTTATGGGAAGAATTTAATACAATATATATAGGTAGAAGCGTTAATCCTAAATGTAGGCATTCCCAACATAAAACAAGAGAAACTGAAAAGACTTATCAATTTAGTAGCAAACATCATGTTGAACACCCTAAAATGATTATAATTGAGAATGATTTAACTGTTGAAGAAGGTGTTGAACGTGAAAAATATTGGATTGATTATTACAAAGAAAATACTGATTATTTTGTATTGAACAAGTCACATGGTGGAGAAACAGGATTGTTAGGTGAATATGATGTTAAAAGAAGAGAAGAATGGCAGAAACAATATTACAAAAAAAATAGAGAAAAGATACTTGCTAAGGCTAAAAAATATCGTGAAGAACATAGAGAAGAACTTAATGAAAAAGATAAAATTCGTTATTATAAAAAAAGAAAGCCATATCAACCATTAACAGATGAAGAAAAAAAAATAAAGCAAAAAGAATATCGTGAAAGAAATAAGGAAAAAATAAAAGAATATAGAAAAAATAATAAAGAAAAATTTCTTCAATATAAGAAAAAATATCGTGAAACACACAAAGAAAAGATTAAAGAAGAAAATAAAAAATATTATGCTAAAAGAAAAAATAAATAAGATTTTTCTTTGTTAATTGAAATAAATTCCGTATATTTACACTATGGTAAACAAGTTATATAGAATAAGGGTATATATTCCAACAGAAGAGATTGGTTTACTTATGAATGATGCGGTAGATACCAAAGCATTCAAGTTAAACAATAGTTATGATGGCATGAATGGTATGCTTGCTATCTATGATGGGGAGTGTAATACTAAGGTATTGATATTCCTTATTTCTATGGGAGTATTATATTTCCCATTGGATAATTATGGTGATTTCATTATAACTTGTCCTAATTGTGGGGAGAGGATAGATGATGATATGATATTAACCATCTATGATGAAAATCTATTAAGTGGCTATAATATTCTTTGTAATAGAGAGGATTGTGGCACACAGATGGCTAATGTGGAATTTCTAAACCAATAAGGATATGAATAATAAGAAGAAAAAGAAAAAATCATTTCTTAGCAAATATACTAAGATGGATTGTTTAACACTTGGCTTCTTCATTGGTTTGGCTTGTGGCTGTTTATTATCATTAATATAAAAATGGTGTAATCTATAGGGGTTACACCTTTTTTTGTAAATAAAGTGGAAAAATATTAATATAAATTGAAAATAATTTGGATTTTGTTTGGCCAGTTGAAAATAATTCCGTATATTTGCACCACAGAAAACAATTAAATAGATTAAAATTATGTTAGGTTACAACAAAGCAAAGCAAGAGTTAGGAATTAGCTACTTAGGTAGCGTAGCACAGAGCATGAAGATGCGTTTATCCTTTGAGCATGGCACAATGACCTATTGTTTGTACCTCGCCCCTTGGAATATGAGTGGGTATAATGTATGTCCCAAAGGTCAGCATTGCAATGAGTTCTGTTTGAATGGTAGTGGACAGAATAAGTGTGATGAACTTGCAAGAGGTGTGGAAGGTTCTAAGATTAATCGTTCACGCATCAAGAAAACTCGTCTGTTCTATGAGAATAGAGGCTTATTCATGGATATGCTTACTCATGAGATAGAGAGTAAGAGAGCAAAGGCAAAGCGCATGGGTTATGGTTTTAGTGTCCGTCTCAATGGCACAAGTGACCTTTCACCACTCGCATTCAGAGACCCCAAGACTGGTAAGAACATCTTAGAGTTGTTCAACGATGTAGTTTTCTATGATTACACGAAAGTCTATAATAGAATACACCTTTTAGGTGAATACCCCAACTATGACCTCACATTCAGTTATGATGGTTATAACTGGGACGAGTGCGAAAAGTTCTTACAGAACGATGGTAAGGTAGCGGTAGTGTTCTATTCTGAAAAGGGTATCTTACCCAAGAAGTTTAGGGGTTATGATGTGATAGATGCAAACGACTACGATATGCGTTATTTAGACCCCAAGCGTTCTATCATGGGATTGCATTACCATAAGACTGCAAACGATTATAAGAGTGGACATTTTGTAGTACCAAATACACCATTCGTAATTAATCTTGACAAAGAGAGTGATGTGGATTGGGGATTTTAATTCCCCACCACATTTTCTAAGAAAAAATTTGGTAGATTCAAAATAATTTCGTATATTTACATTGTGAAACAATAAAGGAGATTGAGATATGAGTAAGAAAAGTATAGTTAATGAGATTACCGCCAAACTTGCAAAGTTAGGTGTGCCCAAAGATGGGTGTCATAATTTGGATATTGAGTTATCAAATGGTGATAAGTTGGCTTGGGTTGGTTATCGTCAGATGATGGTAAATATCAAAATTGGTAATGCTCTTTATAGAAATAAGAGATTTCCTCTCTATTCAAAGGGAGTTGATGTCAATATGCTGAATTTGATTAATAGCAAATTATGAGTGATAAAGTAATAGAGACCATATATTATATATTACTCATATTATTGGTTATAAGTGGCACATGGGCTATACATTGTTGTCCTTAACAAAAATTAACAAGATTCCTTTGGGAGTCTTGTTTTTTTTGTATATCTTTGCCAAAGTAATAAACTAATAAATTAATAGTAAAAATGGTAGATAACGAAAGTAAAATTTGGGAAAAACTATGTGGCAAGAAAATTGGTACTGAGAAACTTTCGATAGAGGGTTTTAAGAATCAGATACCATTTGAGATTTTTGATGGCTATGCGTATTGTGAGAATTATAAGGGTCACAGATATGACATGAGTTATCCACAACTTAAAGCAGTAAGAGAGAGTGAAGAAATGGCTACTGCTGTTATGGATTATATCAACAAGATAAGTGATAAGAAACTTGAAAGTGTTGATGAGATTGGTGTTATTCATTGTTTAATTGCTTTCAACACATTGTATCGTGATGGTGTTGAAATCGTACCAAAGAAAGTAGCATAAGGATTATGGCAAAGTTTACAATACAATGTAATTTCAATGCGTCTTACACTACCGAGGTAGATGCAAAAGATGAGGGCGAAGCACTTGAAAAGGCTCGTAATAAAGCAGAAGAAGCGGATTTGAAAGAGTTTGTAATTTGTGGTGAGCGTGAATCACAGATACTTAGTAGGGGAGATTAGCGTTTCATAGTTTTTTATTGTTTTATATTAGTTGTTCCATGTGGGGTTGATGAGTGTTCATCGACCCCATTTTTTGTTAAAAAGGGTTAAAATCCCAGAGTTTTTCCTCAATTTCCTTTGTTAATTCAAAAAGATTTCGTATATTTGCACCATAGAAAACAATTAAAAGGAGATTTAGATATGAAGAAGTATTGGTTATTAAACGTGACTGGTGTCGGTGGTTATTCCATCATGGTACACTGCGAAGCAAACACAATTGAAGAAGCACTCTGCCAAGCAGCAGAAGCAGACCTCTTTGATGATGAAATTGATGCTGAAAACGCTTATGGTGAAGAAGCAGATGAAGATTCTATTAAACATTTCAAAGAGCACAATTTGGTAGTTGAACTTTAAGAGTTATGGTAGAAGCAAAGTTAAGAGTTGAAATGTTAGAGAATAGAGAGGGTAGCAAAAACCCATTCTACGGCTCTACATTGGTCAAAAAAGTGGTTGAGGATATTCATATCCATGACTTTGACAAACGCAGCGATATTGCCCCTTGTGGTGTTAATGCCACAATCGCCATTGATACTGAGGTGATACTTGGCGAGGGTGAAGAACACTTAAAGACAAAGAGAGTGTTTGACATTAGAGTGAATAGGTTCTATTTCGACCATGAGGGTAGTGGCGGTTATCTCGCTTTCTTCTCAATCGAGGAAAAGGTTTATGAACTCTTTGTAAATTTCGAGGGTAAGCACATCACCAATATTACACTTTCAGAGTGGTTGCAGAGTGGTAGTTTTGAAGATGGTGACGATGCGGATAATGTCTATAATGCAAAGGATTTTACTATTATCAATATAATAGAAAGTTAGGGAATATGGAAGAAGCAATACAAGACATCAGAGATTGGGCTGAGAAGTATGGTGACGCTGCTTGTCTTAACAGACTACTCGACATCATGGCAGACCAAATGAAAATCGCTGAAGTGAAGAGATTAGCAAACGAAATATGGGAATATAACCATTAAATGTTAAAATGGGTTAAAACGCCAGATAAAATTTGGTTAGTTCAAAAATAATCCGTATATTTACACCACAAGAGAAATAAATAACATTATTAATAATTAAAGAATAGGAGATTAAAACTATGGCAAAAGAGACAAAGAAAACAACGATTGATGCACGTGTACGTGCAATTGCAGAGAGTGGTAGTGGTAAGGGTGTTGGTATGCCCAAGTGGTTTACTTTACCGCAGAATAAGGACAAGCGTGACCTCCATATCAACATCTGTAAGAAACTCGCTGAGTTGTCCAACGCACATAACAACTACCCCATCACCTACTTGGTGTATTTCGCTGTGGGCAAGAACGCACACCGCCTTTGCACATTCCTTGGTGGTTATGAGAAGATTGACGAGAAGAAAGCGGAGACTATCTTCAAGTGGCTTACGCTGTTCGCCAAGCATCACAAGAACGAAAAGTTGTTCAAGAATCCCAATGTCGCCCATGCGCTGTGTCGTTTCTACGACAAGTATAGCACCAAGACAAAGGATTTCAAGGCCGCTCTCGATGCTTCTGAATCCAACCCCAACATTGACGTGAAGAACGCTAAGATGTCTGTTGAGACACTTGGTATCGCCAAGAAAGTTGAGGTTGTTGCAGAGGAAATGGAAATGGCTATGGCTGCTGTCGAGTAAGACAAAGTTATGGTGGGGTGAAATAATCCCCACCAACTTTTCTGAAAAAAAAGTGAGATTTTTCTTGGTCAATCCAAATTAATTTCGTATCTTTACATCGTTAAAGCAAAAGAGTTATGGGTACATACGAAACAGAGTTGGGTTACATCGTAAGAGAGACCCTTGGTGGTTTGGAAGTCACAGAGGACGATAAGGTCATTTGCACACTCGATGGCAAGACCCTCGAAGACTATCGTGACGAGAACGAAAATATTGATGATGATGCACTCGAAGCAGACATCCGTGAGGTGGAAGAAGCAGAGGATTTCTTAGCCTATCAGAAGGAATACTGCTAACAAATGTTAATGAGTGCAAATTTCTACAAAAAAATTTGGTAGTTTCAAAAAATTTTCGTATATTTGCATCGTGAAACAATAACAAAGTATTAATAATAAAAAGGTAAAAGCAAAATGAGTGGACAGAAGAAACTCAATCGAGCGATTCGAAACAACCGAGTGGTAGCAATGCCCTCGAAGAAGAAAGAAGTGCCGATTCTTGACCGAGACGGACAGAACGTTCTTGATAAGGATGGAAAGCCTCAAGTAGAAACTATTCAGCTTTACAAAATCAAGAAGTTGAAGTAATGATTGTCTAACTTACTAAAGAGGAAAGATAATGGAAAGACCTCCGCCCTCATAAGGGATTAAGTTTAGGAATATGTTTTTAGAAAAATTGCCGATAAACTTTAAGGGGAGAACATTTAAAGGCGAGATTGCCCCTATGCTCGCAAACATCGAAGTGATGATTAGAGACCGACCCTAAGTAAAGAATATTTACCACCTCTACCCATGTCAATGTGCATGGCTTGGCAAGGTCATAAGACCGAAAAAAATAAATACAAGTAATAGAATATATAGTGAGGTGGGAAGTGCCGCCCCAAGCGTTTGCGCTGTCTTTGGCTGCAATCCCCCTCACACTTTTAATACGCCCTATGATGTGGTTAAGATTGGGATAATCTATAGTAATGCCCTATCAAGACTGACATACGTTGCATAATTAAAACGTTCAATGGTTGTGTGATAGATTGATTCGATTCAGTATAGGGTACAAAATGCGCCCATAATTCAGTTGGTAGAAATCGTGCCGATGTTTACATCTTGTGTGCTCGTATGCCGTAGGTTCGAGTCCTACTGGGTTGCACTTATGCTCGTTTTGCGTTGTGGTAACGCTCTTTGTTTTCCATAATTTGAATTGTTAGGTTTTTAGTTTTGATTGGGTGATGTCGTGAGACATTGCCCAATTTGTGTTTTTTAACATAAAAAATTTGGTAGATTCGTTATTTTTTCGTATATTTGCATTGTAAAACATTAAATAAGGAGATTGATTATGAGAGTTAAGCATTTCGCTGGCTATGGTTCAGTTGAGGTAAAGAAAGTCTTGAAGAAGGCTATCATCAACGGATACGGAGAAAATAAGACAAAACTCATTTTGCGTGTAAAAGGTAATCACGAGTGGGGTATTGTTCGTAATGACATCTTTGATGTTAGAGATTGGATATTCAATAAGTTTGAAAAGAACTTTAATGGTGATGATTATGACATCTATATGGATGTTCAAGACGAATACATCAAGGAAAATGGTATTGATGTTGAGGTAGCAACTTATACATTTATATATTAAAAAGCGTTAAAAAGTTTGGTGGTGTGAAAAATATTCTGTATATTTACACCATCAAATATTAAATAAGGAGATATTATGGCAGATTTAAATTTAGTTGAAAGAGCAAACAAAATTATCACATTCCGTAAGTATATTCGTGAGGAGTGTCGCAAAAAGGGTTTGGAATATCCATCAGATGCTAAGATTTCCGAATATATTGCCGATTGTGGTGGTGACGAGTGTGTATATGACCTCAACGATTTCATGGGCGACTATGAGAATAAGATTGGTATTTTCAAAGACCCATTCGATGATTTCAAGGCAGAGGTATCAAAGCACGATTGGGTTAAGACTACTGATGAAGAAATGCGTGACTTCATTACAGAGCAAGGTTACAATGTACGTGGTTTCTTGCGTTGCAAAATCATTGGTAGCTATAAGCCACTGGAGAAAGACATTCTCGTTGCTACGCTCTCAAAGCTGACTACCCCTCAATTAGTTCAGTTGTGGAACAAATTCATTGAGGAAAGTGCTGTTTATGGCGAGGATTCTTATATCTATGACCTCACCAAGCAAGACGATGTAAATTTGCTTCGTGGTGGCTTAAAACCATCTGAATGGGCAAAGGTTGTGGGCTTTAAGTGTCGTTATGTGTCTTGGCACAATCTCAATGATGGCAGACTGCTCAAATATGACGATGAAGGCATCAAAGGTGTGATTGTTGGCTATTGGAGTGACATTTTCCCTCGTCTCATGGTTTGGAGTGAGTTGTACGATACGATTGGTGAGGGTAAGGATGGGATTGCTTACTTTGACTTCATTGTACGACCAATCATCTGTAAGTATCTTGGGTATGAATATGACCCACAGAGAGGAACATTTGAGGAAATTAAAAAGTAAATTCACTATGTTTGGAATATTTCTGCTTTTCTGTATGGCTGTTATGGTGTGGGACATTACAAGTGACCCACACTATACCACCAAAATGAAAGATTTGGAGGAGGATTAAAAATGGGTTATAATAAAGAATTGGCATCTGCTTGTCACCTTTTGTTTGCTTATGCCTCAGAGCATAAAGAAGATAAAGAGCTTGAGGCAATAGCAAATAAGTTTGATAAAATTCTATACAATAGAAAATAAATCCATAATAATTTGGAATTGTCGATATTTATTTATATATTTGCAATATGAGTACAATAGGACAGAATTTTAAACAAGCAATCAATAATAACTTTAAGCATAACATGATTAATCGTGATGCTGAAAGTATCTTCACTGCTCTTAACATTGGAGTTAAGGATAGTGATAACATGGTTGTGCTTCCAAAGGTTGAAAAAATTGAATTAACTAAGATTGATGACTTACACGATAAGTTATCATTATCTTGGGATGACTATAAGACAGAGGGAGTAATAACATGGAGACCATCGAAAGTTGAAAACTCAAAAGCAATGGTTTTCTGTAATATCGAGTAAGTTTTTAATGAAATTAAATAATTTTTTCACTCCCAATGTCCGTGATGGATGGTTTGGGAGTGTTTTTTTTATATGAGCCACGGTGGGGAAACTAGGTTAGACCCAGCAGACTTAAAATCTGCCGCTGTAAAGCATCCCAGTTCGAATCTGGGTCGTGGTACATAAATTTAATCTCCTTTTTCAAGTGGGAAATGTTAAAGATTGTTAAAATCCAGACATTTCTCACTAATTTTTTTGGTAGATTCATTATTTTTTCGTATATTTGCATCACAAATAAGAACAATTTAAAAGAAAAGGAGATTAGATTATGAGAAAGTATCAAGAAGAAATTTACAATGCCCTTGTAAGCAAGAAAAAGGCTTGGGGTGGTAGTAATTCAGTTGTGAACACTGATAAGAATATCACAGAGGTATTCTATTATGGCAATAGAATTGCGGTTATTAACCACAACACTAAGAGCGCAACGTTTGACAACTGCGGTTATACCAATGCTTCTACAACAGCACGTATCAACGCTTGCAAGATATATTGCGACAATTATGGTTACACCTATTAAAGTAGATTGAGTTATGGTATTCGATAGAAACATAGAGTTAAAAGAAAAGCAAGAAAAGTTGCTTGCTGAACTCCGTAAGATAGTTGGTAGGGGATTTGTATTCTCCGAAGCCTATTTAAAGCAATGTAACTGGGAAAGTAATCGCATTGGTGAGGGAGAAAGACAATTTGGCAAAGTAACCAAGAAATACGTTTATGTGCCTTGCAGAGCGATTTATACTACAAATGATGATGGCACGGAGTATGGCGCAAAGATTTTGAAGTATTCTGTATGCACAACGCAAGGGAATACAGATAAGATTGCATTGGAAGACTTATATGTCAAGGATTTGGAAAAGATTATCAATGACATTAAGTTTGCTATTTGGTGGGAGAAAGATGTAAGAATGAAGAAAATTGAGGCTGAAATGGCAGATTGCCAGAAGTATGTGGATTTATTTGATAAATTCTTGAAATAATAAATAGATTCATTATATTTATAGTATATTCCAAGGGAATTATGAGGGATTCCCTTGGATTTTTAAGGAGATAACCTTTTTAAATCAATAAGGATTGGTATTGGGGAATGCCAATCTTTATTTTTTTTTTTGAAAATTTCTTCAGATTTTCTTGGTCAATTCAAAATAATTTCGTATATTTGCATCGTAAACAAATAAAGAATAAGATTATGAGTAATTCAAAAGTTAGAAAGCAGTTAGAAGCACGGAGTAAGAATGAGAAGTTGTTGGAAGCCTACAAGAAAAAGGCTGACCTCATCCTCAACTATCAGATGTGCAAAGCATACTATAAGGATAGTGGTCTTTCTATCCTCGCCATTGTAGAGAAAATCTTAAAGATGAAGTATAACTTGCCTTGGCAAGAAAAACTGATTCGTAAGGCTCTAAATGAGGCGAGAGGTAAGACAAATGCAACTATCACTATTCCTCAGTTTAAATATGAGAAAAAGGTGCATGATATTCTTGCCGAGTTTGTTGAAAAGAACTTGAATAAGATGGCACGAGAGACATCTACAAGGGGATTGTACCCACTTGCATTTATCGATATGGTAGAGAAATTTTCATAGTCGTAATCTTTTTTGTTTTTGGACGTGGTGACTAGGTAATCAATCAAAGCCTAGTCGCCACTTTTTATTTAAAAAAATGTTAAAATCCAGATTTTTATACGAAAAAATTTGGTAGATTCGTTTTTTTTCCGTATATTTGCACCACAGAAAACAATTAAAAGGAGATTAGGAATATGGAATTAAGTGAGATTAAAGCAATTGTTACGAACAACTACTCAAAGCAGTATCGTGCTCATGTAGTTAATGGTGGCTCTAAGGTTGTTCGCCTTTGGCAGACAGATGATGGACGTATTGCCATCATGAGCAAGGGAAGAAAGAAATATGGACATGAGTTATCATTATGGTACGACCATTATGACGAGTGGACAGATTTACGTCTCGTTGAGCACAAGGAATTTGACTACTACAAGCGTTTCGTTAAGCGTGCTAATGATGCCTTGAAGATGCTGAATGAGAGTGGTTTGTGGACAGACATCAAACAGAGTATTGAGCATTTCTTTACACTTTCAGAGGCTGAACAGAAAGAATTGATAAACGACATTATAACAGATTCTTATGAATTGTTTTATAGTGAAGTTTACAAAGAAAATGGTAAGTATGCCTGGGTGCATAGTTATCAAGTATTTGAAGCCTTTGTGAGAAAGACGTGTTGGAAGTCTATTGCATGGCACAGATGGGAACGTGAGGAAATGAGCAAGCGAGTTGCTGAGTGCATCAAGAATGGTGGCAAGTTTTCAAGACGTTGGGAAAATGGCTATGATAACACAGTCGAGGTTGCAAATCTCAATGGTGAGAAACTTGCATGGTATTCAGAGGAATACAGAGGTTGCGGAAATGGACATTATTACTTGATGTTTGATGCTACTCATGCAATATTCTATGAGGACGATTAAAAAAGGGAGAAAAAAACTCCCTTTTTCCTTGGCTATTTAAAATAAATTCCGTATATTTACATCACAAAACAATTAAAGATTAGAATTATGGAATATACAATGAAGAAAATCGGTAGCAAATATCCGAGCAACGCTATCCTCAAGGAAATGTATCAAACCATTATGCTCTACATTAAGGGCAAAGGCAATATGTTTGCCATGACAGAGAAGTGTCGGCAGTATTTCACTTGGGGTGCAAATGCTTTCAAGTATATCGTCTCAGAAGATGGCTGCTATGGCATTCAGTTCAATGTAACTGGTCTGCTTCACAGAGGTCGAGTAAGAATTTACTACAATATCGGTTCTGATTATTTCGATGTTGAATTGCTCCGTGCAAGGAAAGATGAAATGGTTTGGGGTGCTGAAGATATTGATTTTGAGCAACTGCATAACATTCTTCATCGGCACATCGAAAGAACTGATGATGTAGAATGTTAAAAACGTTAAATTGTTTGGCGGAATGAAAATAATTCCGTATCTTTACATCACAAAACAATTAAAGATTATGGCAGATTTAAAGAGTTTTATTAAGAAGTGGGATGGTCGTACCTTAGAGGACGATGGTGAGTATATATCAAAGGAATTTCATTCATTCCAAGTGAGTTTCTTTAACGCAATGAGAAAGATTGCTGCATCCCTTGGTGGTGAGGTTGTTAACCCTTGCTATGGTCATTATGATATGTGTGGCTTTGTTAAGAGAGGCGACAAGTATGTGTTCTTTAACTATTCCAATGGTTGTGGTCGTGGCGGCAGAAGTCACGTTGCATTGAAGAACGATGGCAATTGGCTCACTCCAATGTATTGTAGAACAGCCAAACACGATAAGGATTGGACTGGTGGAAGCAATAACAATTGCTACTTTGAAGATTGTGAGAGCGTTATCGAGAGACTATTAAATTCTTGATTATGGCAACATTACATATATATTGGGATGATGATGTAACCGTTGAGTTGCGTTATTTCCCATCAGAAAAGAGTGCAAAGCAATACGCTAAACGCAATGGTGTTGTAGATTATAATATTGATTGAATTGTTAAAAACGTTAAATTGTTTGGTGGAATGAAAATAATTTCGTATATTTACATCGCTTAAGAGAAATAAACGTGGGTCAAAAAACTGCCAATGTTCTGCGCAGATTGGTAGTGGTGGTGCAAGTTATGGTATTTGTGACGATAATCCGTCTTGTACGATAATTTTCAAGTTGCATCACATTTCCCACATTTTATAAGATATAGGGCAAGAATGTGTTGAAAGATGGGATTGGGTAGCCATCGCAAAGAGGGGATAAGGATTGCCCGCACGAAAGCAAAATCAAACCCCCCATGTCTTGTCTTTTTTGAATGATTTTTCAATCAAATCTCCTTTCCGACCTCCAAGTGTTAAAAAATTGCACTTGGAGGTTATTTTTATACGAAAAAATTTGGTAGATTCAAAATAATTTCGTATATTTGCATCAGAAATAAAAAAGATTAGAGATTATGGGAATGTTTTGTAACAATGACAAAAAGCACTACTGCGGAAGATACAAGGGTATTGATGTATGGCAGTATGGTAGCATGATAGGAAATAATTGGTATGGTGATTTCTATGTTACCATTCCGAGGGGAGCAACAAAGCGGAACATGAAAGTTAAGGATAGTGTGTGCCGTTCTCTCGATGCCGTTAAGGAGTATATTAACAACCATTTGGAAGAACTTAAAAAGGAGAGCGCAAAATGAGTGTAAGGAGTGGAAAAGAAACAAAGCGTACCCCAATGGAACTTTATAAGGGGTATCGTGTTATCAAGGTGACGAAAATCGAATATCATCGTTGCCTTTGGGATGAAAGCCGATTCGATAAAGATTGGATTGATAAGAAAGAAGTGCATTTTGATTTCTGCAAAGAGGGTAACGAGAAACTCCCATCGCAGGATTATAATGTGCAAGCAAAGAACGTTGAGGGCTGCAAAGAAGCAATAGATAAGTTCCTCAATGGTGATAACAAGGGTAATGGTGACATCTACTATACTCATGCGGAATTTCAGAAGTATGTTAAATCACCCAATAATAAGTGTGATTATGGCTACGGCTACGATTCTCTTATGAGAGTGATGCGAGAGCACCAAAAGGCTGATAAGCGTATGAAATGGTTTCTCGAAGAGAGATTGCATGACGCAAATTTCCATCCTGAGGGCGATATTCTTTCCACTTGTGACTATGCCAAGTTCGAGGAATATGTAACCAATACAAATCCTTTTAAGGAGAAGTTTGAGGTTTATACCAAGACGCTTAAAAAGCGTATCAAAGACCCAAAGAGCCTTGAAGATGGTTTAAATAAGGTGATTAGCGATTACCTTGCAAGTCAAGGAATAAAAGATACATCTGTGGTGGTGAGATTCTGTGAAGAATGGTAGCCATAACGAAGTTAAGTATGTGAATGTTTGTTAAGTGGGAAGAGATTATTTTTATATTAATTTCTTCCCATTTTATTTGGCTAATTGAAATAAATTCCGTATATTTACACCATAACAATTAAAAGGATATAAGATATGGATATTAAAGAAGTAAGAAATAATCTCATTAAGGATTTGGAGAATGAATACACTCCAACTGAAATAGAGTTGATTGACATCCGTTTGGACGAAATCGCTGAAATGGAACACATGAGTCTTGAAGACTTGGACTACTATTGCACAGCCAATTCAAGCGAAATGTTTGCTTGCATCTTTGATTATAAGGAGTTTAATAAAAAGAACTTTGAAGTAGATTGAGACATGAAATACGGAATGACAATTGAGTATAACAACTCAGACCCAAAGTATATCAATGACATTACAACTTGGGGTGATGTGTTGGACACTCTCAGACATAGATTAGACCAATTGACAATTAGAGTTCACATCTATAAGTGGTCAAGTAATAACAGATGTCTTGGGCATAGATGCGTTACAATGGGCAATCTCTATTTCGTGGCTTGCTCACCAACTGATAAGATATTAATATAAATTTAAAATAAAGTAACAATGAGAAGAATTGCGATTATTGACCATGCGACTCACGAGTTGATGGTTGAAGATGTGAACGAAACCGAGTTAGAAAAGTATGGCGGTGACGAACAAGCCTACATTGATGACAATTACACCTTTGAGGGTGATTATTCGTGGGACTGGATTACTGATGCCCAATACTTTAACGAGGATGGTGATATTATTGAGATTGATTTCGATGAAATAGGTGACATTTATTAAACGTTAAATCTGAGTTGATTTTTTGGTTAATTCAGATTTTTTTCGTATATTTGCACCAAGAAATAAATAAATAAAGGAGATTAGATTATGTGGTTTAACAACAAATTCAACAAAGACAACACGATTCACTTTGATGTGGAAGAGTGGGTTTGCACAGATGTAGACGAATGTCAGTTCTGTAGAAAGATTAGTGATACGGAGTTTGAGTACATTCAGTTGAAGAATGACGATTTGAAGAAATTCGTTGAGACATTTCACTTGGGCAACAAACATTTGCTTTCAGTTCTGAATGACCGCACCACAATCGCTGATTGGTATCAGAGTGAGACAGATGTGAACGATTACGATGCGGAGCAGATTGGTGAGTATCTTTCGCCTTATGGCGGTATTCTTGATGGTGTGACTGATGATGTCGAGCGCAATCAGTTGATTGCAGAGTGTATTTTTGAAACTGATGATGTAGCAAACGATTGGTATGAGTAAGAATGTTAAAGTAGTCTATTATGTGGACATTGACGATAATACGAAGGGGTGTTTGTGTGCTATTCCGTCTGATAAAGATTTGCGTGATAGCTGCATAATCCAAAAGGTAGCTGATGAAATCAAGTCAGTATTTGAGCCAATACACCAGCTAATGGGAGAGCATTCTGTTGACCTTGCCAAAGCGGTTTGCCATCATGGATATTCAAATATCTTTGAGTATGAATTTGGCGTTGAAGAAGTGCCACTCATTGAGTGTTAAAAATGTTAATTCCCTTGGTCAATTCAAGGGAATTTCGTATATTTACACCATCAAATAATAATTAAAAGGAGATTAGAATATGGCAAAGAAGATTTTTACAAGCAAGATGATTCCCGAACTTGTCTATAAGGTAGTAGGTGAGGATTGGCTTGATGGCAAGACCTATGTGGTTTGTTTCCAAGAAATGAAAGATGGTGATGGTGATGTTTATCATCTTGAAGTGGAATACCATAAGGATGAGAATAAATTCACTTATACAAGGGTATATGCTTATGAGAATGTTCATACTGCATCCATAAGTGCTACATTTAAGAATCAGTTTGAGGAATACATCATGCAGCAAGTAGGCGAATTGCGTGAGGGCAGTTTCATCAACGTTCAGAGTGTTCCACTTGAATTGAAGTTGGAGATACCAAAGGAAACAAGCGTTGGTGAGGTGCATGAGTTCCTAAGAAGCCTTAAATTTGAGGTGGTTCATACAATGACACCAAAAGACGAGAAAAAGATAAGGATATTGGAGATAAAGAATAAAAAATTGTAACAATAAAAGTGTGTGGTGTGCGAGTACAAAATATCATTACGATTGAGTACCGCACCCCCATAATGGGAAAATTAATATAAAATTAAAATAAAACAAGAACTATGGCAAAGGAGTTAGCAAAGATGCGGTCAATCCGCACAATGCAAGTTGAGGTACGCACCTCATTAAACAATCGTGAAGAAGCAAATAAGGCTATTCGTTTGGAGATTGCCCCCATTTGGACACCCAATAAGGAGGAACGCTCAGAACGTTTAACGAATCTGACAAAGGCTCTTGTTGAGGGTCGTGCAAAGGTACGTGACTATCAAAAGGGGCTGCGTGAATTGAAGCACGAGTTGAAATCAACAAATCGTGCTTATGACCTCTCAAAAGGGGAGTAAATGTTAAAAACACTAAATTAACTGGAGAAATTGGATTAATCGTTTGGTTAATCCAATTTTTTTTCGTATCTTTGCATCAATAAAATGAAATAATATGGAAGAGTGGAAAGTTATAGAGTTTGAACCTCGTTATGAGGTATCTAACATGGGTAGGGTGCGTAATCGTAACACTGGTCGTATTCTCACTACCAATCCTACCAAGTCACATAAGAGACCGCAAGTTTGGCTTTACAATGACTATCACGGAACAACTTGTCAGTACTCTCTTGCAAAGGTTGTGCTTTCTACATTTAATCAGAATGTGGATATGTGGGGTACAAAATGTGTGTATCATCGTGATGGAGACATTATGAATTGCAAATTGGAGAATCTCTATGTAAAATAATGGAGATTTTCCTTGGCTAATTCAAAATTATTCCGTATATTTACATTGTTAAAACAAAAAGGGTTAATATGAAGAAAAAATTAGAACAAGAAGTTAAAAAGATTGACAAGAAGCTTAAGCGTGGCGACAGAATTGAGTTGCTATATGATGGTGAGGAAATTGCTCGTTATGACTTCACAGAGAGGTCTATTGATTGCAAGACACCTTTGCAATGGCTGCGTGGCTGCTTTGTATTTGAGATTGACCTTAAGGGTCGTGACATCAGCAAGGTTGCGCTTAAGCATAATAAAGCAATCAATCTATCAATTGGTAATTGTGGGATTACTATAATCTAAAAAGAATATGGATAAAGAAATTACAATAGGAATTGAGAAATTGATTGCAATGTTTGTCGTTGCAAAGGGTGAGTTTAATGGTGAAGAGTTTGAATATTTCCCAAAGTTACCAAAGCCATTCAGCGAGAATTTAACAATCAAGTTTACAGAGTGTGTGTTCAAGGGGGATTTGTTATCACTCCGTGTTAACAACCAATTTGGTGTTGAACTTTGGTTTATTGATAACAATGAGGAACAATACTATTTTGATTGGGAAGCAATAAATATGTATGCTCCAACACTTGCAGCAATCGTATTCACGCACATATTTGATATGATTGAGAACATTGAAATCTAAAAAAATGTTAAAATGAGGAAAATTATTTGGTAATTAAAAAAAACAAATATATCTTTGCAATGTCAGCGAGACAGAAATAAAGTAAGGTGATTAGGAATAAAATACCTCCTTTCTGTAAATAGGTTTTTGATACGTTCCTCTCAAAGATTCTCAGCGGAGAACACCTTACTTTTTCAAGGATATATTTGGAAGATACCAGAGGAGAACTATCCGCAAGGGTAGATGTAGACAAATGGGCATTAAGTTCGTGCTTGATGTGCTTCTTCGGAGGCTTCGTGGTGTGCAAATCCCACTCTTCCAACAAATCTAATCTTTTTAATTGTTACTGATTCTTGTCGTTGTGGGTGATAGCAATTCGGCTATCACCCTAATTTATTTGTTAATATATCTTAATAAGTTTGGTCAATTAAAAATAATTTCGTATATTTGCACCATAATTAAAAAGAGAATAAGATATGGCAAGAAGAAATATTGAGCATTTGTCTCGCATTGTGAGTAGTACAGAGGGCAACGAGGGGAGAAAAGTATTTCAATTGATTGGTTTCCCTAATGAAAAGGGTGACTACACTTCAAATGTTGTACGTTGTGTTCCCAAATCCATTGCAAAGGCTATGCGCTATTATGGTACATTCACAGATGATGAAATAAGGGTTATCAATGCGCTTTCTGTCGGTGCTTATAAGAATTGGGGTGCTGAAAAGTGTATGGTGGTTAGAATAGCATGATTAAAAAATGGGATAATCTTTTGGTTATCTCAATTTTTTTTCGTATATTTACACAGTTATGTTAAAGAGATTAGAGTATTCAGATTATCAGTTGGACATATTCGATGCAGTAGAGAATGGTAGTGAGAACATTGCCATTAATGCTGTGGCTGGTAGTGGCAAAACCACAACTATTGTTTCCGCTTGCAGACGATTAAAAGAGAAAGAACGTAATGTTATATTCCTTGCGTTTAATAAACTCATTGTAGAGGAATTAAAGACCAAATTAAAAGGGTTTGCAGAAGTATCTACATTACATGCTTTTGGGTATCACATTCTTAAGAAGTATTATAATCACCCTCAATATAAGATGTTTATCAAGGTGGATGATTGGAAGTATCATAAGTATGTGAAACAAAATGTATTTGGATTATCCAATATAATTACACCAAATACAGACGCTGCAAAGATATTTGGCTTCTGTTGTAATGTATCAAAGTTATATTCACTTGCAAGGGTTAACCTCATTCAGTATAGTGAAAACAATTTGTCAAAGTTAAGAGAACTATGTGATGAACATAATCTATTGACATTGTATGACGAGGTTGAGGTATGCAATGAAATGCTTAAGACAGCATATAAGATGCCACAAGACCTTGTAATTGATTATACGGATATGATTGTATTACCATTGTTCCATAAGGATGCAATACCAACTTATAAATACGTTTTTATTGACGAATGCCAAGACCTTAATAGAGCGCAAAGGGAATTGATGTTATGCGCTGCAAAGAATGGTAGATTTATCGCAGTTGGTGACAGAAACCAAGCCATCAATGGCTTCGCTGGTGCTGATTGCAATTCTTTTGACAAAATAGCCATGCAAGATGATACAATTGAATTACCATTATCAGTCAATTATAGATGTGGCACAAATATGGTAGCAATGGCACAAGAGATTGTACCTCAAATAAAGGCTCATGATGGAGCAATTAAGGGTGAGATATATCATACCAAGGAACTATCAAAATCTCTGTTCAGAGAGAACGATATGGTGCTTTGTAGAACATCTGCACCATTGGTAGGACTCTGCATGAAGTTGATTGAAAGTGGAGTTACGGCTGTTGTCAAGGGAAAAGACATCGCACAAGACCTTAAGAACCTCATTGAGAACGCTAATACAAAGAACATTCAAGAGGTATTGAAATATCTTGACGATGAGAAGAAGAAAATGATTAACGTTATCAGAGAGGAAAGAAAGTGTGATGAAACTGCTGCAAAGAATGCAATGAAATATCTTAACCTTGAAGATAGATGCAAGTGCATTGAAAACATCTGTATGTATTCAATTAAAGATACAACGCAGTTGAAGTCTTATATCAATAAGATGTTCACAGATGATAAGATTGAAAATGCTGTTATGTTATCAACTGCTCATAAAAGCAAGGGATTAGAAGCAAATAGGGTGATTATATTATTGCCAAATAAATTGCCTCTTAAATATCCCCATCAAAAGGAATGGCAAGAGAAACAAGAAATGAACTTGAAATATGTTGCCATTACTAGGGCGAGAAAAGAGTTAATCTTTGTGGATTTGACAGAACAAGAACTCTTAAAGAAGAAAATTACTACAGATTAATAAAAAAAGTTGGGATAACATTTGGTTATCTCAATTTTTTTTCGTATATTTGCACATATAAAATAATAATATATTATGATTACAAAAGCAGAAACATTAAAACTCATAAAAGAAAAAGTTGATTCACGTGCCAATGGTAAAGTGAAGTTAAAGAAGCATGTTGAGACCAAGCTTGAAGTGGGTATTTTTAAGCACACAGAGAAGCGTGTATTTAAAGAACTCTTTAAGAAGGGTAACTCAGTCTTCTGTGTTGATGAAAACTATGAGGTTCACAACATTAATGAACTCGATTCTACGGCTCTCCGTACTATGTTGTGGCAGTTGATTACAGACAAGGAGAAGAAAGAAATTGCTTTGGAACATTTATACACAACAATGGATTATCTAAAAGACTTATAAGATTATGGCAAAGGTAAGTGAAAACGAGTACATCATTGTAAATGGTGAGAAAAAAACCATTAAGCAATGGAAAGCAGAAGTAGCTGCAAAGCAGAAAGACCGCAGAGGTAAGAAGCGTTTTCTTGACCTCTCCAAACCCAAGAAGGAAAAGAAAGAGGAAAAGGAAATCAGCATTGTGGCAGAGGAGATTAATAAACTCTTGAAACCCATTACAATTCTGAAATCCATGTCATCATATTATGACCATGCGTATAGAATGTGGGGCACAATCGCAAATGAGATTCTCCAGCACAGAAAGATTCGCCCACATTTCGTTTTCTGCCGTGTGAAAATAAGCGAACTCGAAAGATTGGTCGATGATATTCAGAACATGGCAAAGGGCAATGAAAAGGCAGCATACCAGTATGTGGAAAAGGTGGCTTGGAAAATCGAAGACATTAAGACCCATATCACAGACATCATGAAGGGTGCTGCTGAAAGCGGATTGCTCGAAGCATATAAGAAACATGAGTGCATCAACGGCAAAGGACGTAGATTGGGATTGCAAACACTTGCAAATAAATCATTCAAAGCTATTAGCCAATTGGAAGACGTGATTGGAACATTGCAGAAAGTGGCTGATGAAGGCACTGACCCATTCAAGTATGGCGACCACATGTCAGCAAAAGCAAGAGCAAGATGTTGGGCATAATCTGATTCTCTTTAAAATAATTGTTAAAACTGGGGTAATCTTTTGGTTATCTCAGTTTTTTTTTTGTATCATGGTTTATGTGCTTCGTACACTTGGAATCAGAAATGGGCGGACTTAAATAAGTACAACAGCAACGTTGTTGCCATTGAAGCCCATCTTCAATGGTCTACAAAAAGGGGATAGGCTAATAACCTATCCCTTTCTTGTTTTATTCACCATTCTTTCAATCCTAAGAGCATCGTTGAATTGTTCTTCTAATGTGTTTCCTCTTCCAATTGGTAATACAAACCTCTTATACTTCTTGCTAAGTTCAATGGCTTGCTCCAATGTTACCATGACTTCAACATAACCATCATAATCATCATTAAAAGCGGTGCGAGTCACTTCAATATCCATAGATGCAATCTCATTACGAAGATTATCAAGACGATATTGCCTACCCTTGCAGTCATAATAATGGACTTCACCAAATACCTTTTCCATATTATATAAGACTTAATTAAGTACAAGTATCATTGATTTAAATGCGTATTATATACCCACATACCATCTACCTTGGTATAACGCTTATCACGTTTCTCAATCCATTTGTATGCTGAACGCAGACATATATCAAATGGTACTGCCTTACTATCCCAATTGCCATCAAAGCCAACCATATATGATTTTCTTACAGATTTATCATAGATAAAGATGCAGAAATCTCCCATATTGGTTTTATGGTCATGAAACCTCACTTCCAAACCATTCTCCTTTGCAACAGCCTTTAACTTATTAATTTCTATTGTAATATCCATAACTTTATTTTCAATTTAAATAAATCTCCATCTAACTTGCTTGTTTGGATTTGCACCCAAGTCACAAGCCTTCGAGAAAGCATCATCAAGATTCTCTCTGTCACTCTTATTGGGGTCACAAACGTGAATAAGTTCTTTCACCTCATAACGCTCAATGGTGCTCATGGAGAACATTCCCTTGACTTGCTTCACTTGATATTGAAACTTTATTCTCTTTTCCATATACACTATATCTTATTAATTACGATGCAAAGATACGAAATTCCAGTGAGATAACCAAGAAAATAAACACTTTTTAAGAAATTAATTATTTGTGTTAATAAAATGTTAAAATCTGGTTTTCTCTTTGCCAATTCAAAATTATTTCGTATATTTGCACCATCAAAACAACAATTAATAACAGATTTAGATTATGGCAAAGACAACAACAAAGACAGCAACACGTCCTCTCTATGAGATTGCACGTGAGATTAAGAACGATTGGAAAAACGTATATTTCGGTGCAAAGCCATACCTCGATGCAATGGCTACACTTAATTCCATTGACGATATGTATATGTTCGATTCAGCAAAGACCATCGTGCTCTACTTCCTTGGCAACGCTTCAACATGGCGAGGTGAGACAGCAAAGCGCATCAAGGCTGAACTCAAAGCAATGGCAAAGTAAACAACGTTATATTCATTGAAATAGATTGAGTGCTGATTGTCCGTGAGGATAGTAAGCATATTCTGTATATATAAGACTTAAAAAAGTACAACTTTATATAAACAAAAAATGGGTCATGTCTCACGACACAACCCATCAAAAACATCACCCATAAAAACCCATCAGTAGAAGAAAAATAGGTAGGTTTCCCCAATCTTGGTGTTCGCACATCGGAAGAACTTAATCCCCAATAAGCATTACATACCATTCGCTATGGTTTGTTTTATCCTACCTAAAGGTGTTTTGGGACTTGCCACCGACACTACGCTAAACGCTACGTTAAATGTGCCCTAACACCTATTTCTCTTTGACAAGATAGTGGGACTCGAACCCACGTTATACAATCCATGAAATTGTAGTCACATCTTATGATGCCGCATGAACCAACTCTGCTATATCTTGAAAATCGTGGAATAGTATCATCACCACTGAATAGGTTACTTCCAAACCCTTTGTAGGCATTATTCTCTGTGCTGCCATTCTGCTATTAACATACTCTTCTTGCACTTTAGAGAGAGGTAGGATTATAGGGTGTGCTTACTTACCATTTCAATTTCAGCAGTCCTATTACTTTTATTGCACCTACATTGCTATAAAATTCTTTTTTACATCTTCATGCGAAATAATCTTCTTTAATTGTTTTACAATGTAAATATACGGAATAAATCTGAATTAACCAAATAAATAGCCAACTTTTTTTGTAAATCTTTTTTCAAGACTTAAAAAAGTACGCATTAAAAAGGGGTGCATCTCTGCACCCCTCTTTTTTCTTAGTATGCCATCGCCATAGCCATTTCCTCATGGAAGAGGCGCATCGGCTCTATCAGTCTTTCGCCTTGTTCAATGGAAACGATGGTTTCCAACTGCGGAAGAATGAAATACTGCTCATGCTCCTTGTCAATGCCCATCTCGATTTGGGTGGAAGACTGCGTGTGGCTGTCTTTCTTCATCCACTTCTCGATTTCAGCGACCTCTGCTGCTGTGGCAAGATGACCATCAAGATAATACTCTGTGGTCGTGCTGAAGCCCAACTGCTTGTTGTTGCGCTGCAACTTCAAGTAAACCTTGGATTCAGTCTTCTTGTCGGTGCTGAACCACTCGCCATACTGCTCACATGGCTTGTGCCACACCTTTTTCAGATTCGCCTCTGCATCGTCATTTCCCATGCGGCTTGCAGTGTTTTCAAGACTATTGGAATAGTCCGTACCCATCACGAAGCCAGTGTAGGTTTTGGCGATAATCACACGACCAAGAAACGGATTTCGGTTTGCACCTCGGCCCTTATTCATGGCGGTGTCGGCTGACTTGTTTACAACTATGGTGCTTGCAGCACCCTTAACGAACTCATTGGCGATAATAGCCATAATTTCATTTCTCTCCATATCTTTTTGGATTAAAATAGTTAATAAACAATGATGTATCAATCTCAAAAGAACGCTTGTCAAATGTCATTGTTTTCGTTTGACGATGCAAAGGTACGAAAAAAAATCCATTCCACCAAACATTTACCCCATTTTTAAACACTTTTTAAGGAAAAAGACCTTGTTTTAACATCAGTTTACAAAAAAACCACTATTTTTACTGGTTTTCATGTACTTCACACCATGAACATAAAACATGATAGGAAAACGCACATACATACGCACATATATAGCCATAGAAATACGGATAATGCGTTTTAAAGCTATTTTTAAACCCTCTGACAGCCTTTTGCACCCTTCTCCGATAACTTTTACATCTGACTACATAAAAACGGCTTAAAACAAGGATTTCACATTTGTTTATATATTCTGTTAACGAATCTTTAACAAAATGTAGTTTTTGTAAGAAAACAAGAAAAAAACAATGATTTTAGTTAAAAATTGTATAAAAACTTGCGTATCTCAAAAAAAATGCCTACCTTTGCACTCGCAAACAAGAAATTTAGTATTCACCCACAAAAAAAGAATAGGTTATGAAGAAAATGATTAATTTTAAGGAGAATGGTTTTGTAGTTCGTAACGAGATTATCGAAAAGCTCCGTGTTGAAGTAAATCGTTTTAAGGTACTCGCACATGACGAAGTAATTAATCTTATCATGGATGCCCAAAATGGCAATGAGAGAGCACGTACAAAGGTCATTAACGCCAATTTGCGCCTTGTATGGTCTGTGGCTGCATCCTATGGTACAATGATGGATTTTTCCGATATGTTCCAAAATGGTTCTATCGGTTTGTGCATGGCTATTGACACTTATGATGTTTCACGTGAAACAAAGTTCAGCACATGGGCAACCGAGTACATCAGAAAGCAGATTAATATCGGTTTGAATAATGATAGCCGAGTGGTGCGCATGGGTGAGCATGAGATTCGTGCGAAAAAAGCGTACAATGCTAAGAGCATGGATGCGCCCATCTGCAATGAGGATGGTGAAGAAAAAACTTTCCTCGATTTCTTTCCAAGCAGTATGTCGGCTGATAACTTCTCAAAGGTCGAGGATATGCGTGTCAAGATTAATTACCTCATGTCAGCCTTGAAACCTATCGAGAGAGAGGTAGTGTGTGGGCTATTTGGGCTGTCCGATACCTTAGAAACGGAGAATAGTTTGTCAGAAAAATTCAACCTCACTACCGAGCGTATCAGACAAATCAAGTGGGAAGCACTCACAAAGATGAAAGAAATTGCGTGAAAAAATCTTGACAGACAAGCGGAGAGAAATCTCCGCTTTCTTTACATTTTATGAGGTAAAAAAATATTTACACACGTTTCACGTGAAACATTATGGGCGAGTAGTGCCCCCACCATAGGTGGCCCCTACGTCTCCCGTGGTGGGGTGGGGGATTTTAACACTCTTTAACACGCCAACAGTTCTGTAAATAAATTCCAGGAAAAAAAAATTGTCTTCTGAGAAGGGGGTGGTCCAAATTTATTCATGGGCATGTTCAAAAAAATTCTGGAAAAATTTTTTTAAAAAAAATGCATATTACTATTGAAATTTATGTCCCCTCCCATTATATTTTATAATAAGAAGTGTTTATAAATATGAAAGGAATTATTTACAAATGGACTTGTAATGTAAGTGGAAAGAGTTACATTGGTCAAACTGTTAATGAAAAAAGAAGAGAAAAAGATTTTTTAACTGAGGGTTCATATGCTGGTGAAAAGATAGACAATGCTCGAAAGAAGTATGGACTATCTAAAGATGTATGGACTAAGGAAGTACTTAAACGTTTATGGTGTAAAGATGGCAAGGAGAATGAACTAAGAGAGCGTTTAAACTTCTGGGAACGTTACTATGTTGAACTATTTGATACATTTAAAAATGGTTATAACTCAACAAATGGCGGTGATTGCGATTTTTCTGAAGAAGTTGTTGCTGAAATGAGAAAGAGGGGTAAAGAACGATGGGGTAGTCTATCTGAGGAAGAAAAAAACAAGCACAAAGAACGTTCATTAGAGTATTGGAATAATCTATCTGAGGAAGAAAGATTTGAATTTGGTAATTTTGGTAATTTGTATTGGAAAAGTTTAAGTACGAAAGAAAGAAAAGTTCTAATAGAAAAATCCAAAGAAGAATATGATAAATGGCGTTCTTCTGTATCTGACGAAGAGTTTTATAGAAAAGTAGTAGACTGTCATCGAGGACATTCAATTGGTAGAGCCATACACAGTTCTAAATTGAATAGGGGTAGAAAACGTTCTGAAGAAATTAAGAAGTATCTTTCTGAAATTAATAAAGGTAAAAAACAAATTGGTTATAAAGTTTTTAAATATTCAGAAAATAAGTGTGAATTAATTAAAGAATATGATAGTATATTAGAAGCGGCAAAATCTATTGGTGTTAAGACTGAAACTTTATCTAAACATAATAATTGTAATTACAAGAATTTTTATTGGGAGATAAAAAAACCTCAAGGGGTAAAGGGTTATAGTTGGAATAAAAGATTGGGTAGGTGGAATGCAGGAATAAAATATAATGGAAAGAGTTATGACTTAGGGTGTTTCAAACATGAAGAGGCTGCTCACGAAATCTATCTAATTGCCAAGAAAAAAATAGAAGAAGGTAGTTTCGAGGATTGGGAGTTAAATCATAAATTTGATGATAAAATAAGATTATACGAAAAATACGGTGAGAAAATGCGTAACTTAATATAGTTGCGCATTTTCGTTTCTATCATTTTAATTTTTCCACTTTGACAATGATTGTATCTCCGATATTATATTTTTCTTTTGATTTATAGATATAGTCATCGAAGATAATATGCATTTCACCTATTTTATTTAAATTATAGTAATATTGTCCATTTCTGTATACAATTGCTGAAATTACGTATTTGTCATTGTTTTTAACTTTTAGTTCATCCCAAGCTTTTTCGCATCCTATTGTAAGTAATGGTACGAGTATTATTAGTATTATTTTACTTAGATTTTTAATCATGTCCTAATATTTTAATTTTTCTCCACATCATTCTATACTTATTCATTTCGTCTCTTGTAGGAGTTCTGATTACGTCTTGTGCATTTGTGCGGTATGGTTCATATATGTTTTTATGTCCATATGTTCCGCTATATGGTTTTGGATATGGGTAGACTTGTCCAGAGAATAGGCTATAGCATGGTAAGTGATATATTTCGCTTTCTCCCATTGGAATATTATCTATTTTATTTCCCACTTTCTGTAGCTTTTGAATCCACACATATGTACTATGTCTACTTCCGCTATGTGATTCGAATGCTAGGTATTCTCCTATATGTTTTTTCAGCTCTTTAATGGTTATGATATTCATAATGAATTAGATTTATTACCGAATATTCTATAATGTCTTAACATATTTCTATATATATTCATTTCTTCTTTAGTTGGTATTCTGATTACCTCAAAGCGATTTGACATTTCTTCTTTATCGAGATAAAGAATACGTGGTGTTTTCATGTTTGGGTATGGTGCTTTAAGCACGACCATATGAGTACCATATGTCATAAGACCTTGTGGTATAGCATCGTCATCATTGAGTTTCTTTCCACTATAATATTCCTTAGAGATATCGGTTAGTTTTTTCATATATGTTACTTCTTCATCTTTGTCCATATATGAATAGAGAATGACATCCCCTATATGTTCTTTAAGGTCTTTTATTGTTTTGATATATGTGTATTCATTAGATTCCATCTTTTATCGTTTTTAAATTTCTTCCTTTTACGTGTATCAATGATATCTTTTGGTATGAGATAGAAGAATCCTATACAGATAACTATTGTATTAAGTAATGGTGTGAATGTTATCATAGCGGCTATTTTTCTATCACAGTCATTTTCCCAAGCTCCAGCCATTTTAGTGAATATGAACATGGTGGCTAATGATGAGAGGTATATTGTCAGCAATATTGTTATCATATATTATCCAAATATTCTTTTATGTCTATAGAAGTTCATATATGCTCAACATGATTTTGTTTCATTGGTATTGATTTATTATTTTTTTATATTGTGTATATTTTTCGAAGAACATATTTCTCCATATGGTGCAGTATTTGCTCCAGAACTTGTGTCCTTGTGGTGTAGTTCTCCATTCGAAAGCGTAGTTAATTAGTTCAGAGTAACTTTCGAAGTCTAGTCTTTTATTTTTCATTTGTATTCCGTATAGGAAACCTATTTTCCAATTATTTGGTTTTAGAGTTTCTTGTATAAGGCTTTGTACTAAGTTTGTTCTATATTGTTGATAGATATTGTTTTCTTTTAGGAACTTTGTAAAGTCTCTAAGTATTTCTTTTTTCAGTTTTTTATATGTTTTTATATCATTTGTCATATTTAATTACTCTTACGTCTAGTCCTTTGTTTTTACAATACTCTATCATGTGTTTTGTGCCATGAGACTCGCCATCCCAAAATGCGATAAGAGCATCGGCTACTTCTCCCATTTGGCAATTACGAATGAATCCAGCCTTCTTACCATATTTATCCCAATCCGCTAGATATACCTCTACTAAAAAGCCTTCATTTTTTGCATACTCTTCTCCAGTTTTATCTGCTCCACGTGCTCCACCACTAACTACAATCACGTCATAGTTTTTTCTTTTTTCAATTAGAAGTTCATTACATTTTTTGGATAAAAGGTCATAGTCATTGAAACCTCTTGAACCAGCAATTACTACTCTAAATTTTTTTTTGTTAGCCATATCATTTCCCTTAGTAAATTGTGTTTTATAGCGTAATTGTATGCTCCTCTACTATTCTTTTTGAACATACATTTATGATATATTTTTATGTGTGTTGCAAAGATACTAAAAATATGTGAAATATCCAAGAAAATGGGGAGGTTTTTAAGTATAATTAACTATTTATAGGTTGAAATATTATTTTGATGGATAAAAAGATATACATAACTCCGAAGCAATATGGAGTGCTGAAGGAATCTGAATGGAACTTTCATTTTGGAAAGGAACATGATGGTAAGCCCTACAAGAGTGACAACAAGTATCAGATGGCTGGTCGTGAGACTGGTCATTTTGGCAGTGGCACTTATTTCTCCACTTACAAGGGTGAGTTTGACAATCGCTCATCCGTTGTGGATAAATATAGTGATGGATATGGTATATCTAATCCTAATTTCATTGAGGTTGCTGACCACATATATCGTGTTGATTTTGACTTATATAAGAACTTATATAGGGTTAGGAGCAAGAGGCAAGGTGATGTATTATATACGATGTTGGCTGATTTGAATCACATGTTCAATAGGATTACTGTGAATGGTAATTTTTATCCGAATAGGGCTAGATATGACAATAGTGATTTATATCAGAGGATTAAGGCGAATGCTGATGGATTGGGTTTGAGGTGTCCTAGTTATTATGAGTTGACAAGGATGGCTCAGAGGCATGAAGGTGTTCAGAGTTTTTCCACTTTATTCATGGAATACAATGGTTACAATGGTGTAAACGTGAGTGGTGTTGATTATTATGACAATACAAAGCATGGCAGTGTAATATATGATTTATCAAAGGTGAATGATGACATGGAGGAGGTTACTCCAAAAGAGTTATACAGTGGCTATAAGGATTCCTCGTATGATAATACTGTTGTACAAGGTTATGGTGGAAACCCTAGGATTGAGGCATTAAAAGGTGAATATATTGATTGGTATAACAAGTTAAACGACATGTCTTTATCGTCAGCATTAAGGCTTTTAAAAAATTATACGAGTAGTGGTGAGATATTGGGTTATTTCATTGTTAGTAAACTTAATGAAGAATTAATAAAGAGGTATCTTAGGATATTATTTGTGAAGAAGCCAAGAGGAAGATGGTCGAATCCAATTGATGATGAGATAGTTAACGGAAAGTATGATAAATACTGGGCTGAGTTAATTGACAAGTGTGGTGCATATTATTGGGTCAACTATGTGTCTGATAACAAGTATCACAGTATGCTTATAAACTTACTCAGTGCATTCAGTTGGAACATTCCTTGGGGTGTTAATGCTGATGAGGAAAGAAGAATGAAAGAAGATTACTATAATAAGTTAATGTCTTATATGCAAAGGGACTTGACTGATTATGAGAAGCAATACATAAGAGAAGATTATTTTGAAGAGAATGATGAACAAGGAGAGAATTAGAGAGATTATTAGGGAAGAGGTTGATGCATTGGAGTTTTTTGATGGAATTAACCAGAGCAATGGTGGTTTGACACCTTGGAATCCTAGTACAAAGATGGAGAGGATGCAGCCAAGCAATGCTTCACGTGCGAATTATATACCGCCAAAGGATGATTTCAAGTTGCATACATATGCTGATTGGGTTAAGAATTACAAGCCTCAAGGTATTTCATATCAAGAGTACAGAAACATGGAATTATAAGGTAATTTTGTATCTTTCAAAACTATTTATATCATATGGGATTTATTAGAAACATAAAAGAATCTATAGATGACAAATCATCAATGAGTAGTGGTAGTATAACTTTATTACTATCAGCTATTATTGGTGCTATTATTGGATTATGTGTATGTTTTGTCTTAATATATGATGTAACATACGATGGTAAGGTAGATACAGACCTATTGGACTTAGGTATATTCCTAATGTCTAGTGGTGGTTACATCTTGGGTAGTGGTATGCCTAAGACTATTGTTGATGCTCGCATGAAGAAACGTTCTTGGGTTGAAAATGAGAAGATGCAAGCTGAGACTGAAGAAGATATTGAGGACATGAGAGCAGAAAGAAGAAGAAAGAGAGAGCAGAATGTTAGCGAAAATAACGAAAATGAAGATATATAAGATATGAACAAGAAAGTATTGGATTTTGTAAATAAGCTAGAGGGTTATAAGACAGCGATTAAACAATTGCATTGGGATGCGAAGAATATGTCCCAGCACGAGTTATGTGATGACATTGCAGATAGCATTGCTGAATTTCAAGACACTGTATCTGAGGTTGAGCAGTCCATAACTGGCAAGTTAAAGGTTAACTCTCTTAAGCCTACTGAATATAAGATTAAGGATTTGAAGTCATTTGTTGAGGATGTATTGGATGCCACCAATAGTTTTTACAAGGAAGTAAAGGATATGGGTGACACATATGTTGGTATGGCAAGTGATTGTGAGAGTTTCTTATCTGATATGCAGAGGAAGTTATACTTGGTTAACTTTACGCTTAAGGAAGAACTCAAGGAGAGACTTAAGGCAAAAATTAATGAATCAATGCCAAAGAATTTAGCAAATCATGATGAGGTTGACAAGTTCATGGGAAGAAAGCCAAAGTCAATTAAAGCTAGGATAAATCAAGTATATAGGATTGTAAAGAAATATGGAATTGATTCCAAGGTATATCATGATGAGAATTGGCAAGCAATTTCAGATTATTACAGAGCAATCACCTCACTAGGGTGCGAGGTTGAGATGAAGCCTTGTGGTCATTTGGAGAATGCTGATAGTATTGAGTCTGATGGTGGCTATTGTGATTATGACCCATACGACCACATGCCACGTTCAAAGCAATATGCCATTAAAATAATGTTCGAGGATGGTATGAATATTGATGGATATATTAAATGTATGGCAGCTGGAACTGTTGAAGACCCATTCAGTGGATATGACACTTGTATCGTTCTCTGGCCAAAGTCTAATCGTGTATTAGAGAACAGAGAAATGAGAAACGAATCAATTAATGAATATGGTGACAAACCAGAGACTAGAGAAAAAATGGGTGCAGTTGCAAAGCGTGGAATAATGAAGGGTGATGTTAAGCCTTATCAGAGAGCCATGAGTAGCTTAGGAAAGAGAGGAAGTTCTAAAGATGATTATGTAGATTTTCAGAAGGGGTTTGAAAATGAAAATAGACAGATAAAGTTATCTGAAGCAGAGCTTAAACAAGTTGTTAAGGAAGCTGCAATGAAGATATTAAGCGAAACTCCATTAAACTATGATGTTGACAATTTCAGTGGTAGATGGAATAAGACAGAGCCTAGTGATGAAGAATTGGCATTAGCTGACTCAAGGGCAAATGGTGATTATTTGGATGACCCATTCCATGCGCCTAACAATTGGGATGATGATGATTGGGTAGATGGTGATAAAGATATGGAGAATGATTATTCATGGAGTTTATACCATAGAATGAATAATGTTGGCAAATCTCCGATTGACAGACAGCATGACATAATGGATGCTGCCCAGAATAGAAGAGACCATGCAGCTTATTGGACTGATAAGGATAATGAACGTGGTAGAAAATTGATGGATAAATGGATTAATGGTAAGAGAGATACGGATGAATTGGGTGATGTAGATTTCTCTTACGACCCATATAAGTACAATGAGTCAAAAAGACCAATGAAGGTTACTGAGAACGAGTTAAAAACTATCGTTAAGGAAGCCGCAGTTAAACTTATCAAGGAATATGGTGATTCTCCAAAGGGACAGTATATGCTTGGCAAGTTGGCAGCAAGACAGAGATTTAGAGACAATGACCCACATAAGGGAGCTAGAACACATTACTATGCTGGTTTCCATGCTCCAGAGGATGATAGAAAGTACAAGCAGTGGGCTAGAGCTGGAGAAGTTGGTTATCATGATGGTAAGAAAGAATTTTCCAAGGAAACTGATGAATCAAGTAATATTGAGATAAAGCCAGAGAATAAGGGAAAGTTCACAGCAACCAAGAAAGCTACTGGTAAGTCAACCGAAGAACTTACACATTCAAAGAATCCTTTGACAAGGAAAAGAGCTATTTTCGCTCAAAATGCTAAGAAGTGGGCAAAAAAATAAAAAATAAAAAGAGGTAGGAAATTAATCTTACCTCTTTTTTTATGTTTAGAAATCTGCGAGTGCATCGACAGTTTCAGCGTAGTTATACTGTATATCATCGAAGACGTATCCACCAGTTGAAGGTGTACGATTTGGTATCTTCTTGAAATACAATCTCATATCTGATGAATTGAGTGTCATTAGATTTTCTATTGATTTTGGCAGAACTCCATCTTCCTCAAATTCATCCACCTCATCGTTTGTAATTTCCTCAAGAGCATCGAGATACTTCTGATTTTCCTCTTGGAACATAGCGTTGTTCTCTTCTTCCTTTTCTTTTTTATAGTTTTCAACAAGGGCATCCCAATCAATTCCACATTCCTTAACGAATGGTGGAACTTCGTTAATCTTGAGCCAATATTCGATTTCCTTTTTCTCTGGAGTCATCAATGCCTCATATGTATCTTGGTCTCCCTCTTTATTTGGATAACCACTTACAAGCTTTGATTCCTCTTCAGTAAAGTACTTCTTATCTTTTGGATTGGTTACAAGTATTTTATCTCTAATATCTGGGTGGAAACATACCAATAGAGGTCTGATTCTATTATTGAATTGGTCAATGTATTTCTCAACATTGTACTCAAGACCCTCATAATCGCTGCAAAGCACGTCATCCTCAGTATCAAGAATTTCTTTTGGTACTAGTTTACAATTAAGTATGATTTCATCCTCATCGAATACCTTTGCTCCGAATTTCTCTCTACCTAATTCAAGTCTGTTTTTCTTATCTTTCCAACCATTCGCCTTGAACTCCTTGGTATATTCCTTATATGCCTTTTCCAATTCCTTTGTTATCTCAACCTTTTCACCATCAACGTAGTTATAGTAGTGTGTAACACGTTTAACGTCTGAGTGCCCTTTCTTCTGACCAGTGTTGATGTAATATACTGTATCACCTACATTTGGTGTTAGACCTTCCTTGAGTGCGAGTTCATACCAAGCTTGGCGTGATTTCTTTGAACCAGCCTTGGTGAGTGTTTTAGTATCAGCTTCATAGTCAGCTAACGTTTTCTTGATATTCCCTTTTGATGCTATATCTCTGATAGGAATTTGGTAGTTATATATTTTACCGATATAGTCATAATAATTTGACAAGAACTTATATCCATTATTTCTAAGTAGAAGGTCAACACCTTCATCGATGAATTTCTCAAGGTATCCACTCATCTTTCTAGACTTAATGGTATTACCCACTTTCTTTGTTTTACCATCTGGCATCAAGTCAGCGTAGTTCTTTCTTGCGAACTGGATACAAGCATCACAATACTCGTCTATACCCAAACCCATCTTATTGATGCCACCATTATATGCTTGTGATAGATATATATCCTCGAATTCTGCTACGTCAGCATCAACACGTGTATATTCCTTACCCTTGATGGAATTACGACCAGCTCCATTTGAAATGTATGGATGTTCCTTTGTATATCTAAAGTCCTCTTCTCTTGGCATTTGGAAGTTGAAACCATCGGTGTTGTGGCATACTATCATACCGAGTGCGTTAACAAATGTTCCATCAGCAGAAATATCATATACATATTCTGATTTACTTGTAATGTTAGAACAACTCCACACTTCGTCTTCTTTTCTCTTTGAATAGTTTTCGTTCAATAGACTTCCACGATGATTTCTAAGTCTGAAACTAATGAATTCTTGTTTATCATTTCTATTATGACAACGGAAATTATAATCAAGTTCTTTCATCAAGAAATAAAGTCCAGCCATTGCAACCTTTGATTTCTGCCCAAACTCTATACATTCATCAATTGTATCGTTTTGTCCATCACCACAACAGAATCCATCTAAGAATGCTTTCTTCACTTCTTTCTTGGCATTTAATATGAACTCTGGAACTTTCTTATATCTATATGATGTATAGAAGTTATTGGAGAAGAATTTAGCATTTTCAGCATTCTCAACGACAAGATTATAAACATTGGATGATGTTCTATGGTCTTTTATTGATGCCTTTAACAAGAAACTGTTCTCCATAATCTCCTTTGCCTTATTAAGTCTATTAAGGGATTTGTTAGAAATTTTCCAACTTGCTCTCTTCCCTTTGTGCGTTACCCATTCACCTTTTCGCTTAGAATAGTACTTTTGAGTTCTATCACAATATACAGAACTACCATCTGCCATAAAGAATCCAAATAACCAAGCCTCCCTATCAGTTACGGTTGAACTTGCAAAATAGTTAATATCTTTTGTGTATATTTCTATTTTGTCACCACGAGCAAGCGTAGAAGGTTTCACCTCATTACCATTATTGTCAAACAATGAATGGTCTTCAGTACAATCAATGACACCATTTTTGGTTTCAACTCTCTTGAGTTGTTTATTTGTTTTATGCTTATAGACATATTCAATTGGTTTCCAACCGTTCCTTGTAAGGACTTCATAATCTTTCTTAGAGAAATCTCTGTATTGTCCTTGTTCAAATTCTACAGCTTCATTAGCATTGAATATGTCGCATATTGGTATAATATCAATTCTATTATCTTTACCCTTAATAAGTATAGGTGTATCATATGTAACGCTATCTCCAACGATTGGTTCGTAACCTATTGACCTAAAGTGACTTATCATCAATCTCAATGCCATTCTACTGATACAAGTTGTCTTTTCTGCTGCAAGAATATCTCCGAATGGGAATACATTTGGTGAACCATAACCACCGAAGAATGAGTTTGCAAGAATCTTAAGAGGCAACTGTTTCTTATCGTTACCGCTTTTTTCAGCTTTCCAGAATGTGATTTGTTCCTCGATTTCAGTCTTCTCACTACCTTCAGCAGTCTTAAGCTTATCCTTAAGTGAATCAACCTTATCTCCTGCATCTGCTTTAAGTCCCTTATATTTTTCACGTTGTGTTAAGATATATTCAAGGAATGAAAGCATGACATTCATCACATCGATTGGTGTTGATACGTGCCATGTAAGGATTACAGATGGGTAAAGTGAGTTATAGTCAAGCTTCACGATACGGTCAACGTATCCTGTCTTAAGAAGTCGTGAAAGACCACCTGTGAATCGTTTATTAGGTGCTGCTGCTGGAATTGCTAGGTTGTTTTCATAACACCATGCAAGCATGATAAGTTTCCAAATACCAGCTGTACCCATTGTACATGCTCTTGAGAAGTTTGTAGGCAACATCTTACCAACAAGGAAGTTAGACTCATTTAGTTTGTCTTCAACCTTATCGGTTTCCCAAATATCATCTAGAAGGTATCGTTCAACGATATATCTACCACTTACTAGATTATATCCTTTTAATAATGGTTTTTTATCTGTTACTCTATACCAATCACCATCTTCCTCACAAAGCCCATATACTTTTTCTTTTACGTTCCATGTATCAGTAATCTTATCACCTGGAACGTATACTCTGTTTGGTTTCTTAAGGTTAAGATATTTTGTGACATATTTCAAGTTTGATTTCTTCATGTTTGAGTCGATTGCTTGTGCTCTACGAGCTGCATGAAGTGAATCAAGCACGTTATGTCCCCACATGATTGTTGGGTAGTAGTATTCTACCTCTCCACCAAGTTTAAGGACTGATGCCTTTTTCTTCTTATATATTGCGTGTTTGAAATATTGTAGTGATAGTTCTGAGAAGTCTATACCATAGTGTTCACAGCGAACAATGAAGAAGTTCCAGTCGAAGTTTTCTGAGTTATGACCAACCACCGTATCTGGTTTCAATTCAGCCAATATTTGAAGGAATTCCTTGATTGCAGCGATTTCGCTTGCATCTAGTTCTTCCTTTGTGCTACCTTCCACTTCGATTATCTTCTCATATCCTTTATTGGTGCGTATACCAATCTGTTCAATTCTGTGTCTCTTTGGGTCAAGACCTTGTGTTTCCAAGTCAAAGATGAAACGATTGAGTTGGTTATAGGACTCATAGCCCTTAAAGAGTCTACGTCCAGTTGCAATCATGTATTGCTCGATTGGAGTAATACCCATAAACTCTCTGTTTCCACTTGTATTTACCTCGTCTTTCTTTTGTCTTGGGTGAATTGGGGTTCCAGCTTTAGAGAAGAAGCCTTGGAATACTTGGTTACTCATTTTTCTAGTGGTGTAGAAAAGGTATTTATAACCGCTTTCCAATCGTTCATGTTCCTCTCCGCTATCGTTTGAGGTGATTAGTTTTTTTACTTTGATGCCGTACATGTTCAGATACTTTCTGAGTTCAGACCTATTGCCTCCGAACATTCTTATTGCGGCACTGTGTTTTACCCAAATAAATGGTTTAAAGGCATCTTTTCTGACTCTTTTAATTCCATTTTGGTCAACGTAGATAATGCTAACTTCATCTTCGTCCCAAGCGCACTCAATGGATATTATTCGTTCCATTGGGTCGTGTCCGTTAAGAAAGGTGTTAACAACCTCAGTTGTAATCTCTTTCATGATTTGAATTGTTTTGCTTTTGTTATTTTCGTTGAACCTTAAGACATACCAAGATGTCATCAGTTCTTAGGTTTTTGCAAAGATATGTTAAAAATATTAAAAAAACAAGTAAATTCTTAAAAAAGTTTTTAAAAATGATTTGATATTTATGAGTATAAATTATATAATAAATAGTATTAGAATATATGATTTTAACTATAAATCAGATAATAAAGAGATTCAGAACCGAAGGGCAGTGTTATGGATTCAAACCCCAGACAATTATGTATATGGCAAGCAAGCTTGGCTATACAAAGAAGCAGTTTGGAGGTAAGATAGGTTATGACCAAAGTCTGATTACAGCCATTACAAGGCACTTTAATGAGGCAGTGAAGTACGATGAAGGTTTGGGTATGAAAGTGCCTCAGAAGCCTAAGAAACAGCCTATTATGGGTGATTACTATACCTATAATGGCGAGAGGGACAATGTAGATTATGGTTGGGAGAAAAATGAATCTATTATTAGACGTGCAATTATTGAATCGATAAATAAAGTATTAGGGGAGAAGGTTATATGATACTATATGCAAATGAGAATAATGGTAAGAAAGTTTACATAAGTGAAAATAAGGTGTCATTACTAAGTGAAGATGTTTTTGCAAGCAAGCGAAAAGGTAAGAACAAGATTCAGTTATCATATAATAAAAGAGCATCTGATTCCATTACGAAAAATAGGGGTAATTTAACACCAGCTGAACTGCTTAATACTGGTAAGATGGACCAGAACAATTCAGACACTTACGAAGTTCCTTTAAAGGGTGGTATTATGTCTTATAACATAACTTCAATAAAAGGAACTGAGATTATGCATTATTTCAAGAACAAATATGCAAAGATGGAGGTTGATTTGAATGGTGATGGACAGAAAGAGGAATATGAGTTGTTTATGGAAGACCCAGAGTATAGGGAATTTTTCAATCAGTTCTACAATAAAATCAACACGGTTGTATCGCATGTAACAAATGACTTATATCAAAAATCAAACGGTAAGGTGAAATTTAGTGGTGTGTCGATATATCCAGTTCCGAGTAGCAGTAATTTTAATGAAATGGTTTCTAAGCAGCTATCACAATATGTTAAGTTGGATGGGTTAAGTGTTGTTTCAATTAACCAAGGATTGTTTAGGAAAGACTTATCAAACTTGCAGAAGGATACAGATTTTATTAAGAAGAACAAAGATTACTATTCTAGTAATATGTTCAAATACGGCAATGACCAAACAACCCACGAGCAATACTTGGATAAAACGCTTAAAGATTATTCTAGCAAAGAGGAAATAAGAAATAGGATAAGGGTGTTAGTTGATGAATACAACGCAACTTACAATAAGTTGGACATGTATTACTTGCAGAATAGGAACAAGAATAGAAAAAATTTTGTTCAAACATTGGCAGCTCATTATATGAATTTGGTTAGTAAATATAATGAATTATTTGAGGCGTTAAAACAAGGTAGGAAAAGGGCGGTTAGTTCAGATGAAATGTTCGAAACATTGAAGGGTACTAAATCACAAGTTGAAGAGAGAAAAACTGAAGATATATGGAGGATATTGAAACCGTTCTTTAGGGGTAATGGTGTACCTAAGTTAACAATGCATAGGCTACAAGCAAAGGACTTCCAGATTAAAACACTTCCAAATGATGTTAGGATGGGAATGAAGAACTATTTCGCTAGTAATCTTGATATTGTTCAGCAAGAAATGGAGAAGATAAAGGGCACTATATTCGTTATATTCGATGATAACATCAGTGGTGGAGCAACATTATCTGATATATGCATGCAAGCAAAACAATTGGGTATAGAATATATAATACCAATTACGTTTGGAGAAATGCAGAAGAAATACAGTTTAGGAATGGGAATGCAGATAAACAAACCCACCAATGGTTGGAAATTTGAATAAAAAAATAAAAGGTTAGGATTTCAGGTAATCCTAACCTTTTCTAATAACATCACCAATCTTCAGTTTCAGCATCTACTTCATCATATTCGATATTAAATGTTAGATACCATCCATTATAGGAATAGTTGCTTCTTCCTTTTAAAATCTTTCCACCTTTTTTCTCAAGGTACTTGTTGATTTCGTTTTCGTATCCATTCTTGTTGGATTCGAAATCATCGACAAGAGATTTAGATGCATCGATATTAATGACCCCACTTGTTACAACCTCAACATCGATGCTATGCTTCACAATGTACTTTGCAAGTCTCTTGCAGTTGCTTTCAAATTTTTTATGTGTAATCATGTTTATAACGTATTTTTTGCAAAGATACGAAATATATTTGATATGACCAAAATTTTTATGTTAAAAAAAATAAAAATATTCGATAGCCTATTCCGCAGAAGCTATCGCATATTCTAATTCAGCATTTTCTTCTTTTTTTCGTTGAGAGTTTATGTAATTTAATATTTTACTAGAATCTTTATATCTTAGCTTTATTAACTCTTCTATAGAAGTTTTTTTAAAGAAATCAATTATTTCATTTTTTATGTCTTCTTTACATCTGTCAAGATACCCAAGAGTTTTAATCCTAATCTTTTCTTCTACATGATATTCTAATGCAGATAGGGGATTTTCAAATGTTCTGCTATCGTTACCAATTGCTAAATATTTTTTATCAGCTTGTCTAAACCTAATCATGGTCGTTGGGAAAGCATCTGTTTCAGTTCTATAGCCGTAATGTGGTTTGTCAACTAACATTTTAATAACATCCCCCAAGCGCACTAAATCATCAAATTCAACAACATCTTTATTTTTCATGAAACATGGTATTCTGAATGAAAATGAATCTTTTTTAACGTCATAATTTACTATCCATTTTTGAATAGTAAATGTTTCACCAATTTTCATGCCCCATTCTTTAATGTATCCACTCAATGTGTTAAATGTTTGTTCAGCACTTTTTATTCTTGCTTTTTCTAATTTCTCTTCTTCTGTATAAGTTTTTCTATTTCTAAATGGGTTAGCAATTGCTAACCTAGTATTGTATCCATTTTTTATCGTATCATATTTTTCTATGTAATAGTTTTCAGAATCTATTAATTTTTCCGCAAGGGTGTTTTCTTCTAATATTAAATAAACAAAATCATTTATATTGTTTTTTCTGAGTTTGTCTATGGTTTCATTTGCGTATTTTGTTTCGACCCTCAAGAAATCACTGCATCTTCTGAATAAATCTTCTGCACTACCAACATAACCTTTTTTCTCCTTGGTATTAAACCACATATATATACCAGAAATATGAGGAGGATGATACATATGTGTTTTTAGCAAGTGTATATCATATTCTTTGATATATTCAATTGTTATACCATTAGAGGTTACATACTCTTCTCTATTTTTTAATGAATTATTTGATGTAACTTTGTTACTATCGGCAATGTTTTGTAGATATTTGCATTCATGCTTATATGCTTCTAATTCATTTACAAATATACTCCCATCACTTGTTAAAAATGCCATTATTTCTTTTACCATATTGCAAAAATACAGAAAATTTTTAATTAAACCAAATTAATTAAAGTATTAAATATTCTTTTAACTCAAATTAACTATTTATAGTAAATTAAGTACTTAAAAATATTTTAAAAATTATGGCAAAAAAACAATTTATAAGACATTTGGAATTCTATGGTTTCCCAGACCAAAATGGATATGCAAGCGAATTCAATAATGTTGACTTGTCAGATATTCGTGAGAAGAATAAAGAACAAGATAAGGAAATCCAAGACCTTGAAGGCGAGAAAGCCGATAAGAAAGACCTTATTAAATTATCTGGAGAGGTTGGTACATTCATTAGTGAACAAGGACGTATCAACCAAGAATTCGCCAACTGTATCGGTGGGATGTCCAACGATATTGATGAATTAAAAACAATCGATAGAGAATTCGCAGAGCAATTAAGCGCAGTTACAGATGGTTTGAACGATGCAATATGTAGCATCCAAAACCTTGGAGAAAGAGTAGATGACGTACAAGAAGATGTTGATGAACTTTCTGGTAAAGTTACAACCCTAGAAACTACTGTTGAAGGTATTCAGACAGAACTTGATAACAAACTTAGTAAGGATGAGGCTGAGGAAATATATGCTAAAAAAGCCGATGTATACACCAAGGAAGAAGTGGACGCACTTATAGATGGTGAACTTACTGAATACGCTACTAAAGAATGGGTTGAAGAACAAGGCTACCTAGATGTTAATGAGGGCGATGAAAGATACGCCAAGAAAGAAACAGTAGATGCTATTTCAGACCGCTTAAATGATAGTGTGACTGACCTTAATACCAAGATATATTCAGTAAGTGGTGATTTAGGCACATATAAGACCATCACAGATGCAAAGATTGGTTCTCTTGAGACTAATTTCGAAGTTTTAAGTGGTGAAGTTAACAGAAAAGTTAATGCTATCAGTGCAACTGTTGAATCTTGTAACAGTAGGGTTACTCAGAACGAGCATGATATTAACAGCCTACAGGATGATATGGCTAGAAAGGCAAACCAGGCTGACTTGGAGACCTTACAGAACACCGTATCAAACCTTTCAGACAGAGTTGATACAAAGGTATCAAAGGAAGAGTTCAACACCTATAAGGCCATTGTATCAAATGAGTTTAATAACTTCGATGATAAGAAAGCAGATAGAAGAGAGCTTACCCCAATCATCAATTCAGTTACAGATGTAAACAATAGACTTGATGAAGAGATTGCAGCTAGAATCGCTGGTGATAATCAGTTACAGTCTGAAATTGACGCAATGGATGATGATATTGACGCACTCAAGGAAAAGGATGTATTCTATGGTGAGAGATTAGACGCACTTGAGAGTGGTCTCACCCAAGAAATCGCTGACCGTGAGCAGCAGAAGGTTGATTTGATTGGAGAGGATTCAGACCCAATTACTGCCGATACTATATGGGCTGCTAAGAAGTATGCAGAAAACCAGAGGAGAATGGCTGTTGATGAGGCTAATACATACACCGATAATTCAGTTTCTGACCTTGGTAATGACATCAACCATAAATTAGGAGTTCTTGACGGAAAACTTACTGGTAAAGCAGACATTACCTATGTGGATAACACTAAGAACGAATTAAAGGCAGAACTTGAGGTTGAAATCGCAGATGCCATAACTGATGAGGAAGATAGAGCTGAATTAGCCGAAAGTAATTTATGGATTGCCGTAAGAAATAATACACGAGCTATTAGTAGTAATACATATCACATTGATGATAATGCCAACAGGCTTAACGCAATAACATCTTGGGACGGTTACGACCCAGAAGAATATGACGATAGTGGTAATGGAGTACTTGATGTTCTCCACAGAGAATTCCATGAATATGTAGAAAGGGACGGTATAATAGAAACAATTGAATATGACGAAGAAAGTGGGGACCTTATAATCATATACAAGACAACAGAAGGAAGAAAAGAAACTAGAATTCACGTAGGTGATATTGTAGACCTTACAAATTATTATACAAAAGATGAGACTGACGCTAAACTCAACAAAAAGGCTGACATATCAGCACTTACAGAGGTTATAGAAAGTCTTGACGATAATACAGAAGCAATTGAAGAACTCAGTGGTAAGGTTGAAACAGTTGAAGAAAAAATTGACCAAGAAATTCAGAACCGTATTGATGATGTTGATGCTGAAGAAACAAGGGCAAAGGCTGCTGAAGATGCCATAAATTCTAGAATTGATAATTTAATACTTGATTGTGGTATTTATTAATAAAGAAAATAATTTACGTAAATTACAATATACAATGGCAGAAATAAAAAAGAGAAAAACCAGAATGTATGAACCTTGGGGTTATCAAGAGGAAAACAACTATCAGAGTTCAGAAACGCAATTTGAAATAGACCTCAATGAATTGTTTGCAAGTGCTGCATATAATAGTAATGATAAACAAATACACTTCTTTAATAATGATGGAAAAGAACTAAGTGGTAGTTCAATAGATACAACACAATTTTCTGCTAGTGTTGTTGAAGAAGCATATTATGATATAGACACAAAAGAATTGGTTATAAAATTTGCAAACGGAGACGAAGTAAGAATCAACATGGCAGAAATTGTTGATGAAAATGAATTCGCTGATGGACTACAAGTTGATAGTGGTGGCGTTGTTTCTGTGTTAATTGACTCAGAAGGCGAAAATTATTTATCAGTAAGTGATAGCGGTATAAAAATTTCTGGTATTGATGCTGCTATTGATAATGAAAAAACACGTGCCGAAACCGCTGAGGAAACACTTAATGCTAAAATTAACGATGAAATTACAAGGGCAAATGATGCAGAAAACATTTTGCGTGATAATATTAATAGTGAGATAATAAGAGCCACTAGTAAGGAAGACGAGCTTGATAGTAAAATTGTCAGTGAAATACATAATAGAATTGTTGATGTTGATGCCGAGGAAACAAGAGCAATGGGAGTTGAGAAAACAATTAATGATACAATTGGAGATGGCTTTTCTACAATTGCTACTGAAACTGTAACGGCAAAGTTCAATAAGTTATCTTCTGATGTAACTAACGAAATCGCAGCAAGGACAACACAGGATAACCAACTTCAAAATGAAATTAATAATGAAGTAGTTACTAGACAGCAAGCTGATTTGAGACTTGAAAATCTTTTAACAGATGAAAGAAATCGTGCAACTGCTACTGAAAGCCAACTTAATAGCAAAATTAGTACTGAGGAAATAAGAGCGAAGGAAGCCGAAGCTAACTTGAAAGTATTAATTGATAATGAAGTTGAAAGAGCAACTAGCGTTGAGAATGGAATAAAAGAAACAGCGATATTTAGTGTCGAATATAATTCTGATGGAAAAACAATAATTTTCTTTAACGAAAATGGCGTTTTAATTGATACAATTGATGCAACTGACTTCATTAAGGATGGTATGGTTGATAATGTTAAAATTGAGAATGGATATCTTGTTATAACTTTTAATACCGATGCAGGAAAAGAGGAAATAAAAATATCTTTAAGCGATATATTTAATCCAGATAATTATTACACAAAAACTGAAGTTGATAGTTTCCTTAACAATAAGGTTGATAGAGTAATAAGTGGTGCAAACGGAAAGGCACTTGTATTCAATGAGTCAGATGGTGGTGGAGCAAAGTTCGAACATAATGACGGAACGTATTCATTTGTTGGCGTTAACGATGCTGGTAATGGAGGAATTGATGCTCAGATTTACGCTATTGACAAAGATACGAAAAGTGGTTCAAGGATTGACATTTCAAATGGCGGCATTTATTATACAGTAGGAAATAAGCTAGCATCTGAGAGGATGGTTGAATCCAATGAGATTGCTGTTAAGGGTGATGTTGTTGGTATTGTTGATAAGTTATATGATAAGCTTGGCTATAAGGACAATGATACACTTCAAACAACAAATGAGCACGAAGTTGCATTTGGCGAATGGAATGTAAGTAGCACTAGTGCTGATGCTTCTGGACAAACAGTTTTCTCCGTCGGTATTGGCACAAGTGCCGATGATAGAAAAAATGCTTTTGAAGTGAGAAAGGATGGTTCTATATGGGCTACTGTAGAAGGGGAATATCTTGACATTACAAAAATACTTGGTCAATTGACACACGAGGTCTACGATGCTGATACAAATGGAAATCATTAATATTAAGAATATTTTTTATGTTTGAACATATAAATTAGAAATAGAAAATATTTATTATTAACGATTTGATTAAGAAAAAATAAATTAAATAATTAAACAAATAAATTAAAAATTATGGCAAATAATAATGTACAGAACGTTAAGTTCTTGCGTAATGGTAGCGTTTTTACACCTAGTCTTAACCCTGTAAAAACAGCTCGTGAAGTTGCATTAGATGCAATGAACGGACAATTGGATAATCTTGTTGATGGTACTGCGATACTTGGTCGTTACCAAGAAACTAATGGTATTGTAAAGACACTTGTTGGTTTTGCTTATATCAGTGATAATGCTAAGACTCTTACAGTGTTTGATGTCGATGGCGCAGGTGCTGACGTTGATGCAAAAATAAAGGCTGCAATTGATGCACTTGATTCTGATGCAACTAGTGTAGATGGTAAGAATGTCCAAGTTAAGGTAACTGAGACTGACGGTAAGATTACAGCAGTTAATATTACTACCGATAATACTGTTAATAGTGGCGATGTTGCAAATGCAATAGAAGATGCAATCAGTGAGTTGGATGGCTCAGTAGTTGCTGAAACTGGTTTTTATGTTAAATCAGTAACAGAAGCTGACGGTAAAATTAGTGGTACAACAGAAGTCCTTCCAAGTTTGGCAGAAGTAAAGGAAACTGGTAAGCCAATTGTAGCAGTAAGCGAAGACAAAGGACAAGTTGCAGCAAGTGTTGGTACAATCAACGCTGGGTTTGTTAATATCGCAGATAGTGGTTCTCTTATTTCAGCAACAACCGTAGAAGGTGCTCTTGCTGAGATTGCTGCTGAAATTAATGCAATGGATAAGAGTGCATCTGCTGAGGATGGTAAAGTTGTAACAACTGTATCTGAGGCTGATGGCGTTGTATCTGAGACTAAGGCTAATGTTAAGGACTTACAGCTTGGTGGATATGTAAAAGATACCACAGCTACTGGTAACATTGCTTCTAGCGATACTATTAATGCTGCATTGAGCAAGTTGGAGAACAAGGCTGCTGCTATTACAATTGCAAATGCAGATGGCTCTATCAATGTAACAACTGTGGCAAGTGGAACTGACATCAACGTTAATATCAAGAGTGGTGAGCACATTCTTGCAAAGGATGGTAATGCAGGTATTTATACTAATATTTCTTTGAGTAGTATTACTCCTTCTTCTACTACAGTTAAGGAGGAATATCAACTTACTGCAACAGATGGAACTAAGCTTGGTGATACCATCAAGATTTATAAAGATAGTTCTATTGTAGAAATTTATCTTGGTACAAGTGGTGACTCTGTTGATGCAACTACTGGCGTTATAACAAAACTTGACGGTGATAAGCAATACTTGAACTATGTGTATTTGGATGCAAATGGTAATTACCAAATCACAAAGGTTAATATTTCTGTTTTCATTACCGAGCAAGAATTTGCAAGCGGTGTTACATTTGATTCAACTGAGAATAAAGTAAAGGGTGTTGTTGACCCAACTTCTGAGTCATTCTTGACTGTAGGAACTGATGGATTTAAGCTCTCTGGCGTACAAGATGCAATTGGTACTGCTATTAGTGGACTTGATGTAAGCGACAGTGCTGTTGCTGGACAGTATGTTTCACAAGTTTCAGAAACTGATGGTAAGATTGCAGTTGTTCGTGCTAACGTATCTGAAGCTGTATTGAATAACTATTCTAAGGGTAGTGATAGTGGTTCTGTTGCTTCAACTGATACCATTAATCAAGCAATTAGCAAGTTAGAGAACCAGATTGATAGCAAGGTAGATGCTCTTGATGCAACTGTAAGTGGCGAAACTGCTGATGGCAAGGTTAATGTTAAGGTAACTGAGACCAATGGTGTTATTACTGCTGTTGATGTTGTTGGTACTGACATTGCTTCAGCTAGCGCATTGACTGCTGAAATTGCAGCTCGTAAGGCTGTTGATGGACAGAATGGTGACACATATGCTGCTAATACATCTTCTCCATACATTAGTGGTGCAACAAGTTTGAATGATGCTGATGTTAAGTTGGCTAGCGCATTGAAGTCATTGAGTGATGCTACTGTTAATGAGGTTCAAGTTAATGGACATGCTCTTGCTGAAACAGGCAACGCAGTAAACATACAGATTAGTGCTGCTGCTGGAACTGGAGCTGCTTCAACTCCAATTACGGTATATACTGACAACTCAACTGGTGCTATTACACTTAAACTTGAAGGACTCGATTGTGGCACTTACTAAACAGTAGTGAATAAACTTTAACAATTCATATAATAAAAATGCAAGGTAGTTATCGGAAGCTACCTTGCATTTTAAATAGAAATTGTACTAGTGGTACAAGTAGAACAAAACAATAAACAACGGATACTATTATTCACCGTGTTTATTCTGTGGCTTTAAATTTCAAACAACACCCAAAGTAGTATTTGATATAGTGTGTTTGAAATGAACCAACGAATTACTACACAAATTCTTTTATCCATTTGACATATATTTAAATGAGATGCTAATCTCTTATTTTATATAAACACGAAATAGTTTTAGTAAACATACTTCATTTTTCAATTAAGAAATATTATAAAAGAAATTTCATAGTATTTTATGAATATTTTGAGAAAAATATTTAACTAAATAAAAAATTTGCTTGGAATTTAAACGTATTCCAAGCCTTTTTATTATTAAACGTATATTTATCTATAACAATTATCTTGTAATGAGATATTGTATAATATAATGCTGGTATACTTACCATTTATTGAACTCCATAGTTCTGAAAGACAATATGATAATAATAAGATAAATAAAATAATTTTTTATAACATTATGACGAAAAATATTAACTATGTTTCTCATAAAAAGAGCAAAGTTAAAAGTAATGGTAAACCACAATTACCATCAGCTAATTCATTGGTTGAAGGTGAAATAGCCATTAACTATGCTGAAGACGTGGAAACATTATCAATCAAGAATGAGAGTGGAACTGTGGTTACATTCTCATCAGACAACTATTACACCGAACAGAAATTGGGTAGCGGATTCACTGGTAGTAATAGTGCAAAGACAGTTACTGACGTAATTGAGGAAAACGAAGAAACCGTTTCTGCTGCACTTAATGATTTGGAAGACACCAAAGTAGATAAAGATATAGAAATGGGTCACTATAACACATTAAATAGTGGACTCACAATACTTGCTGGTGTTGTTGCAGTTATAAAGGATGAGGTTAGTGGAAAGACAGATACAAGTGCCTTTACAGAACATACTAGTAATTCCAACTTACACTTCAGTGGTAATGAGAAGGAGAACTTGGATGCATTGACAACCAACATTGCAGCAATCAGTGGTATAACTGCTGATAATATAGATAGCTGGAATGCTGCTGCTGGTCAAGACCTAACTCAGTATTATAAGAAGACTGAAACAAGTGGCGCAACTGAATTATCAACCGCATTTGGTAATAAGGCTGACAGTAGTGATTTGGTATCACTTAGTGGTACTGTTACTGCTCATACAGCAGATACAACCATACACGTAACAACAGATGATAAGAGCAAGTGGAATAACGTAGATAACAAGCTTAATACCTCTGATTTCAATACTTACAGTGGCGCTGTAGATACAGCTATCGGTAATAAGGTTGATAAAGTAAGTGGTAAAGACTTGTCATCAAATGACTTTACAGACGCATTAAAGACAAAGCTTGATAATATCGCTAGTGGCGCTGAGGTAAACGTACAAGCTGACTGGACAGAAACAGCTACAACTGCTGATTCATACATTCAGAATAAGCCTACACTTGGTACTGCTGCTGCAAAGGGTGTATCTACTGGTATAACTAATAGTGATAACCTTATAGAAGCAAAACATATCTATAGTGGCGTTGGTGTTACTGTAGCTTATGATAGTGAGAGTCATTATATTCAGCTTAAGAATACTGCTGGTAGCGTATTGTCATCATTTGATGCATCTACATTCTTGGTAGATGGTATGGTTGATAGTGTAACCCTTGAAACAAAGAGTGGTTCTACATACCTTGTAATTACTTGGAATACAGCAGCTGGCAAAACGAAGACTGAACTCAACATTGGTGACATCTTTGAAGCTGATAATTACTATACTACAGCACAAACAGACACTGCTATTGAGGCTGCTACAAGTGGTAAGGTTGATACAACTACATTTACTGCGCATACAGCAAGCACAGTACATATGACAACTACTGAGAAGACTAACCTTGATTCTCTTGAAACCAATATTGCTGCTATAAGTGGTATCACATCTACAAAGGTAAGTAACTGGGATGGAGCTGCTACTGATAGTCATACACATAGTAATAAGACTGTATTGGATGGTATATCATCAGATGATATTATCAATTGGAATAGTAAGACAAGTAATGTGGGTACTGTGACTAGTGTACAGATTGGTCTTCCAACAGGTCTTTCTGCTGCAACCACAGCAATTACAGAGAGTGGTAAATTCGATGTTAAATTCAGTGACGGATACTCTATTCCAACAACATTAAAGCAAGGACAATGGGATGAAGCATATACTGCTAAACATAGTCATGATAATAAGACAGTATTAGATGGTATTACAACAGCTAAGACATCTTCTTGGGATACTGCTGCAACTAGTGCTCACAATCATAGTAACAAGTCTACTCTTGATGCAATCACAGCTTCAAGTGCGGCTATTAATAGTTTGACTGGTGCTGTTGGTACGATGGCATTCCAAAATACAAGTAGTTATTCAAGTGCAACACAAGTACAAACAGCACTTGGAAAGAAGAGTGATACTGGACACACACATGTAAAGGCTGATATTACTGATTTCCCAACAATTAATAATGGCACATTCACTATAAGTGGAAATGGTGCATCAGTGGTATCCACCTCAGCAAATGCTAGCGCTAATAAGGGTCTTAATATCAAATCAAGTACTAATGTAACAATTACTACTGGAGCAAGTGAGATTACCATTGCTGCAACAGATACAACATATACTGCTGGTAGCTTTGTAACCATTACGGGTTCTAATAACAGTATCAATGTAACTACTGGTACAACTAGTTCTTCTGTTTCTCGTGGAGACCATAACCATGATGCTGTATATACCAAGATTACAGACTCTGAGGCAATGGAACAGACACTTGCTGCTGCAATAACTGATATTGATAGCAGAGCTGCTGATAAGGAAGAACTTAAGGCTCTTGTCAACGATTACCAGGACTTCAAACTGATGTATGAGAATCGTAGGGAGAGAAAGAGATTCACCAATAGAGATGACTTCGTTGCAAGATTAAAGATGGCTGCTGCTGACCAAAACCTTGAAAGATATGGTTTGAAGGTCGGTGACTACTATACTACTACTAATGGTGGTAAAACATACAACTATGTAATCGCAGGGCTTAACACAATGAAGGGTACACATAGTTACAGATTAACAACAGACCACGTTGGTATTATAGTTGATACAAATGATACTCACGCTTGGAATGTAAGTGGTAATACATATCAGAGCACAAACACATATTCAACTGGAGGAACTTGGAAAACTGGTGCTTCTGCTGCTGGTTATGCTAACTGTGACCTTCATTATTACTTAACTACTACAGTTCTCCCTTATGTTGAAGCAGACCTTGGCAGTGCAAATATAAAGAGTCATTATAAGTTATACTCAACAGCAGTCAATACAAGTGGTTATAACCGCTTTGGTTCAGCTGGAGGTTGTTCTTCTTCTTGGGCTTGGTATGCTGGGCAAAAGATATGTGCTCTCTCCGAGATTCAAGTATATGGTTCAATAGTATGGAGTTCAAGTGGATATGACACTGGTGAGGCTTGCCGTCAGCTTGACGTATTCAGAGTGTACAATATGAACGAGATATTCGAGGGTCGCTATCCTTGGTTGAGAGACGTTGCTTCGGCTTCTAATGCCTGCCATGTGGGCTACCATGGCTATGCGGACACTACCGCTGCTTCTTATGCTCATTACGTTGCTGCGCTTATCCTTTTTGCATAAAAAGGATTTAACTAAACATTGCTACCCTCGTGTGGGGTAGCAATGATAATTGTGAAATAATTTAAGAATAAAAAATACTTATTGTTGTGAGTGTTGTAAAATCAAAACGAAATAAGAGTAAAATAGAATTTGAAATGATATATTTTAAAGTTGCTGATGGGGTTGACAACTTGATAGAACATAATTTCTATGCAAAAGGTGATTTATTAGAGAAAAATCGTGTATTCCTTGAAATAAGGTACAAATCACTTGAAGAACTTACCGATACTCTGTTATATCACATAAAGATAGCAAACTCCATATATCCAACTTGTATGACTGAATGGGAAGAAAGAAGAACAACCATTGGAAAGGCTATTGGAACGTGTTATGCAATTCTCACACATTATCAGCGGATAATGATGAGACTGAGAATACCCGACAACAAATATGTCGATAACATTGCTGATGTTGTTAGGATGATAAACAGTCTTAAAGCATGGAGAAAAAGTGATAATAAGTTAAAGATAACACTTGAAAATAAACAACAATAAAGTAAAATAATAAATAGGTTTGATTCTGTAAGGTTGCTTCAGCTTCTAATGCCTGCAATGTGAACAACAATGGCAATGCGAACAATAACACTGCTTCTAATGCTAATTACGTTGCTGCGATTAACGTCTGACTAATTGATACACAAGAATCATGGTTGTTCGGATGATAAGGAGAATTAAACCTTCCGTTTCATAAACGGTAAATATGTAGGGTGACGTTTCTTGATACGTCAAATGAAACTATAAGCGCCCTGCTTTTTTATGAAATAAAATTGTTATGATTGGTTTGGAAGAACTGTTTGAATTTGATAGACTGAATGATTGTACATATGGAAGTACGACACAGAGCAGATGGAAGGAAACAACACAACGCTATCTTACCAACATGCTCATTAATAACTTGGGACTTCAGAAAGAAATACTTGAATATCAATATTCTGTAAAACCTACTGTAAATTTTGACTTGAATGAACGTGGTCGCATGAGACATATAGAAGCACCTGTTGTGAGGGACAGAATTGTTCAGAAGTCAATTACAGTTAATGTTCTTACACCTTCTTTAACACCATATGTGATATATGATAATTATGCCTCGTTGAAAAACAGAGGAACATCATTCGCAAGGAAACGAATTGAGATAATGCTTAGACGTTATATAAGACAATATGGTATTGATGGATATATAATGCTTATAGATATTAAGAAATATTTCCAAAACATAGACCATGAAGTTTTAAAGTCCTTGATTAAACCAAAAATAGTTAACGTAAGCGAAGATGTGATGGACTTGATTAACTATATCATAGATACTAGTTCCAAGACTGACAAGGGTCTTAACCTTGGTAGTGAAGCACCACAAGTATTGGCATTATATTATCTTACGCCAGTAGATATATTTGTCAAAGTAGTTAAAGGAGTCAAGTACTATGGAAGGTATATGGATGATATTTTCGTAATAGGTAATTCAAAAAGTGAATTGATTTCTCTGCTTACTGAGATAGAAACTGTATTATCAACATTAAAACTTGAAATAAACAAAAAGAAGACACAAATCATTAAATTGAGTCGTGGATTTATATTTCTACAGATTAAATATAATATATTGTCTAGTGGGAAGATATTGAAAAGACTTACTAGGAAGAAAATCGTAAGGGAAAGACGAAGACTTAAGTCATTACGAAGAATATGTGATATGGGTCTAATAAGCGAAAACGATGCGTGGAACTGTTATCAATCATGGAGAGGTACTATTGTAAAAGACCATAATGCGTGTCACAAGACAATACTGAATATGGATAGGTTATATAAGGAATTATTTCCAACTCATACATCAAGCATTAAGCATGGTAGAAAAGAAACGTGTGAAAGAGCATTTAGTTCTGCAAACGCAAAAGATTTGAATAAATTATTTATTTAAAAATATTTTAATTATGATAAACGAAGATATTAATTTCGATAAGAGAAATGCCCTCAATGCTGAGAAGGCACAGTTAATGAGTAATCTTGCAGAAAACACATCACCAATAGGTGACTGGAAGATTATGAAAATCTATGAGGCACGTATGAAGGGTGCTGAAGACCCATATGATTTTGATGAGCTGACTCTCCAGAGACAAGCCGCAAGAGACCGCATTCAAGACATAAACATCGAGCTTAATAAACTTGATGGTATAGAGCCTACTGAGGAAGAACTCCTTACTCTTGCAAAGAGTAGAAAACAGAATGACATCACTGAATATGATAATTCAGCCAATGTTAATTCATTCATTATCTACGGAGAACCAATGTGGCTTAACTTTGACCAGCGTTCACGTTTGATGGCTTCTCTTGAGGCTATAGAGGCTGACGGTGGCACTGAAATGACAAAGACTTTCGCTGGTAGGGAGTACACATTTTCAACAGCTCAGTGGAGATTTATGATAAATACTGTTGAAAACTATGCTAGTGCTTGTAAGAACATAACAGATGAACATAGAGAAAGTGTGTCTGAACTTGATAATATAGAGTCTGTGGAAGTTTATGATTATACAGTAGGATACCCAGCTAAAATTAATTTTGACGAGGAACTCTCAAATTTCTAATATATGAAAAAGGTATCTGAGATATTGGATATAGAAAAGAATAGAGATAATGATTTAAATGTGATACATCTATTCAGATGCGGTATGTTCTACAGAGCATATAATTGGAGTGCTTGGCTGATGAATTCATTCTTATGCGATAAAAACCCATTATCTGTGCTATGCAGAAAATATAAAAGTACTGATGAAGAATTTGTATTCATTGGGTTTCCTATAAAATCATTTGATAAATTTATTCCGAATCATGTTGAAGTAATATACATAGGAGATAATCAGATTGATGTTAAGGTAGAACTTACATTTGAAACGAATGATTCATTACGCCAACAGCATATGTGCGATATGTTCAATGATTGGAAAAGTAATTTCAAACTACCAGTAGCAAAACCAAAATGTGATAAACATTTAAATAAGAAGACAAGTGAAGCATCTGTTAACATTTCATCAATTATGACTCAGATTCTTTCATATCCATTGGAGGCTAAGACACCAATAGAAAATATAGAGTTCATAAGTAAGTTAAAAACACAACTTACGGCATTAATTTAACAAAAATAGATAAATAACTATTATTAAATAATAAATTGAATATGATTATAGTAAATTCAAAACACATTATTGCTGATGAAGGAAAAGTTCTCATCAGAACATGGGATAATATGAACTTCGGATTCGAGGCATTCCTTGGACAAAGCATAAGGGATGGAGTGTTGGTTGATGACAAGCCAGAAGATTTTCATGAGGAAGATTATACTCCTGGCGGAGGTGGTGATAACCCAATGAAAAATAATGAAGAGGAATAAAATAATTTTAATATAGCATAAATCATGAAGTATACAAAACAATATGAAACCGAATCAGCATACCTAGCTGACAGTGGAAAGACAAAGCCAAATGTGTCACTAGTCATTGAGGACGGGTCAAGCAAATTCAACCCATTTAGTATCGATGGAAGAGTAGCAGAACCAGGAGCAATTGTAATGGTGAAGACAGTAACACCAACTGAGAGAATATTTGTTCCTTACGAATCTTATGATAAGAACACATATTCAGCATACACAGCAATCGCTGTTGTTGTAATGCCATTCTCTCATACACTAGACAATACAGTGAGAGTTATGTCACTTAAGAATATGGATTTAACATCACCAGACAGTGGTAGCGTAACAAAGAACGGTAGTTACTCAAGTATCTCATTCTACTGGGGTGGATATGGTACTGATGCAGGACTTCCAAAATTAGACAGAGTACCTATAGTTGATATTAATGACCAAGATAGTGGTACTATTGGTTCTACTGATTGGATGAGAATTCCAAGTAATTACGTAAAAGGTAGCACATTTAGCGGTGGAACAGATTCTGTATTAGACCCTGGTACTAAATATTACAGTAGTATCGAAGCAGGAAGATGTGGAATATCTCCATATGCAATATATGATTGGAAATCAACAAAATGCCTTGATGTAATTGATAAATCTCGTAATGCTATGAGAGATTATGACGGAAGTGGTAATACTGCTACAATACTTGCTCTTGATAATGCAGTGAGTACTGATTGGCAGACTGCTTCAACTATTACTAATAACAGTGGTGCTACCAATATTCATGCTCCAGCTCAGTGCTGTTGGAGATATAGTACACTTGGTACAACTCAAGGTCAATGGTATCTACCAGCTTGTGGCGAATTAGCTTATCTACCAGCAAGATATGCTGACATCAATGAGGCTCTTACAAGACTTATGGTTGCTGATTCAACACAAGCTATCAGACTATGGAGAAACGACCCTACAGTACAAGACTCTGCCAGTTCTGTTTATGGCAGTTGGCTTTGGTCTTCGTCTGAGAACAGTGTTAACA